GACTTTGACTTGATTATGTCGGTCACAGAATCAACTCTAGATGACCTTGTGAACAAGAAAGAAGCCGATAGGGGAAGACTTTTATCAAGATGGATAGGTTTACTACCACTTGAGGAAAAGGACAAGCTAGCGAGGGAAAAGTTCAACACTGAGATTAAACCTATGTTGTTATCAAATAGGTATAACGAGGAAACAATGCTCCAAGAGATTGAAGCTTTTGAATTGCAGAAGAAGACCTTAACAGAGGAGAACAAGAAGCTAGAGAAAGAGAATAAGGCTCTTGATAAGGAAATAGATACATTGGAGAAGAGCAAGGAGACATTATTGGCTTCAAAGTCTGTAATAGACAACAATATTCTTAAGATTGATATTACTACATTAAATAAGAAGATAGAAGATAGTATATTCAATGGGAAGAAAAAGAAAGAAGAAATCGAAGATATTAATAAGGAACTCAGTGGAATTGGAGATATTGAATTCTCTGTTGAGGAATATGACACTACTCAAGCAGAATTGACAAAACTTACTGGAGAGATTGCTGTTATGAGAGAGAGGTATAAGAATACCGAACACAACATACAGCACCTTAAATCAAGCGAGATTTGTCCCACATGCGGAAGAAAACTAGACAATGTGGACAATTCAGCAAAGATAAAGGAGTTTACCGAGGAACTTGAGAAGCTTGCTGTTGACGGAAAGAAGAAGAGTGAGTTAAAGACGAAGTTAACAGCTAAGATTGAACAACTCAAGATTGATAGAGAAAAATACAACAAAAAATCGAATCTCACTATTAAGAAAGCAGCGTTGGAGGTTAATGTCGAAAAGCTACGTGCTGAATACCAAGAATACAAGGCGACAAAGACTGAATACGATAAAAATAGCGAGGCAATTGACAAAAATAACGCAATTGACATTCAGATTCGTAATAATGATGTATTTATACGAGATAAGAGAAATACTAGAGATACCAATGCAAATTTCATTGCAAGGCATGAGACAGAGATAAAGAATTACGATAGACAAGTGGAGGACAGACGAGAGGTAATCAAGAAATTGCAAGAGGAAGAGAAACTTGTTCGAAACTGGAAGATTTATCTTGAACTTGTTGGTAAGGATGGTATTTCAAAGATGGTTCTCAGAAAGACATTACCAATAATCAATGCGAAGTTGTCTAAGCTTTTGGGCGATGTATGTGACTTTGATGTTGAGGTGGCGATAAACCAGAAGAATGATGTGATGTTCTATCTAATCAAAGATGGCATCTATTCAGACTTAAGCAGTGGTAGTGGATTTGAGCTTACGGCTAGTGGTATAGCACTGAGAGCAGTACTTTCAGAGCTTTCAACGATACCACGCAGCTCAATTCTAACATATGATGAGATTTGGGGACGTGTAGCGAAAGCAAATTATGAGAACATGAAAAATCTTATTGAGAAGGTTGCAAAACAATATGATGCGGTATTCTTGATAAGTCACTCTGACGAGGTACGTGATTGGTGTGATTGCCATGTATCTGTTATGAAAGAAAATAACATTTCAAAGGTGGTTTTGAAATGAGTGTTTAACCAATCAATATGAATCAATACGCAAATGACTTTACAAGCACAGTTAAAATCTATTACGATGACCTAAAAAAGTATAAGCCATTAACAAAGGCGAAAGAAAAAAGACTACTTAAACTTTCAAGAAAGGGTAATTTAAAGGCCAAGAATGAAATATTGGAGGCAAATTTGAAGTTTGTTTTCGATATTGCCAAACACTACACTGGTCGTGGACTTTCAATTTCAGAACTTATTTCAGAGGGAAATATGGGTTTATTGAGAGCTATTGAGAAGTTTGATGAAGAAAAGGATATTAAGTTTATTTCCTATGCCGTGTGGTGGATAAGGCAAGCAATGTTGGAAGCCATCAAGAAGAAGAAAATGCTTATGATGGTTGAGATTGACCCAACGGACTCCAATGATAACATCTTTGAACGCAAGATAGCTGATGATGAAGATGAAAGAATTGGAGGGGCTAGTGATGTTGGTTTTTCAAATGAAGCCGAAGAGTATAAGAAGGAATTAAAAGCGAATCAGAAGGAAGTGATTGGAAAGCTTCTAAATTCACTTAACTCAAGGGAAAAGGAGATTATAGAACATTACTATGGTCTCAGTAATAAGAGGGAGTTAACATTGAATGAGATTGGAAAGAAATACAATCTTAGTTCTGAGAGAGTTAGACAAGTAAAGCTAACCGCAATAAGAAAGCTTCGTTCATCAATGATGATGTATGATGATATGGAAGAATTATTGAGTTAATAATATTTATATATAATAAAAGAGTTATGGTAAAAAAGGAAACAACAAAGAAGAAGACAGCTAAGAAGTCAACGACTAAGAATAGTATTATAAAGGAAGTTGCTGAGAGCATTATCAATGAGGAAAAGATGGATTTGGTTGAACAAGACCCACCAATTGAACAAGAATATCTAGATGCAATTGTTGAGAATATGGCAACGGCAGAACCATTCATAGAGAAAAAGGAACTAGAATATGAGCCAACAGAAGAACAAATTCAAAAGGCTATTGAGTTTATGAATGGAGACCCAAGTGTAATCATTCCTTCAAATGATATTGAACTTAAGAAGACTGATGAAATTGAGGAAGCAGCTTTCAAACAGACATTCAAGACTGTTAAATTAGAAAATAAGAAACCTAGAAGAATAAACAACATGTTTGGATATTCTTGGAATGGAATAGAAATGGATTTTTAATCAAATGAACGAAAACAGTATGACAAGAAAGATGCTCGACACTTTGAGAAAGGGAAGGGTTGAGCAAGCTAGAAAGGCAGCAGAACAATTTGTAACCGAAGAAAAAGAGAATGACAATTTCTTGACAATGGCAAGAATTCTCATGGAGGAAGCTGTTGAAGATTCTAAAAAAAAAATCTTAACTGAGGAAGAAGAGGTTGATGATGACCACAAGGATTCCTTCGAGATTAATAAGGGAACTCCACAATTCGGTGATGTTAGGGTATCACAAGAGGAAGCAATCAGAAAGGCCATCAATAATAATGTACAATTCTCAGATGGTGCTTTGAAGTACTATCCAAAGGCTGATGATATGACATTGGATGGTAAAATACCTTCATTGAATCTTGATTTCCAATTCAGATATAATGACCCATCTGGTGATGGTTGTTATGTTTGGACTGATGCAATGCAGCTTACAGACACCAATGCAAGAACATTGGGAAAGATTAGGGACGCATTCTCAAACTGGAAGGATTCAATCACTCAAGATGGTGACTTGATGGAGAAATTAAAGAAAGCAGCAGAAAATAAGGATTAATATAAATATGAAAGTAGAGTTAAAGGAAATTATTAATCAATTGTCAGAAGCGATACAATTAGATAATGGCACGAAAGTATCTGCTATAATTGATGGAAACAGTATTGTAGGTTGGACTATTGTAACTGTATTTGATGATGGCACAATAAAGCCTATAAATGACAAGGTTTACAAAAATTTAAAAGAATTGCTATACGCTAAAATGTAATAAATGTTAAAAATTGGATTGATTTTTGGTCAGTCCAATTTTTTTTTGTATCTTTACACCATAAGATTCAGTTATGATGTTTGCAATGCGGTTGTATGTGAATATAAAACAGTAGAATTAATTAGAAAACATTTGAAAGAAAATGGAAGAGAAGGTTAATGAAGATAGAGTTAAAAAGGTATTGACTCTTTCAGATAAAGAGGTAGATGAATGGTGGGAGAATAAGTTTAAGGAAATGCTCAGAAAGAAGCATGATGAGGTGAAGGAACACCCATTCTGGCGCACTTTTTCTAAGGATTTCCATATCGATTGTTTGGATAAGATGAGAGATATGCTTAATACTTTCATTGAACATTTCAATAAGGAAAGTCTCGAAAGATGCCCTCAAGCTGTTATCATGATTGAGTTGATGCATAATATCTTTGATAGTATCTTAAAGGCAAAGATTATGCAGAAGAATCAGCATACGACCATCATGGAAACCAATGCATTCGGCAATTATGTTCTTTGTCTTCAGACAGCATTGCAGTTGGTACACAATTATCTCGATAACATTTACATTGAGAGGGATGTCGTAGGCTATGACCCATACCTTAGTTGGGACAAGGAAAAAGATACCTATGATTCTTGTACCTATAAGACATTTACCGCACTAGAGAATGGCGATGGTACATACAGACTTGTGCAATTTATCAACAAAGATGAAGTTGATAAGCTTGCTGAATGGAATATGGACTGTGCTAAGTTCCATGCTGAAAGAGCAAAGGAATTTGCTGAGAGAGGTAGCAAGGATTATGCAGAGTACCAGTTAAAGGAGGCTGAGTATTATAAAGAAAAATACGAGGATTTGGTTGATAACAAGGAGAAACATTATATTATAAAGTCATGATAACGGAAGATAGTTGGTATTATATTGATTTAGTATCGATTTTAACGACAACTGATAGTGTTAAAATTGTTGCAAGGGATTGTAAGCACATTCTTGTTGAGGTTTGCTCACATAAAGCTTACTCAGATTTGTTCCCATATTATTCAGTGATGTGGTGTTTCAGAAGTAAAACTGATAGTATTTCTAAAGGGTTTTATGACTCTTATGTTAAGCAGAATCTTACTCGTAAGCAATATATTCTGTTTGACTTATCAAAACCATTCACGATTTTTAGTAGACTAGATGATTCTGACTTATCTTGTATAACTTTTACAACTGAAATTCCTAAGAAGAAAAGTGAGGAAGCTAACCTAATAGATGGTTCTCAAGTTATATTCGCTTTTTCACGGAGTGAAAGTAATATTGCCATTCCAAGTAGTGATTTGTATTTAAAGTTTATTGATACTATCAATAGTTTGTTATCAAAATGAACAAATTAACAGTTAAGCAGTTGAATTTTAAGACCACTAGATACCGTTTGGAGAATGAGGATGGGACTTTGTTATCTAGTTTGGAAATCGATAGAGAGTACATGACAAAGACTAGGAGAGAGTGCCTAGGCTTCCCAATTGAGGATAGTGTTTATTATCTCTGTAACTTTCATACTCCACGAGACCGAAGGCGTAAGGGTTATGGTAGAGAGCTACTTAACCGAATAAAGGAAGAGACAAAGGGACAGTTTATTTATCTCATTGTTCATTTTGCATATGAGGATATATTTCCTGATGAGAAACTAGTTGAATTCTATAAATCAGTTGGGTTTAAGGTTCACGAACAGAAAGACGAATACAAGTGTTACACTTGGATGGTTTTAGATAATAGATAAAAGTTTTAAACATTATGAATTTGAACGAATTAAGAAAAAAGGTAATTGAAACCATCGATTCATGCTATATGCTTGAAGATGGTAAGATTTATGAATTCAAAATTCATGTTAATCTAAAAGGAGATAAGAATGTTTCTGCAATTTATGATGAAGAACCAAAGTCGTTTACCATTGGTTTTGAGTATCCAAATCACAAAAAAGTATGGAAGCCTGATTATGCTAAACCATTCATTGATGTTATGGGTATTGAAAATAATGGCAAACTCATATTGACAGACTTTAATCAAGGTGGGTGGGATGTTCCTAACAGATGGTTCACTATTCACGGTGATTTTTTCTTAACCAAGGAAAATGCTGAATCATTTAAAGGGTGCTAGAAATAGCATCCTTTTTTTGTTATTATGATATTTATATAAAAATAATGTTATATGATTTCAGAGAACAGAATAAGAGAGATTATCAATGAGGAATTAAGCAAGACTGAGGTTGAATCAATTGTATCCAACCGTCTATCTTCTGCCTATAACTCAAGGGACTTTAAGAAAGCGGTTAAGGACATAACAGCAGATGTCATTGAAGACTTATTCCGTACCTTGTGGAATCGTAGTAGCACATGGAAGGGAGGAGTAACTAGATGAAGTTAATACACATCAATGAGGCAGTATTCAACAGACTCCTAGAAGACAACAGAAGACCACCTTTTCAAGACTTTTACGACAGCGTTGTTGCGTTCATAGAGGGAATGCGCAAAGACCCTATAGGAACAGTCCCAAACGAGCTTTTAAAGGGCTGTGGGCTTCATAATGGAGAGCTTAGAAAGAAACTCTATGACTATGGAATAATCACTAAGGACGAAAGGATTGATGAGCCATATGATGAAACAACTGGACGCCAGCAGTCTCGTTATTACGTAACATACGATTGGTCTGAGAGAATTAAGAAGGAAATGAAGAATAAGGAGAGAGTTGGCAACCCTATCAAAAAAGCATTTATAAGGAAGTTGTATAATGACCATTTCGGCATCAATGAGGCTTATCACACATCAAAGGGTGTAATGCTTCATGACAACGACCTAGAGAATGATATAAACATGAGGGGACAAATAGATACGATGCTTAATTCTCCTTTAACAATGGGTGTGATAAGTGATGAGTCGGCACCTGAGTATGTTAAACAAGCAACTGACATTTACAATAATAAAATTAATAAAAACAGAAAAAAGATATGAAAGAAAAATTAAGAACTCTTGAATTCTACGGTTTTGATGATGACAATACAATGTATGATGTAAACTCATACCCTATTTCAGACGTTAAGGAAATTAAGAACAAGAAATATATCAGACCTGATGAGGAAGAGCCAGAGTCAGAATCTGGTGATACTGAAACTAATAATTAATTATTAACATAAAAAGAGATAAAATCATGAATAAGCCTATTCAATTAACAGAGCAAGACCTTCACATGTTGGTGGAGGACGCAGTAAAAACATACCTAACAGAGAACGGTATGGACGAAGGATGGTTTGGTGACAAGTGGAATCAAACTAAGACAGCAGCTAATACCATGTTTCAAGGAAACAAAGGAGCTGGTTTGAAACAGAAATTCAATAATGCTAGACAGAATTGGAACACCCAAGGCCAGTTGAATGGATTGAACAATTTAAGACAGCAACTTGAGCAGTTCATTGATTCTGGACAGCTAAATCCACAGATGACAATTGCGCAACTTGTTGGCGGTAAGTACAATGGTAACAAGTTTGGCAGAATGAGTGGTATGATTGGAAATAGACAATCTCAGATTTCTAAAAGAGGTGGTCAATACAACTAAAAACAATAAAAATCCAAGAGAGTTAACCTTTCTTGGATTTTTTCTTAAGTGGACAACTGCTTATTGTAATTCCTAAATTAAATTCCTTGTTTAATTGATGCATCTTTTTTCTAAACTGAAATCCATGTTTAAAGAAAAGATATTCATTTTTCTTTTTAATTGACTTCACGTAATGATGAATCATTTCGTGTACAATTACCTCACGCAATACTTCTTCAGTCCAATCAACGTCATTGGTAATCCATATTTTGCCGTGAACAGTACCATCATCATCTTGTTTGTTTGTATAACGACCATATGTACATTTATCTAATTTAATATAATGGCAGTCGCACATAGATAATTCCCCATTAAAGTACATTTTGTTGTACTTCTTGTATAATTCCTTTATTAATTCTTTTGTAACTTTCATGTTGTAAAGATACGAAATTTCCTATAAATAGCCAAATATTAAATGTTAAACTATGTTTAACAAAAATTTTGGTATAAGTGTGATATTTATATTTAAATAACTGTCTTTAGATATGAAGAAAATAATAAGACTTACAGAGAGTGACTTACATAGAATCGTCAAGGAATCTGTATATAGAATACTGCAAGAGGATGGTCTAGGTGGGACAACATCATGTGCTGGAGTATATGATACCCCTAGCAGCACTGGAACATACGAAGGTGGTAAGGCTCAGAGTAAAGAGGTTACAGATTATCCTTTAGGTGGCGTTATAAGAAAGGGTCACAATCTTGGTAATCCGACTAAAAAAAAAGAAAAAGGAATTGACATGACACCAGCCACAGATAGAAGTGGTGGAAAGAATCATTCTATTGCTATAAACTATGTTGGAGAGTCTGCTATTCATGAGGCTGTAGAAGAAGGAATCGGAAATTGGTTAAAGGGTGCAGCACTTGGTGGTATGATGGCAATGTCAAACCCACAAGCAGCTCAAGCACAGAACCATCAATACCAAGAGAATCCTTATGTTAATGGTGTTGAACAAGTTAACCATCCTTATTCCCAGAAATATGACATATCATATGATAACGAGGAAAGCAAATCATTGATATATGATTTATTAAGGAATAATGCAGCATATGACTCTAGATGGGGAAAGGGAATAACACCAGAGGTATTTGCTAAGATTCAAAAGTACCCTAAATATGATATGAAGACTCCAATTGAAGCATTCTTGAAAGCAAATAAGGATTTGATAAAAAGATGCGGTGGCAATGTAGGTGGTGTTGAATCAGATGTCACATTCGTATATGCTAATGGAGGCTATTACTTAGTTCCTAGTGATATTAACATGTTATGATAGATTACGAAACAAATGAAGAGGCAATCAAGAGGGTTCGTGAGATTGATGAACAACTCAAGGAAGAAAATGAAAAAGAGGTTGCCGACAATAAGAAAGTGACTCAACTTATGTTTGAGCAATTGTTAAGGGGATTATACATAAATCAATACAGATAAAATAAATTAATTATGGTAACAAAGATTAACGTAGGCGATTTGAGAAGAGTTATCAAGGAAAGTCAAAACGAGTTCAAACCAGTTGTTTTTGGAATGGATAAGTCTAAGGAAATCAACGACAAGGCTTACAGTGATACCAAGAAGGAAACCGAGAAGTATGACGGTGGACTTACAAAGGACAAGAAGACACTTGGTGGAGGTATTTCTGCCACAGACAACAAAGGTATGCATGATTTGACCTATGATAGCATCAACAAGCCTTTCCAAGACAGAGTTAAGTCTCAGATGAAGGGCTATCCATCAAAGGATGCAGAGACCAAACATAAGGGTGAACCTTTTGGAAATGCAACATTTGATGATGAAGGTAATATTTATAAAGCAGCAGTTGACCATGCTGAAGCTGTTAAGGACGGTAAGGACGCAGCAGTTGAAATTGGTCTAACAGGTAGAGAACTTAATAAAACTGAAGTAGAAAAAAATAGGAAAACAATGGGAGAATCAAAGAAAATCAAGATGCTTACCTTTAAGAATACACAATTTATCTCTGAGAATCATATGATGACTAGAATTCCAGATGAGTATAAGACAGAAGGTAACAGATTCGTAATGAAAGACAGTGCTGATAACCAGTATCTTGTTGAGTGGCACACAACGGAGCCAGTAGTTACTAAAAAGCCTAACATGACTTTGGTAAATGAGCAGAAGGAGAGAATGAAGCAGCTTTGGAATTATCACTATGCAGAGGCTAAGACTTCAACTTCTAATTTCAGAGTACAAGAAGACAAGGGCTTCACCGACATGGTAAATAAGGCTAGAAAGTTAATGAAGGATTAATAAAGATTTAATATTAGTATAGAAATGAAGAACAATGACATAAATATTAATTTAAATCAACCAAGTGGCGAAAAAGCATCTTCAGTCGTTAAGGCTATAAAAAGTGTTACGGATGCTATTTCAAATGCAAAATGGACAAGGATTGTTAAAGTTTATTTAGTTATGTTTTTCTTTCTAGCCACACTATTAGGGGGATTTTTTGCTTATAAGTTCATAAGCGATAAGGATGCTATGCATGAGGCATCAATTAGTTTGGTGAGAAGCCAAAAAGAAGAGAATATAAGGGATTTTATTGTAACACCTAAGATACAGCACGACCTTAGACTCTTGATATATACACTTAATGCTGACAGAGCATTTCTGTTTGAACTGCACAATGGTAAGAAGAACACTTGTGGACTTCCATTCAGATTTGCAGATATGTCATATGAAGAGGTTAATGAGGAAAAAAAGGTTGACAGAATTGCGATGCAGTTTCAAGACATTCCTTTAACACTTTACAAATATCCTCATTATTTGCAAAGACAGAAGATGATAATTGGCACAATAGATGAGATTGACAAGATTGACCACGAATTTGCAAATCACATAAAGGATGTGGGGGGTGTATATCTTGGAATGATTTATATAAGCAGCGGTGGTACTCCGCTTGGCTTCTTGTGCGTATCATATCATAAGTATGAGGATATTCCAGACCCAAGATTAATAGAGCAGAAACTGACAGAGCACGATAAAACGCTGACACAACTGTTAGACCTCGATATAGTTATGAAAAATAATTAATTATGAAGGAATTTTTGAAAAATCTATACAAGAAATATTATTCGTGGATTATAGCATTCTTGCTTACGATTGTAGTATACTTGATTGCCTATTTCAACTATAGACTTGAGCAAAAGCAAAAGAAAATAGATAAAATAGAATATACGGATTCAACTAGCGCATATAACAAACTTTACTATGAGACTAAGTTTACATCGTTGAAGAAGGAAAATAAAGACTTGTATGATTCTCTAAAACAATATAAGGATAAGATTGATTATATAGTGCAATTCTATCACGAAAAGGAATATAACACTGGTCAAGTTCATACAAAGCCTAACATTATTGATAGCGTGGTGTATGACACAATCCCAGTAAGCGTGCCTCAGATTGCTAAGACGTATGAATACTTGAGCGAACCAAACGACACGTTCCAATATAAGTTGAATGTCAACTCGTTTACAGAACCAAATTGGTATTCAATACAAGCAAAGGTAAAGAATAAGTTTACGATAGTTAATAAGGAAGAGGGTGGTGCTAACCACATTACGATTAAACCAGAGAATGGCGGTACAATAACAGACCCAACCGTTTGGAAGAAGAAAGAGAAGAGAAACTTCTTGGATAGATTCTCATTCGGACCTGGTGTTACCGCTGGTTATGACCCAATTAATAAGAAATGGGGCGTGATGGTTGGTGCTTCAGTAACATTTGATTTAAAGTAATATGAAAAAGATAATTAGATTAACAGAAAGCGAACTCCATAACATTGTAAAAGAATCTGTAACTAGAATTTTGAAGGAAGATTTTAATCAGTTCTCAGATGAAGACTTTGCAAGTACTGGAAATCCAAATGAGCTTGATGCTTATAACCCAATAAGTGAAGTTGAACATATAACACCTCAAGATTTAAGGCGTGTATACGTCTGGGAAACTGGAGATTCATATTATGAATTCGAAGCCGATTATGGCGAAGGAATGAGTGAAGCAGTATCTATAAGAGGTAGTTTTGACGGTGATTTCACTATAGATGACGTTGTATTGGGACATAGTGGCTTTGGTAGACAAATGAATCGAAGTGATGTTCAGTCATCACAATTTGACGAATGGTTTAATACAACACTTGGAGACCATCTTGCAAGGGTGATATACAAGAAGATAGAAGTTGGAGATTTCGCTAATGATGCCGAAAGTGGATATTAAAATATAAAATGCTTGGAAACTATTTAGTTTCTGAGCATTTTTTTTATATTTTATAAAGAATGTAATATTTAATATAATTATGGAGATAAAGAAAGGAAGCATAATAATAACCAAAGATGGTGAATATAAGCTAAAGAATATGATGACACTCTATAATCCGTTTAATTTGCAACCAAAGACATGTTTCGTGGTTGATGACAACGGTAAAGATAAATTCGTTGGAGAAAAGGATATTATCAGTGTTAAAAATAACCACATAGAAAATATAGAAGAACCATGATTGCGACTTTACTATTACAATTAAAGGTATTTTTGTTTATAATGGCATTATTGACACTAGTTGTTGATATATTCCATGTTATAAGTGTGTTCCGTCTTAAGAATGGAAAACTTGCTACACAGAACGAGCTTATCGTTTTCGGTGTTGCGTTATCTTATGTACTAACAATGTTAATCTGCGGATTCTAAATGAAGACATTACAAGAAAGAATGAATGACATGAAGCCTTATTTTCGTGGCATAGAAATGTACAATGAGGCACTCATGGTCAAGGTTGTGTATCCAAGAAACTGGAAAGCATATCCTTCCAACGATGGTAGGATAAAGGTTACTCCATCAGATGATGGGGCTTTAACCTATTACTATGCAGATTCAAAGGATACTAGTTATGAAGACATGTTTGACTTGGTTGAGGAAACAATCAAGGCAAATAACGATATTGTGCTCAAACTCAAGCTTCTTAAGGATAAGGTTACTGAGTTGAAGGAACTGTTCTCAGAACTTTCTTATGACGAATTGACAACCCTAAAATTTGTCACTGAGAAGGTCAAAACTGAGAAGGGTAAGAGGAAGTACACCAAGAAGAAAAAAGAGGATGAGAAGCCACGAGAAGAGCCTCAAAATGAAACTAACAATGTTATGGAAGAGTTAATAAAAGATAATGAAAAGAAAGACAACTGATGAGTTTGTTGAACAAGCTAAAAATGTACATGGAGATAAATATGATTATTCGAAAGTCATATATGAATCAACTCAAAAACCAGTTGAAATCGTTTGTAGAATTCATGGAAGTTTTTTTCAACGTCCTTTAGACCATTTGCATGGTCAGAATTGTCCACATTGTTCACATAGGAGCACTAAGTATACATTAGAAGAATTTATAAATAAAGCAAAGGAAATTCACGGTAATAGATATGATTATTCTAATGTAAATTATGTGGATAATCAAACTAAAGTATGCATAATTTGCCCTATTCATGGGGAATTCTGGCAAACTCCACAACATCATTTAAAAGGTTATGGATGTAAAAAATGTTCTTTGACACATAATTATACAACAGATGAATTTATTTCAATTTGTAAAGAATTGTATGGCGAGAAATATGATTATAGTAAAACAGTATATGTAAATCAGAAAACAAAGGTATGTGTTATCTGTTCTAAACATGGAGAATTTTATACTTATCCTATGCATCATATGAGAGGTGTTGGATGTCCACATTGTCAAAACAGTATTTTGGAAGAAAAAGTTGCTAGAGAATTGGAGAAGAATAATTTAGAATATATATGGCATTGTAAGAAGAAAAATTTATCGTGGTTAGGTAAACAAAGCTTAGATTTCTATTTACCAAAATATGATATAGCAATAGAATGTCAAGGTATACAGCATTTTGAACCAATAGAATTTTTTGGTGGAGAAAAAATGTTTGAGTATAGAAAAAATTTAGATAGAAATAAATTGAAATTATGCACTGAGAATAATGTGAATTTATTTTATATAAATTATAATGACAAGTTAGAAAATAAAATAAATGAATTAATTGAAATATGTACTGGTTAATATTAGTTATTTATATGATTGTTTGTTATGGTATTGCAAATACTATAATTTATGCAAATGGTCCGTTTCATTGTTTTGTTAAAATGCACGAAATAGCTAAAAAGATTCATCCACAGTTGGATGAAATGCTCTCTTGTTTTATATGTTCTGGGTGGTGGTTAGGATTTGGAATGTCAGCACTTAATTTATGGATATTACCAAGTGTAATATTAACACCAATGATTATGATTGGTTTGCCATTAGAATATTGGTATGTAACAATGTTTTTAGATGGAGCGTTTGTTAGTAGTAGTAATTGGCTAATAAATACAGTACAAAATTATTTTGAGACAAATAGTAATTCTAATGGATGAAATAAGTAGGGAAATCACTACAATGAATAGTGAAAAGAAAATGGATAAACTTGCCCTAAAGGGACATCAATGGAACATTGCAGAGCAATTGAATGGTACGATGGGTAAGGATATGAACGATGTCTTGAGTGGAAAGAAGAGGGTTGAGTTTACATTCTGGACTAAGTTACGTTATAGAATTAATAATTTCTTAAAGATGTTCAATTAAAATGGATTTCAAATTTGGCACTTTGAGTATTTTTGAGGTTGGTCAGATGATTTCAGAGAGACTAAAGGAAGATGGGGTCACTAGCCAAGCTGAACTTTATGTATATCTCAATGAGGATGAATTCAAGAGAGTTGACGAGGATTTGTTCTTGAGGAATAGAAATAGCACTGAAGATGAGTTTATACCATCCGAAGGGGAAATTGATATAAATGTCGATATGGTTAAAATTATCATAAAAAAGAAGAGTGGGGAATAGTCCTCACTCTTTTTTATGGTCTTGTGCTACTCCTTTTAATTTTTTCATCACTCCAATGAGTTAACTCTTTTATCTTTTTTAGCCAATCTTTTTTATGCTTGCTCATGGTAATATCACCCATAAAGGCTATATACTTAAGTTTTTTCTTAACGGATTCTATTTCAATTGTGTTATATAGTCTAATTCCATCTTGTTTATTCTTACAGATTACCATTTCAAGTTTGCCATTGCAATCTACCAATAATTTGTTTTTATACACTTGAACTGACTTGAACATGTATTTGTTCTTTGCGTCTTTGGCGATAAACGTGTCGAATATCCAATTAAAGTCCTTCCTCTGGAGTCTTGGATGATAGCCATACACCCAAAATGTTTCTTCAATGTTGTATGGGGCACGGTCAATAACAATCCAGTCATCATCTGTTGTAGTATAATCGGTGAATTCTCCAGTATCAGTCCTTACCTTGTTGACCATACTTTCGTACTCTTCCCTACATTTGATAATGACAAGTTCATACTCAGACTCAATCATTATATGCTCATGATTATTGTATTTTATTGGAAAGGCAATCTTCTTGTTCTCTTCCAATATCTTCTTAAATCGTTTGTATATCTTTTCCTCTGTTGTATCTGAGCATATTGTACGCAGTTGTTTTCCGTGATTGATTAGTATGATACTATATATTTTCTTTTTGTTCCTACGTGCCATTTAGAACCAGATTTGAACTTCTTTCTTACCGTCTTCATCTTCGCTAACAGCAAGGTCTGTACAGTAGCCATTTCTTGCACCATAAGCCATACCATCATCCTCAAGTACCAATAGTTTTACATCGTCATCCAATGCACCGTTGTCTCTGACGAATTTTCTTAGTTGCTTCATGGTAAGTTGCTCAAGTGGCCAACCTTGGAAATCATATTGCTGTTCATCTTTATGTTCTATCTTAGCCAAAAAGAATAAAGCCTCGTCAATAGCAGCTCTTTCACGTGTGTCTATCTTGTTACTAATACTCATGTTGTTTAGTATTGTAACTACCTCTTTTATATTCATATTTTTTTTCTTTAAAATTTAATTTTTTTTTATTTTAATTCAATAAATATTTGGAATTTTAACATTTTTTATATATCTTTGCAAAAAACATGAAAGAAATAAAACATATTAATGAAAATAATAAAAATAATTTTTTAAATAAAATAATATGAAATTTTTTGAAACATCTGAGGATATAGTTGCATTGGCTCAATCTAAGTTTGAAGAGACTGGTTTACCTCAAATGGGTATTGATTTAAAGGTCATATCTGTTACAAAATCTAAGAATATACTGAAAGCCACAAAAGCTGGGGCAACTATTCATTATTTAACCAAGAAAGACGCAATTCTTGTCATATATGAAGAGGCTTTTGATAGACTTACAGATGAGTATAAGGAGAAACTTATGGAAGGTGCTATAAGCAACATTTCTTATGATACCGAGAAGGATAAGTTGAATGTAGAAAGCGACATTGCAAAGGAAATCTTCAGAATGCGTAGAAAGTATGGCAATTATACCGACATTATGGAGGCATCTTACATCGTAATGGAAGAGATTGAGGACGAAGAGCGCAGACGCAAGGAAGAGGAGAAACTAAAGAAAGCAGAAGAAAGGGCAGCTAAGAAAAAGCAATGAAAGTAATAATTAATAGAGACGAATTTGGTAACATTCTTAGGTTGTTAAAGTCCTTAAACCTAACTCAAATAACAGATAGGGAAGAGCTTTGTGATTGGACTGATGGTGATTGGGGAGAGTATTGGTATCTATTTAGGAATGAAGATGATACAATAAGAGTTTCCTTTATCAACACCCTCGATGAAAAAACAATACTTGATATAGCTTTTTTGAAGGATATAACTAGTTTTGGTAAAAAGTTCTATATAAATTCCTTTAAATTTATTTTATTGGAGAAGTTAGACCCAACTGATTTAGCTGCCATGTGTAGGTGGAACGATATAATCTTTACTGACTTAGATTTTAAATACGGTTTAAAGAAAGATTAATGGGAAAGGTTATTGGAAAGGCTCCAGCCCCAAGGGGACACAAGAGCAGAAAAAAGGATAATATCAGAGAGCAAGCCTTTAAGGAGATTTTGAAGCAATATCCAAATCTCGTAAATTCTGAGGAAAAAAGAAAACAACTAATGAACATTATCAACAATACCGATGTTGCAGTTGATAACACTGGTAAGATGAAGATGTTCTATAATGGAGAAGAAAAATAATAACTACTAAAGCAAATAACAATGGCAAATTTAAACAAAAATTGGATTAATCTTGTATTTGTCATCGACAAGTCTGGGAGTATGTATTCTTCAAGGGAAGACGTAGTTGGTGGCTTTGATAAGACTATCGAGGAACAGAAGAAGGATAAGGATGGTAAGGTGACTGTATCACTTTTCACCTTCAACGAGAAAGTAAATCAAGAATATCTAGGTGTAGATATTAACGATATTGCAAAGTTCCATTATTCACCAGATGGTATGACTGCCATGAATGATGGTATTGGTACTGCAATTGACAAGGTTGGGGAGTGGCTTTATGAAAAGGACAAGAGAGGTGCAGAACTTCCAGGTAAGACACTTGTAGTTGTCATGACCGATGGTATGGAGAATGCATCAAAGGAGTACACATTAAAGCAAGTTCAAGATAAGATTAAGGAGCAAACTGACAAGTATTCTTGGGAGTTTATTTACATGGGCACTGACATTACCACATCAAAGGCAGCAGATGACCTTGGATTCAAGTTCAAGACTTATGGTTCTAGAAAGAAGTTCGCTAACAATTATGACATTATTAACAGTGCAACCACAGCTTATAGGTCAATGGCTAAGACTAGTGCATCACTAGCAGATACTAGCGCATTGTTCTGTGCAACCCTTGATGAAGCAGCTACTAAGAACACAGCCGACTATGAGGCTGAGATTGGTAAGAAGATTACCAATACATAAAAATAACAAGGGGATTAGTGCAATCCCCTTTAATATTTTCTAATAATATGGACAAAGAAGAGAAAGAGAAAGTCCTTCAAGAGATTGTTAATGAGATTAAACCAATCGTCAAATCATTATACAACGATAAAAGTAAAATCACAGTGTTAGAGAGTGAAATTGACGAATATGGAACTAAGACAGTTACATTATGCGGAGGGTTGAATGGAATCGGAGAGTGGAAAGACTATTTTACTGATTTATCAAAGTTATTTGAAGAATTGGGTAAAAATGGTTTCGATGTTTGGGTAATTAGATTAGATAATGATTGTCCAGATGACATATTTTATTGTAGAACTGGTATAAGTAGAAAGAAGAATGAGTGATATTAAACTACTTGAGAAAATAAAAAATTATGACAAACCTTGGTGTTACCAATATCAGAAGAGATTGGATACATTACAAGAGGATATGGAGAAATATGGATGGTCTCAAGAAGATATTGATAGTATTTCATTAGACGATTTCGTATTTGATAACATCACTACAAAGGAAGAGAAACGTGAAGCCATAGATTTCATAAAGAGATACGAGTGGCTTGAGGAAGTTAATGGTTTTCCTATGCAGTGGTTTACAGCTAGATATAAAGGCATTCTTGGTGGGGTTGTAATCATGAGTCCACCAAATGCCTTTTCAAAACTCTTAGGGGAAGGTACAGAAAACATTGAAGCATTGATTACAAGAGGCGCATCTGCCTCATGGTGTCCCTTCAATCTTGGAAGTAAGTTCGTAATGTGGTGTATCAAGTGGATGGTGAACAACACACCATATCGTATATTCACTTGTTACAGCGACCCACAAGCAAAGGAAATGGGTAGTATATACCAAGCACTCAATTTTTATTATCTAGGTCAAAAGAGTGGTGGTACAATAAAATGTATCAATCCTTATAAACCTAATTCATTGATTTCTGACAGGACATTCCGTTCTCGTAGCTTCTATAAGCTCTACGCAAAAGACCTTGGTATCGTATGGCATAAGGATTGGAACGACAGAAGTAGGATGGAATGGAAGAATGTACCAGATGATGTTGAGCAGAGACTTAGGGAATACTCTAGGGAAATGTTCAAGAAAGCTGAGAAGATTATATTCCCAAACAAGCATAAATATGCATTTGTATTGGGAAGAGATAAGAGAGAAACAAAGGCTCTTAGGAAGAAGTTCTTGGAACTGAATAAAGTGTACGAATATCCAAAGGAAAGAGGAAAATGACATTAAGAACATATCAAAGTCCGTTTGACGAGTGGGCAGAGGTATTTATGCAAAACTTTGCACAAGAGATTGACAGAGATATATTAGCACAATTAAGACGTAACGCAGAATGGCAAGTTTAGAATTACCGAGAAGTCAGATTGTATTTGGAAATTATATACCAATGCATGAACCAGAATCATTAGAAGAGGTTTTAAGTCAGTTTGAGGGTGAGGTTAATAATGAAGTGATTAGGCAAAGAATTATATTCGCTTTGGATGAATGGAATATGCGTAATGGAACTAACATAACAATTGACGATTTAGAATTAAATTAAGTTATGATAGGATATAAAATAGAATATGGTACAGTTGGTCACGATTGCTGGGGTGCTCTTGAATTTTCTTGGGATGGTGACTACAATGGTATAGTTTACACAGACTATAACGAATGCGAAAAGGAAATGAATAAATTAAAGAAAGAACACCCATACGACATGGAGTTCAGAATCTATAATGTTGAAATAAGATAATAATATATGGCGATAGTAGTTAATTTATTTGCAGGGCCAGGTGTTGGTAAAAGCACCACAGCAGCACGTATATTTGCTGAACTTAAACTAATGGGAGTCAACTGTGAAATGGCTCTTGAGTTTGCAAAGGATAAAGTTTGGGAAGAGTCATTCAAGACGATGGATGACCAGATTTATATCTTCGGCAAACAGTTCCATAAGATATGGAGATTGAAAGATAAGGTCGATGTAATCATAACAGATTCACCTCTTCCAATATCAATCGTCTATGATAAGGAGAATTCACAAGCATTCCACACATTGATAATGGAGCAATTTAATAAATTTACCAATTTTAATTTCCTACTTGAGAGAGGTAGTGAGTATCAAACTGAGGGTAGAGTACAAACTGAAGATGAAGCAAAGGAGGTAGATAAGACTGTTAAAAGAGTTTTAGATGAGAATGGAATCAATTACATAACATTGCCTATTGATGGCGCATATAGTGCGATAACTGATTTTATAATGAGAGAACTTAAGTATTATAAAAGATAAGATTTACTTAATGAATATCTAACAAATACAAAATAATGGAAAATATTACAAAAGATTTTAGACATTTTGCAATTGATAAGGTGGGTATGTCACCTTCAGTAATTGATGATAAGATTGGTAAGGTAAATAATCATATTACGCCTTACATCCTTGAGGAAAGACAGTTGAATGTGGCAACATTTGATGTATTTTCTAGGTTGATGTATGATAGAATCATCTATTTTACTGGAGTTGTTAATGATGAAACTTGCGACACAGCAATAGCACAGTTGCTTTACTTGTCATCAGTGGATGAGAGGGACATTAACATGTATATTAATAGCGTGGGTGGTTCAGTAATTTCTGGACTTGGACTTGTAGACACAATGAATTATATTAATTGTGACATTTCAACTACTTGTATTGGTATGGCAGCATCTATGGGTTCTGTGCTCTTAAGTAATGGTGCAAAGGGTAAGAGATTCGTATTGCCTCACAGTAGGGTTATGATACATCAAGTAAGCAGCAGTCAATCTGGAACTCTTGCAGACCTTGAGATTGAACTTGAGCAGACTAGAAGGTGTAAGAACGATGTTTATAAGATTCTTGCAGACAACACTGGACGTTCATTTGAGGAAATGGAGAAACTTTGTGACCGTAACAATTGGTTTATCGGACAAGAGGCTGTTGATTTGGGTATTGTTGATAAAGTGTTAATTTCAGCAAAAAAAGAAGGATAAATTTGGTTATTCAAAAAATATTTCATATCTTTGCAATATATGGATAAAATTAAAGTTTTTACACCTCCTTATGATTATGATAATGGCAAAAACATAGGATATGATATTATGCCATTAAGAGTATTTTTTGGAGGTACTATAGACAACGGAAAAAGTATAAATTGGCAAAATGAATTGATAGGTGAACTGAATCAAGAGGATACGGTTCACCCTATCATAGTTTATAATCCAAGACGTGATAATTGGCCTTCATCTAACGACCATAGTGAAATTGATAAACAGATTAAATGGGAGCTGTCTCATTTAGAAGATGCTGATATAATTGTGATGAACATATTAGGTGATTCCAAATCACCAATATCGTTAATGGAAATAGGATTATTTGCGAAGGCTCACAAACTAATAGTATTTTGTGAACCAAATTTCTATAGATTTGATAATGTTAGAGTTGTATGTGAAAGATACAATGTTCCGTTATATCAGACTAATGAGATTTCAGCAATTAAAAATAAGATTTTGAAGTTTGCCAATATGGATAAGAATGTACGTTATATAACCCCTAATCGTTATGTTTAAAGATATAAAAAAAATTAAATACAGAAATTTAAAAATTTGGCTAGTTGACCAAATTAAAAGAAAAAGGTGGTTTACGAATTTTTTTATCACTAGAAATTCTTGGGGAGCATTTTCCATAAACTCACACGTTAATCAGCATACTGGAAAAGAAAAGGTTACGTACAATACTATTGAGAGTGCTAAGAAGGCAGCAGATGCTATGTCAAAGAAACGTGGGACACATTTCTCGTTCTACAAGTGCCTTTTCTGTGACGGTTATCATGTTGGTAAAAATAGAGATAATAAAATAGAAGGATACGACAAATGACGTTCAAAAAATTTACAAAAGAGGAGAGAAGTACGTTTCCTTATTGGTGGAATCATTACTTGGCATATAATTGGGTTGCATGGAAATTAGGTGTATGGAAACCTAAGTATCTTTTACATGACATTGAAAAACCTTGGTTAAAACTTATTTGGGGTGATTATAAAAAAGTACAGAAATGGCATAAGTATCATAATGAACACCATATATTTTCTGGTCGCCACTACGGTCTCAATAAAGTGGATTGGCTTGCAGCAGTCATTGATTGGGAATGCGGACGATACACGAAATATGCTTGTCCAAGGAATGCAAGGGAAGAGGTTGACTATCTATTAACCCAGACTGATAAGTATACTGATGATGAGAGGGAAGAAATAAGGAAAAATTGTTATCCAATATTAGATTATTTGGAGTTGTAAGAGATTAATGTTAATTATTGATTATTTTTTCACTTTATTGTATATTTATATTAGAAAATTACATTTAAAATGAAGAAAATAATTAGATTAACTGAGTCAGATTTGCACAATCTTGTCCAACGCAGTGTCCTAAGAATCTTACAAGAGCAGAACGATTTTGGCTTGCTCTTGCAATCAATTGCGCAATCAATTGCTCAAAAAGGAACTATCTATGTTAATTTAGGTGAGAATTATATTGATGTTGAATTACAGCAAGGTAATTTCGCAGATATAAATTTTGAGGTTGATGGAGACCCATATCTACAGCAAGGAATGAAAAGTAGTAGCTACGATGTGCCAAATGACCCAGATGAAATAATTGACAATTTAAAGATTACAATTGGCAGTATTGAATATTGCAACGGAGAAGGAGAATGTTTTCCAATTCGTGATAATGGAATTGTTAAAAAAGCTTTGGAAAGTGTGATTCAAGTTGATTACAGCAACTATGATGTTCCAAGCGAAGAAGATTATTTCTATTATGAGGACTAATAACGTTATTTAAATACATTAAAGCTATGCCATGTGGATGTAAGAACAAACAGAACGCTGCTGCAAAGCAAGCAGTACAAAAACCAAGTAATCCATTGAACAACGGAAACGTTGGTGGAATTAAAAGCGGAAGAAGAATCGAAAAGAGAATTATTCGTTAAATCTTCTTAAGAAATTTGGTTATTTAAAAAAATTTTCATATCTTTGCATTATGAGTTGACGATTTCGATTCATAATGCAATTTTTTTATGGCTTTATGCTGGAATTGGTAGACAGGCTTGACTCAAAATCAAGTGTCAGCGATGGCGTGAGGGTTCGAGTCCCTCTAAAGCTACATGGATAAGAATGTCGCTTTTAAGACCATAATGCATGAGCCAATGATACTAGATGGAGGTGGCGATGTCAATAAGCTATCTGAAATCATTGGTGATAATAACGTTGAAAGATTAGTGGGTCTTAACGTTATTAAGGAACATGATGGGTCTTTTGAAGTGACCGACTTGGGAAAGAAATTTATTGAAATATTCAACAAATGATGACAATATGCCCTTGTGGTGGAATGGTAGACACGCTGATTTAAGGGGTCAGTTCTTCGGAGTGTGGGTTCGAGTCCCACCGAGGGTACTCTAGATTGGTGAAAGATGGTGGGTTCGAGTCCCACATAACGACACTAGCTAAAGTTTTCGAGGTGAAAACATTCACCAAACAACAATGTGCAGCACGTGATGTATGTTGGCTAGGTTGGGATATTATGCGCCATAAGGAACTGCAAATATCCCATTAAGACACCCCTATGGTGGAATTGGTAGTCACGCACGGTTAAGAATCTGTGTGCCGAGGTGATAAACAGTAGGCGTGAGGTTTCGACAGCCTCTAGGGGTACTAAATTGGTGAGTAGCGCAACTGGCTAGAGCATCAGAATTTGGGTCTGAGGGTTAAGGGTTCGAATCCCTTCTCGCCAACAAAAATAAATAGTGTATATTGGGAGTTGGTCGAGTGGTTTAAGACGCAGGACTTTGACCCCTGTTGGGAGAATTCCCTCGCAAGTTCGAATCTTGCACTCCTAACCATTTATATATAATAGCAATATGTCAAAAGGCAAGAAATACAATACTCCCAAAAGGTTTTGGGGTAAGAATTCTCACAGTAGACACTGGAAAGCACATGTAATGGGAGGAAAACATAAAAAGTATAAATGGTTTTTCCGAAAGAAAAAGTGGTTTACTGATGAAGATTTGCAAAAAATGTCTATGAGAAAACCATTTTCTCATGAGATTTGGGGATGGGATTAAGGTTGCTTATTTTCGTGGTCTAAGATACCACAAAAGATGCTGATTGTCTGCTAAGATAGTCAGCATCTTTCTTTTTGAAATTAGTGTTATATTTATTCTAAAACTTAAGTGATATGAATATAGTAAGTAATGATAAAATGGAGTTGAAGTACGATAAGTACGAGAGAACCTACACGCTCACTGTGTATGATAAGTATGGTCATTACATTGATGATGTTGTGTTGAATAGAGAAGAAGTTAAAGAACTTTATGAAGGATTAGATTCTGTAAAAAACACGTTCTAAAATTTGTTAATTAGGATTTTTTTGTATATCTTTGCAAAAATGGATTAATGTTATGGCAAATATGTTTTTGAAGAAAACTATGGCATCAATGTTGAACATGCCTAGTGACCAAGTAGAAGCAATCTTGAATGCTGCCGAGGCATTTAAGAGTAACGAGATTGACCGTAATCTTGCGATTAAGTTGTTCGACAAGTTTTCAAAGAAGAGTCCGAAGGAAATCAATGAGATTCTGAGGTACGTAGATAATAATTTCTAATGACAGCCACGCAAGTGTTTATGCTTTTTCTCAAGACAGAACTTTCTGTAAATGAATACATCTTCTTCATGCACCATTTATCAAGGAGAAGAAGAGGGGGTAAGGTAAGACCAGTATTGGGAAAAGGATTTGTTGAGGGGTATCTATGTAGAACAAGGAGGACTCTTGGTGGATTTATGACAAGAGTGTTTGTCCTTTGTCCTAATCTCTTGAGGTATGGTGAAAATAATCCAACCTATATGCAGATTTATAAAGGTATAAGACCAATTTATTATGGTAAGTTTTGTTCCCCCAACGATGATGATTATTTTTTTTGGAGGCGTGTTAATTCAAAATGCGTATCGGTATATCGTTATAAATGGCATGTATTTCTAGAGAAACACATAATAAGTGAGAAGAAATTCAATAGTGTCTATAAGGAAGGTGAAACATATAGTTACGAATACAAAAAATGACAGCAACTCAAGTATTATTTCTTTTCTTTAAGGAATGCTGTACCATCGATGAAATGAGATTCTTCAAGTATACGATTTTGAAGGACAATGGTAACAAGTATTTTAGGAAAAGACCTCTATATACCCCAACCTTTGTTGAAGACTATCTAGCTAGGAATGAAAGAGCATTAAATAACTATATGACAAGACTATTCATCCTTGCCCCTAATTTGGAAAAAAAGAGAGATAAAAATCCTAGATGGATGTGGATAGCGAATGATTTTAAAGCTAAAAATGAGGGTAAGGTTAGAAAGTTTAGAATTAAGGATTGGTTTGGTAACTATACTGGAGAGGTTAAGGACTATTTTGTGACATTTCAATATTATAATGCTGGAATGTACATCAACTACTATAAAAGGAAATGGAATCAGTTTTTAAGAGAAAGGATAGAGAGTAAGAAAAAGTTTAATAGCCCATTCAAGAAGGGTGAGTGTTACGATTTTAAACTAAAAACCAATGACAGCAACTGAGATATTCAAATTGTTTTTGAGAAACGGAGTTACACCAAACGAGAGACTAGCATTCATGACTGAGATACGTAAGAATGTACGTGATAAGGATAACGTCTACTTGTGGAGGCAACGCTATTGGAATGAGCCACCGAAAGAGATACATGAGATTGAGGCATCATTCGCTGAGAGAGTTATGTTCAACAGCCACTATGTAGGTAATCATCTTGGAAGATATGGCGAATCCTCTGGTTGTACCTCTCTTTCATCCCTCATGAGGTATCTTTTGTACTACATGCAATCAATCATAGGTACAGCAAGAAAGAAGAATAGATTCCTTGGAAGGGAAGAGGTTGAAATCCCAGAGAAGATTGGATATAAGCGATATTGGGAGAACAGACTCATAAAGAAATGGCATGAATTCCTCAAAGAGAATGTGAGAAGCTATGACAGCTATGTAGCACCTTGGGGATTCAGATATGATAGGTGGATGTTGAAGAATCAAACAAAGTCATGATATACGTTTACAATAGTCATCAAGAAGATTTTACAAGCAAACCTAATAATTTCTATATTGGTAGGGGTAGCGCATTAGGAAACCCATTCACTCATAATGGTGTCAGAAGCATATTCAAAACCATGTCATTCAAGACTAGGGAACAAGCCATTGAAGCCTATGAAAAGTATTTCGATGAAGTCTACGGAAAGGACGAATCATTCACTAAGGCTTTTGATGAGATATATGAACATTACAAGAATGGTGAAGATATATACCTTCAATGTTTTTGCAAGCCAAAGGCATGTCATGGTGATGTGATTGCCGATAGATTACAAAGGAAACTGATTAAGGAAAAAATGGAAGAAAGGAAGAAAAATGAAAAGATTTCCAATGAAAAGAAAAATTAAACATGCTTTAACTGAGCATTGGACTAATGATGGAAGACGTTTTAGCAAGACAGATAGACAGCATCTTTTGACAAAGTGTAAGAAACGTAGCATGAGACGTTTTATACAGAGGGAAGCCGAAGAAGAAATAAATGAAGAAACATAAAAGTAGCAATAGAAATATTGCTGCTTTTTTTGTAACCATAATATTTATAGTAAATAAATAAATTAATATGGTTTTATCTGAAGATATACAATCTCTATTCAGAACAGTAAGAACGATGCTTGGCGCTCCATTGAGAAAGGTTCAACTTGAGGATGAGCAGCTTTGTGACCTTCTAGATGTGGCAATCGGTGACTATTCTGAGAAGGTTCAGAATTGGGTATTAGAGACACAATGGTTGAACATACAGAATAAGAATGCTATACAGTTTCAGAATGCGAATGAATTGGCATATGCCATGACAGTTAGAACTATGGACTGGTCACGTGATTACTCATATTGGTTCTCTCGTGAGGTTGGCTTGCAGCAGAGAGGTAACTACGAACTTAAGAAGGATTTTTTTAGAATCGAAAAGGGAAAACAAGTATATGTCATTCCAGCTGGACGTGAGATTAATAAGGTAATGTATATAACCCCATCCACTACCAAGGCAGCATTGTATGGAAACTTAGGTACACTTGATACAGGTATCGGTGGAGGTTTCGGACAGTATGGTAATATGGGTAATGGTATGGGTATTACTGGATTCTATGTCGGTTCTGCATATGATACAGCGTTGATGTCAGTTGACTTGAAATATAAGAACTCTCTATTGAGAGGTGACTTGGCTTATAAGGTAACTGCTGGTCCAGAGGGTACACACCTTGTACACTTGATGTCAGTTCCTGGTTCTCCAAATATGGTTGGCGGTATTGCTGCTGATGATACTTGGGGATGGAATCGTTATGCTAACTGTATTTGTTGGTATACATATTATGATGTTAATGGTGCAGAAGATGCAGACCTTTGTATGTTGGAGAATAAGGATGATGTGATTATAACGCCAGACCAAGTGCCATTGGATAAGATGAAGTACGAACTCATGAACAATCCAACACAGCAGATTATAAGACGTTTGCTTGTGGCAGAGGCAAAGATATTGCTTGGTATCATAAGAGGTACATTCAGTGGAGCAGTGAAGATTCCAGAGGCTGAAATGCAGATGGACTATAACATGTTGCTTCAGCAAGGCGAAAAGGAGAAGGAAACTGTACTTAACGAGATAAAAGAACGTTTGGATAGAATGACACCTTGGAACTTGATGGAGAAACAAAGCACCATGAATGAGCAACTTATCAAGGTACTTAAGAATAAGCCACTAGGCTTTTATGTAAGATAAATAATGTTAAAATTTGGGCTGATATTTTGTCAGTCCAATTTTTTTTCGTATATTTGCATTATGAGAAAATTTAATAGACGAATAGCTTTTAAAGATTATTATGAAGGAAGAGGAAAAGAATTTTTGATTCTTTTAATTCCATTTACTTGGATTTTTTTACCATTAATAATAGCTGATGAACTTTGCAATTTAATAAGTTTATTTATGTCAGGCAAGGTGCATTATACTTATGGCTATTGTACAATTGACCATTATGAAGAAGGTATGCGAAAAGAGAAACAAAAATTTCTAGAAGAACTTGATAAATATGGCACTTTATAGAGAACAGTTAGAACCTTACATGTACTCTGAGAAGAGACGTAAGCGCAAGTCCTATAAGTGGGCTAAGAAACAAATGAACAAGTGGCTTCGTATCAAGAACAAGAAGATTAGCGAAGACGATTCTAGTGGACACGGTAAAAAGCAGTGGCATGGGTATGAGTGGTAATAAATTCAAACAAACCAATATGAAATGTACTACATTTAAGTATATTGGTGAGAATGGCGAGAAGATTGAGAAGCCAAAGAAGCAGTTTAATAGCGAGGAAGAAGCGTTTAAGCAAGCTTGCTATTATAATGCCTATGGCAACACCATACATAAGTTATCGGCTTACAAGTGTTGGTCTTGCGGAAAATGGCACATTGGGAGGACACCACATGTTCTAACTCAAGAGGATAGAGAGAAATATAAACAAAGACTTGCAGAGTTAAGTAAGAATAGATAAAATATGGTACTTGAGGAAATAAAAAAGGGTGAGATTAGTTCTCGCCCTTTTTTTCGTTTAATACCTTATCGACACTAGCACTGAAGAAGTTTTCATTTCCTTCAATCATTCCACCTCTAAGGTTTCCAAAGTGTTGTGTCATACTATATATTGCATTCTTGGTAATTTCGTTATAAGCCTCATCAGCCATTCGACTTTCTGTTATTAATGATTTACCCTCATGGACAACTAGATTGTCATCATAGCCTTCACCAGTGTCTCTAATTCCAATTTGGTAATTCTCAGGAACTCCAATCTTTTTAATGATTTCCATTTCCCTCTTTTCATCCAATACATTTGCATGAGAACCATGAGCTTTTACGAACACAAAGTATTTACCTCCGTTTTGCAATTTAGCTAATATACTCTCATCGTTTGGCTCATAGCATAAATGGCATTGGTAACAGTTAACTGATTGGTTTTCTTTTACATTACCATTTTTAGCATTAACCAATGAGAAATCTTCTCTAGAACATGGACATTTGTAATAGAACGAACCATTTGGTGTTTTATTACCATTTGCATCGACACTAAACAATGGAAGAGGGTTCTTACCGATTGAATCAAATGAGTTTGTCATGCTTCTAGAGGTATACGTATCCTCAAATGCTTCATACATCTTAACTGGAATAGCATAGAAATATCTAGCGATTGTTGGACCTTCCATTTCCATTCTAGATGCATTGATTACAATGTTCTTAATACCCTTGAAGTTTAGGTTTCTACAAGAATATGCTGCTGTATTAACACCTATATATTTGAAATCTCCAGCTAGGCTATCGAATGACTCTAACAAATCTTGATTAATAAAGTCTCCATTCTCATTTAATCTAATATAAGAAACACGTTTACATTGTTTTACAACCTCAAGTAATTGTTCTGGCATGTCCTTAAAATACATCTGTGAAATCTTTGAAATACTACCAACCTTTCCCAACTTAGCTGTCTTAAGTGACTTAAGAACCTTATCCCAATCAACCACATATGCCTTAAGCAAATCATATACCATTTTTGTTAGTTTATGGTCATCTTGGCATGCCATCCACATTAAGTTCTTTTTATCGTTTGATGGTTTAACATTGTTATAGTGTCTTCCTTCTCCAGCTCTTGCATAACAAGCATGCTTAACTAAACATTCATTCCAAGCTGGACATCTAAACGCTGATGTGAAGTTAATCATTAAGGCATCTGTAACTTTTTGGTTTCCTAATGCGAAGTTAGGTGTATTGAATTGTACACCATAGACACTCTGTAGATACTTGTCTACAATTTGTTCCTTCATTTCAATGAAAGCCTTTGCTTGTGATATTGTTTCTTGTCTGCTATCTGTGTACCAAGTATCAAACTGGTTTTTGTTAATATCATTCAAGTCAAAGTGAGAATCATCGTAAGTACCATCACGATTGATTATAATACCGAATTTATAAAGTTTTGAGTCTTCACCTTTATTAAATTGAACCTTTGATGCAGGGTTGATAGATGTATCATATAAGAAACGTAAATCCAATGAATCGATATAATCCTTTACTCGTAGGATGTCAGCATAAGATAAGCCATGATAAGCATCACTGTCTGCATTTTTCTTGAGTACGATTTGATTAATTCCACCAGTACTATTCGTAACTTCTCTTAAGATGTTTACTACAATTTTCACTTTATCAGTCATTGAAGTAGAGATACTAGCTGTCTCAGGCTCCAAGTTCTGATTCATCATCTTCATTTTCTCTTTTCTTGAATAGTTTGGATTGATACCCAATTCATTGGCAGTTTGTTGCAAGTTTGAATCGGTTTTCAACTTATCTTGAATTGCTGCATTGATATTCTTTTGAAAGTCAGTGATATATTTGTCTGAAACGTATTTTTCACCCTCTTTCAAAGATATTGCTTCATTTATAGACCTATTTATAATATTTAAGTACTGTTTATCTGAAATTTTAAATTTTTTCATCGTAAAATACGTTTTTATATAACAATAAATACCTTTTTATTTTGAAATTTAACTTTTTTTATATATCTTTGCATTAAATAACATTCAAATGATACAACCAATTAGGAAAAGAGTAGCAGAAGCCAATGGAATAAAGCCTAAAAATGGTGGCTATACAGTAGTTTTCGATATGAACAACATTATGAAGATGGCTTCAGTTGACCATAAAATGAATAATGATGGTAAAGAATATGGAATAATACTCACATCTATCAAGATGATAGGTGATGTTCTTAGGAAGAAGGATTTTAACTATTGCATCGCTGCATACGATGGTGAGGGTAGTGGAGTCCTCAGATGGGAACTATATAAGGATTATAAAGCCAATAGGGATAAGAACTATGAGTTACACAGTCCAAAACGTACAGACTATGACAAGTTTATAGATAGTTACGTGAAGTCGGTATTGTCACACTCAAGAGAGAAAACAAATGAAGAAACTGAAGATGAAAGCTTTGCTAGACAGAAATCAATCATTCAGCGTATATTAGATGAACTTTGTATAAGACAATACGAATTTGAGAATGTTGAAGGTGATGACATTATAAGTTATTACGTAACGGCAAAGAAGCCAGACGAGAAGGTGGTCATAGTATCCTCAGATAAAGACCTTACACAGCTTATATCCGACACTGTGGTTGTATATAACCCAAGAAAGAAGGAGTTCATAACAAAGGACAATGCAATAAAAGAAATAGGTGTATTATCGGAGAATGTGGTACTTGAGAAGGTGATATGCGGTGATGCGTCTGATAATATAAAAGGTGTAAAGGGAGTAGGTAATGAAACACTAGGTAAATTGTTCCCAGAAATAAGGGAGAGGAAAATCGATTTGGACTTCATTCTAAGGCGTTCTAGGGAACTGCTTGATGAGCGTAAGGCGAATAAGAAAAAACCTCTCAAATCGCTTGAAAACATCATTAATGGGGTCACAGATGGATGCCAAGGGGATAGACTATATGAAATCAATGAAAAAATCATTGATTTATCAAAACCACTATTGACTGATGAGGCTAGGGAAACGATGGATGAAGAGTTTTATGCCCCAATAGATACAACAGATAGAAACATTAAGAATATATACGAGATAGTTAAGGAAAACGAGGTAAACGAGATTCTAGACGAACAAAAGTTTGGAAATATACTTGAGCCATTCGCTAGAATACAAATGATGGAAAACAAAAGATACTATGAGTTTAAAAAAGAGAATGCAAGAAAATAATTGCAAATGGTTAGATGAATATCTTAAGAATCTAATTAAATCAAAGGATTTTAAGAACTATAATAGGGCTAAGACTCTTATATATTATTTTCCCCAGATAGTTAACGGATTATCTCAGAACAACTTTGAATTAGCTATTTCAAAGTCAGCAGACACCTATATCTGTCTTGGCAGTGAAGATAATAGATATAAGGTGTTCGATGACATGTACGAAGAAAAAAACGGTAAAGAGTTCGAACCTAATACTTATGGGGATTCTAGATATGTAACGGTTGAGGATGTGGCTAAACAGTTTGGTTTATAACTTTTTTAAAACTTTTTAAGGTAAAAATTTGGAGTTTTAACAATTTTTATATATCTTTGCAACACAATTCAACAAATATGTTTAACTTTTAACAATTTAATTTATGGAAAATAAGGAAAAGGATTACAAAGAGGAGAGATTTGAATTTACCGTGTATGTTAACGACAACATCATCTGTAAAAGAAATTTCAGAATCTTCAACTTTATTGAGAATAGTATGAACACATTGGAGTTCAAGAATAAGGTAGATGAAATCGTCAAGTTAATTGATGATGACTTGAAATCAAAGAGCCGTGTTTATACTTGGTATTACTTCAATCCTAAATCCCCAGACGAGAATGAGGAATTCAATACAAAACTCATTGAGCCTTGGACTTGTACATTTAAGATTGTAATATCGGATAACAAGAGAGACGTAATCACTAGAATTTGGGATGGCTATGCATATCCTAAGTACATCCGTGACAAGGTTGACCTCAGTAATAAGAACGTAAAGGTCACAACCAAGGACGGACAAACATTCTCATATGAAAAGGAGAATTTCTTCAAGACAAACGAGGGAAGACTCTCATTCGAGCATGAGGTACTTAAGAGAATGATAATCGACAAGCCAGACGTATTGCTTCAGATTACCAAGAAGATTTGCGAGGCTTGTTCACCTTCGAGAGAAGAGATTAAGGACAAGGGATACTTTGACCCAAAGGAAAACAGCAAGTATCTCAGCAAGTACACCGTAATCGATAACTACGGTAAGGATGCAAAGGGCAAGACAAAGAAGTATGCCTACAGTTTGTATCTAGCAAATAAAAAGATTGAGAAGGATTGGGAGCGTTCAGTAATGGGTAAGACCAATCGCTATTTCAAGAATCTTTTTTAAGAAAATAACAAATTCAAAAGAGTGGTTTTTAATGGCTCAGACTAATAAAAAAGATTTAGGATTCTTAGGTGAGAAATTTCAGTATAAACTCACCCATGAGTTCATGGAAAACCACACTTTCTTTGAGGACTTGAGTAGTATCATAGACCAGAATATGTTTACTGACCCAAACCTCAAGACATTTGTTGGTGTAATGAAGAACTTTTTCGAGAGAGAAGGTAATGTGCCATCTTACGATATGATGGAGATTGAATTGCGAGATATTTCACACTCTGATAAGGAGATTGAAACATATCTCGCAATTATTGAAAAGGTTAAGAATACCCCAAGTGACGGTGTGGATAGGATAAAGGACTTGGCTGAAAAGTTCTTTAGGCAACAGAATATTGTCAGAACAGCCAATGAGATATTAAGAATAGCAGGAAATGGTGATGTAGAAAAGTATGATGCTTGTGTTGGCCTACTAAACGATGCTATGACACAAGGTATTCATAACGATTTTGGAGAAAAGCCATTTGACCATATAGGAGAAACTTTATCAGATGATTACAGAATACCAATTCCAACTGGTATAGGAAAGATTGATGAGGCTTTAGAAGGTGGACTTGGTAAGGGAGAACTAGGAGTAATCATTGGGCCGACTAGTTTCGGTAAGACCTCACTTACAACAGCAATGGCTTCACACGCTGCATGTTGTGGATATAAGGTATTGCAGATTGTATTTGAGGACAGAATCAAGCAGATTCAAAGAAAACACCTTGGACGTATTACTGGCATCGAGGCAAAGGATTTATCAAAGCCAGAGAATATAGATAGGGTTAGAGAAACGATTGAGAATTTTCCTGATAAGGATAAACTCAATGAAAATCTTAGAATCGTTAAGTTCCCAAGCGGAGAAAAAACAGCAAGACAAATTGAAAGGTTTATAAAGAAACTGATTAACAGTGGTTTCAAACCAGACCTAACGATTATTGACTATTTCGAGTGTCTTGAGCATGAGAATGATAAGTCAACAACCAATGAGTTTTCACAAGAGGGTAAAACCATGCGTAGGTTTGAGGCAATGGCTGGAGAACTTGATATGGCGATTTGGATTCCATCACAAGGTACTAAGGACTCAATCAACCTTGAGTTGGTTACGATGGATAAAATTGGAGGTTCGGTTAAGAAAGCTCAGATTGCGCACGTAATTATGTCAATCGCAAGAACAGTGGATGATATAGCCAACAACAAAGCAACAATAGCTATTCTTAAAAATCGTGCAGGAAAGAGTGGAAAGGTCTTTAACAACGTAGAATTCAACAATGGTACATGCCGTATAAGCACCGATAACGTTGATGAATTGGATAGTTTATTCGAACTTAAAAAGAAGCAAGAAGATATGAGACTAAATACTCAGAAAGAGATTTTTATGAGCGTTAGAAACGAAAAAAAATAAAAAAATTTTTTTTTCATCGTGTAATAAAATTGGCTATCAGAAACTTAGCAGAATGATAGTCAATTTTTTTTATTCTTTGACATCTTTTTGGAAATTTAAATCATATTTATTCTTACATCAGATGTTAAAATTAAAGGTTGACCGAATCGAAAATAATAATTTAATGAACAAATAAAGTTTTGCTTTAATGGAAGTAAGAAAGAGCGATAGTTCCTTTGAAGAGTATACCCCTTCGAAGGTAAAACATGGAATTTGTGAAGCTTATGCAGCTACAGGTGAAGTATGTCCTGATGGATTGATTGAGTCCCTTATTAGAAATTTATTTATCTACGATAAAATATCTTCTAAAGAAATACGAAGACAAGTAGAGGAAGCCTTAATGTCAGTAAACAAGAAGGTAGCTAGAGAATATATAAAGAAGTATGAGGAAAAGGAAGGTAAGAGTAGCACACTCAAAAAGGACAGCGATTTTATAAAAGACTACATAAATGCTTCAAACGCATCAACAGGTTCTAAGTATGATTCCAACGCAAACGTTGAGAACAAGAACGTTGTAACATTGGGTCAAGAGTTGCATAAGGGAAAGAACATCATGCAGAATAGGTACATTATGCAAAATAAAATCAAAGTATTGTACTCTAAGAAACTTGCAGACCAATATATTAAAGACCTCGAATCACATGTATTGTACAAACATGACGAAAGTGGGACACCAGGATACCCATATTGTGTTGCAATTACAATGTATCCATTCCTCATCGATGGTTTAACAAAGATTGGAGGACAATCTAAAGCTCCAACAGACCTTAAATCATATTGTGGTGAGTTTATCAATCTAGTTTATTCAGTATCTTCACAATTCATGGGTGCAGTTGCAACCCCAGAATTCCTTATGTATATGGATTATTTCATTAGGAAAGATTATGGTGATGATTATTTGACAATACTTGATAAGGTAGTTGAACTAAATAAAAAGGCTAGAACACTTGAGCAAGTTATTGAAAATGCGTTCCAACAAGTAGTACACTCAATGAATATGCCAGCTGGTAATCGTGGATACCAAACAGTCTTCTGGAATGTTGGTTATTTTGATAAAAACTATTTCGATGGTGTATTTGGCGAATTTAAGTTCCCTGACGGAACAGCACCAAAATGGGAAACACTATCTTGGCTTCAGAAGAAATTCATGAAATGGTTCAATGAAGAAAGAACCAAATATGTACTAACATTCCCAGTAGAGACAATGGCAATGCTTACTGATGGGCATGACATTGTTGATAAAGAATATGCTGACTTCACGGCAGAAATGTGGAGTGAAGGACATTCATTCTTCTGCTACTTGAGCGACTCACCAGACTCTTTGAGTTCTTGTTGCAGACTTAGAAACTCACTTAAGGATGGAGAAGATGATGAACACAACCACACAACACACCAATTCTCAATGGGCACAGCTTCTGTTGCAACTGGTTCTAAATCAGTTATGACTATAAACCTTAATAGAGTAATACAAAATGCCACAAGAGATTATTTCGAGCAATACGAGGGAATCATCCTCAAGGAAGGTGAACAAGTAGATATCGATAAAGTAAAGGATAAGAAACTACTTTATGAATTTATCTCAAATGGTATCACTGAAATAACTGAAAGGGTACACAAGTACCAAAGAGCATTCAATGAGATAATAAAGGATTTCCTTAATGCTAATATGCTTGACATCTATAGAGCTGGATTCATTAATATGAAAAAACAATATCTAACCATTGGTGTGAATGGTCTTACAGATGCAGCAGAGTTCTTATCAATTGATGCAAACCTTAATGACAAGTATGAGGAATTTGTAAATTTAATTCTTGAGACTATCAACATTTCTAATAGGAAAGATAAGACAAGAGATTGCATGTACAATACTGAGTTCGTTCCAGGTGAAAATCTTTCAAATAAGAACTATAATTGGGATAAGAAAGATGGATACTACGTATCACCAAAGCACGTGATGTACAGTAGTTATTTCTTCAATCCAGAGGATACAGAACTTTCAATCCTTGATAAAATGAAACTACATGGCAAGAATTATGTAAAGTATCTTGATGGAGGACAAGCAGCACACTTGAACATTAATGAGCATCTTTCATTTGACCAATATAGGCAGTTATTGAGAGTTGCTTCAGAATATGGCTGTAGCTACTTTACGTTTAACTGTAAAAACACAGTATGTAACGATTGCGGATTCATAAGCAAGGATACACTTGAGGTATGCCCTAAGTGTGGAAGCCACAATGTAGACTACTTAACTAGAATTATCGGATACTTGAAACGTGTAAGCTCTTTTAACGAAGCAAGACAAGTAGAAGAACATATGAGAAGTTATAGGCAATAATAATTGATAAAATTAGTGTTATGTTAGATTTAGACAAAATCTATTGTGGGGATTCTGAAGAGTTACTTAAAAATATTGATAGTAACACAATTGATTTAATTATAACCTCGCCACCTTATGATGATTTAAGACATTATAACGGAGTTTGCAAAGATTGCTGGAACAAACAAAAATTTGAGGCAATTGCGACTGAGTTATCTAGGGTGCTCAAAGATGGTGGGGTTTTAATTTGGAATGTTGACGATAAAACCGAAAACGGTGGTAAAACAGGTACTTCTATGCGTCAAGCATTGTATTTTATGGATAACTGCGGTTTAAAACTTAATGACTATATGTATTGGAGAAAAAAAAATCCAATGCCACAAGTAAAGCAGCCAAGGTATACAAAACGAATTGAGTTTATGTTCTGTTTTGTTAAAGGAGATAAACCTAAAACATTTAACCCAATAATGATACCATGCAAATCTGCTGGGAAACATTACAATTCAACCGCTAAGAATATTGGAGGAGAAAATGGTAGAAGGAATCTAGATTATAACGTTAATCAAGAAATGATAGATTTCCAAGATTGGGATATTGCAGTTGCACAAAATAGAAGGCTGTTCGATGTAAGCAGTGGTAATAAGTTAAAACATCCAGCAGTATTCCCAATCGAGATACCAATTAGGCATATTAAGTCTTGGACAAATGAGGGTGATGTTGTTCTTGACCCATTTATGGGCAGTGGTACGACAGCATTGGCAGCATTGGAATTAAACCGCCATTATATTGGACTTGAAATGAATCAAGATTATGTTGATATTGCAAACACGTTAATTGATGAAAAAATTGTGAGATATGATTGAAATATATAGAAAAGAAGGCTGGGTTCTTAACCCAAATGATAAGGTTGTGAATGCAATTCTTAAGAGGTGTGAGAAGTGTGATGGATTATGTCCTTGTACACACGATTCTGAGGACTATGAGGGCAAAGATTTGCATTGCCCTTGCAGTGACTACAGAATGAAAAATAAATGCGAATGTGGACTTTATATTAAGGAAGATGAAGTATTATAATGCAATGGTGGTATTCGAGGAAATACCAAATGAGGTTACGTTGGCAATTAACATAACAAATTGTCCTTGCCACTGCAAAGGCTGTCACTCAAAGTTCCTTTGGGAAGATGTTGGCACTGAACTCACAATTGATGAATTAAATAGACTGATTGATAAAAACGATGGAATAACGACAGTTTGCTTTATGGGTGGCGATGCAAATCCTGAAATAATAGATGCATTGGCAGAATATGTGCATGAAATCAGACATCTTAAGGTTGGGTGGTACAGTGGAATGGATGATTTTTACAAAAACATTAATTTTAATTGGTATGATTATATTAAGCTAGGACATTATAATGAAGAATCTGGACCACTCAATAAACCAACTACTAATCAAAAACTATTTAAACTGTACCATAAGAAACTTGAAGATGATGTAATACGTATAGATTTTGAGAATATTACTCATTTATTTTGGAAAAAAAGGTATCTAAACTAGATACCTTTTTTTATTGTTTCTAGGTAGCCTTAACCTTTCTGAGAAATTGTGAATTTCTTTGATGTACATGCCACATCATTAACGTACCATGTTATAACGCAATTACGTTTTTGACCAGTTGTGTTAGGCTTTACAGTATATTCGACAGTACCAAGTTTGTTTGCATAATCACCAATATTATTAACAGCATCTTGTACAGCTTGAGGATATACACTCAATGGTGGATGATATTCCCAAGGATGGTCTTGATAACTTGGGTGTTCACAAGACCTTATTATGCCCTTATCAACAAAATATGGGTCTGTTTTTTTATCGCTAGGCGATTGTATACATAAATCAGTATCACTTCTAGACCATTCACATTCGTCAGTGCTTACTGGACTAGATGCAGCCTCATCTATTTTAGCTAACACCATAAGGCGTTGCGCTACACTTGGATATGCGTTATAAAGAGAACACATAGTACTATCTGGGTCAATTCCCCATCTGTATTGTTTGACTTCAATCCAAGTACATGTTTCTGAAGTTATTCCATTCTCACTAAATATAGGTTTTCCTTCAGCAGCAATCCAGGCACTATCACAACCTACACCGCCTTCTGCTTCAACATCCATATACTTTCCACTATCTACGATGAAGTAATCACATATTCTAGGCTGTGGTGGGTCTGGTTTTCCACCACAGTCCACTGGAAGATTATATATGGTTTTGGCAGTACATCCAACTTCATTGTCACATATCACTGTATATTGCGTAATGCTAGCATTTTCTGGAAATGTAAAGCTGCCATCACCATTATTAGTTACGCCATCACTAGGTTCAATCGACCATTTCATATATCTTCTTTTTTTTTTAATTAAATGCTACCAGCACCGTCATCATGAGTACTGCAACGACAAAGCTTATAGTAAAGAATTCTAATACCATTGTCATTGCGCATTGTTATCTTTGCTGTTTTCTCTTCGCCTTCTCCCACTGCTGGGCAGATAAGCTCGTAATTCTTATTAGTTTCCCAAGTTCCGCTTGTCTTACCATCAACAGTTTTCATTCCAGCACCTTCGATTGTGAATTCAACCTTCTGTGATACGTTAATTGATGGATGTCTATCTGTATCTGCTTGCTTCTTACAATTGTGAGTGATTGTCTGTTCACCAGAATCACAGTGACAGCTTCCATAACCGCCAATAGCGTATGATAGTGTTAGATTTACCTTTTCAGTTGGTGTTGGAGTTGGTTCTGGACTTGGATTCTCAAGTTCCTTTCTTGCCTCTTCCAATCTAGCATCATAGTCACTTGCTGCGTGTGCAACAGCATTTGTAGCACCGCCAAGCACTCTACCATTCACTGTGTCACTGTTCCAATGGTATCTTGCAATGGTTCTGTTAACAGCAAACTGATTCAAAGCTCTCAGTATCTTGTCAGATAATTCTGGCATAAGCTCCATGAGCACCATTCCAGCTCCTTGTATGCCAGAAGAGTGTCCACTTGGATATGAGTTTGCATATAACGAGTTTTTCTGTGCCTCACAGAAAGCATCTTCCTCAGCTTGTGTATAAACCCATTGGTTCTTTGATGTATAATAACCGAACTGTGAACTGTCCTTGCATCCGTCGTTATCTTCTATGTCAATATCGCAAAGGGCATTTCTTCTATCATCTGTTGCTGAGTTCTTTACACCTTCTTGAGACCAAGAACAGCCTGGTCTTAGCCTTCCATACTGTTTTGGAAATACGTCCTTGCTCTGCAATATGGTTCTTGATGAACTTGAAGCCTTTAACGAATCAAATGCAAAATCAGCCATCTTCCCATATCCGTTAAACCTTCTTCCTATGGTGTCAACACCAAACACTGGGTGGAACTTATAATTATCAACAGTCACATTATCACCAAACAAATGATATGTGCAAGCCTCCTCATCGGCTATTGCTTGTACAACCTTTTCATAGAACTTAGCCTCATCAAGATTATAATCCTTTACAACCATTTCGTGTATCTCACGGTCAACAAGGAGATTGCTCTTCTCGTCCTTCTTCTCATTTGGATAAGTCACGTCTGGTCGTGAGGAATAACCTGGAGCATATGGTCCAGGTGCAGTTGGCATAAACTGTCTGAAGTCAGTATAAAAATCATCATCACCAACTGACTCTTTATCAGTCTTGCGCAAGTCATACAATGTATTGTTGTATTTGCTTCCACCAATTTCCTTTCTCATAGAGTCAACGTTAGGCTTCTTTAATCCCCTCATTGACACATACAATGATGAAGCAACAAGACGTGCAACGTTAGGGTCACACTTGAACTTGTATCCATATATATTTGAATATCTGTCATATCCACCCATCTCATAGCCAATCTTAAAGATATATACCCTTCTATTTGGTTTCAGTTCTGACAATACCAATGAGAACAACCATCCAGCAAAACACTTGAAACTAGATGTCTCATCACCATTATCCCCATAGAAATTGTATATGTTAGGGAAATTAGCTTCCTTATACAATGCTGGAATTCCATTAGCAGATGTTTCTCCGTAATACTGAGCCTTTGCCTCACAATAAATCTTCTTGAGATAATTGTAAGTCTCACTACCAACCTTCACGTCAGCCTCACTTCTGAATGCGTCCAAGATGGTTGTAAACTCATCGTCTACAGCACTTGCTTGGGTAACGTCAAAGAAATCATCCTTTGATACGTTCTCTCCAGAAAGATGAGTGATGTAACGAGTTGTTCTTTCCTCTCCGTAGTTTGTATCAGATACAACGGCTGTAATGTCTCCATCTTCAAACTTGATGTCTGAAAGGAAATTAATACCCTCAGAGTCATTTACTGACCATTCACCATCACAGATATTCTCCGTGTCATACCAACCAATCTTTGTCCTTTCTGCTGAAGCAAAGTAAGGTACAGCATCTTGTATTTTATGTGTTTCACTATCAGCGATACATGTTGGTTCAGTGTCTCCAGTATCAGGTGTATCTCCACTATCGATTGGCTCAGTATCTCCAGTATCTACTGGTTCTGGAGCATCAGGTTCCGTGTCACCACTTGAAGGTGTCTCGCCACTGTCTGGAATTGGCTGTGGTGGATTTGGTTTTCTATTCTTAAAGTAAAACCATACGCAAACTCCTATTATCAATAGGATTGTTAAAATTACGATTACTGTTGTCATATTATTAAATATTATTATCCTAATTGTGAGAAATTAAACTTTGATTGTTTGCCTTCGCTATCATATTTACCACACTTTGCAACTATATGTACATATACATCATGTCCAGTGTTATTTTCTGGTAAATTACTCATAACTATAAAATAAGGATTCCACCATTCTGGATGACCATATGGTTTTCTTGTAGAGGCATCATCTGGGTTTGCTGTATCACTAGCATTTTCGTCTTCATTTAATGATAATTGAACTACGCTTAGAACTCTTTCAACATATTCAACATTCTCTTGGGCTTCATCACTGCTTATAGTTCTATTATTACCATTAGGGTCCTTATATAGTAACACAGGTAGTACATCAAACTCTGGACATTGAGACGGATAGCATTCTCCTGGATTATCGGCTGTCCAACCATTAGGTTTCCACTGACCAATTTTTATAGAACCAGTAAATCCAGTTTTAGGCGCAAAACCATTACCACTACCACTACTATCACGATTCCAAGCGTCACCGCCTCCACCAAATCTTGAGTGTGAACATTCGCAATTTTCATAGCATTCAGTTGGTGTTGGCTGTAGATTGCAAGTTGGGTAAATTTCGTTAAATAATGTGTCAAAATCATTGAATCCCATTAGGTATCCTATACAAGAAGAAGCGATTACTTGTCCTATTAACACATCAGTTGGCCAATGTGCTTTAACAACATATCTGTGGTTTCCATATAATACGCCTCTTTCAGCTCTAGTCATGTACACTCCTTCTTTTGTGTTTATCTCACATTGTTCATTACCATCGTATAGAATAGATAACAATGCAGCAGTATAACCCCAAGAAGCATGCCCAGAAGGGTATGAGGTGTTACCACTTACATAATCTTGTTGGCCATCACAAACAGAAGCATCTTCGTAACTGCACACTTGTTCAACATACTCTTGTTCAACTTCGTCATCACAAATGAATTTTATCTGTATACTCTGTGTAGCATCACCAACTGTACATTTGCTTGGGCGCCATCTTCCAGCCATGCTTTTTGCAAAATTACTTGCTAGATACTCAACCTCTTCACAACCGTGTACTCTTTGATAAGTGTCATGCGCTTTAGCACCAATAAATTCATCGAATTTTCTATTACAATAATCGTTTTCCAAATCGACACCATATATTGTACGAGCATAACAAGGTGTATGTCTTTTATCATATAATGGTAAATAACCATAATCATAACTTCTTTTCAAATCGTCGGCATTAAGATAATGACCATTTTGATTTAAGGCAAACATTAAACTACCATCATATGTGTTATAATTTTCAACTCCTGGAAATGTTCCACTAGATTGACTAGGTACTTTAGGGATATATTTGTTATATGCCTCTGGAACATAGTCTCTAATATCATAAGCACTTGGATTATTTCTAACATCGTATAAAATATCGAATGATGTATTATTTTTTCCAGCTCCAGAAACTCCAGCATTAAATAATTCAGTTCTAGATTTTCTAACTATTTCTTTACACTCTGTATATGTTTCATGCCTAAATTGGGCGAACATTGCGGCACTATCAATTCTAGCCTTATATATAGCAACTTCTTTATTGTATTCTGCAACTGTTATTGCTGTTAGTGGAGGAATACCACCCCAAGGAGCATAACTAGATTGTCCAGTTTCTACTGGAGTTCCAGTTGCTCTTCTGAAAAACTTGGTAACTGTTTTAGGATTTGGAACTAATTCAGAAAACATATTAGCCATAAACCATCCAACAGCGACTTCTTTCACGTCAGCATCTAAAGTAGATACATGCTCTCTTATATATGTCCATCCTCTTTTTAAGTATTCATAAGTACATACAGTGTCCCCATCATGTTCAATTTCAATATTAAGACAATCATGAGCAAACCAATTAATACATCCTTCAAAATCAGTATTTCTCTCTGGTTCACACGTAATACACTCAACAGTTATTGTTGTACTCTTGCTACAAGTATTATCTTTTTTATATGTCACTTTAATGCTAGTACCAAGAGGTGTATCATTTGGTATAGTTAGTTTAATACTGCTATCTCCAACTAGTGTATATTCTAAAGGTGGGTCTATTATCCAATTCGCCATATTTTATATTTTTTTTTAACATAAATATTTTTACTATATAAAAAAATAAGTGTATGGATATTCAAAGTCAAATGTAATTAGAAGTGGCTGCATTTTTTATTTATTTTCTTGGGCAAAAAGTTATTTTTTATATACTTATAAGAAATAATTTTTCAAAATGGCAAAGAAACAATAATGAGGAAAAAACTTACGTTAGAAGAGTTCATAGAACGAGCAAATGAAATTCACAATAACAAGTATGATTATTCAAAATCAAAATATGTTAACGTTAAGACTAAAGTCTGTGTTATTTGTCCAATTCACGGTGAGTTTTATATTACACCAAACCACCATTTGAGTGGTATTGGGTGTCCTAAATGTTCAGGAAGATTGAAAACTAATGAAGAAATTATTTCTCAATTTGTTAATGTTCACGGCAATAAGTATGATTATTCTAAAGTAGAATATAAGGGTTCTACAATAAAGGTCTGTATTATATGTCCCCAACACGGAGAGTTCTTGCAGAGACCAAGTGACCATTTGAGTGGATATGGTTGCCCACGTTGTAGAAGTTTAAGGATGAATACAGAAAGTTTTATACAAAAGGCTAGGGAAATACACGATGATAAATACGATTATTCGATTACAGAGTATGATGGTTGTAGAAAACACATAAAGATAAAATGTAATAAACATGGCATATTTGAACAAATGCCATATAAACATTTGCAAGGTCACGGATGTCCATATTGTCAAAATAGTATTTTAGAGGAGAAAGTGGCTAAAGAATTGGGAAATAATAACATAGAATATGTATGGCACTGTGGTAAAAAACATTTGAAATGGTTGGGAAAACAGCATTTAGATTTTTATTTACCAAAATATAACCTAGCAATTGAGTGTCAAGGAATTCAACACTTTGAACCAATTGAGTTTTTTGGGGGAGAAGAAAAATTCAAATATAGAAGTGAATTAGATGAAAAGAAAAAAGAACTTTGTAAACAAAATAATATTAATTTAATTTATTTAGATTACAAAACAAGTGATACTAATGATTTAATGAAAGTTATACAAAATGAAACGTCAATATATGGGTATCAAGTATCCCTTTAGAGCAGATGATTTTCAGCACTTTTTCGTTGATGCGAATAGCACACCAATGGAAAAGGCTAGAAGTGAGATTATGCACATCGTATTCACCCCAAAAGGCCAAAGAATAAGGAATCCAGAGTTTGGTACAGACCTTATTAAATTCATCTTTGACCCTAACGAAGATGTGACATGGGAAGCCGTTAAAAACGAAGTTAGCGAATCGGTGGGTAGATGGGCTAAAAACATAATCCTTAACAACATTCAAGTGGTTAAGAATGAAGAGGATGAGTCGGAGATATACGTAAGGCTTGATTATAGCGTTTCCGAGGGCAATAAGACAACTAATGACAGCATAGTGGTACAAGTATAATGGAAAAGAAAATTAACTATCTTAGCAGAGATTTCGAGGAAATTAAAGAAGAGTTACTGAAGTTCAGTAATAAGTACTATCCTGAGATATTCAGTGATTTTGATGATTCAAGTATTGGAGCATGGTTTATTGACCTTGTTTCAGCAGTTGGTGATGACCTTAGTTATCACACAGATAGAATGTATCAAGAAACAAACCTTGATAGTGCAAATCTCAGAAGCACGGTTTTGAACATGGCAAGAACCAATGGTTTGAAGATTCCAGGACGTAAGGCTTCTTCTTGTGAAGTTGAATTTAGTTGTGAGTTGCCAGTTAGCACATCAAACACTGCTACTGCTGATTGGACTTATGCACCAATCTTGCAGAAAACTAGTATTGTATCAGCTGGAAGTTATAACTTTGAACTTACTGAGAACATTGACTTCGGACAGCAGTTTAATGATAATGGATATTCAAACAGAAAGATTACTCCAGCTAGAGATAGTAATGGTAATATAACTGGTTACACCATTACCAAGTCTTCAATTGTTGTCAACGGAAATACCAAAGTGTATAAGAAGGTTATCAATTCATCTGACCTTCAGCCATTTATGGAATTTGTACTCCCTGAGAGCAATGTAATGAACATTGAATCAATCATATTTAAGGAGTCTGCTGATTTCAATGAGAATCCAGAGATATATGAGTATTATATTGAGTCTGAGCAATATAGAATATCAAACCAAGCTGTAATGACATATCGTTTCTTCGAGTGTGATTCACTTGCAGACCAATGGAGATTTGGAAGTATGGCTAATGTATATGATGATTATATTGTGGCTGATAAGTATAATCCAGAGATATATAGTGATGAAAGTGGATATAGATACTATGTTGGTAAATGGAAGCCAATTACTCAAAAATTCATTACAGAATTCACTGATAATGGATACATGAAGATTATCTTCGGAGCTGGAAACACCTATGAGGCAGTGCCTGAGAACCAAACAAAATATGGTGATTACATTGCTTCTAGAATAGTTAATAATGATATGCTAGGTGTTCTTCCAAAGGAAGGTTGGACAATGTTCATATTGTATCGCATAGGCGGTGGTATGTCAAGCAACTTGGGACCTGGTTCTATCAATAAGATTAGCATTGCTAATGTGGATTGGGGTAATAGCACAACCAACACAGATGGTAGCATCAGAGGACAAGTTATTAACTCTATGAAGGTTACTAACATATCAACTGCTCTTGCAGGTAAGGACGAGCCAACAACTGAAGAGATTAAGGCTCTTATGAAGTATAATACCTCTTCACAGAATCGTGCTGTTACTGTTAAGGACTACAAGGTTAAGCTTATGCAGATGCCTCCTAAGTATGGTGCTCCATTCAGAAGCAGCGTGATAGAGACAAACAATAAAATTGAATTCGATATGCTTGGTTTGGATGAGAATGGAAAACTTACATCAAATCTTCCAAGCACCCTAGTAAACAATACAATCGAATATCTATCACATTATAGGCAGATAAACGATTACATTGAGATTAGAAGTGGTAGAATCTACAATATTGGTGTAGCAGTGGATTTGTTCACCGATAAGAGTTATGACACAGCTAACGTTATCTCAAATGTCATTTCTAGAATTGCTTCGTATTTCGATGTGGGTACACATGATATGGGTGAGGATATATTCGTTGGAGACCTTGAGAAAGAAATTAACACACTTGATGGTGTTATAAGCATTATCAGTTTGAGAATCTACTCAATAAGAGGCGGTAGTGGTGGATATAGCACTGATAAGTGTCCTCTTCCAACTGTAATCGAGGGAAGTGCTTGTGATGTTGCAAGCGATACGACATTTGAAATCGGTGGTGGTTCTTTTGTTGACCAGCTTGATTTGAATGAAACAGATAAGGTTTTATATTCAGACTATAATAGTATGTATGAGATAAAGTCTCCAAAATCTGATATCCAGATACGTTGCAAAAGTGTATAATTGATTTAATATTTTAGTGTTATGGCATGTAATTGTAAGAAAACTAACGAGTTTCAAGATAAATACGGTAAACCAGAAGAGGAAAGTGCTTTTCAGAAATCGCAAAGATACATCTATAAGATAATGATATTCGCAGTTGCAGTATTGTTAGCGATAGTGGTAACACCTGTCATTGTAATGACAGCAATTTATAAAATGATATTCAAAAACAATGAATCGATTGTTTTACCAGAGTTTTTATCGAAATATATGAGATAATTTATGGACAAATCATACAGAATACATACAAATATATCTAGTGACACAGTTCTCAATGTAAACATGAAGCAAGACTTTGAATTCTTGGAGGTCTTATCATTGAAACTTGCACAGAAAGATGCTTATAAGATTCACTCTTCCAATTATGGTGTCATAGTTGGAAGGGTTCTTGCTAATGATGCGTTTGGTATTCCTAACGCAAAGATTTCTGTGTTCATTGAGAAGGATGGTAATGATACAACTGACGTTGAGAATATATACCCATATACTCAAGTTACCACAAAGGACAGAAACAACATTAGATATAACTTGTTGCCAGACTATAGCGATGATGATTGCTATAGGGTTGTTGGTACATTCCCTAATAAGAGATTGGTGTTAGATGATGACACCTATCTTGAGGTGTATGACAAATATTGGAAATATTCAACAGTTACCAATAATGCAGGTGACTACATGATATTTGGTATACCTACTGGTTCTCAGCAAGTTCATGTCGATATTGACCTTTCAGATATTGGCATATTATCACAAAAACCTCGTGATTTCATCTATAAGGGATACAATATGACTGAGTTTGATAATGCAAACCAGTTTAAAGCAAGCACAAATCTTGACAACTTGAGACAGATTATTTCTCAAAACAAGAGTGTGTTTGTCTATCCTTTCTGGGGTGATGCCGAGAATGGTATAGCAGCAATTACAAGAGCAGACGTACAAATTGATTATAAGTTCGAGCCAACTTGTATATTCATGGGTTCAATTGTATCTGATAATGAAGGAAATGCTATTGGCCATAAATGTGCTCCAGATATTGAAAATGGTATGAATGACCAATTAATCGCTGGTGAAGGTACAATTGAAATGATTCGTAAGACCATCGATGGATTGGTGGAAGAACATCAGATTCAAGGTAATAGGCTTATCGATAGCGATGGTGTATGGTGTTACCAAATCCCTATGAATCTTGATTATGTCGGTACTGATGAATATGGTAATATCATTCCAACAGACAACCCAAACAAGGGTATTCCAACTAGAACTCAAGTAAGATTCAGATTCAGCAAGACAGAAACTGGTGATGAGGGATTCTCTCGTCACACAGCTAAGTATCTTGTGCCTATGAATCCACCATTGATGGAAGGTGAGGATGATGTAATACCAAAGTCTCTACTTAACGGACAAGACTTTGAGAAACTATATAATTTTGGTTCAAACACACCATTAAGCTGTTTCCGTGATTTATATTGGAACAATGTATATTCTGTAAAGAATTATATACCAAAGATTCAAGTTGCTCACAGAGCCTACGCTAAGAACTATAGCGCACTTAAGGGTTCTAACCTTGCAACTGACCAAAACCCAATTCCATTCAATAAATTGCGTGTTGATATACCGTTCATGTATATGATTGTGTGTATCTTGTTCATGATTATATTGTACATAATCAGCTTTATCAATAAGTTTATCATATGTCCTATCAACGCGGTATTGGGATTGCTTAATAGAGTGGCTGATATAAGATTGGGATTCCTTGGTAGACCTTTCGGCTTCTTGCATGTGGGATATATAGGATGTATATCATTAGGAGCTGGTCTTAGTGAAGACAACATTGCATACTACCCAGGATGTAGCTGTTCAAGTGGTAAAGATGCAGCAGAGTGTCCTGAGGATATGGAAAATAATTGTAAGAAGGTTAACGACAATACAACGTTAAAAGACAAGATTCAACAGAACCTTGCTCAAGAGTATAAGATTATCAAGTTAGACCTTTATCAAGATTGGATTAATGGCTGTCTTTATATGCCTCTTTGGTATTGGAGAAAGAGAAAGAAGAAGACATTCTTATTCGGCTTGTTCTCAAGAAGTGCAAAGAATGAGTTCTGTGACTGTAACAAAACATATAGCAGACTAAAGACATACGTAACTTGTGATATTCCTTATAAAGACAGAAGCCTTGGTGTTTCAAAGGACGTGTCAAATGATGATGAGGATAGATGGCATAAGAAAAAGAGAGAATGGGTTAGATTCAATAATGGTGTTATTAAAGGTGTACAGAATAAAGATGGTTTAACTGCTTATTACTACACAGCGATGCAGCCAACAAGTGAGAATGAGGATGAAATTATAACAAATCGTCCAGCTGGTTTCCAAGCAATCCGTCTTTATGCAACTGATATTATCCTTCTTGGTAACTTGAATGAGAATAACCTATATGGCCTTCCTCAATTTTTCAAGGTATTACCATCAACAACGGCTAATATCCCACCTATTGCAACAATCGAAGAAAGTTTAAATGAGGAAGAAACTAAGGATGAAACATCTACTAGTGATATAGGTAATGGTGAAGATAGTGGTACAACCATTACAACTGGTATGGACTGGGGTGCTCGTGGAGCAAACCAAGTTCCAGTATATAAGACTGGTCTATTCCTTGACCTAACTTGTACATATGCAGCCACAAGATTAAAGTCTTGTATCAATGTTGAACGTCTCAGTGAACTTGGAGTTAACCTTGACATGTCATATAATATGTCATACTCAAATGGCGGTAATGGTATCCAAAGGGGTATAATAGATTCAGATGGTTTCATTACCAAGTATGAACTTGATGATATGGATAATCGTTCAGCTTTTGCTACGCTTAACCATGTTGGTTTTGTACCTCAAGCATATCAAGATACAATACCACAGATTTATGATGGCATGTATGGCAGCTATAAACCTTATACAACCCAGATTGAAGATGAAAATACAAATTACTTAGTACCTAAGTTCAAGTTCATTTTCCCAACTGATTTTGACGGAAGAATGCAAGGAACAATGACCAACTATGCAAAAGGCTTTGAGCAAGCATTGTTCGATGAATCAGATGAGGCATATCTTACATTTAGATTGGGCGCTGAGAATAGTAAGGATAGTGGAAAGAATGGGCATTATTATGGTAGGACTAGACACTTCTATCACAAGAGTGGTAATAGTGAATATAAGATGCCATTATACAATAACTCATTCTATTTCTACTTCGGTATAAAGAAGGGTAGTACGGCTATTGACAAGTTCAATAATTTGTTCTTGGCTGATTGCGTTAAGGATGAGAAAGACCCATTCGTGTTGGATGTTGAACTTAAGGCAAAGTCATATTGTGATTGTCCTTATAAGGATAACTTCAAGAAAGACACATACGCAACCATTAAGGTATTTTCAGATGATGTTCAAACCCCATATACATATACCTTATATGATTCAGCAGGAGAGGTTGTTATCGGTGAAAAGAACATGACAGCAACAACCTTTACAATTGGTGATATTAATGATGATGGTAAGGTGAAATATCAGATTCCAACGGATGATGACGATGACTCAACAACACCAAAGGTATATGAGACTGTAGATAATGACTACGGTGTTAGTGGTTTGACCAACCAAGTCTATAGTTTGGTCATGATGGACTGTAATGGTAAAAAGGTCTCAAGAAGGTTTGAACTTGAAATGCCAACATTGACATTTAACTACGAATCATACAGACTTGGAACTAGATTCTATAACACAGCCACATCTAGAATGGACTATATCTGTAATGAGGAAAATGATTTTTATGGAAGGATAATTTTGAAAGAATTCTCAATTGATGGTATGGTCTGTGACTTAAATATGGAAACTGGTCTCATGACTCCACCAACATATAACCCAGATTTGGATGGTTTTGTTATTCCTATCAAACTAATTAAGAAGGTTAAAGATGGCGAACTAATAAAGACCAAGCTTGAAACTGGAGATATGGCTAGTAACTGTTATATATATCTAACCATTAAGTCATTGGAATCAGACTTTATTGGAGAGGTTAAGCAATGCTTCTGTGATGGCGCAGCACCAAGGCTTAAGGTGTTGGAGGATGCTAACCATGTAAAGAGCTTGCAGATAGACGTATATCAACCTAAGAGATATGTCGTTGCAATGTATCAAGTATGTAATGGCGAGGTGATTGAGGAAAACTCTTATTCAGAGATTATCCGTGTGTTAAATGGTGAGAATTTTAACACATTCTTGAATGACATGCCTACTAGATTCATGCTTGGAACAAACAACGATAGTCCTGATGCTACTGTAGCCAATACAAGTAAATTCTATAAGTCTGAGACAGTTACAAACCCAACCGATAAGAATATTTGTGGTTGGTTTGGCGTTCACCAAGAGGATTCATACCAGTTCGGTAGAACTGATACAATCACTGTTGAGAAGAACCAAGCCGTTTGGGAAGATTTCTTAGGATTCGGTGGTGATTCAATTAAAGCCCCAATGTCTAAGTTGAACATTATAAACTTTAAGTTTACTACCATGTTCAGCTTATCAGATGCAGTATATAGTTCAAATGAGTTGTATTTCCGTTCTACTGGTGGTGTACAACCAACAATCTATAGGAGTGTTGCCCCTGATTATGCTGGCACACAGATGACAAGGGACACATACCTTCTTGATGATGTTAATATGGTAGCAGTACCAAAGGACTTACCAAATATTGTCGGAGGAAACTATGCGTTCTATGATGGTGATGATTTGATTGAACACTCTACAGAATTACCAAGCTTCAACAAATATTACTATAATCGTGAATATGTTGGTAATTATTTTGGAGCATTTACAAATAACGGAGGCTATAAAAATAATAAGGAACTTGATAAAAATATGGCTATCATGAGAAGTCCTAACTATGCTTCAGTGAGTCCATATAATAGCAGTGTTCCAAAGGAAATTGGTAAAGTTATTGATGGCGATATTAAGAATAATTTTAAGTTGGCAAGACAGAATGGTAATCAGTCATTAAGTGGTGATAAAAACAGAAGTATACAGCCATACTTAAGAGCTATGACTGTTGATAGAAGACTTGATTATGATTTGTTGTTCATTGGACCAGTTATTGGCAGCACATTTAACTTGTATAAGAGAGACGAAACTAATCCTAATGTTGACAAGGATAGAGCTTGGAAGGGCGCACGTATTCGTGGTACTGTGTATGGTGGTGTTGAAATGGCATATGATGGTGATTACAATGTCATATCAGCAAACACACAATTGAATGATGATGGTGAATTACAGAGTGTAACACCAAATAAGTTACTTGAATATAGTTATCAATTATCTCAAGCAGATGAAGATGCAAAAACAATATATAATAAAGGTAATGTGAATTCTATTTGGGAGAGAGATAAAAAATCAAGAGAGATTCAAAGAACGGTTTTAGATGATAATGGCCAAGAAATAACAGAAACCATTACAGAGTATTACTACCCAGAGGGTTCTTCATTAAATAAGAGATTCTATGAGGCAAGTCTTGGTGGTGTTGATATTAGGGATTACTTCTGGTCTAATTTCAACAAGAACAGACTTAACAAGTATATCACCGACCCAATCGACCAAGGTGGTCAAGGTGGTAGCGGCTACGAAGCATTGATTAGTTCTGCAAAACCTTATATATTCAAGTACCCAAGTACCACAGCTAACTTGTATAATGGTGACTTCAACCGTGAGGATGCGATTAAACCTAATAATTATCCAACTAGGAGATATATTGATGTTTGTAACATCGTGTCTGCTGCTAGGTATAATTTCTTGGTTTCATCTTGCTCTTATGGTTCTATGCAAACAATAATGAATGAAGACCATACCATTACAGCAGAAGCTGTAGAAACTGATAATATTGAAATGAACTTCAATTTTGAGAATCCAATTCAATTTGTTGACCCATCTGACGATAATAAGAATTTCGGTAATATCATATATAAATCTTATAGGTCTGAAAGTGGCGATTTTAGAAGGTTCACTACAGAGCAAGCAAACATTATGTTTAAAATCTCCAAGAAGAGTGATTCTGATTTTGATATTTATACTGGTATGCCAAGTCTTATTCGTGTTTTACCTTTTACAAATAATATTGATGGTATCACATATTTCAAGACAGCAACTGACAATGGTGAAATTAATGCAAGAAAATCAATTAATGATGCTATTAACAATGTCTCTGTGTATAATTGGCGTGGCAATTTGAGTAATTTTTTGTTCTTCTCTAATTGGAAGGATGTTGTTGTTCCAGATAACATTGATGTTGATGATGGTTTAATAGATAAGTATGGAAGACATATTCCAGGAACTTTCTTCGTTAATGGTGATGGCGAATATATCACGTCAAGTAGCAATGAATTCTCTAACATATCATTCATTAGGACGATTAGTGGCGATGATTTTAAAAATGTTAAGGTATTCTCAATATTGGTTAGGAGATTCTATGTAAGCAATGAAGACAACAAACTCATCAATAGCATTAAAACCATTGAACTTAGCGAATTGATTGATTGCAGAGACATTCTTTTGAAGTTCGCCCCAACTTATGTTGATGGTGAAGGAAATACAGTTAATGCAAGTTATGTTGAGTTGAGAAATATTAGGGCAGAAGTTACAATTGAAGGGGACGAACAAGAGCAAGAACAAGAAGAGGAAAGCGGAGAAGGTGATGCTAAGAGTTTTATTCAAACTGTAGCGTTTATGATGCATATAAACGCAGATGGAGAACCTAGCACATTGGAGAACCAAGTCTTCATAGATTATGATAATATGTCATTTACTTTTATGTTTAAACGTGGTGATGATGAGTATTACGTTGACTGTGGCAGCATTGTAATGATTGAACATACCGAAGGAGAAGGAGAAGAGGCTGTTACAAAGAGTATTGATTTGGTGTTCTCTATGAAATGCCCTCAAGAAATGGGCACATTGTGTGATGATGATGGTAACTCTAGACAATGGATATGTAATATGATAGCTAAAACCTCTTCAGGTTTCTCATATCGAGTAGATTTTAGACTTTCTACAGATACACAACAAATGCCAGAAACACCTGGTGCGGATGGACGTATAACAACAAATGGACGCATTTTTTAACAATGGATACTAATATTTTTCTAAAAGAGTTTAATAGTAAGAAATCAGTTAGTGACAATAGCGGACTGAACGTATCTTTGGGTGGTAAGAGAAGACTCTTGCCACTCACTGATGCGTCTTATGTTATTAGCGCATACGAACAGTATGAGAAGGAAAGGGCGAATTGCAATGTTATTCGTCTTACTTGCCAAGTTAACCCAATATGTACTAATGTCCTTTTCAATAGGGTTACAGAGGTTGTAAAGCGAGAGGGAAGTAATGGCGTTACCGTTATTAACTATGGAGTTAGTGGAGATACCACCGATGCTATTAATTTCAGTGGAGTTAAATACAAGGAGAAAACCATGAGTTTCTGGAGTGGTAGTTGTGCCACTTATCAAAGTATAGATGGTATAACAAGTGCATTATCTTACCAAACTCCAGTTACAAAGGCTGTATCAACATCTAGTTTAAACTATGATAATACACAGTCTTTCAATGAGGTTGATAGTTTGCACCCAACAAATGCAATTAGAGACATGCAATTGACAAAACCAGACAGTAATGGAAATTCATTTATTTATCATTGTGGTTTGGATATATTGAACAATCACTTGATAAGAAGCAAAACCTTTAAACCAATTTGCAAGTTCCCTAAAGAGGTGAACCTTAGCTGTGAGTATGAAACACAAGAGAATCCAACTACTGAGAAGCCTTATGGAGCATTTAACACCATTGCTGATGTAATGCGTGATGTCAATGGAAATAAGGTGATTGAAAAACTATACTTCCCTGTTAGTGCTCAGATTGATGGTAATACTAAGATACTTGCAAGACATCTTTATGAGTATGATGATATTCAAACTTTCAAGGATGCCGTTGATAAAATGCGCATTGAGAAATATAATGGTTGGTTTGGTTTTGAGAATAGTTCAAAAATTAAGACTTATAATGATTTCTTAACAAATGAGAGTCTTGGGTTGGAGAGACCAGTCATGTATATGAATGGTGGTGACTTCGTTGACATGTACCCTTCTAGAGACCTATACTCATTCATACCAAAATGGAATGAATATAGGAAGAGAATCGAGAAGAATTGGAACTATTGCATTACATACCCTAGTTCTTCAGTTACAGAGGGGTTTGAAGAGTTTATCGAGACCAATAACGGTGTCAACTCTTTGAAAGCAATCTATTTTGATGAGAATACAAGGGCAGATAATGGAACAAGCCAGATTGTTATATATAGTATCTCAAAGCACGGATTGGTAGAAGGCGACTATGTGAATATCTATAACACATACAAGAAAGATGGTGATACGGTCACTGAGAAGGTAATTGATGGTGCTCAAGTGAGCAATGTCGTTGATGACTACATATTCACTGTATTTGGGGCTAATACTAAGATAAGTAATTCTTGGCTTGAGCTTACTGCTGACGATATGAGGTCAATATCCATAAAGGTAAATGACATTGAATATAAATTAGACCCTAAAAAGCATGACTATTATTATAGGGTTGACAGCGATAATAATGTTATAAAATATTACATTATAAACCAAACCGATGACTTTAACGGCTATGTAAATCTTGATGATAACGCCCAAAACATATCATATAAGAAGGTTGTCGGTGGTATGGAGTGTGAATACTACGTGAGAGTGTTCTCAAGATTGCCTAACTTCAAATATGCTAGCGGAATAACAAGCGCATATGACTTGTATGGTCATGGTGATGAAATGATTACAACGTATCAGAAGCCTGAATATGATTTTGAAAGCCACGTATCTAGACTTGCTTTCGCTAAGAACATATACTCAGACGATATTGGCGAAGTTGTATTCACTGATGACATTGATATATCAAACTTGAAGGATAACCTTGGAAGGCCTCTTACTTCGGTGTATATGACACTTGTAAAGAACAATAAGGGCTATAAAGAGTGGTATGGTTTTGGCTTTAAGGAAACGGATTGGAAGCCAGAGCAACAAGTATCAGCAGATACAATTGAATTCTCACATTGCTTCGGAAAGATAACATGTGGATTCGATTTCTCTTATGAATCACTCAATGGCACTAACTTGAATAGCATTAAGACGATTAACAATAGCGGTGTTAACGTTGGTTTCAATTGCAGTAAGATTAACGCTGATAGACCAACCAACGTAAATGATGAAGAAATCGCCTACGACAGCGATATTCATTACTATGGTGACTTGTCTTACTATGATAGTTTTAACGCAATAGAGAGGCATATACAGCCTATTTTGCACAGATTTAACACTGCTCAGAGAGAATCAAAGAATTCAGCATCAAACAAGTACTTTAAGTCTTATGTTTATGATGAGATAGGCAATGATGACTACGATAGAAATGATAAGTATGTTATCAGAAGCTACACGGTTGAAGATGCAAATGATAAGAACGAGGGCTATTATTACGTGCCTCATTATGAGATACCAATTAAGACATTTGACACCTTAAGTTCAGTAATGCCTACATTCCTTACTATTAGGTCGTTGGTAAACAGCCCAGATGGAGCAAGGGTAACGGTATTGCAGAATCACTATCTTGGTGTCGGTGACAAGGCCATGATTTATGATAGAGAGACAAACGAGTACTTCTATTGCAATACAACAAGTAGCGATAACGGAAAGACCTTTGTTTGTGACATATACGATGAGAAGGGTAACAAGACGGATAAAATACCTAATATATTCTCTTCAAATCCAGAGTATAGAGCAAGGTTCAGAATGTTTAAGATAGACAATTTGGGAATACCTTCTTATGCTCATATTTTAAAGGATGGTACTTGCAGATTCATTTGGCGTAATATCGTCAATAATGGCATGAATACATCTGACAAGTCAATAGAGGCATATCCATTCACAAATGGAGCGTTCTATATCAATAAAAGGATTGACTTATACTTGAGAAGACAAGACCCATTGGCTCTATATGGACTATATTCTGAGGATGATGTCTTCGGTAGAGAGGTAGAAATTGAGAAGGAAAATAATTATGTTAAAGACGATGAGATAAAATGTTAAAATACAGTGTAAAGCTTACTGATAAAGATTTCAAAGACAATAACATAGTTTGGAGAGAAAAATATGTTGCACCAGATTTGTCATATATTTCTGGTGTGACAGACTTCTCATGTCATCTTGAAAAGCATCCATATATGACGGTTGAAAACCCATCAGCAAACCAAAGCAATATTCTTAAGGTTGAAAGTGAGGTTGTAACTAGATTAGGATACGTTATCTTAAGAGACAAAGAATATCCAGTTAAAAAGGTTAACGGTATAAATTATGTACAGATTAACGATAGGTTCTTCTACGAGAGTGGTGGTAAATTCACCATTAAGGATTGGTTATGTGAGTCATTTGTAAGAAAAAACGGCAAGATTGTTCCAAACATGGTGGAGAAAGATGTCTCTACAACCGCTAGCGGTGGAAAAATTAAACTTGATACAATTTGTTGGATTGAGGACGGTTTTGTCACAATTGATGGAGTTGAATACATATTTGACCCAAATGAGCAACAAAGCGATGGCACGGTGGGTTGTTTGAAGTTCAAGAATGATGGAAGGGTAATCAGTAAACCATGCGAATGTTCTTCAGTTTACTTTGCACCTTTTACTGATGTGTCATTTATCCATGAGGTTTGTAAATTTAAGGCTTATTCAACACCTTATTTGTCTTATAAATTCACAGATATAAAATACTGTGAGTATTTCTTTTTTGCTAAGTATAAGGAACATTATTGTCCAGTTAGACTTAAGGACAGTAACTTTGTTTGTGAAGTACCTTTAGGTGGTGATATATCATCTTTAACAGATTATCAAGTATATGCTCATAGCGAGGATGGTGATGGCGAATTTGAGGTTAACACTAGTGTCGATGGTGTTCACGGTATAAACGATTTGCTATTCCTTGATATGTTCATTAAGCTTGAGGGTGAGGAATTCCCTATAAATTATGATTATAGGGCATCAAACAGCTCCAAGTATATAATGGTACGAATGGAGAATCAAACGATAAGTGTGCCAGTTGGCGAGACCATATCATTCGTTGATTCTTCACTCAATGAATGTAACATTGACGTTGAAAGCGGAACTGTACTATATGATGGTAAAAAATATTACGTTGAAGATGGCTTGTTTGACAAGGCTAAAATCGATGGAACGGAATATGATGTCACATATGATGACTTGGACAGTACTATAGCGTATGTAACCATTGATGGTGAACAAGTTCCAATGAAGCGCAATGGAAATACCTTGACAAGATACGGTTATGTTCTCAAGAAGGGAGCAAGTGTTATTTCAGAGGAATCATACACCATAAAGAAATACAGTGGTGTTACAATTGATGGTGTGGCTTATCTTGTTAAGGACAATATAGCATACATCGGAAAGAGTAACAAGATTAAGTTCATTGTCACAGATATTAAGGGTAATTCATTATATATCTGTACCCCATATCTTAACCCAAATGAATATGGTGATGACTATATTAATAGCAAAGCTTATGAGTTATGCTTTATGGTAGTTGGAAACAAGGACAACTTTGACTTACAAGTTAACAACAAAGTATTTGGACTAGAGACTGTTTCTAAGGAGTCAGTGTTTGGATATACGGATAATCCAACATCTAGTGATGACGTTTATAATGTATTCGAGTATCTTAAGATTAATGGTGATAACGGATATATCAATTTACCTATTACATTCACATCAGCCAGAGGTAATAACATGCTTCAGAGCGATACGATAAAGAAAGATTTCTGCGAGAAGGAAAAGGAAAAGGCGATAAACAAGATTGTCGATTTGGAAAAGGATGTATACGCCCCAAAGATATTGCTTGACGATAAGTATGCTGGTTCAAGTTCAAACTTCCAATCAGTACACACAATAAACGTTAGTCTTCACTTTAGGACAAGAAACCTTGAGAATTGGAAGGTTAATGAGGGATATAATGACATATCAGTGAGTGGCACTGCTGATAACTGGTTCATTACCGACTATGAGCCATACAAGACAATGATAACAGCAACCACCACAACAGACGAACAACGTGATACAATGATGAGAACATCTGACTTATTGGGTTTCCTTAACTTTGATAACAATGATGTATTCTATCAGAAATCAAAAATAGCGAAATCTTTTTTGAGGTTTACATTCTATGACTCTATTGACCCACAAACTCAGTCACTACTTGCAACATCTTCAGTATTTTTAAATGAACATGACCTTTATAAGAAATTCATTGACAACTCAAGAAAGGGTGTTCATGATTACCTACAGTTTGCATTAACAATGGATGAAACCTTGATTGCCAACAAAATAAGGGTTACAACTGAGAGATTGGCAACTAGTAAGGAATATGACGATACAAACCCTCCAAAGGACATTATAAAGATTAACAGACCAGAGGGTGAACCACTAGTTGATACTGATAGATACATTTCATTAAAAGAGAATGCAAGATTGAGTTCTAGATTCGTAATCGATAACAAATACAGCACCGATACGTCATCTGAAGGATTTTACATTTATATATTTAGAGAGTATGCTGAAAAATTGCATCCTAAACGTATTTATATGAAAATTGAGTTCAACCATGCTGGAATCGGTAAGACCATTCCATTCATCGTACCGATGAGGTGGAAAAAAAAGAATGATAATGACGATAGTAACGAGGTAAATCCTTATACAAGAGTAACTCTTTCAAATAAAGTAGAAACACAAGAGCAAGGAGAAGAAACTCCAACAGTTCTTTCCGACTTAGATTACCTCAAGCAAGGTTATCCTCTATCATGGGTTTATGCACAGTCATATATACCATTATATGCTGTCTATGACTTTAAAAACAAGGAATACGGCTATGTATTCGACAATAGATATGTAGATGTAGACAAAAAAGATGATGGTGTTATAAATCTTAATCTATTCGAGATAAAGATTAAGAATGACGAAGACCCAACAACCAATGAAGGTACTGCCATAATTGAACCAAACAAACAGTTTGAAAAATGAGAAAGATACAGAAAAAAATATCACTAGAACCAATGACTAGTAGACTGCCTAGCATTCTACCAGCTTATATGAATAATCAACTCTATTTCTTCGATGATACCAATCTGAAGAAGAGGGATTATACATATACTAGTAACTATGGCATGATACCAATGAATGTTGACCTTAGTGGCTATAGTGGTAGTATACCTTGTTTGGACAATAACGAATGTTTAACTTGTAGTGGAACTAGCGCATATACTTACACTCCAGTAATTGAAAGGGAGGATAAGTGTGACCAAGACCCAAGCACTAGAAGGGAAGGATGTGAGTTATGTCAATGCCGTATAATTTCATTTGAACGTTTAAGTATTTGGTATAATAAGTTTACAGAATACTACCACCTTCTTAATGATTACAGCCACTGTAATACTGTGTATTCATCGGCTGTTGAATACTATTATAATGAAGGGGGACTTATTAATCCAAATCACGTTACTAGCGTAACAAGAAGTGGAAATAACATAACGCTTAAGGGTAATGGTTATACTATTACCACTGTGAATGGTAAGGCATATATTCCTAATGGTAATGAATTAAATGCTACTCCTACCATTTCTAATAATTCATTGGTAATTACCTATAAGAGTTCTCATGATTCATCTAGTACTGGAACAACAACAGTGCCATTAGGAAATGTTCTTAAAGAAAGAAATGGGAGTCTTGAAGACTTATATTATGGTAATGATTTGCAGACATACATTGATTTGGATAATGAAATAAAGTGTATGGGTGGCAGACCAACAACATCTTCTATAACTATAACAACTGATTGTAATGGTAATACAACACCTAAAAGTTATCAAACGGTTGATAAGGGTTTTTATGAGTGGATTTGTGAAAATGTAGTGCCAACATATCCAATGCCAAAAGAGTATCAAGATTATTGGCAAAGACAAACACTATATTACCCAGATGTAATTAAGTGGATAGGTTGGTTTAAGGAAAGATATGGCAAATATGGTGTAAATCCTGATTGTAAAACTGAGGAAGGTGATTGTTGTGACTGCACGGAATATGTGAATCGTGGTGGTTATAATATGATAGACGAAGATAATGAAGACTCAATGGTATTTTGGTATAATAAAATACAAAACAACATTATTTCTAGTTTACCAAAAGACACATATGCTTGTGTGGATATAGTACACTATAATTGTTATGAACCTTTTTATATAATGCCAATTGAATTGCAGAATTCTATTGAAGATTTGGGAGAATTCACTATATTTTGTGAAGAATATAAAGCTGGGATTGATTATAGAACAATACCAACTGAAAGTGCTGAGACAAAGACCATAATACACTTTGAAAGTGGTAATACACATAGTGGAACGACAGTTTTAAAAGATGGTGTACCCCAACAGCTTGTAAGCGGAATGGGTTATACATATGATGATAAATATATGGAGATATTACCAGATGATGATGGATGGAAGATTCCTAACACCAATATAGTCACATCTAGCCTTACTGCATTGGCATCATCAAAGGTACAATCATTACATATTGATAATCATCTTGTTGATGATATAGGAAATCCAATAGAAGGTCTATATGATACAACAGATAAGGCAAATCACCAACCACCAGAAGGTAGCATATTGCAACCAATATACCAAGTTGGGCATAAGTACAACATGGTTAGAAACGAGGAAGTGGATAATCAGTTTATTGGTGATGAGATAGATAACATGGAGTTCTACTATATGTGCCTTGATGGAACTCCAACAACTCCTCAAAAGGCAGAAAAAGATGATGCTTTGGGTGCTATTGAAAGAGCTTCAATCCCAGATAATGACAAGCCATATTATGAGGACATCTTCTGTGATATAACTTATCACATCGGAAATATATATGTAATGTATGAAAAAGAAGAAGAAGATGTAGAAGGTGAAATAAAAAAGGTTAAACAGATAAGATTGGCAACTGAAGAACTTGATGGCTTTGATGGACATGGTGTAGAATATATTGACACTGTTCAGTTTGTAAAGACTAGGACTGAGTACTATCTTAAGAAGATGTCAAAGGATTACGCACCTGATGAAAAGAAGGTAGCTAGCGCACACACCTTAAGCTATCCAATTTATGTGTATAACCTAAAGAGAGGTGAGGATGAAATTGTAGATAATACATATGATACCACATACAATGATAGTTTATCTAAAGTTAGTTATGAGGTAAAGAGAAGATTTCTTGAGGAAGATGAATATCATGAAATAATAAATCCTGATTCAAATTCCCCAATAATTAGGGAAGAATATAGGTTGGGAATAGCAGGACCAGAAAGTGTAGAGGGTGATATTTATATAGACAGAGGAATAAACTCAGCCTTTGAAAAGCATCTTAAGCTTGGAGAGGTTACGAGTCTTGAAAGCTTGCTTCAGTATGGCAATGGTTATTTTAAAATAATGGAGAATTAACAATATTAATAAAACATGAGTGCTTTAGGTTCATATGGATTGAACATTCCAATTCAAATTAAAAACAGTGACATAGACAATTTGGTAGACATAACATTTTGCTACCATGAGACAAGGAGTTATGACTCACTCAGTGATGCGAAGTTTAAAAAGCTTCCATCAAGTGTTCTTACGTTGGCAAACAGAGACGAAGTTGTCGATGGTATAGACAATTATGTTGAGGGTATGTATAACCTTCAACTACCTCTTAGTGAGTTCAATAAGAAGGGTTTCTACACTGTTTACATCAAGCCAAAGGAAATTAAGACGAGGATTATGGATGTCGGCTCATTGACAGCATTTCCAAACGTTAGGGGTATTGTGCTAGATTCTTCAGAAATAGAGAACAATTCCTTGGTAAGAGAGAAACTGTTGAAAAACAATGAATTGGTTGGCTATAGAATTATATACCTTGATGATAGTGGAGGAAGACAAGACTACTATAGGATAATCACATCAAACAATAAGTGTGAACCAGTGGTTCAAGCACCTTCTTCATCAAGCGATAAGTCATATACATATCGTTATGAGGACAGCTCAAGCATTTCATTCTTGACGTTGACCCCTTCAGCAGCACCTATGTTTAAGGATAACCAGAGTCCATACATCGGAAAGGTTGGACAAAAGATACTTTTGGTCAATACGTTGTTCGAACCAATTATGATTGACATTGAAATGACTACTCACGATGCTGATACAATCAGCTACATGTTGGAAGGTAGTCAGCTTAGAGACTTGGATAACGGTCTTGTTACCACATTCAATGATAAGAATGAGATTTACAACCAAGCAGAGCACTTTACATTGAAAGACCAATACAGTGGTAAACCTGTATATGAAGTTAAGGAAAATAAGAAGAATTCTGTTGATTTCTCACAAACATTAGACGATAAGATAGGATAATATGCCACAGTATATTAAATCACATAGTAACTACGTTTTGAAGTCAAAGCATCAGACATTGGCTGATGGTAGTACGATTTTTGAACGTGACATAACAACAATTGGAGGTCTGAACCAGTTCGCACCTGGACAGACTCCAATTTATCGTAGTAATAACTTTATTATTACGGTAAGGGATGATGGCGGTATATCAAACCAATATAACAGAAAGAAATGGACACAGAACACCAAAAGCGGTGATACTTGGACTATGACAAGCTTGGAGGGTATGGTCTCTGATGGAAGCGACCAAGACGATACCAAGATTGTACTTAAGCAAGACTACTACGATTTCCGTGATTTCTGCTACTATGGCTCTTTGGCTGAAATGTTCCGTGCCTCAATCACAGATATTATTGCAAGATTTCCTGGAGAACTCTATGGTACTACCGATAATGTATATTACACTGAGACAGAAACCGTTGATGGTAGCCTAATAGAGACTAGAAAAAAGTTAGGTGGCGAGAGTAACAACTACAAATACGTTGTTAATCCTTTTGGTATCGATATACATTCAAAGACAGCACCGAAGGATGCAAACCCTCTCAAATACTTTGCAAATGATGGCTATAAAAACTATAATTACATAAATGGAAGCACTAAAACACAAGTTACTTGGACTACTACCTATGAAGATAAAGATTGCTATACTAAGGGTGATAAACTCGCTACTATAACAATCAATGGTGTAACAATATATGCTTATTTAGGTGATGATAATATAGTTTATTATTTGTCGGCATCTAGTGGTTTCCATATTCGTCCTAAAGATGAACTAATTAGTGCATTCTATGAAGAGTGTGACAATTTCCAAAAGCTCATATTAAACCCTAAGACCAACTATAAGGCTACATTCTCTGTAATCGAAGAGACTGATGAGGGTTTCACTAGAAAGTTTGAGGACTTTATTTTCCCAACTTCAGAAGGTAACTATAACATCGATGCTAGCTCTTATGGCTTCAATACATACACCACAAGACTTTCACAGATTGGAGAGTTCTATGATGAGTTATTCACTGATAACCTATATAGGTCAATGACCCACGAGGCTATCAAGAACTTTGACTGGACTTATACACGTGAATATATTCAAGGTGATGAAGAAGAATATGTTCTTGGTGGTCAGAAGATGCAGAAAGCCTTGAGAGTATTCGCAAGGGAATTTGATGAAATATTGGCATACATTAATAATATAAAGAATCTTAACAGAGTCACATATGATGAGAGAGGAAATCTACCAGATTATTTCTTGACTGACACTGTTGAGAATGAGGGATGGAATGTGGTATTGGTGACTCCATATTATACAGATTCTGCAATTACAAAAATAAATGACTGTAATGACATTCCAATTAAATTTACTCAACCTAGTGGAACAGTAAAACCATATGACATTCCAAATGAAAAGGCATATTTCTTGACTTGTTGTGGTGGTGGAACACAACCATGTGAGTATAATGGAAGTCAATATACCTTTATTGAAGCTGGAGCTAACGAATTTACAAAGTTCGATAGCTGTAACGGAGCGTTGAGAAACCGTATCAAGAGATATACGGATGATGAGGAATATACATACCATGATGCCAATAATGAGTTCTTGAGAAGACTAAAGCTTAACTCTCGTGCAATCTGGCGTCATAAGGGCACACTTGATGGAATCGACATGATTCTATCATTGTTTGGCATGAGAAGCAAGAAATTCTGTGACGATTTGCATGAATATTATAACTGTAAGAATTTTAATTATGACTATGATGTAACAGAATATGCAACTTCAGTTAGTGCCCCAATATGTGATAGTTGGGATGCTGTTCATCAGATGTATCACATCGATTGGATTAACTCTACCAAGACAATTACCTATGATTATAGGTCTTTGTCAAACTATAATAGAGGTGCTGATGGTGTGACTTATTTACCATATCAAGGATTGCCAGTATCATATGTCACAAACGGACATTTCAATGCACGTAATGTGCGTAAAGACATTTGTCCTGATGACCCAATTGACTATATAATAGATAAAAGGGATAATACAATTAGAATAGAGTGTAACGGCCAATCTTATAAGGTCGCAGATATTAATGGAGATATATTTGTTTTAGGTACATCTACTTATGTTATAAGTGGCGATTACATAAAAGATGATGAGGGTAGTAAAATTAAGATAACATGGGACGAAAGATACCTATATCCTAATTTCAACCATTATGAGCAGTATGATGGAAATCCATATTTCCAAATGAAGGGTGGATGGCTTGATAAGGAGATTAGCAGTAAATACTTCCAATTCAATGTAGATGACTATATAGTGTTTGCTAAACAATTTGAATATTATATCATCTATAACAATTCAAAATATGACGTAGATGATTCAAACTTTACATGTCAAATAGGGACAGAAATTTATAATGTATATTATCTTAAAAATGGCGTAGAAACTAAGGTAACAACAGTTAGTGAATTGGTAAAAAATTCATATGTTAAAATAGATGATGAAACCTATAAAGTTAAAATTAAAGATAATAGAATATACAAGGAAACTGTAAGAAACATTAGAAGGTTCGATACCATTCAAGATATGCTTGCAGTTCCATCATATGAAATACATGATAACCAGATTGTATATGTAACAAAGATACAGTCTAATAATTGTGTATTGGATGGCGTTGTATATGAAATCAAGAAAGATAGTTTCTGCAAGAAAGGAGAAGAAGGTTATATTGAACTTGTAAAACAAAACGGTGTAGTCAAAGCTGGTGATGACCTATACTTCACTGAGTATGTAACAGTGTATAATAGAGATAAATCTCCACAGTCATATTATCTCAATACAATACCTAATGGACAAACCATAAAGGCTTATATAACTGAATATGGTGGATTTATGTGTTCTGAAGGTGATAACAACTACGAAGAGTTCAAGAAAATAACTACAGATGACGGTGACACCAATTATTTTATTATTGGTGATTTCTCCCAGTCAAATAGAATATATGATGCTACGCATGCATCTGGTGGTTGGAAACGTCTCAAGAATAGTGACAAGGAGTATAAGATGCTAAGTACCATTATTAATGACAACAAGGGTAATAACCCTCACAATGGTATGATGCAATATGACAATGGACAAGAATACTTCGAGTATTTCAAGCAGTTGTTCAAATATGCGGTTGAGAATGATATGTTTGATGAAAGATGCTATGATGACTACGACTACGCTAAAGACATTGATATTAGCACTAAGGGATGGGGTTCTGAGAACTTTGCTTATGCTAAAGACGTATACAGTTCAGCATCAACATATACATCATATGATGTTAATGGTGAAACAAGAAAATGGGGTAAGACTAGTGGTATAACAGTAAACTACAAGAACAGTAAGATATGGCCTTATGTCAATGGTAATAAAGATACCATTACAAACAAGAAAATTAACACCAAAGTAATAACCATTACTTTCAGGCTACACTATCCTATTAGTGATTCTAAGGGTGTTAGTGAGCTTAAGTATATAGATGATATTGTGTTGAATTACCTAACACAGATGATACCATCAACAGCAATATTACACATAAAGTATGAAATGAGATAACAAGTATGGCAACAGTAACATATAGTGTTAAAGATACGGAGATAAAAGTTAATGTTGGTGCTAAAGATACTAGTGCCTCAATTTGCTGGATTGGTATCACTAAAACAGTAGATGACTGTTGGACTAGTTCAGAAGAGGGTTCTTTTTGTGAATCTGTATATATTGGTGAAAACACTGATTGTACTAACGATAAAGTTTATACTGGAACATTCTTATGGCATGGTATCACAATTAATTATACTATAACTCAATCTCATGCAGACTGTCCTCCATGTCCTTCTTACTCAGATTGTGAAATTGTAGATTATTTACTTGAACCATATTATCTTCCATATGCAACCAAAACTGACGCAAAAATATATTATCAATATTGGCTTTATTCTGTTGATGATGATTGTAATATAATTAGGACATTACAATCTAGTTCAACTACAATTTCATTTTCAAGTGCTGATACCAAGATAGGTTGTGATGCGGAATCTAGAACTATAGAAAGTGCTGTTACGCTTGCTTGTGATGAAACATTAGATTTGGAGTGGTATGTACAGAAACCAGACATGTGTTGTGATGACCCAAGCAAGAAGACTTGCTATGTCATAAACGATATAGTTTATTCTCCTTCAATTGTTCCATCTAGCGGAGCTGATGTCTCCTATTACTTTGACTATAAAAAAATTGAAACCGAGAATTGTATAGAGACAATCACCTTCGGTAGATATGAAGGTGTGTGGAAAATCGAAAAATGTGACAGTGACTCAAGCAAAGCTCCGCAAAGATGCTGTAGAAACCATATTGAAAAGGAAATATTGTCTGCATTGACTACTGATTGGGGTGACGATAAAGTATTGTGTAATGGTGGATTAGTAAAAAACACTGAGTTGTCAATCATACAAACAAAAGACCCAACATATACTAATTGTAGCAACGTTTGTGAACAAGATACTGGTTATTGTGTCTCTTATACTAGTATCACCACATATTATAAGGATGAAAACGATGAGTGGAAACGTTGGGGACAATGGACTAACAACGAAGATAAATGGACATGGCTTGACCCAAACTACGAATTACCTTATTTCGGTGGAAACATGAGGGTAACTTGGACATATTCAGCCTATACGGTATATGAAGACTGCACAACTGGTATGACAAGTGGTAGTGAATGGGAAGATATTCTAGATATTTTACCATATCAAGGAGATTGCTTTGATGAACTTAAGAACCAATGTGGTATCATATCAATAAAAAGCGAAGAAGCAAATAGATGTGATGGAGGTACAACCAAATTCGAATTTGCCATTAATGAGAATGTGGAACCAGATTATGTGATATATCCAATTAAGTATATCTTTAAGAAAGCACCGTGTGAGCTGACTGATAAGGATAAATTCCCAGAGACAATTGGTAATCTATGTGACACTAGAGAAACTGAAGACAATGGAGATTGTAATAAGTTTACCATAAAATACAAACAGAAGAAAACCATCTGTGATGATGACTGTGATAGTTGTATTGAACCACATGAAGAAGGGGTATTTGTTTGTAGCAAGTGTGGATATAAGATTGGAGCATATGAAGACGAAAGTCATAAGATGAAACCTTATGCTGATAAATGCCCAATATGTGAAACCACATTTAGAACTGGAGAAACAGAAACTGACTATCAAGTCTTGAGTGATAGCATGACATATTACTTGCCAAGCGCACTTACTGATAAGAAATTCACTGATTCAGATTGCTATGATACAACATGTACTCTAAAGCTTATTGATAAACCATTCTGGGTTACAGCAGTTACCGTTAATGAAGGTTCTATTACATATGAGGTAGAAGATAACACTGGTTCTGACCGTGAAGGTGGCGTTACATTCCAACTCAATGGAAGAGATTGCTACGACACAGTTTTACTATCACAATATGGTACTAGAGAGAGTGTTGACCCACATGGAGAAGACCCAGATGTACCATGTGATTGTGAAAATGCATTCTTTGACGCATATCCACTAAACGGAAAGATAACAGGTAAGGCTACTCAACATGTCATTATTGGCAGTTATTCTTATGATGATTGTATAACAGATGTAAATCCTAGTGGAACAGCACCAAATTGGCTTTCAAATATAAGTTGTAATGATGGATATATTTATGCTGATGTTGCTGATGGTAGTACTACTGAAGAGAGAGCTGGTTCTGTAACCGTCACTTATTCTGTTGATGAAGATGAATGTTCATCTAAGACGATAGCAGTTAAGCAAAAGAAGAAGGGTGAAGGTGGTGACTGTGATATTGATTTGATAGTTGGTGGTGACACTTGTCCAGGTGGTGAGGTTACAATTACAGTTAATTTTTAACATATAAAAGTTATGGTTGAAATTGAAGGAAAAAAAGGTGATTACGAATTAGACCTTAATGATAGTTTTGAAACTGAATATTATCTAACAATCGATTCAAGGAATGAGGCTGAAAAACTCATTCCTTGGTCGGTTACATTATGTTCAAACGAATCAATAAAGATTAAAACTGAGGGTGTTGATAAACTTCATCTAACCTTTAACTTGGAGACTGTAAAACATCAAGAATACATCTTGCTTGAGAACTACAATAATGAAAAAGCCAAAATCGTTATAAACCCTAACCTTAAGGAATCAGCTCAGAAGGTATATACGTTTAGAGTGTATGGTTACAAGATAAGTGACAAGGATACCGTTGAATTCAAGGTAAAGTCTGAGTGCAATGGTGAGCCTATGCCTTGGAAATGCAGTTATGGTGGAAAACCATTTGAATACCAGATTTCAAAAGAAGGCAAGAAGATTACATTTAAGCTGAAATCAGTTCCAAATGGTGACATCGTGGGATTCCTAAAGTTGCATCAAGAAAAAAGTGGCAAGGATATAAGCATACAACTATTACATCATACCGAAGAACAGATGAAAGTATTAAGGATTTATTAAAAAGTAAAAAAGCTGACTAACTAGAAGTTAATCAGCTTTTCTTTGTCTTCATCGACATCATCGATATTGTTTATCTCGACATCGTAAAGACTGTAATCATTATCAACATCAATAAACTTATAAGACATATCTTCGAGATTCCACACTGCAAATCCATGCTGAGAAACGGTTTCCCCATAGGATTGCTGTATAAGCGAACCAGGATATACAACCTCTGCATCACCGCACTTGAGCACTTGGCGTTTGTGAAGATGACCAGCCATTACGCAGTCACATCCCTCAAATGCAGAACCATCAAGGCCACTGTCTGATACATAACCGTTATTAAGTGTAGAACCAATTATTTGGCCATGAAACAATCCAATGAATCTTGCATTTGGGTTTGCTTCCCTTGTCTCTTCAATGGTTGTAGGTCTCATGAAGTCATCATATATTGAATATAAGCACCACACAACATTTTCATCGATTGCGCACCCACTCTTATATTCTAGCACGGCATCCAAGAACTTGCAGTTTTGGAAGTCTGCCGTATCAAACAATGCTGTCATTGTGTCAGTACGTGCTTGATTCTCTACGATTAGGTCATGATTTCCAGCTATAACGATAACGGTTGCAATCTCCTCAAGTTGTCTTAGGAAATAACTTGTAAACACCATAAGTTCGTTTGATATGGTATTCTTATTATTGAATAAATCTCCGCAGATTACAATTCTCACTTCATCTTTTTTATAGTCCTTTGCAATCTCTTTACAATTCTCAATAAAAGGTTCTAATATTTCAGCGTATTCATCTAAACGCTTGTATTGTCTAATATGTATATCAGCTATCTGAATAACTAATTTTATCATTTTTTATTTATTTTTTGCAAAGATATATAAAAAAAGTTAAAATTCCAAATTATTCGTGGGTAAGTTCTCCAAGAACGTCACCATATTCTTTTAACCTGAAGTTATAATCCTCAATTAATCTCTTCATCATGTCTTGGTCATATACCCTACCATTGGTGTTCTTTATATCAAAATTCGCTTTTATAGGTACAATTCTTGCATTAAAATAGAATGGGTTATCCTTCAATGATTCAATAACCCTCATTTTATCCTCACAGATGCCCTTAAAAGCCTCTGTGTCGGCTTCGGATAGTTCAAACCACTCACCAATAATGGCTTTATCTCCAAAGTGATTGTGGAGCATTTTTTCAAGCTTGAAAGGATGAGCTGTCTCGAAACTATCCTTGATGTATAGAAGGGATGAGTTGCCAGTTTGAAGCTGCTTCAGTCTCTTGTCAACGCTCTTGGCTCTAGTTGAGCCAATCTTGTATTTTCCCTCATTACCGATTTCTCCAATTAAATATACATATCCCATATATAAAATATAATGATTTTATCACTATTTTTCAAGTATTTGGATATAATTTATATAAACCATACAAAGCACCATAAAACTTTTATTTTGATGCGATATTTATTATAAAAAAATAATGCTAAGCAAGTCTTTACTTGCTTTTCTTTTAATAACTTATTTAAGTAAAAAATTAACATTATGGCAAAAGACAGAAAAAAGGTGATTCATATCCACAGCAGTATTGAGGATAGGCAACCTACACCAGCAACACTTGAGGTTGGTGAAATCGCAGTGAATAACGCTGCAAACAAAGAATTCATTTCACTAAAGAACTCATTAGACAAAGTTGTTAGATTCTCTTCAGATGAACAGATGATTACTTGGGGAGAAAAAAAGGAGGTTATACCTTACAGTGGTACAGTTGATAATGTACACCTTGATGCCAACAGGTCTAACATTGAAATCAAACTTAACCAAGTTGTTTCAAAGAATACAGTAAAATATGATAAGGTTAATGGTGCTATTGATATTGATGGTCAACCAGTGAATCCGTCAGATGATGAAGGCTTGACAAATGGCGCAGGATTTGCTATTGATATGTCACAATATGCTATGATTGGTGCAAACCCATCATTTAGTTCTGTTACTGTAACACATCAGTCTAACTTGAGTGGTACTACAAACATATCAAATGGTGATGGCGGTGCTGTTCTTAACATTACCACAACAGATGTCAATGCAACTAATACCAATTGGAAAGAGACAATCACAAACAAGACATCAACTGTAACGAATGAGACAGATAAGATTACCACTCTTAATGCATCTGCGACCACAGCAAATGTAAGCGGTAATACACTTGACATTATTGAGAATACAAGTGTTACTGTTAAGACTCCAACTACAACTATTAGTGGTGCTACATTAGTGGCAGACGAGAGCACTAGTATCTCTGCAAAGACCCCTACTACAACGTTGAGTGGTACTAGTTTGAATGTAACAGAAACAACTAGTACAATTAACAGCACTAATACTAACCTTACTGGTACGAATCTTAATTTAAGTGAAATCAACACCACAATCAATTCTTGTGGAAAGGTAGAGATTACAACAGATAAGTATACACTTAAGCAGTGCAGCACAAGCGGTGGTACAGCAGAGTTTGAGTTCTGTAATGGCTATACCGTAAAGAGTAATGCTATTAACCTACAACAATGCGGAACAGCAGGTACTATCAACATTACTTCTCAGATGCAGAACATCAATGGCGGAAACCTTACTGTAAATGAGAGTGGAAATACTGCAATTAATACAGTAGGTACAACCAACATCAAGTCTACTGGTAATACCAATGTGGAGACCAATGGTGATAATAACAAGGTTACAATCCAATCTAGTGGAAATGGTGGTGATGTGGAAGTATTTGCTAAGGATACACTATGTATGAGCGGAGGCACTATTGCTGCAATGGTAGGTACGACAAAGACCAATATCGGTAAGAACTGTGCAGATGGTGGTCAGACCACAACGCTTAACCTTAATGGTACTACAATTAATGAGACTGGTGGAACAGTTAATATCACATCAACCAATAACACTAATATAAGTGCAAAGGATTTCTGTGTTAAGGGTTCTACAAGTGCTAGTATTGGTGCTCCTACTACAAATATCGGTAAGGCTTGTGATAATTCTACAGCAACTACTATTAATATTAGCGGTACTACTATTAATGAAGGTGGAACAACCAATAACAATAATTTCACCACTATTAATAATACTGCTACTACCATTAACAATAAGGCTAACTTCAATATTACTGGTACAACTTACATCAGTGGTAATACCACCATAAGTGGTGATACAACGATAGGAGGTAAACTATATCTAAAGCCAGATTGTACTACTATAACTTCTACTACTGTCAATGCAGGACTTTGCGAAGTACTAAACAGAAGTGCTATTACTATTGAGAAAAATACTAGCCCTTCTGACCCACAACTTGCAACGATTTATACCATAAAACAAAATGACGCTGTTATTAATACTATTGAGGTAGCAAAAGACCAGTTCTTGAAAAATGCAGAGGTGGTTAAGAATACTTCTGGCGAATGGGTAATAAGACTAACTTGGTGGATATATGACCCAGATAGTGGCACTCATACAACAGCAACAACAGATGTTAATGCAAGTGAATTAGTTAAGGATTTAACTGCTGTAAATCCAACAGATAATGGTACAGCTGCAAATCATAATGTTAAAGTGTCTTCTTGGTACGATAGCACAAGTGGAGATATGAAATTCTCTGCTGAAACAACTCCAAACATGCATGTTACTAATATGTACGCTAGTAATACTGTTAGTGGTGCTACCGTAAGTGGTACAACTGTAAAAGGAGCAACCGTAAGTGCTGGAACTCTTACCGCTACTGGTAATACAACGCTTGCTGCTACAACTGCTTCTTCAATAAGTGCTACAAGCGTTTCATCTCCTACTATTAGTGGTACTAATATCACAGCATCTGCTGCAATGAGGGCTAACAATGTAAGTGCAAGCACAATTAGTGCTACTACTTTCACAGGAGCGATGTCAAAGAAACTTACTTGGGAAAGTGGGACTTTTACTGCTGATACGACAGGATATAATGGTTCTGCTGATAAGGTAATTACCATTCCAACAAGCACAGAACACCTTACAAGAGGTAAACTAACTGTTACACATAATGGTCTATCAGAGACATATGACCCAGCAACCGACAAATCGATGACATTGCCTCACAGTGCTTTGACTTGGCAATATGGCAGTGTAACTGGTGCATCTAACGACTCTTATAACACAAGTGCAGGCAAAACTGTAACGATTCCAAAGAACCTTAAGCATTTGGTAAATGACTTAAGTAATTTGACATTTAACACTGGTACAACAAGTATTGCTGGTAGCCCTTATAATGGTAGCGCAGCAAAGACTATTACAATACCAGCAAAACTTTCTCATTTGACAAATGACTTAAGTAATTTAACTGTTAACTTTGGTACAGCAACAGGGCAGACAGCAGCTGCTACATATAATGGTAGTGCTGCTACAAGTATTACAATACCAACAAGCACAGCACATCTTACAAAATCTACATTAACGATAGATTATGGTGATGTGTATGGTAAAACTGATACTAGCTATGATACCACAGCAGCTAGAACAATTACCGTACCAGACTCATTGGCTAATGTAAGTCATCAGATGGTTGTTGATTCAACTCCTGCTAGTACTAGTGGTACTATTACGATTAAGAAACCAATTAGCGTAAATGGTACTATTACTGCAACAGGTGCTATCTATTCATCAGACATTAACTTGAAGGAAAATGTTGAATATGTCAGTGAGGAAAATTTGATAAAAGCAAAGAACATTTTGTTTAGGTCATTTAACTTTAAGGATGACGATAGTAAGAGGAAGACCTATGGCGTTATTGCCCAAGAGATACTAGCAGCTGGCCTTGACGAGTTAGTTCACGTTAAAGAAGATGGAATGCTTGGCGTTGACTACATATCTCTTCTTACATTGAAACTTGCTTCACTTGAGTATACCAACACGCTTTATGGTGAAAGAATTGAAGAACTTGAAAATAAAATCAAGGAGTTGGAGAGTAAAATTCAATAAGTCAACTTAAAATAAGTGGTTTTTGGGGGTAGTTAATTCTACCCCATAACCACAATAAAAAAAATATAAGAATAATATGGCAGTAAGTCAAAATGAATGCTATAGGCTAATCACACTTGGATACTTAAGCGGATTTACTAATCAAGCTGGTGTCACCGTTAATGTGTCTAGTTTAGAAGCAGCAAAACGAGTAAATACATATTGTCCTACTTATGGTGAGTTGACTAGCGGAACTCTTGTACCAAATTGGAAACAAGGTACTACTCCTAATGGTGATACTGACGGAATAGTGGTAAGTCAAAAATGGTATGGAGATGCTTCTAAAAACTATATATCTAGTCAATGTGTTGACCAGAAAGACTTATCAGTTAAGTGGACTAGACTTGAAACATTTACCATTGCAGCAAACCCAACTTCAATTAGTGGTTGTTCTGGGGAAACATCAATAATAAGTTATAATCACAAGTATACAAGATATACTAAAGAAATGAATGCTAGTTGTGCTTCTGCAACAAGTAGTGTATCCGTTGCGGACACAGCAGACAGTGAGGTGAATGTATCTGTAGCCTCAGCCGATGGTAGTATTGGAACTTGGTCTGGTACAACACACACTAAACCGTTTACAAGTAAGGCATATTCTGGAACTGGTGACAAGACAATAACAATAAGTGGAGATGTCATTTTTAGAGGTGTTCATAATCTAGCCACTGCTAAGATTACACAAAAATCTGGTTGCGGACCAGATTGTGGTGAATATAAGTGGCGTGTATCTGGAACACCAGTTAGTAGTTACACCGTTGAGTGTGAAGCAACATCTCAAACTGCATTCACTTGTGATGGAGGAAATTACAGTGCTAGTGGTAGAGGCAAGGCAGATATTGTTACAACATATGTTTATGAAGATGATTGTGGACATATAAGTGGTAGCCCATCATCAACTACAGTAGCAACATATACAGCTTTACCATCTCAAAGCGGCACATTTACAGAACTAGATTGCTGTGGTGGAGACCAAACACGTACAAGTTATTTGACGTTTGAGTATAATAATGCCCAAGGAATGGTACAATTTAAACAAGAGTGTAAAAAGTGTACCGAAGGGTGTGAAGCAGATTGTACTAGGATTGTAGACGATGGCTGTTGGTTTGAGGGTGGTAATTTAAGACCAACTGCAATTTATGCGTTTGGCGCAGGAACCTCATCTTGGGGTGAGAGTACGGATACTGCTTATGTTGATGACCTTACGTATAACGGAGTGCAACTAACAGCATACACTCAAAACAATCCTCTTGAATTGACAAGTTGGCTAAAGGTTTATCGTGACAGCACTGCTATTGGACAAAATGATGATTTGAAATATTTCTATGAGCCATATATAGAAGATGAAAATCCAAGCGCTGATGAATATCACAAATATAGAGAAGCTATTTTCTTCTATGAAACTAAAGATGAAAAATTAAAATATGGTAGTCATGCTGGCGAGCCAGCATGTTCATCAACTATGGTAATAATTAGGCAAGTACTATGTGGCTATGACGTTTGCAGAACTGGTAGCCACTATGAGTATACAACAATTAAAAAAGGACATAGTTGCTGTGATTCACCTTATGGGGTAAATTGTAAAAGTGGATGCACTGACTGTAAATCTGGGTCACAAGATTGTTTGACGGCTTACACATTTACCGTAAAGACAGTTCCAACAGCAATTGTAACAATGGGTGGAAAAACTTATTATGCAAATGCGCATGGTTTAGCTATACATACATCAGATTCTAGCGCATCTGTTATTGCAACGATTAGTAAAAATGGATGTACATTTGATGGGTCAACAACTAAGACTGTAACCGTTGCCGCAAACACCACTGTAGAAGTTCCAGGCGTATGTGAATCTTGCTTGCTTTGCACAGATGCAAACATTAGGGATATTACAACAATGTCACCATTGTCATCAACTAGTGGAGGTGGAGTAGTACTTACTTTCGTAACTAATTGTGGAGATACTAGCAAATATCAAATTAGACATATAAGTGGTGCTGTAATATTAAAGAGCATTAGTATGTCTTATTATGCAGCACAGCACAGAATGATTGTTTCAGCATCATATGATGCTAATACATTTAGTACATCAAGAGCTGAGAATCTTGGTATTACATTTAATGGCACTATATGTAAGACATCAAATATTGTACAAAAAGCTAAGAATTCTTAATCTAAATAAAGAAAGAGTAATCAGAGATGATTGCTCTTTTTTTTTTTATTAAAATATTTGTTTTTTTAATTTTTTTTATATATCTTTGCATATATTATTGAATATTAATATTTTTAAAATAATTAAAAACTAATAATATATTATAATGGCAAAGACCATAAAAGTAGATGGAGAACCAAAGGAAGTAACCAAGATTAGGAGCAAAATATTGAAGGAGTTCAATGACCTTGTATTCATAGAGGAAGGTCACAAGTACTTTCTTAATGGTGAACAGTTACCTTCAGTATCAGAGGTTACACACAATTTCTGTGCCGCACCGTTTGATTCTGAAACTAAAGCAGAAAGGTATGCTGAGAAGCATGGTGAAACTGCGCAATATTGGCTAGACCAATGGAAGTTCACCAATCTTAAGGCTACCACAAGTGGTACATTGACGCATGAATATGGTGAAGGGTTAGGATGGTTGAGAAATGGGCATCCTGAGTTCTTGCCAGAGTCATGCAAACCAAAGTATGTAAAGGAGAAGGATTGGCTCATTCCAACACGTCCAAAGGAGGAATCAGTACTTAGGTTCTATGATGAACTAAATCAAAATCTCCATTTTGTGTTGGCTGAGACAAAGGTATACACTGGAAAGAACACCAATATTACCAACTTGAAGCAGAATTATTGTGGAACATTCGATATTCTGTTCTATTATGAAGACCCAAACAACAAAGAAAATAGTGGGTTATGCATATTTGACTTTAAAACCAATAAGGAGCTTAAAAAGGATTTCAGTAGGGAAAATGGGAGATTCTTATTGCCACCATTCGGTGATTTATATGAAGAACCGCTTTCGTACTACACACTCCAATTAAGTTGTTATCAATTACCACTTGAGGACATTGGTTTGAAGGTCATTGCAAGGAGGATTGTTTGGCTGAAGGATGATGGTTCTTATGAGCTGATACCATTACCAAGTGTAACAGATAGGTTGAGAGAAGTTTTATAAAGCAATAAAGTTAATATGGATTACGAATTTAATCTAGAGAGAATCAAGAGAGCAAGATTTACATTGGATGCTTATTTCAGAGAAGTACCAAAGGGTAAACAACCAAGAGATTTATGGAAGGATGTTATTTCAACTGTTGAACACAGTGGCAGTAGGAATAAGATGTATAGCAAGAATCTTGGTATCGTTGACCTCAGTGGCACTGTTGAGAAAGCATATAAGGCAATCATTAAGTATGCAAAGGATAATGAGAACAAGCCACCAAGAGAGAGATTCATGACACTTGAGGATGTAGCATATTGGGCAGATTGGATGAAAAACGAATTTGAACAATATTCAAGTCAGAAGTTTTCTTTGCTTACCTATTTTGACTATATAATGGGGTATTACATAGTAACCTCCTTCAGAGGCTTTGCAGCAGAGTATGAGTTCTGTAATTGGCTTAACAAGAAAATGACAGATTCAACATGTTACAATGATGATAACATAACAGAGGAAATGTGTGAAAGGCTTGGCTGCAAAAACCATGACGAATTGGATAGGAAACTGATGATTGACCTATTGGTTGATGATGATATTGCAATCCAAGTGAAGAACAAGAGTTTCTTGCTAGGTGGTGGATATAAGACGTTTGAGGATGACTATAACAACCTCAAGAAAGCTGCAAAGGAACTTAGGGAAAAGTATCATATAGATTATAATTTCGCGTTCTATGACCCAGATGGTGGATGGGTGAGAAAGAGAAAAGATGGCCTTTTCATATTCTCTAGCACAGAGATTTTCAACTTGTTTGATAATTATAGTGCTGAAGAGAGGAAGAGAATGGTTAGAAAGATGTTTGAAAAAGGAAATTTATTTGTAAGTGATTTAACAGTATGACAACAAGGAAGACAATATTTTTGAGCAGTTTGATAGGTGCAATGTTTGTGACATTGGCATCATCAACATATTTCTATGTAGCATTTAGGAAACTTTGCAAGAAAATAAAGACGAGTTTTGAAAAATGGGATGATATAAAAAGTTTTTAAATTATGGATATAGTCAAAAAATATGACATAAAAGAGATTACCACACGCCTAAACAATTTGAAGAAGAAGTTTGGAAGTTACGAGGTAAACCGAGAAATTGATTGGCAAAGCAGATATTCATATAATTGGTGTGATATTTTGAATCTTGCGTATAGGTCGTTGAAAAACAAGCACACCAAAATACGTAGGGATAGGTATGGTTTTGTAAGACCTATTTCATATGAGGCAAAATATAGAAGTAAAACATTGTATGGGGGGATGATGACCAATAGTTATGATTGTGGTGGGTTCTTTCCATTTTTTAATTCAAGTACTACAATAACAACAAGTAATAATTATGTATGGTAATATTTTAGGTATATTGGCTAAGTTGACCAATGTAAGAGTGGAGAATAAGATACTCATGAGACCAGAGGGTGTAGTGAATTGGGGTTACAGTGATACTAGTGATATAGTGAATGAACTTTATGTAACTAACGTTACTAAAGACCATAATGGTTCTTTTGGTTTTTGGGTGCATGGTGATACATACGAAGAGGCTGCAAAGAAAGCCATTGGTAGGCTTTTGGCTAGTCTTAAGTGGTCGTATAAAGTAAGGATAGAGAAATGGTTAGGATAACAGTTCTTTCTCATTATCGCTTTGATGAGAAAATGAAGGAATTGGGATTGAATGACAAGAATGTGGAGGACACAAACAAGGCATTTATCTCAATCATAGGAACTCCAGAATGCCTCACATATTATTTGGATGAGGGGAAGACAAAACACTTCTTCAAAGACCATCCGAATGTATTGAATCTAGATTTTGATGATATTGAGGATGATGTATTGTATAATGGACACCATTTCAAGACCATGAGAATGGAGCAAGCTGAAAAAGCAATTCAGTTTATAGAGGGCAATATCAATAAGGGAGTTGAGAGCTTTGATATACATTGCAGAGCTGGTATGTCTCGTAGTCGTGCCTTTGGTGAGTTTATCTATAGATACTGCAAAGAGCATGATATAGACGTGGAATATGAAGATAGGGATGATTATACCACCATGTTGAACGCTGGTGTCTTAAGAAGACTTAATCATGCCTATTGGAAAAAAAATAAACTTAGATTCTATGAGGATGGCAAGACAGAGTACCCACGTGACCTTGTAGAACCTAATATGAGAGAAATAAATAGGTAAATGAAACTTGAAAATAGAAAGGTTTGTTTTGATTGCGCATATTTTAGTGATTGTACAAGAGTATCAATGGCTGCTGATAATGATGGCTATGTAGATATAAATGATTTAAGGTCATTGGCGTATGATTGCAGTCATTACTATAATCCAAAAGGATAAATATTATGGATAATAAGTATAATGGAGTAGTGGATGAAATTCTATACTACAGCGAGAGAACAAAAGATGGTAGGTGGATAATTCCAATTGAGGTTGATTGGGATTATACACTTACCAAGTGTTCATGTTGGGAGGACGGAACTATGGATATAAACTATGAAGCGTTTGAAGTTATGAAGCGTTGGACTAAGGATTATAACGTTGGTTGGATTCTAAATTCAATGAGGCATGATGAAATTTTAAAAGAACCTTTAAAAATACTTGAAAATGAAGGTGTAAAACTTTATAGTTTAAGAAAGAACCCATGTCAAGATAAAGATGGCAATGAAGTAAACAAGTGTTTTGCTGTTTTTACGATAGACGATAGATGTGTGGGAATTCCAGTCAAATGGTTTGAGGGGTGTAATAGACCTCATGTCGATTGGACTGAAGTTGATAAAATAATGACACCTATATTAGAACATATAAGTGTCACCTTAGACAAAGTTAAATTATGAACGAGAAGTACATTTTAATCAAGCCTTTTTCAGCAGGTGAAGGAACACTCCCAGAGGGTAGTGAAATCATTTATTTCAGAGGACAGTTTTGGGTAAATGGTGGTCCAGCACCAACGTATTACAATGCGATGCTTAAAAAGTTGATTACAAATCCAGAGTATGTTAGAAAAGCTAGAATACCTAAGAATCAATTTTAATCATGGCACATTTGGATAATGATGAAATGTTTCTGAACAACCTAGTTGAGAAATATGGATTTGAAAGAGACGAGAACAATAAAGTTAAGCTAGATTTTGATGTCCTTACAATTAGGGAACTCATATCAGTATATAATAGGTATTGTGGCACAGAAGAACTTATAGACTGTGGGAATGGTGAAATAGAGATTAACAATGACGAGCAGAATTTCCACCATAATATAAGATATGAAGTGTTTAGACAATACTTTAAGGATGAATTTAAATGGGAAGATGGATAAGAGCAGATTTTTAAAGGACAGTGACCACACTGGACGTTTCATTGTTAAATCCAAGGTAACTGGAAAGCGATATTTCGTTGAGGTAATTGGCAACGCTCATCCAAGCGATTGGGGTGATTTAGACCCAAGCACAAAGAAGATGAGTGGCTCATATGGTGAGAGATATGAGGGTTGTGTTGCTGAGAAGGAATCGCTAATTACAGATGAAAACGGATTTGAGAAGATAACTACCCTACCTCAAGGTGTATCTCCATTTGATGAGATTGAGAGAAGGGATAGGGAGTATGAAGCAGCAATGAAAAAATAATGAGATTAAAAACTATATAGTTATGGCAAACAAAGTAAAATATTTTTCCGTTTATGGAATTGCAAAGACAGGACGAAAGAAGCATGTCGTTACTGTCGTAGGAAAGTTCGAGCAGTCACGAGAGAATACTGAGGTGACTGAGATTGTTGATGTTGAGACAAAGCCAACCAACTTTGTCAAGGGAGAACTTAAGTATAATGTTAAGCAAATGAAGAGAAAGCTGACACTAGGTATGTCAATTTGTCACCCTTCTGACAAATTTGACGAGGAAGTTGGCATAAAGATTGCAAAGGCTAGAATTGAGAAAGGATATGACCTTGGTTCACTTGAAACAAGTAATGTCACAATGTTAACAGAAGATGCAATTATGTGTGAATTAATAACAAAACTAAATTTTATTATTGAACACATTGAGGACTACATTTCTGAAGATTAATCTTGAAATATTAAAAAAAACTTAAAAATTGGGGTAACATTTTGGTTATCTCAATTTTTTTTTGTATCTTTGCACAAGATTAAAAGTATATTATGAAAGAAATAATAGAATCATTACCTTGTAACGAGGGCATCAAGATTCTTATCGCAGTAATTTTACTGTTAATAATGGGGTCTTGTATCATTTTTAGGAAACACATTATTAATTTTTTAAAAAGAAGGTAGTTATGGCACATATTTTGCAAGGTAATGTGAGGGAAATATATGTATCTGATAGCAGCATCAAAGGTTCTAAAAATGTGTTATTCGTATACGAAAGCGGTGATTTGGAATTGAAGTGGTGCTGCGAGAATGTAGTTGAAAGACAGCTATGTCCTTTATTGGTGAAAAGTGGTAAAAAAATTAGATTAGAATATGGTGAGCCAAATCTATTTCAAATAAGACAAGTTATACCTTTCCAAGACGAAAATGGTAAACTTGAACCTTGTTGGGAGAAAATAATGTAGTATGGATGCAAAGGAGATATATTCTTGTGATGGTATAATCAAAGGTTCGAAATATCTTCTATATATAATGGAAGATGAAACTTTGGAACTAAAATGGTGTTATGAAAACCATACTATTGATGAACTAAATCCACAAATTGAAGATTGTGGGTATGGTACTAGACTTTATTACGGAAAAGATAATAATTCAGAACCACGCTCTTCAATACCATTTAAGAATGTAAAAGGAATACTATCTAAAGATTGGGAAAAAATAATGTAAATTAAAAAAAATGAAGGGAGAATTAGAGGAAATAGTGGGTAATGCGTTGAGACAAGCTGCATTTATTGGCTATGATAAAGACGATGAAATGAATCAATTGATGTTTAACAAGTTAGTAGAGCATACTATTAAGAAAATTAAGAAAATAATATAGTAAATAATAATAAACAATGGGAAAAATTATTGGAATTGACCTTGGTACGTCAACATCTTGCGTATCAGTTTTTGAAGGTGGTCAGCCTACTGTTATTGTAAATAGTGAGGGTAATCGTACAACTCCGTCAGTTGTAGGATTTAAGGATGGTGAGCGTAAGGTTGGTGATGCTGCACGTAGACAAGCTATTACTAACCCTAAGAATACTGTGTACGCTATTAAGCGTTTTATGGGTATGCCTTTTGTTAATGTCGCAGATGAAGCAAAGCGTGTAACTTATGATGTTGTTAATGAGGGTGGTTTCCCACGTGTAAGCATTGATAACCGCAAGTATACGCCTCAAGAAATTTCGGCAAGCATTTTGCAGAAGATGAAGAAGACTGCCGAGGATTATCTTGGTACTGAGGTAACTGATGCTGTTATTACGGTTCCAGCGTACTTTAACGATGACCAACGTAAGGCTACTAGTGAAGCTGGCCAGATTGCTGGTCTTAACGTTAAGCGTATTATCAATGAGCCTACTGCTGCTGCACTTGCCTATGGTATCGATAAGTCTGATAAGGACATGAATATCGTTGTGTATGATATTGGTGGTGGTACATCAGATGTATCAATCCTTAATTTCGGTGGTGGTGTATTCGAGGTTATTTCAACCAATGGTGATTCGCACCTTGGTGGTGAGGACTTTGACCAAGCAATCGTGAATTGGGTGGTTGAAGAGTTCAAGAAGCAAGAGGGAGCTGACGTAAGCACTGACTCTATGGCTATGCAGCGTATTAAGGAAGCTGCTGAAAAGGCTAAAATTGAACTTTCTACAGCAATGTCAACCGAGATTAACTTACCATACTTGGCTCCAGTAAATGGTACTCCAAAGCACTTTGTTACATCATTGTCACGTGCTAAGTTTGAGCAGTTGATTGAGCCTTTGTATAAGAAGCTTGTTGACCTCTGTAACGAGGCATTGAAACTCTCAAAGCTTGAGATTAAGGATATTGATGAGGTTATCCTAGTTGGTGGTTCTACACGTATTCCAAAGGTTGTAGAGGCTGCAAAGAGTGTGTTCCAGAAAGACCCATCAAAGGCTGTTAACCCTGATGAGGCAGTATCTCTTGGTGCATGTATCCAAGGTGCTGTGCTTGGCGGTGAGGAAGGTGTTGGAGAAATCGTATTGCTTGATGTAACACCTCTTAACCTTGGTATTGAGACCCTTGGTGGTGTGATGACCACACTTATTGAGGCTAACTCTACCATTCCTTGCGACAAGGAGCAAGTGTTCTCAACCGCAGCAGACAATCAGACTGAGGTAACTATTAACCTTTTGCAAGGTAATCGTCCAATGGCTTCACAGAACAAGTCAATTGGTAAGTTCAATTTGACTGGCATTCTTCCAGCAAAACGTGGTATTCCTCAGATTGCAGTTAAGATTAGCATCAATGCTAATGGTATTGTTGAGGTTAGTGCAACCGATAAGGGTACTGGCAAGGCACAGTCAATCCGTGTAGAGGGTTCTAGCAGCTTGTCTAAGGAAGAGATTGAACGTATGAAAGCAGAAGCAGAGGCTAACGCTGAGTCTGATAAGAAGGAGCGTGAGACTGCCGAGGCTGTCAATAAGGGTGATACCGTAATCTTCACCCAAGAGAAGATGCTTGAAGAGCAGAAGAACAATATCACTGAGGATGAGAAGAGTAAGATTGAGGGTCTTATCGCTCAGATGAAGTCTGCTGTTAGCGCAAAGGATGTAAACAAGATTAACGAGACTGAGACTGCTATCAATGAGGTATGGCAAACTGTTTCGCAGCGTGTTTACGGTCAGAATCAGCAGCAGAATGATACTGCACAGCAGCCAAATGATTTTGACTCTGCTACAGCTTCTACAGAGGATGTACAAGACGCAGACTTTGAAGAAATTAACAACTAAACATTAAAAAATTTACTACAGTTCTTTAAAAAAAGATTTATATGGTTATATTTATTATATATGAATAATGTATAGTAAATATAAACCATATGAATACAGAAGAATTTATTAAAAAAGCTAATAAAGTACACGGAAATAAATATGACTACTCCAAAGTAAACTATATCAATAGTAATACAAAAGTTTGTATCATATGTCCAATTCATGGTGAATTCTGGCAGCGTCCAAATAACCATCTGAATGGTTGTGGGTGTTCAAAGTGTACAAAATTCAGAAACAAATATACAACTGAAGAATGGATTGAATATGCTAAGTCCATTCACGGTAATAGGTACGATTATTCTAAGGTTATTTATAAAACATCTAAGGATAATGTTACTATTATTTGTCCTGAACATGGAGAATTTAGCATAAGACCAGATAACCATAATCACGGAGAAGGATGTCCAGTTTGTAGATATATTAAATCCTCTAATGGTATTAGAAAAAATATTGATGAGTTTATCTCACAATGTAAAAAAGTACACGGAAATAAATACGATTATTCAAAGGTAGAATATAAAAACAATAAAACCAAAATTCGTATTGTTTGCCCTAAACATGGTGAGTTCTGGCAAACTCCAGATAATCATTTAAGAGGAAAAGGATGCCCTAGATGTTCTCAAAGCAAATTAGAAGAGTCTACAAAAGAATTTTTAATCGAAAATGATATTCCATTTGAAGAGCAAAAATCTTTTGAATGGCTTAAGTTTAAATCTCCAATGAGACTTGATTTCTATTTACCGCAATACAATGTAGCGATTGAATGTCAAGGAATACAGCATTTTAAGCCACTTGAACATTTTGGGGGTAACGAAGCATTTGAGTATAGTATTGAAAAGGATAAGAAAAAAGCTTCTCTATGCGCTGAAAATGGTATTAAATTGATGTATTTCTCAAATGAAAGATATGGCAATTTCCTTGGGGAAAAGGTATATCATAGTTTGTCTAAACTAATAAAGGGTGTAAAGTAAGTTGGCTTGGCAAGGTTGTAAAATATTTTTTCAAATCTGAGGGACTTTACCCAACAAGTCTCTCAGATTTTAACGATTTTTGTTTATGGTACAAGAAGATATTTTAGTCTTAAAAGACATGATGGGATGTGATAAGATTATCTTCCATGATAAAGAAGGTAAGTTAGACCCTATTGTTTGTGGTGATTTACATATTGTTGGCTTATTTGTCAGTGGTGGCGGTATATTGTGGCTAGTGGATGATACTGAGGTGGGACATGATATACACAGAGATATAAGACCTTGGTATTTTCATGATAAACACTATGCTCTAACATTTCCTTATGATATTGAACAAATTTTAATCGAAAAACTTGGAAATAATAAATAAAAACTATATCTTTGCAAAAAGGTTTATAACTTAAGTAAGAATAATGGCTGATACAAAGGATTATTATAAGATTCTTGGTGTTGATAAAAGTGCTTCTCAAGACGAGATTAAGAAAGCTTTCCGTAAACTTAGTGTGAAGTGGCATCCAGACCGTAACAATGGCTCTAAGGAGGCTGAAGCTAAGTTCAAGGAGATTGCCGAAGCTTATGAGGTCTTGGGTGATGAAGCAAAGCGCAAGGAATATGACAATCCTAAGAGTAAGTATGAGTTCCATAGTGGTGGTACGGATTATGCACACATGAATATGGATGATATATTTAGACATTTCCATATGCATGGTAATCCATTCGCTGATTTTGACTTTGATTTCGGTCAGCAGCAAGAGAAACCAATCAAGGGTGGCAACATCAAGATTAATATGAAACTCACTCTTGAGGAGGTCATGACTGGATGCAACAAAAAGATTAAGATAAAGAGATTTGAGCCATGTACACATTGTAATGGCACTGGTATGACTGCTGAGTCTCGCAGAAAGACTTGTAAGACTTGCGGTGGTACAGGTATGACATTCGATTCAACTGGCTTTATAATGAAGCAAAAGTGTCCTACTTGTGGCGGTAGTGGATATGTGATTGAAAATCCATGCAAGCACTGCAATGGTCATGGTGTGGTTCAGAATTCAAGTTCGCAAATTTCATTTAATATTCCAAGAGGTGTAGAAGATGGTATGACCATTGAATATGCTGGACTTGGTAATGCTGCTCCTCATGGAAAGGGAACTAATGGTAGCTTGATAGTAACCATTGAGATTAAGGAACATGACATATTCGAGAAACAAGGCAGAGACCTTATATTCGACTTGAACATTAGTGTTATAGATGCAATACTTGGTTGTGTGAAAGAAATAAAGACCTTGGATGGTAAAACAATAAAGGTTAGAATTCCACAAGGTACAAGTAGCGGACACGAACTGAGGTTTAAGGGTTATGGATTGCCTAGATATGGCAACACAATAGGTTTACCAGGAAATATGATAGGTATTGTAAGCGTTACAGTGCCAAAAACGCTTAATAACAATGAAAAGAGACTCATTGAAGAGTTGAGAAAACAAGAACATTTCAAATAAACTTATTATATTTTTATGGCAAAACAAGAGAAAGAAAAACTTAAGGAAAGGAACTACACACGTTACGAGAAAAATGGTAACATGTATGAGCCTATAGGTGTTACAGAGGAAAGTCTACCAAGTGGTTTCTATAAACCAGTTTGGGATAGATACAATGGCAGATATTTCTTCAGTAGTAAGGAAATTGTGATGCCTAAGTTGTATGTGCTGCCTAACGAGATTCAGTTGAATATCCTAGATGACATACAGAGATTTTGGAAGTCAGAGGAACGATACAGACAATTTGGACAAGTGTATAAGAGAAACATATTGCTGTATTCACTTCCAGGAAATGGTAAGACCTCTCTTATCAACATCATCTGTAAAACTCTTATCGAGGATTATAACGGAATAGTTATCTGCATTGACAATACAGACGAACTAAACAGCTATAGTGCTTGCATGGAGAGACTTAGGAGTATTGAGCCTAATCGTAGGGTGATTACTCTCATTGAGGACTTTGAGCGATTGGCAAGGGATGATTATTATTCAGCCATGTTGCTACAGCTATTGGATGGTAACGGACAATTCGATAATGTCGTGACGATTGCAACGACAAACTATCCAGAGATTCTTGAGAAGAGGTTTACATGTAGACCAAGTAGATTTAATCTCGTTATAGAGTATAAGAAACCTAATGCTGATGCTAGAAGAGCATATATCGAGAATAAGCTTTCTGATAGTGGAATCGACATAACTGACGAAGGTGTTAAGAAAGATATTGAGAGATATGTAAGAAAGACTGAGGGATATACCTTCGATTTCTTGAAAGAGGTTATTCAAGGTATCTATGTTGACGGATTTACTGAGGTTCAGTTATTCGAGAGACTTGAGGACTTAATCAAGAAAGATGGTAAGGTGAAAGTCACTGAGGATGGCGCAAAGAAGATTGGTTTCAATAGTGGTGGAACAGTAGAATCTAACGATTGTGAAGAGGAAGATTCACCATCACTTCTAGGAACGATAACCGAAGAATCACCTCGTGTGGTGAGACAAGTTCCTGCTAGAAATAAAGTAAAGGTTAGTGGATTTGGAGAATGATTAACATAATTAAAGATGTTGATTTATTTGAGCATGTAGACGAATATGAAGCTGTATTAATTGGGACTGGTACTTATTGTACTATGTCCCAAGGAATACAGCTTAAAGTCATGTTGAACTATCCTTATGTTTATGATAAAAACTTAGAAACGAAATATGGCAGTATTGATAAACTTGGAACAATTCTTGAGTGTGAACATGAGAAAGACCCAAAATTCTGCCTTTGTTTCATTTACGAAGGAAACTTTAGACCAGACATTAGAAAAGATTATTTATCCTATGAAAGCCTTGAAAAATGTCTATCATTAGTTAATATTTTATATAAGGGTAGGAACATTGCCACAACATTGCTTGGTGCAAGTCGTTTCGATGGAAACGGAGATAGAGGCAAGATAATTGAGATATTCGAGAGGACATTAACAGACGTGAGTGTTACAATTTATGACTATTTCCAGAAGTCTAGAGCTGAAGAAATGAAAGAGGTGAGGGATAATGAACTTGCTGTAAAAAAAGTCGATAGGGAGGCTTATTATCAAATGGTAGCAGAACGAAAAAGGAAAGCAGATGAACGATTTAGAAAGAATGGGCACAGAAGGTACTAAACTATTTTGGAAGTTATTTACAACTAGCATCCATTGTAGGGGTGTATCTGACAAAAAGATTCAAAACCACATTATGAATTTCAAACTCTTTATGTATTGGGCTAGGAAGCGCAATAGGAAATTACAGATAAAGAGAATGTTCTTCCAACCGCCTATGACCCCATACAAATTTATAGAGGAAATGCTAAATATTGGTAAAGGATGGGCTAGGTATGGAAGAGAAGTATGCTATGAGCCTAATGAAGTTGATTTTGCTTGGAAGGAGATATTTCGTACAAAACTCTGTTATACTTGTGGGTTACTTAACCCAAATGACAAAAATGATAAATTCAATAGTCCATCTGATGTGACAAAAAGACTATTGGGCATTGAATACGATTGGAAATTATTTTTTGAAAAAGCAAAAATTGATTTAATATGATATTACACTTGAACTTAACAGAAGACCACTTGAAGTTGGTCAGATTCTTGAACATCGAGGACAAAGACGATGACGTGCTTACCATTAATAAGAAGGTAATGCTAACAATGCAGACTCATATCTTGGATGATGTTGCTATGATTCTAGGATTGAGGGATAAGGCAATTAAGAATACAAGTGAGGATGCAGATGGAAGTGCATATCCAGATGATGTTGAGAAATATATGCTTGACACCTATCATTATGTATCTGATAATCTTTACTTGATTGAATCTCTTTTGCATCAGAGGTTGATGGAGGGTGTACAACCTGGACATTACAAGGCGAAGGACAATAACATGATTTGGGAGAAAGTTGAAGATGAATAAACTTTTAAGAAAATTTAAGAGTAAAAGTTTTGCTAAATCGAAAAAATTTCGTAACTTTACATCGGATTATGAGCCAACTGTTCTTGCGAATGGTTGTAAACCGATTCCGACTTTAACTGGCGATGCTGCTGTTCGTTTTCTTGAGAAAGCTAGAGAGGTAGAAAAAGAATATGAAAGACGAATGAAAGAACCGCCATCATTAGAGAAATTAAAACAAGAATATTCCTATGGTAAGATGATTCTAGAAATGGAGAAGAATTCTCTTGAACTTAGGGAAAAGAAATTAAATGAGTTACAAAATAAAATAAAAGAATTAGAGGAAAAGAATGGCAAAACAGAAGAAGAATGATTTTTCTTCAAAGTTCCGTGTGAACGATGAGATACGATTCAACGGCAACGTTAGAATCGTTGGTAACGACATTGAGAGCAGAATTGTATCAATGTTAGAAGCAAAAAAGATTGCGAGAGAAATGGATTTGGATTTGGTTGAGATTCAAGGCAATCTTGAGACTCCAATCATGCGAATTTGTAACTATGAGAAGATGTTATATGAACTTAAGAAATCTGCAAAGAAGAATAAGCAAGCGACAAAGCCCCTCAAGGAAATTCAGCTTAGTGTTAACATTGCAAAGCATGACCTCGAAACTAAGGCTAATAACGCTCGTAAGTTTATTGAGGATGGTAGTCGTGTTAGGGTAACACTTTCCATGAAGGGACGTGAGCTGTCTAGGCGAGAAGAGAACAAGAAGTCCATTCTTGAGTTCGTTGTTCTCTTGGAGGATGTAGCTGTTCCAGAGGCAGCACCACGTGACGAAGGAAATAAGACTGTAGTAACGTTGAAGAGAAAGAACAACAAAAACAATAAAGAATAGTAATAATGGGTTTGGTAATTAATCTAAAAGCAGATACTGGTCTCGTAGACCGTAGTGAGAACACCACTAGGTTTCTTAAGGATGTAAAGGACTATCCAACTCTTACAAAGGATGAAGAGACTGAGTGGTTTAATAAACTAAAGTATGGTAATGACGAGGAAAAAGCATTTGCAAAGGAATACCTTATGCTTTGTAACCAGAGACTAGTGGTTGCAGCAGCTAAGAAATGGGCTAAGACTGACACCCTAATGGATTATGTCAATGAGGCCAATTTCGGTTTGATGGAGGCTATTGAGAAATTTGATACGAGTTTCGATGTAAAGTTCGCAAGCTATGCAATGTGGTTTATCAAACGTGCAATCAACAAGTATATCTGTGGCGATTTGCAAGTTGTTAAACGTCCTAATTACTCAAAGACATTCCATGTCATATCAAAGGCAACCAACGATTTCTTGCAAAAGAATGAAAGAACTCCAAGTCCTGATGAATTATTTGAGATTGTCACCATCGATTATGGCAAGGACATCAAAGACAAAAACGACATCTTAGATTTGAAGGTCAGCTATGTTGATGAATCGTCAAACGATGAGGATGAAAGTCCCAACTATGGTGATATGGCAGCTTATAACAGAGCAAGTGCTTCATATAACGACTATGAAGAGGAAGAGACAAACGATTTCAATAAGGAATTGGTATCTTCATTGCTTAGTAAACTTTCACCACGTAAACAGCAGATTATAAAGATGCGTTTTGGTATGTATGAGGATGATAATGGACTTAAACGTGAGTATGAGCGTGAGGAAATTGGTCAAATCCTTGGATTGACATCAGAACGTGTGAGACAGCTTGAACTTTCAGCAATGGAAGACCTAAAGAGTGAATATCTCAAAACAATGGGACAACTTATCTAAATAAAGAATGGGTGCTACGAAAGTAACACCCATTTATCTTTTATTTAACTGCAATCTGTCCAAGAGAAATCATCTTCTCAACCTTTGATGCAATGTTCTTTGTCATTGGTCTTTCACCATTGATAATCTTTCTGAATTGTGATTGAGCACCTTCATCAGTGTGGTCTGGGAATAATTCTCTAGCTACTGCTGCTATATTGGTTTTCTCAGTATCAATTGTTTGACGAATTGAGTTTGCGTCTCCCTTTGAGATTTTCCTATTCTTTCTCTCATAATCATCATAGTTGTAGTATTCCTTACCACCTCCAGCTTTTCTACGTAGCTTTTTCTTTGGGCCTTTATCTTCTTTATCATCCTTATGATGCTTGGTATGGCCAAAGTATTTCTGAACAAGGGCTTGAACATTGTCTTTAACACTGTCATGGTCATGGTGTTTATGATTATCAACAAACTCACCCATGAAGTCCTCATTGATTACCTTGTTAATTGCTTCCGTTATAATTGCATTTACTCTCTTGTTATCCATAATATCTGTTAATTATATACTATAAATACATTTTTATTGAAAAAAAGTCTTAAAATATTTGGTTATTCCAATTATTTTTCATATCTTTGCATAGATAATAAAATCTAATACATAGGAGAAAAAAAGATGAATACAAAAACAGCAACAAAGACAAACGCATTCGTTAATGCAGTTAACTTTAAGTCAACCACTTTCACTGAGAATGGCGCAGTTACTAACGTGACTACTGGTTCAGCTCTTGTTGACCAATTCGGTAAAGCTGGTAACTTTAGAGGCCGTACACTTGCTGAAGTGTTTGCTGACCAAGCAACCATTTGGGCTGAGAATGCCGAGGCTGCTTTGCGTTTCCCATTCTACCTTCGTATGGTAACACGTAAGGTTAAGGTTAACGCTGATAATGAGACCGATAAGGTACAGAACGGTCAAGGTGCTCGTGACGAGTCATTCAAGCGTTTGCTTTGGATTGCTCAAGAGCAGAAGGATGCGTTCTATAAGAATATCTGGGCATTGCCTCTTGTTGGTTCTTGGAAGGACTTGTGGACTTTGATGTTCTACGACATCAAGGAGAACGTTAAGTGCTTGAACCAAAAGGCATTGTTTGAGGTTATCGCACAAGGTTTGCTTTGTGATACTCATGTTGACTTGATTAAGAAGTACATGCCTCGTATCAAGTCACAGAGCAAGTGCAAGACCGAGTGGACTACCATCACTAACGATTTGGCAAAGGCATTTGCTAATCAGATGGGTATTACCTACAAGGAGTACAACAAGATGAAGTCAAGTGGTAGGGCACATGATTTCCAAAAGTTGATTTGCTCTCGTAACTACAAGGAGTTGAATTGGAATCATATTCCAGGTCGTGCTCTTAACCTTCTTGTGACAAGTAAGTTCCTTTCAAACCACAATTTGAAGGATAACTATACACAGTGGATTATGGCACAGCCAGTGGCTAAGTTCACAGGTTACGTCTTTGAACTTGCTAAGAAACTTCGTGACGCACGTGGCTCACGTGGTTACAGTAGGGGTTCAATGACAATTGCACCAGAGATTAAGCACACTCTTGATGCACAGTTTAAGGGTCTTGTTGATAAGGCACGTGATGGTGGTAGAATCACCGAGAACGTATGGTGCTGCCTTGATACTAGTGGCTCAATGAATCAGCCAGTAACTGGCCTTAAGGACATTTACTGCTCAGACGTTGCAAGCTCTCTTGCATTGTTCTTCGCTGACCTTAACACTGGTCCATTCCATAACAAGGTCATCATGTTCGATGATGTGTCTACACCTTACGACATGAAGGGTGACTCATTCTGTGATAGAATCATCAATCTTCCAAGTGTAGGTTGTGGTGGTACTAACTTCCAATCTGCCGTTGATGAGATTATCAAGATTAGGAGAGCACATCCTGAGATTCCACTTGAGCAGTATCCTACAACTATCTTGGTTGTAAGTGATATGGAGTTCAACCCAGCTGGTGGATGGCGTTCAAGGCGTACTGAGCCTACCAACTACGAGTACTCAGTAAGGTCATTGAAGACTGTATTCCCAGATGAGTTCGTGGACAACATGAAGTTCATTTGGTGGGACTGCGCCTCAAGGCATGGTGTAACTCACTTTGAGGCTTCTGCTTTCGAGAGTGGTGTAACCTTCCTTAGTGGTTTCGATGGTTCAATCATGTCAACTCTTATGGGTATGGACAAGATACTCGATGAGAAGACTGGAACCTACCGCAACCCAACTGCCGAGGAGCTTGTTGCGACAGCTTTGTCACAAGAGATTTTGAACTACATTAATATTTAATGAGTTCCAACAGTATATAGAGTGACCATTGACATTTGTTGATGGTCACTTTTTTCTTAAATATAGTTAAATGATTTTGAATATAGAAAAAATTTATGTATCTTTGCAGAAGTAAAGTGTAATTTAGTAGAAAAGTATGTTTTTTAATTACTTTAAGAAGAAAAAGAAAAAGAATAAGGGCAGTAAAGGCAATTTTACTGTTAACTCCTACAAAAAGAATTCCATCAGCAAGATACAGATGATGGAAATATCTCATGCTGTGGTTAGCAAGAAAAGGCTGTTTGTGTTTAGTGAATCAATTTAAAATTATAAAATAGTATATGAATCCATTACTTTCAGAACTTAAGGAGAGAGGACTTATAGCGAGTCTCTCAGGAAATTTAGAGGAACTGTTAAAAACACCAACAACATTTTACGTAGGAACTGACCCTACTGCTGATAGTCTTCACCTAGGCCATTTGCTTGCCTTTACAACTGCGAAGTTGCTTCAGTCATATGGTCATAAGCCTATCGTACTTTTGGGCGGTGCTACGGCATTTATTGGAGACCCATCGTTCAAGTCAGAAGAGAGAAAGCTTCTCAGTGCTGAGACTGTAGAACACAACATCAAGGGTATTCATGCTCAAGTAAGTAAACTGCTTGATTTCAATTCAAGTGAAGCCAATGGTGCAATTCTAGTTAATAACTACGATTGGATGAAGGATTTCTCATTCATCGACTTTGCACGTGAGGTTGGTAAGTGCATTACTGTGAATTACATGATGGCAAAGGATTCCGTTAAGAAACGTCTTGAACGTGAGGGTAACGGCATGTCATTCACCGAGTTCACCTATCAGCTTATCCAAGGTTACGACTTTGTAGAGCTGTATAAGAAATACAACTGCAAGTTGCAGATTGGTGGTAGTGACCAATTTGGTAATGGTATGACAGGTGTGGAACTTATTCGCAAAATGCTGAAAAAGGATGATGCTTGTGTACTTACTTGGCCATTGGTTACTAAGGCAGATGGTACAAAGTTCGGTAAGTCAGAGAAGGGTAACATTTGGCTTGATGCTGAGAAGACAAGTCCGTATGAATTCTATCAGTTCTGGCTCAACCAGTCCGATGAAGATTCTGAGCGTTTCATTAAGCTCTTCACATTGATTCCATTGGAAGAGATTAACGCTCTCATTGAGAAGCATCGTGAGCAGCCATCAGCTCGTTTGCTACAGAAGGAGCTTGCCAAGTACATGACTTGCATGGTTCACTCTGAGGAGGCTTACAACAAGGCAATTGAGGCTACCAATATTCTGTTCGGTAAGGGTACAATGTCCGACATTGAGAAACTTGATGAAAAGACATTCCTTTCAGCCATGAACGATGTACCAAAGGTGGAGGTTGATAAAGACAATATGAGTAACATCACAGTCCTTGAACTTGCAGCTATGCATGACAAAGTACCTTCAAAGACTGAGGCTCGTAAGCTGATTAAGAACAATGGTTTCTCAATCAACAAGAGCAAGGTACTGAGTGAGACTGACAAGATGACAGATTTCAAACTCATTAACGACAAATATCTACTTTTGCAAAAGGGTAAAAAGGATTATACAGTGGTTGTAGTCCGTTAAATAATATTAAAACTGAGATTATCATTTGGTAGTCTCAGTTTTTTTTCGTATCTTTGCAAAAAAAATAAGGTAATGATGGGATTTTTATATTTTTGGTTGATAATTTTAGGTATTGCTTTTTTGTGCCTTGCACAAGCAGCATGGTCTGACCATGAGGAAAAAAAAGAAGCAGAAGAAAGAAGAATTGCTGACTTAAAAGGTGAGATTAAGAAAGACTTAGAAAAAATAACTGACCTTGCTTATAGGTTTGGTGACAAGTTCTATGTTTCTCTTATGGATTTTGCAAGTAAGATGGAAAAGTTAACTGAGGATGATGTTAAGGCTGATTTAAAACCTTATGACATTTATAATGTTAAGCATCTTCAAGAATCTTTTAGCGGACTTGGGAAACTAATATGTAGAATAGTCATCAATAAGAACCTTGAACCAAGGTTTATGGCTTCTTCTCCATCAACAATCCCATCTAGAATAGACATACAGTTAGAAGCTGCATTAACCATTGAAGAGGTTAAAGAACTTGCTGATGTGTGTCGTAGGATAAAAATGGATGTTGACATTGAAGCATATAGAAAAGATAAAGTAAGAAAAGCAATAAACAATAAATAAATATGGTAGAAACGTTTCGTCCAATTCCGTTGGATATGGAAGTAGTGTTTAAGACTCTCGTAGAGGGTATTAAGAGTTATGTGCATCAGAATCATATCAACGTTGTGGTTCTTGGTTTGAGTGGTGGTATTGATTCCACTGTAGTTGCAGCACTGTGTAAGGCAGGAAATATTCCTCTTATCGGTGTTTCACTCCCATGTTCAACCAATGCAGATGTGGAGAATGATGCAGCACAAGCTGCTGGAGCTGAGTTCTGTGATACATTCAAGGTAGTTAACCTCCAAGAGCCATATGAGGTAATGGAGAAGTTCTGCACTGAGGCTAGTGGTAAAGAGAAGACTCCAATATCACAAGGTAACATCAAGGCACGTCTGCGCATGATTACACTGTATGACATCGCTTCAAAGGTTGGTGGTATCGTAATGGACACCGACAATCTCACAGAGCATTTCTTGGGTTTCTGGACTCTTCATGGTGATGATGCAGACTTTGACCCAATCGGAGGTCTGTGGAAGCATGAGGTGTATGACCTTGCTCGTTACATGAAGGAGAAGGTGTTCACCGATTCTAAGGCTCTTGAGCAGTCAATCGCATTGATGCCTACCGATGGTAACGGTGTGAAGGAAGGTGGCGACTTGGCACAAATAGCACCAGGAAAAACCTATGACGATGTTGACGAGATTCTCCATGCATGGGTTGGTCTTGACAAGCGCATCAAGGATTACGTTATCGCTCAAGACTTTGAGCATGGTGTCTTTAAGAACCTTGTGGCAAAGCATGGGTATGAGACTGTAGAGTCTGTTATTATGCGTTCTGTGCGTTCTGAGTTTAAGCGCAAACAGCGTCCTTTCATTATTGACGTGTATCGTGGCTTGATTTGTGAAAAAAATGGTAATCCCTTTACATAATGGCATCAAAGAAATTCGATAGTTTAGGTGGTGTTATAATGACACGCACAATTGATGGAAAGGAAGTAAAGCGTTCCTCAAGATGTGATAGCGACCATCAAGACGAATATTCCATCACTAGCATTGGTGATGTTCTATTTGAAATCGACTTAGAGAATAGAAAAATCAACAAGTGCAATGCCAAATACGTTGTTAAGGATAGGCATGGTATGCTTGAGATACGTTATTGCGATGCTGCAATTAATCGTGATTTCAAACCAACCTATGACACGTTCTATGGTAGGGGTCTTCCAAAGGGTATGAAATTGTGTCATGTGTTGTACAACAAGTCCGTGTATGGTCTTCTTGCTACCAACATGAATGATGCTCTTGATAGGTTTCAGAAAATCAATGATGGCCATTATTTTGGGGCACTCAAGAAAGGTGATAAGTTGTACATCGTTGACAAGGAAGGTGGACAAGTTATCGAAGATACCGTTGAGAGTATTCAGTACAACAACAATTGGTATAATGATGGCGGTCATTTCAACATCATAACCAAGCATTATAGATTTAATTGCTATAATTCTGAGTTTGAGGAAAATGCTTCTGCATATAGTGACCCTAGTTTCTACATTTCTATGGGTAAGAAGCTCGATGAGAAGAAAACGTCTATTCACTTAGATAAGGCTGTTGCTGAGAAGGTCTTGAGGGAGTATCTTAACAATAGGAAGAACGTTAAGAAGAAGAATGACGAAAAGCCTAAGATTCCAGAGGGTACACCAATTCGTCATACTGACAACAAAGACAATGAGCTTCACTATGGTGATACTGTTGCCTATGTAAGAAAGGACTATTGGGGACACACTGACATTTCCTATGGGGTCATCGTAGGCGATTCTGAGAAGAAAATCAAAATATACGACCAAGAGGAATATAAGGCTGCTGAAGAGAAAAGAAAGAAGAAGCAAGCTCTTTGGAACTATGAGAAGAATAATGATGGTACTCATATGCTTGAGCCAGTTAATATTCTCTTGATGAAATTAGCAGTAGCGAAATAATATGGTAAAGTATGTAGTGCAAATTTTCGTTGATGCTGATAGACTGCTTAATGAGACATGGCAAGAAGGCGAAAGTCGTTGGGCAAAAGTCAGCTCAAAGAAATTCAAGCAGATAAAGGGTTGGGATGGTAAATCTCCGCTTTATGCATGTGGTAAACAATATAGCACAAGATTAACCAATGACATTTCCAAGGCTGAAGCTTATAATAGACTTGGCGATTGTGAGTATTACGCTAGGCATTGTCATGGTCTCTTTCTAAGTAGTTATTTCTCAAGTAGGGATTATCCAATAGTGGGGGCTAGAATACTAAAACTCGAAATGCGTCCAGTCATTGTCGCTACAATTGAGCCAAAGCAAGATTGGAGTAAAGACGTTAAATAGAGTTAAAAATCTGAGGTTAATTTGGAAATCTCAGATTTTTTTCGTATATTTACACCATAAATAAAAATATGAACATGATAACGAATTTACTTTTATTCGGATTGGGAGCTTTTGTAGCGTGTTGTTTGGTGCTTGCAATTGTGTGTATTGTACATTTGTGTACAAATCCGTATTCAATGGATTCTGCAATGAAAGAGTTGAAAGAACGTTGCAAGACAAAGGATGGTACGGTTAAGAAGCTTAATGAGATTATGCTTAAGATGTTTGATTGTCCACCAATTGACAAGAAGATGTCGGCTATTGAGGTTGCTGATTTTGGTGACTTGAAAGCTCTCATTGGTGGCGATGAAAATGGCAAACCACGTCTATTTGCTTTCAATGCCAAAATGTATTCTAGGTCTGATTATCATCAGTTGAGGAATACGGATAGCTTTAAGAAGTTCGGTATCAAATACTCGATTAACGCAAGTGAGTTGAGTGAGTTTCTTACTGAGGCTTCCAAGGCTGCTTTCAAGAAGAAGCTAGAAGAACAGTCACGTAAGAAAGTTATTGACCATTTTAATGTTTAAGGATATGGGTAAGTCTAAGTTTTTTGTTGAATTAGTAGATAAAGATGGCACAACCTTATATTATAAGAGGGGAGTGGATAAGCAAGAGCTGATTAACGGTGCTCTCATGACATACACAGAATATGAGCTTACTGAGAACATCAAGGAGGCTCGTGAATTCTATGATGAATATGATGCTAAGACTTGTCTTACTATAATGAAGACGAACCGTCCAGCATGGATGGAACAATTCAACTCTAGGGTATATCGTATGATGGGTAATAAGGAGTTTATTACTGTCAACACAAGACCATTTGCCCATATTCTGAGACTCTTGAAGGGCTATAGATTAACCAATGAGGAAGGTAGAAAGCGTATCGAAGAAAAACTCTTTGATAACGATGAATTGTACAATGCTTGTGAATATGCTTTGAACGAATTAAATAAACTTAAGAAATGAAAATACAGTCATTATCAATTGTAGTACCCACACATGGGTGTATGAATCAGTGTAAGTTCTGTGTAAGTCGTATGCATAAAGAGGAATATGAAGACCTCATTTCTAGTGACAATTATTTCCATAGGGAGAGCTATAAGAATCGTTTGGCTTTCGCTAGGGACAATGGCTGTAACACTGTTATGCTTACTGGTCAAGGTGAGCCACAGCAGAATCTTGAGTTTATTACCAAGTTTGCAAAAATGAATTCTGAGTTGGTTATGCCATTCAGAAACATTGAGATTCAGACAACTGGAGCTAGGATTGACGGATATACCCTTAATTGTCTTCGCAATAATGGTATCACAACAATTAGTCTTTCAGTGTCTTGCTTGAATGACGATGAAGTGAATTCTGACATTATCAATGGTGGTCGCACACCAATTGACTTGAAAAAGCTTTGTCGTAACATTAAGGAATTTGGATTTAATCTTCGTTTGTCTCTCAATGTTACAACTTGCATTTATCTCTATGACGAACCAAAGGGAGGCTACGAGGCAATCTTTGAGTATTGTAGCAAAGTATTAGGTGCTGACCAAGTTACATTCCGCAAGATGTATACTGATGGTAAGGATTCGCCTCAGTCAAAATGGATTGAGAAATATGGCGTGAAGACCGAAGCCTATTTTAAAGGTCTTAATGATTACATTCTCAAGAATGGTCGTTATCTCGATACATTGGAGTATGGTAGCAAGCGTTACTCCGTAATGGGTATGTCTACTGTTGTTGACGAGGATTGCATGGCTAAGAGTGAGGAAAAGAAAACATTGAAATATCTTATCTTACGTCCAAACTGTAAGTTGTATACACAGTGGGATGATAAGGGTAGTTTATTGTTTTAAAATATGAAGAAGTTGTTTGTATTTGTTATGTACTTGGCTCTTATTGCAATATTGGTTTTGTCTATGCTTGCAATGATAGGAGTTGCAGCACAAGCTCCAGGTACATCGGAGTTAATTCAGAATTTTCAGAATACACATTAAGTTATGTTAGATATTAAAGGACAGTATTGTAAGGATGTTAAGGTCTTCACTGACAATGTAGAGGAGACTGCATTATCCACAATATATAGGATAGCGGATTGTAGGGCATTTAAGGATAGAAAGATTCGTATCATGCCTGATTGTCACGATGGTAAGGGCATTGTGATTGGGTTCTCATGCCCAGTTAACATTGAGACAGACCACGTTAACCCAGAGCACGTCCTTTATTCCTAACTGTTAAACAATATTAAATCTGAGGCTGAAATTTGGTAGCTTTGCAACAGATAAAAAAATTAATTATAATTATAAAAATTATGGTACATTTTAATGAAAAGTATGAAAAAGTATGGTATGTTCATCTTTCTATGGATGTTTATCGCCAGCCAAAAGTGTTAGTTGATGAGTATGAAAACGTTGTGATAAAACAGTCAACGCTCAATTCGTTTGAAAGGTGTGATATTGTGTGTGCTGGCAAAACAAGACCGTTTTGCAGAGTTTGTGACGTTTTTAACAATGAGGAAGATGCCGAAAAGTATAAAAAATTATTAACTTTGAAAGCAGATGATTTGATTTCTACATATGCAAAAGAAATGGTAGAATATATACAAGAAATATTTAAAAAAGTTGGGTTTGGCGAAAAGCCAAAGCAATTTATTGCAAATGCGCATCAAATAAAACACTCTAATAGCTTAACTTGGTCAAGATTGAATTGTCATAAATTAATATTAACGAATGGTTGCACGTTAAATTTGGAAAGTGTTACAGACATTGATTTATTGTTCAATATAATTTTAGATATAAAAAATAGGCATTATTTTGTGCTAAGTGAAGATTATGACTCGCACAAAAAATTCAATTCATTATCTATATATGAGTTGAGTACAGCAGTAGAAGAATTTATGTTAAAATTAAAAGGCTACGAAGTATAAATAAAAAAACACTTGTTGTAGTAGTGGACGAACTGTATTCATAAAAAATATATCCAATATACATAACACTTTTTACGCCAATGTGATATTTATATTAAAAGAGAGATATGAAATCGCATGGTTATTGGACATACGAAAGATGTGAGGAACTAGCTAAGACTTGTAAGAGTGCTAGAGAACTCAGAAAAAAAGAAAGTGGCGCATTTGCTAAAGCATATGCGAAGGGTTGGTTAAAGGATTGGTTTGAGACAAGACCTAATTCCAAGCCTATCGGATACTGGACGCACGAGAGGTGTGAGGAAGAGGCTAAGAAATATACCTCATACTCTAACTTCAATGCTAACAACTACGTGGTGTACAGGAAGTGTTTGAAAATGGATTGGTTGAAAGATTTCACTTGGCTTGTCAACGATATGGGTGTGTATGACCTAGATACGAAGAAATACGTTGTATACAAGTATTTGTGGGAAGAAACTAATACAGCCTACGTTGGCCTAACCAAAGACCTCAGAGAGCGTGATAGAACTCACAAGAAGGAAATTAGGAAGAACGGTAAGATATACCTCAGTATAGTTAAGAAATATGCAGATGGTAATAATCTTCCTATACCGAAACCAATTGTTTTGGAAGAGAACCTTAACGCTGAAGATGCTCGTAAAATGGAAGACCATTATGTACAGCAGCTTAGAGAGGAAGGGGTAAACATTCTAAACACAGGTAAGACTGGTAAAGACAGTGGCTCTCTTGGTGGCTCATTGAAGAAATGGACGTATGACTTGTGCTACGAGGAAGCTAAGAAATATTCATCTAGAACTGAGTTCCAACAGACTTGTTATGGCGCATACAGAGCAGCTAGAAAGAACAAATGGATAGATGAGTATGATTGGCTCAAGGAGAAAATACACAACAATGGATATTGGACATATGAGCACTGTTTAGAAGAGGCTAGCAAGTATAGTTCAAGAAAAGAGTTCAGAGAAAATAGTAGAACTTGTTACGGTCTTTGTTGCCGTTATAAATTTATAAGTAAAATAGTAGAAGAGTTATGGACATATTAGAATTAAAAGGTAAGTGCTGCAAGGATATGAAGATATTCACAATGAACGTTGAGGAAACGGCATTGGCTCAGTTATATAGATTGATTGAGCATCCTGCATATACTGATAAGAAAATTAGGATTATGCCAGATGTACATGCTGGCAAAGGGATTTCCGTTGTAGGATTCTCTATGCCTATAGATATAGAGCATGACTATATCTGTCCAGAATCCGTAGGTTGTGATATAGGCTGTACAATCTCTGCCACTTTCTTCGACAAGCCAATTGTTGAGGATAAGATGAAGGAGTTTGAGCACAAGATTCGTAAGGAGATTCCTTTCGGATTCAGCATCAACGATAAGTCAAAGATTGAGTGGAAGCGTATTGCAAAGGCTGTCAACTCAGCTATGGATAGATTGGTATCGCTTTATCCTAAGTTTGTGGACTATGCCATTTATTTCAATTCAGAAATGGATTTGGAGAAATGGTGTAAGCACGTTCACATTCCTTATGGTGATTTCATGAAGTCTATTGGCTCTGTGGGTGGTGGTAATCACTTTGTGGAGTATGATGCCAATGATGACCTTGGTAAGTATTGCATGTGCGTACACTGTGGCTCACGTAAGTTGGGTTTGGCAGTATTCAACTATTGGGATAAGATTGCAAGAAGCATGACAATCTCAAAGGAGGAAATGAAAGCACTTGAGAATAGTGTGAAGGAGAAGAACACAGATAGAACTAAGATGAAAGCAGAACTCGATGCTGCAAAGGAGGAGTACTTGTCAAAGAAGATTCCTGGATATTTGAGTGACGAGCATCTTATGGGTTATCTTGTTGATGTGTTGATTGCTCAAGTATATGCAAAGTTGAATCACGAGGTCATCAATGAGCAGTTGATTGAGATTTATCGCAAGATGTCAGATGGCGGTAAGCCAATTGATTTCATTTCAACTACTCACAACTATATCGACTACGACTTTAAGGCATTGATGGGTAAGCCTCATATGATGATTCGTAAGGGTTCTATCCGTGCCTATGAGGGTGAGCGTGTAATCATTCCATTCAACATGAGGGATGGCATCTCAATATGTGAGGGTAAATCAAACGAGGATTGGAACTTCACAGCCCCACACGGAGCTGGACGTTGTATGTCTCGTGATAAGGCTAATAAGACCTTGAACGTTGAGGATTTTCAGAAGCAGATGGCTGATGCTGGTATCTATACCACCACTGCTGACGAGAAAACATTGGATGAGGCTCCAGCTGCATACAAGCCAATGGATGAAATCGTTAAACTGATTGAGCCAACTGTTGATATTAAGTTCTTCATGAAGCCTAAGATGAACATCAAGGCAGCAGAGGATAAGAGAAGATGAGGGCTAGTTTTACATTAGTCCTCATTTTTTCTTTTAAAAATTTGGAATTTACGAAATTTAACTATATCTTTGCACTGTTAAACAGATTTTAACATGACAAAGAATGAGTTAATAGAACTTCTAAAGGATAACAAATCAAACGAAAGGCATCACATTTCAGCAGCAGCATTAGCAAACATAATCAAGTTCGCCAATGTCTCATTAGAAATGGATAGTGACACCTTAGATTATTATTATGAGGTGGATATTGATGAATTGATTGGGTCTGAAATGCCAGAGGAAGAATATAAGGTCATGAAAGACCAAGGATGGAGCATTAAAAAAAATAAACTATTAATCTATATTTAAATAATTCGAATTATTATGAGTGTTATTGTTAATTTTATCGGCAGATTAGGTGCTGATGCGGAGCTTAAGACCTCCAAGAACGGTAAGCAATACGTTGCCATGCGAGTAGCAACTGACGAGTTCAGAAATGGCGAGAAGAGTACTGCTTGGTTAAACGTCTCTTATTACGCTGAAAAGGGCATTAAGATGCAAGAATTCTTGAAAAAGGGTAGTGCAGTTAGTGTTATCGGTGCAGAGACAGTTGGTACATATCAGAGTAAGAACGGTGAAACAATGGTTTCTAGAGACGTTATGGCTGATAGAGTTGATTTTGTTAATCTAGGTAAGTCTGGAGATACACAGTCAAATGATGCTGTAACAGAGACAGGAACATTTAAGCCAAAGGGTGAGGAAGTTGCAGTAGCAGCATCCACAAGTTCAGATGATGATTTACCATTCTAACAAAATTATCCACTCAAGCAGTACTTGGGTGGATATTTTTTGATGTTAACATTAATTATCATTTAAAATTTTGAATTCTCGAAAAAAGGATATATATTTGCACAAATTTGATAAACATATTAATAACTTAAAGTAGAATAGCAATGGCAAAAGAAACAAAAACAACTATTGTTGAGGCTGACGTAACTGAGGTAAAGAAGCCTAGAGCTAAGAGAACTACTCGTAAATCTCCAGTGCGTACAAGACGTGCTCTTGATGAGATTTCAGCAGAGGCAGAGGCAGAACTTACCAATGGTAGCACCTCACTGAAGCGTGTAGATGAGAGTGGTGAGATTAACACATCGAATCTTACTCCAGCTCGTAAGGCATACTACAAGGAGATTGCATCAGTTCTCAATGAGAAGGAAATGTCAACCATCACTAGCTATGGCTCAGATTTGCAGAGAGCAATGAGTTCATATTCAAGTGATTTCCTTAAGCAGTCATTTGATTCCAAGGCTGGAATTGAATCAGCTCAGTTGATTTCAAACCTCTTGGGCGAGTTGCATGAGGTTGACATTAATGACCTTGAAGCACCTAACGCTGTTAAGAGATTCTTGAGACGTATTCCTGGACTTAAGAAGCTCGTTGTATCCGTTGAGCAGATTAAGGCTAAGTACAACACCATCGAGAAGAACATTGACGGTATTGTTAAGAAGCTTGAGGCAACACGTCAGATTGCCATTCGAGACAATAATCTCTTGCAGAAGCAGTTTGAGAATAACTGTGATTATGTAGACCAATTGGAAGACCTTATCGTAGCAGGTAAGATGAAGTCTGAGGAGCTTGGTACACTGATTGACGATATGAAATCACGCTCAAATGAGTATGAAGAGTATCAGATTAGTGACATCGAAGAGTACAAGAATGCTCTTGATAAGCGACTCACTGACCTTATCGCCCTTCGTTATGCGTTTAAGCAGTCATTGACTCAGATTCGTATTATTCAGCGTACAAACATCATGCATGCTAATAACACTGAGTCTCAGATTGCTATGACAATTCCTCTTTGGAAGAATCAGTTGTCATTGGCTGTGGCATTGTATGACCAAAAGCAAGCCATTGAGATTGGTACAAAGGTAACTGATACCACCAATGAGTTGTTCCGCAAGAACGCTGAAATGATGAAGGTGCAAGCTATCGAGGTTGCAAAGCAGAGTCAGCGTATGGTGCTTGATGTAGAGACCCTTCGTAAGTCAACACAAGAGCTTGTGGCTACCGTAGAGGGCGTACAGAAAGCTCAGAAGGAAGGTGCTGAGAAGCGTGCTGCTGCCGAGGCTGAAATTGCAAAACTTGAAAAGGAAATGCATATGAAAGCCATTGGCGTAGCCGAGTCTACACAGCGAGTTATCTCAAGTGAGCTTCGTGGTAAGAGAGACCAGAAGCTGCTTGACGAATAATGGACAAACTTTGGATTGTAACAGTTTGCGAAAATCATGAATATAAACAAGTTCCAATCGTCCTAAGTGACGATTGGCTTGTTTCTGAAGCATATGTTATGGATGGGTATGTACATCTTAAGAATGCTTTAGATGGAACAGAGATAAAAGTTAAATTATCTGATTTAGTTGATAACCCTATGGGAAAAATGATGAAGCCTATAACGTATACGAAATTATCGAATACATTAATTAACGGTATCTCCGATATGGTAGATGCCGACTTTATTCATGCAACAAAGAAAGTGAACGACTATTCTAACGCAGCAAGGAATAATGGTGGATATGTTGAAAACTTATTCTACCAACCAAAGGAAATGTTCGAGGCAGTTGATTTTAGTGATATGGGCATTGTCAACGAACCAGAGAACTTTGTTCCAAAATTTGTAAAAGGAGAGAAGTATGCCTTGAGTGGCGTATCTTGTGAGGGCTTTGAAATGCCTGAGAAGATATACGAGCTTGTTGGCATACATGATGAGTATGATGGTATTAACATCAACTCTGTTATTGTTAAGCAAGTTGGTGGATACCAAGACAAAATCTTCACTCTTTCAAAACATGACTGTGAATGCATGGGAATTGAGTATGAGAATGGCTTGCAGCTATTCCCCAAGCATCTTAGTTGGAGAAGGGTTAAGGAGATTGTACCATTCGATAAGAGCAACTTAGGTACAACACCAGTTAGTGATATTGACAATACTGTTAGATACATCGTATTGAAATTGAATGGTTTTAAAGATTACTCTGATGGTTATGTCGTAACACCAAGTGGCAAGTTAATTAAGGAAGAAAGATTTATTAAGTCCTTAAGGGTAACAAGTGACGAACCAATTGTGTATGAGAAGCCAAGTGGACAGTTCAAGAACGGACTATTGGTTCCAGCAAACACAAAGTTGGACGTTCAGATTGCATACCCAAGTGGACTGAACTATAATCACGGTAATTTCATTTCTGAGGAAGATACCGTGTATATACTTATCAAACTCGTTAAAGAGGTCAACGACCCTACCGCAATTGATGGTAAGAGTGGTGTTGAGAGACCTTACCTAGATGGCTTTAACCCAAATGACCATTTCAAGATTGCTTGGGATGAATTGGGTGCTTATACCATTGAAGAGTATGAGGCTGAGAAAGCTAGAAAGGAAAAGGCTAGACGAGAGAGAATTGAGAGGGAAGAAAGAGAAAGACAGAAGAGAATAGCCGAGGAAGAGAAAAGAGTTAGAGAGAAGAGAAAACTTGTGGAGCAAGCTGTAGATAAAATGAAAGACTATAATATTAAGACTCCAAGCTTTCCAAAAATGCCAGACATCAGAATGGATAGTGGCTTAAGCTCTCTTAATCTTTACATGGATAGCATTGATGTGTATTTCGATACACTCGATTCTTCTCTGAGGTCACTTTCTAAGGACTTGAGTGGCATTTCTAAGATTATAGGTGTTGACCTTAATAATGCAAATATCAAGTCATCAAGTTCTATATTTGATATACTTAAACTTTAAAGAAATAAAAAATGGCAATTGTAAATTTTCCACAAGAAATTAATGGTATAAGAGTTGTACAGAGTGATGAAGAGGTTGTAAAAGCCTTGAAGAACGGAGAAACTGTATGCCGTTATGAGTGGGGTGATTCTATGACCCCAGTACTGAAGAATGGTGAGTATGCAAATCTTACACCCATTAAGGATATTAACGAGGTACAGAGAGGTGATGCAGTGTTCTGTAGAATGCCAGAGGGCTATTACATGACCCATATGGTTTGGGAAATCTCTCGCTGTGGTCACAATGGTAGACCTTGGTTTAAGATTGGTAGCACTGGCACATCAATCTATGGTTGGACACAAGATGTTCTTGCTATCGCAACTGGCACTGACCATTATCAGAAGTTCACAAGAGAATATCGCAAGATGCTGAAGGGAAGTATTTGGAATCATTAAAATTCGTTAATTTTTAGCGAAAAATTTGGTTTTCTCAAATATTTTTCATATCTTTGCAATATAAAACTTGAAATTTTTAAAAAAGACATTATATTTATAATAAACAAATTAAACAACGAATAGTATTATGATTACATTTAGTCTACATATAGAAGAGCAGCAGCCTAGAGGACTTGGATATGGTTATCCAAGACATGAAGGTGTGTCCGTATTCTAATGTAGATTTACGTCATTTTATTATTATTGTAATCGAGAAAAGTGTGATTATATATAATGTATAGGTGGGTAGTCTACGGATTATCCACCTTAAACCGTTTAAAGATGTTAAAAATTAGCGAAAAATTTGGTTATCTCAAAAATTTTCCATATCTTTGCATCGTGAATGAAAAACTAAAGACAAGATGAACTTAAGAGAAATATTTTCAAAGCTATTCAAAAGACATAAACACAGATATGTTATAAGGTATGATGATAGAGAAGACTTCGATGAAGGAAGACATACCTTTAGAGTGACACTCTGTGAAGAATGCGGAAAGATTAAAAGTATAGAACAAATCGCTTAAGATATGCTGGGTTCGACTAGTGGTTTAGGTCGCAAGATTTTCAATCTTGTACAGTGGTAAACTGTCAGGGGTTCGAATCCCCTACCCAGTACAAAAATGGCGGTATAGGCGAACTGATTAAGCCGTTGCCCTCTCAAGGCAGAGATTGCGAGTTTGAGCCTCGCTACCGCTACTAGGACACTAAAATTATCGTTAAAAAAGAGTTCGAAAAACATAGTTGATACTATTTATATATAGAAAATAATTCTTATATTTTATATGTAAATTAGTGTTATTATGAGAAAAGTTGAATCATATGATAATGTTTTTAGTGCTGAAGAAAAAAAACAAATAATAAAAGACTATGTTGAAAATTTTCTTAGTTTAAGAGAAATATATAAAAAATACAATATAAGGTCTAAAATATGGGTAGATAAACTTCTAGATGGTAAAAAAAGAAGCGTTTCTGATGGGGTGAAAATCGCCCATAAAAAATATCCAAATAGTTTTAAACTTTCAGAGAAAACAAAGGATAAAATAAGAAGAGCACATCTTATATGGATGAAAGAGCATCCAGAACAAACTGCTTGGAGGCTGAAAAATATGTCATATCCAGAAAAATGTTTTCAAAAGATACTTGAAGATAATGGTTTGGATAAAAAGTATCTCATCTATAGAGAGTATTCAGTATTTCCATATTTTATAGACTTTGCGTTTATAAATGAAAAAGTGGCAGTTGAAATAGATGGGTCTCAACACCTAGAAGAGAATAGAAAGAAAAGAGACGATGAAAAAGATGCATTGTTATTGTCTAAAGGATGGAAAGTTCTTAGGATAGCTGCAAATGAGGTTACTCACGATGGGACTAAGGCTTTGGAAGCTGTGTTAGAAATGCTTGGGAAAACGGTTATAAACTATGAGAAAGTAGGGGTACTTAAAGCACCAAAGACACGTGAGAAAGTTGTTCGTGGAGAAGATGGGTTATCTGATAAGGAGAGACTAAGAGCTTTTAATCAAAGAAGGGTTGAGAGACCAAGTAAAGAAGAACTTGGTAGACTACTCCAAGAGAGTAATTTCACTGTAATAGGAAAGACTTATGGTGTATCTGACAATGCAATAAGAAGGTGGTGTAAAACATATGGATTACCATATAGAAAAAAAGATATGAAATAGAAAAAGATAGTGGGAACATACAGCAAGTAATTATTTATAAAATTAGTTACTAGATTTGGGTTTTAGATAAACGATTTTTTATTGTTCCCTTTTCATTGGGCTTTAGTGGAATTGGCTAACACGTCAGATTCTGGCTCTGAAGATTGGGGGTTCGAGTCCCTCAAGCCCAACGTTGAGCTTATTAGTCCCTGAAGAAATTCAAACTATGTAAGCCTTGTCGGAGAGCAAGTCTTTTTGAGACGTACATCTTGATGCCGATTGGTCGGAGGTAAATGAGAGATTGTATTATGTCTTTAACGACTCTAAAGATTACTTAATCAGAAACTACTCTCCTTGTTTTAGATAACATATAGAATATGAGTATAGAGAAAAGTTTCGATGGTGCTTTCAAACGAATGAGAGACCGCAATTGGGAGAAGATATATGTGTTGGTAGATATACACGACACCATATTAAAAGCTTGCTACAATGACGAGGAAACGCATCAGTGGTTTCCATATGCTAAAGAGGCTTTGGACATCATGAGTCATGCGCAGCAAATATCGCTCATTCTCTGGACATCAACCTATGATGACATCATCGCTGACTATCTCAAGCACTTTAAGGAGAATGGCATCACATTCGACATGGTGAACGTAAACCATGAGACAAAGAACACAGATTTGTCTTGCTTCGATAAAAAGACCTATTTCAATGTGGGTATCGATGACAAGTTTGGTTTTGATGCTGAAACAGATTGGGAAATATTGTACAACTACCTCGTTGAAGGTATAAGACTTGGCAAATTCAAGTAAAATGAGTGACAGAGACTTAAAGATACTAAACGACAGAAAGAGCACTCTAGTGAACAAGATTAATTGGCATAAAGATAAGCTTGCAGAACTTGAGGGAGAGTTAAAAGGAATAAATAGTTTTATAAACAGTTCAAAATAAATAAAAGATATGTATTATTACGATTATTATTATAGTGGATAAAGTTTGATGGAGCAGTCTCGCACTTTCCATCAATAAGCTTCGGAAGGCAGCAACGATGGTGGTGTTGTGCTAGACTGTAAATCTGGTCCCACAGGGTAAACATTGGGGGTTCGAATCCCTCCCTTCCGACAAATGCTAACACAAGTCTTTAGGCAACCTCTCTAAGAGCAGCATAAGACTATAGAGGTAATAATGCAAGAATTCTAGAGTGTTGGTATTTTTAAATCGGAAGGTAACGGCAGTGGTCTGTAAAACCACCCTGCTTAACAAATTGTCGTAGTGGACTCGCAGTAAGGGGGTTCAAATCCCTCCCTTCCGACATACAGACTGTGGAGTTCCAGAGTGGTCAAATGGGGGGGTCTGTAAAACCTCTGCTTCGGCTTCGTAGGTTCAAATCCTACCTCCACAACAAAATAAATCTAGGTGTAACTGGTAATAGGTTTCCAACTGCATTTGGAATGCAGGCGTAATGCATGGGGGTTCGAGTCCCTTCGCCTAGACAAAAAGGAATCTTGCAGCAATAGGTAAGACATCAGACATGTAGCTCAATGGTTAGAGCCTTGGATTTTACCAAGAGATTAGGGTTCGACTCCCTACGTATCTTTGTTTAAAAGGATTCCGATTTTTAACATGGTGGTTGTAGCTCAGTTGGTAGAGTACCAGATTGTGGCTCTGAGGGTCATGGGTTCGAATCCCATCTTCCACCCAAAAAATTGTTACGATGGTAAAAGTATTAAATAAAAACATAGCTAGATGCTCAAGATGCAATTGCCTTTTGGAATATAATGCATCTGACATTGAAGAGAAAGAATGCGGATATAGTGTTCAATCATACGCTGGAGAAACATATATTGGAAAGTTTATTACTTGTCCAAACTGTGGAAATAAATTTGAAGTGTCTTGAACACATTTTTCTAAAAAAATTTGGAATTTAAGATTTTTTTATATATCTTTGCATAGTATTTCATAGGCAACAAATACACAAGGAAACATACAGCAACTATTAAAGGTATAGCATTAAACTGATAATTTAAGGGTCGTTGGTTCGAGTCCAACTCACGCTACCAAGGTTGGCGTGATAGCTAAGATGGATAGAATGTTTCCGATTTTTTTAGGGGAGTGGGCCAGAGGTCAACGCCGCTTGCTTTGGGAGCAAGTTTTATCGCAGGTTCGAATCCTGTCTCCCCTACAACTTGATGTAAATCAATAAATTACATAAACGGTGTAAATTGTTTTGAATTTTGGCTGATTTTTATGCGAGTTCGACTCTATATTATATAGAAATATGTAATTATATGGATGAATTAACAAAAAAAATCAGAGAATTAAAATTTGAAAAGGGGTATTCAAATAGTCAAATTTCAAAAGAATTGGGAGTAACAATAGAAAAAGCAAAAAGAGTTACTTGTAAAAGATATGATGAAACATTAAAAAAGAAGGAAATTAGAAAAAATGCTGAAAAAGAATTTGTTGATTTAGTAAAACGATATTTACCATTGTCTAATTCTTTAAATCATTTATGTAACAATTTAGGGTTGAGAGGTGTAGACGGATATTATAAGAAACTAAAACGAATAATATCAGAATATAATCTATCTACTGAACATTTTGGTACTATTAAAATTAGCCGATTTGGTGTAGCTAGAAACAAAGTAACCGCAATGACGGACGAAGAATTTTTTGTAAAAGGTTCTAAACGTAGCGGAGACTCAATAATTAAAAGATTAATTGAAGGTGAATATAAAGAATATAAATGTGAAAATTGTGGTATAAGTGAGTGGGATGGAAAACCATTGAGGCTGCAAGTCCACCATATAAACGGAGACCATAACGACAATAGAGTTGAGAACATTCAGTTATTATGCCCAAATTGTCATGCACAAACTGACACATATGCAAGGCATAACACTACTAAGAATGGTGGGTTTGTTGTTAAAAACATTGAAGAGCTAAAAGATAGTATTAATTATGTCAAGCCAAAATATTGCAAAAAATGTGGCAAAGAAATAACTAATGGCAGTAATGAATATTGTTCTCATGAATGTGCTCAAAAAGCCTCTAGAAGATTTGAAGTATCATCAGCACAGTTGATAGAAGACTTCAAAGAACTTAAATCATTCACAGCAGTAGGTAGAAAATATAATGTTAGCGATAATGCAATAAGAAGAAGAGTTAAAAAACTTGGAGTATATGAAGAAGTAAGACAATTTATCACTCCAAGGTAAAGACATTTGATGTTATGGGTGAATATAAAAAAATCACAAAGGAAGATATTAATTTTCCAAAATATTGCCTCTTCTTTATCAAGAAAATACAAGAGGCAATCGACAAGTCAAAGAGTGATTTGAGTTATGTGGAGTTTTTAAAGGTTGAGGTTGAAACAACCTACCCATATTGCTCTGAGGCATTCGATTTGATTGCAAAGACATTCACAAGGAAGGGTCTTGAAATGAGGACACCAACCTATAAAATGAACAAAGTGGATGGGATACCACATTATCTATATAATTGGGGTGTGAGGAAGGAGGTTGACTACGATGACCTCCCTTTTGACGAATACTATGATATTTGGTAAACAAGTTTTATTGTTATCATATCTTGGGAACTTACAGCAAGGTTAAGAGGATAATTTTTTATTTGTTCAAAATGAAAATAGATAGTTCGAGCCTATCAAATGATAGTTCCCTTTTTTTTACTGACTAATATTTCTAAAAAAAATAATATAAGTAAGAAAAAAGTTATGAAGAAAATTCTTTTAATGTTGGCACTCTTTAGTGCCGTAGTGAGTGCAAATGCACAGATTGCAACTGAAAACAGCAACGCTCTCGATAATTTGAGTATTGGTGTAACTGGTGGAGTATCAACTCCGCTTGATTTTAACTCAATCTTCCCACTTAACACAAATGTGGGTTTGAAGATTGCAAAGGATTTCACTCCAGCATTTGGAGTAGAGGCTGAAGGTATCGCATTCCTTAATGACAATCACTTCAGTGACATCAAAACTGCTGTAAAGGCAACAAACGTTGGTCTTAGTGGTGTATTTAATCTATCAAATATCTTTGGCGGTTATCAAGGTACTCCACGTGTGTTTGAGGTTAAGACCGTAACAGGTATTGGTTGGCTACATAGTTGGGACACACCAAATAACTTCTTGACATCTAAGACTGGTCTTGATTTCGTATTCAATGTTGGTAAGAAAAAGGCTCACAGCTTTGTATTGACACCAGCAGTGTATTGGAATCTTAATAAGTTCGGTAATGTTAAGTTTAATAAGCATGACTCACAGTTAGCTATTAACTTATCATACATTTACCACTTTAAGACAAGCAATGGAACACATCATTTCAAGACATACGATGTTGGCGCAATGATTAGCGAGATTGACCGCTTGAATGGCGCATTATCAGAGTGTGAGAGTCGTGAGCCACAAGTTAAGGAGGTAGAGAGAGTTGTAGAAAAAACTGTTACAGTAAATGAGCCTAATACAAAGTGGATTGTTCCATTTGAGTTTGGTAAGTCAAGTTTGACACCAGCTGCTGTATTTATCCTTAATCAGATTGGCGAGGATTCAATAGTAGAGATTACAGCAACGGCATCTCCAGAGGGTAGTAAGGAGTTTAATCAGAAGCTTTCTGAAATGAGAGCTGCAAAGGTTTCTGACTTTTTGACTAAGCGTGGAGTTAAGGTTGCAAGTGCTGAAGGTAAGGGAGTTGACTCTGAGAAGGGTAGGACTGCCATTGTGATAACTGTACAGTAGTGATTATGGTAGGAGAATAACGACAAACGCTTTGGCGGTGTTAATGCATGAAAACCGCAAGTTTGTCAGTCATCAAAAACTGTCTACATTCTCCTTTTCTTCAGATGACTAGATAAACGGTTGCTGCGAAAGGTAAACAGCTCACGGACTAATACCAAACCAGATTTGCTAATGGTAAATCACTAAGTTAGTTCACTTATGCGAGTATCGTTCAATGGTAGGATGGGACGCCTCCAACGTTCAGATGTCGGTTCGATTCCGATTATTCGCTCTTTTGAAAATAATTTGTCTTTCGAGACACATTTTTTGCTCTTTTGAAATATTTATATGTAAAGAGCTATATTATGGAAATTGATATAAAAAGTGTTTTAGATAAATCAAAAACAATAAGTGATATTGCTAGAATAATTTTTGGAAAGCCTAACTATACAAACAGAGAAAAATGCAAAAAAATTCTTTCTGAGTATGGAATTGATTGGGAAAAATGGTTAGAAGAAAAAAAGATTAAGCCTAAGAAGTTTTGTCTTAATTGTGGGAAGGAAATAATTAATGGCGATTCTAGAAAAAAATTTTGCAATTCATCTTGTGCAGCATCTTATAACAATTTAGGTATCGCTAGAAACTATAAAGGTGGTAAGAGAAAGGATGAAAAATCTTATTGCTTAAACTGTGGTAAAGAAATAAAACGAGGTAAATTTTGTAATAATACTTGTCGTGCAGAATATAATGCAAAACAATATATTGAACGTTGGAAAAGAGGTGAAGAAAGTGGGTTAAAGGGTAAGTATGGCATTGCTTCTGCTGTTAGGCATTATATTTTTGAGAAAAACGAAAACAAATGTGAAATTTGTGGAAAAAGTTATGTAAATCCGTATACTGGGTTGTCTGTTCTTCAAATTCATCATAAGGATGGCGATTGTACAAATAATAGAGAGGAAAACTTACAGTTATTATGTCCAACACATCATGCAATGACCGAGAATTTTGGCAGTAGAAATCCAAATGCCACAAGAAAGGATAATAGAATGAGATATTAAATGACGGTGTAGCACAGTGGTTAGTGCGTCTGCTTGCCATGCAGAGGACGCCAGTTCGATTCTGGTCATCGTCTCATTAGACTAGAGAGTTGCACCATGCCGTGTTAGTGTAAGATGGACAGCACAGCGCAAACAAGGCGACCCCAGTTTGGTACCAGCATATGCGTAAAGGGGTGTTTAAGTACTAACGTTGGTTCGAATCCAGCACACGGCTCTATGAAACTGAAAACTGACAATATGGAAAAATGTATGCGTTGTGGGCATGAACTAATTATCGGAGGTAATTTCATGCTCAGTGACTTCAACGGAGAGGATTTAGCTGAAGATGATGACGCAATGGTAACAAATGCTCATTGTCCACACTGCGGAGCTAGTTATGAGATATATGATACTCCTGAATCTGAAAAGAAGAATTATCCATATTGGAGTAACTAGCGGTGTATCCCCTCTGCCTTATACGCTGTTGAAAGGGTAATTGGTCACATGTGGGTTCAAGCCCCACCATCGCCACGAAAAGAAAGTTCTTTCGTCTGACGGTTTACGTCAATAACAAGGAAACATCCAGCAAATACAGAGTTGTTATTAGAAATTGCTACCGAAACGGTATGTGGGTTCGACTCCCACACGTCTATCTTAACGAGGGCGTTGGTGAAATTGGTATACACGGCTATTGTAGAACAAAATGTTTCCGAATTTTTTTATATCAAAACGTATACACTTTTTGAAATTCATGATATTTATATAAAAAGAATATTATGAATAGCAAATTAGAGTATATAAAGGAAAATTTGGATATTATCAATGAAATGATTAAAGATAATAGACCTAAGTTTGAGATAGCTAGGATTTTGGGCGTTAAGTATGATACATTAAATAAGAATCTTAAGCTATTAGGAATTGAGTATGCAGGTAATCCAAACAGAAAAGGAATGAAACATGAGGATGGTAAAATTTCTGCATATGAATACTTAGGTACTAACAAATTTATAACTGCTCCTAAACTAAGAAATAAATTAATAGAAGAGGGTATCAAAGGGGAAATATGTGAAAGGTGTGGAAATAGTACCTGGATGGGTGAGAAAATACCATTAGAGTTACATCATATAAATGGAAATCACTATGATAATAGATTAGAGAATTTACAAATTCTATGTCCGAATTGTCATATGCAAGTACATGGTTATTCTAACACTAAGCACAAAGAATAGATGGGGTTGTGGCGCAACTGGTTGAGACGCACCACACTTAGGATGTGGAAGTCGAGAGACTTGTGGGGGTTCGAATCCCTTCAACCCTACAAAATTCTAAATAAATCTTAAAATATTTGGTTATATCAGATTTTTTTAGTATCTTTGCATCACGAAATTGAAAAACAAATGTTATGGGAAGAATACTTTTTATATTGTTTGTGGCTTTTGTAATGGTGGTTGTAATCATGTTGATTAACAACTATCTCAACAAGAGAAATGGGAATAGAATGTCAAAGGAAGAGAAGAGAAAGTCTTTCAACGATGACATCGAGGCAGTAGCCAAGGAAATTAAAATGAGAAGAGAAGCATGATGTGGTATTTTATAATTGGATTCTTTGTTCTCATTACGATAGTATTCATGATACTGTTGTTACGTGAGATTAAGAATGCCCCATTGGTTCCAGATACAATGCCTTTCTTAAGAGGTGATTACGTTCCAACTGGAGAAGAGTATTTCAAATACTTTAATACCTTCTGCAAGAATTGCAAATTCTTTGATGGAACTGCTACATGTTTGGCAGAACATAGTTTTGGTATCATTAATGAGCATAACACAAACACATGCAAAACAGAAAGTTTGTTTGAGCCGAAGTAAAAGAATGGTGGGGTAGCTCAGTTGGATAGTAGCAACTGCCTTCTAAGCAGTAGGTCGAGGGTTCGAGTCCCTCCCTCATCACGAATGCGGTTCGAGTCCGCTTCAGTGACCGAGATTAGGTAAATTCAACAAAGCAGTGTTCGATTCTTGCTTATCTCCACACTATGAGTTTCCAATGTTAACTCGTGGGGATTATGGTTAAGTTGAGGTCAAAAAAACGGTGTATCTAGGATGCCCAGTTGCGCCTAGCTGCATCAGTAGGAACGTACAGCAACATTTACTTATTTAAAAGATTTTGTATTAGATTCGTAAATGAGGATAAGAGAAGCACTAAATCATAATTGCGAGGCACTTATCCATGCTCTTCGGAGCAAATGTCTAGTCATGACAGTAAATTGACCGTTCCTTTTTCTTTTGTCGCAATTGACACAAAACATAGTGGAAGCGTACAGCATGTACTTAATCATCTTGTTACTAACGATTGCTGATTTTAGAGGTTTCCAATTAAACACTTGCAAGGGCAACCAGTAAGCGTACCTCTCTAATCTTTAATCACACTAGGCAAAGGGTTGAGGTAACGTATTACTCTTGTGAAGATAGTAGCAAAGGCATGTGAGTGTAGGATAGGCGAGAGACGTTGAAGCATCTTCGCAAGGAGTTGTGGAGTCAACCTTGAAATATCGCCCTCATCGTAATAGCTGAATCTCCAACTAGAATAAACCTACGCTTCCTTCATGCACCCATAGCTCAATGGATTAGAGCTTTTGATTACGAATCAAAGGGTTGTAGGTTCGAGTCCTACTGGGTGTACACACTTTTTTTAAGGAGAATGTTATGGTTATAGAGATAAATAAGAAACTTATTCTCAATGTATTTGAACAATGTTTAGTTGTTAAAGATGGTAAGTTGTTCAATACAAATACTAACGAGTATGAAGCCATTGAGGGTGATAAAGTTAAGTTTTGTTTCACCAATTATTTCGGAGTAGATTGTTGGGTTAGTGGAACAGTCGATGGATATACTTGTAATAGAAGAATCAAGTTAAGGGGTGTCCATGATTTATATGCAATTAAACATGGCACTAAGAAAACCATCAAGCATTTATCTGTAATAACAGACAGCGATTGCGAAGATGATGAAACAAACGCTTATGATGAAATGATGAAAGCTGAGTGGGAAGCTGCCTTAAGCGAATAAATAAAAAAAGTTCTCAAAAAATTTGGAATTCTCAAATATTATCTATATCTTTGCAATGTCAAAAGGTAATAATGAAGTAAGAATTTAAGAAAAATACAAAAAAATTCGTCAAAAACGAAACTTTTTGAATTTAAATATATAATTATAGAAAAAAATCAATACATTTTATATTATGATTACAGTAGTTAAAAATATCGTCAAAGCCAATGCTAGTTCATTTACATCAAGTAAGTGGAATGATGCCATTGTATCTAATTTTGATGCAAAAGGTAAGCAACAGCTATGCGGTGATATGGAAGTCTGATATAAGATGTAAGAAAATCTAGGCACTTACTTCACTATATATTTCCCAAGCTGTTGATGAACTCCTAAAAAAAGTAATCAGCAGCTTTTTTTGTTTGCTTAACTTTTCTTAACTCAGAAAATTTGGATAATAAAAAAATTTTTAGTATCTTTGCAAAAAAAATTGTGTTCGGAATGAAAGTAGTAGTATGTATAGAGAGGCTTGAGGGACACGGAATAACATTTAGAGAGGGAGAGACATACTTTGCTAATATGGTGAATCCGCACTATTGGATAGTTGATTCGGTAGGTGTTAAGTCAGAGGACTTCTTGCTTCATTTCGAGGTTGTAGAGGAACTTATTGGGGATAAAGTTAGTGGAGGTACAGATGATGTAAATAAGAAGTTTGTAGAGGAAGAGAATGACTTCAAAGAGTTTCTTAAGAACTTCGGTTTCAATGATGATACAGAAGAGAAAAAAGAAGAAGATAAGGAATCATTACTCAATAAAATAAAGGATTACATATTTGCGTAATCCATATGGGTCGGTAGCAAAGATGGTCAATGCACCAGACTGAAAATCTGGCAATGGTGGTTCGAGTCCACCCCTACCCACATAAATAATAAATCATAGTGGCGTAGTTCAGTGGTAGAGCACCTGTCTGTCTAACAGGGTGTCGTGGGTTCGAATCCCATCGTCACTGCAAAATATGTGGGAGTAGCTGAGATGGTTTAGCGGTGGGTTGAAGCCCCACGTCAACGGTGGTTCGATTCCATCCTCTCACACAAAGACCAGATTCAGAATGAGGCATTAGGATGACTACGAGGAGGAGGCTGAGAGACTGAAATCTAGAGCAGTTGAGCCGAATGTCTACTAAGTAAGTCCGCATCTGTGAGTTGCAACATCTGGTCTTTACTAAATGGATGCACGCTGCGAAGAGAAACATAGCAATATGCCTCTACGGAGAACGACGTGGAAATGCGATTCCGCAGGTTCGAATCCTGCTGCATCCACAAGTTTGTCTAGCTAGATTTGATATCGGTTGAAACTAGATGCCACACTTAAAGGTTTCTCTATAGTCCAAGGTAGAGAGTGAAAATGAATTGCTTGGGCGCATATAGGAGGTTAGCTCAGTTGGTTTAGAGCGATAGTCTTACAAACTATAGGTCATCGGTTCGACTCCGTTACCTCCTACAAACATTGGGAGATAGCACAGCGGTTAGTGCAGCGGACTGTTAATCCGCAGGTCGTGGGTTCGAATCCCACTCTCCCAGCAAAAAAATATAAATATGCATAAGATACGTAATACAAAACATCTGGAGCTCCTAGAGAAGTTGAAGGGTATAATCCCTACTGGTTGTAGTGAGCCGTTGTCCAAGAGAGTGTTGAGAGACCTTCTTGTAAGTAACAATTGGGACGAACATAAAGTTCTACAATTGATTAAAAACGATGAATGGTGGTATCGTTATGCAAATGATTAAAACATATGTTTGGATGGCCGAGTGGTTTAAGGCAGCAGGCTGTTAACCTGCCGTGTGGTTTCGCTACACCATAGGTTCGAATCCTACTCCAAACGCAATTAGGAGGCTGAGAGCACTGGAGAATAGTGTGCTATGCCATTGTTGAGGTGAGCATAGAAGATGGGTTCGATTCCCATAGCCCCCACTCCCAGACGTGGGTCTCAAACAACACTCAAAGATGTACATATGAGTGGCTAGAGTTGTTAGACTGTGAAGTGGGACGAAGTAACCCACAACGTTAGCCATACGTCCGTTCAAGGTAGCAGCCATTTTATCTAGCCGTAAGGAAGCACTAAGCCAACGATACTGCTGCTGTGCATTGCTTGGGTCATGTAGTGTAACGGCTAGCACTTCACATTTGCAATGTGACAGAGGGGTTCAAATCCCACATGTATCCACTTAATGTACACAATGGAGGTGTACTCAAATTGGTGAAGAGGACGGTCTTGAAAACCGTTAGGTCGGTGATGAGTCGGCATGGGGGTTCGAATCCCTCCACCTCCGCAAGTTTAACTCATAAATTGAGAATAATGGCAAAGAATATACACTTCAATATTAGTGAATATCGTAATATCTTTTGGATTATAGCTTCTGACAAAGAGAGTGGGTTATGGTATGGCACATTGACAGCAAGCTATGATGTCGAATATAATAGATATAAGCATCTTTGCAATGGCGATAAGATGTTGAAGATTGTTCGACTAGAAACAAGTCCAAATTATGTTGGAGAAGGTATTGCAAGTTCGTTGATGAATAAGTTCATTGATTATTATAAAGATTACAATATGTATCTTCTTGTAAGTCCACAAGCACGAGAAAAGGACACTCTCAGGAGTGTAACGGATTTGAAGAAATTCTATGAGAAGTTTGGATTCCGTAAAACTGGAGAATTACTTCCAACGATGATTAGAAAGGCAACAATATAATCGTTCTAGAAGGACACGCTAGGAACAGCAACCTAGAGAAGTTATCGTAGGCAACGAACAGATTAGTATCATACAATCAAGGCTAAAAGGTTATAGTTGTACGAGATAGTGGAATGTAAGGAATCGATTCAATGGAGAGTTACCCAAGTTGGTGAAGGGGGCACATTGCTAACGTGCTAGGTCTGTAAAAGGGCGCAGGGGTTCGAGTCCCTTACTCTCCGCAAGTTAAAAGGAAATGTTATGGTTAGTTCCACGTTGAACATGGTCTCTTTGGGATTCATAATCATAGGAATGTTTATGTCCATGATAATAATGGAGAACAGAAGGGGACGATATATTGGATGGCTATTACTTTCAATAGGTATGTTTATCAATGCGTATGCACTGATATTTCTTGAGGGAAGATGGATATTATCTTTGTTCAACATAGGTGCAGGTATACTTGATTTATATCTATTCTTCTTTTGGAAGAGGAAATACAATGAGAGCAAGTTGTCCAATAGGGAAAAGTTTTTAGAAGAAATAATGAGTTTAAAAAAGAAATAAACCAATGGTTGTACAAGATATAAAGTCAATTGTGAAGGGTATTGCAGAGCTTCAGTATATAATGTCTGGGGGTATTGCAGTATATCATATCACATCAGTTGATAACAAGAAATATCAGCTTGAGATTGACCTTAGTGACAAGAAAGATGTTGGGGAAACAGCAGCCTTTAAGCCAACTGAAAAAGCAATCCTTCTTATGAGGTGGATTAGAAAGGCAAACGAAAATGATACATTAATTGAAATAAAGTAAAACGAATTTAAATATTAAATAAGCATATGAGAATGGTTAAAGTCATAAAACGTAAAAAGCGAAAGTAACGCTCTATAAGTTTCAACCACGTTGAGCTTCGAGCGTTATAGAAAGATACAAACAAATGCGCTTGTAGCTTAGTGGTAGAGCACGTGTCTCTTAAACATGGGGTCAAGGGTTCGAATCCCTTCAGGCGCACACTAATGTATATATGTATCTTACATGCAATTTGCGCCCATAGCTCAGTTGGTAGAGTACATGACTTTTAATCTTGGGGTCGAGGGTTCGAGTCCCTCTGGGCGTACTGATTTTCTAACCTCCGTTAGTTCATCGGTGAGTGCTCGAAAGAGACGAGAACACTAGTCTTTTAAACTAGGTGTGGTTGGTTCGACTCCAACACGGAGGACATTTTTCATATGCTCCTATGGCAGAAGGGATTATGCACCAGACTCTTAATCTGGCTATCAAGGTTCGAGTCCTTGTGGGAGTACCAATTTTAAAATGTTACGAAATGGCAAATTGTGATAAAAACAATTGTAAGTTAGAAGAAAACTCTAGCTCAAGGTGGTCAAAGGAAGAGATAGAGAAAACTTTAAAAGAGTATTGGTCACGTGTTGACTATAAGGTTGGTGATTGGGTAGAAACATGTAGTTTCCTTCCAGGAATTGTACAGAAGATAAACATTCGTTTCAATGATGACCCAAAGTACGATTGTTTTGAGGATGATGTGTTGATATTCTATCCGCATTATGCTTTCACTGAAAAGGAAGAATGGAAGGGCAAGTATTGTGGCGGTAGCTGTTGTTCAGCAAAACACTGCGGAGTACACAAGATAACTCCAGAATATGCTTGCAAGCTTATGTCACTTGGTCATGACCGTCTTGAGAAGCTTTGGGATAAAGCCATCAAGGAAAAAGAGAAAGACATTAACACTGATAAAAAGTGGTCTGAATACGTAGAAGAATTATATGCTAAAGAGTTCCCAAAGGGATTTGAGTAACATACTCATGCCTCGTTAGCTCAGTTGGTAGAGCACCACCCTTGTAATGTGGCTGTCGTGGGTTCGATTCCCTCACGAGGCTCGATGCTAGGAGAAGTCATACAATAGACGTACAGACGTAATTTTGTGTGGTGAGGAATCTAGAACAGAACATACTAGTCTGTAATGGTATGCCAAAGGTTCAATATCAGGGAAGGTTACTTTGGATTTAATAGTGGGTACACACAGCAAGTATAAATTTACACTTCAAACAGACTGTCAATTTGTGTAACGTGGGTTCGATTCCCACCCCCTCCGCAAAGAGAATTAAATAAACTGGAGGGGTTGAAATGTTGGTTTTATGTACCCTTTTATGGCTCGATAGTTCAGTTGGTAAAATACTCGATTTGTAATCCTGAGTCCTCAGTTCGAATCTGGGTCGAGCCTCAAACGGTGACGTAGCTCAGTCGGTAGAGCACTAAAAAATCAACGTGTTGCCTCGTGTGCGCAACCCACAGCAAATATTATGATGAATGGCTGTTAACCAAGGGGTCTGTGGTTCGAGTCCACACGTCACCGCAACTTGCCTCGTTAGCTCAGTTGGTAGAGCGATTCTGTGGTATGGAATAGGTCGTGGGTTCAAGTCCCTCACGTGGCTCAATGGAAGAAAGGAAATGTTATTACGTCTGTTGCTTCATCGAGGGCAGAGAAAAGACGATTGAAATGCCTCCTAGAACTGGCCCTTTGACCTTATCAGAGGCTGAAGATGTGAGAAAGAAGAAGAGTAGTGGTAGGTATCGTAGGAAACTAAGATATAGGATTCTCGATGCAGAAAAAAACGAAATAGTAAAGTTATGAGTCTTTGGACATTTTACACGATAGGATGCTTGATTGCGTTTGTATGGGGTACAAATGATTACTACGAGTTCAAGGTTAGAAATCGCATGTACAATGGGCGCATATTTGACGATATGGAAGATGCGTTTAATATGATGGTGTTTTCCCTAGGTTCATGGATTGCTGTTATCACACTTTTATTCAGTGATGATGATTAATAAATCTTAAAAAATTTGGTTGTTCCATTTTTTTTTCGTATCTTTGCATCATAATAACGTAATCTACGAATAATATGTTAGAAATAACAGAGAAAATATTGGCTAGCATCCATGCCACACCAATGACATATAGCGAAATAAGTGATTTGCCATATCTTAAGACAATATCTCATTATGGTATTGATTTTTCAATTGAGACGTTGATTAAGAGAGACTTTATAATTGAGAAGATTGTCGATAGACATCCATACCGTACAAAAGAGTATAGGAGAAAGTATGGCGAAGTTGTGAGAGTAAAATATCGTGCAACGAAGAAAGGTGAGAAGTATCTTGCTGAACATGGATATTTAGACTAATCTATTAAAAAAATTTACTATATGGATAAGATTAAATGTGCGAAATGTGGAAAGGAAACTGAGATTGACATTAGCAAGGCCATCGATGCCGATGGTGAGGTGTTCAAATGTAATCATTGTGGTTATCCGTTTAGATACGCAAAATAATAATTTATGAGAGAGTTAGACAAGTTTTCGAGGAATGGTGCAGAGTTATATAGTAACGCTGTAAAGGAGAGAGCAAATATCAACATCGAAAAAGCTGCCAACAGAATTATCAAGTATATCGCCTCAAGATATGAGGGAGAAATCAAGGCAGCAATTGACCGTAATTACAATTGTAAGAAAATTGATATATCTTTGCCTAGAGGATGTAACCCTGAAAAGCTTAGCCCAAATAAGGCTGCATGGGGGAACATCTTGAATGAACTAGACAAGAGAGTGAATAAGCATTTTGGAGAACTTGGTTTCCATATTACCTTGTGTAATGGGAACTCATGTAACTGTTTGTTTGATTGCATCTGTAACAGAGGTGAGTTCGTTGCTAAAATAGTATGGGAATAGTAACCCATAAATGGGGCCATAGCTCAGTTGGCTAGAGCGTTACCCTTGCAAGGTAAATGTCGTGGGTTCGAGTCCCACTGGCTCCACTTAATTGGTAGATAGCACAGTAGGTTAGTGCAGCGGACTGTTAATCCGCAGGTCGTGGGTTCGAGTCCCACTCTTCCAGCAATATTTTTAGGCTTTTATGAAGCATTATGGGTTAATATATCGTTCTGTTCTAGTAATAGAGATATGTTACTCGCTTCTGATGCGGATAGTACAATGGTTAGTACAAGTTCTTATATAACTAAATTAGGGTTCGAGTCCCTATTCGCATGCTAATTTAAATAAGAAAAGGAATGATAGCTGCTTTTGATACATATTATTATAATGGATATTCTTATACTGTAGCTGGAGTATTTAAGTCATGGAATGATAAAGATATTGCTTACTATGCTACTAGTAAGAGGATGTGTATTGACGCAGAATACAAACCAGGAGAACTATATAAGCGTGAGCTTCCATGCATTATGCAATGTTTGGCATTATTACCACTTAAGGATATTACGCTTATTATGGTAGATGGTTTTGTATGGCTTTCTGAGGATGGTAAAACCTTAACGAAGGGTTTGGGTGCTCACCTTCAAGATGCAATCTTTAAGAAATATGGTGAGAAAATTACTGTTGTTGGTGTCGCAAAGAACAGATACCATGTAAATATACCAGATTGCTATGATATAGAGCGTGGTTTGGAATCAGCAAAGCCATTGTTTGTAACATGTAGTGAACACTGTCTTGCAGAACATTATTCAAACATGGTCAAGATTATGTATGGTGATTATAGAATACCAAAAATCTTGAAAGATGTAGACACTAGGACAAGAGAACTTGGGCATGAACATTCTGAGGAGATAGAAGCAGAACTTGAAAAAGAATATAACTCCAAACCCATAGATATATCAATTGGTGATTTTGATGAATTTATGGCAACTTGTGAAAAAAATGGTTTTAAATATAGATAGAAAAAAAATGAAGAAATGTGAAAAAAGAAATAAAACTTGTGGACTATGTAAGTCTCTTTTGATAATCGCAGTGGCATATACAATGTCTATTCTTTTGGCTTTATATTTATAATAGGTGGTTATGTTAATGGTAAACGGCATCTCTCCAAAAGATGAGAAAGGGGTTCGAATCCTCTACCGCCTGCGATAATCCTTATCGAGTTTACCTCATTTTATGGGGGAGGAAAGCACTACTTGCAGAGTCTAGAGATAGACTAAAACTTTAAGTGACGTGGTAGGCCGAGGAAGCTTACCTTTATGAAAAGGAAATTTAATATCACTATGCAAATACAGTATATAGCAATTATGGTGTATCTCCTAGTTGGTTTCGTACTATCATATTATTGGTTTATACGTGACTATGAAAAGGAATACAAAAAGAGTATTGAGGATGGCGAAGCTGAAGAAAAAGGAATGTTCAGTTTAGTGATGTTACTTATGACAGTTTTATGGCTATTCATTTTGATTAAAAATCTAATAACGCAGAAAACTTTATGAATTTACCTAAATCATTCATCAAGAACAGAATGTTTGAAATTGGTAGGACTGTTATAACACATCCTAGAAAAAAAATTATTGAATTTTACCACAAAAAGATATCTTGGTGGATTGAAATTTATGGCATAAGACTTAAGCATAGTGGATATTATCTAATGTTAAAAAAGATTTGTTTCTAATGGAAGTTACAGTATTTGACAAAAATCATATCAAGGTTGCTTATGGTGGGATTAGCAAAACTGATAGCAAACCAAAGGTTTCTTGGACTACTTTTCGTGAAAGAGTATTCCCAAAAGGTATGTCCATTACCACGATAAAGGAGAAATCTGAAGATGTGGTCAAAGAATCGCCACTAGGTTTCTATTATGAGTCAATACAAAAGGTAAAATATGAGGAACAAACTCCAGTTAGTGCAACTATTGAATTTCACAAAATACATATAAATCTATTTACAAAATATTATGTGATTACCTATCCAATATCTTGTAATGATGTTAAGATAGGATTTGATGCAAGACCTTGGGATATATGTATTGGCGATATGTCAATGAGAGAAAATTTTATAAAAGCTTTGAATAAAATTCTTGACAATATATTTGTATCTGCTGCCCCAATCAAGGGTATCGCTAGAACTAGGGAGAAGGTTTTCAAGGAAGTCTTTGGTAATACAAAGGGTTATAGCACTGTTGATAACGAGGTAAAAATTATCTCTCATGGTTTTGACCCAAAGGAATCTTTTAGAAAGGTTAAAAAGAAGAAGAAATGAAGCATACAAAGAGATATATGGTGATATTCCAGAAATGGGGTAGGATAAAGTTTCACGAGGATAAGACTGAATATGACACGATTACTGAAGCAATGGAAGAAGCCAAACTCCTAGAGGAATTCTATGCTGATACTCCATGTCCAAAAAAACTTACTAATTATAATTGGTCTACTAAGAAGTATACCAACTATTACGAATGGGGTGAGACATATTTGGATGAAGCTCTTTGGGGGTATGTCATTCTAGACTTTGATGAAGAGAAAGTTGTAAAGTGGGGACATGACCAACTTAAGTATATCACCAAGGATGAAGATATAAGAAAAGTCAAAGACAGATTCTTCAGAAAAGAGGGTGAAGTACCAGATGACTACAAATGGGATATAGGCGAATATGAAGGTTGGCTTCAGTTCCGTTGGGGCAATGGTAGAAACTCAGTTGAATTCGGAGAGAATGCTGTTATAGACAGCAAAAATAATACTCAGAAGTGTGTGAGACGTTGCAGCATTAAAAAGAAGAAGTATCGCAATTTTACATATGATGAGAATGAAGAGTTAGAACTTGACAAACTTAATGAGGAAATATTGGCAGAATCTAAGGTTAGCGTAGATGGAAATTGATAATGCACAGCTCAGTGACTTATACAAAATTAAGGGTAATATATTGAATGACATTTTGAATCTTAATGAGCAACTTAGCAAAAAGAAATTAGCCCTTTCAATAGTCAATAGCAGAATTAAGAAATTAGAAGAGAAATGAAAAATTGTTAAAAGATTTGGAAATCTCAAAAATTATATATATCTTTGCATTGTTAAACAATTTAATATCAAATATTATGTTAGAATTTATTATCGGTTTAGTTGGTGGTTGGTTCGCCTACAAGTATAAGGATAAGGTGGGGCTGTAACCAAAAGGTATAGTGGGACAAGAGAACTGTAATAGTGGAATCTGAAACATAGCGAACAACGTGCCATAAGAAGCCTCAGGTCTTGTTGAAAGGGCGAATCACACTTTAAAAACAAACGCCCCCAAATGCTTGAAGACATATGAATAGGTAACATCTACGAGACCCACAAGGGTTGACGGAATAGTAGGTTCAAATCCTACCGCAAGCACCAAGGAAACAGACAGCAATGGTTATTTTTTTAATAAGCCTTGTAAGCAGTGGGTCATGGGTTCGAATCCCATCGAGGGGTGTAAGCTCCTTGTAGCTCAGTCTGGTCTAGAGCAACTTAAAATGTTAAAAACGTTTCCGATTTTTAATTAAAACGAAATAACAATGGCAGTAGGTGTAATTATCGCAAGGCTTCAGCCAATACACAAGGGACACCTTGAGTTGGTCAGACAAGCTCTTAATGAGAATGACGAGGTTCTTATCCTTGTTGGTTCAGCAGACAAACTGAATAAGCGTAACCCAATTCCTATCGCAATGCGTTTGGATTTGGCAAAGAGAGCAATAACTGAGGAGTTTGGTGAGGGCGCTGGCAAAGTTAAAGTAATGCCACTCAATGACCTTACAGATGAATCAGATAATTCTCATGATTGGGGATTTTATCTCTACAGCCATATAGTTGGAATCACTAAGTCACTTGAATTTACCATTTATTATTCAGATGGATTTGAGATTATCATGCAGTGGTTTCCTCCATTCATTACAAGAGACTTCGTTTCTTTTAAATTGAATGCTAGAGGTGCAATCCACAACAACTTGTCTGCAACAAAGGTAAGACAGATGATTCTCAAGGGTGATGAAAATGCTCTCGCAGAGGCAGTACCAACTTGTGTTGCTGAAAATGCGGTAATATTGAAACATTTCATTGAAGCATTTCAAGATGTATGAATTATCAGTATGGAGAAGCGTTTTTGGAGATAACTTTCAAAGATGGCAATAAGGCACGAATTAAAAGGGATGCAATAACTGATATCTACTCATACAAAGAAAATGGTGTTAGCATTGTAAAAGTATCCTTTGATAGAGGAAATAGTTCACATTATTATAGATTCGATGGAACTCTAGAAGAATTTGAACAAAATTCCAAGATTGTATATTTATAATAGCTAGTTCCGTAGTACGATATATAAATTGGCAAGCGTATAACGTAGTTGTTCCTATAACGAACTCATAGCATATTAGGAGGTTCAGAGAAACTTGTGTGGTGAAGAATCGGAAATCCGCAGACTAGCTTTTTTTCATGTTGATGTAGCTCAGTAGGTTAGAGCACGTGACTGATACTCACGAGGTCAGGGGTTCAACTCCCTTCATCAACACAAAACATAATGGGCTTGAATGGTATAGAACGTTATGCGTCTGGTAAAGGACAAGCAGTGGGCATACACTTCAAATAGCAAAAAAAACAAACGCAGAGAACGTAGATTCTCCTGCTTATGAGTACGCTATAGCTGCGTAAGCATGAGCCGAGAGGCTAGGCTCTTAGGAACAGAACATCCTAGCAAACTTTTTTTAGCTTCGTGCTAGATGGTGGAATCGGTGACTCTAGTCATCCCCCAAGTTTTCCTTGTTTTCTCAAAATAAGGTGGCGGATTTTCGACAGCAATGTCAACTTTCCAATTTAAGCTTGTATAATCCTTTATGGGATGGTAATTGTGACGAGGGTTCGAATCCCTCCAGGTCCACTTAATAATCAGTCAGGGTTGGATGATGAAGTAAACTTTTACAGTAAAGTTATGCTATATTAGGATAAAAGTCATGTATTAATCTGTATAACATACATGGAAGGGAATCTTTCATAAGTACATTGAAGAGGTTCGTGTAGCTGATTATTTTATAAAAGAAAAAAAGTTCTTTGAAAATTTGGAAATCTCAAAAATTATCTATATCTTTGCACTGTTAAACAAAACAATACATTATGAGTAAGATATTAGAGAGCGAATTTAGAAAAGAGTTGTATAAGTCTCTTACTGAGGCTGGCTACGAGAAGAAAGAAGCTCAAGCCATTGTAGGCAAGAAGTATTATGAGGCACTTAAAGTTGACCTTGTAGATAGAATGAAGAGACAGATTGCAAACATAGAAAGTGAGAATTCTGAGTTGGTACTCAGTGCAGAGGAATATAACAATGCTCTTACTGAGTTAGAAAAATTAAAAGAATTTGCAAAATGATGAAAAAAAGTTCCTAAAAAATTTGGAATTCTCGAAAATTATCTATATCTTTGCAAAGTGAAAAGAAATAAATGAGGAAACTAACAGCAAACATTTAAACATCAAACTGTAAATTTGAACAACGTTTAAAAAGTTTCCGTTTTATTATATAACATAGCGGCAGAGTGAAACAGATTACACGCTAGGCTCATAACCTAGAAACACCAAGTGCGACTCTTGCGTGCCGCCACTTGATTTGGAAGATACCAGAGGAGAACAGTCGTAAGGCTGATGTAGACAAATGGGCACTAAGTTCGTGCTTAGTGTGCTTCTTCAGAAGCTTCGTGGTGTGCAAATCCCACTCTTCCAACAAGGGAAATGCTTAAGGAAGCGAATAATTTGTGGTGTACAAAGTAAAAAAACACCTTTTGGTAAGTACCAGAGGAGAACTGTCAGCAATGGCAGATGTAGACAAATGGGCATCAAGTTCGTGCTTGATGTGGCTCTTCGGAGTCTTCAGCAGTGCAAATCTGCTCTTACCAACGATTCCAACATTGTAGGCTTCGGCTGAAAATGAGGAGTTTGGCTAGCTTTCGTAGCCAAATGAAGGATAATCCAGTGATGGGACTAAATGTGATGTGAAATTGACCATAGTAGCATTGCAGATATGTAGGGGCAACCCTATGTATTTCACTGAAAAGCATATGGCACGGTCTACGCTGGGGGTAACACCCTAGGCGTAGGTTCTCAAGGGCTGAATGTCTTTGAGTGAGTGGTAACACAATAGATTGCCATATGGAACTCGATGCAATAGTCACCAGTTGGCGTGTTGGGTTCAGTTATATGCTAGTCTCAAGTTGAAATGCTTGAGAACCGTAAGGCTGATAGTATGTAATAGCAATTGGACTTGTGGTGAGTCTTTGTAGGGAGGCGATTTCGTGGGTCGTGCTCAAAAGGCACGAATGCGATGGGTCGCACCTCGTCTTCCAATGGTCGTGCAAATTTCCAAAATTTGATTTGAAATATGGTTCAAATGTTTATTTAGCAAAAGTGTGCGACACTAGGCAGCTAAAATGCACTTATCCTTCTGCAATATGAAGGGGTTGGGGACTCGCAAGGAATCCAACAAGAGAGTAAAAGTACTCGTCTGAGTCAACAGGAGGCATCCTGTGAATCCGCAAGAGCTTGGCGAAGAACTGAAATCTATGATGCTGTACCGAAAGGTTTAAACTAGTAAGTGTTTGGTTGTTTTCGCAAAACCTCCGTGCATGGTGTCTACGGCTATCGTAAGGTAGCGTGTGAACAGCAACGTCCAACCGTTGTGAAATGACATCTACAACAAGACAATGTTCTCAGTCTTTTGTTTTTACATAGGGAGTTAGCTTAATGGTCAGAGTAATTTTGTTGCGATTTAAGCTACAACACAGTCTCGACTTCGGAACAGATTGATGCTTTAACTGATAATGAAAAAATGGTGGTTCGAGTCCATCACTCCCTGCGTACCGTTTTGGGGCACTTTTTGAGTAAACAAAGTGTTAAACTTTGGCACTAGATAGCTACTAGGTGTTATGGGTTGGAAAGTTTGAATCCCTTGGGGGTTTGTAGAATGTAATGTTTTTAACCAACTGTTTTTGATACGGCTTAATATTTAATTATATATGAGAGACTTTACTTATAGTGGTTTCGAAAACCAAGAGGCATGTAACCATTTAAGAAATGGAGAAACTTGTAAGGTTACTGGTATTGGAAACTCTATGACTCCCATATTAAAGTCGAGGCAAGCAGTAATATGCGAACCAGTAAAAGATGATACTAAACTTAACAAACGAGACATTGTACTTTGTAAAGTAAGGGGTCATCATTATTTGCATTTAATACATGCCATCAAGAATGATAATGAATACCTTATTGGTAATAATCATGGTCATATGAATGGTTGGGTATCCAAAAAGCAAATCTATGGTAAAGTCGTAGAAGTTCTCTAAGGTCACAAAAGGCAAATTAGGGTTCGATTCCCTAGTGACTGACAATATGTTTATGGGCTGTATGGTGTAGTTGGCTAACACGACTCCCTTGCACGGAGTAATTGCGGTTCGAATCCGATATGGTCCACTAAGGTTTGGAATAATGCTACGATGAGTAGGTAGAGAGTTTCGTAGTGTGGCTCTACCAGTTTCCAAAACCTTAAACAATAAACTTACGATAGAGGCGTAGATATACAAGCGTGGGTACATTTGTCGCAAGGGTACACACTAAGAAGAATGTAGATTGAGGTATGTAACAATGTCTATATAGTTCCACTAGCATATGGAATACTATCTCATTCGATGCTACCTAATGGTGTGTGAAGCACTCTGTGAAGTTCCTATGAGTGGATGGGTAAAAATAAGTCTTCAGCAGAGAAAGCCAGATTCCTGATAAAGTATATCCGTAAGTTTTTAAACATTGCGAGTTAGACTGGAGGTAGTCCCAGCACGGTCTCATAAGCCGTTCTACGTGAGTGCAACTCTCACACTCGCTACAACACTAATGTTTTGTGAACATTATTAAGGAAGCTTACAGCAATGTAAAAAGACCGCAACTCTTGGCCTAAGACTAGCTTCCGATTTTTAATAACAATTTTAAAGTTTAATTAATTATGAAGAAAATTAGTAATTGGTAGGGCTTTGACCAATTTTGGTAGCTGAGCACGATTCGTGGTCCTGATGTATTCTTAATTTGGATGGGAAAAGTAGTGAATAAGTTAAAATCATTAGTTAATAACAAACAAATTAAAGAATATATTAATATGGAAAAGAAAATTTTTACAGAAAAGGAAACCACTAGAGAACAGTATCTTAAGTTTAAGGAATTCATTAAGTCAGACGCATATAAAGACCATTCTGACTATGTAGCTTACTACATTTTTAAACATCGTATCGAGGGTGCAGACCGTGACGCATATCTTGAGGATGAGGTTAGAAACCGTTGTTACAAGATGTTGCACAGTGGTCGTTGGGGTGTAAGCGGTGGTGACATGACCGAGAGTTATGTCATTCCAGCATTCAAGAACGCAGTAATCAAGGTGTATAACAAGTATGCAGACCCAACAGAAGAATAATGGAGAAGAGAAAGTTATACGTTTTGATTGACAAGTCGCTCAAACCTGTGTACGGTTGCGTACAAGGTGGTCATGCAGTTGCGCAATGGATGCTAGAACATCCTCACAGTAGAGAGTGGCAAAATGATTATTTGATTTACTTAAGTGCTGATGTACCTAAGTGGAGGAGAAAGCTAGAAAGCTTAGATGTTGAGTACACAGAGTTCAAAGAACCTGACCTCGATTTCAAAGTAACAGCTCTAGCAGTCTTCGGACACGAAGAGTTATTCAAAAGGTTGAAGGTTGTTACCGAAGACTAACAACATACAAAAACGTCATAGGCTCTTGAGCTTGTGACGTTTTTTTGTTTTTTTAATAATAAAAATTTGGTTATCTCAGATTTTTTTTGTATCTTTGCACTATGAAGAAATTTTGGTTTTTGAACATAGTAATAATATTTGTTACAGCATTAAGCTTCGTCAGTTGCGATGAGTGCGTTACTGACGATAAAGGTGTTGTTAGATGTGTCGAAACAACTGAGGGACATAATAACTATGGTAAGAAATATAAGGTAGATATACGTATCAAATCTGGATACAACACATTTGATTATACTTTATATACCAATAAATCATATCGTGTAGGAGATTCAGTTTATATCAAATGAGAAAAGCAATAGATTTAAAAGTAGGTGAGGAAGTGATTTATCTCTATGCACATCAAGAGATAAAGACATCTACTGTTGTTGAGAAGCCTATAGATAACAATGAAAGACCAAAGTTTATGGTTGGTAGAATTGACCTTGCTAATGGTGATTATCTCATTCGTGGTGCATCGACAATATATGATTCAGTTGAAGAGGCAAAAGAAGAGTTGATAAAGAAACTTGAGGAACTAATAGAAACATATGAAGGTAAGAAAGATTTTATTGAGGCATCTATTTGTATCTTTAAGTCAAAAATTAGAAGTCTAAAGGGAGAATAATCAATTAATATGGGCATATGGCTGAGTGGTCGATAGCGGCAGTCTCTAAAACTGTTATGGCGAAAGTCATCGTGGGTTCGAATCCTACTATGCTCACTACGGCTGGTGTATCCATAGTGGATGCTGAAATAAGTGAGACAGCGCAAGCCATGTAAGAAGTGGCAGATGAAGCAGCAATGCGGTGCGAGGATTAGTCCCTTGCCCTAGTTCCTTGATGGTTAAGAGGATACCTTCATGGTTGATACAGGTAAACCTAATTTACTATTATGATAGAATATCTCAAAAAATTAGAAGCAACGATGTGCAAGCATAAATGGGAGGATTATGGATATGAAGTTGGTAATCCTTTCGTTAAGATGTATCGTTGTAAAAAGTGTGGGGAAGTTAAAAGAGTTAATGTTGACCCTTGGTGATATGGCAAGCGAAAATAAAAAGAAAAAAGGAAAGAACTCTTATTTGGCAAAAGCCAATAAGACTACTGACAAGTTGAAGAGAATTAACTTCTACAACAAGGTGAATAGAGCCGAGAACAAGTGTAAGGTTAATGAGTGTTAAAGTTGAATTAATCATTTGGTTAGTTCAACTTTTTTTCGTATCTTTACATCAGAAATTTAAAAACAAGGAAATATGAAGAAAGGAATTTTATTTGTATTTGTTTCAGTGGTAATGTGTCTAACATCTTGTAATCATGATGTTATTATGGCTGATTTCATGTATGCATTTTGTGATTATGAGTGTAGGGAGAGCCAAGTCAATTGTGAGTGCATCCAAAAGGTATATGATACAAAGGGTGGGTATAGACCAAATGCAAAGGAACTGAGTGATTCACTTACCTATGTTTTCGAGAATATTGCAACTGAGTGCTTTGACTCGCTGTATATCAAGTATGGTGATGCCATAGTGAAGAAGTTGGTATATAGGCAAAACGGTATTGTTCTTGAGAATAAGGAAATGTTGCATAAGTTCTACGTCAATAAATCCGTATCAAAGATAATGAACAACGTAGCTTTGCAGATTAAGACACAGACCATCCTTAACCCTTCTGAAGAGGATAAACTAGAGGAAATCAGAGAGGCTTTCGGAGAAGGTGGGTATAATTATTACAGTGACTAGACTGTTAATGTCCTATAATTAATGTTAATATTGAGGAAGGTATTTGCCTTTCTCAATTTTTTTTAATATATTTGCCTAAAATATTGTTTAATCATGAAATGCGTAGAATATAAGATTGTAAACAGTTTCGAGGAAGCCATAAGTAAGAGGGGTATTTTTTTCGAAGTACTCATTCTTAGTAATAATGGATATGGGGTTAGGAGACGTTTGATGACAGCAAAGTATCAAAATCATGACCGTAAGTATCTCACAGTAACCATATATGACAAGTGGGGTAGATGGTTGAATGATTTCAGCATTTATGTGAAGCGTGATAATGACCAAGATAATGATGTTAAAAACAATGTATTGCATTATTATGGAGGTATGTTAACCACATCTAGGGACTACGCATATACTTATGTAATGGGCGTATTAAAAAACAAGATGGCAGACTTAAGGCGTAAAGCCAATCAATTACATGAAACCGTATACTCGATATAAAAGATGGCAAAAGAGAAAGTTACAATAAAGTATAAAACAGCTAATACATTTGCTGACATCTTCAATGATAAGAGTGGCACCTTCTATGAGGTGTTCTTAAAACCAACAAAGGGAAATACAGTTAAGAGATATTTGGCTATGGGAACAATAAGTTCTTATGGTGATAGAAGATGTGTATGCCAATGCTACTCAAAGGTTGGACGACCAGTTTTTAGTTGGTACAATGGCATAAAATCTTTTGAAGTCAATAAGGATGCTGAGAAAGGTTTAGAGATAACATCTGCAAAGGTTCAGTGCGACTATCACCTTTACACGGCATATGTCTCAAGGGAAGATGCTTTTCATGCAGCCATGCATGGTCTTAAGTTACAGAAACTTAAGATTAACAAGCAAATTATCAAGTTACAGAACGATTTATATTCAGAAGAATAATGGAGATAGAAGAATTAGCAAAGAGAGTGGCAATAGCCTTAATGGATAAGAACTATAAGATTGCTACTGCTGAAGAATGTACAGCTGGGTTGATTGGTGCTGCAATTGCAAGCCAAGACTATGCTCAGAGGTGGTACAAGGGTACAGTTGTGGCATACGATGAAACAATCGCTTGCAAGGTTCTTGATGTCCAAGACTATACCATTAAGAGAAATGACTTTGTTAGTCCTCAAGTGGTTAGTCAGATGGCTTTGACAACACTGTATAAGTTTGATGTTAACGTAGCCCTTGCTATCACTGGTTATGTAGATGGATATGGAAGCACGGATATTCCAGCTGGTGATGTTCAAATATGTGTTGCTAGACTTGTCAACAAATCAGTGTCATTTAGCTATAAGAAGGTAAGAGTTAAGAACAAAGAGAGAGGTAAGAACATTGAGGAAGCAATCAAGGAGTCTCTTATCCTCATAATGGAAACAATAGTAGGGTAGATATGGAAAAATGTCCGTTTTGTGAAATAGAAAAAAGAATTGATGAATCTAGAATCATTTATCAAGATTCGACTTGGATTGCGATATTAGACAATTATCCAGTGTCAGAAGGTCATACTCTCTTAATACCAAAGAGACACTGTAAAAGCTATTTCGATTTAAATTTTATTGAACTTGAGAGTGTCGGTGTTACAATTGGTATTGTTAAGAGAATATTAGACACAAAGTATAAGCCAGATGGTTATAACATTGGAATAAATTGTGGCGAGGCTGCTGGTCAAACCGTTATGCATTGTCACATCCATATTATACCTCGTTATAATGGGGACTGTGAAAATCCTAGAGGTGGCGTAAGGAGAGTAATTCCAGAGAAACAGCATTACTAATGAAACGCATATTGATATTATTCTTATTAGCTCTGACTCTTGGGACAGTAAATGCCACTGAAAATACTGTGAAGCCATTTACTGAATCTTGTGTTAAAATCGGATATAAACTTGATGAGTTTAGTCCAACAAAACAAGAAAAGAGGGTGGAAAAAAAGGAGGAAGCTAAAACTGAAGAAACGGAAGGACTTACTCCAGAGGAAAAGAGAAAAATTAAAGAGGCATTTAAGCATTTTGGGGTATCTTTCTTGGAAGCTTTTGTGTTTTGTCTCATGTGTGGTATTGCTTGCTTTATAGTAATGGTTGGATATTTCATTATCTTACGTATTATCATAAATTTACAGCACAAATATGCTAAAAAAGGTTAACAAATTTTGATGTTTCAAGTATTTTTCGTATATTTGCATCGAAATCGGACTTGTAGCTCAGTTGGTTAGAGCAACAGACTCATAATCTGGAGGTCGTGGGTTCAAGCCCCTCCGAGTCCACAACACATAGACATTGTAAACAGAGCAAGATGGTAATAGGCCGTTACTCTCTTGAAGTTCGTTAACTTTGAAGTGTGTTCTAGGTATACTTAGGCTTCGTTTGTTGGGCGTTATCAGCAAACATTGCGGAGTGGCGCAGTTGGCTAGCGTACTAGGGGTACATGTCCTAGGGGTCAGTGGTTCGAGTCCACTCTCCGCTACAACTAATATAAAATAAGTAAACTAATATAAAATAAGTAATTATGAATTTTGCAGAAATTGACAGATTAAAGGGTAAGGATATTACGTTTGAGGAGTTTTACAAAGCACCTTACAAGCAAGATTCATTCTGCCCTATTTACGGATTCAGTTCGAATGGTATGAAGTGCTTCAGTGCTTTCACTGATAAGGCACAAGATGAACTTGCCAATATAATCAAACTCTTGAATGGTGAGGGTGGCAAAAAATACGACAAGAAAGACGTTGTAGTTGACAAAGCCGAACTTTATATCAAGGGTAATTTCATCCTTGTTCGTGGATGGGGAGAGTTAACTGGTAATGGAGCTTTGGCTCTACCAATTGACAAGGCATCTAAGATACAGAATGACTTCATTGATTGGATTGTCAAGACAATTACAAAGGATTAACAAGAATTAACGAAAATAATTTGGTTATATCAAATAAATTTCATATCTTTGCACCGAAATCCAAAAATAAAATAGATATGAACAACAACAACAATAATAAGATTGATAGAGCTATCGATGTTTTGAGAACTCTTCATAAAGTAGTTTTGGCTGAAGAAAATGGAAGTGCAGAACACGTTTCTGAATATTTTTCTTCTAAAGAGATTAGTAGAGTAATAAATGAACTTGGAGGGTGTATCGAATCCAATTTGTCTAATGCTGAAATAGAAGAAGCAGTTAATGACTTTGTTTCAGAGAACAAGGGTAAGACACTTGAAGAACTTCTAAAAATATCTAAGGGTTGGGTTGCTGATTCAGACTTAAATAAAGCTGCAAGAAGTGGTTTTTACAATCGTTTGATGAAAAAGTTCCCCAAAAAATAGAAATTATTAACTTTTAAAATAAAGAATATGAAGAAGTTTTTAACAATGTTTTCATTCGTCATTATGTTGACGATGAGTATGACAATGACCTCTTGTATTGGCTGTACCACAGTTAATGCTGACGAGGAGACAGTTCTGATTGACAAGCCTTGGTTCTTGGGTCATGGTGGCGTACAGAATGAGCCAGTTGAGACTGGTCTTGAGTGGATTTGGTGGTCTACTGACACAGAGACTTTCAAGATTGTACCTTTCAAGCATCAAGTAGACATGGATGACTTGTTCAGTGATGACAATACTCCGTTGGACTTCCATACCATTATCATCACACAGATTCAGAAGGGTAAGTCACCAATTCTCTTGCAGAACTACGGTACTGATTGGTTCAACACAAACCTTTACAACTACTACTGTAATCTTGTGCGAGACCATATCTCACAGCACAGTCCCTTTGACCTCATGTCCAATCGAGCGATTCTGAATGAGATTGATACAAAGGTACTCAAGCAGATGCGGAGCTATGTAGCAGAGTTGTCCAAGGAGAAGGAGTTCCCTGTAACGATTCGTCAGGTAACGATTGGTAAGGCAATTCCTAATAAGGAGCAGCTTGCGGAAATGAATAAGACAGCGAAGGCAGTGCAAGCAAAGCAGACTCAAGAGCGACAGGTTGAGGTTGAGTTAGCTCGTGAGAAAGCTGAACGTCAGAGGGCAAAGGCTGATAAGGCTTATCGAGAGGAACTTGGTCTTAGTACGCAAGACTTCATTAGTCTGAAGTGGATTGAGACTATTGCAGCTAAGAATGGCGCAAATATTGATGTGATGGTTGGTGGTGGTTCTACCCCAATGTGGAACATCAAGCATTAACGATACAAGGATGGGCGAGTTTTCCTTTTTTTAAACAGATATTGAGGGTATGGTGTCTGTTAAACTCGCAGATTGGCTTGTCTTAAGAAGCTGAGTGGGTTGTCGGAATTCGGCTCTGTGGGGTAAATTAAACCGTCTCGTTGGCTGAGTACAGCCGTTGCTTTTAGGGGAAGTGAGCAACGCTAGCAAAATCATTTCCCCTTTTTATATCTCCTTCGTCTATCGGTTAGGACACGTGGCATCGCAAGTCGGAAGAGAGGTTCGATTCCTCTAGGAGATTCAATAAAGTGATTTGGCATAATTTAAGGTAAATACTGCATGTGAAGTAAGCCATGTGGGATAGTGGTTTCAAATCCACTTGCACCATTGGAGACGATGGGTTCACAAACAATATAATTAGCTGTTGCGGACGTAATTTGATAAAGGTCTACCACAGGGCAGAGAAAGCAATAGGAGATAATTACGTAATAAGACCTATGGGCGTACTCAGTTAAGAGGGGATAATGGTTAAAACTAGCCTGCCCCTAGCAGCTAATTTACCAAAAGTCATGGTGGTGTAGCACGTGATACTCAATAAGACTTCGGTTAACCATCATAGTTCGTGAGACATACGTATATCGTTTATAGCGAACAAACTGTGCGGTTCGTCTAGTGGTTTAGGACAACGTTTAAAAAAGTTTTTTAACGTTTCCGTTAGGAAATAGACAGCAGATGTATTATTGAAAAATTATGCATTCCAAGCCGTAAACAGAGGTTCGAATCCTTTACCGCACTCTAATCATTTATTTTATTAATAATGGCAGAATTAACAGACATCTTTAGTGCAATGACAGCCAACGAGACCATCGAAGTTGCCAAAGAGCAAAAGAATCCGAAGAAACTCTACAAGGAGTTTTGGTTTGAGAACGAGGTGTGCTGCTTATTTGCAGATGCTAATGTCGGTAAGAGTATCCTTGCCGTACAGATTAGCAATGCCATTGCTGAAAAACTACCAAAGGATGAATACATATTATATTATGACTTTGAGTTAAGTAAGAAGCAGTTTGAGCTTCGTTACACTGACGAGAAGAATAAGAGTACTTTCAAGTTCAATGATAGGTTCATCCGAGTGGAGCTTAACGCTGATAAGGTGAAAGAATATTGTGAGACCACAAAGGCTAGTTTTGATGACATCATCATGGATGCAATCGAAGCCAACATCAAGAAATACAACTCGAAGATTCTGATTGTTGATAACCTCAGTTGGTTGGTCAATATGAAAGATACCGCCACTACTGCTGGTAAACTCATGCAGAAACTTTGTACAATTAAGAAGAAATATGGTGCTAGCATCTTAGTTCTTTCTCATACACCGAAGAGAAACTTGGGTTCTCCGTTGACTCAGAACAGTTTGAGTGGTAGCAAGAAATTGACTAATTTCTTTGATGCGATGTTCGCAGTTGGAATGAGTATCAAAGACCCTTCAGTTAGATACATCAAGCAGATTAAGGTGCGTACTGGTGAGTTCAAGTATGGTGCTAACCATGTTTACCTCTGCAAGATTGAGAAGAGTGGTAGTTTCTTAGGATTTACTCATATTGGTTTCTCTAGTGAGGATGAACAACTCAAGAAAGAGACTGTTTCTAGAGCTACAAAGGCTGTAAAGGCTCATAAGGTAAAGAGAGGTCGTAAATCTAGAAGAATGTATCGCAGTGAGTTAGCAGCAGCACAGATAGACTTGGTAAGTCAGATGGCAGATGAAGCTTTTGATATTTTTTACAAAAGTTAACATTTAAAATTTGGAAATTACAAAAATTACCTATATCTTTGCACTGTCAATAAGACAATAAAACAGTATTATTAATAACACATTATCTAATACTATGATAAACACACAAAGAAAAATCCTTAAGAGATTTTAACAAAAAAAACTTCTCAAAAATTTGGAAATCACAAAAAAAGGATATATCTTTGCAATGTCAAACAGAGACAACAAACAAACAACAAACAAATAACATTTATAGTTCACATTATTAACTTTTAAAACTTAAACAAAATGGGAAAGTTTTTGCAGATGATGAGTCAGAATGACTCAAAGGCTCTTGTAGCACGTGCGTCACAGATTAATGTGCAGGCTCAGATTGCACAGGACAATATCGTTCAGAAGCTGAAGAACGACATTGCCGAGGTAGAGATTGAGATTCAGAATCTCACCGACTTCGCACCAGACACAACTCAGTCACTCCGTCCAGGCGTGAAGGGTTGGAATCCAACCAAGTGGGCATCTGACCTTCAGGATGCTAAGACTCGTCTTTACGAGTTGAACATCGAGCTGAAGATTGCCGAGGCTACCAAGAAGGAGTTCTTCGGTGATGACGAGGATGCAGCACTCGCACCTGCTGAGGATTAAGAACTAGCAATAGCTCTTATTACTGAGTGAAAACAAGGTGGGCATTCAGCCTTGAATGTCCACCTTTAGTCTAAAAATTAGTTATTAACAAACAAACACGAAGAGACTTATGTGGAATTACAGACAACTTAGTCGCAGAGAGAGTCCAATGGCTGAAATTCTTAGCCGTTGCTCTAGCAAAGCTAACATCAATCTAGTGATTTACCACCTCTCTGAGAATCATGTGGAGTGTGCGACAGTACCTGATGTGGACAAGTTCCGTCTTGGTGAGACTGCACGTACAATTAAGGCTGATTCACAGCACAATCACGCAATTCTTGCATACGACCTTGGTACTAACGAGGTTTACAAGATTGAGGATGTTCCAGAGTTGCCAGTAGCATCTGCGGTACTGCTTTGCGTAGTTACCGAGTTGATGAACGGTGCAGTTCTGCCTCGTGAGAATCAGTATGGTACTCCAGTTGCTCGTAGAACAGCAGCTCCTACAAACAACGTTGCTCGTGGAGCTAACGGACGTTTCGTAAGACAAGAGCCTCAGTTCGAGGAGACAGATGAGGAGCAAGCTCCTAGACCTACTAGAGTCGTTGACGAGGGCGCACCTGTTATTAGGGGACACCGCTTCCGTCTTGGTAAGCACTAAAAACCAAACAAAGGTTTATCATTTCGGAGAATGGATGGTAAACCTTTTATTTTTTAAATGCCCCATTAGTTCAGATGGATAGAGCATTTGTTTCCTAAACAAACTGTCACTGGTTCGAGCCCAGTATGGGGTACATAAACTTAAGAAATATGAATAGACCGCATGAAGAAGAATTTCAGAAATACTTATGGAATATGCACTGCAATGGTGATATATTTGCTGAGTATTGGAGGCCATTTACATACGATGAATGGTTGAGAAACGGAAAACCTATTGAAGATGGTGGAGTTAAACTAAGTGATGGTACAGAGCACTTAACCACATTCCGTTATTAATACTTTTCAAAATCTATTTATATTTATGAGCAAGAAACGAGGTAGAGCTTACAGAAGGTGGAAGACCTTCATAAAATATGTAGCCAAGCTTAAGGAACGCATGGGATGGTATGTAGATGACCCAAATGCACCAAGAGGACATAGGCATCCAAGCAGTTGGAAGGAACTAGATAAGGATGAAAATAACAGCTATGTTAAAATGCTCAAGAAAACATCTACAAAGTGGTCTTCTAAATGGGAAGATGCATATGACAATTTACGCATCAAAAAGCTCCGTAGAGAGGATAAAACCCTAATAGACGAAGAGTTGAGGGGAAAAGAAGAATAATCGTCTTAAAATTGAATTCTCATGATTATTTGCAACGAAACTTGCCAACTATACTACAAATGTGATTGTAGGAACTTACGCCAAAGATGTGTCTTTGATATGGGTATTCCTTTTGACAAGGAAGAGGATGATGATGAATTCATTGATAGGCTTACTTATTGAAAGTAACGATAAAAGTCTTAGGATTGAGATATAAACAAATATAATGATTAAAATTAATGAATGATAGAATAATAAAATTAATGTAGAGGTTTATATCGATTTCCGTTTGTTTCACCTACTTACACGTGGAGAGATTGGGAAGCATGGACTTCGTGGCTAATGTGGCAGCATTAGCCATTTAAAGAGAAAATGTTGTGTAAACTAAATATAAACGTTATGTTAAAACTTATTTCAAAAGCACTATTGCCCATTGCAATGATATTTGCGGCTTTATTTGGAGCTTCATGGGCTGAAGGATGCCCTCAGTATTGGTACATCGTTGGTATTGTGATTCTCTTCTTAATGAGTTGTGCAATAGACTATGTTATAGATAAGTTAGGTAGTGTAGAGTTCTACAAGAACTGTGGATTATCTATGTGGGAAATGACTAAGAAAATAAATAATAAAAAGAAAGGAAAAGTAAAATGAAGAAAATTGTTTTATTTATGCTTGCAATGATTGCTTTTGGTTCTTGTTCAAAGCATGATTTTGCAGAGTATTCTTACGCTGAACAGCAGAAGGATAAGTTCGAGTCTGCATTTGTTGAGGAGTTCGGAACACCAGCTTCTGACCAAGATTGGGGTTTTGACAACGTAACATTGTTTGACTACACGCAAGCAAGTACACGTGGCCATGATGTGAATCGTAATCAGTGGCAAGGAAAATACATTATTCCTGCAAATGTAACTGCTGAAGAAGAGCAAGCTGTTCTTGACAAACTTGCAGAAGGTTCTGGTGACAGAGATTCTAAGATGATTGAGGATTGGCCTAATTTCTTTGTTTACCATGTTCATAAGGGAACAGATGTTTATTACGACCATGCTGGACAAAGCATTGGCGTTGCATCAGACCATATGAATCACTTACAAGCAGTGTTCCCAGATGGTACAATGGACCATATCAACGACTTCAACAGTGGTCAGCAGAATGCTAATTGGTGGACGATTGAGGGTGCAACTCTTATGTTGAATTCGTCAACATCAGATTTCGCTTACCACAATTCAACCGACAGCAAATATCATAACAACTATGTTGTGATTGATGGTGCTACTATTGGTTATCCTGGTTTCTATTACATTTGTTTCGATTTTTTGGCAAATGGTGACATTGAGCAGCCTAGCAACAAGAATATGGGTGTTGATAGAAACTACAACTACACTGATTGGATTATTCGTATTAGTCCAGCTGTTTTTGATATGACTGGTGCTGTTCGTATTATTGCTGAAGACTTGGGTGCTGACCAAGGAAGTGACTTTGACTACAATGATGTTGTATTCGATGTAAAGCTTGCTAATGATTGGGATGCATCTTGGGGTTCAAATGGAGATAACAGACTTAAGGCTTATATAACACTACGTGCAGCAGGTGGTACTCTTCCTCTTACAGTGGCTGGGGTTGAGGTACACAGCAAGTTTGGCGTTGCCGCAAACCATATGCACAATACAAATGCTTATGGCGAAGGAATCAATTATAACAGTGGCGTTAGTTTCGTAGCAGACCTCGGTCCTGCTGAATGGAACTTACAAGGAAGTGACATTGCTAAGAATCTTATTCCTATTGTCGTAACATACAAGAATGGAGAGACAGCAACTCTTAGCTGCGAGACTGGTAAAGCTCCAGAAAAGATTTGTGTTAAGCCTGATTTCAAATGGCAAGAGGAATACATCAACATTAGAAAGAAGTATCCTTTGTTCTCTGCTTGGGTTCTCGACAAAACTGTTAATTGGCAGTAAACTATCAACAGCCACACTGTACCCCCACAAGGGGACAATGTGGCTTTAATATTTGTTTAATATGCATAGAATCTTATATTATATCATATTATTGGCTGTATTTATCTCTTGTGAAAAGCAAATGACTATATCACAAGAGTCTCAAAACATATCTAGTTATAACGAAGACTTTAGGAATAAAGTTGGAAATCCTAGTGGTTCACAAGAATGGGGAGATTGGTGTCTTCACATTCCGTCATTCACTAGGTCTGTTAATAGCGATACTACAACATGGGATAGATACAGAGAAGTCACATATCCATCTGATGAAGATATAAACGATATTATATCTACGTTTAATGAATACTATGATGGTATTAATATGGTAACATTACCAGAAGGGGATTATTGGGTTAAAACAATATATAAGGATACTTTACACCTTTATATATCTCCAGATTGGCATGGTGCTTGGTTTTATGCATATGAGAAAATGCCTACTATAAGCGTATATAGTCAATCTGAGAAAAGATATGAACCAATAGAAGGTATTGATTCATTAGTTCTCATTGAAAACCTTGATGAATATGATAGTATAATGCCTCAATTCGCATATTTCAATGAGTTATACAGTGAAAATCATTTTGAACAAAGAACTATTGAATACAATGGTATATACTATGTTGGATTTGATTTTTACGCTGATGGCTTTATAGAGGGTGGTGGAGACGATTACTTTATCATGAATGTTGTAGAAAGAGACTACATATATCGTGATATGATAATCATGTTAATACCAGCATATAAATTAGGACAAGAAGAGGTGTATGATGAAAAAAGGGTAATGTGCGAAGATTTGTCAAACAATCATGATTTTGATTTCAATGACCTTGTATATGATGTTGCTATCGTCAAATTAGATGACGTTCTAAAGACTAAAATCACAGTGCAAGCAGTTGGTACAAATCAATCGATAATAATAGCCACTAAGGAGGCACATGAATTATTCGGTACACAAGAGGCAATTATTAACACTAACCCAAGTATGCCTAGAAGAGAACCACAGTCTTTCTATATTGATGAAGTTATAGAGGATATAAGGGATATTGAAGTCTCTACATTTTACAATAACAAAATCTACTTTCTTGGAAATGAAAAGGGAGAACCAACACAGAGAATATGTGTAGATACTAACACAAAATGGGGAAATGAAGGATATGTTTTCTGGATAACTTATCCTAGATTTAAGGAATGGGTCAGCGACCCTTCAGTTACTGATTGGGAAAAATATTGCAATACCGAGCTTGTTTTTAAATGAAAGCAACATTATATTTATTATATACATGGGTAAATAATAAGTATAAAGGTAAGACAAAATGATAATCGGTTCAACTAACTCCTTAACATATAGCCGCCCAAGCAGTTGGTGGCACAATATGCTATGGTGGCGTACTAGACACCAAGAAGTAGACTATGAGCTACAATATAGGTTCTATGGTGTAAGATTATTCGAATTCAAATTATACGTAAACAAGAATAAACGAATAGTAGTTAGAAGTGAGAATGCGATATACTCTATATTCTCATTCTATGAGATATTGGATTTCTTCAATAAGATGGGTGATGTAACTCTTTTAATTACTCTCAATGAAACACTTGATGAATACATGTTGGATTATAATCATGCGATTGAGAAGAAGTTTATAGAATCTTGTCGTATTATGGAAACCATCTACAAAGATATAATGTTTTGTGGAGGCTATAGAGAATATGATGAAAAGCAGTTATATGAATTTGAATGGGAAAAGAAGAATGGCATGCCTAACATACTAGCTCCAGATGACTGGTCAGTAGCATATAGATTTGTTCAGAAATGGTGTCCATTCCTACTCAAGAAGCTCAATAGGTACTACATTAAGAAATATGAGTATTTCAAAGGATTCTTAATGCTCAGTTACGTAAACAGACGTTAGGAATATTTATATTAGGGGATAGTGTAATGGTAACACGCTGTAATTTCCGTTACCTTTGAGGTAACATTACAGCAATCATTAGGAAAATAGCTTTTGGTGCCAGTATTGGAGGTTCGAATCCTTCTCCCCTAGCAAACATGGCGAGGTGCCAGAGTGGACAATTGGGGCACTCTCATAAGGTGTTAGTTTCGGCTACCGTTGGTTCGAATCCAACCCTCGCTACCAAGGGAACTTACAGCAAGTATAACTCGTGAAGGAATGGTCTACTTGAAAGTCTAAAAAACTTTTGCGCAGTTTGCGCTTGTGGGTTCGAATCCCACCGAAAATCAGTTCCCTAACTTATACTTAACCATAAGGTTTTAAGTTTTTGTATTATTTTATTTTTATCGAAAGGAGCATCCAGCAATGGGTGCTCTGATTTTTTATGCAACTTGATGTAAATCAAAGGTCTGATATAAATCAAGATTGAGCGTGATTTTTATGTTTTTTCTTGGAATATTTTGGGTATTTGAGTTTTTTTTAATATCTTTGCATCGTTAATCAAAAACAGTGTGTTCGCACACAACTTAAATTGACATAGGTCAAATAGTGGTTAGTTTTTCATAAAAAATGCATTTTGAATGATTGACATTGTGGCGTTTGGTTATATATATTAAATGAAGTGCAAGACCAAATGTATGAGCAACGGCTTGGGAAATCAATAGTCTAGGCTAATTTGTAAGTAAGTGCATTGTGGTTGGGTATCGGTTAAAATTGGAGGAAGTAAGTGTACCGATTTCGGCCACAATTAATTAAAAGTGAGAAGTAAGTAAAATAAGTAAGTGTAAAATTAAAGAAAGGGAAATTATTATGAAGAAGTATTTTTTAATGTTGGTGATGTTGTTCACCATGAGCGTATATTCATTCGCAGAGGATAATAACGCAACAGAGATTGAGCGTATCGAGAGATACAATGTTAAGGTTAATACCAAGAAATTGGCTAACTACCTTCAGTTGTCAAGTGACCAAATGGATGCTGTAGAGACAGTGGCAGACGAGTTTAGTAATGACTTGATGTTTGCAGCAGTACAAGATGGTGAGACAAGTCGTAAGGCAGTAACCAAGAACTTGATTGAGAAGAATGTTAAGTACATGTCTTACATTCTTAACAAGGTTCAGATGCATAAGTATCTTACAGTGCTTAATGCAACTATGAACAATAGGAATATAACAGTAAACGAGTAAGAATTTTAAAGTGAAGTAATTTTATGAAGACAATAAAGAAGTGTTTAAGATGGTACATAAATGCGTTTGGTAACGCATACAATACAGAAAAATGCTATAGGTACTATAGATTATATTAAAATTTCTTTTCAATGGTCGGTGTTGTGAAACACTGACCATTTTATAAGTTAAACTGTGTTAATTAATTTGTTTATCTAGATTTTTTTATGTATCTTTGCATAAAGTACTAAATATATAAGATTTAATAGACAAAATATTTTTTATTAAGAGAAAATAAGAATGGATAAGAAATTGGTTAACCAGCCTTGTTATGACAAAGAAGGCAATTTTATCGGATGGTTTAGCCGTTCAATGGCAGCAGCAATCTTCATCTATTGTAGAGACAAAGATGGCGATTGGTGCGTTCTTGCGTCAGAGCGAGGCGAGGAAGCTGCTGACTTTAGAGGTTTTTGGAATTGCACATGCGGTTACTTGGATTTTGGGGAAACCACCAAGGATTGCGCAATGAGGGAGCTGTATGAGGAAACTGGACTACTCATAGATGAAAAGCTAGTCAAGTTTGTGGCTTATGAGGATAGTCCAGAGGCGAATAAGCAGAATGTTACATTCCGTTTTGCAGCATTCATCGATGACGCAATTACAGACGAATTTACCTTCTCTAAAAAGCACAATGAGGGTAAGGAAGTAGGAGAAATCAAATGGATTAAGATATCAGACGTGGACAAATACATGTGGGCATTTAACCATGACAAAAGAATAAAAGAGATTTTTGCAACTAGGGAAAAGAAACTTTCTTGGGTTGACAAAGTAAAACGTTTCATTGGCAAATTTCTTAAAAAATGAAGTTCGAAAACATATTACCAACAATCAGCATTGTTGAACAAGCAAGAAAGAACTCCAAATATAACACTAGGAAGAGTGCGCTTAACAAGAAATGGACTAGGTATCTCAAGAACAGAAAGCTGTTTGATGAATACATGGTGTATCTTGCAGGACACGATGCCATAGGAGTTGAACCTAAGACATATAAGCAGATTTCAAACATTTGCTATAATATGAATGGAAAATCATTCAACGTTCCTTCAAGTTTCGGTAAACTCATCAGTGTTGATTGGGTTAATGAGTTTAAGAATTTTTTCGAGGAGAACGTTAAGTGGTACGAGTTCAAACACAAACTCTGGTTTGCAGCAAATTTTGGATAATAAGCAAATTTTTATTAAAACATTTGGAATTCTCAAATATTTTGTATATCTTTGCATACTGAAAATATAAACTAATTAAATAATAAATTAAAAAAGGATAAGAAAATGAAGAAATTACTTTTTGCGTTCATTGCAACTGTAGCAATGACATTTGCAGCTTGCGGTGGTCAGACTGCATCAAATCAGACTGCAACAGATTCTGATAGTATTGCAGTAGTTGACTCTATCGACTCAATCGCAGTTGATTCTGCTGTTGTTGATAGTGTAGTTGCAGAGTAATCTAATTTAGACTACAAACACAACTTAAATAACGCTAGCTGATGGTATGGGACATATTATCAACTAGCGTTTATCTGTTTAATATATGGCAAAGAAAAATATAGCAAAATCCCAAAGGATTGGGGTTACGGAAAACGGTGAGGTTGCTTTCCACTTGGAGGCATTTGATAACCTCTATGAAGGTAATATAATCATTACCAAAAGATTAAGCAATGGCTTGATTGATAAACTTATAGAACATCAAGACAAGATAATACTCCATCTTTCCATAACTGGTATGGGTCAAAGTCGTATTGAGCCATTTGTACCAAAGGCAGAGGAAACATATAAGAAACTCATAGAATTGCTTGAGAAGGGTTTTCCAATTACTCACGTTGTTCTTAGAGTTGACCCAATAGTCCCCACCAATAAAGGATTAGAGACTGCCCTAGGTGTTATAACAGCCTTTAGTGGACTTGGCATCAAGAGACTTAGATTCTCCTTCCTAGACAACTATAAACACGTTAAGAAGCGTTTTAAGGAGGAAGGTATAGCAGAGCTTTATGGTGGAGAATTTCACGCTCCATTGGAATTAAGACAAGAATATGCAAAAAAGATTGAAGAAGTTGCTCACGATGGTGGTTTTGAAACAGTAGAGGCTTGTGGAGAACCTGGAATTGAAAGTGTTTCTTGTCTTTCGCAGAGAGACGTAGATATATTGGGTTTAACGGATAAGATAACTCTTGAGGGTTCAGCAGAACAAAGAGAGGGTTGTGGATGTCCAGCCAATAAATCAGAATTGTTAAGAATTAGACCACACCAATGTGAGAACAAATGTCTATATTGTTATTGGAGGTAACTTATGAAAATTATAACACGAGGAAAAATCAAGGATTTTTATGACTATCTAATGGGTGTCTTGGGGCAAGACGAATTGGTTGTATATGACCGTAGAGAATGTTTTCCAATTGACCCAACAAAGAAATGGGATAATTGCTACGACAGTAAGCACTGTTATCCTTGCTCTTGTTCTGATTATCAAAACAGCAACATAGAGAAATGGTTCAGTAAAAACCGTGTCTATGGTGATAAGAAAAGAGAAACCATTCACAGATGGTCAACAAAGAAAGTTCTTGAGTATAAGGAACAGAAAGAGGCAACTGAAGGACTAAGCTGGCGTAAGAAAGACAGCGTTAGGAATTCTTGGCAAGACATCAAGGAAGGAGAAGTGTTTCATTTTGTTCTTGAGGTAGGCTACCACCATTATTATTTCGAGGTTGAAAGATACATCGATGATGAGGATGAAAACAGAATACACCTCAATTATGGACTTATAGAGAAGAAAGACATCAGCAAAGATGAAAAGATTTCTTATGCTCCAATATGTCTTTGTCCTATTTCACACCACAAGTATTGGTATGCTGGTAGCAATGACCGTTTTGAGGTTAGTGAAAGGGATAGAGAACAAGCAATTGATAACCCTATCCTTTATTCTACATACATCCCCAAGTTCATTGATGCATATGAAATGTGGAATAACCTATATGAGTATATTTCATCATTGAGGGATAAGGATTTTGAAGATACAAGAACAAACGAACAACACATAGAATCACATGGATTTGACAAAAAAATCAGCTTCCGTCACAGAAAATGACTATAAACTTTTCATAAAACGTGTTGTGATACTGTTTTTGAAAGAGACTAAACTAATGCATTATTGGTATGACTACACATTGTCAGCAGAATATTCTAATTTTCTTGATAATTATAGTCATACTCCAATTTGGTATGATAGGGAGGATTGTATGGAAGTCTTTGGTATGTGTGATTTCACTGGTTTTATAAATAAAAACTATAAAAAAATAGATTTTAATGTGTATTATCTCTTCGCTGTTTTTTTGGCGATATTTAATAAGGAAGAATACCAAAAATGGAACATTCGTCTTGGCAACGGTATAGATACTGAAGAATTCATTCTTAATATGAAGGGTGACTACTATTCTAAATTCATTGACAATTGGGTTAAACTTAAAAACGCCTTAGAATGAAAATTAATATTGAACTTAGTGATGAAGATGTAGCAAACGTACTTGCAATATCCAATTTCGTGACTGAGAAAGTGCTTGTTTGGTACAATAAACTAGATGATGATTGCTATCATCTTGAGGAACTAGGCAGTTATCAGATGGTGGTAGCTTATCCGAAGTATCATAGACCAGAAATTCTTGAGAAGGAAAAAATCATGGTCGATGATGTTAAGCACATGGGAGTAACAGAAGTTGTCAATGAGCTTTTCAATGAGTTGCTTATCAATAAACTTTGGAAATAACATCGCAGTTGACCCAAATAAATTTAAAATATAAGAAATGAAAACGTTTTTAGATTATTACAAGACTTATCAAAAAGATAAAAGTTTTAGGTTTTCACTTTACTACATTGTAAAGGGTAAATCACCAAGAGTTGAAGAAAGTGATGGTTGCACATTTCGCACTGATAACGATGGGTGGATAAGTATCTGTAGACCACCACAAAAAGGATGGGGTTGGATGAGGCGTGTAATGCATAATGCGTGTCCAATGTATTTTGGATTGTTTAAAAAGGAAGAAGACCTTAATACTTCCATACTCAAAGACAATTGGAATCACACAGCAAAAACAGCATATCTAAACAAGGAGGATGCAGAAAAAGAATTAATAAAATAGGTCAACACCTATATTATTACCTAAACTTTTTAGTTAACATAAATTAACGTGGGATTTTTGGAAATCTCACGTTTTTTTTATACCTTTGCACAAAGTTTAATCAAAAACATTTTTTATGACCAATTTTAAGATTATTGCTTGCATTAACCAAAAGAGGGTTTTAGGTAACGATGGTAAGCTATTGTATCACATTGGTAACGACTTAGCCAATTTCAAACGTATGACAGTTGGCAATGTTGTAATCATGGGTAGAAAGACCTTCGAATCACTGCCAAATGGTGCGCCATTGAAGGACAGAATTAACATTATTATTACTAGTAATGAGGAGTATGGTGTTGACGCAAATTTTGAAAATGTGTACATCGTACACTCAGTGGAAGATGCAATTGAGTTATGCGATGCTTTCTTCTCAGATAAGGAAGTATTCGTTATTGGAGGTGAGAGCATTTATCGTCAGTTCATGGAGAAAGACCTTGTTAATGAAATGAGGTTGACTATCGTAAACGATGATGCTGATGGTAATGCTGTGTTTCCAGAGTATAATGAAGAGGATTGGTATGTGTACTACAAATCAATGGCTCAAGTTAGCTCATGGGAGGGTGTTGATAAATCATTCTATTTTGAAGTTCTATTGAAAAAGAAAGAATAATGGTTGAAAACAATGAAATCGCAGAAACATTATTGTCACGTGAGTCCATTGTAAGTAGGGCAAAGGAAAAATGGGATGCTAAACCTAGTGCTGAAAAAGTTCGTTCAAGTCACAAGTACAAGCATATCTTCGAGAAGCTTCAGTTACCATCTGTTGATTGGGACAATGAATTTTCCAAACTCTCTAAAAGTCAGACTAACATTCTGATAAAAGGTGAATTGATTCGTACATATGATTCAATGCCGAATAGGGTAAAAACAAAAATCAAAAACCAATTTGGATTATCATCTTTCTCAAGCAAGTGGTTCAGACTATCCCCTAGTGACAAAAAGATTTTGCTTAATTCTATACTAAGATGAAGGAAAGCAAAAACGAAAAGTTTAAGAGAGATTATAGGGATATATGTTATTTCGTTGACCACGTTAAAAATGTAGATTTTAGGATTAGTCTTATCAAGAGCCTTGGTTACAAAATCGGTGTTAACATCGTTAAGGAAGGATTCGATAAGGAGAAGACAATCACATTAGGTAAGCGAAAAGAGTACAGAATACAGATTGCTCCAGTTTTACCACATTCGCCATTAGTGCAGTGTGCAATAGTGGAATAACTTGTATTAATAAAAGTTAAAGTTTTGTCAATATTTTGGTTTAATTAAAAAAATACTATATCTTTGCAAAAAATAATCAAACGTATATTAGAAATGAATGACTCTAAAGAATTAAATGAGAAGAAAGAGGGTATCGTTGATACCACTCCAAAGGGAGAAGAGCAGACAACTACTCCTAAAGTAGATAATAACTCTGAGGGTACTAAGGAAGTATCTGGTGAGATTGTCTCAGTTATTCTCGACAAGGAAGTTTCCGTCCGTTTCGATGACAAGGAAGGGGCTGTATTACCTTATGACAAATTTAAGGAGAAGCCTATGGTTGGTGACACCGTAACGGTACGTCTTGAAAAGAAGAACAATGATATGGTGGTAACTGACATCGTATCACATGAGAGACCCAATAAGGAGTCTGAAACATCTAATGAGGAAGATGATGTGGAAGAGGTTGAAGTAGAGACCGACCCCATCGATGATGAAATGGACTTAGCCTATCTGGACAAGGACTTTGTTCTTGAAACTATGTCCGTTCCTAGTGATACCCACAACGAGTTTCGTTTGGTAGTTTACGTCATTCAGTTTGCAAGACGTAACGGCATCAAGTATGAATTTGACGATTACGGTAACGTATATCTTACAAAGGGTGAGCTTGCCGAAGGTGAGTATTATCCTTGTGTAACCTCTCACCTTGATAGTGTTCAGCATAAGCAGCAGCCTTACATCTTTGCTGGTGTTCCTCTTGACCTTAAGTGTGAACGCACTAAGGACAATGAGCATAAGGTCTTTGTAGATACCAAGGGACAAGACCGAATTGGTATCGGTGCTGACGATAAGGGCGGTGTATGTATCTGTCTTTCAATGTTTGAACACCTTGAGAAGCTTAAGGCTTGTTTCTTCCTTTGTGAAGAGATAGGTTGCCTTGGTTCTAAGGAGCTTAACAAGGAGTGGTTCAAAGACGTTGGTTACTGTATCGGTTATGACTCTCCAGATTTGATTCGTGCTGCATGGTCATGCGCAGGTGTCAAGCTCTTCTCCTACGAGTTCTATGAGAAGTGGATGAAGCCAGTGTGTGATGAGTGGGGTCTTAAGGACTGTTTCTACTCAGAGCCTATCACTGACGTGATGGAGATTCGTAAGCAAGTTGGTGTTATGTGTATGAACTTTGGTAATGGTGGTTACAACGCTCACTCAGAGAGCGAGTACATCATTCTAGAGCACATGGACCACGCTTGTGGTATGGGTCTTGCTCTTATTGACCATATCGGTTGTACACGTCACTACTTGAAGCACACATCTTCAACTTATGGTACATCTAAGGGTACATACAAGAAAGAGGGTGGCTTCTATATCCGCACTGATGTGGATGATACCAAGCAGTTAGAGAGTCTTGGTGACAACAAGCGTAGAGGTACAACCACATATTACGGTGGTAGCGGTTATAACTCTAATCGTAGCACTGTTACCAAGGATGAACAGCTCAACTTTGAGATTGTTAAGTATATTGTCAATCGTTACGATGGACATATCTTGGCAATCAAGGACGAGGTGCTTGAGGCAATCAAGGGCATCTGTGAGAAGTCAGGTGTTGACTACTCATTGTTCGAGACAGAGGTGAGTGAGAAATTCAGTAATGATATTAAATTTTAATCTAATATTATGATAGGTACAAGCATTAGAAGCGTCAGACACTTATTCAGAGTGTCTGATGCCTCTTTGAAAACAGTTCTTATTAAGTTCAAGGAAAACGCATGGGATATTTGTAAGGTAGTTAAATTCCCTAAAGGTAGTGCATTTGGAGAAACTATGTTTATCTTCAATAACTACATTCGTCAAAGCCATTGGAGTTTTGACTCAATTCTTGTGTCAAATGAATTCAGAAAACTTTTCAAAATAGAAGACGTAACTGCTTATGCTTGTCGTGCCATATCTGTTAACAGCAGTGAATTTTCCTCTTTGGCTGGATATTTCCAAGAGATTACCTTACTTCCAGATTCTTTCGAAAGTGATTACGAAAAGTTCTTGAAAGACAATAACAAGATGGTGACAAACTTGTGCAGCAAGTATGGCATTGCCACAAGGGACATTAAGATGAAAAGACTATACATCTATTCTGATGGTTCTAAGAACTTCTTCCAGTGGGCAGTAAACTCTTACTATCAGAATGGAACATCTATGTCTGTGCTCAAGAATATTCTCCTTTGGAACGAATCTTATAAACAGCTTTCAAAGAACTTAGAGAAGGGTACAATTACGGCATATACGTCAAAGGATTCAATCGTTAAGCTCTTAAAGGAGTTGGTAGAGTTGAGAAAAGAGAAGAGAATTAACGACTCAATCAACTCATTCAACACAGCGCAGAAGAAACTCTTCAAGAGCAATAAATTGGCTGATGCGGATAAGCAAGCCCTCTGGCGTCTTTCACGTCTTTCAGAGACAAAGAGAATTAATTTCATCAAAAAAGTATCATCAATTACCGATTTCAATGAGTTATTGAGACAGCTTCGTTTTGCGACTAGCGTACATTTCTCATGGAATAAGGAATCATTCATGGACTTTCTTGAGAATGTTGAGGGTATCAAATACGAGAAGATATACGACAACGAAAAAGTTGTTCTTGTTAAGGTTATCGATTACGAAACCATTAAGCAGCTTGGTAAGACCACTAACTGGTGTATCTCCAAGAACAAGTCATACTGGAACAACTATATCGAAAACTATCATGGTGTAACCACACAGTATATGATTTTCGACTTCTCTAAGTTAGAGGATGACAAATTATCTATTGTTGGATTCACCACAACTCGCAACAAGGGTATCACTTCAGCTCATAACTTTGTTAATGAGAATCTTATGGGTGGCGAAGAGGGAGAGCAAGTATTCCTTAACTCATTTATATCTAGGTTCAAGGAATCCAAGAACATCTATTCTGTGCTTGCAGATGATGGTATCGATATTACCCTTGTTGTTCAGTATGACATGCCACCTTATAAGTGGGATGAAAACAGCCTCATGGACTACTTGTATGAGTGTGTAAATCCAGAGAATGTTGATGTCATTAAGAAGAGTGAAGGTAAAGTTGTTCTTTCCATCACGGATGAAAATATCCGTTACTTCCTTGGTGATGCATACCATGACAATATCCCAAGCGATTATTGGAATTATCAGCACATCTTGTTCATTGATTTCAACAAGAGCGTATATGATGTTAACAAACTTCAGTTCGCAATTATTGAGGAAGGTGGCGGTGATGAGGACTATTGCATGGGTCTGTACAATGAGAGGGCACTTGGTGCTAATCAGAACTTTGACACAAAACTTATTGAGTTCGGTTTGCCGTACAATACAATAAGACGTACAAATGACCCTTACGTAAGACTGAGAAATGGTTTGTTCTCATACAACACACCAATGATTAAGGCTTGTGTGGCTGAGTGTGGTAAGGATGTTATCAAGAAGATGATTACTAAGGATGTTGGTACTGATACATTCTATGACATGATTCTCAGAACAGTAAGAAACCACATGTCATTTGACTATCTCAACCTTATCTATGACAATGGTCTTAAGTTGACAGATATATTCTCAGCAAGTTATGTTGGTGATATACTCAAACAGTTTGTCCATGACATGAGGAACTTGAGTAGAGCAACTACCATGTTCAAGAATATCAAGGCTGTAAGCGAAGAGAACATCAAGAACTTCTATGATGGGAATTATGGAAGGGATGATACCAAGTATATCGGTTTCTTTGTTGCAATCAAGATGATTATTGACAAGGAGAAAGGTCTATCGAGCCGAGACTATAATTCAATGTTCAAGAGGACTTTGAACTTTATAGCAAACGATAGCAAGAATTCCCAGCTCTATGACGAGTTGTTTAACATGTTCAAGGACAAGATGGATTATTCATTAGCAGATGACGCAACATATTGTATTATCAAGTATGCGATTTACCGCGGTGGTGAAGAGACAAAGAAATTCATCGAAAACAAGACCAAGGAATCTTCGAATGTAAAGAAATACTATGAGACCATCAAGAGGGACTTTGAGAAATTAACTACCTCTTCAAAGGTGAATAGTGCTAGCGCAAGAAATAATGGAGTATATACAGTTCGTCTTGAGAATCCTATAGACCATCTTGAGTTTGAATATGCAGTAGCTCCAAACGGTGATATTGGATTCTAAACGCTATGTTTAAAATAATTCTACTTTTTATAGCAATAGGCTTTACTGTTTTTTCAGTGAATTATAAGTTTAGCAAAGCAGTAAGGTTTATTGCTTACAACGAAGAAGAAACCCAAGCTGGGGCTTATGCGGACATCTTTCTTTGTATAGGTATCACAGTTCTGTGGACAATATATTTTTCACTATTTTAAGGTTTGTTAACTTGAAAAATTTGTTATTCAATATTTTTTTGTATAACTTTGCATCGACAAACAATTTTTGAAACAAAACATACTTAATAGAATAAAACATGACTTACAACAAGAAACAAATGCAGCCTTTGATTGATAAGTATGCTATCAATCCTGAGACTAACAAGCTGTTTGCTAGTGTTTGTGAAATGTTTGACGGACAGCCAAACTATCAGATTTGGGCAGTAAAGATGGTTTTCTCCAAATCATTAAACATGGACCAGCTTGAAGCAATTCACGAATGGGTCACTAAGAACCAAACCCTAGTGAAATCACTTGAGAAACAGAACATTGTATCTTATTCAACAAAGAATGCTATTTCTCAGTTATTCAACGAAATGAATGGTCTTGATAACCTTTCAGTTATTAAAGATACAATCAGTCGCTTCAATACTGACCAGAGAAAGATGCTTACTAGCAGCTTGCTTCCAAGAGAGTATACTGCATTAGAGGGATATTCTAACCCTAACATTAAAAAGTGGGCTGACATCTTTAGAAAGTTCAACCGTCTTCCATTTGACCGTAAGAACAAGTTCTTCAGTAACTGTTCTAAGTTGAGAGACCTTAACAATTTGCAGAGTGCCATCGTTACTTGTCTTGAGACATCATACGAATGGAACAAGGAAGACCTTTTGGCATACGTAGCAAACGTGACAACTGACTGTGAGGTTGTGCTCGACAATGGTAACTTCGTTATCGTTCATGTTCCTTCATTCAAGTCAAGTAAACTTCTTTGTGGTAATGGACGTACCAAATGGTGTATCACTCGTGAAGAGAGCTACTTCCGTCAGTACGTGACTGACCAGAGCAATAGAGACCAGTACTTCTTGTTCGACTTTGGCCGTAAGGAAAGTGATGCATTCGCACACATCGGTTTCACAATGGAGAATGGACGTGGCTTCTACTGCGCTCAGACTTGTAACAACTCTAGTATGGTAGGTGGTTACACACAGAATGGTGAGACCCTTAACATCAGCCAAGCACTTGAGAGAGCTGGTTGTAAGATGTCTCTCTTCTTACGTCTTAACGCTCTTGTGAACTACAAGTGGGAACTTGATTCTATTGTGAATCTCATTAAGAGCAAACCAAACGATTTCGCCATTGCTTATGAGAAAGATGGACGTTTGATTATCAACGTTCTTAACACTCAAGCAGTTAAGACCCTTATCGGTCACTCACTCATTAACAATAGCAATTTCATAGTTGACAACAATAACAAGGTGTACGTATTCATTGACACCAATGTTAAGTATAACGATGATAGGGCACTTATCGCAATGCACTATCAGAAAGACCAATACGGTACTCTCTCATTGAAGAGAATGTGTGACCCATTCAACACCGATATTACCAAGGCTGGTTATTTGTCAAAGGTTGGTATTACCACTGACAACTATCTCAACCGTGAGGCTATCGACCCACAAGTATTGCTTCACAAGCTTATCGATGAGAACGATGAGATTGGCGCATTGAAACTTCTTGAGAAAGAGGGTAAGGACTTTAACGTCAACTACGAGTTCAATCAGAGAATTCCTATTATCTCTGCTGTGAACAACAAGATGTACAACTTGTTCGAGAAGATTGTAAGCCATCCTAAGTTTGATTCTTCAATCGAGGACGGTTTCGGTGAGACCCTTCTTGAGTCACTTATTTATCTCTATGGTAGTGACGAGATTTCAGCCTCTAAAGAGGAAGAGAAGTCTCTTAAGAGAATGATTACCGCAATCTTGAAGTCTGATACATACGACTTCAACGCGAAAGACCTTAACTCTGACACTGCAATCAACATTGCATGTGAATATCCAAAGATGCTGTGGATTGTTGAGGCTCTTGCATCTAAGAAGAGTGTTGACATCAACATTGTTAATGATTTTGAGTGTGCAGCCCTTGGTGACTGTATCCGTAATAAGAACCTTGAAGCATTGAAGATTATCGGTAAGAGACCTGATGTTAAGGTTAGGGAAGAGGATAAGAAACTCGCTAAGACCTATGGCATCAACTTGGGTGACTACATCAAGCCTGATGAGAAGATTTTCGGTAGTTTCAAGTTCGAGGAAACTGAGGACGATGGTAAGACCACATCTAAGTCAGAAATGGAAATGGCTATGGCTGCTTCATAACCAACTCCATGAAAAACATAGAAAAAGTGATATGCAATGGACACATATCACTTTTTTTATTCCCAAAAATTTGGAAATTAACAAAAATATACATATCTTTGCATATATAAGCAATATGTTGAACTTAAACCTAACAAAAAATGAATGTTTATAATTTTAAGAAAATTGAGAAATGTTATGTGTTTGGAAACATAGACAGAAACATGGATAGGTTTATCAAAACCATAACATCTAATATTTCAAAATTTAAAAAAGAAGAGCATCCAAAGGAAATCGAAAGACAAGAGAGACTAAAAAAGCGTGAAGCAGATAGGCTAGCTAATGATGGGCTTGGTGGAGGTCTTGGTTTACATAATCCATATGACGCTCATTTACAACAGCGTAGAGTTAATAGACGTGACGCTGGTATGGACCTAGACCCTTCACCATTTGCATGGAATATTGGGGATAGTGATAAGAAAATGTTTACTAGAAAGGTAGATTCAAGTTACAATGACAGTGTAATCATCGTTAGTGGTAACTGTGGTATTGGAAATAAGAGCAAGAAGTATTACGAGGAAACATTTAGTAAACTAGATAAGATTCTTGGTGATAACAATTGCTTTGTCTTATTCGTAAGAGGTAACAACGATAACCCTTCTATCTTCAACAACATGGAAATTGACTTTGAACATATTAAGGCAATTCCAGATTATTCAGTGGTTGCAATGAAGACATTCAACTGTCTCTGTATCGGTGGTAGTGTCTCAATGGATAAGGAGTGGAAACTAGCTCAAGAAGAACTTTATGGAAAGAAACTCTATTGGGAGGATGAAGCCCCTAAATATCATGAAAAGCAACTGAAGGAAATACTTGATGCCTATAACATCAATTGTATTATTACAAGCACTTGTCCGAGCTTTGCATATCCTGGAACTAATGCTTTTAAGAAAAGCAAGTGGTTCTATCGTGATAAGAAAATTGTTTCTGAATTTTCAAAGGAGAGAAAAATCATGGACAAAATATATGAGCAGATTATGGACTCTGAATCAAAACCATATATGTGGATTTATGGCAGATTTAAGATGTATCACACAGACAAGATTAACGATATTGTTTTCTGTTCATTGGCTTCTTATGGAATGATACAAGTTAACTCTCAACTGAGTGCTTTCTTCGGTGTTGATACATCCAAGACACTTGAGACCAATGCGCACACATTCGACCATATTCTCAATGAAGAACTAAACGGTGCTGCAAGACTAAGACCACATGAAATCGAAGATGAGGCGATGGAAATTGGTGATGAAGACATTGCAGAAGGTGATGATGAGGAAATGGCAAACGATGTAGCTGAAGAGGTTGAGGCTGCTCCAAGAGAGAATGTAGCTGCTACTGCAAATACAGTTGAAGAAGCAAGAGAAACACTTGACCGAATGATTCAAGAAATAAGAGCTGCTGACAACTACACATATGCCGATTATGCTACAATATTTAACCAAGCAAGGAATATGACAGTGGGGGGCAATGACATATACACAATAAGGGCACAAGCTCCTCAAGAACTAAGAGCTGTTACACTCGAAGATATAGACCGAGTTGCACCAGTCATGGGAAACGGAACTAGAAATGGCTAATACAAATAGTAAATTCTTCTCTGTGATGGTGATTGGAGAAAATCACAGAGATTTAATGTCAAAGTATTCACTTGACTTAGAGGTTGACTCTTATGTTAAGTATGAATATCTTAAAGCTGATAAATACCTAAACAGTTCAATCAAGGCTCTAGACAATATCTTATCCAATGCTGATAAGATAGGTCTAGAACCTTCAGTGAAGGAAAGTCTATCGAATAGGATTAAAATCCTTAATCAGATGACACCATTTGAATACTACAGAGAGTTGACAGATGGTATGTACTATGACGAGAATGGCAATGCCCTTTCAACAGAAAACCAAGAGGGACATTGGAAGACTGCTAGAATAGGTAGGAATTTCTCACTACCACTTAAACTAAAGGATGGCAGTGAGGTATATTCAGCAAAAGTTGGCGATGTGGATTGGGAAATCATGAACGAGCCACCAAAACTATATGAGGCTGCATGGGAAATGGTAATGGAAGGACGAGAACCTACTGATGAAGAGGAAGAACAAGTCTATAAGTCCATGAAGGATAAGACTGTATATTTCTCTAAGTTCAAAAGCAAGGAGGATTACGTCACATACAGCACCTCTTACTGGAATTATGCCTTTGTAGACGAAAACGGATGGGTAGATGTAGATAGTGATAAGGAAGGGGAACAACATTGGATTGCAACGTTTTATGACAGATTCATAAAAAATTTAGACCCTAACCAATTGGTCACAATCTATGAATGTAGTGTTAATAATGGTTAAGATTATTTAAAGGAATGGGATAACGTTTTGTTATCTCATTTTTTTTTCATATATTTGCATAGAGAAATACTGTAGTGAAATGGATAGTTTGTCTGAATATGGAGAAAAATATAGGAGAATCCTAACATATTTCCTTAAGAAAAAGGGAATATACGAGGATTTTGTTGCTAACGCCAAACACTTTAGTACTAAGATGATTAGTAAAAACAATCATCTTCGTGGGAGACAATACTATAATGACATATTCAATCATACTGCTTGGGATAATGAGGGACTTGTTGGACTTTTCGAAAAGTTTTTCTCTTTCACAAGTGCTAAATATCCAAAAAACATTAAGGAACATGATGGTACATGTAAAGAATTAAATATATTCGCTAGATATAACTATTGGATTAGTCTGTTAAAAGAATGGCAAAACTTCATATATAGAAGAGAATACGAAGAAATAACAACATTAATATAAATGGATTTATTACTTAAACAATTTAGAGGACGATTCATTGAAGATAATCAGCTACCAATTACAACAGTTGAAAATCCCTACTTCGATGAAAGAATCAAGATGCTTGAGGGTGAATTCCATGCACAACTCAAATATCTCTTACTTATGGAAACAGTAAGGGATAACTTTGGCAGTAACATGCAGAAATTCCTTGAGCATAGACATAGCGTTAAAGACCAGATTTTGAGTCACATACTCAATTCTGAAGGCTACAAGACAATGTTGGCTGACAAGTCCCCATTGGAGGATTGTAAGCTTATTGTAGGCGCAAATGAGATTTACACAGAGCAGCAAGATGGTGGTTTGTTCTTGTCATTTGATATGATTAAGGCAAACTTCCAAGCACTTCGCTATGTTGACCCAAGCATTGTGCGTGATTGTGATACTTGGGAAGAGTTCGTAGCTTGCTTCACTGATGTGAAATACCTCGCCTCCGCAAAGCAAGTAAGACAAGAGGTATTGGGTAAACTCAATGGTAAAAGATTGGCAGCTATTGAGAAATACCACTCTAACGAGTTTGCAAAAGAGTTCAAGTATAGATTGGGAATATATGGTTTCTCACCATTCTCAATCAAGACTGACGAGATTATCTTCAAGTTTAATGGCACTGAGAAGGAATTTGAGTCATTCAACGCTGGAGACCAAGAGTATAAGGGTTTCAAGTTCCGTGTGAACAAATTCAAGCTCCATATGAGAACCTTCAAGAGAGCATTCTCTGATAAACTCATAAATGTATTCGAAAAGGAAGACTTCTTAGATGGTCATAGACGCAATTTAAAGTGCGTTCCTGCCACTTATTACCCACAAGTGTATAAACTACTCAATGGGATGGAGATAAGCGATTCTGACCTAGTTTTCACTAGCGACCATGAATTGTGTAAGTATATGAAGCCTATTGAGTTGGAGAAATGACGAACATAAGTAAAGATTTTGCATATTATCTTAAGCAAAGACGTGCATTCTCCAACTTCGTAAGATATACTAAAAGGGATGAGGGACACGTTACTTGGTGTTATTTCAATTGGGATGATACCAAAGAGGGAGTGGCTTATTGGCAAGACATATTCAATGGCTTTATACCTTTTATAGAAAAGAAATACGATTATATAAATTAGAAATAGATGGAAATATTCAAAGACGAAAGAATAAAGAAAGTCTTAGCGAAGATTCAGAATGCCATTAAACTGACTGCCTTTGAGGGGCATGTTTATGTGGTTGGTGGTGCGGTGAGAGACGCACTGTTGAACCTTCCAGTCAAGGACTTGGATTTCGTGGTAGAGATACCTAATGGTGGAGTAATGCTTGCCCATCTTCTTGCTTCAAAGGAGAAGTGTTATGTGATGGGTAAGAATCCAGTAATATTCGAGACCTATGGTACTGCAAAGCTGAATCTCTTTAAGGATGAAGACCTCAAAGACTTTGACCTTGAATTCGTTCAGACTAGAAAGGAGCAGTATCACAAGGAGAGCAGAAACCCAGATACAGTGTTTGGTTCAATCGAGGAAGATGCAGCACGTAGGGACTTAACCATTAACTCATTGTACTACAATGTTACTGATGGTAAGTTGTACGATTTCAACCAAGGTGTTGATGACTTGGTTAACCAAGTGATTAAGACCCCAACTGACCCAGATGTTATCTTTGACGATGACCCACTACGTATCTTGAGAGTTATCAGATTCTCTTGCAGATATGGCTGGGGTATCGAGAAGAACACTTGGTTGGGCATGGTTAAGAATGCACATCGTATCAAGATTATCTCACAAGAGAGAATCACTGATGAGATTTCCAAGATTATAACTGGTCCAAACGCTTCTGTTGGTATCCGCAAGATGTTGTTCTGTGGCATCTTGAATAGGGTAATGCCAGACATCTACGACTTAACCAACGCATATGAATCAAAGAATCCAATGCTTACCTCATTTGACCACACAATGTTAGTTCTTGATAAGGTACAGCCTTATATTGAGAATAGACTTGCTGCATTGTTTCATGATGTAGGTAGAATCGCAACTGAGGGAAATAGGGGTATCTCTCAAGATTCATTCAGTGCTGATGTTGCTAGCTGTGACTTGAAAGCGATGAAATTCCCAAAGAATATTATCAATTCTGTTGAGAACGCAATCAAATATCACAGATTCTTCAGAAACTACGCTGATGGCACTGTTCCACCAGACAAGAAGATAAGAAAGTTTATCAACGAGTGTGGTGACAACATTGGAAACGTGGTTGACTTGATGAATGCTAACAACTTGTATCAGACCTACGATAAGAAGAAGAGACAAGTATTGGATATTCTGAATAGAATTGAAGAGCTAGATGAGCTTGAAGAGGCTAAGAACGTTAAGCTGCCTATCGATGGAAAAGATTTAATGGCAGAATTTAATCTTAAAAGTGGCCCTCAGATTGGTATACTCATGGAACACTTGAAAGAGGCTTATTTCGAGAATCCGAAGATTACCAAGGAAGAGTGCTTCAAGTTGGTTGAGGATAAGATTAAAGTCTTGGCAGTCTAACTCTGCCAAGTCTTTTTTCTTTATATATTATATTATTTAATATATTAATTAAAATATATAATAATATATTAAAATATAATAAATATTATATTAGTTATTTTTTTATTTAAAATATTTTTAGTATCTTTGCAAAAAGTATAAAGTATATCAATATGGGAACATTATGTAAAAATTGTCCTGTAAGGAATTCACATAAGGAAAATGGTCAACCGTGTACCGTTGCTTTTGCAATGAGGTACGGCAATAGTTGTGTCAATCTTGACATAACAGAACAGCTATTCAACAAAGAATTAGAAGAACTGTCCAAGAAAAAGGAAGAGGACAAAAAGAAAAAGACTGAGACCAAGAAGCCTAGAACAACAAAGAAGAAAGAAACGGAAAAAGTAGAAATTTTAAAAACAGAATAAACATATGGGAAGAAAAATTTTAATTATCGTTGATGGTCAGTATGACTTTCTTGAGGGTGGTGCTCTTGCAGTAGAAGGTGGTAAAGATGCTATGACCAATCTCACCGAGTTCATTGAGAAGCATTACAAGGAGTATGATGGCATATTCTTAACTGCTGATTGGCATCCAATCACTCACTGTTCATTCAAGGATAATGGTGGTATCTGGCCAACTCACTGCGTACAGTTCTCACATGGTGCTGCAATATATCAGCCAATTCTTGATGTGTTAGACGATTTAAAGGTTGACTACGATGTTCTTACGAAGGGCTGTGACGAAGACCATGAGGAGTATTCTATCTTCAAGAATGTTACCTCAGAGGCATATCTCAAAGCCATGAACAAACACAACGAGATTGGTGTTGTTGACATTTGTGGTATCGCTGGAGACTACTGTGTGCTTGATACCATCAAGGATGGGCTTATGGAATTTCCGAATGCCGAGTTCCATGTTATCAAGGAGTGTGTTGCATCAATCGATGGTGGCGCAACATTGAACAAGTTTATTGACGATAACGAAAGGGTTTTATGTCACGAATAGATATGGACATTAAGGAATATCAAGGCATGAGGAACAAGATTAAAAACTTGGAATCTGCCTTGAATTCCGTTTCTATGGAGGCTGCTACCAACAAAGAGATTATCGAGAAAGTTAAGGCTCTAGTAGTAGACCTTGAGGGGGAAGGATTTTTTAACCGCTTGTTTAGATGGAAAAGTGTGATTGAACCTTTTAAGGAGTTGTTAGAGACACATGGGCAGATTCAAGAGGAAAAGTAAAAAGCGATACCATATACCCAAAAACGCAGTAGAGCAATATATTGAAAAGGTTAGAAAGCCAAAAAGCAAGATTGTAGTTTGGACTTCACCTATAAAAGACAATAGGAGATTGGTTGGCTTATTCAGAAAACTATTTTTGGTACTTAAGAAAAACAAGAAATTCGGAAACTTCATAGAATGTTTTAAGCCAATTGAGAAAAAAACGCAATACGGTACTGCTGATAGTGTACGAACATGCTTGGGTGGCAACTTTAATTATAGCCAAGCACGTATTCTGATTGGAAGCAACTTTTTTGTACCAATTGAAAGAAATATGTTGACACCAAATGGTATCGCAAATACACCAATTGGAAATGTGATATGGCTTGACTACTTGCTTGAAAAGAATTGGCATCATAAAAGAGATACTGATTTAGGTAAACGAGACATAGCTGAAATGTATCTGAGGGATGCGTATGAGGAAAAAGGCATCACAAAGTCTAAAGTTCCAAACGAAATGGCGTTTTCAATGCGAATGGGGACAATACTAGCCTCAATATTCTATTTGATAATTACCTTTATGCTCTATTGGTTTATATCGCCATTGGCTGCTTTGATATACAGCTTGATTACGGCTTTTATAATTGTTTACTTCCTCTTCAGTTTCCCAAATTAATTAACAACATTTAACACCATCCATTTGGTGAGTTCAAAAATATTTCGTATCTTTACATGGAGAAATTGACGATAGATGTATTCAGACATTTTAGGTTTTTCTTGAAAAAGAATAAACAGTATGACTTGTTCATGCGAAATTTCAGAAGACAGCCATTTCAGATTTATCACGTATTTGATTCGAAGATTCCGAATTACATACAGATAATGATGAAAGATTCTGTAGATGGGATTGGAAATCGATACTTCAAGGAATTCGGTGCAATGCATCTTATCTTTAGGTCATTTAATTGGTCTGGAGATTGTTGCACAACCAAAACAAATTCGAAGCATTGGGCTACGGTTGGTCTTAAATGGGCGTTATATTGCATAAGGCATAACATCGACATATGCACAGATGAACGGCTTGGGAGACTTATAGAGTATTGGAATTCTAATGGATGGATTAATATTAGCAAGCTATCCTTTGAAGATAAAATAATAGTAAATCAGTTAAAACGAAAATATAATAATTATGGGGTTACAAGTGTATGATAAGATTGATACAATCTATAAAAGATACCAGTTTGATGGTAAGGATTGTCCAAATAAGGATTGGTTAAAGTTCAAGAATAAGATTATTCTTGGTGAGTTCTCAAACAAGGAGGCTGAGTATCTGTTCAACTGTCTTTGGGAAGCATATAGTAAGTTAGACGGAACAAACTCTAAAATTGCATTCTTCCCCTCAACTAGTGAGATTCGTGTTGAGGGTAAGACCGAGAAAGCTCAGTCACAGCATGGACAGTTCGAAATGCTTGAGAAGATTGGTGAGCGTATCAAGCCACAGCTTTGCGCAATGTTCCCAAAGGAGTCAGCAAGGTTTGCTCCAGTTAAAGAGGGAAATAAGGTTCAGTATTATGCAACTAGGGTTGAGTATGCAACGGCATTTAATCCTATAGTTGATTTTAAAAAGGCAGAACCTACTGCCAATGGATTGTATGGTGTTCAGCTAGAGGAAGTTCCTATATACATCTACGGTGAGTATTTCGGTACTGGTATTCAGAAGTATGGTTCTCGCTACATTCAGAATGGTAACGGTTTCCGTGTATTCGACATTAAACAGCAAGGTTGGTGGTTGCCAAAGGAGAATCGTGATGCAATGTGCAAAGGTCTTGGTCTTGAGACTGTGCCTTTCTTGGGTGTTATGACCTTGCGTGACATTGAGGATATGGTACGTAAGGGCTTCACTACCAAGTTTGAGGGAGCTGCTGACCCAACAATGCTTGAGGAGGGTATTGTAGCACGTCCCATCATTCCTCTTTACAGTGGCAATGGTAGTTCCACTCGTGTCATCGTTAAGGTGAAGTACTGTGATTACGTTGAGTATGATGCTGTACGCAAACAATTCTCTGATAAGGAGTTCACTGAGTTCGACACTTGGTATCATGAGAATATCGAAAGTAAAAAATAAGATATGAGAGAGTTTACAAGAATTACATTGAGGTTGTTGATGTGTCTTTTCCTACTTGTAGGATGTGGTGCTAACATCTACTATTTGTCTGAAGTTACTGATGACAATGATTACGCTAGTTATCGGAGAAAAGCTAAGACACGTCACAGTGTTACCTATGATAGTAATGGCTACAATGAATATCAGCAGCCACAATCTATCATAGAGTATGATACCCTCAAGGTAGACTTAACTGAGGATTATCCAATACAACTTAGAGAATTTCATTACTAATGGGCGAAGTTATTGCAAAATTGCGTGATAAGGAAGTAACTATGTACTCCAAATTTAACATTGGAGATTATGTGAAAGTGGTGAATACTGGACATCAGTATTCATCATATAACACAGCCTTCGAGTTCTTTTGGGGTAACACAGAAAGATTCTATCTTCCTTATAGTGTTGGTGAATATGAGAATGAAAGCGACTTTCAAGCAGCAATGGCAAGAATACCGCAACGTTGGAAAGTCATTAACATGGCTGTTCATGACTTCTCACCAGACGTTATACTCTATCATATAAGAAGTGAAGAAGGTAAAAACTGTGTTGTGAATGATGGGGCTATTGAGCTTATAGATTTCCACCATAGAAACAGAGAACATGTTAGCAAAATCATGATTTATCAATTACCTGCCAATGGTAGGGTCATGAAACATAAATGGACAGAAAAATTATATAAAATAATAAAATAACAGAATTATGATTTATAGTATACTCGATTCAGACCTCTATAAATTTACGATGTCTAATGCTTATTTTCAGTTGTATCCTGATGCTGAAGGTACGTTTGCTTTTAATGACCGTAACAATGAGGTTTATGACAAGAAGTTCTTGGAAATGCTTCAATTAGAGTTCGCTCGTCTTTGTGAACTTAAGTTGACAACGGAAGAGTACATGTATGTGTCTCAGATTCGTTTTTTAGCAACCAACTACACTGAGTGGTTGAAGAACTTTAAGTTTGAGTTTGACAAGATTAAGTTCTGGCTCGATGACGAGGGACATCTTCACATTGAGGTAACTGACAAGATGTATAAGGTAACTCTTTACGAAGTACCTATCCTTGCCACAGTTGCCGAGTGTCGTAACAAGTGGCTTGGTGTACACATTGATAATGCAAGGGTGATTGAAATCCTCGATAAGAAGATTGACTTTGCCAATGAGCATCAGTTGTATTTCTCTGAATTCGGTACAAGACGTAGAGCTTCTGCTGCAAGTCATGACCTCATTGTAAGACGTTTGAAGGAGCGTTGCCCAATCTATTGCGTTGGTACATCCAATGTGTATTTGGCAATGAAGTATAACATGATGCCTAGTGGAACTTGCGCACATGAGTGGATTATGTTCCACGCTGGTATTGGCGGTTTTAAGACTGCTAACCTCACAGCCCTTAACGATTGGATTAAGGTGTATCAAGGTGACTTGGGTATTTCGTTGATTGATACCTATACCACAGCTTCATATCTCCACACACTTACGCTTAAGCAAGCTAAGTTGCTTGATGGCTTCCGTCAAGACAGTGGTGATGAATACCGCATCGGTAACATGATTATCGATAAGCTGCATGAAATGCGCATCGACCCAACAAGCAAGACCATTGTCTTCAGCAATGCGCTTAACTTTGAGAAGTATGCTGAGATTGCTCGTTACTTTAAGGGACGCATCAAGGTATCCGCTGGTATTGGTACAAACCTTACTTGTGACCTTGGTATTGATGGCTACAAGCCAGCCAATATCGTGATGAAACTCGCTAAATGCCGTTACAGTCCTCGTGATTTCTGGGAGTATGTCATCAAGATTTCCGATGACCTTGGAAAGCACATGGGTCGTAAAGACCTATTCGACATTGCTGCCAAGGAGTTGCACTTTGAAGAGCTTGGTGTTAAAGTAAATTAAATAAAATTAACGTGAGATATTTGGTTATCTCACGTTTTTTTTATATCTTTGCAACTAAGAAACTGAATATTATTGTCGGCAAAGATGATATTGGAAAAAGATAAAGTATACAAAATAAGGCATAAAGGTGAACATTCATTAACCTATTTGAGAGATTACATTATATGTTCTCCAAAGGTAGATATTGATACGGAAAACCTAACGGAATTTGCTTACATACCACATAGAGAAAAATATACTAATTTCGATTGTCATTTTATTGTATGCTTTGATGGAGGGATTGATGCTGGTGGCAATGACTGTAGAAGTGGGTTTTTCGAAAGTTGTAAAGTTATACCTTTAAACGACAAAGACCTTGAGGAAATTAAAGAAGCAGTTACCAAATTAGGTGTGAAATATAACAGAAAATTAAATAAAGTGATATTATGAGAGTTACAGATAAACACATTTTCTTTTGGGGTGAATTCCCTTCAAATTGGTATAAGTGTCACTTCAAAGTAAAGCATGAGGGTAAGGAATATGATTTCTTTAACTCTGAACAGTATTTCATGTGGATGAAAGCCATTACATTTGGTGACGAAACAACTGCATTGAGAATTTTGATGGAGGGTAAGAATCCTAAGATGGCAAAGACCCTTGGTAGATTGGTTAAGAACTATGACGATAAGAAGTGGAACGAGGTTCGCTATAAAATCATGGTTGATGCCAACTACTACAAGTATTCTCAGAGCGAGGAACTGAAGGAGTTGCTCTTGAATCCAGAGTTTGATGGTAAGCACTTTTGTGAAGCTAGTCCCAAGGACCGTATATGGGGTGTCGGATTAAGTGAAAATGACCCATTGATTGACGATGAAAAGAATTGGTTAGGTACGAATTTGCTTGGAAAAGCATTAGACGAGGTAAGAGAAATGATTTTGAATGAGAACAATAAAAGTTGATATTAGTACGAGTACAAGAGGTGTAATCGTGCTTGCAAAAGGAATAAATGGTTATAGTGATTGGTTAGTGATGGTCACAAGGGTAGATGATATAGGCTCAGGAGTTTTAAAAATCTATGGACATATCTTCTACAACATTTCTGAGAATCTATGGTATTTTTCTGAAGGTGACGAAAACTATGCTTGGGGGAGCACAAACCATTGGGAATTCTTTGAGCCAACTAAGGAACAAAAACAACTACTTGTAGATGAACTTAGAAAAAGAGGGTACAAATATATTTCGGTGCTTAATAGAATAATACGCAAAAGATAATGTACAAGAGAGGACTTTATGAGAGTATAGGTTCATATAAGTATCAATTGGCAATATGTCGTTACTCATATGAGTGTTTCCAATCCATGAAGTATTACGTTGTTATACGTTATTGCGATATTTTTGAAAATGATAGGCTTGTTGGATATGGGGATGGATATTTCATCAAATATGAAAACCATTACGATTTCTTGTCAATTGATGAATTTACCCAATATTTCACCATAGTGGATAACTGTGAGGAAAATAAAAGGATAAGCAGTCTTCTTAAATGGCTCAGAGAGGAAAGGAAAATCAAGATAACAATAATTCCAGACATTCTAGATGATGGATATTGGTTCAATTATTATTTCTTTACCGCCTATCCATTCTACACCAAGAACATTGAGGAAAAGGGATTTGAGAACTTTGAAACGGCAGCAAAGAAAGCTATCGAACTAGCAAAGAAAGCTTGTGTTCAAGTTCATGGTAAAAGTGGTGGAGAATGGCTAAAATACGTATTACTGAATGAAAGAGATTATTATATATGAGAATATGAAGCCATGTATTGTATATGCCAAAGCAAAATCAATAGTAAATGGCTATTCTGATTGGTTAGTTTTTATATCTAAGGTTGAAAAAGAAGATTATCGTTCTTATCTTCATATAAAACATTTCATTTGTATGACGTTAGGTAAGGATAAACACGAAGTTTATTTTCATGAGAATGGAGAAAGAGGATGGGGACATGCAAATTTAAATTGGAATTTCTATATTCCATCTGAAAAACAAAAACAAACACTAATTAAGGAATTAGCTAAAAAGGGATATAAATATATATGTGTTTTAAATAAGTTGGTTAAAAAAACTTAATTAATTTTGTAACCTCAGTTTTTTTTAGTATCTTTGCATCGTAAGTAAAGAGTAATATTATGCGTACATTAGAAGAAAAAAAGATATTAGTCAATGCCATTTGTGAGTATGCACCATATAACCCACTTATTGCAAATGAGGATATTGACAGTGGTTTCCCAACAAGAATTCATCCTGGACATTTAGGCTTGTCTAGGTTCATTGAGGGATATGGGTTGGATAGCGAGATTTATGGAGAGTATAAAGCTGATAAAACTGTCATTTATCTCCGTCCAATGGACTCAATTACTGACAAGGAAAAGGAATTCATTTGCAATAAGTGTTGTATTCAAACTGTTAATCTTATTGGCGGTAATGCTGGTTCAATGATGCCTCTGTTGGCAGTAGAATGGCTTATTGACTGGTATCGAGAGAATCTCATTGACTATCGTGGTCTTATTAAGAAGGGTATTGCGAAGCCAATTGGAACTGAGAAAAAATTCGAGGGATAATATGGATAAGAAAAGAATAGAGGGTCTTAGAGGTGATATAAACACCTTGCTTGGTGATGCAGTAGCATTGCTTAAGGATATGGAGACCAAGGCTTATGAGGAGCGTGAGATTGACCTCATGAAACCAATCTCCAAGGTGAGAAACATCATTCAAGACTACAAGGTTAAGATAGTTAAGGAACTTGACAAACTCTCAAAGATGAAATCGACTTGGTAATATGAAGTATCGCATTGTTCAAACTGGGGAAGGATTTATTATTCAGCACAAGTGCTTGGGTTTGTTTTGGAAGAACCATAGGACTCCTAGCTATATGCAGTACAGCGTTACTCAAAGGGCTATCTACAATGGCAATGAAACAATTAAGTATGATTCGATTGAACGTGCTACCAAGGCTTTGCAACTTATAAAGAGTTCTCCAATAAAGTATAAGGGACACAAGATTGAATGTTCATTCCAGTTAGGATATGTGCCTTTCTATGTTGATATGAATTCATATTGTGGACACGATGACATTATTGACAGACCATGTTTTTGTAGGTATTCAACTGACCTAGACCTTGTTAAAAAGGCTATTGATGACTACATAACAACTCAGAAGAGACTCAAAGAAGAGAAACTTAAGGAAAAGCAAGATAAGAAGATAATAAATGTCTGGTATGAAGATTAAGAAACGTTATGTCTTTGCCGTTGTCTTTGGATGCTTGCTGATGTGCAAGAGATTCAGACAAGGCTTGAGAGAAGACTTGCAAGAGATTTTCGGAGAAGAGAAGTAAAATAGCAGAATATTATAACCCTTAAAAATTAAATGGGATGAAAAAGATTATTTTTTTACTGCTTGCTGTTATCAGTTTTGTATCATGCGAGTGTCCTTATGCTGATTGGGACGATAACGGTTTTCGTGAGAATGGTGGCAAACAAGCCAAGCTCACGTATGTTGGGGATTACTTCTGTGCCGACAAGCTGTTAGGTACATGGCAGATGGACTACGGATGCATTGTTGGTAATGTTGAGTTGAAGCAAATCAAGTTCTTCGATGGATGGTATTGCGATATTACAATGGCTCAAGTGAGAAATACTGATTGGTTCACTGAGACATGGACATATACCTATTATGGGAATACCATTAAGTTTGCTAGAAATGATGGAAGAACAACTTTCTCGTTTATCCTGAAAGGGTACACATTCCCAGAACTTTATTTACAAGATTCATTTGGTAAATATACATGGAGAAAAGTTAGGGCTTATGGATGTTGAATACATATCTGATGGATACAAAATAATTGTTCGTTTCTTCAAAGAGATTGGACTTTATCGAGAATTTAAAGAGTATTGCCATTGGTGCAACAAGTGCAAAATGGACACATATAACTTTAAAACCTACAAACAGGCCCCACTTTCAAATTTTGGTAGCACTAAAATAACACGTTGGCTTAAAAATGAAAGAAATATTGAACTAAAAGATAAAAACTTAAACCTTTATGAGTATTTTAAAGCTTGGATATTTACGTTTTATCCAAATTATTATGATGTTAATGTCCAGCCATATAAAAATGCACTAAAAACGATAAACAAAGAAAAAAGAACAATAAAAATAGAATTTATAAAAAAGTAAAAAAATGAATAGTGGAGTAAAAACAATTGTAGTTATTGCAGTGATTATCATCGTGGCATTGGGTGTAATCACAACAGTGGGTAGTTATTTCAACTACAACAACCAAGAGGTTGCTCTTCGTGAGCAAGCTGAAGCACAGCGTGGTAAGGTAGAGGGTGTCCATGATGCAATGTGGAAGATTATCTCTCAGAAAGCGCAAGTCTCTCAAGATTATCGCACATCATTCGATTCAATCTACACCCACATCATCGGTGGACGTTACTCACAAGGTGATGGCACTCTCATGAAGTGGATTAAGGAGGCTAACCCTAACTTTGATACAAGTCTCTATAAGGACTTGATGGATGCTATCGAGGTACAGCGTACACTCTTCAAGAAAGAGCAAGAGCGAATGCTCGACATCAAGAGACAGCATAGTACTCTGTGTAAGACATATCCAGGACGTTGGTTCATAACCAATCAGTCTGAGATTGAATACACGATTGTATCGTCAAGTCAGAGTAAGCAAGCAATGGAAACTGGAGTAGACGATAATGTCAAACTTTACTGATAAGAAGAAAGACGCATTTCGTATAGCCTCACGTTTCATCAAAGAACTAGGACTATACGATATTTGGCTTAAATATTTGTACGACCCTAATACTAGTAAGAGTTGGCTCGATAAACCAGATAGTAAGTTTTTCGATTCAGATATTTTAGGTTGTACAAGATTTACTGAATATGTGTATAGATATAAACCAAAGTTCGATACTAAGGGGCATTTCATGTATGAACTTTTGGAATTTTATCTTGCAGCGTTAAAAGACCCAAAAGGAACTTGTTATCCACTAATAATTGATAACGAAAAGAAAAAGATAGTATTACGCACACATTAATAACCATTACATATGGAAATAATTGTTTATTCATTACCTTTTATCATATCAGTATTTCTTCTTGTTTTCTTTAAGAAGTATATTGTATGGTGGGAATATATTTGTTTGGTAGGCGTATCAATCCTATTTACATTCTTGCTTAAGTCAGCATTCATTGCTTCACTTGAGTATGATACTGAATATCTTGGGGGATACATTACCAAGATTACCCATTACGATGAATGGGATGAATGGATACATAAGACGTGTACTAGGCGAGTACCTTGTGGGCGAGATAGTAAAGGAAATACTATATATCGAACAGAAACATATGACTGCTCATATAGGGAATATCATCCTGAGTGTTGGAAATATACTGACAATTACAACAGAGAAGAGTATTTCTACAATAAATCATATTTCGATGCTGCAATGAAAGAATTAGGGTATCCTAAAATGGTATTCAGAGACATGCATCGACACTACTATAGAATCGATGGTGATGCTCAAGATTACTATTATGATGGCACTCCGCAGCATTTGAGGGCATTGGTTTGGGAGAACTCTTATCAGAATAAGATTCTTGCGTCTCACTCTATCTTCAAATTCGAGGATATTGATGATGACGATGCAGACTCGCTAGGGTTGTTCAGATACCCTGACGTTAATGATAATGACCAAGATGTGATTCTTGGTTTCAGAGCTGGAAAAGAGGTACATAAGCAGTTTAAATATATAAACTCTATCTACGGTGCTAGAAAACAGTTTAGAATATATGTGCTTGTGTTTAGAGATAAGCCATTGGAAATATCTGAAAAACAGAAATCCTATTGGCAAGGTGGTAATAAAAACGAATTTGTTCTTTGTCTTGGCTACAATACCAAGAAGGGTACTATAGATTGGTGTAATCCATTCTCGTGGTGTGATAAGCCAGAGTTGGAGGTAGCTACCAAGAGATATTTCAGAGAACATTCAAGAATGGATTTGAGTAAATATCCAGAATGGCTTCAAAAGAATATCAATCTATGGCAGCGCAAGCAGTTTAGTGATTTCGACTACATCAAGAATGAAATGACAAAGGGACAGAGCATTGCACTCTTAATTATCATACTCATACTTGACATTTTCGCATCTATATTCCTTATTGGTAACGAGGTAACAAATGAAGGTGTATATGACAACTCGTTTATATATGATTTCAAGCAATATCAATTTAAGGTTGTTGAGAATACAACCTCATTCTTTAGTGAGTTATGGGAGTTGATATGTGATAGCGTAACTGTTTGGTGGAAATACAGTCTGATGCCCACTCTAACTAAGATAGAGGATAGTTATAAAAACATTCATACTTGGAAATGAAATACTACAGATACCTTAGAGAAATAGAAGAAGTTCAAGATAATACTAATATAAATTATTTTATCACATATACATTTGGCGGTAGAACGAATAGATTAAATAATCTTGGTACATATGGAAACAATGATATGTGGCATAATACTGGTGACGTAATCTATTCTCTTGAACCACAATACAAGAAATATAATTTCCATGTTAGCTGGATTTATCAATCTGCTGATGATGGAAAGACCATCATGGATGACACCAATAATCTCCATGATTTAGAGCCAATTAGGGACTATTTCTTTGAGGTTAACACTGACCTCGATGCTGCAACTGAGGAACTAATCAAGCTAAAGAGAGAGAAAGGTGCTAATATTACGATAAAGCCACTTATGATGGATATGAGAAGTTATAAGATTATCTATCATATTGAGTGTAATGTTATGACTAAAAACGGTAAGTGCTTCTCTAGTACTTGGGATGAAGACACCGATGTATACAACTCAATTGTTAATTGTTTCAAGAAACTTAGAAAAGGTACTTCTAGTGGCTATCACTATAAAATAAAAGAGGTTTTAGAAAAACAGAAAGATGAAAGAATACGGAAGCATACCTAGGTTTTTCGATGATGGTACACTTCGTGGTGAGCAAGTCGTTGCTTTCAATAAGCTAGATGGGCAGAACTTTAGAGTTAAATATACTCCAAAGGGAGCAACAAAAAAGCAATTCACCATGTTTGGTTCACGTCATCAATATGTGGATGAAAATACTGAGGGCTTTGGTGATGCAGTTAGATACTTCAAAGAACATTATGAAGATGTATTGAGGGAGATAATTGTGAACAATAGCGGTAAGAAAGGTATTTTCAATGGTGTTGAGGAAATTACATTGTTCTTTGAATGGTATGGAGATAATTCCTTTGCTGGATTCCATCAAGAGGGAGATACTCTTCGTCTCGCATTGATTGATGTGTTTCTTAAGAAGAAGGGATATATTGAGCCAAATACGTTTGTTGACCTTTTCTGTAAGGATGATAGGGTGTTGACTCCAGAGGTGATATATATCGGCAAACTCGATATGGACTTTGTTAACTCTATCGTGAAGAACGATTGGACTAAGGAGGGATGCCAATATCCAAACATCAAAGAAGGAGTGGTTATTAAGCGTTCTACGCTCATGAAAGGGCAGAGGCTACCAATGTGTAAGGTAAAGACAATTTGGTGGCTTGAGCAACTTCATAATCGTTTTCCAAAGGAAATGTGGAAGGAACTTGAATAATGGAGATAATAGAAAAAAGTGCAGGATATAAGGCTACCAAAATTGCCTTAATGGAAGGTAAAACAGAACTTGGTTTCCTAATATATGGAGAAAAGAATCCACCTTACGAGGATTATGTAGAGGTTCTTTATCTTCGTGTTAACCCTAGTTACCGTAGGAGGGGATATGGAAGAATCTTGATGGATAAATTCTTCAGCAATATTTCTTCTTATGTTGGTGATGTGATGTTATATGCAACTGCAAACTATGATGTTGGTAGTTTGTGTCATGTTGATAAAGTATTACAGATACCGCAAGATAAATTGGAGGAATTCTATAGGAAATATGGATTTAAGAAAGTTGACCTTTGGAAAAACGAGATTTCTCCGAGAATGAGAATGACCAAAAGTTAAGATTAGTTAAAAAACTTGTTTTTCTCGTTTTTTATGTATATCTTTGCAACATGAAAAACGTAAAGGATTTCAAGATTGCATTAAACAAGGAATTGAAGAATGTATTGTTTGTTATGGCAATAGCCATTACGATACTTATTTTTCTGATATAAAAATAACAATTTTAAATATTTATAAAGACATGGCAAATTTAAAAGAAAGACTGTTAGGTCTCATCGACAATGGCACATCTGCTGCATTGAGTCTTGTTGACAAGATGAATGAGACCATCAATTCTATCGACTGGGATGAGCAGTTCGAGTCTCTTAACACAGTGAAGGACTCTTTACTTCAGAAGGGTAATGAGCTGCTTGGTGAGTTTAACGAGCTGATGAAGCAAGTTAAGAACAATATCTCTGATTTCGAGGTAACAGTACCTTTTGACGAGTCTCTTGGTGAGAAGTTTGAGTCAAGAATTGAGGACGGTAAACTTATCGTTGAGGTTACATTCAAGGACGAGCACACCGAGCGTTCTAACAAGACCGCAGTTACAATTCCTCAGAACTGTGACGTTGAGAAGAAGACCGAGAAGTATAACGCAGTCACCAAGACAATGACTGTGATTATTCCGAAGGTCATCAACGAGCCAAAAGAAGAGCCAAAAGAAGAGGCAAAGACCGAGAAGAAAAAGAGCACTCGCTATAAGGTTTCTCGTGTAGTTACTACAAAGAAAGAAGCAAAGGAGGATACAACCTCTCATGCTCAGGAGGCAGCTAGCAAACTGTTGAAGAAGTTCCGTGAGAACAGTGCCAAGGCTGCTACCAAGGTTGTACAGCAGTCTCGTGCAGCTAACGGACGATTCGTTAAGAGAACTCCAAGCGAGAACTAAAAGATAACATTGTTATTTTGTTCATATTGATTGGTAAACATTGCCTACTGCCGTTTGTGAAAATAGTGGTAGGCTTCATTTATATCTCCACGTGGGTGAACTGGTTTAGCCACTAGTCTGCAAAACTAGCTGAACGGTATCCAATCCGTCATGTCGGTTCGAGTCCGACCGTGGAGTCAGGAAAATGTAGAATGTTATGTTTGAAATTATAGACAAGAACGAATTAACGAAGGGAGAAGTCACTTATCTTGTCATAAAGTTCTTGAGAAGGAAATGTTTGCTTGAAGAGTTTTGTGAAGAATATAGCGACTACCATAAGCGTTATAGGCGTGATTTAAAAACAACCATTAGAGAAGCTGTTAGAGATTGTTGGTCAATAGCTGATTTCTTTAAGAGTACTGAGTCTTCATTTGTCTGGAATAAAACAAGAAGAGGCTATTGTTTTTGGTATGAGCTATCAAAAGAATGGAAAGAGTATACAAATGGTAAACATTTTAAAGGTGGTTTATGATTGATATTGAAAGAATATTATCCAATGAATTTGGTAAGGATATGATAGTAACCGAAGAACAACTAGCATATCTTTTCACCAAGTTTCTTTTGGCAACTGGAGCTTATAGGGATTTCGTTAAAGAATACGTTAAATACCATAAGTCAAATTTAAAACCCAAAGATGTTATTATAGACTCAATCAGGAACCTAAAGTTAGATGGAAGAACAATTAATGATATGGTTACAGCATATTGTTCTGCGTTTGACTGGTGGGGTACAGAAAAAGGAAGTCAATATTGGAGCGCTCTAAGTGAACAATGGTATGGCATGACTAAAAGGCGTTTTTTAGGATATTTTATGGTAAAATGATTGATATTAAAGAAATATTGTCTCACGAAATTAAATCTGAGATAAGTAAAAAGCATCTAGCATATATTTTTACCAAATTCCTTTTAGCAAATGGGTCGTTTAAAGAGTTTGTTAAAGAATTTATTTCGTATCACAATGAATTTAGGCGAGAAAATTTGATTATAAAAAATCCGAAGGATGCTATTTTTTATTCGATAGAAAAATTGAAGTCAGATAATAGACACATTCGTGCAATACTTCTAGCATATTCTTCAGCATTTGATTGGCGAGATACTGAAAATGGAGAGGAATATTGGAGTAGATTAAACGACAAATGGCTTGATATAATCAAAAGCTATCCACAAATATATGTAAAATGAAGAATATATATGAACGTGCAAAAGAATACTGTAAGTCTACCTTGGTAGGTAGTAACTACATAAAGGAGAATGCTTATGTGCAAGGTGCAAAGGATGTCTTGAGAGAACTTTCAATGACATTATCGGTGTCAGATGAAGAACACCTTGAGGAAAACCTCATGTTGTTATATAATCAGCTCATGGGGGATATAAGAGAAGAACATGAAACAATAGATGATACTCTCGATTTTTAAAGTTAAAAGTTGTTAGAATGGGGCTATTGAATTTGGTAGTCTCATTATTTTTTTATATATTTGCAAATATAGGTTAAACTTACCTTTTATTATGATACGTATAATACCTTATGTCGATACTATATTGAATGAACCTGACATAATAACGCATAAACAAGGGAAATATCTATTAGGTAAATTCTTAATGGAGAATAAACTTTTGAACACCTTTATAACTTGTTATAAATACACACGATATAAAGAGTGTAAGAGAATTGAGTATTGTAAGACAATAGATGCAATGACATACAATGATGTGTTGTATGACTGCATAAACAGAGTTGATTTGTATGGTATGTCATTCCGTGAGGTGTTTAACTTTGCTTACTTGTCATTTAGTTGGTGGGAACCAGCCACAAACATAGATTGGTTTGTAATTCATAGCAAATGGCAAAACCAAATTGGGTTTACATACTTTAGAAAACATGATACTGATGAATACGTATGAAAGCTGAAGCATATAGAGATTATTTACTTAAGAAATATAAGAAAGTGTCAGCAAGGGAAAACTCTATAACAAGAAAGGAATTAAAGAATCTTGTTTATAGGTTTTTGTGTGAAAGAGGATTATGGTATGCAATGGTGATGGAGGTTAGACACTTCTGTAAAAAACCATTAACAGCAAGAGAGGTACTGATTCGTATGACTTCAAATTCTGTTACACCTTCTGATTCCCTAATCAATATAAATTGTGTATTTGATTGGGATACAGCGTTATACGGAAAGGATATGTTTTTTTCATATTCACGATTATGGGAGGGCATATATACAAAATGGATTTTATTTTTGGGTAATTTATCCAATCTGTATATAAATCATTTGGAAATTTAATTTTTTTTATATATCTTTGCATTATGGTAAATCTAAAATATCCGTTTGATATACTGAATGATAAAGATACTGTCACTAGGAAAGAAGCAAAGGTATTGATTGTCAAGTTTTTAAAACGAGAGCATTGTTTCAAGGAAATGATAACTGAGTGTTTAAGGTATCATACACACTTGAATAGTATAGATGAAATCTTGGATAATATGACAGATGCTTATTCATTGGATGGATGTTTATACTATTCGGATAGGATATTTCCTTGGGAATGTGCTACAACAATTGATAAAGGCAATGCGAATGGGTATTGGAGAAATCTTAGGGATAAATGGTGGAAACAAATAGATTATTCTAGAACGATAAAAATAATAAGAGACGATACATAAAACAAAAAAGATGAGAATATGTGCATTTTCAGATATGCATGGACAACTTGAGTTTAAGGTTGAACCATGTGATATTGTTATGATATGTGGTGATATATTACCACTCAAGATACAAAATTTCACAAGTCCAAGCGAGGTTTGGCTTAGAGACGTATTCATACCTTGGTGTACTAATCTACCTTGCGAGAAAGTGCTATTTGTTGCAGGTAATCATGATTTCTTCTTTATGCGCCACCCAGACAGAGTACGCTTAATGTTGAAAGGTCAAGAGAAGATTACTTACTTGGACTGTGAAACCTTTGAATATAAGGGAAAGACAATATACGGCACTCCAATGTGTAAGCCATTTGGAAGATGGGCATTTATGCCTACCTATGAAGAGCAAGACGAAAAGTATGCAAGACACTTAAAAGCAATCGAGCATATCGACATCGTTATGTCTCATGATGCGCCTTATGGAGTGAGTGATATTATATTGCAGAAGGATTGCCCTTGGGCTGATGGTAGTCACATAGGAAACCAATCACTTAAAAAGTTTCTAGAGGCTTCTAAACCAGCTCTGAATATTCATGGTCATTTACACACCTCTAATAGAGAGAAGGAAATGCTTGGCGATACTGCTGTATATAACGTGTCTTTACTGAATGAGGATTATAAAATGGCATTTGACCCTTTATACTTGGATTATGAATAGTTTTGATAAGAAATTTCTGCTAAGATGCAAGGATTGTGGATGTGAGTTCTACCCTTGGAAAACGTTGATGGTGACTTCGGATAAGACAAATTGGAAAGAATATTTGTATTGTCCGAATTGTCATAAGTTCGATGATAAAGACAATTTCAAGATTGTTAACACTAATTAACCTTGAAAATTTGTTTCTAAACTAAAAAACCTATATATTTGCAAATGAAGAAGAAAAAGAAGGAAACATACGATATAGAGCTATTGATACTTAGGATATTCTTGAAGCATATCAAAAAGTATCATTTATATCATATATTCAGATGCAGCGTAGGAATACCAAACAGTCACAAAGACCTATTCCACATCATAGCATCAAGAGTATGGAGAAACTACTCCAATATGGTTGGAAGACTTGGTATGATGTGTTCATGCTATGCTAGCAGTAAGTCATTAGACGAGTTCCTTATGTGTATGCGTAGCAATGGCGGTGGTAAATTCCAAATTGTAAATGATGTAAACTGTCAGATGGCTGTAATGAACATCGTCAATGGCTTGATACACTCTTGCATCGAGTGTGGTATTGGTGAAGACTTCAAAGTTCTTGAAAAATTGGGCGAAGGAGTATTCACAGAGGTTTGCCAAAACTTGTTCGGTGACGAGTTTGTTGACAAGACAACAGAAATGTTGAAACCAGAGCAAATGGAAATGCTTGAAAAATATGGTAGAATGATACCACCGCCTCACATGGATAGAAGACATAGAGGGGATGTGATACCACCACCACAGCAACCAAATCAAGAAGAATTTCAAAGATGGATTGAGGAATATTTATCTCGTATTCCAACAAGAGAGCAAATGGAAATGACACAACCAACATTTAGAAATGATAATATGAATGTTGGTTATTGGGACGATATTGAAGATGAAATTGAACTTTTGAATTAAGAGATAAAAAAATATATTATGACTGAATTTGGACAAGGACATCCTTGCTCTGGTAAGGATTGCAAAGATTGTGAAACTTGCATATTTGACGAGGATTTGTTTATAGATAAAGTGCAACCAAATAAAAGAAAAGATATAATGAGTAGTAATTTATGTAATTTCTGTACTAACTTAGAGAAATCATTTGAGCACCGTGAACCAGGACGTTTTGATGCAGCTTGCCGTGCTGTTACCTATGACACATGGAGTTGTTCAAGACCTAGGAGAATTGATTACAATCTCTCTCAGACACAAGACATTGTTCGTCCTAGTTGGTGCCCATTGAACAACCCTAACAACAAGCACATGGCATTACCAAGTTCTAGTCAGCCATCTACGCCCTTGATACCGCCATATACTCCAAAGTCTCAAAACCTTGAGGAGTTACGCAAAAAGCCTGTAGATTCGTTGACTTACAGTGAGAAAAGGGAACTTATGAAAGAACTTCCAAAGCATCTTGAATGGGATGAAATAGAGGAAGGTAAAACATACGTTATCCCAAGGATAATGAACCAGTTGAGAAAAGTCGTTAAGGTTTCAAGTAAGACAAGTGGTGTTTGCGTTTGTCACGAGATTAACGAATCCACTGGGGATGAATATACATTTAGTTGCAACATATATCCATCAGACCTTGATGTGGTATTTATTACAGAATTTCGTAAGTTTTAAATAGCATGGCAGAAAAACGTACAATAGAAAGTTGTAAGGATGACCTTAAGAAGATAAAGGCTCACATTCATCCTTCAAATCTCAAAATTAACAAGATTTATCACATACCTCCAGTGATTACATTGGAAAGAATGGATATTATGGTTCTTGGTGTTGAAGGCGATTTCATTCGCTTCAAGAGAGTGGATAGTACCACTGATAAGGATGAGAAGAAGATGCACAAAACTAGCATCCTCTCTAGGTTTATTGTTAACAAAAGAAAATATTAACTTTTTTTAAGGTGCAAAATTTAATTTTCTCAAGAAAAATTGATATATTTGCGCAAAAAAAGAAAACATGTTGTATAATAACTTTATAGTTTGCATTATGACTGTTGCATTTTTCGCCATGATTCACATGGTTGTTAATGGACAGTGGGCATACATCATTCTTCCAATAGGAATTCTTATTTGGGGAATCTTTAAGTTCTTTGATGAGAACGATAGGAAGTATCTAGAGGGTATGGGAATAGACCCAGATGAGTTCAACGCATTCTTTCCAGATTATTATAACAACTACAGTTATAATAGGACTCATAGAAACGTTAAGTACCCTATAAATAACGATGTAGCTAATGCGCAGAAGAATACTATAGTTTGGAATAGTCCAACAGATGATATAAGGAGAGAGACTACCGTTAAGACCTATAGTGGTGGATTCAATAGAGGTGGTTTCTTCCCTCAGAGAAGAAGAAATAACCCTGAGTATAAGGGTATGGTGGATAAGTGCAAAAGAAATTTTAAAATAACTATAGAAGATGAATCAAAACGAGAACGAGTTCATCACGGCATCAACAGTGTTTTTGGGTGATGCCGAAACAAATGAACAGCCTATGGTAGAAAATAAGGAGCAAGTAGCTCTACATCCAGAATTGTATTACGGATAATGGCAAATTTTAGCTTGAGTGAACAAGAAGAAAAGAATGCAAAGGCTTTTATAGAGAAGCATAAGAAATGTAGGACTAAACCACGTGTGAACAACACGTTTAAACAGTCTGCTCCCTACAAATATATTTTCACTCCAACTAGTATTGGCAATGTAGTAATTATCAAATGTCCTTACTGTGGTAAGGAAAAAGATATAACTGATGTGGATTGTTGGTAGAAACATAAAATTACAATAACGATGAATACTAATAAAGAGACAAAAGTAGAAACTCCTACAGAAGAGAAGTGGGAAGGTAACATCAAAGAGTTAGAGAAGTATGGTGACAAGATGGAACACATCATGTCGGTTATCCCAGCTCCTCTGTTCATCATTTTCGCTGAGTATCTTGGATACGTCAGTCAGTTCAACAAGAAAGCAGAGGATTGGTGCGATGGCAAGGTTCCTGATGTTCATGTGCAGAAGGTGATGCTCATTGAGGCTAAGTGTATCTATCGTCAGATGTCTAAGGATTATGACCTAGAGGAGATTCAGTACTACTATGATAGCTATTACCCACTCATACTAAAAGAGTTTGATGAAAAACTCGCTAAGATTTGTGAGAACGAAGACTAACATCGATATTGGGCTAGCACATAGCTAGCCCAAAATCATTTATGTACTATGGAAAGTGATAGAATAGCTGCATTCGTGAAGAGAAAGAGACCTTCCGCAGCGGTAAAACAAGTGGAGATTAAAGAGGTCGAATTACCTTGGTATAAAAAGCCTATACTTAAAGAGGATTTCCATACTAGGCAAGGTATGGATGGACTGTATTATGCACAACACAATGGTTGGTCAAAAAGAACATGGATTGGACCTTATAGCTCAAGTGCTGAAGCTGAGAAGGTGATTGATTCTTACATAATCGAGTCACTTAAGGGAAGCCTTGAGCATAAATCTATGGATTCAATACATTCAGTAATTATTGAAAATGGAAATTTCTTTAGAAGCTAGATACTTTTATAAATTTCTCAAGAAACACAATTGTTTGAGGGCATTTATGAAGAATATTCTCACGGAGAATAATGTGTGTATTTATAAGAATTGGAGTATACTAGAAATACTAACAAAATACCCCACTATTTCTGTAGCATTCATTTGGGCTGGAACACCTGAAGGGCAAGCATATTGGGAAGAACTTAATAATAAATGGATAAATGAAAGAAAGCGAAGAGAGAAAAAAGAAAGCGAGATTGCTTAACGCTAGAATTTTATATAAATTCTTGAAACGTAACAATTGCATTGCGGATTTTGCCACTAATGTATTGGAGTATGAGCATAGGATGAATAACCCTAGAGTAAAGAACTTGAGAGAGTTTAGGAAGAGCAATATTTTGGATGTGTTAGATGATATTGGCTCAATATGTAAAGCCTTCTCATGGTATGGAACACATCAAGGGGATGCATATTGGAGAAGATTGGATGATGAATTTTGGAGATTTAAAATGCCCATTATCTTTTCAATGAGAGTTCTAGACCCTAACTTACCAACTGCATGTCATTGATTTTGTTAAATTTTAATAAAATGGAAATTTCTTTGAGAACTAGATATTTGTACAAATTCCTCAAGAAAAATAATTGTCTAAGAGAGTTTGTCATCAATGTTAAGAAAGCCCATCCTGAACGAAAATATTGGGATGTATTAAGGATATTAGAAAGAAGTGGTTGTATTGGAATAGGATTCTTATGGTCTGAATCAGAAGAAGGGCATGAATATTGGGAAGAACTAAATAAAAAATGGGGAAGAGAAACAAAAAAAATTGAGGACTGATGGTTTTTTAAACTATTAAAGTTTTTTAAAAAATTTGGTTATATCATTTTTTTTTCATATATTTGCATTAAAAATAGTATGACTACGATTCTTTGCATAGCAGCAATATATTTTGCGACTGTTTTAGTGATGAGGGATATGATTAAAAAAGACATAGACTATTATCTTCATTATTCATTGGGTAGGACTCCATCACATACAGCGTATAACTTTGTATCAAACCATAGAAAGGAAATAATTAACACCTTTTCGGTTATATTCCCAATATACTTTGGATATAAATTTGGGTGTCAATACGGAATATCACTATATAATATATTAGTAGACTATAATTATGAAAATAGGATTATTGCTTGGCTCTTTTAACCCAATCACGATTGCTCATGTGGCAATGGCATCAAACGTTATAGCAAGCGGACTTTGCGATAAGGTCTTGTTCGTTGTTGCAAAACATAACCCTTGGAAGAAAGAAGAACCAGCGCCATTTGACTTAAGATGTCAGATGATTGAAGAAGCCATTAAACCATTGGGTAATGCTTGTGAGGTATGCAGATTTGAAGAGAAATATGAACCTCCAGTTTATTCATATATCCCTATAAATGAAGCTATTGAAGCATATCCAAATGACAAGATAATCCTCATTGCTGGTACTGACACCATTGACCGTATTCCTCGTTGGAAAAACTTTGAAACCCATATCAAGGATAAAATTGGGTTTATTATGGTTACAAGGTGGGATGAGGGACACCAACACAGTAATTTAGTTGGTATTCCGATTCCATTTAGGGTAGGATATGAGGCAGTTAGCACATATATGAAAGCGACCACACTTGAGATACAAAGACTAGATGTTTCTTCAACTATGGTTAGAATGATGGTATCAAAGGGCATGAATCCATACCCCTATGTAACTGAAGGGGTTGCCAAGATAATTTCAGATAATAAGCTGTACACATAAAGATGGGAGAAAAAAGAATTTTAAAGGAAGGCGATTTTATTAAAAGAGATAACCGAAAAGGTAGTTTCATGATATATGAGGGTAAGAACATATCAGATACTTGTGTTAAGAAACTGACACTGATATGTGCTTATGACCCAGAGAAATACATGCAAACCTCTGCTGGTTATGACCATGTTCCTTATCTTGATGTCTCTAAAGATGGAAAGACATGCGGTGAGACAATAGATACAGATAAGGAAGACTATTGGATTAGTCTCTGTACACCAACAGAAAAAGCAGATGCAATCAAAATCCTAGAGCAATATGGCTATGTTTGGGATGAAGAAAATCTTGCATTAGTTGACATGGCTACTGGAGAGATTATCAAGAAGATTGTCATTCCAGATAATACATACTACGGTGAGATAGTAAGACCAATTACAGATGATTTCAAGGGAATATTAAAGAAATCTTGTTTGGATAAAAGTAAACCAACACATACATCATACCACAATCCAATCTATCAAGAAGATTGGGATAATTATGGTGAGTAAAATAATTAATAACTATGGAGAAATACCTTAGATGGCGTTTTTTAAGCGACCCATACGTCAGAAGCAAATTTGGACAATACTGCGAAGAGTGGATTAAAGGTGTCACTGAGGAACAGTTGGCTTATTTTAGAGTTGAAAGAGAACGTTTAACCCTTATGGGAATATACAAAGAACAACAATGATTAGCGCAAGAGATTTAAGAAGATGTATTGACATATTGGCAGAGCTTAACGCTGGTGCTGATTCCAATTCCAAACGTCTTATCCTAGAAGTTGGATATATCCTTAAGCAAGAACTAGAAACAGTGGAGGCTTGGGATTCACAATTTAAGGATAAAAGGCGCGGATATGGTGACATTGACATTAAGAAACTGCTTGAGGACAATACACAGTTGTTTAATGAGAATAAACAGCTACAAGACCTCAATATAAAACTCAAGGAGGTAATTGACCAACGCATCCCAAATGTCGAAAAAGGCATCAGTGAGGTCAATCGGAAGTTTAATATAATGTCCGAAACTATTAATAAACTATAATTTTTGGTAAAACCTTATAAAAAATTTGGTTTTACCAATTTTTTTTTGTATCTTTGCATTATTAGGCAAATTATAAACAAATTAAACATGGCTAAAGAAAGTGTATTAAGAGAGGCAATCGCTAAACTGAAATATAATAGCGGTGTACTCAAGGACAAAAGAAGTAGATGCTCAACTAACAAAGAAGTGGCTGAGATTGACAAACAGCTTGCTCAGAATGCTAGCATGATACTCGATTACGAATACAGAATCAAATATAATTTAGGGTAATATGTACGAACCATTTGTAAAGTGTGCTGAAGAAACTAATCGTGAAAAGATTATGAAAGGCGAAAATACAAAAAGCTTGGGAAAAATAGTGTGGAACTATACAATACGACCAATCAAGTGGTGGTTTAATTCTGATTGGGGTGCTGTTATCACTGGAATCTTGGTAATTGCCCTATTCACATTTGTAGGCATAAAATTCATCCAATACCAAGACGAGAAAAACTATCCCTATGGAGAGTATGAAATGACATACCGTGTGTATTACTCTGAAAACAATGTGAAGGAGTATACGATTACCCATAACAGACCAATCTATATGAGGTCAAGCAAGGGTAGTAACGAGATACATAAGCATAATTGGGGTGATGTCATTGAGACAAGTGCTCCAATTGAAATAGTTAGATACGTAAATAGAGCTAAATAGATATGGCTAGAATAATTAAATGCCCCAAGTGTGGTAAGAATTTACTTGTGAGCAAAAAAATTGAAGAAGAGGGGAAGCATAAGGGTATGCACCATGCATCATGCCTCTCATGTAATTATGAAACATATACATTTTGAATATGAGTAGAGAAGAGAACATCGCAGTATACAACAATACAGTGGCTATTGTTAAGAAAGGTGGCTACATGTCCCCAATGGGAAAGGAAGTGAAGCTACCTAATCCAAAGGAAATGGCTGATGGCACTAAGTTCTATGACAAGAGAGTTGTCAATAACTATGATGCTATCCCAAGATATGAGACCGAAGTTAAGGTTATCGACATTGATTGCATCTATGCAGCCAAAGACCTTATTGACAGAGGCTTCAACCCTTGTATGCTGAATATGGCATCATTCTCAACTCCTGGTGGCGGTGTTATTAAGGGTTCATCAGCTCAAGAGGAGAATATATTCAGACGTTCTAATATCTTCATGTCACTCTATCAGTTCCATTCAATTGGTGAGAACTATGGGGTTAAACAGAGAGAAGAGCGTTATCCACTTGATTATAACTTTGGCGGTATCTACACTCCACATGTAACGATATTCAAAGGTGGCTCAGATACACGTTATACGCTCCTAGAAGAGCCTTTTGAGGTGGCTGTGGTATCAGTGTCCGCAGTGAAGAATCCAGCGCTTAAGAACGGCAAATTAGAGCCTTGGGTAATTGATACTACCAAGTCAAAGATTAGACAGATTTTTGACATCGCTCTTGAGAATGGTCACGATTCACTTGTGCTAAGTGCATTCGGCTGTGGGGCATACAAGACTCCTCCTACAGAAATGGCAAAGCTGTTTAAAGAAGTCATTGAGAGTAAGAAATACAAGGGAGCATTCAAGGTAATTCACTTTGCCATTATTAATCTTGCTTCTACAAATGGTAGTCATAACCCAGAGGGTAATTTCAAGCCATTTAAGGATGTATTAGGATAATGAATAACTCTGCAAAATATAGTAAATGGAAAGACGAAAACCCTAATTACTCTAAAGAATGGTATCAAACCAATAAAGAGAAAATTAGGGAAGCAGCCAAGAAGAAATACCAAGAAAAAGTGGCAGCAAAAATTGAAGAAGCCTCTTCCCTTCTAAGTGATGAAGAGTGGAAACCTATACCTAATTTCGACTCATATAAGGTGAATAGTAATGGTGTGGTTCTTAATAAGTTTGGCAAGGAACTAAAACCTGGAAAGATACCTTCAACTGGTTATCTTCATGTTTCACTTTCCAACAAGGAAGTAAAGGGCAAACATTTCTATATACATCAGTTAGTATGGCTTGCATTCAGAGGTGAAGTGCCAGACGGATTGCTAGTATGCCATAGTGATGGTAATACTGAGAATAATTCACTTGATAACCTTTGCCTATTGACGCATAAAGAGAATTTGAATAAACCAGAAACGATTGAGAGATTTAAGAAAAGTCAAAAGCTTTATCCTAGAACTCGAAACGGAAAAAAGAAAAAAATTGTATATCAATTTGACCTTGATGGGAACTTTATAAAGGAATGGGAAGGTGTTAAAACAACTGAGGAAGGCGGTTTTTCATCCTCTTGCGTTTCTTTATGTTGTACTGGAAAATATAAGAAACATAAAGGGTTCATTTGGTCTTACAGTAATACACTAGAAAATTAGCATGAAAAAAGAAATAGGTAATTGCCCAATACAAATGGTTGATTGTGCTGATGATGTGAACGCAAGATGGGTTACACTTAGGTCACAAATTGATTTAAAAACTAGGCGTTATAAAAATCTAGTTGCATTTCATAGAAATGCTATAAGAGACAATAATTATGCACTAACTATGATAAACAATATATTCAAAAACGGTTTGAGTGGTAATATCATTCCAAAAGACATAATAAGAAACCCAACATTTACTGAGATAAATGAAATAAAAACCTTCTTGAGAGATTGCAATTGTAGATACAACAGAAAGAAGGATGAATTCATAGAACTTCAATCTAATGAAAACAATGAAAGAAAAAGCAGAGGATAAGAAAATAGGAATTATGGCACAAGAAGATAAAGATTTATTACTTAAAGACCTTTGCGCAAGATTGCCATATCATTCAATAGTATATGTAGATGAAAATTTACCACGTCTTAAACTTGGCGCAGCAACAAGAGTTTGGGAATATATTGCTGTAGATAAACCATGTAAACCTTATCTACGTCCGATGTCTTCCATGACCGAGGAAGAGAAAAAGGAATTCGAGTCATTTGGGTGGATGGTAAACGAGTTTGATGACAACTATCCTTGGGTGCATATCGGACAAATAGAAAATGTGCTTTTGGGGCTTGATTGGCTCAACAAGCATCATTTTGATTATCGAGGACTGATTGAAAGAGGTTTAGCGTTGGAAGCACCTGAAGGAATGTATAATTAATTATTTTCAATTAATATGGGATTTTTAATATATATTTGTGCAATAGTAGGTGGTATATGTATCTATTTTTTGTTATGGATATTCCTAATAGACCCCTTTATAAAATATTTGAAACGACTGTATCTTTTCTATGTATTAAAGAAAATTCGTGTAGCACATTATGATTCTGTTTATCATTATTTTTTAGGCCCTAGTCGTATTGAAATTATGACTCGAAAAGAATTTAAAAAACTCCACGGATACGAAGCAAAATTTAAAAATTGTTTTTAAATAAACAAAAATAACTATGGCAACAGTTAAAGATAATGAAGAAATAATTCAGTTATTAGATACTGCAAAATATCTTCTTAGAGGACATAAACAGAATTTGAACGTTCAGTGGTCTATTGATAAAATTAACCAAGCAATTAAAATTCTTAAGTAATATGACAACAATTAGAAATTATACTACTGTGGAGCAAAGCCGCAAGTTGGCAGAGATACTGCCATTAGAGAGTGCAGATATGTATTATTCTGATGTACCTGTTAGAGAATGGATAGATAAAACAGATACTTCAAAAGGTACTCATGTAGTGTTTAAAAGTGAAATATTTGCTATCGAAAATCTACGTAATCATGAAGTTGGAGAAGGTGATATTTATGCTTGGAGTCTTACAGCATTGTTTAAACTACTTCCAAAGTCTGCACGATTAGAAAAAGGTAATGCCACTGAATTATACAGAGTTACATTACCAGTCGAATTAGAAACTTCTGATTGGTATATAGACCCAATTAATGCTTGCTATGAAATGATATTAAAGTTACACGAACTTAATATGTTGTGATTATGGAAGAAAATGTTATAAACATAAGAGTTTTATTAAGTGCGTTATTACCTAAATATGATAATGTTTGGGAGAAACTAAAAGAACTAACGATTAAAAACAAATAATTATGAAAGAACTTAGTATAGAGCAAAAAACCCAAAGATATGACGAGGTTGTAAACAAACTCAAAAGATTTATGATGCAAGGTGTTGACCCTTTAATAACAAGGGCTGATGTTCAAGACTTCTTCCCAGAACTCAAAGAGTCAGAGGATGAGAAGATGCGAGCAATGGCAATAAAAGCAGTATATGCGCCTGAAGCACAAAGTTGTATTAAAAGTTGGGGAATAAATCCAGACGATGTCATTGCTTGGCTTGAAAAGCAAGGTGATGCCAACAAAGAGTATTGGACAGGTTACAGGGAGGGTAAACAAGAAATTCTCGATAAATACGCTGAACTTGAAAAGCAAGATGAGCAGAAGCCTTATGGTCAAAGAGAAGAATGCTCTGATTGTCAATTCAACTATGCTGGAGAATGCAAAGGCTCTTGCTCTATGAAAAGAGGTGAGCAGAAGGCTGATAAGATTAAACCTAAGTTTCATGGAGGTGATTGGCTTGTAAGCGTTGAACATGGTAATGTAGTAAGGGTTCTTGAAGTCTTAAAAGATAATTATAGGCTTGATTTCGATGGAAATACTATTGGAACTCTTTGCACAGAACTTATAGACAAAGATTATCGTTTGTGGAATATTACCAAAGATGCAAAACCTGGTGATGTGCTTGCTGGTCATGAATCCTATGTGATATTTAAAGAAATTGATGGATTGAATATTAAATGTCATTGCACATATCATTATATGGGTTTTAAACCAAGTTTTTATATAAATACCTTACAAAATAAAGATGCTTTTCATCCAGCAACCAAAGAACAGCGCGATGCTCTTATGAAAGCAATGGCTAATGCAGGATATACCTTTGACTTTGAAAAGAAAGAATTGAAGAAGATTGAGAAGAAGCCACAACGTATGATATCAGCAGAGGCAAAAGAAGCGATGTATTCAAAGCCTGCTGAGTGGAGTGAAGAGGATGAACTGCATATTAGAGAACTTGAAAGTCTTGTAAAACGAGTATGGGCAACAGCAGAGCATGAAAATGATAAAGACACTATACATAAAATGAGTGGCTTGTCATTTTTTCTAAAGACACTTAAAGCACAGAAAGGAGAATAGTATGAAATTGCAAGAATTAAAAACTATTAACGACTATAAGAAAGCATTTTTTCAACTTGCGAATGATTGCAAAAATAAGTTCGGTGCAGATGAAATAGAAGTATCTATATTTGGTTCTACTGTTAGAATAGAATTTAAATAATATGGAAAAGGTTGAGCAATACATCAAAGAGCATACAAACAGATACAGTAACCACGTAGAACTTGCACCCTACATAACAGGTTTCACAGAATGGCTTACTATAGATGATGCAAGAAGGGTGGCTGAGATTGCAAGGGAGGAAACCATCAAGGAGGTGTGCGAGTGGCTAAATAGTCATTATAGGGATTATATGCACAATCCAACAAGAAAGCAATTAGAAGCCTTCTTTGGCATGGATATGATTGAGGACTTAAACAATTATTTGGATAACAAGAAAAAGAAACTATGAGCAAAGCAGAATATAGATATTTAGAACATTTTTTAGATGGCAAGTTAAGAAATTGTAGTAGTAAAGACGCTTTTCTTTACGGCTACCATCAAGCCAAAAAAGATGTATTATCTGAATATGGATGGCTTGTGTCAAAGGTAAAAATCCTAAAACTTAAATATTGCCACAACAGAGAGGCCGTAAAAGCAATAGAAGAAGCATGCAATATATTAAACGAATTTGGATAATAATCAAAAATAATATGGAAAAAAATGTAAAAGAAGGTACTCTAATGCAAGAAATAGAAACTGCGTTGGAGAAAGCAAAGGGAGAGAAAGCTAAGATTATATCTGCTAACAAGGAAGCTGAAGTACCTGCTAACCTTAATGAAAGAATTAAGAGCCTTGTGCTTATTAAGTCAGAGCTTATCCGTGAGAACAGAAAACACTTTATGAACTATGAACTCACAAGAGAGGCTGAGATTGACGAACTTAATAAGATGGCTAATGCACGTGAGCAGAACATTAAGGACTATTCAAATAACGGTAGACTTGAGTTGGCAGAGGCTGACGCAAAGGAATTAGCAATCATTAAAGAATTCTTGCCATATGTTCCAGAAGGAGAGGAATTGGAGGAATTCATTAACAGAATGATAGATACATACCTTTCTGAACAAGCAGAAGGTTACGCACCTTCAATGAAGGATATGGGTAAAATAAAGGCTTTGGTTAACGCTACTTATCCTACTGTGAACGGTGGTATTATCAAAGACGTTTTAATGAAGAGAATCAATGGCAACAACAACTAATACTAAGAATAGCATTGTGCTCACAAGGGGAATCACTAGCACAGATTCCCCCTCGTGTGTCAACCAAGAAACAATAGAGAAACTTGCTAAAAATGTATTAACCAATATGTCAAATAAGGAACTAGAAAAAGAGGAAAGGGAAGTCCTTTGTAAGATGGTTGTTAAGGGCAAGGCAAGCAACTTGAGTAACATAGTTAGCCAAGTTTTCAGTACCTATTATAAAAGCTCAAGCAGCTATAGCAGAGGCTTTGACAAGGAACTAGTGGTTACTTTGATGATTGAAAAAGGAGACGAAGAAGAGGAAGTTAAAAAATCTTAAGGGCTTTGATAATCCAATTTTTTTTCGTATCTTTGCATTATGAAATATGAAGTAATTGAAAAGATACTTAATAAAAAGGGCTTCCTTGGGCATACTGTAAAGCGAGAGGATTCTAGATTGACTTATACCTTCAGAAGTATATCCTACTTTTGCGTGGAGATAAAGGTGATGAAGATTAAGGTCAATCCTAAGACCTTTGGCACTAATAACATTGTTGGTAGCATAACAATCAATGAGCAGCCAATCAAAGACCTCAAGGAGCTTACACGCATTCTTGATTATGACCTTCGCAAGATACACAAAGAAGCATTTATAAAAACCTTTAAACAAGTTTAAATTATGATTTCACTAAAACAGATTAATAGCCTTCTCACAGTGGTTGGGACAGCAGCTACCACTTTTGAGATTATGATGAAGACATTCAAGTGGTATGAGAAACATCATGGTAAGAAGAAAAAGGAAGAAAAGAAAGAGGATTTATCTAGACCTATCATCAAAGGACTATAAAACATGCCAACTAACGAAAATAAACTCAAAGTAAGAATGGTAAGGACTCCAAGATATGAAGATGAGTCCATATTCATTATTATGGATAGGTTGCCACCATTTTCCGTTGTAAATCATTCCTATTTCCTTGGCTGCAAACTTTACAACACCAATCTAGGAATTGAACGAAGTACGAGGAATGGAGAGAAGATAGATAGCGATTTGATGCTAAGAGGAAATGACCATGACCCTGTTAATAGAAGCCGAGAGGATGTTTACGAGTTACCTACTATTAGGGAGTATTCTAGGTTTATGGAGTTGCTGAAGAAAAATGGATATGTCTGGAATAAAAAGAAAGATACATTAACAAAAGATGGGAGACTTGTTGGTTAGTCTCCCTTCTTTATTATATTATTAATTTCCTCTCTTATTATATTACCTATTTTTTTCTTAGATTCACCATACGGATAACGCATTGCGTGATAAGCTGCTAAGTTACCAGCAGCACGCTCTTGTGGAGCATATACAGCTCTGTCTCTAGTATTTCTGAAATCCTTATAATAGTCAAATTTCTGTTGTTGATTTGCTAAGTGAGGAACAAAAACAGTTTTTTGTCCATTATTATATTGTATTGGTTCATCATTGTTTTCATCTTCGTCTTCGTATGATTCTGGACCGTAGTTACCATCAATGTAGTCTTGTACTGTACAAGCTGTTATAGTTCCATCGTTTCTCCAATCTTCAAACACCATGTGATATTGGAACATGTCACTGACATTTGCAATTCCATTATCTTGCAAAGCATAAAGAATATTGCACAATGTCTCTGGGTCTGGTTGTTCACTTTGATAGAAACCAATCATTTCCTTCTCTGGCCATATTCTACCCTCGCTGTTACCCATTTCGAAGTATTGATAGAAATCCATATCAATTTCTTTCATAGCATTGTCAATACCTTGTTGGTCGCTAAAATCATACCCTTCTGTTAATTGATTATTTAAATATTCATATATTTCACTACTACTTGGAATGTTTGTATCACCTTGAGTATAATTCTCTACAAAATCATAAGCATAACGATAGCAATTAACTGGTCCACTAACTTGGTCTGTTATTTCTGCTGCGAAGTCATCCAAATCCTTTGAGTCATATTCAGATACCCACACATCATTATCTTCGTCATATTGATAGCCATATTCTTGAAAGTTGGATGCAAACCCTTCAATTGCATCTGAAAGTTGATAAGCCTCATCATCCACTTGTTCGCTCATTGAATCATTGAAATACTGTTTAGCACATTGTCCACAAGCATTTGCATGAGTTGTCCAAGGCTCTCCAATAACGAATTCCATTTCTCCACTGTTGTCTATAGGCCAAAAACCAAATGGGAAACCATAATCACCGTTCCAATTGGCTTCATAAACCTCTCCAGTTTTTTCATCTTCGAAATAAGGATGGTCAGTTCCAGCTTCGAAATTCCACCTATCACTGTATATTTCGTTTAATTTACTCTCTTTTATATGAATTCTCTTCATTTTTACATTAACATTTTTTAACTATAAATATTTTGCTATTCCCAATATTTTTCGTATCTTTGCATAAAAAGATAAAATATGTGTTGGATAGGTACAGTAGATGATAAGAAGATAGCCACTGAGGACATCAAGACAAGAAAAATTGTCGATAAGTTCAATGGAAGTTATTATGGATATTACCAAGAATGGTTCGAATATGAACTAGGTAAGGAATACAGCACTAAAGTAACCCCAAGAGAAGGAAGCAAATATGGGATTGTTATCGAGGCTGGTTTCCATTCCTATGCTTGGGACATTGAAATGAAACAGATATGCGCTGGAGATATAAAGGTTAGAACCCTTAGACCTCTAGGTGGTCAGACCATATATCAAAATAATGGCAAGTATGGTGGAAACCATAAAATAGCAGTAATGGAATGCACAATACCCAAGGGCACTGCATATTGGGAAAACCAAGTTGGTGAGATTGTGAGTGAGAAACTGATTCTTGAAGAAGAAATATACGTAGAAGATGACTGTAATTTTTGCTAATAATAAAGATATAGATTGCGATACTCTGCCAAAGATATGGGAGGGACAGTCAAATGTCAACCTTATTGAAATTACCAAGGATTCAGAAGATTGGGAGGATAAGGTTGATGAAGCCATTGCAAGCGAGGGAGATACACTTATATTCGCTGGTCATGGTACAGAGTGTGGATTGCTGTTTCCAGACTTTGATAAGGGAATGTATATTCTCCATGAGAACAACGTGCATCTTATCAAGGCAAAGAACGTCATCTGTGTGTGGTGCTATGCCGCAAACTTCTGCGAAAACAATCACCTTAAGGCATTCGCAACATCAATGTTTATCTCAAATGCCCTAGAGTGCTATGATAATTGCATCTATGACTATTCTGATGAAGAGATTATGCAAAACAGCAAGAGATTTGACTGTGAACTTGGAAACCTATTGGAAGATAAAGTCCCACTTGATGAGTGGTGCGGAAAGCTTATAGCCAATATGGATTCAAACAATGCAGTCGATATGTTCAATAGACAAGGACTAATGTATATTCAAGGTGACTAATCACTTATAATTAATGTTAAATGTTGAGGTAATATTTTGTTATCTCAACTTTTTTTCGTATATTTGCAGCAAAAAGTATATTATATGATATACGATGACGAATTATACGGCAATGAAGATATGTGGGACGATGAGTATGACTACGACCCATATACTAACTATTGGTACGAAGAAGATTGGGACTATACTAACTATTTGGACGATTGTTATGAGTAATCGAAAATAAAATATTAGAAATGGAAGAAATAAGATACGGAAAGTGGACACCTATTAAGGCAAAGAGAAAGAGGGATGGTAAGGTCATCTTGGCAATGATTCAACAGCAGATATACAAATCTTTAATGCTGTGGGATGGTGATAATCAGTGGATGGTAACTCCTGGAGAGGACGAGATTTCAATTCCAACTCCGAAGGAGATTGCAATCATTGAGGCAAACGTTAACAAGTGGAAAGAGCGTTTGTTCAATACTTCTGCAACCAAAACAGAACTAAAACCAAAGTTCGAGATAACTAGGACAAAGATTGGGAAGCCAAATAAGGTGTCAAGTGTTCTCGATACAGCCAAGAATATATTGAACGAAATTAAGGAAACTCCAATAGCAGAACCAAAGAAACTTACTGACTTTGACTTGCTTACAGCAGACGTAGAATCAATATAGCAATGATTGAAAAAGGAACTATATTTTATTGGGGAACTGATGGATTCCCTGGACATTATTTAAAAATCTATGGCAAAAATAACCTCACCTATGAGGAAAGACGTAAGATAGAACTCCTTCTTGAAAGCGTTGATTCCAGAGAGGAAATTGTTCGTGAAATCTTCTCAAATAAACTTAACACATTTGGAAGATTCTATTTCACTGACATGGGAACTGTCTTCGGAATGTTGTCTTCTCCAGATGATGAGAGATATGGCTGCAAGACACTTTTCATGGTTTGGGGAGAGAATAAGACTGAAACCGAAATGATTGATATTGCTAAGAACAATGATTTCTTTCGCAAACAGTTTACCAAACTAGCACAACGCTGGAAAGTAGATGTCCCTTGGCTTGAGAAGACAACTGATTATACAATCGATGACTGTATCTCAGAATTTGAAAAAGCATATCTAGAGAATAAATATAAGGAATCAGGAGCCAAACTTAAACTCGTAACAAATTGGCTTAAAATTGCAAAAGAACATTTAAAATAACAGCAATATGAAATTATTTGCATTTATTCGTGAATGGTGGGAAGAGAGGAAATATCCAGAAGAGGTTAAAGAACTCATTCGGATTAAGCGCAAGAAAATCCGTTCCTACAAAAAGAAAATCAAGTCTTCGATAAAAAATGGTGGTAGAGACCATACCATTAAGCAATATCGATACTTAGCTAGAAAGGCAAAAAAAGAACTTGAAGGTATTAAAGAACATTTTAAGAAATAATATATGGCAAATACTAATTTTACAAAAGGAGACTCCGTAAACGCTAAGAAATGGAATGGTACATCATTCTTGGGAATCTATGAAAATATGTATGATGATGGTTCTCATTGCGTATTAGATGTGACAAGCGGAAAGAGCTTTAACGTCCATCCTACTGACGTTAAGATGGCCACTGAGGAAGAGACCAAGGAGATTAAGAAACTCTCCAAGGAGAATAACATAAAGCCTCGTGACAATGGTGCTAATACCTATGTGACTGGCAAACCCACCACACCAAAAGAAAAGGAAGAACCAAAGGTTGACAAGGAACTTGAGGCTGCAATGGAAGCCATTGAAGAAGAATGAATATGGGTAAATTAACATTTGCAGATGTCGTAGATAAGGAGTTCACCATCTATGAGGTATCAAGAGGTGGCTCTATTTCCAAGAGGGAGAAATGTAAGTTTGGTTTTGACTATGAGTTCAATCGCAAGGATGTCGAAGGACCAGCCAAATTGACTCAATCAGCCTTGCACATCAATAAGAATGGAAACATTCATATTGGATGGGGATATGGCATTTTCCTTAATAAAGAAGATGCTCAAGCATTAGCTTTGAAGATTGCCAAAACCAAATATGAGAATTCTATTAAGAAAATTATGAATATATAATGCAAGTAGGTGACATCATAGAATACAAGGGAAAACTAAACGCAAATATTAGGCAATTATATAACAATTAGACCCAATATGATTACAAACCAAGAAAGAATTAATATCATAAGAGAGAAACTGAATAAAACTCCCTTAATTAAATTTGAAGAACCAATAAGCGTTGGCGTTCAAAGAAGTTGTTTGGAATTACGTGCAATTGTGGATATTCACAAAGAAGGAAAATCTATAATATGCACAGAAACAGTAAGTCCATATAACAAAACAGGAGAGGGTACGTTGAACATTAGAGAAATAAAACCTGGTTCTGTAATGTATATTCTATGGGTAATTCTATCAGAAGAAGAAAGGAATGAAATTATGAAAGAACATTTTTATAAAGATACTGAATGGGCATATTTGTCTAATGCAACAAAAGAAAATACTGTAAGGGTCAAATAATATATGATTACCAAATATTATGAATCTAAATATAAATGAGCTAAAAAGGGTGAACAAATGAATGTTCATCCTTTTTTACTTTTTTTAACTCTCCATTTTTGCATTTCTCCTATTTTTTCCATATCTTTGCTTTATAACGCATAATAAGTATGATACATCAAGATACATTAGAGGAAACACAAGAGATTCTTCTCAATGTCTATGAGTCATTGAAGGAACTAACATTGGAGAATCTTAAGGAACGAACTGATTTCATTACCAAGGCATTCAAACACCTTCAAGAGAACGTCATCAAGGATGAATTCATTAAGGACACTAGCAACAATGTGGATGACTTGCTTAAGAAAATAAAGCGCAACATGTTGATGTTTGAAAGAATCGCCTTGTCGGATGTGAAACCAGAGAATTACATCAATAAGCAGCCAATGCTTACCCATTGGGTCAAATATTACGTTGAACAAGTTGATAGAATGCTGAAGAATGGGTGAGGATTTTAAGCTGTTTGCCTTTGCCTCAAATGAAGATGGGAGCAAAATCTTCTGTAGATTAGCCTATAAGAAGAAAACAATGGCAAAAGGATTCTACGACTTCGACAAGGAAAAGTTCTTTGTAACAAACTATGTTAAAACCAATTTTGTAAAAGGTATCGGAAAAAATACAGTGAAGAAAAAACTAATTGAACTACTAAGAGAAGATTATGATTGGGAATTGTAACCTTGTTCTGATATATAATAAGAATAATCATGATGAAAAATGGCTTACAAGAGAAGATTATATAGTTGGTAAAAGCCACTACAAATATCTTATGCCACTCAGGAAAGATATTGAAAAAGATATGGCCAATCCTTTGAAACTCGCAAGCTTTAAGGATGCCGTGTTGAATCTATTCGCTGATAATGTGTCAGATAGATACTTGGGAATCATGACAACTGATAGACAAAGAAAACCTGATATAAACACTTACCGCTTGATTTCAAAAATATTGAAATTAACATCTTATAAGTTCAATAAAAAGACACAAAAGTTAATCAAAATACATAATAAAAAATGAGTATAAGCGTTATACAACAGATAATGTCATTCTTCAACAATGTATCTGATTTGACATCAGACTACGTTGATAGAGTCGAATTAAACCCAATAAGATTGTATGGCAATATCTATATCACTGGGTTTAAACGTGGATTCACCTATGGTTCAACCATTGAGGCGCACATCAAGGAGATAAGAAGAATCCAAATTAAGACAGATGTGGCAATTGGTGATGATGATGGATATTACTTCATGGAACCAGATAGCGAAATGTGGCTTCCTTGCACCATGCTCTCAGATGAACTACTTAAGATAGCATTCAAACAGTTTGAAGAAAGCTTCAATAAGGTAAAGGAGTTCCATGTGCTAGATATTCAGTATAAGGAAAAAGGCGTTGAAAAACACCATTCTGAAACAATCTATTATCAGAATAAACGAACTGGATATAAGGATGTCATTAAGTTCCGCAAGGACTTTGAACAATGCGGTACAAAGTTCCACATCTTCTCAAACATGAAAGGTAAGGAAGAAAAACCATCTGATTTCGAAATTCTAACAGCAGCAGTAGAATGATAATCACAAACGATACAACTTGTCTATTACTCTCACTTCGAGAGAATATGTATGAAGAGGTTAAAATATCCGTAGCACAAGTAATACTGAAGGAAAAGGATAGCACATTCATTTCTAAATACAGTAGAACAATATATCAGTATGCCGCATACTATAATCATGGAAACTTCCTCTATAATACATGTGGTGCTGCTGGACGAATAGCAGAGCTATGGTTTGATGACCTCGAAAGAGACAGAGAGGAAAAGGTGAAATATTTCTACAATCATATGAATAGAACGCATTACTTCCTCTCAAGGGACAAACAAGCCATAAAGGAAATAGCACACAATAAACTATTCCAATGGAAACAGAAGAAACTGCTCAAAGACTCAGAGTTCGATTTTTCACAAATAAACTTTACATATAAACAAATTTTATGTGATTTAAGACACGCTATTATATGAGCAAGATAACACTCAATAAGGGACAATTCTATAAACTGAAACAGCATGTATATGATACTGGATACGTAGTCATATGCCCTTCAAGAAACTTTACATTGAAGGAATATTGCGATTATGATGCAATCCCTTCACTCTTCAAGGTTACTGGTTATGGCAAACGTAAGAAACTCCATCCATATTCAACATATAGAATAGAGAAAGGCAAACTTATAAAGTATGGTAGGGTATTCAATGTCATAATATACAGACAGAACTATAGAACCATTAAGCCATTGTCTATAAAGGATTGCATACAACTCAATATTTTTCTGAGGGAAAATAGCTTTGTTTTCAATAAAAAGGTGAATAAATTAATCCAATTAAGATAAATTAACGTGAGATATTTGTCTATCTCACGTTTTTTTTATATATTTGCAGATATAATAAGCACCAAAATGGAATTAAACGCATACACAGTAAAAAAAGGAATGGAACTCTTCATCTTGCAAGCAACCCATTACAAAGATGAAAAAACATGGTATTTTACCATCAAAAAAGTTAAGGCTGAATCTTTAGATGCTGAAGACTCATACTTCTATTTCTACGGAAGAAGACAGGTAAATACTAGTGATGAACTGCCATACAATTATCATGACGGTTATCATGTCTATGGGGATGTACGCAATAATAAAGAACCATTCCTCAAGATAAGGCATGACAATGAAATGTATACCCAAGACATAATCTATCTATGCGATTCCTACAAGACAACCTTGAAGACACTTAAGCAAGCTGTATTTAACGGCAAGGGAAACGAAACAACTAGGAGAAAAAGATTATCAATGTATAGGGCATTCATGGTAGCATATAACAAAGCACCATATAAAGAAAACTTTTATACAACAATAAGATGAATGTCATTGATGCGGATTATATAAAAAAAGGAGATAACGTATTCCTATTCATGGTGGATATATATAAAGATGGATTCTGGACACTTACCTTTAAGAAAGCAAAAGTGTGCGAATTTAAACTCACAATAATCTACTATGAATTCATACTAGGGGTACGTAAATATTATGGGGAAAAGTATAAAAATATCTTGAGTAGATATAACTTTAGAATACCAATTGAAACATTGAATGGTAATACAAAACCATCCATAAAAGCCAAAAGATTTTTTTCAACATATATACATGAATATGGAGCTGAGAGACACTATTATATCTGCTCAAGCATCAAAAGCGCATTGGAAGTATTTAAGAAAAATCATATCACAGATAAAAAATATAACGAAATAACCACAAGGAAAAGAGAAAGAATATATAGGCAATTTGTCACAGATTGGCTTAAAACCAAAGAACCGCTTAATTTCGTGGGATGCTTTAAATAACAATAATTAAAAATAAATTAATAACTATGTCAAAAAGTAGAAAAAACAAGAGCGATATTCGCTCAAACAAGAGATTTATTTTCAACTGCATTCTCAGTTTCGGTACAGACTCCTCTAAAGCCGATATAATGGGCGATAATCCACTTGAGGAGAAAGTATACACCAAACGTATCAACATCGATACGGACTACGAGGGAGGACTACATATCGCCTCTGTGTCACTCACAAGTGATAGTCCTAACTTTACCGATGCAAACAATACAGACATATCCATCCGCAAGGTGAGAATCAACACCAAGAACTATAACGGTAAATGGGTAAACATCTTCCTCAACGAAGCACCTACCAAACTGGTAAACGCTATCGCTGAGAAACTGTTCATGAAATATGCTGAAGATTGAAAAAGGTAAAAGATATGTGATGGTGAGGATTGATAATATGTATGTAGGCATTCATGCAGTCGCTATGACAAATACGCCTAATTTCTCCTCTACTAGCACAATAATGAATTATAGGGTAATAGGAGATAATGGACTGTGCTTCGAGGGCAGTCCAATCCACTCCTCTTTCTTGTTCACAAATATATGCACATTTTTTGAACATTGGGTCGTTCTAGCACATGGATGGGCTTTGGTCGATTCGAGAGAAAATGCACTCAAGTATTGTAGGAAAGCAATTCTATGGGAATTCTATAGGGATGAAAAACTAGTGCCATTTAAACAGAATATGTCTGTGCATGGATGGATGTGTGGCGCAGCATACCAAAAGGCTCTAGCACAATTGAAAGCATTAAAACTATAATATATGTACGAACTCCTTAATATAAAAAATAAATTCAAAGGAAAAAGACTCTATTACTGTGGCTTCCGTGAAAACATATATTCATCAACCCCAGTCCTAAGAAGAGTATTCATAAGATTGGTCACATACGTTGATGAGGATATGCTGTTAGTCGGAGAAAACTTTAGACTCCAAATCCCAATGAAAGAACTAGTTACCAATAGGACATTCTCAATGAGGATGGGAAGCAAAGTGATGTATGATATCAAAACACCTTGGAGAATCATAAGCACTGAGAAACAAGAGGTCGCTAGATTCATCAAGGATTATTATTGTACCTCCATGCGTGTAGCTTGGGGATATTCATATCATAACACTGCTGTGCAAGATAAGTATAAAAAACTTATGGAACAGTTAAAGAAGTTATGAAACCTATGGAAACGAAAATTCTTAATTTCGCCACACTGTCCCAAGGACAAATAAATGTCTATATCTATGTGGATGGCAAGTACCCAACAAAAGGGACAATAATGGGCTTTATGGGATTAGATGATAGTATTATATACGCAGATGCAATATCAATAGTGGTATATGCCTCGCATACATTCCACACAGTACAATTCGATGTCATACAACTCATAGAAAATAATACAGACCATCTAGAGCTTAGATACGATAATAAAAGACCAACCTTTATAACCACATCAAAGGCAACTCTCATGGAATATATGAGAAAAGAAATACTCACTAGCCCACATATATGGACTGGTAAACTTGGTATCATTAATAACTTCCATAGAAAAGATGTGGCTAAAGAATTGTATCATGATTTGGTTAAGGTAATTAAAAATCTATAGTATAACATAATATGAAAAAAGAAGACAAAAATAGATTGTTCTCCATATTACAGAACTATAACAATATCTCAATTCTAATGGGAGACCTTCTAAACCCCATTAAATCCATGATGGAGAAATATTCATGCTCCGAAGATGAAGCATGCAATATTAAACTACGTGCCGAAGAATACCTTAAGAACTATGGCTGCATGACACTAGACGCAACAACAAAAGCAGTGAAAAATATTGTCGAAAGAATAGAAGTGGAAGAAGAAATTGAAACTCTAGTACCAATAGATGCAAGATGATAACATATAGAGGAACATACCAAAAAGTAATGAACACACTTAAACAATTATAAAATAACTATGTATTATAGCCACTCTACAGTCGAAGGTAAACAAACTTACCAACAACAACCAAAGGAATCACTTGAGGAGAGAACAAGAAAATTATATAAACTCCTTAAACAACATAACCTCTTCGGAATATATATTACAACTGTAACAGTTAGACCTAAGAGAATACACGATATTCTAGATGAATGGCTCTGGATTACAGAAACCCCAGTAGGAGTAATGATGAAGAAATATCATGACCAATTCATAATGGATGGAACTATAGAAATTAATAAAAGAGAACTATTGAAAAATTATAATGATACACTCTCAAGACTCGATGAGAAATACCTAGTAAACCTCATAGAATATATGAGAAGATACTTTGACTCAGAAAGAGGAAGAAATATAAAATTGATATGATAATAAACGAGAAATCAAAGAGAATCATAAAACTCGCAAAAGAAAAAAAACTATATACACAATTCAGAGTGTTACTCCAATGGCTACACTCAGATATAGATAAAACTAGAGCACATAATACACATTATATGCTCCCAAAAAATCATATCCTATTTAAGTTCTTTAAAGCCGTACAAAACGAAAATAATACAGAACTAATCAACATATTGGAACACTTTAAACAAGTACAACCAAAATCAGAAAAACAAGTAAACAACTTTAAAAAATACTTCCTATATAAACCAAGAAGAAAACATAGTAGAACACTATGAGCAAAAAAATAAACTATAAACACTTTATACAAACTCTTAAGGCATACGATGTATACGTAACATTCAGAGTGCTAATGCATAAACAAATTGAACATCATGGGGGTAATCCACATGACAAATTTGCACTACAACTAAGACAAGCATATACATTACAACACTATAGAGAAAATAACTGGACAACTAAACGTATCATATCATTCCTTAACGCAGTCAAAAGAGCAATGGATAAAGAGAAATACAAATATTTCACTATCAATAACGCACTATGACACAACAACAATTAATGCAATTCCAACTAACAGAACAAAAGAGAAAAACAATACTTCTCTTTAAAAAATATAAAATATACCCACAATTTAGAACTATAGTAAACCTTATGGCTGCTATGGCTGACTATACATGGCATATAGATGATGTCCCAGAATTCTTTCGGACAAACTCTAATCCATACAACACTAGACTAGAACAACGAAAAACACATATAGGACAATTTAATAAAGAAGAAATAGAATCACTCATAGAATGGATTACTAAAACATTTAAAAATGTAAGAAACCTAATAATTGATAAAAAACAAAATAAATTAACACAACAAGAAATAATTGACAAATATTATAATATGGTCGATAAATATGGCAATATAATAGTAACACCATTACTCAGAACTATAGCCGAAATACCTTCTAGATTATACCTCATGCAGACATATAAACAACTAGAAAATAAAACTTTTTCATAAAACGCACCGTAAATATAAACTACTACCAAAAATTTTCGTATGAAACTTTTGTAAATGTCTGAAAATCAAAGAGATACAAAACAATATTTTTACTAATTTTTTTGGTATATTCTAAATATCTTCTTAATAAACGTTTGTACAAAAAATTTTCGTAGAAAAATATTGGGAAATATATAGAAAAGTAGTTAAAAAAACAGTCGTGTTTATATTCCAGAAAAAAAATTGAAAATTCCTGAGAGGGGATTGTTAACAATATATAAAAGTCATTAATAAAATTTGGAAATGCGAATTTTTTTATATATATTTGCATTGATATAATAAAATGTAATTAGATGTCAAAGAAGATAATTATACCTTTGAATAATATGAGGCATGCTCTTCATGATTTATTTCATGAGTATCTTGATGAGCTTTATGAGCTTAAGAGGACATGTCGTAGTAGTAGGTGTATGAGCAGATATAATTGGGCTGATGATGATGAGGTTCAGTGGTTGATGCAGCAAGGTGTTATATTTCCAGGAATGGAAGATGATATGGCCAATTTCTACGATGGAGAGTATGAAGATGAGGATGCTGACACCATATGGCCTCCCACATCTAAGAAAGGAAAGAAGCGCAGTCTTGACCCTTATGGTGATTATTGGAACATGATGGATGCTCTTGAGAAGAAGAGCAAGAAGAAGAAGCACAAGAGGGGTAGCAGAGGAAAGGGAAAGATTATTGACATCACAACTCCTTACAGTGGCATGGAAGAAGACCCACAAGAGGTTGATGAGTATGACACTAGTGGTATAGAGGATGGAAAGGAGATATGGTTTTACCCAGACTATTCGAACAAGCATGATAGATTAGAGTTTAATAATCTGAATGACTTTAGTGAATTTTGTGCGGAGCAAGGCTATCATGTTGATGCTGATGTTGGCATGTCTATTGCATATAGGAGAATCAGTCACACGTGTTTAAACCCAGAGTTAAGGGACGAGGGGGTATTTAATATTGTTGCAGAGGAATCATATGGTGATATGAGATATGCTGTAACTCCAGTTCAAGAGTTGAGTCAGTAATATAAAGTAATAAGGAATATGGCTAATTTAAATAAAGAATTAAAAAAGATATTTTTTACCACATTAAAGAGAAAGGCTGAAGAGGCATCGAAACCAAGGGCACCAATGTATTTGGGTGGTACAGTACCTCCAGTTACTCACAGGCCTACTACATATCAGCCTAATTTATTTAGTGGCCAAACAGACAGTATAGGTTGTATATATTTCTATGAGTGGTCAGACACCACAAGGAATCCTAAGACCTATTACACGTTAAAGGCATTTGAGAATTTCTTGAATGATTGCCACATTTACCTAGCTAGTTGGCAGCGCGAGGTTCTTTCTCACATGAAGCATCCATACGTGGCATGCAAGAAGGGCGAGAGGGATATTGTCATCAAGAACAGCTACATGGAGTTGAGTAAAGCTATTGAGGAGGGTAGCAAAGCAGCTATCACCGTCCCTTTTACCCCAAGTAAATCTCAAGAGTCTAAAGCCCCTTTTACGGTTGGTGGTGGTAGTGAAGATAGAGAGCCATACAATGTGGCTATTACAAGACCACCAAGTATGAGACATATGGAGCCAGTATTCGAACCAGATGGTAGATGGCCAGAGGAAGGACGTTGGTTTGGGTAAATGGACTTAAAAAAGTACAACGGCAACGTTGTTGCCATTGAACGTAAGTGAAATTGCGTACATACGGCTAATGTTTTTTTCATAGTAGTTCACTATTTATTAGTGATGCATATTCTTCCTGCAATTGAAGCGGAAATGAGTTTTTCATGGTGAAAAGGACTATCTGTTGTGAAACACGTAGTCTGCGATTATTACTAAAATTTTGTGTTTTTCATTTTGGTAAAAAAAAGGATGGGTATTGTGAAATACTCATCCTTCATTTTTTATAGGTTTTACATCTGTGATGCTTTCTTTACCATATTCCATAATTATTTTTTTAATTATGGCTGGTATTTCATTTTCCTTAATTAGCTTTGCGCTATTAACATTGGTTGTTACGAGAGGTTTTCCGAAGACATCTACCCTTCTGAAATAGGTATTCTTTCTTCCCTTAAATGTGAACTCAAGCTTTACTTTATCCATTGGACTTAAAAAAGTACAAGGGTCTTATGTAGGCACAACAACATATTCCATTGTTTTTAACTCATCATGGGTTTTTCCCATGTGATGTTTTAGGAAATCCAATTCATTATTGGCTTCCATTGTACCTAGACACCCATAGTTATATGCCTCTTTAACGTCAGTGGTGAATTCCACCTTGTCATTGCTGATGTCGAATGATTTAACCATCAGACCATCACTGTTTTTTGCTACTCCCTTTGCCATAGTATAATAAGATTAAAGATTGGACTTAAAAAAGTACAACAGCAGTTGCTGCTAAGCTTCTCCATCTTCTTCAGCTAAGTCAGCATCTATTGGTTCATCTACTATCCATTCCATTTGAGCTATTGGTTCATCACCTACATCTTTATAGTTATACCATGAGCTATCGATATGCATGTATTCAAGCTCTGGATATTTTTCCGTGAAGTGATGTTTGATGTATTCGAATTCTGAATCAGCGAAGAAGCCATCATCCTCATAGTGTGCTCCTTCTCTCTCATCTTGGAACGTGATTGTTCCATTAGCCCCATCAACCTCTTTAATCCATTTCGATGGTTTGTTAGGCTCAGTAATTTTAAAATATGCCATAATATATCCAAGTTAAGTTATAGTTATTTTATTCCATATTCATTCAAATACGGAATATGCTAATGCAAAGATATAAAAAATATCTTAAATAACCAAATAAATTAAGTATTATTTGGATATATTAGACTTAAAAAAGTACATAACTCTCACTTTTGTTGATGAGAGTTATAGTATTCATGTATCTTACCAATGCGTTGGATAATTCTCCTTATATCGCTAACTTTAAACTTATATACGGAACAATATTTGCCATCTTGAAACCAATGTACCAATACATTTCCAATCTCTTCTGGGTCTATCTGAACCATATCCACATACAAGCCATCAAGTTTGAATGACGATGAATCAAACCTAATACCATTTGTGACAATATGATTGCCGAAGCACTCCTCAATCAAATGCTTCAATTTATTTACAAGTTGAAGTTTTAAGGGTGTAGCCTTATATAACTGCACCCTTATCTCTTTAAGTTCTTTTTCGGTCATTATGCCAAATCAGTTAGGAAATACCACCAATTACTGAGAAGTTGCTCTTTTGCCAATGGATTGTTGAGCACGACCTCGCTAAACTCTTCCATACTCTCAAAGATTGCTGTATCTCCGTCTGAAAGAGCAAGTGTGCTCATTTCCTTATCAGAGATTGAATCCATCCATTTCTTGTCATAAGATGAATCCTTTGGCACTCCGATTACTCTTACATTAAGATGTTTATCCATATTCTTTTTAAATTTATTGTTTGATGGTGCAAAGATACGAAATATTTTTGAAACAGCCAAATAAAAATAGATTTATTTTAATTTTATTTTTTCCCTATATATTATATAATAAGGTATATATAGTGATTTTGTAAAGAAATCAGAAATATTTTCGATTGAGCGTAATTTTTTTGGTATTTTTCTTGGTTATGTGCTGGGGATTTCGTATCTTTGCATCGCAAATAAAAAATTAAAGGAGATTTAAGTTATGAAGTTTACGATTGACGGACGTGAATATGAGGATTATCAGTTGAGCAACGAGCAGATTGCTAGACTGATTGAGGGTGACAATACCTTAGATTTTAATGCCTTGCAATGTCTCACAAATAAGGTATATGAGCGTTTCAAGTATGCCCTTTGTCCTCGTAAGAATGAGGGCGAGGATAATGACGATGTATTTGCACGTTTCTTTAGCAACTTTGTCAATGGCAAGTGTCATAGCAAGAAAAAGGTAGCAGAGAGAATGTGCCGTGAGCATAGATATTTGCAGAACGAAATGTTCAAGGTATGTTTGGAATATATCAAGAAACTCGCTGAGAATTGTGAGAATGGCTATTATGACCCAAGGAACAAGTATGCAGCAGAGACCTCAAAGAAGATTATTGATTATTTTAAGGAAATAGATTATCCTTATTAAAAATCATTAATGTATTGAAGATTTCTTCAAAATTTTTTGGTAGATTCAAAAAGATTTCGTATCTTTACATCGTGAAAGAAATTAAATCAGTTATTAACAATTAAGAAAGAGTTAGTTATGAGCGCAATGATTGAGATTACAAGCAAGGGTGCAAGTTTCGCTGAGAATGGTAAGCGTGAGCGTGCTTGGCATGGACTTGGACAAGTGGTAGATGAACCAATGTTCGTGAAGGATGCACTGAAACTTTGTCACGCTGATTACAACGTAGGCTTACAGCCAGTGATAGCCCTCTCTGATGAGTTACGCAATGCTATGGACAATGGCGAGTTTATCAACGCTGCAATGTTGAAGAGTCTGCTTGTTGACAACACTATGGCTACAATGCGTCTCGATAGCAACAAGAGCCTTGGCATCGTATCTGATAAGTATGGTATCGTACAGAACGAGGACGCTTTCAAGTTCGTGGATATGTTCTGTAGCGGTAAGTTTGCCGATAGAGACAACACCCCAGTGATTGAAACTTGTGGCGTGCTTGGAAATGGTGAGCGTGTATTTGTTACTGCAAAGTTCCCACAGAGCATTGTGTTGGACGCAAAACGTGACGATTTGGTGGATATGTACGTAGTGTTTACCACCTCTCACGATGGCACTGGTTCAGTACGTTGTATGGTAACTCCAGTACGTGTTGTATGTAACAATACCCTTAATTGGGCAATGAAGAATAACATTGGGCGTATCGCATTTCGTCACTCTTCAAAGGTTATGTCACGTCTTGACCTCTTGAATAAGGAAAACGCTGAGTTTGCTTATAAGGCTCTGAATGTGGCTGAGACTTACTCTAACTCACTCGCACAGAGTTTTGAGCACTTGCGCAACATCAAGTTGGCTGAAAGAGACCTTGATAACATCATTGCACAAGTTGTATTGGCTCCAGATGCTTCAAAGGATTTCTTGGAGAATCATAACATCTACAGCGATGCAATCAAGACACGTGGACGCAACATCTTCTTAGGTGTCAAGGAGTGCTTAGAGACTGGTATAGGTCAAGAGGGTCAAGAGCGAGGTACTGCAATGTGGCTGATGAACGGAATGACCTCTTACTTTCAGAATGAGGCCACAGAGCGCAGCGAGGAAATCAAGTTCGACAGCATTATGGATGGCAACATCTACAAAAAGGTGCAGAAGACATTTGACCTTTGTCTCGCAGCAGCCTAAGAAAATTAATCCCCACCTTAAAAAAGTGGGGATTTTTCTTGGTTATTTCAAAATAATTTCGTATCTTTGCATCAAGAAACAATTAAAGATAAATGAATATGGAAAAGATTAGAATTAAAAAGAGAAAACCGAAATTGTGTTATCCAAAATGCAATCATATATATCAGCAGTCAGCACAACCTTATAGGAATGTGTTTGTTAGGGTTAAATCAGTCAATAAGATTGGAAAAGAAGATGAACTTGGTAATGCTACTTATAAAGTAATTTACACGTTTGATGAAATTGATTATTATCACGATGTGTATGGCGATAAGGAGTTTGTAAATATGGTCACATCAAATGGTAAACCTTATGAGGATGGCGAAAGATATGAGTGGGAATTAAGTATTGATTGTTAGTATGGAGAAAAAGTATATCATATAAGGGTAGTTAAACAAATAAAGAATAAGATTATGAAGATTAATGAGTTAAAAGATTTTTCGTTTTATATTGGTAACACTTCTGATGATTTAGATGTTGTTGCAACCAATGAGGGTATCATGATTGATGATGAACTTGATGGCACGTATGATGATAACGACATTATTGATAGTCATGACTTATGCAATGCCATTGATGATGCGATACTTAATTGCACTAAATTGTCAAGCGACGATACAGATGAATTGGGCACATATCTTGGTGCTGATATTACCATTAAAGATTGGTGGGAAGAAAACTATGGTTAAACAATATCATATAAGGGTATATATTCCCACAGAGGAAATTGGACTAATCATGAACGATGCGGTTGATACCAATGCTTTCAAACTGAATAATAGTTATGACGGCATGAATGGTATGATTGCAATCTATGATGGCTATTGCAATGGCAATGTATTGAAATTGCTCATTTCCCTTGGTATTATATATTTCCCATTGAATAATTATGAGGATTTCATTATCACTTGTCCAAATTGTGGTGAGAGGATTAATGATGATATGATATTAACCATATATGATGAAAATCTATTGAGTGGCTATAATATACTATGTTATAGAAATGATTGTGGGGTACAAATGGCTGATGTGGAATTTCTAAACCAATAAAAATATGGATAAGTATCTATTTTATAATTACGCTTATTTAGCGTTATGGGTGATTGTTCCATGCTATCTATACATATTATATAAGGTATGCAAGTGGTTGGGATTAGATAAGGAATAAGGTGTAATCTATAGGGGTTACACCTTTTTTTGTAAACAATTCAGAAAAATATTATTATAAATTGAAAATAATTTGGTTTTTGTTTGGCTAATTCAAAATAATTTCGTATCTTTGCATCACGAAACAATTAAGGAGATAAAGATATGTTAGGTTACAGCAAAGCAAAACAAGAGTTAGGAATTTCCTACTTAGGTAATGTGGCACAGAGCATGAAAATGCGCCTTTCTTATGAGCATGGCACAATGACATATTGTTTGTACCTCGCTCCTTGGAATATGAGTGGCTACAATGTATGCCCCAAAGGTCAGCACTGCAATGAGTTCTGCCTTAATGGTAGTGGACAAAACAAGTGTGATGAACTTGCGAGAGGTATTGAGGGTTCTAAAATTAATCGCTCACGCATCAAGAAAACCAAATTGTTCTATGAGAACAGAGGTTTGTTCATGGATATCCTCATACATGAGATTGAGAGCAAACGAGAGAAAGCAAAACGCATGGGATATGGCTTTAGTGTGCGTTTGAATGGTACAAGCGACATTTCCCCACTTGCTTTCAGAGACCCTAAGACTGATAAGAACATCTTAGAGTTGTTCAACGATGTGCAGTTTTATGACTACACAAAAGTTTACAACAGAACAAAACTCTTAGAGACCTATACCAACTATGACCTCACTTTCAGTTATGACGGATATAATTGGGATGAATGTGAAAAGTTCTTACAAAACAATGGCAAAGTTGCTGTAGTGTTCTATTCTGAAAAGGGCATCTTACCAAAGAAATTTAAGGGTTATGATGTAATAGATGCAAACGACTACGATATGCGTTATTTAGACCCAAAACGCTCTATTATGGGGTTGCACTACCATAAAACAGCACATGATTATAAGAGTGGACATTTTGTAGTGCCAAACACACCATTCGTAATTAATCTTGACAAAGAGAGTGATGTGGATTGGGGATTTTAATTCCCCACCACATTTTTCTACGAAAAAATTTGGTAGATTTAAAATAATTTCGTATATTTACATCAAGAAACAATTAAAGATTAGAGATATGGCAAGGAAATATGCGTATTACGTATCCGTTGTGGACGGAGAGGATTCAGAGACATTTGAGCGTTATAGGGATGCTTTTACCCATTATATGAGAGGTGATGCACCTAAGACCCTTTGGGGAGTGAGTGAGGATGATGATTATTCAGTAATATTTTCAGAGGAATGAAGAAGTTATTTAGTTTGCTTATAATGGCATTTGCTTTGTCTCTAACGGCTTGTAATGCCAAAGGTAATAAGTTAGAGGGTAAGTATCTTACAGAGGAATACAATACACAAGATGGCGATGGAATGACCCAAGTGACTTACACCTTTACTAATGATTCACTCTACATTGATGCCTATCCAAGTGGTTGCGGAATCACGGCACTTTCATTGGAGTGGTACTCTGATAAGAGTTGCACGGCAACAGAGACCATAACCGACATCAATGGCGATGGCAAAGAGGTGGCATATATAAGGATATACCATATATCTTTTGTACCATGCGAGTGGGGTAAAAATGAGTTTGCAGTATTCCGAGACTACAAGGTTGTTGATATAATTAAGAAATTTTAACGAGGTAACTTTGGTTATCTCGTTTTTTTTTAATATCTTTGCCAAAGTAATAAACTAATAAATTAATAGTAAAAATGGCAGAGAACGAAAGTAAAGTTTGGGAAAAACTATGCGGTAAAAAGATTGGTACTGAGAAACTTTCGATAGAGGGTTTTAAGAATCAGATACCATTTGAGATTTACGATGGCTATGCTTATTGTGAGAACTATAAGGGTCACAGGTATGATATGGAATATCCTACCCTCAAAGCGGTTAGGGAGAGTGAAGAAATGGCTAATACCATTTTAAATTATATCAATAAGATTAGTGATAAAAAACTTGAATCAGTTGATGAAATTGGTGTTATCCATTGTTTGATTACATTTAACACCTTGAAACGTGATGGCGTTGAGATTGTACCTAAAACAAAAGAGGCTGCATAATTATGGGAAAATTTAAGATACAACTTAACTATAACGCTTCGTATGTCACCGAAGTGGATGCGAAGGATGAAGGTGAGGCTTATGATAAGGCTCGTAATAGAGCAGAAGAAGCCGATATTAAAGAGTTCGTGATTTGTGGTGAACGTGAATCACTAATACTTAGTAGGGAAGACTAACGTTCATATAGTTTTTTTTTATTGTTTTATATTAGTTGTTCCATGTGGGCTGGGAAGTAATTCTCAGCCCATTTTTTGTTAAAAAGGGTTAATATCCCAGAGATTTTCCACAATTTCCTTTGTCAATTCAAAATAATTTCGTATCTTTGCACCATCAAACAAATAAGGAAGATTAAGTTATGGTAGAAGCAAAGTTAAGAGTTGAAATGACCGAAACAAGAAATGGGAGCAAAAACCCTTTCTATGGTAATACTATGGTGAAAAAGGTAGTTGAGGACATTCTCTACCATGATACCGATAAGAGAGAAGATATTGCTCCTTGTGGAGTTTATGCCACCATTGGTATTAGGGGCAAAATAACATTGGGAGAGGGTGATACGTCCTTAGAGACGCTGAATGTATTTGACATCAAAATCAATAGGTATTATTTCGATAGAGAGGGTGATGGCGGTTACATTGCATATTTCACCATTGAGGAAAAAACCTATGAAGTATGGGTGCGTTTTGAGGATAAACACCTTATGGAAATAACTCTTTCAGAATGGCTGCAAAGTTCATATTTTGAAGATGGTGACAATGCAGATAACGTTTACCATGTGTGTGATTTCACAACAATATCTGAACTCATCTGTTAAAAAGGGTTAAAAGACCAGATAAAATTTGGCCAGTTCAAAATAATTTCGTATCTTTGCATCACAAAAGAAAACAACATTATTAATAACATTAATTTATAGGAGATTAAAAAAATGACAAAAGAAGTAAAGAAAGTAACAATTGATGCACGTGTTCGTGCAATCGCTAAGAGTGGTAGCGGTAAGGGTGTAGGTATGCCAAATTGGTTTACGCTTCCGCAGAATAAGGAGAAACGTGCGCTGCATATCGACATCTGCAAAAAACTCGCAGAGTTGTCAGAGAAACACGACAACTATCCTATCACCTACCTTGTGTATTTCGCTGTGGGCAAGAACGCACATCGTCTTTGCACCTTCCTCGGTGGCTACGACAAGATTGACGAGAAGAAGGCCGAGACTATCTTCAAGTGGCTCACTCTCTTCGCAAAGCACCACAAGAACGAAAAGTTGTTCAAGAATCCCAACGTGGCTCATGCTCTTTGTCGCTTCTACGACAAGTACAGCACCAAGACCAAGGATTTCAAGGATGCTTTGGAGAAGATGGAGAAGAACCCCAAGATTGACGTGAAGAACGCTAAGATGGCAGTCGAAGGGTTGGGCATCGCCAAAAAGGTGGAAGAGACTGCTCCAGCAGAGGAAATGGAAATGGCTATGGCTGCTGCCGAGTAAGACAAAGGTTAGGTGGGGTGAAATAATCCCCACCATTCCTTAACAAATCTTAAAAAATGCCGAAATATTTGGTCAATCCAAAATAATTTCGTATCTTTGCACCGTTAAAGCAAAAGAGTTATGGATACATACGAAACAGAAAGTGGTTACATTGTAACTGAGACCCTTGGCGGTTTGGAAGTCACAGAGGACGATAGAGTTATTTGCACACTCGATGGCAAGACCCTTGAAGACTATTGTGACGAGGACGAAAACATTGACGATGATGCGCTTGAAGCAGACATCCGTGAGGGTGAAGAAGTAGAAGATTTCTTAGCCTATCAGAATGAATACTGCTAACGAATGTTAATGAGTGCAAATTTCTACAAAAAAAATTGGTAGTTTCAAGAAATTTTCGTATCTTTGCATCGTGAAACAATAACAAAGTATTAATTAATAAAAGTAAAGCAAAATGAGTAGCGCACAGAAACGTCTGAATAAGGCGATTAAGAACAACCGAGTGGTAGCAATCCCCTCGAAGAAGCGTAAGGACTATATGGTTGACGAGAATGGTCAGCAGATGTATGACCCCAAGACCAATGAGCCAATGGTCAAGGAAACGCAACTTTATAAGATTAAGAAAATGAACTAACGGCTTCCGATTTGGGGCAAAGGTGGTAAGCGATTTGCGCTGTGTATAGGTCAGGAGATAGTCCGCACCTCCACCACCCCACTGCCGTTTCTTAGGTAGGGATAAAACAAACTATAGTGAATGGGAATGTGCTACGTGCCGCTTCGTGCTTGCACCTACAAGCCAACCCAATATTGGGGAAACCCTACCTAATTTTCTCAAAGGTTAAACGAAGTTAAAACACCGAAAAAATTTGGTCAGTTCAAAAAAATTTCGTACCTTTGCATCAGAATTAGTAACGAGGGTTGCGATACCCTCACCTAAAAAGAAAGAAATAATGGAAAGACCTCCGCCCAGTTAAAGGGCTATAGTTATGTCGTTAATGTAAAGGTTAGAATAATAAGGTTGAGGGAGTGACCTTGAAAAACCCTACAAAGAAGTTATGATTAGAGACCGACCCTAAGTAAAGAATATATTTACCGCCTCTACCCATGTCAATGTGCATGGCTTGGCAAGGTCATTCGACCAAAAACGAAAACTTTAAGCCCCCTAAACGCTTATGTTCCGCCCCCAATCCGCACCAATATGATAGAGTGCCGATGTCATTGGGCGAGTTTATCTGCCGATTATACGCTGCCAAACTGCCAAAAGGCTGCGATTCACGGCTGTCCGTTAGAAGCGTTAGGGACTTGTTAGAACGATGGAAGTTAAGCCAGTATAAGCCACTGCCCCCCAAAACGTGCGCACATATCTGAGGGGCGTGCCAAAAGGTTATAAATCGTTCATTTTATTAACATGATGGGGCATTTGGGACGCGACAACTAAGTGATTATAAGCCGAGCGTTGTTCACGCCACCGTCGCCCTCAAAAGATAAGTTGTGTAATCAACCCTACTCACAGCGACTATGACGTTAATCGTTTGCGGTGTTGCCATAGTATGCTACTAAAGGTGTGAGAAACAAGTGAGGTGGATTCGATGCGCCCTAAGTGGGGATGCCGAACTGCGCTGCATTAAGTTGCACTCGCCTTTGCCATCATGGACTTTGGACGTGTCCCACCTCACATTTTTAAGCCTCAGCTAGCTCAGTTGGTAGAGCACTACGTTTGACGTAGGGGTCGTTGGTTCGAGTCCAACAAGGGGCACAAAAATGCTCGTTTTGCGTTGTGGTAACGCTCTTTGTTTTCCATAATTTGAATTGTTAGGTTTTTAGTTAGATGGGGTGATGTCGTGAGACATTTCCCCATTTGTATTTTTTAACATAAAATTTTTGGTAGATTCGTTATTTTTTCGTATCTTTGCATTGTCAAAACAAATAAAGCATTAAAGATTATGAGTACAATTTTAGGAGTTCAGAGAACAAAGTTGGATAACTGCGAGGTAGTATCTTGTGGTTTGACAAAGGAGCAGCACGACATTGCAGCGGAAATGGTTAAGGATGACCCATTTTGGCTTATGCGGTATGACTTTGAAAAGGTTGATACTGAAATGGCAAACGTATGGATTGCTGACGCATTTAGTGAGGGCAATGAGGAATATGCTCATTTCTTGCAGAAAGCCATTGCTGATGGTGCAGACCTTTACACTATGACTGATGGTTTTGGAGATTTTAAACAACCACTTGGTGAGGTAGCGATTTATTTTGATTAAAAAGGAGGTAGGACTATGGAATACGATGCATACGATTTTTTTGAAGCAGTCAAGCACTACGGAGAACTTGGTCACGATGAAATAATGGAGATAACCAATGATGAAGAAATCATTATTGACGGAAAAATAGTAGATAGTATTCTCGATGATGATGGATTGAAGTACTCATACATTGGTGATGATGGGTGTGCATATTCAAGACATCTTGATATAGACAAGATTAACGAAGAAATTTGTGATAAGATTTATGAGTTTCTTTGTGATAATCGTAACGAGAATCTTGATTTCTTCAACGGATTGGGTTAAAAATGTTAAAAAGTTTGGTGGTGTGAAAATAATTTTGTATCTTTGCACCATCAAACATTAAATAAGGAGAATTATGGCAGAATTAAACTTAGTTGAGAAAGCAAATAAAGTTATTACGTTCCGTAAGTATATTCGTGAAGAGTGTCGCAAAAAGGGACTTGAATACCCATCAGATGCGAAGATTTCTGAGTATATCAATAAAAAGTATGGCATGAATGTGGACGATTTCATGAAAGACTACACCAAACATGAGGGTATCTTCCGTGACCCATTCGAGGATTTCAAGGCTGAGATTATCAACAAGTTTGAATGGGGTGACAACAAGCCAACAGATGATGAAATACGTGATTTTCTCGTTAGTAGTGGATATGACATTAATGGTTTTGTACGCCAGCACTCAATCAATAGTCATGCTCCATTGGAGAAAGAAGTTCTCGTTTCCACTATTAATAACTTAGAGCCATTTCAGCTTGTTCAGTTGTGGAACAAGTTCATTGAGGAAAGCGCAATGTATGGGGCAGATTCCCACATCTATGACCTCAATGATAGAGAGGACTTGAATATGCTCCGCAGAAACATGACCCCAGCAGATTGGGCAAAGGTGGTAGTCTTAAGGGGTCGTTATGTTCAGTGGTTTAACCTCAACGATGGTAAGATACAGAAAGTCGATGAAGATGACATCAGAGGTGTAATTATTGCCTATTGGTACGACATCTTCCCTCGCTTATTGGCATGGAGTGAGTGCTACGAAAAGATTGGAAAAGGTACAGAGGGAGAAATGTTCTATTTTGACTACATTGTACGTCCTATCTTCTGTAAGTATCTTGGGTATAACTATGACCCATCAAAGGGAACAATCAAAGAAATCAAAAAGGACTAAGTTATGTTTGGATTATTCATTTTATTCTGCATAGGTGTTATGATGTGGGACATTGCAAGTGACCCACACTACACCACCAAAATGAAAGAATTGGAAGAGGATTAACTATGTTATATGTCATTCCTAATTATCGTAATATGTTTATCCCTACGTTCTATGACCCATTTGGCAGTCCTATATTTACTCCAAAGCATAGAAAACTAAAGGGGTATCAGAAAAAACATCGTTAAAAATTTGGAATTGTCGATATTTATTTATATCTTTGCAATATGAGTACAATAGGACAGAATTATAAACAAGCAATAAATAACAACTTTAGGCACTGCACAATTAAGCGTGATGCGGAAAGTGTTTTCAATGCTCTTAATATCAGTATTAAGGGTAGTGATAATATGTCCATACTTCCAAAGGTCGAAAAGGTTGAATTAACCACTATTGATGATTTGCATGACAAGTTATCATTATCATGGGACGATTATAAGACCGAGGGGGTAGTTACATGGAGACCATCCGACAACAAGATTTCAAAGGAAATGGTTTTTTGTGGTATTGAATAAATTGTGGTATCGTAATTAAATTTAACAAATTTTTCATTTTTAATTTTTCCCTTCTCAAGTCGTGAGATTTCGGAAGGGCTTTTTTTTTTATATGGGCGAGTGTTGCAACTAGGTTAGACAAGTTGGTCTTAAAAACCAATGGGCATAAAAGTAAGTCCTATGGAGGGTTCGAGTCCCCCCTCGCTCACACTTTAATCTCCTTTACCAAGTGGGAAATGTTAAAGATTGTTATAATCCAGACATTTCTCACTAATTTTTTTGGTAGATTCATTATTTTTTCGTATCTTTGCATCACAATTAAAAAGGAGATTATATTATGAGAGTTTATCAAGAGGATATTATCAATGCTATCTATAGTAGAAAGACTTGGGGTGGCAGTAACGTGGTCGTAAGGACAGAGAACAACGTCACAGAGGTTTTCTTCTATGGCAATAGAATTGCAGTTATTGACCACAACACTAAGAACGCAACGTTTGACAACTGCGGTTACAACAATGCAGCAACAACGGCACGTATCAACGCTTGTAAGATGTATTGTGACAATTATGGTTACACCTATTAAATAGATTCAAGTTATGGTATTTGAAGATAATAAAGAGTTATACGAGAAACAACAGAATTTACTCGCTGAACTGCGTAAGTTGGTAGGTAGGGGATTTGATTTCTCCGAAGCCTATATGAAGCAGTGTGACAACGATTGCAACCGCATAGGAGAGCAAGAAATCCGATATGGTAGGATTACCAAGAAGTATGTGTATATCGGTTGTAGAGCGATTTATACGACCAATGACGAGATTACAGAGTATGGCGCAAGGATTCTTAAGTATTCTGTCTGCACAAGGCAAGGAGAGACAAATAAGATAGCCTTAGAGGACTTGTTTGTCTGTGACCTCGAAAAGATTCTCCATGACATCGAGTTTGCCCTTTGGTGGGAGAAAGATGTGAGAATGAAGAAACTGCAAACGGAAATGGCAGATTGCCAGAAATATGTGACTTTATTTGATAAGTTCTTGAAAAAATAAATAGATTCATTATATTTATAATATATCCAAGGGAAATTGAGGGATTCCCTTGGATTTTTTCAAGGAAGAAAAACCTTTTTAAATTGATTGGGTTTGGCTAATTGGGGAGTTAGCCAAACTTTTTTTTAATTTTTTTCTGTTTTTTCTTGGTTAATTCAAAATAATTTCGTATCTTTGCATCGTAAACAAACAAAGAATAAGATTATGAGTAATTCAAAAGTAAGAAAGCAGTTAGAAGCACAGAGTAAGAATGAGAAGTTGTTGGAAGCCTACAAGAAAAAGGCTGACCTCATCCTCAACTATCAGATGTGCAAGGCATATTATAAGGATAGTGCCCTTTCTATCCTCGCCATCGTTGAGAAAATCCTCAAGGCTAAGTATAATCTACCTTGGCAAGAGAAACTCATCCGTAAGGCTCTAAACGAAGCAAGGGGCAAGACAAATGCAACAATCGCTATCCCTCAGTTCAAGTATGAGAAGAAAGTGCATGACATTCTCATTGAGTTTGTAGAGAAGCACTTGGACAAGATGGCAAAGGAATCTGCCACAAGGGGAGTGTACCCACTTGTATTTGTCGATTTGGTCGAGAAATATTCATAGTCGTAATCTTTTTGTTTTGACGTGGTGACTAGGTAATCAATCAAAGCCTAGCCACCACTTTTTTTGTTAAAAACCCTTAAAAAATTTGGCTATGTGCTGGGAATTTCGTATCTTTGCATTGTAAAACAAATAAAGGAGATTAAATATGAAATTATCAGAGATTAAAGCAATTGTTACGAATAACTACTCAAAGCAGTATCGTGTTCATGTGATTAATGGTGGCTCTATCGTTGTGCGCCTTTGGAAAACAGATGATGGACGTATCGCCATCATGGGTAATAGAAAAAAACGCTACGGACATGAGTTGTCTTTGTGGGACAAGTATGATGAGTGGACAGATTTACGTCTCGTTGAGCACAAGGAAATTGACTATTACAAGCGTTTCGTTAAACGTGCTAATGATGCACTGAAAATGCTGAATGAGAGTGGTCTTTGGAAAGACATCAAAGAGAGTATTGAGCATTTCTTCACGCTTTCAGGGGCAGAACAAAGAGAATTGGTAAATGACATCATAACAGATTCTTATGAGTTGTTTTATCACGAAGTTTACAAAGAAAATGGAAAGTATTCTTGGGTGCATGGCTATCAAGTGTTTGAAGCCTTTGTGAGAAAGACGTGTTGGAAATCTATTGCTTGGCACAAATGGGAACGCAACCGCATGAGTGAAGAAGTTGCTCAGTGCATCAAGAATGGCACAAGTTTTCACAGACGTTGGGAAAATGGCTACGACAATACGGTTGAAGTGGCAAATCATGATGGTGAGAAATGTGCATGGTATAGTGAGGAGTATAGAAATTGTGGAAATGGCCACTACTACTTAATGTTTGATGCTACTCATGCAATATATTATGAGGACGATTAAAAAAAAGGGGAAAAAAAATCCCCTTTTTTCTTTGTAGATTCAAAATAATTTCGTATCTTTGCATCACAAAACAATTAAAGATTATGGCAGATTTAAAGAGTTTTATTAAGAAGTGGGATGGTCGTACCTTAGAGGATGATGGTTGCTACGTTTCAAAGGAATTTCATTCATTCCAAGTGGCTTTCTTTAACGCAATGCGTAAGATTGCAGCATCCCTTGGTGGTGAGGTTGTTAACCCTTGCTATGGTCATTATGATATGTGTGGCTTCGTTAAGAGAGGTGACAAGTATGTGTTCTTTAACTATTCGAATGGTTGTGGTCGTGGTGGCAGAAGTCACGTTGCATTGAAAAACGATGGAAATTGGCTCACTCCAATGTATTGCAGAACAGCCAAGCACGATAAGGATTGGACTGGTGGGAGCAATAACAACTGCTACTTTGAAGATTGTGAGAGCGTTATCGAGAGACTATTAAATTCTTGATTATGGCAACATTACATATATATTGGGATGATGATGTAACCGTTGAGTTGCGTTATTTCCCATCAGAAAAGAGTGCAAAGGAATACGCTAAACGCAATGGTGTTGTAAACTATAACATTGATTGAATTGTTAAAAATGTTAATTGATTTGGTTGAATGAAAAAGATTTCGTATCTTTACATCGCTTAAGAGAAATAAACGTGGGTCAAAATATCATCAAGGTTCTGCGCAGATTGGTGATGGTGGTGTGCGGTTATGCGGAAACCTAAAACTCCATCTTTCCCACATTTTAAGATATAGGGGGAGAACATTCAGAGGACTTAGGAAATCGGAGTGCCCCAAAGGAGAAATAACCTCGTCTAAGGGTAAGAGTAGGTCGTTTGACATTCCAATGCGCATTTGGAAGAAGAGGCTGGCTGTGTAGTCAAGTAAGGAAAGTGCAACTCCGCCACTAATTAGTTTCTCCTTTTAAGATATAAGACAAGATTGAGTTGAAAGATGGGGATAGGCATCCATCGCAAAGAGGGAATAAGGTTCGCCTACACAAGAAAACAAACCTCCCATGTCTTGCCTTGTTATAGGGTGATTCCCTTGCAAGAGGTGATAGATAAGGTAAACAATGGTGTAAAAACCAGAGTAGTTTCACCCTTCAATTTTTATCATTCAAATCTCCTTTCCGACCTCCAAGTGTTAAAAATTGCACTTGGGGGTTATTTTTTTAATAAAAAATTTGGTAGATTCAAAATAATTTCGTATCTTTGCAACACAATTAAAAAAATAAAGATTATGAAGTATTCATTAACAATTGAAAAGAGTAATTCAAAGTATTACACTTACAAGAACAACATTCCAACTTGGGATAAGGTTCGTGAGATATTAAGAAGTGGTCTTGACCAGTGGACTACTAAGGTTTATATCTATAAGTGGAGTTCAAACGACAGATGTCTTGGGCATGTGTGTGTCACAATGGGCAATCTGTGGAATGTGTTATCATACGGAACTGATAAACTGTTAAAATAGTGTTAAAGAATCTGGATTGTTTGGTCAATTCAGATTTTTTTCGTATCTTTGCATCAGAAATTAAAAAGATTATAGATTATGGGAATATTTTTCAACAATGACAAAAAGAACTACTGCGGAAGATACAAGGGTATTGATGTATGGCAGTATGGTTGCATGATAGGAAATAATTGGTATGGTGATTTCTACGTTACCATTCCGAGGGGAACAACAAAGCGGAACATGAAAGTTAAGGATAGTGTTTGCCGTTCTCTCGATGCCGTTAAGGGTTATATTGACAGAAATTTAGAAACATTGAAAAAGGAGAGCGCAAAATGAGTATAAGGAGTGGAAAAGAAACAAAGCGTACCCCAATGGAACTTTATAAGGGGTATCGTGTTATCAAGGTGACGAAAATTGAATATCATCGTTGCCTTTGGGATAATAGCCGATTCGATAAGAATTGGATTGATAGCAAAGAGGTGCATTTCGATTTCTGCAAAGAGGGTAACGAGAAACTCCCATCGCAAGATTATAACGTGCAAGCAAAGAACGTTGAGGGTTGCAAAGAAGCAATAGATAAGTTCCTCAATGGGGATATATATTATACTCATGCGGAATATCAGAAATATGTTAAATCGCCCAATAATAAGTGTGATAATGCCTATGGCTATGATTCTCTTATGAAGTTAATGCGTGAGCACAAAAAGGCTGATAAGCGTATGAAATGGTTCCTCGAAGAGAGATTGCACGATGCAAATTTCCATTATGACGCTGGATTTCTTTCTGATGGTGATTATGAGGGATTTGAGAAGTATGTTACAGAGGAATACCGATTTCATGAGAAGTTTGAGGTATATACCCATACAATGCGCAAAGCTATCAAAGACCCCAAGGCTTTGGAAGATGGATTAAATAAGGTGATAAGTGATTACCTTGCAAGTCAAGGAATAAAAGATACATCTGTGGAAGTGAAATTCTGTGAAGAATGGTAACTTTAGCACGTTTCTGTTAAGTTAAGTATGTGAATGTTTGTTTGATTGGGTGGTGTTGAGAAACATCACCCAATTTAGTTTTATTAACACTTTTTCCTTGGCCAGTTGAAAATAATTTCGTATCTTTGCACTAACAAATAACAATTAAAAGGAGATAAAGATTATGGAAGAAATTAAAGTTTGCCCCTATTGTAAAGAGCATGATGTCGTTAAAAACGGCAAATCATATCATTGCAATTCTTGTGATAGTGATTTTACTGAAAACGATTTTATTCACGAAATCTTACGTCAGAAGATTTCATGCGTTTGCAGTGGTGAAGAAGCAACAGAAGAAAATCCTATAGACTGCACGATTGGCGGTGAAATGCTCATGATTGAAGACGAAGCACAAGGTCTTTCTACATTGGAAATGTCAAGGGTTGTTGGCTTATTCCAAGACTATGAAGGTATTGTATGGGTTAATATTGAAGCGTGTAATGAGCCAATAGAAGTTGATTCATTAGCAACATCTGATTTACAGACTATTTTTAATTGGCTTGAAGAAAACTATGGTAATGTAGTGGCAACTGACTATTTTTGGGCATATTATAAAAAATAAAATTATGATGTTCAACAATAAATTTAACAAAGACAACACGATTCACTTTGATGTGGAAGAGTGGGTTTGCACAGATACAGACGAATGCCAGTTCTGCCGTAAGATTAGCGACACAGAGTTTGAGTACATTCAGTTAAAGAATGAGGATTTGAAGAAATTCATTGAGACATTCCAGTTGGGCAACAAGCATTTGCTTTCAGTGCTGAATGACCGCACCACCATTGCTGATTGGTATCAGAGTGAGACAGATGTGAATGATTACGATGCAGATGCAATCGGTGAGTATCTTTCCCCTTATGGTGGTATTCTCGATGGTGTGACTGACGAAGCCGAGCGCAATCAGTTAATTGCAGAGTGTATTTTTGAAACTGATGATGTAGCAAACGATTGGTATGAGTAAGAATGTTAAAGTAGTCTGTTATGTGGACACTAAGGATAGTACAAAGGGGTGTTTATGCGCTATCCCATCTGATAAGGATGCACGCAAAAGCGATGTTATCCAAAAGGTGGCTGATTGCATTGTTGAGAGTGGCATTCTCGCACAATTCTCAAATCATGCCATTGACATTGCAAATGCAGTGTGCCATCATGGTTTTTCCAATATCAATGAATATGAGTTTGGTGTTGAGGAAGTTCCATTGATTGAGTGTTAAAAGTGTTAATTCCCTTGGTCAATTCAAGGGAATTTCGTATCTTTGCACCATCAAATAAAAGGAGATAAAGATATGGCACATAAGAAGTTTACAAGTAAGAGCATACCTGAGATTGTCTATGAGGTGCAAGATGAATATTGGCTTGGTGATGATACCTACGTGATTATCTTTCAAGATATGGATGATGCCGATGGTGGCACATTCCGTTTGGAAGTCGAGTACCATAAAGACGAAGAGCGTATCACTTACACAAGGGTGTACGATTATAAGAATGTTGAAGCATCCAAGTTAGTTTCTCCGTGCTTTAAAAAGCAGATTGAGGAATATATCTTACAGAAAGTTAGTGTTATCTCTGAGGACGAAATGCTCGTTACCAAGGAAATCTCTGTAGAGTTGAAGTTGGTAGTGCCCAAGTCAATGACACTGGGTGAGTTCCAAGAATGGCTAAAGGAGAGTTTCATCGAGGTTAATCGCCTTACTCCTACTGATAAGGAGAAATTCTTCAACAAAGTGAAAGTATTAGAAATTAATAATAAAGGTAACAAATAACATGGCAAAGGAGTTAGCAAAGATGCGGACAATCCGCACAAAGCAAGTTGAGGTACGCACCTCACTGAAGCATCGAGAGGAAGCAAACAAGTCTCTCCGTGAGAAGATTACACCCATTTGGACTGCTGACAAGGAGAAGAGAACACCTCAGTTGGAAGCACTTACCAAGTTACTCGTTGAGGGTCGTGCAAAGGTGGTTTGCTATCAAATGGAATTGCATGGCTTGAAGTGTGAACTAAAGGCAACAAATCGTGCTTATGACCTCTCAAAAGGGGAGTAAATGTTAAACATTGTAAATAACTGGAAGAAATTGGGTTAATCGTTTGGTTAATCCAATTTTTTTTCGTATCTTTGCATCAACAAATAAAAAGAGATTATGAAGAGATTTAAGATTATCAATGGTAAGAAGCACAAGGCAATAGGTTACACCTATGATGGAAAACCAATTGGTTGGATTGCTTGTGGTGAGAACGATTAAAAGAGATTAGAGATATGGCAAAGTTATTAGATTTATATGTTGGTGGCGATTGCATAAGTCAGCATCGTAAGTTTGACTGCGCAAAGAAAGCCTTTGATAAAGAGGTTAAGAAGATGCGCAAGAATCCAATTGATGAACGCTCAGACATTGACATCATGTTTGAAGACGAGTCTATTTATGCCTATGATGGCGATAACAATGAGGTTTACGATTATACCTATAGATTGAAATAATATGGCAACAATAGTTAGAATCGGTGAGGGTCGCAGTAAAAGCGGTAAGATACTCGACAGAAATACCAAGTGGTTTACCATCAGTGATAAGGAAGCTTGGGAAAGATGTGTACATGAGTGGAGTTTAAAGGAGAATAGCGGTAAGCCACTCTTTATCTCTCGCAATGGTCGTGCCTATAAGAAGATTAGTGGCGTAGATTTAATTAAGCTTAAAGATAAATTATAATATGGAGCAGTGGAGAACTTTATGGTGGAACACTCGTTATGAGGTTTCAAACCTTGGTAGGGTACGCAACAGAAAGAGTGGTAAGATATTAGCCACAAACCCAACGAAGTCACATAAGAAGCCACAAGTATGGCTTTATACAGACTATTTTAGCACGACATTGCAATATACGCTTGATAAACTTGTGTATTTCACGTTCAATAATATTTCATCAAGGTCTGAATTAAAACGTGTGTATCATCGTGACGGAGACGTTATGAACTGCAAACTTGAAAATCTCTATGTAAAATAATGGAGATTTTTCTTGGCTAATTCAAAAATATTTCGTATCTTTACATTGTTAAAACAAAAAGGGTTAATATGAAGAAAAAATTAGAGCAAGAGGTTAAGAAGATTGGCAAGAATCTTAAGCGTGGCGACAGAATAGAGTTGCTATATGATGGCGAGGAAATTGCTCGTTATGACTATTTTGAGAGGTCTATTGATTGCAAGACACCTTTGCAATGGCTGCGTGGCTGCTTTGTATTTGATATTGACCTTAAGGGTCGTGACATCAGCAAGGTTGCGCTTAAACATAATAAAGCAATCAATCTATCAATTGGTAATTGTGGAATTACTATAATCTAAAAAGAATATGGATAAAGAAATTACAATAGGAATTGAGAAACTCATTGCAATGTTTGTTGTTGCAAAGGGTACTCCGATTGGTGATGGATTCACTTATTTCCCAAAGTTGCCAAAACCATTCAGTAAGAACATAGATTTTCAAAACTCTTGTGGGTGCAATGCTGATTTATTGTGCCTACGTGTTAACGACCAATTTGATGTTGAGGTATGGTTTGCTGACAAAGATGGTGATACATTCTGTTATGGATTGAAAGAAATTCAGAAAAGCCACCCAATGTTGTTTGTGAGTCTGTTCACACATATCTTTGATATGATTGAAAACATTAAATAGGATTAATTTGTTAAAAAGTGTAAAAAGTTATGAGAAAATTTTGGATTTAAGAAAAAAGGATATATCTTTGCATTGTCAATGAGACGGAAATAAAGTAAGGTTACAAGGTAATCACACACCTCCTTTCTGTGATAAAATGGTTTTGCAAATCTAAAGATAACCTTAAAAATTCTCAGCGGAGAATACCTTACTTTCCAAAGATATATTTGAACGATACCAGAGGAGAACTATCCGCAAGGGTAGATGTGGACAAATGGGCATTAAGTTCGTGCTTAATGTGTCACTTCGGTGACTTCGGTGATTCAAATTCACCTCGTTCAACTAATTAGTAAGTAATTGTAGTAATGGCTTGTACTGCGCTCTGTTCTATAGAGCAACTTGAGCGGTCCGATTCCGTGCTTACTAACAATCTAATCTTTTTAATTGTTACTGATTCTTGTCGCAAGGGGTGAAAGCAATTCGGCTTTCACCCCAAAAGTTATTTTTGGCGATAATTGTTGACTTTTTCTTTTATTTTTGTTAATTTCTACTAATTTTTTTGGTAGATTCAAAATAATTTCGTATCTTTGCACCATCAAACAACAATTAAAAGGAGATTTAGAATATGGTAGATGAATTATTAGACGACGAAAAGGTTTGGGAAAAGTTCACCGAATTTTTCAGATTAGAGAAAGGATATGTCGATTGGACGGACGAAGAAATCGACTTGTCACGTAACAACGATGATTTTGTAGAATTTGTCAAGTGGCTTTGTACTGACAACAATTAATAATAATTAGATTATGGAAAAAGACAAGAAAGAAGAGATTTTGGCTAAGTTAGAAGAAATGAGTAGCGAAGCATTTAATATTCGTGAAAGTTTGGATGATGAAGACGACCCTGCATGGGGCCTAATTGACAGCATCGTAACCTTCATAGAGGAAACGACAGAAAAGATTGAAGAGTCATGGGATGATTAAGAAAAATTAACGTGAATTGTTTGGTCAGTTCACGTTTTTTTCGTACCTTTGCATCGTAAACAAATAACAATTAAAAAGAAAAAGATTATGGAAAAGAAGTTTAAAGTGTTAGTACAAAATTGCACACCGAGTTACTCATCAGAGTCTTTGGCTGTAAGTAGTGGAAATAAATATAAGATTGTCGCAGAGAACGGCAACTGCTTTTCACACTTGGTAGTATATAAATATACGCATAATGGCATTGACCGAATTGCATGTGAGTATGACATTCCAGATTATAAGCGTGTAGATTATATGTATAATGAAGCCGTAAGAACGAAGGGTAATGCGGATAATATTCGTGCAGCGGAAAAATATATTTTGAAAATAGATTGATTTTATTTTGCCTATCTCAGATTTTTTTCGTATCTTTACACCAACAAAGAAATATGAGCAAAGAAAATGAAGACAACAAAGTTTTTTAGCGAGATTAAGAAGGTAGCAAAGGACAGCACAATCACAAGCATGTTTGACTATAGCGTTAATCAAGACAAGAATTTCTTCGAGATTCTTCTTCACAGCGAGCCGACAAAGAAGGTTCAAGACATGTGCGTGAAGAATGGCTTCAGCATCACTAAAAATATCATGCACGTCAACGAGGGTGGCAAAATGGTGGCACATAACGTTTGGGAGGTTCGCCCCATCAACGCAGAGGACATCCAGTTTCTTCGAGATTATATAACAATTAAATAAGTAAGATTATGGCAACATACGAAGTAGGGTTTGTGTTCTTCATCGCAAATGACGATGATGATGCAGTAGAGAGGAAGGATAATCTCCTTGATGAACTTGACAACATCGACGATATTACAAGTTATGATGTGTCAGATGATGGGGAGGATTGGAATATTGAATGTACCGCTCTGATAGAGTGCGAGCCTAATGGTGAACGTGATAATGATGCCGTGGATAAGGTTATGATGGATATGCTACCTAATGAGACTTGGGATTACCACTACATCAAGGGTGTCGATAATGAGTTCTATTGGCAACCATAAATTTAACAGAAATTTAACGTGAAATCTTTGGTGGTTTCACGTTTTTTTCGTATCTTTGCAAACGTTATGTTAAAGAGATTAGAATATTCAGATTATCAGTTGGACATTTTCGATGCAATTGAGAATGGTAGCGAGAACATTGCCATCAATGCAGTTGCAGGTAGTGGAAAGACCACAACCATTGTTTCTGCTTGTAAGCGTTTAAGAGAGAATGAGCGTAATGTTTTATTCCTTGCGTTTAACAAACTCATTGTAGAGGAATTAAAAGGCAAATTAAAAGGCTATGCAGAAGTATCAACATTGCACGCATTTGGCTTTCATGTATTGAAGAAATACTATAATTGTCCCCAATACAAGATGTTTGTCAAGGTTGACGATTGGAAGTATCAGAAGTACGTGAAACAGAATGTATATTCATTGTCAAGGATTATAACACCAAATACAGATGCTGCAAAGGTATTTGGTTTCTGTTGCAACGTAGCAAAGTTGTACTCACTTGCAAGGGTTAATCTTATTAAACATAGTGATAATGATTTGTCAAAGTTGAGAAACCTTTGTGACGAGCATAACCTTATGACATTGTTTGACGAAGTTGAGGTATGCAATATATTGCTTGCTGATGCCTACAAGATGCCAAAAGACTTGACTATTGACTATACGGACATGATTGTATTGCCATTGTTCCATAAGGATGCAATACCAACTTATAAATACGTCTTCATTGATGAGTGCCAAGACCTTAATAGGGCACAAAGAGAGTTGATGCTTTGCGCTGCAAAGAATGGTAGGTTCATAGCAGTTGGTGATAGAAACCAAGCAATCAATGGTTTTGCAGGTGCTGACTGCAATTCATTTGACAAAATTGCAAACCAAGATGATACCATTGAACTGCCTTTGTCAGTCAATTACAGATGTGGCAAAAACATGATTGCATTGGCACAAGAAATCGTACCTCAAATAAAGCCCCACAATGGTGCAATTAAGGGCGAGATATATCATACAAAGGAACTTAATAAATCTCTGTTTAGGGACAATGATATGGTGCTTTGTAGGACATCCGCACCACTTGTTGGACTTTGCATGAAACTCATTGAGAGTGGTATTACCGCAGTTGTCAAGGGCAAGGACATTGCACAAGACCTTAAAAACCTAATTGAAAATGCCAATACGAATAGCATACAAGAGGTATTGAAATATCTTGACAATGAAAAGAACAAGATGATTAGTATCATCAAAGAAGAGAGAAAATGCAGTGAAGCAGATGCAAAACACGCCATGAAATATCTCAACCTTGAAGATAGGTGCAAGTGCATTGAAAACATCTGTATGTATTCTGTCAAGGATGCAATGCAGTTGAAATCTTACATCAATAAGATGTTTACTGATGATAGGATTGAAAATGCGGTTATGCTATCCACTGCACATAAGAGCAAGGGACTTGAAGCAAATAGGGTTATAATATTATTGCCAAACAAGTTGCCATTGGAATACCCAAATCAAAAGGAATGGCAGAAACGGCAAGAAATGAACTTGAAATATGTTGCCATTACAAGGGCAAAAAAAGAACTTATTTTCCTTGATTTGACAGAACAAGAATTGACAAAGAAAAAAATTACTACAGATTAATAAAAAAGTTGGGATAACATTTGGTTATCTCAATTTTTTTTCGTATCTTTGCACACATAAAACAATAATAGGAGATTTAGATTATGATTACAAAAGCAGAAACATTAAAACTCATAAAAGAGAAAGTGGAGTCACGTGCCAATAACAAAGTGAAACTCAAGAAGCACGTGGAAACTACTTTAGAGGTTGGCATCTTCAAGCATACCGAAAAGCGTGTGTTTAAGGAACTTTTCAAGAAAGGTAACTCAATTTATTGTGTTGACACGAACTACGAAGTTCACAATATCAATGAACTCGATTCTACGGCTCTCCGTACTATGCTGTGGCAGTTGATTACAGAGAAAGAGAAAAAGGAGATTGCTCTTGAGCATCTTTATGCAATTATGTCTTACCTTAAAGAACTTTAAACTATGGAATGTTACATTGAGATTAATGGGGTCAAAATGACCGAGAAAGAGTACAAAGAGTTCCGCAAGCAGAAGTTGGCTGCAAAAACCAAAAAGGTCAAGAAACCAAAGAGAAAACCAAAGGACGTAAACACCAAGGAGATTAGTGGTGTGGCATTACAGATTGAAAAGATGTTGAAGCCTCTCACAACCCTTAAGTCGTTCTCCGCATATTACGACCACGCATATCGTCAGTGGGGTACGATTGCGAGAGATATTCTCAACTTAAGAGAAATTCGTCCTCATTTCGTCTTCTATCGTGTCAAGGTACGTGAACTTGAAGTACTCTTGGACGATATACAGAAGATGGCAAAGAGGAATGAAAGAGCAGCCTATCAGTATGTTGAAAAGATGGTTTGGAAACTTGATGACATCAAGACAGACATCAACAACATCGCAAAGGGTGTGAATACAAGTGGTGTCATTCAGCAATTCAAGAACCATGAGTGCATCAACGGCAAAGGTCGCAGACTTGGACTTGAAACCCTTATGAACAGAACCATTAAGGCTATCTCAGAGATAGAAGATGTGATTGGTACACTACAGAAGATTGCTGATGATGGTGTAGATGTTATGAATGAGGGGGCACACATGTCACCAAGAGCAAGAGCAAGGTGTTGGGCATAATCTGATTCTCTTTAAATAATTGTTAAAACTGGGGTAATCTTTTGGTTATCTCAGTTTTTTTTCGTATCTTTGCATCAACAATTAAAATAGATTATGAAAGAAGAGACAAAGAAGAGGAAAGAACAATTGGTCGCAGAAATAAAAGATAAAATCCTTAAAAAAGGATATACTTTCTGTGATATGGGAAACGAAATGATTAATGAGAATGGGGAACTATTCTTTGTTAATTGCTTTGATGATAAAATCAAACTCTCAATTAGAATATCAGAAGATGATTTGAAATTTATCTTAGAAAACACAATTAAAACAGATTGATTATGGAAAGGATAAGAAGAGAAATAAGAGGATTTTCATTTCAAGATACGTTGACATTGGATAATTTCAAAATCGTTGAATATTATCCATATACATCAATCGTAAATTTACGCATTGTTGAATCGGACAGAGACGGACGTTCCCCATTTGACGAATGGCTTAACGCTCTGTGGGATGAAATATCAAAATGGCTTAGAGAAGAAAAAAATATAGAACCAGATAATAAAGTGGCAGTTAAATTAGTCCCAAAGGGCTTTAATCGAGAAATTGGAACCCTATTCTTCAACTCTGCATTGTATGTAGGATATAAAGATAATGTGGTCTCAATAGGTATGGGAGTGTGGCAACCTGACAACTATACGAAGAAATATAACAAAACATTTTGATTATGCACAACGTTAATACGGAAAATAAGAATGTTCAAGTTGGTTATGAAAAAGGCAAGGTTAAATACTACCTTACAAAATCAACAGATGATTTGAAGATACCATCACTTGGTTTCGACACACAAGAAGAAGCAGAACTTGCTGTGGCAGTCGCAAAAACCCTTAAAGCGTATGGGAAAGATATAAATAATCTCCACAAGGATATGGTTTATGTGCTTCGTACACTTGGAATCAGAAATGGATGGACTTAAATAAGTACAAAAAGGGGATAGAACTCAATCTATCCCCTTTATATTATACTAACTTAAACATTTCCTTGAAATACCTCTCGTTCAGACCTCTTGAAACGCCATCAAAGTAGCCGTGACTATCTACTATATCCTCCTTATTGGCTGATAATAATGGGTCAATCCAATATTCATCACCAATCTTATCGAAGGTGTAACAATGACCTTTCTTAACCTTGCTGAAACGATGTTGTTTGCCATCACCTTCCCAAGTATAGGTCTCCTTAATACATATTGCTAATACACTCATATTAATATTATATAAGACTTAAAAAAGTACAACTCACCCTATATACCTCCAAACACCATTATCTCTGATATAACGTTTGTCACGCTTCTCAATCCAATGGTATGCTGAACGCAAGCACACATTAAATGGTACTACTTCACTATTCCAATATCCATCATAGCCAACAATGTATGACTTTCTTACAGATTTATCATAGATAAAGATGCAGAAATCGCCTGCATTTGTCTTATGGTCATGAAATCTTACTTTCAAACCATTCTCCTTGGCAACTGCTTTTAACTTGTTAATCTCTGTTGTAATATCCATAATCTTATTTTCAATTTAAATAAAACTCCATCTAACTTGCTTGTTTGGATTTGCGCCCAATTCACAAGCCTTTGAGAAAGCATCATCAAGATTCTCTCTGTCGCTCTTATTGGGGTCACAAACGTGGATAAGTTCTTTCACCTCGTAACGTTCAATGGTGCTCATGGAGAACATTTCCTTGACTTGCTTCACTTGATATTGAAACTTGATTCTCTTTCCCATATACACTATATCTTATTAATGTAATGCAAAGATACGAAATTCCAGTGAGATAACCAAACTTATTAACACCATTTAAGAAAATGATATGATTGTGTTAATTAAATGTTAAAAAACTGGTTTCTCTTTGCCAATTCAATTTTTTTTCGTATCTTTGCACCATCAAACAACAATTAATAACAGATTAAGATTATGGCAAAGACAACAACAAAGGCAGCAACACGTCCTCTCTATGAGATTGCACGTGACATCAAGAACGATTGGAAGAACGTATATTTCGGTGCAAAGCCATACCTCGATGCAATGGCTACGCTCGATTCTATCAACGACAACTATATGTTTGATTCAGCAAAGACCATCGTGCTTTACTTCCTCGGCAACGCTTCTACATGGCGAGGTGAGACAGCAAAGCGCATCAAGGCTGAACTCAAAGCAATGGCAAAGTAAAGAACATTTGACTATAAGCAATGTAGTGCTGATTGTCCGTGAGGATAGTCAGCACATTTTTTTTATTATAAATCTAAAAAAAATCTGTTTTTGTTTGGCTAATCCAATTTTTTTTCGTATCTTTGCACCATCAAACAACAATTAAAGATTATGGTAGACATTAGAGAAACATTTGAACAGAATCGTTCTGAAGCCTTGGAACTGATTGTCAAAAATGGGAAAAAAGACATTAGTGGGCAGTTTGTGTTGGAACTTAAAACGCCTATCCATGTGTGCTACAATGTTGTTAATGAGTGCGACATCACTGCTGTAAGGTGTTTCAGCAAAGATGATGCCTTAGAGGTTAGATGTGAAAACACAACTGATGAAGACGATGGTTGGGGATTTGAATCAACACTATGCTATGCAGAAAACAATGAGGTTTACTTGGAGATTGAAAGAACTTGCAAGTGAACTCCTTAGACTTAAAAAAGTACATCTATGCTCCTATCTGAATAAGGTAGGGGCATTTATATTTTAATCTATAATAATACAAAAAATGGGTCATGTCTCACGGCATAACCCATCATCATTCACCTAAATTCACAATTATGACAAACAAATAGGTGCTTGGACTTATCACCAACATTACGTTTGCGCTACATTAAATGTGCCTTACACCCATTTCTCTTTGACAAGGCGGTCGGATTCGAACCAACGTTATACAATCCATGAAATTGTAGTCACATCTTTCTTGTGATGCCGCATGAACCAACTCTGCTACACCTTGAAAATTGTGGAATAGTATCGTCACCACTGAATAGGTTACTTTCAAACCCTTTGTAGGCATTATTCTCTGTGCTGCCATTCTGCTATAACATACTCGTCTTGCACTTTAGAGCGAGGTAGGATTATAGGATGTGCTTACTTACCATTTCAGTAGTCCTATTACTTTTATTGCACCTACTAGCTATATTTTTCCTAAATTACCAAATCAACTTACGCATGATTATTTCTTTATTTAATTGTTAGACTTATTTAAGTACGTCTTACCATCATTGGTTGACGATGTAAAGATACGAAATTTATCTGAATTGACCAAACAATTTTCAAACTTTTTTTTATATCTTAGACTTAAAAAAGTACGCACATATACATAAAAAAGGGAGGGCATTGCTGCTCTCCCTTGTTTGGCTTTAGTAAGCCATCGCCATTGCCATTTCCTCATGGAAGAGGACTGATGGCTCGATGATTCGTGCGCCTTGCTCGATGCGAGTGATGGTCTCCAACTGAGGGAGAATGAAGTACTGCTCATGTTCCTTGTCAATACCCATTTCGATTTGGGTAGAGGACTGAGTGTGGCTGTCCTTTTTCATCCACTTGTCGATTGCAGCAACCTCGGCTTTTGTGGCAAGGTGGCCATCGAGATAGTAGGTGGTAGTGGTCTTGCAGCCAATCTGCTTGGCATTACGCTGCAACTTCAAATAAACCTTAGATTCGGTCTTCTTGTCTGTGCTGAACCACTCACCGAATTGCTCACATGGCTTATGCCAAACCTTTTTGAGATTTGCTTCGGCTTCATCGTTACCCATGCGCTCTGCGGTATTTTCGAGGCTATTGGAATAGTCTGTGCCCATCACGTAGCCGCTATAGGTTTTCTCGATGATTACGCGACCCATGTACGGATTTCGGTTTTCACCTCGACCCTTATTCATGGCGGTATCGGCTGACTTGTTTACAACTATGGTGCTTGCTGCACCCTTAACGAACTCATTGGCAATTAAAGCCATAATTTCATTTCTCTCCATATCTTTTTGGATTAAAATAGTTAATAAACAATGATGTATCAATCTCTAAAGAACGCTCGCCAAACCTCATTGTTTCTGTTTGACGATGCAAAGGTACGAAATTTCTCGCAAACTACCAAACTTTTTCCCAACTTTTTTTCAAAAAAATGCAATTTGGCGATATAAAGAACATTTTCTTTCCTATTTAGAACATTTTTCAATCATAAAAATGATATTAATTGTATTTAATACACTTATTATTATACATTATATCATATATAGGTAATCACGCACATATATAGTCATAGAAATACGGATAATTCATTTTAAGGGCATTTTTAAGCCTTCTGACAGCCTTTTATATATCTCTCTGATAACTTTTACATTTCACTACCTAAAAATGCCTTAGAAAGCCTTAAAATAAGTCATTTAACATTTATAAAGATTTGAGTATCAGATTCTTAACAAACGTTAAAGGTATATCCATGATGTTAGGTTTGTCATTTCCCATGTACTATATTAATGTAAACAACAACAAATAATTTATTAATTAAACATCAAATGAACATGAAACAGAACATTAACGTGATTAATTCAGTGATTAACGCTATCAGTGCTAACATTAACGTGATTGAAACGATATTAGCTGATACCAATAATGAAACGTTTTGGAACGATTTAGACAAGCTACAAGAAATAAGGTATTATTTAGATACTTTGAACAAAAAAACTGCCAAAGAATTGATTTAAATCAAGGATATGGCATTTTTCTAATAAAAACAGAGAAAAAAGTTGTGTAATCCAAAAAAATGTATTACCTTTGCACTCGCAAACAAGAAACATTAGTATTCACCCTATAAAAATTAAAAAGTTATGGCAAAATCAATCAATTTCAAAGAGAACAATTTTGTAGTGCGTGACGAATATGTAGAAATGCTCCGCGTTGAGGTAAACCGCTACAAGCCACTAACGCAAAGCGAGGTAGTAAACCTTATCAGCGAAGCACAGAATGGCTCTCAAGCGGCTCGTAAACAAGTAATTAATGCCAATCTTCGTCTTGTGTGGTCTATCGCGGCATCATACGGCACAATGATGGAATTTGCAGATATGTTTCAAAACGGCACTATCGGATTGTGCATGGCGGTTGATACTTTCGATGTTTCACGTGAAACAATGTTTTCCACATGGGCATTAGAGCAAGTGAGAAAATACATTAATATCGGCTTAGATACACAATCGAGGACCGTGCGCATGGGAGCGCATGAAATTCGTGCAAAAAAAACTAACATCGCTGCAAGCATGGATGCACCCATAGCAAGTGATGAAGATGGTGAAAAAACTTTACTCGACACTTTTGCAAGTGATATGAAGTGTGACACATTTAGCGAGGTTCACGATATGCGTGTAAAATTAAATTACCTCTTCAGTGCTCTTAAACCCATTGAGAGAGAGGTTGTTTGTGGTCTGTTTGGACTGACTGAGGGCATGGAAACAGAATACACATTGTCAAAAAAATTCAACCTCACAGAAGAGCGCATCCGTCAAATCAAGTGGGAAGCACTCGAAAAGATGAAGAAAATCGCATAGAAAAATCTTTACAAGCGGAGAGAGAAATCTCTCTGCTTTTTTTACATTTTACATGGTAAAAAATCTTTACACTTGTTTCACGTGAAACATTGTGGGGACACTACCCACTGGACCCCTCCCCACCTATGTCCCCTCCATCCCCAAGGGGGATTTTAACACTTGTTAACAGAGGCAACAGTTTTGTAAATAAATTCCTGGGGAAAATTTTGTTTGTTTCCTGAGAGGGGGTGGTCCAAATTTATTCATGTGGTTATTCAAAAAAAAAATTCTGGAAAAAAATTCTTAATTTTTTCTAATGTTTGCTTTTTTTTTTTCGTCAATATAAATATTTCTTAATAAAAACAAAAAATCATTAACTAAAATTTGGAATTTAGAAAAATTTTATATATCTTTGCATTGGTTAACCAAACATAAAATAAAACATTTTAAAACCGCTGTGGCGGTATATCCACAGAATTTAAAAATGAATAACATTAAAATCACGTTAAAAAGAGTCACTCCAGAAGTGGCTAATGAAATTCTTAAGGAAAAGAATACTGGAAATTACAGAAGTATGAAAAACGCTTCAAACCTTTACGAAAATGACATGAAGAACAAGAGGTGGATGTTCAATGGTGACACAATCCGATTTGACTGGAACGGAGTTCTTCTTGATGGTCAGAACAGATTGAAGGCAATTGCAGATAGCGGCATACCTCAAGAATGTATCTTTGTTGAAGGACTTGACCCAAAATGTGTACAAACAATAGATGTCGGATATAAGAGAAGTCCAGAAGATTATATAAAGTTCAGTATAAATCAAGGGCTTAACAAATACATTGATAATTTCGAAAAGATGTATCAAGCAGGAGCCACTGCTGTTGTGAAACTATCAATGACACTTTGTAGGGACAATAAACAAATTGGTCATTCACAAGCAAATGCAAGGATTTCCAATACAATGCTGATAGACGAGTACATGTCAGATAACACGCATTACAACGAATCAGCAAGATTTGGCAAAGAGATAAACAAGTTATCACAAGGCGTTCTAAAACCTTCACACGTAGGAGGTATATATCACTACTTAGTGTATCGAAAGACTGTTGATAAAGATTTGGTTACAGATTTCTTCAACAAACTTGCAAACTACTCAACATCTGATAAATCATTCTATGCAGAAGGCTATCGTCTTATCGAAGACAAGAAAGGACTGCTTGGAAGAAGTGGAAAAGCAATAATCAATGCATATATTCGAATATGGAATAGCAAGATGAGTGGGCAAAAGAAACATCTATTAGATTTGGACAAATGCGATACTTGGTTCATCATTCCAAACGAGAGGATTGATAATGTCGAACTTGAAACAGCAATGGCAGAATAATAAAATGAGAGATACACCACCAACGTGTATCTCTCTTCAATAATTATTATACTTTATGAGCGTACAATACAGATTGAATAAAATAGTTAGGATTAGGGATTTAAGAAATCTCGGACTAACAATTGAAGACCACAGAAAAGAGGTCGATTGTCATCCTTTTGTCGTGTTGAATGAGAAAGATAGTGGAGTGGCAATTAGTAAAGTAATCACAAATGGGGATACCAATGAAAATAATTGGGAAATCAAAGAATTCGAAGGTAGAGGCTATTGTGGTGGTGCAGATGTAATGCTTGAAATCTGTGACAAACTTGATTGCAAGTTTATTACTGATGAAGACATTGATTACTTGTTCCACGAGAACAAAGAAGAAATAACTGAAGAAATGTTCAATAGAAGAACAGAAGAGTATAGGAAAATAATAGAAAAATAATGGATTTAAAGATGATTTTTAAGAGCAATCATAATAGTGGTTGCTCTTTCTTTATGCGCTGAATTTATTAGGTATATACCAATTTATTTTTCAATATCGCCCTAATATTCTAAATTTTCTCCACATCATTCTATACTTATTCATTTCGTCTCTTGTAGGAGTTCTGATTACGTCTTGTGCGTTTGTAAGGTGCAGTTCATATATGTTTTTACTATATGGTTTATTATGGGGATACACTTCTGCTGAGAATAGGCTATAGCACGGTAGGTGATATATTTCGGATTCTCCTAGTGGAATATTATCTCTTTTATTTCCCACCTTTTGTAGTTTTTGAATCCACACATAGGTGCGATGTCCAACTTCGCTTCCGTTATGTGATTCAAATGCTAGGTATTCTCCTATATGTTTTTTCAGCTCTTTAATGGTTGTGATATTCATAATGATATTAGAAGTCAATGCATTCGTCTAGATATTCCTTAAATCGGTTAATGATTTTATTTGTGACGGATTGTGAGTTATATTTGGCTTTATAGTTTTTAAATGGATTATATTTTTCGTTAACGTCTCCACTCATAGTATCTGCTGTTCCTATAAGTGTATTGGCTTTTATGTCACCGCTAATGGTATGTGCCTTGTGGCAGATGTCGCCTGAGACGTTGATGTTTCCGCTTGTACTTGAGGCTGTATCAACGTTTCCATTGACAGTGATGTCACCGCTGGTTGTCACCACCTTATCTATTGTGCATCCATTGCAGATGACTGTAATGTTTTTGTCTTGGGTTTCATATATATTTGTTATGAATGTGCCATCGACATAAAGTTTGCCATTGATGATGGATGCTTTTTCCCCATCATAGGTTTTACCATTGATAGTAATATTATTTGCCATATTATTTCTTTATATAGATATATTTTGGGTATCTGCCTAGAACGAACAGTGTAACTGGACAAATCCACATCGTTGTATAGCCTTTTTGATATGTTCTTGGGTATTTGATATTACTCATTTCTTTCTGTTGTTCATTAGATTCCACCTTGGGTCATGTCTATATTTAAGTTTTTCTTTATCCTTATGTCGTTTATATATGTCAGTTAGTACGACATAGAAGATTCCGACACATAGCACTAGCGTATTGATTACTGGAGCGAAAACACATGTTATTGCTAGTTTTCTTTCATCATCCCATGTTTTAGCGATTGTGACTACAGTGGCCATAAATGCTAGTGAGACAGCGTATATGATGATGAATATGGTTATAACTGTTGTCATCCGAATATTCTCTTATGTCTGTAGAAGTTCATATATGTTTTCATTTCTTCCTTTGTTGGGATTCTCACTAGTGATTGTGCGTCACAATATGTTCCTTCCAAGGCATATGGTGGTTTTTGAGTGAATCCGTAGCAATCACCTATTGCTATCATATTTTCCACTCTCAAGTGTTTGCCTCTCACAAGGTTATCATCCCTATCATATGGTTGTTTATTAACTTGCATGAGTTTTCCCATCCACATGAAGTATGGTTTATCTTGTTTTGCTCCCATGTAGTAATAGAAGAGTAGTATTTCTCCGAAATGTTTTCTAAGCTCTTCTAGTGTTGTTATGAATTGTCCTTCTTCATTCATGTTTTTTCTTCCTTTTCTTTCATTTGTTCTAGAGCGACTTGCATATGATAGAGTTTGGATTGACGCCAGTTAATGAGTTCCATTTGTTCTATGAATGAGAAGTCGATGATGTCTTGTATGTTATTGAATTCATATACCTTGAGTGAATCGAGGACTTTATTCATTTTTTCCTCGTCACCTTCTCTTCTAGCTGTGAGTATTTCGCCCACAACATCAATGAGTGTGGCATATGGTGTTAGGAGGTTTCTAAGGTGTGCTCCTAATGATTCGAAATCATTTTTCATAAGCGTTCATTTTTAAATTTATTTCTCTCGTTATAGTCTATTCTATGATTGACGTAGTTTGTCACTATATCAATTAGTTTTGAGCCTAGCACCAATATTGTCATGATGGTATTTAGGAGTGGGATAAAGACCACACCGCTATCTAGGTTTGTTGTCTTCTCCTTTGAATATATGAGCATTTCTATTGCACCAAATATGCTAGCCACATATATTGCTACTACGATTACTAATGCTAATGTTGTTGTCATTTTCTTTCGTCTAATACTGATGCATATGGTCTATAATTCTTACTGAATATATCAACCCATTCTGAGTTTAGAGCAGACCAAAAGTTATGTTTCTCTGGTGTATCACTCCAACAGAATGCGTAGTTAATCAACTCACGACATCTTTCGTAATTCATTTTATAGAGTCCATTATTAAGTATTTTCACATAAACACCATTCTGATATGCATCATACCAATGTCTTCTTTTTTCTTCCTTAGTTTCGTAGCAATACCATTTACGAACAACGCAGTCTGCTATGTTCTCTTTATACTTCGTATATGCCTCTTTTTTCTTTAGGAATTTGAAGAACTCCTTTAGTATCTGCTTTCTCAGTTCTTTTACAACTTTTTCTTCATCCATTGTATTTAACCACTCTTACGTCTAGTCCTTTACTCTTACAATACTCTATCATGTGTTTTGTTCCATGAGACTCGCCATCCCAAAAGCCAATGGCAGCATTGGATATATCACCCATATGTTCATTGCGGAGGAATCCAGCTTTTTTGCCGTATTTATCCCAATCCGCTAGGTATGTCTCAAGCTCATAGCCTTTTTCTTTAGCGTATTGTTCGCCTAGTGTATCAGTTCCTCTAGCGTGTCCGCTAACTATGATGATGTGGTGTGTTTCCTTTTTATTCTGAAGGTATGCATCACATTTCTCTTTTAGGAGGTCATAGTTATTGAATCCTCTTGAGCCGAATATTACAACTCTATAATCTTCCATTAATATTACACTTTAATGCATGTTGCAAAGATACTAAAAATATGCGAAATATCCAAGAAAATAGGGAGGTTTTTAAGTATAATTAACTATTTATAGGTTGAAACATTTGTGAAAAATGGATAGGAAAGTATATATAACACCGAAGCAATATGGGGTATTGAAGGAATCAGAGTGGAACTTACACTATGGTGGTGGCAGTTGGAGGGGTGATGGAAAAGAGCATACCTTAGAGCCTCATTATAGTGACAACAAGTTCAACATGGTTGGTCGTGATACAGGACATTTTGGTAGTGGAACATATTTTTCAACTTACAATTTTTCTCAAGATATGAGAGAACCTTTAAATAATAGTATGGATAATACTGACCCTCATTTCATTAAGATTGGTGATGGTGTTTACCGTGTTGATTTTGACCTTTATAAGAACTTGTACAAGGTGACAAGTGAGAAACAAGGTGACATGTTATTTACCATGATGGAAAATCTAAACAACATGTACAACAAGATATGTGAGTATAGGGGTATGTTTATGGATGGTAAACATGCAAACTATAACAATGCTAGGAATTATCAGATTATAAAGAGAAATGCCGAGGCATTGGGGTTAAGGTGTCCTAGTTATTATCAGTTGACGAGAATGGCTCAAGAGCATGGTAAGAATAATGATGCTGTTCAATCATTTTCCACATTATTCATGGAATGGAATGGTTATAATGGGGTGAATGTTAGTGGTATTGAGCGTTATGACAATACATTACATGGTTCTGTTATATATGACTTATCCAAGGTAAATACTGATATGGAGCAAGTTAATCCAAAGAACTTATTTAGTGGGTTTGGTGATAGTATGTATAACAACACCATTGCAGCCGATGGTTTTTCAGATGATGTTCATGATTCACTGAGGGGGAAGGATTTCTTGTGGAGTAACAAGTTGAATGAAATGCCGTTGCCTCAAGCCATGAGGCTTTTGAAAAATTACACTGATTACGGTAACATATTAAATTCATTTACAATTGAGAAATTAAATCCTGACCTTGCCAAAAGATATTTGAGGTTAATATTTGTAAAGAATCCTAGAACGTATTGGACTGAGGGTATTAATGACATAGTATTAGGTGGTGATAAATCAAAGTATTACCTTAAATTAATTGACAAATATGAGGCATATTATTGGGTAAACTATTATGATGAAAGGAGTCATAGGGGTCATACAATAAGTGGTTTGGAGTCATTGTTAAGTAATTTCGCTAGTAGTCTTAATTGGTGGAATTACGGCAGTAATGAGGAGATAATGGCTGCAAAGAAGGAATATTATGATAAGTTAATGTCTTATATGCAGAGGGATTTAACTGATTATGAGAAAGAGTATATAAACGAAGATTATTTTTACACTGATGATGAACAATAAGAGAATTAGAGAGATTATAAGGGAAGAGGTTAATGCCTTGGATTTTTTCAATGGTATTAATCAGAGCAATGGTGGATTGACACCTTGGAATCCAGATACGAAGATGGAGAGGATGCAGCCAAGTAATGCTTCTAGGTCAAATGGCAGTGTTCCTACAAGGGAGTATGGCGTTATACGTGGTTATAATGATTGGAGTGCGAATTTTAAGGGTGAAATGACATATCCTCAGTACTGTGCTAAATTCGGCTTAAGAAGGTAATAACTTTGTCATTCTCAGAGATATTTATAAGAAATATTAAATATATGGGAGTTATAAGAAACATAAAGGCATCAATAGATGACAAATCTTCAATGAGTGTCAACAGCATAACGTTGTTGGTTTCTGCTCTTATGGGTGTAATCATTGGTCTTGTTATTTGTTTTGTATTGATTTATGATGTTACTTATGACGGAAAGGTTGATACGAACTTAACTGACATGGGTATTTTCTTGCTATGTAGTGGTGGTTACATCATGGGTAGCGGTGTTCCAAAGGCTTGGGTTGACTCAAAAATGAAGATGCGTTCTTGGGTTGAAGGTGAAAAGATGCAAGCTGAAGCTGATGAGGACATTGAAGACATGAGAATGGCGAGAAGAAGGAGAAGAGGAAAAAATCTTGACGATAATAACGAAAACGAAGAAGATATATAATATATGAACAAGAAAGTACTAGATTTTGTAAATAAATTGGAGGGTTATAAGACAGCGATTAAGCAATTGCATTGGGATGCTGATAACATGTCCCAACATGAATTGTGTGATGATATTGCTGAAAGCATTGCTGAATTTCAAGATACAGTATCTGAGGTTGAGCAGTCTATAACAGGCAAACTAAAGGTTAACTCTCTTAAGCCTACTGAATATAAGATTAAGGACTTAAAATCATTTGTTGAGGATGTATTAGATGCCACTAATAGTTTTTACAAGGAGGTAAAAGATATGGGTGACACTTATGTTGGTATGGCAAGTGACTGTGAGAGCTTTTTATCTGATATGCAGAGGAAGTTATACCTTGTTAACTTTACGCTTAAGGAAGAGCTTAAAGAGAGGCTTAGAGGCAAGATTAACGAGTCAATGCCAAAGAACTTGGCAAATCATGATGAGGTTGACAAGTTCATGGGAAGAAGACCAAAGACGATGAAGGCTAGAATCAACCAGATTTACAGAATTGTAAAGAGGTATGGCATTGATTCAAAGCTTTATCATGATGACCATTGGCAAGCAAAGGATGATTACTACAGAGCAATCACCTCATTGGGTTGTGACTTTGAAATGAGACCTTGTGGCAATTCAAACAACTTGGACAATTGGGATGACATTACCTCAGATGGTGGATATTGCGATTATGCTGAAGATGGTATGCCACGTTCAAAGCAATATGCTGTAAAGATTATGTACGATGATGGAATGAACATTGGCGGTTACATTAAGTTCATGGCAGCTGGTCGTGTTGATGACCCATTCAGTGCATATGATACTTGTATGATTCTCTGGCCAAAAAATAATCGTGTATTAGAGAATAGAGAAATGAGAAACGAATCAATTACTGAATATGGTGACAAACCAGAGACTAGAGAAAAAATGGGTGCAGTTGCCAAGCGTGGAATAATGAAGGGTGACGTTAAGCCTTATCAGAGAGCCATGAGTAGCTTAGGAAAGAGAGGAAGTCGTAAAGAAGATTATGCAGATTTCCAAAGGGGCTTTGAAAATGAGAATAGACAGATAAAGTTATCTGAGGCAGAACTTAAACAAGTGGTTAAGGAAGCTGCGATGAAGATATTAAGTGAAACTCCATTAAACTATGATATTGATAATTTCAGTGGAAGATGGACTAAGAGTGAACCTAGTGATGAAGAATGGGCATTAGCTGACTCAAGGGCAAATGGTGATTATTTGGATGACCCATTCCATGCACCTAACAGCTGGGATGATGATGAATGGGTAGATGGTGATAAGGATATGGAGAATGATTATTCATGGGGTTTATACCATAGAATGAATAATGTTGGCAAATCTCCGATTGACAGACAGCATGACATAATGGATGCTGCCCAGAATAGAAGAGACCATGCAGCTTATTGGACTGATAAGGATAATGAACGTGGTAGAAAATTGATGGATAAATGGATTAATGGTAAGAGAGATACAGATGAATTGGGTGATGTAGATTTCTCTTACGACCCATATAAGTACAATGAGTCAAAAAGACCAATAAAGGTTACTGAGAACGAGTTAAAAACTATCATTAAGGAAGCCGCAGTTAAACTTATCAAGGAATATGGCGAAAATGTAAAGAATTTTGTAAAACGTAGTGGTTGTGCTGCAAGGCGTAAAACTGGTGACCCACGCAAGGATAAGGAGAATAGGGAGAAGTGGCTTGAGAGACAAAGGAAAAGGGAACTGAAGGGTGTTTCAAAGGAAACTGATGAATCGATTGATATAAAGCCATCTAAGGAAGGAACATTCACAGCAGCCGCAACGAAGCATGGCAAGAGTGTTCAAGGTTTTGCTTCTCAAGTATTAAATAATAAGGATGATTATTCACCAGCTATGGTTAAGAAGGCCAATTTTGCTAGGAATTCAAAGAAATGGAATAAGAAATAAATGATATAAAAAAAGAGGTAGGAATTTAATCTTACCTCTTTTTTTATGTTTAGAAATCTGTTGTTCCGATTTTAGGTCTTTTATAGAATCCTCTTGGGTCTACTGTATAGTCTTTATATCCATCACTATCCGTATATGTACCATCGGTGAATTCTATATATAATTTATTATCTCCAATCCATCCAGTTTTAGCATCGCTAAGTCCAAATTTCATGAACTCATCATAGATTTTTTCTGACTCTGGTGTCATGTGTCCGTTTTCATCGGTATCAAATAAAGCATAGTAATCTCCGAAGTCAGTAACTTTTCCTCCAGTTTGTTTTGTTAGGTCTTCTAGATAGTTTCTTACATAATTCCAATAGCTTCTATCAGAACCTTTTCCAAGGCCAGTTGTTTTCTTTCCTCTAGCCCTTTTATGTGTTTGCATTCTTTGTTTTTCTGGAGATACTGTTTGTGTTATATCGTAATATTTACGAGCACCATCACCAATATCTTTATAATCAGTTTCCTTATAAGTATAACCAGGATAGTCTTGGTTTCTTGAAGCTGCTATGTCTTGACTTTGCTTAAGTACGGATTCAAGTTTCTCCTTTACCTTTGGGTCTTTCTGATACTCTGGTTTAATTATGATATATTTACTTCCATCGTTAAACTCACATACATCATCAACAAATTGGTCTAGTTTCCAAGGAATACTTTCGCCTTTTTTTAAAAAAATTAAGTCATAACTTAAGTCATTTTTGTCCAATTGATACTTTTTGTTGACACTACGCACCCCTCCATGTTGTCTTGCAACTTTTTTGAGTCTTGGTGAAGCAAAACCTTCGCTAAGTATTCTTTGTACGGATTCTTTAACAATGTTATGTAAATCTGATTCTGTTAATCTAATTATATTTTTCATATATATATACATTTTCTATATAAATATTAGTATATACAAAAAAAATGCAGTCATCGTAGGCTGCATTTTGTATTAGAAATCTGCGAGTGCATCGACAGTTTCAGCGTAGTTATACTGTATATCATCGAAGACGTATCCACCAGTTGAAGGTGTGCGATTTGGTATCTTCTTGAAATACAATCTCATGTCTGCTGAGTTAAGTGTTACCAATGTCTCAAGTACTTGTGGTAGCTTACCCTCATCCTCGAATTCCTCGACATCATCGTTTGTGATTTCCTCAAGTGCATTGAGATACTTCTGATTTTCCTCTTGGAACAGAGCGTTATTCTCTTCTTCCTTTTCTTTCTTGTACTTCTCAACAAGGGCATCCCAATCAATTCCACATTCCTTAACGAATGGTGGAACTTCGTTAATCTTGAGCCAATATTCGATTTCCTTCTTCTCTGGGGTCATCAATGCCTCATATGTATCTTGGTCTCCCTCCTTATTTGGATAACCACTTACAAGCTTTGATTCCTCTTCAGTAAAGTACTTTTTATCCTTTGGATTGGTTACAAGTATCTTATCCCTAATATCTGGGTGGAAGCATACTAGTAATGGTCTGATTCTGTTATTGAATTGGTCAATGTATTTCTCAACGTTATACTCAAGACCCTCATAGTCACTACAAAGAACATCGTCCTCAGTATCAAGAATCTCCTTTGGTACTAGTTTACAATTAAGTATGATTTCATCCTCATCGAATACCTTTGCTCCGAATTTCTCTCTGCCAAACTCAAGCCTGTTTTTCTTATCCTTTGTGCCCTTTGGTAGTTCCTTTGTATATGCTTTATACTCTTTTTCAAGCATCTTAGTTATCTCAGTCTTTTCTCCGTCCACGTAATTATAGTAATGTGTAACACGTTTAACGTCTGAATGTCCTTTCTTCTGACCTGTGTTAATATAATATACCGTATCACCTACATTTGGCGTTAGACCTTCCTTGAGTGCGAGTTCATACCAAGCTTGGCGTGATTTCTTTGAACCAGCCTTTGTAAGTGTCTTGGTATCAGCTTCATAATCAGCGAGTGTTTTCTTAATGTTACCCTTTGATGCAATGTCTCTGATAGGAATTTGGTAGTTATATATTTTGCCGATATAGTCATAATAATTTGACAAGAACTTATATCCATTATTTCTAAGTAGAAGGTCAACACCCTCATCGATGAATTTCTCAAGGTATCCACTCATTTTTCTAGACTTAATGGTATTACCCACTTTCTTTGTCTTACCATCTGGCATCAAGTCAGCGTAATTCTTTCTAGCGAACTGGATACATGCATCACAGTACTCATCAATACCAAGACCCATCTTATTGATACCACCATTATACGCCTTTGATAGATAGATGTCTTCAAATTCTGCTACGTCAGCATCAACACGTGTATATTCCTTACCCTTGATGGAGTTACGTCCTGCGCCATTTGAAATATATGGATGTTCCTTTGTATATCTGAAGTCTTCCTCTCTTGGCATCTGGAAATTGAAGCCATCGGTGTTGTGGCATACTATCATACCGAGTGCGTTAACAAATGTTCCATTAGCAGAAATATCATATACATATTCTGATTTACTTGTAATATTAGAACAACTCCACACTTCGTCTTCTTTTCTCTTTGAATAGTTTTCGTTCAATAGACTTCCACGATGGTTTCTAAGTCTGAAACTAATGAATTCTTGTTTATCATTTCTATTATGACAACGGAAATTATAATCAAGTTCTTTCATCAAGAAATAAAGTCCAGCCATTGCAACCTTTGATTTCTGCCCAAACTCTATACATTCATTAATTGTATCGTTTTGTCCATCACCACAACAGAATCCATCTAAGAATGCTTTTTTCACTTCTTTCTTGGCATTTAATATGAACTCTGGAACTTTCTTATATCTATATGATGTATAGAAGTTATTGGAGAAGAATTTAGCATTTTCAGCATTCTCAACGACAAGATTATAAACATTGGATGATGTTCTATGGTCTTTTATTGATGCCTTTAACAAGAAACTGTTCTCCATTATCTCCTTTGCCTTATTAAGTCTATTAAGGGATTTGTTAGAAATTTTCCAATTTGCTCTCTTCCCTTTGTGCGTTACCCATTCACCCTTTCGCTTAGAATAGTACTTTTGAGTTCTATCACAATATACAGAACTACCATCTGCCATAAAGAATCCAAATAACCAAGCCTCCCTATCAGTTACAGTTGAACTTGCAAAATAGTTAATATCTTTTGTGTATATTTCTATTTTGTCACCACGAGTAAGTGTAGAAGGTTTCACCTCATTACCATTATTATCAAACAATGAATGGTCTTCAGTGCAATCAATGACACCATTTTTGGTTTCGACCCTCTTGAGTTGTTTATTTGTCTTATGCTTGTAGACATATTCAATTGGTTTCCAACCGTTCCTTGTAAGGACTTCATAATCTTTCTTAGAGAAATCTCTGTATTGTCCTTGTTCAAATTCTACGGCTTCATTAGCATTGAATATGTCGCATATTGGTATAATATCAATTCTATTATCTTTACCCTTAATAAGTATAGGTGTATCATATGTAACACTATCACCAACGATTGGTTCATAACCAATTGACCTAAAGTGTGAAATCATAAGTCTCAATGCCATTCTGCTGATACAAGTTGTCTTTTCTGCTGCAAGAATATCTCCGAATGGGAATACGTTTGGTGAACCATAGCCACCGAAGAATGAGTTTGCGAGAATCTTAAGAGGCAACTGTTTCTTATCATTACCACTCTTCTCAGCTTTCCAAAATGTGATTTGTTCCTCGATTTCAGCCTTTTCATTACCTTCGGCAATCTTGAGTTTATCATTAAGTAAATCAACCTTATCTCCTGCTTCTGCCTTAAGTCCTTTATATTTCTCACGTTGTGTTAAGATATATTCAAGGAATGAAAGCATAACATTCATCACGTCAATAGGAGTTGATACGTGCCATGTAAGGATTACAGATGGGTAAAGTGAGTTATAGTCAAGCTTCACGATACGGTCAACGTAACCTGTCTTAAGAAGACGTGAAAGACCACCTGTAAATCGTTTATTTGGCGCTGCTGCTGGAATTGCCAAGTTATTTTCATAACACCATGCAAGCATGATAAGTTTCCAAATACCAGCTGTACCCATTGTACATGTTCTAGCGAAGTTGGTAGGTAACATCTTACCCACAAGAAAGTTAGACTCATTGAGCTTATCTTCCACCTTATCGGTTTCCCAAATATCATCTAGAAGGTATCGCTCAACGATATATCTACCGCTTACCAAGTTATATTCTGGAAGCAATGGTTTCTTATCTGTTACTCTGTACCAATCGCCATCTTCCTCACAGAGACCATATACTTTTTCCTTTACATTCCATGTGTCAGTAATCTTATCACCTGGAACGTAGACTCTGTTTGGTTTCTTAAGGTTAAGATATTTGGTAACGTATTTCAAGTTTGATTTCTTCATGTTTGAGTCGATTGCTTGCGCTCTACGAGCTGCATGAAGTGAATCAAGAACGTTATGTCCCCACATGATTGTTGGATAGTAGTATTCTACCTCGCCACCAAGCTTAAGGACTGATGCCTTTTTCTTCTTATATATTGCGTGTTTAAAGTATTCGAGTGATAGTTCTGAAAAGTCTATACCATAATGTTCACAACGGACAATGAAGAAGTTCCAGTCGAAGTTCTCTGAGTTATGACCTACCACCGTATCTGGTTTCAATTCAGCCAATATCTGAAGGAATTCTCTGATTGCAGCGATTTCGCTTCTATCGAGTTCGTCCTTTGTATTACCTTCTACCTCAATTATTTTTTCATATCCTTTATTGGTACGTATACCAATCTGTTCAATTCTATGCCTCTTTGGGTCAAGACCTTGTGTTTCCAAGTCAAAGATAAAACGATTGAGTTGGTTATAGGCATCATAGCCTTTAAAGAGTCTACGTCCAGTTGCAATCATGTATTGCTCGATTGGAGTAATACCCATAAATTCTCTATTTCCGCTTGTGTTTACCTCGTCTTTCTTTTGTTTTGGATGGATGGGGACTCCAGCCTTAGAAAAAAAGCTTTGGAACACTTGGTTACTCATTTTTCTAGTTGCGTAGAAGAGGTATTTGTAACCGCTTTCCAATCTTTCGTGTTCTTTTCCGCTATCATCTGAGGTGATTAGCTTTTTGACTTTAATGCCGTACATGTTCAGATACCTTCTGAGTTGCGCTCTATCGCCTCCGAACAGTCTTATAGCGGCACTGTGTTTTACCCAAATGAATGGTTTGAAATCATCTTGTCTAATTCTTTTGATTCCATTTGGGTCAACATAGATGATGTTAACTTTATCTTCATCCCAAGCACACTCAATGGATATAATTCGTTCCATTGGGTCGTGTCCGTTAAGAAAGGTGTTAACAACCTCAGTTGTAATTTCCTTCATAATTTGAATTGTTTTGCTTTTGTTATTTTCTGTGAACCTTAAGACATACCAAGATGTCATCAGTTCTTAGGTTTTTGCAAAGATATGTTAAAAATATTAAAAAAACAAGTAAATACTTAAAAATGTTTTAAAACCGATATGATATTTATCAGTAATAAATAGTTTTAGTAGGCATGATTTTAACTATAAATCAGATAATAAAAAGATTCAGAACCGAGGGACAGTGTTACAAGTTCAAACCCCAGACAATTATGTATATGGCAAGCAAGCTTGGGTATACAAAGAAGCAGTTTGGTGGTAAGATAGGTTATGACCAAAGTCTGATTACGGCCATTACAAGGCATTTTAACGAGGCAGTGAAGTACGATGAAGGTTTAGGTATGAAAGTGCCTCAGAAGCCTTTAAAACAGCCAAATATGGATGATTACTATACATATAATGGTGAGAGAGACAATATAGATTACGATTGGGAGAAAAACGAGAATAGAATGAGAAGAAATTATTTAATTGAAGGCCCACAAGCAATAAACAACATAAAATTAGCGATTGAACTAATAGAGGAACAATGGTCATCGTCTGATGATTATTGGTATATTTCTATCCGTCAAAGAGAAAAAGATAACAAAGGTGTCGTTAATCCTAATGGTAATTCAATTTTTTCTAATGAAAGATGGATTGATGGAGATGAAGACAAAAACAAGATAGGGTATGCAATTGTTAGAGGGAATTCAATAGAAGAAGCAATTAGTTCATTGCTTAATCCAACAGTTATCATATTTGATTCTTGGTTAGATTTTGTTGAAGGTGAAAAACGCATATCAAGTAATGATGGTAACATGAGTAGTATCATTAAAATTTGTAGAGCGTTTAATGCTAGGGCATATTTTTCATCTTACAAATGGTCTTATAAGAAGAATTACGGTTTAATTCCTAATGACCAATTAACGCCTAAAGTTATTAAAGCTTTAAGGGGAAAAGATGATGACAGCTCTTATGAAAGGGCTTTAGATTTTGTTTCTACTCGTAAAAGGACTAAAGAAAATTTACCATTATGGTTTGTCGATTGTGATGATGAAGGTGATGATATAAATAAAAAAGTTTATGATTACATAACTAATTTCAGTGGTATTGAGCCAAGATTTTATAGGACTCATAATGGTGTACATTATTTGGTTAATATGAGTAATTTCATAAACAAAAAGGGGGCAATGTCAGAAATGACAAGTGAATTGAACCAATTTTTTTATAATTTATATAACAATCAAATTAAGAAAAACAAAACAGGACAAGACAATCCGATAGAGTTAGAAAAAGGTAATAGTATTATCCTATTTTCTGAAGTGGGGCTTCATGATGGTGATATTGCTAATCGCAATTGGCAACCACAGATTACTAATTCTATCAAAAAACCAAAAGTTTCTAAGACAAAAACTCCTAAAAAGGTGGTTAAAACCAATGGCATTCCTAAACCAATGTTTGTTTTAAAGTTTACTAGTGGTAACGTTTTCAAATGTGATGCATCATCGAAAGAATCTGTTTTTACTGCGTTGAAGGAGCGATTTCCTAAGTGGTCTGATGATACCATTATGATGCACTTAAATAACAAAAACAATTATGTAATGGAAAGTAGAAACATAAAGACTATACTTATTGAAGTAATAAATGAATTTTTAAAAAAAGAAATATTATGATATTATACACAAATAAAAATAAAAAATTTTATCTAACAGAAAATCAGCTTAATATGTTAGCAGAAAATTTTGATGATGAAGCATTTAAAAGGACTGCCCCAGTATATTATAGTGGTGATGATAAAATATCTATAGTTAAAGACCCATATGATTCTTTAGATAAAAGCAAGCAGCATGGTAATTTAAGAAACTTTGCTATTAAGAGAAATGGTAGAGTATATTGGGTTGCTCGTTCAATGGCAGTACAATGTTGTGTTTTTTGTAAGAATAGTAATGGCGAATGGTGTTTGTTAGCAAGTCAAAGAGGTGGAACTGGAGATAGAAGCGGACAATGGAATATTGTTGGTGGCTTCTTAGATTATGGTGAAGACCTTGAAATGGCAGTTGTTAGAGAGTGCTACGAAGAAACAGGTGTTAGAATACCTAAAGAAACAATCAAATACCTTGGTCATCATGCTCCAGTTGGTGATGGACCAGTTGACATATTCTTTAAAGCTGTTTTAAATGGTAATACTGACATGTATGATGCCCCAACGTTAGAGCATTGTGAGGGGTATGGCACACCAAAGCAAGAATCAACAAATGTTGGTTGGATTCCAATTAGTCAATTAGGCAATTATGATTTCGTATCTAGACAAAGGAAATATATACAGCAAATGGTTGGTGAATTATCGGCTAGTAATTCAGGAAATCAACTTTACGCTAATTTTGTAAATTCTTTGGGGGAATTGTTGAAAAATGGAATGATAAATAACATTATTTATAATAAGGTTATTAAAACAGTTAAGATGGGTTAAAAAATTTGGATATTTAGAGTTTTTTTCGTACATTTACAGTAAATTAATAACTAAATAAATTTTTAAATATGAAGAAGATACATATTAACGAGAATCAAGAAGCTATTGTAAATGAAGATGCTAAAATAGTAAATCTTTATGATACTAACTTAGGTGATTTTTATGATGAAGAAGAGGAGGAGTATATAACAAAAGTATCAGAAAAGTTAGATGAATTAATAAGAGGACTTTTTGATTTGAAGGAATATATTGATAATACACCAGAATATGTTTCATCAGAAAGAGGTGAACGAGAAATACAGAGAATAAAAGATACAATAGAGACTTTAACAAATGGATAATAGACAAAATATTAATGAATCATTCACTGATACCTTATTCCATTTTACTACATTTAGTGGAGCTTTTTATATAGTTAAATATGACAGATTCTTTTTAACTAACATTATAGATGCTGCTAGAGAAAAGCAATTTAACAAAGACAGATTATATTATATGTCTTTTGCTAGGCATTTTAATTCTACTATGGGTTATGTTGGTACTAGAAACGATGGTACTAAATTTGGCTCTACATACCTTAATGTTAGAATAGAAGTTGATGGTAGAATATTGTCATATAACCATAAAGCTGTTAATGTTAATAATGTTGGTAAAGCGGCAGATGTGATAACAAATAGGCAGCAAGAAGAAAGGTTAATAAGTGATGAACCAGAAGTTGGAGATGCGCATAAATTCATAAGAGGTATATACATCTACAACCCAAAGGTTGGTAATGCCAATAAACTCACAAAAACAATAGTGAATTTACATAGACAAATACTTTACATGATGTTAAAACCTGGTTATGAAAGAAAAGTGTATGTTTTCACTGATGAAGAATCTTTCAACAACATTCCAAAAGCTATTAGTAATGGTTCATATGTTGACCCTAATGTAATAAAGGAAATAGCACAATCTCCAGTTGAAGAAGTGGATGGAAGCCAAATTGAACTTGATAGTAATCAAATAATAACTTCTGCAAGAATATATGCTCTTCTTCAACTTTTAGAAAGAAGTTCTGTAGATGATTTATTTGTTAGCAATGATGAAAGATGGAACAAAGTATTACCACGCATCAAAGAAGAAGGTTTAAAAATAATAAATAGTTCATATTCAGACCCTATGAGAGCAAATACTTATCTTTTTGGCTCTCTTCTAGGCAATAATTTGAAAAACAATTTTGGTGGGGATTATAAACAGTTTTATCGTTTTATAATTGCGCCTATCTACAAATATATGAATTCTAGGGGAATTGAAGAGTTTAATATATTACAAAAATGGAAACATAAATTATTTGCTGATGCAATTGGCGTAAGGTATAAGCCAGAGGTTAATATGAATGAAATACCTTATGGATTAGATAACACCAATCATATAGCTAGGAAAATGGCTGTTGGCGAGAATTCTACTTATAAGATACTATTAAAATCAATTATCCAAGAAGCGATTGATAATGTTCTAGGCGATAAAAAAAAAATTAAACTATCAATCTTCGATTTCGATGGAACTTTAGTTGATACCACAGCAATTGACAATTATAGAGAAAAAGCTAAAAGTATTAAGGATAAGAATGTTAGACTAGAGTTTTATAGACAATTTTTTAGTCAAACACGTCCATATTCTGGAATTGTTAATGTCCTAAATCAACTAAATAACATGGGTGTTTTTATTGCTGTAGTTTCATTAAGTCCTATGAACATGGTAAAAGAATTGTGCCAATATCATAATTTGCCAATTCAAGCAGCTATATCAGTTCCAGGACGTAGCACACCTCTAAATGTGATTAAAGGAAACCAAACTGGTTATCCGAAATCAGCAATTTATAAGCAGCTCATGACTAAATTAGGTATTGAACCAGATTGTGTATTAGCAATTGGTGATGAAGTCACAGATGCTCAAGAAGCTCGAAAGGCAAATATTAACTTCTTGGGATGTAATTGGGGTGGTAGAAATGAAGTCAATGACATTTCAAATCCAAATGAAATTTTAAATTATGTGTAAAAATAAAAAAGGAGTCAGCTTGACTCCTTTTTTTTGTAAATTCTATTGTCATCATATTCATATATTTGTTCAGAATTTAGTTTTTTGTCGAATTTGGCAATTTCTTTCAAGTTAGTCGAAACTATAATTAATTGTTTCTTTATGTATTTTCTTGCTTGGTCTGTTGCAGTAATCATTCCTTTGTGATACCCATCCATAAACACCACTGCATAATCGCAATCAGTTAAAATCCTCTTTCTTTCTTCTTTTATGGTTTTGCCTTTTCTTGGATTTAACCAATCAATCATTTGCATTTCATTCTCTCTTATGTATTTTGCACAAGTATTATCCCCACTACTTCCTACAGTACAATAAAAACATAAATCATCTTTAGGAATATTCGAGAATATTTTGTCATAAATTCTCTTTAATAATTCATAATTCGAAAAACTATCATATGCTGTTACAAAAACATTTTTCATATTTAAAAACAATTTTTGCAAAGATATGAAAAATTCTGGAGAAAACCAAATTTTTATCTAGGTATTTTTGATTTTATGTACTTTTTAAACTCTTTAACTTCTTCTTCAGTAGCTTCCCTTAGAGTTTCATACTTAGGTGTCATACCAATACGCAAGCCCATTTCATAAGCATACTTGAAAGCTTGTCTTGTAGTCTTTGCGTAAACAGTTTTGAGGATGGTTTTACCGTCCTTATCCTCAAACTCACATTTCCAATAAAAACTTCTTTTATTCATATTCTATATATTTTTGTGTAAAGATACGAAATTTATTTGTTTTGGCTAAATTTATTAAGGTAATTTAACTATTTATTGTTTACATTCCTCTAGTAATCGAATTTTTGCAAATGTATGAAAAAAAAAAATGAACTGACATTTAGTCAGTTCATTTTTAACTTATTTTAACATTATTTTTAATTTTCTTAAATCTCCAATCGGTTTCAACATATCTTGAAAACCATCTATTTTTTTTCCGATGTATTCCTTACAATAAGACACACGTGTAAGTCTATTCCTATATCTTTGATTGTCAGCAGACTTTTTATCTCTGCCCTTGCCATCGAATACTGTACCCCTTACATTGGGATTTCTTGATAAAGCCTCACCAAACTTACTATGTGCTGTCTTGATGTATAGTCTGTAATCATGCTCATCATCTGATAGTGATTTGACAATACCACCAACAAAGTTAAAGATAGTTGTGCTAAGTCCTAACCCTTGATAATCAGGTAGTATCACTATTCTAGATACTGAACAACCATAAGGTATGCCTTTTCTTGGGGTATTTAGAATTCCAACAAAACCGATTGGCACGCCATTCCATTCAAATAATAGGCACTTGCAAGATTTGTTAAGTTCTGCTGTTAGGTAGTGTTCCTTTGCGAAACCCATGCTTCGCCAGACACTTGGTTCTACTCGTCTTACTGTGAGTTGTATAGGTGGTCTTTCACCTTTTGCATGATTAATCTTTACTATTTTCACGCTTTTTCCGTTTTGCTTTTATCTTATTTTCCACTTCTTCCATTATCTTTTCTTGTCTTTCTTTCATACCATCATAACATTCTCTACACATTGGATATATCCAGTGATGTTCCACGATTTGCTTATTGATGTGTCTTCCACATATTTCGCAAACATGATAAGATTCAGCTTCGGCATCCTCAATCATCTTTCTCAATTCATCAGTCTTTTTGCTGACATAGAAAGACAATGTACCAAACTTTTCCTTAATCTGGTATATCTCAATCTTATCATCATCTTCTTTGCCCTTATTATAATCTTCGATATAATCTATGATGGGTTGGTATATTCCTTTCCAGCCTTCACCACATTCTATGCCGAATAATTCATAAGGTTCTTTTGGTTCATTATCGTTTTTCATATATTCAATCTGTCTCTTGGTACTAGTGTTGTTTCGGCTATTGCTCGATTAAGCATTTCTATCATTTGTAGGTATCTTTCATTACCATTGTACTCGTATAGTCTTTCAAAATAATCGATTATAAATGGTCTAGGTTGTTGTTCATTTTCCCTACTTTTCTTAACCATTTCCTCAATATCTTGCATATTTGGTATCGTTTCTAATCTCATGGTACATCTACAGCTTCAGTTAATACATCTATATCTCTTGGTGATTGGTACACATTATAATCCTTTATATCCTCGTATACCATTTTCTCCATTTCAACTTCTCCGTTTTCATCCTTATGTTCCAAGTTGAACATATAATCTGGTTGTAGCCACTCCACAATGTCAAAATGACAGCTTGCAATAATAATCTTGAGATTCTTCTGCCTTGCATATCTCTGCAATGCAAAACTCATACTCTTTGCTGCACTACGGTTTACAACTGATGTGTATTCATCTAAAACCACAACGCCTCCATTTGCGTCATATATTGCCTTTGCAATGTCCAACCTTGCCCTCTCTCCATTAGACAGCTCTTGAGGCTTTCTAAGCCACGTAGGGACTGATGAAAGACCAATACTAGCTAGTAGGCCACAAGTCTCTTCCTCAGTTAACCTTGGGAACTGACTAATTACGCACTTCGTATAGTCATACTCTATAGGTTTAACATCACCATATACTTCTCTCAAAATTGTTGATTTACCACTACCACTCTTACCACAGATTAAAAGGATATTCCAATTATCCTTATTCATGGTTTCCATGTCTTCTTTTGATGGTATTGGAACTTCAGTTACAGTTTTCTCTTTGTTTTGAATATCATAATTATCATAGAGAAAATTTGTAAAATTGTCATTTTCGATTTTGCTCTCTAATGTAATCTTTCCCATTATCTTTGTTTGTTAGTTTTTGCAAAGATATGTAAAAAAAGTTAAATTTCCAAATTTTATAGCATAAAAAAAGAGATACGAGCTTTCTCATACCTCTTCAAAGTTACCATCATCGTGTAGTAGTATAGGTTTTCTACAATCAATGCAAGCAAATTCCCTTGTAATTATTGGGTGTTCATCTTGCTGACTATGGCCAAATACTTGGAAATCCCAAGGTAGTTCCTCATTGATGGTTGGTCTACATTCGGTAACGTCATTCCATACAATGCTGCCATACCTATCATATCCACCTCTTGCCCAAGATGCTTCACACAGTGCTCTAATACCATCTGGAATTTCTAACAAATGGTTCAATCCATTCACACTGAGTTCACCAATAAGTTTCTCGTGAGCATCATACCAACCTTTCTGAAGTCCAGCGTGCGTAAAGAGATATCTCTTGTCACCAACCAACTCTTCGTGTGCCAATTGGAAGAATGAACGATGTGAACGAAACATTTCCTCAATATGGTAGGCATTGCTTGAGTCATATCTTGACCTCACGGTATAGTTCCTTTTGTCGATATATGCAAGGTCGTGATTGCCAACAAAGAGAACAACCTTATCCTTATTTTCAGCCTTGAAATCAATAATCTCTTGGAAATTAACTATAGCATCCTTCCTTGTGATACCCTCCCAAGGATAGGGGTCAAGCATATCTCCAATGAATATGATTCTATCAACCTTATCTTTATATTCTTCCACAGCTTTTTTCCAAAAACTCCTGCCGTGAATGTCTCCAATTAAAAGTAACATCTATTATCCTCCTTTTCAATCATCAACTATTATACAGTTATCAATATGTTTATCCTTGAAATAAGAGAATAGAAGGTTTGTTATGTCAAAGGCTTCATATGTATTTATCCTCAATGGATACCTGATAAAGTAATCCCTAACAACCCATTCAACAAGTTTGGTGTTTCTGTTGCGATTTCTTAACTCAGTCTCAAAATAGCTAATCATGCATTGTTTGTGACAAAGTACCTTTGCTTCACGATACTGTCCTTTCACATACATGTGTGAACCATCATACTTTGCTATCCTATACATATAGGCAACTAGCTTATCGTAGTAACCCATAATCTTCATAAACTTGATGTACTCTAGTACAATTTCCCTTCTAGTCTTCTTCCTAGGTTTATCTGTCCACCTCATGTTTTCATATCTTGGGGGCTTTTAAATTGTTTAACGTATTAACTTAATATATCTCGAATAACCTTTATCTTTCAAGCAAGATAAGAACAAATCAGCTAGTATATCAGAGTTTTCAAACGGTTTTGAATAATAATCTTCAAATAAATATACTCTCTTGATAAAGCCATCATTCAATGTATAAAAGTACGTTCCCATATCTTTTGCATACTTATAGAAAGAACCACTCATAAAATATTTTGAAATACTAGTTGTGGAATTCCTATTTGGCTCTGAAAAGTAGCAAGAAGTATTATCTTTAAAGAACAATTTGCAAATATTTGGGAATATTCCCATTATTTTCGCAAATTTAATGAATTCACGTGTAACTGTATCAATATAAATTGCTTTAGCCCTCTTTGACATTATATTTACTCTTAAGAAGTTGAAGTTGTATCTTTGCATTCAGCTCTTCCCATGATATTGGTTCGTAGTTGTTGTTATCCACACCAACATCGTACTGCATTGGATATGTATGTACTAATCGTGGTAGGTCTTGGCCTTTTTTGTCTGGACCACTGTGTACGTGTCCATAGCACTGATACACTAGTTTCTTCGGTTCACGATATACACCAGCATAACAAAGGAATGGGAAGTGATTAAGCCAAAGCTTTCTACCCTCAACCTCTATCAGCATTTGCCAAGTAACATGCTTAAACAGCTCTTGCTCTGCTGTTGTAGACATGTTCTTTTGGTCGTGATTACCTTTAATCAGTATAATATCTCCGTTCAGTTGCTCTCTAATTTTCTTCCAAAACTCATACCCACCCCATGCAAAATCACCGAGGTGGAATACAAGTCCATCGGCTGGTACTTTCTTGTTCCAAGCTTCGATTAACTTGTAATCCATTTCCTCAATGTCCTTAAATGGACGGTCACAGAACTTAATTATATTTGAATGTCCGAAATGAGTACCTAGGTGTCGGAGGTGAAAAACACCTCCGACCCATCATTATATTTAAAGTCTACCTTTGTTGACATATTTTATTAATTTAATTATCAATTAATTATTCACATTTTAGCAAATATATAAAAATTATTCTTCATTTCCAAATTTATAGGGTTAAAAAAAACTAAAGCGATTTTTTATGAGTTTCGTACCATATTTTCTTATATTCTTTTATTTTTTCTCTATTCGCATTTTGGTACTTTTTCATATATTCTTTTCTTTCCTCTTTACGCTTTAGATAACGCTCTTTTTCGTATTGTTTTATTTTTTCTTTGTTATTTCTGCGATATGTTTTACTTTTTTCTAACAGTTCCTTTTTATTATCTTGATAATATTCATGACATCTTGTTTTGTTTGATTCCTTTAATTCTTCCTTATGGATTTTGTAGTATTTTTTTTGATATGATTTTTCTTCTTCTTTGTGGCTATCATACCATTTTTTCCTATACTCCTTTATTGCCTCTTTGTGGCTTTCTTTATATTTTCTACTATTTTTATTGCATTTTTCTTTATTCCTATTGTAATAGTCTCTAGCCCAAAGTAACATTTCTTTTTTATGTTCTTTGAACCATTTTTTCTTTAGTCCTTCACGTTCTTCCTCAGTTAATTTTGAAAGTTTTCCTACTTGACCACCTTTCAGTTTATTTAAAACATCATAAGGGCTATTTTCTTTGTATTCATTTATCCAATACTTTTCTCGTTCAATACCTTCCTCTACAGTTAAATCATTCTCAATTATAATCATCTTAGGATGTTCAACGTGATGTTCACTACTGAATTGATAAGTTCTTTCGGTTGGAATATGTCTATGTTGGTAGTGTCTGCTTTTTGGGTTAACAGTTCTACCAACATAGACAGTATTAAATTCTTCCCACAAATAAATGTAAATATTGTCTCTTTTTTCACTCATAATAATACCGTTTTATTATAAATATCATAATAAATGAAAAAGTCGCATTTTTCACAAAAGTATTTTTAAGTCCTCTATATTCAGTGGATTATCTATAACCTCCATTGAGCCATCCTTGTATGTGACGAATACTGTTTTATCTTCATTCATTGTAATTTTTTCCACTTTATCCTTCTCAATGTCCTTGTGCATGTATGTAAAGAAACATTTTGAAAGGAACATTACATCATAAACTGACAATGGCGTTATGGTATTCTCAGAACCATCTTCCAATATTCTATCAAACTCCTTGTCTCTAATGGCGCAAGACTGGACGTAATTATCCATGAAAGTTTCCCACTTAAACTGCAAAATAGGTAACGTAGAGTCATTTACAATAATTTTATTCCAACAATCGTTCCATGTGATAGATGTCTCAGATTCATGATTTGAGATATTATCGAGGGTTGTGCGTGTGATAAACCAACAATCCCCACCAAGTTCCTCAATCAATGCCTTTTCATTTGGGAATCTTACATCATCAATAACATAATTTTTTTCTTTATCAATCATTTGGCGTATCTTGTTTACGTGCCAATCCGTATCGTATTTCCTTATTAGGTCTGTTCCAATGAATTGTAACATATGTCTAACATCCTTTATTACGACACAATTACAAGTTTTTGTTACAATATCGATTGGAATTCCAGTCTCATCAGCAAGTATCTCGCACATATCCTTACCGATTGTAACACCAATATCATATTTTTCTGCTTTTGCCTTATTCAGTTCATCTAGAGAAATATCCAATAAATCAGCACATAATTGCTTTAACGGCAAAGCAAAATAGATTCGTTCATAACCAAATCTCTCACATATTTTTGCTAGTTCAGTCTTCCCTGACCTAGCTCTGCCAGCAATACCGATTATCATATTTACTTATCTTCTAATGTCTTATTAATAATGTCAGTTAAATCCTTCAATGGCACATTTCCCATAAGTTTATAAATGACATCACCATTTTCATCAGCAAGAATGGTGGTTGGCACTGACCTAATATTGTATTTCTCCACCAATATCTCCCCATCTTCATCATTCTCAATGTCGATGGTCTTAAACTCAATACCCTTGTATTCCTCCATTTCAGATGCCTTTTTAAAAGTGTCAGCATACACACGGCAAGGCCCACACCAAGTGGCTGAAAATTTTATAACCGTTTTTGTCTTGTTCTCATTCATTTCTTTTTATTTTTTAATAAACTTGAGAAAGCATTGACCTTTCTCTTATTATTAGTAGTTGTTTTAAAATCTATTGTTGAACTAGTAAATATTTTCTTATCTATTTTTTTGGCATTCGCAACAATTGTTTTTGCTGTTTCCTCATTGATGATAACCTTCGTAGTCTTACCCAACACTCTGTTTACTTGATATTCGATTCTCCTTAAGGTTGCAATACTATTAACATTGGATGTATCGAATTTTTCAAAATCTTTCTCATCGATGAAACCCAATATGTTCTTTGCCCTCGTATAAGCCACGTACATAAGGTTGTATTCTTGGCGAATCTCCCAATCCTTCTTAGCAGATTTGCTTGGCATCAATGATTCGCAAGCGATAAACACATTGTTGGCTTCCAATCCCTTTGCCTTGTGGATGGTTGACAGAGAAATACCATCTTTCTTGTCTCTCTTTGGGAAAATCTCATCAATCTTCTCGATTATTTCCTCAGATGTGTTAATTCCTTCAGCAAGTATCTCAAGAGCGTTTATCATATCGATTTTATTCTGCAACTGAGGGGAATTTATCGCTGTCTCAGCATCAATACCGAACTTTTCCATCAACTTATTCCTAGAGACAAACAAATCATCATAAAGTCTTACAAATACGCCATCTTCTTTACAATCTGCATTCAGCTTTTCTTGTTTTGTGCTCTTAACAATCGCTTTGAGGTTGTTACCAATGTCTTTTCCCCTTATATATGCCTTTTTACCGAGTTTCAAGAACTCATTGTATATCTGTACCAGTGGCGCGTTATTCCTACACAGAATCATATCACCATCTTTAACCATATCCAATGAAACATTCTTTACAATTTGACCATCTACTGCATTATCAGCAGCCTCAATTGTAGGCACTAATTTCTTGGCAAAATCAACAATATTCTTACCGCATCTGTACGAGATACTTAATGGAAGACACTTTGTGTTTGGAATTGATTTGAGGGCATTAAACGATTCTGGGTCACCCCCACTGAATGCATAGAGCATTTGCTGGGAATCTCCAACCGATATCATTCTTGTGCCCATTTTGAAGCATTTAAGCACCAACTCCCTTTCTGCCTTATTCATATCTTGACACTCGTCAACCATTATAAAGTCATATAAGAGTCCTAGAGGCTTTAAAAAGAGTACGTTAGGCAACCATACCATGTCGGTGTAATCAATCGTTTCTAGGGCATTTTTACCCCATTCCATGACTTGCAAGGCAACCTCCTTTTCATCTGCGATTGTGTCGATTCCATATCTATCCTCTATAAAGTCCAAATCCTTTACTGTTTGACAAAGATAGTATCTTCCAAAGTCAACATACTTCTTGATATTGTCGAGGTATCTGAAATATTCCCTACCCCTTAACGTAAACAAGTTGATTGATGTGTATTCTCTGATATTGTTCTTGATGTGAGAATCATATTTGAATGGTTCTGGAATTGCACTCACTTGTGGTATGTTTTTCTTTATGAACAGCAACCCAAGTCCATGAAGGGTTCTAACATCAACGTTTTCCTTGTCCTTTGTTTTCTTCTTTAGTTCATTTACAATATCTGTGTTGAAAGCAGTTAGTAACACCTTACTATTCTCAGGAATGAAATCCAAGCACTTAACGAGTGTTGTAGATTTACCACTTCCAGCTGCTGCTTCAACTACTAGATGTCCTTGGTCGTGCTCAATCCAATCATAAATCGCCAATTGATATTTTGACCAAGGGTATTCTACTTTTTCAACTTCTTTCTTTTTTCTAGTCATTTAACATCTTTTTGCAAAGATATATAAAAAATGTTAGAAAAACAAAAAAGTGGGGAAGATTTTTTGTTCTACCCCACTTTTTATTTGGATTATTTACCTTTTAGCTCTCTTCTTCAAGACCACCGAGGAAGTTCTTCACGTATGAACGGAACTGAGGATTCTTCTTGTAGGTAGTCTTCATCTTGTTGATGAAGTTGGCAACCTTTGGGTCATTCTCAAGTTCCTCAATCTGAGCTTCCATCTGCTTCTGCTCGTTCTCTCTGCGTTTCACTGCTTGCATGCGCTTGTCCTTTTCCTCAAGGAATCTAACAAGTGATGCCTTTTGAGCATTCACAGTGTCAATCTCGCTGTCCCACAAGTGCTTATTGATAATCTTAACAAGTTCTTCACGTCCCATCAATGCGAAAGGAGAAGTATGAGTCTCCTCTTGACGTGGGCGTTCAGCGTGCGGTACAGGACGCTGTGGACGTGGCTGTGGCTCTCTATTAAGACCTAAATCACGCTCAACTTTTTCACGCAAGAAAGGAGGTAAGTTTTCTGGGTTAAAACCACGTGGAGACTTTGGCATACCATAAGGGTTGCGAGGAGGTCTTGGCATTCCCATTGGGGGACGAGTAAACGGACTTGGCTGTGGCTCACGTCTTTCCTCGTCTTCAAACTCAGGTTCTAGCTCACGCATTACATGAGGATTAACGTTGTTGTAGTCCACAAGCGGAGTCTCTTCAATTGGCTTAATTTCAATAGCGAAGCCTAACACCATGAATACCTTAATCAAGGTCTCGATGCTGATGTTCTCACCGTTTCCGTCCAAGATGTCGTAAATCTCGTCAACATCTACACCAATAACGTCAGCAAGCTCCTCTGGAGAAGAATCGTTTTCGTTTAACAGATTCTCTACCTTTTCCATAATGTCAGCACTATATTGTTCAATCCAATTTTTAGCTGCGATTTCAAAATTTTTATCCATTTTTACTTGTTTAAATTATTATACGATGCAAAGATATTAAAAAAAAGTGAAATAACCAAATTTTTTAGCATTTTTTAAACTATTATTCATCATATTTATGTGCTTGTTTTTTTAATGTGTCAAGAATCTTCTCAAAAATTGGTATGAGTATATCATATGCAATTGATTGATGATGATAAGGAGACAAATTAAATGTGGTACACGTACTTTTAAATGCACTTAAGAAATACACGTAGTTACAAGCGAGTTCCTTCATAGGTTCTATACTAGCACCTATACCATTATATAAGCAATGGTCAAAATCATCAACATATACATTGTCATATAAGATGCAGTGACTACCAAATATCAGATACATATTCTTCCTAGCATCCTTTCCGATGTCTGAAAAATCAACACCATTTAAATCCCCAACACCAAACTGTAACGGATTTACTGTACTATAATCATTGAGATTATCATCACTCTTTATAAAGTTCAAGGTAAAATCAAATGCTTCCTCTGGTTTAACTGGTCTATACCAAGCCCAATCATCTGAATATGTATTTTTGCCTACCTCTACCATCTTATCATATATGGATTTATGTTCCATAATACAAACAAGTGATGCGTTATTGAATTCATACAAATTATCTTGGTACATTCTCTCCAAAAGCACTTGAACTTCATTGTTTGTGTCGTGCATTGTCATTTTCTTTGGCTCAAAGCCAAAAACCGTTTTCAGCATATTGATTCCCTTCTCATAATCTTCTACGGTTTCGTGGTGATACTTGTTTTCGTCCTTATCACCTTTTTTTATATCTTCTATGGCTTTTGTCATAGATTCAATCGAAAGCCCACTTTGGTCTGCCATAATATCACAGAACTCATCAATTCCCATACCGACTTTCTCTCTAAAATACTGATGGTTGGCATCATCAACAACGTTCTCAATACCACCATAGTCGTTATATTTTCCAAAGAATGGCATAGCAACTGGTACTAGTCCACTAGATGTTATACCGATTGGCGTGTCATCCTTTCTATATTTGCTAGTATATGTGTCAGCACATACGAACAATACAATCTCATCACCACAAGTGATTGGCAAGTGGCTGAAAAAACTTGTTTTGTTAAAACATCCCATATGCTTTTTTTCTAATTTCAATTAATAATTCATTAACAAACTCAACATCAATAGTTTCTTTGATTGTTGACTCTGCGATTGCCTTATCAAGAGCCTCCTTATCAGCATCCACCCTTGCCATAAGCTCATCATACTCGAACTTGTGATTACGAATATTCATCAAGAACTCTCTATCCTCAGTACGATTTAGGATGATTCCACGACCCTCTGCGATTTCCTTACCCATGTGCATGAGACGAACACAATGCATCATGTTCTTTGAGTCATAGTTCTTGTCAAGGTTTGACTCATAACGCTTTGGGTTTCTGAATTTCTCCCAATCCTTGTACTCCTTGTACTTCTTGCAATGGTCTTTGAAACCACTCTCGTTGTAAACCATCCAACAGAGGGGAGTCTCACCTTTTGAAACAGATGAACCACGCATATCAGTTGAGGTCTCAAGACACATACCACGATAATGGATAATCTCATTGTGATTCTCGTACCAAGTTCTAAGCTGCTGCTTATTCTTGATACCGTAGAACTCCTTAATGAAAGCTCCAAGTTTGCGCTCCATTTCAGTAGTCCTACCATAACCAAACCAACCGAAGAGTATCAATCCAACTGGATTTGCTCCAAATGCAGCAAGCTCAAGCTTATCGTAGTTCATTCCATAATGGCTGAAATGAGCACCCCAATCGTAGTACACACCATAGGTATCGTGCATATTTGGGATATGTACGAGTCCACAGAAATCCTTATTAAGCCCACGATTTGCAAGCCAATTACCAATCTTGGTACTACCTTGTTTATAGAATGTATAAGCAAAGTCAAACGGAGTAAGCCTCTCTGTAACTGGATTAACTATCTTTTTGTTCAAGCCACGTGCCTTATGAATCTGCTCAATAGCATAAGATACGAATGGCTTAAAGCACTCCTTTGTGATGAATTGGTCTCTATTCTCGAATAGTGGCATGATAATGTCTGAAGGAGGTGTAATAACCTTATCCTCTGGGACAAACAAAGCCTCCAATACTGTTGGATTTGACTTCAACAGCATGTTGCAGAACTTACCAACCTCATACCATGTGGTATCGTTTCTCTCATCAGAAACTTGGTCTGCATAATCCAATCCAAGACCCATTACTGCCTCCTTCGGAGCAATGAACACTGCACTAGTGTCAACGTCTGAGTCCTCGTTATTCAGTCCATAGAGGTGTGAACCACGAATATACTCATAGAGCAGTCTTTTATCGTCTGTAATTGTCTGAAAAGTATCTTTCATTTCACTAAATGTATTTTATGATGCAAATATATGAAAAAAAATTGGATTAGCCAAAAACCAATCCAATTTTTAACTTTATTTAAGGAATACGATGCCTATATTCCTCTTCAGCTATTTCAGCTTCTTCCTCACATTTTTCCATGAATGGACAATATGAATGCGTCCATGTGCAGTCGCAAAATGACAGCATATCTCCAAAGCAACTAGGTTTACTGACCAACTTCATTATTTACATTTTCGTTAGTGCCATTATCATACCAACATTTTACATACCAAGAACAGCCACCACATTTACACTTCATGATGGTTGATTTCTTAAAGCAATTAGGATAAGTTATGATTCTCATTGTGGTATTTTTTGAATAGCATCGTTAGTTAAAGGTATCTTGCAGTCAAGATACCCTTTCATTCTGTTGTATAGTCTTATACTCAGTTGACCGTCCTTAACTGATACGTTTTTCTCAGTCCAATGTCTATCAACCTCATACCTTGCAACAACGGTATCACCATCCATGACATTGACAATTCCATTTACTTCCTTATACTTCATTCTTTGTCATCAAAAATAATTCTAGATTCAACGTATGTACGCCCTTCTCCAGTTAGTATTGGCATTTCCTCATCAATAGTCCATTTACCATTTTCATCTTTAACAACCGCAGTTCCACGTTTTTCAACTGTTGTTAGATTATTCCAATTAATGCCATATTTTTCAAATAGCATATCTTGAACTTGTCTTGTATTCTTATGTTGAAGTTCTTTATTGGAAAACATTGATTGACCTAAACCGTTTATGCTATTTCTTTCAGCATCTTTTTCACGCCAAAGGATGCAGTTGCAAACTTCTGAAATTGGAATATTGAAACATCTTGAATCAAATAATGCACCTTGTTCAATAGCCCTATTATATGATTTTAATAATTTGTTCACAGAATCCATTAATTCTTCACCATATGTTTTTACGTCAGTTAATACGCCATGATGCTTATTGGCGAATTCATGAATTTTTCTACGAAATATTCTATTAAAATATAATGTAGCCATTGCAGCAGATACTGAGCACATTTTTTCAACTTGATAATCATACCAAGCATCTGTGTTAATCGTGTTATAATCAACTAGCACAAGTGTTATTTCATCAGATTGTGTATATCCAAAAACACAACCTTGAATACTTTCACATAATGCAAGTGTTGTTTCTTGCATTGTTTCTATTAGTCGTTTGTCAAATGGCTTCACAAAACCTCTTGTGAATGTATGAAAATGACATCCATCTAATCTGATAATAATTGGCATCCTTCTTACGAGATAAGTCTTAGCCCTATTCTCGTAATACTCTTTCATTCTATCTCCTAAACTATCTCTTTTAGCCATAACTTTAAAAAATTAAAAAGGTGAGTACTATCTCAATACCCACCTTTTTTTAGTAATTAATAATCCCAATCAAAATCTTCATCGTTCCACCAATCGGTCTCACCGATGAGGTCAACTCCCATAGGTGGTGCTTCGTTCAGTCTTTTACGGATGGCTTCACATCTATGAATAGGAGCATCTGATTTCTTTTCTAGACCACGAGCAATACAATCCTCTGCTGCTGAAACGTATTCATCAAACAATTGATGGTCGTACTCGAAATCCTCACGGTCATCATAGTCTGACCTTCTTGGTTCATCAATGCAAGGGCCTTGATAACCAAAACGAAGATTTTCATCTGCTGGTTTGCCACTGATACCCCACTGTGGGATAGGTGCTGGTGGCATAAAGCTGTGATTCTTGAACCTTGGAGGTGTCAAGTCACGCTCGAATGACTGAGGCTTCTCTCTGAAGCGACACTCAGTTTTGTGTTCACACTTCTTAATCTTGGGCTTATCGAAAGCCTCTTCAATAAGAGAGGTGATTTCCTCCATCAAGCCTTTCATTGATGGAAAACCGATAACAAAAATTTTTGCTTCCATAACTCTAATTTGTTTTGTTTATTGTTCTGTCAAATTGAAAAGTTTGACATTGCAAAGATATAGTCTTTTTTTGTAATTTCCAAATTTTATCGTAACTTTTTTTTTATTTTGTTAACATTTCACCTTCTGCCTCCGAAATGTCCACCTCTAGTAGAACTTCTTGGTGGGTTATGTGGTCTATTACTCATTCCACCGCCATGATGATTTGGCCTTGAAGGAGGTCTATGCATGTTACCACCATGATTATTGTGATGTGGTCTTGGTGGTGCTGCATGAGGCCTGTGATGTGGCGCATTATGATGTGGCCTTGGATGTATTCGGTCTCTTGGAATAGGCTTGTACCAATCATAGAAATGAGGTGATGGTAACACTCTTCTATACCTATGGAAATAGTAGTTGTTATTAACACAATAAGGATAATAGTACCATCCTCTGTAGAAATAGTACTCTATCATACCATTATAGATATATGGAGTACCATACGAAATAACCACTGTTGCATCAACTTCACCATCATACATATCATCTTGTGCGCTGACTGTGGCTACGCAAGAGCTAAGACTTATTGACATTGCTAAAGTTACCAAAAAACTAAAAATCTTTTTCATAAGCTATCAAATTTTACTATAACTAGTGCAAAGATATTGGTTTATTTTCTAATTTCCAAGCAGCAATAACACATTTAGGGAATTTCCGTGCAATATTTAGGGATTTCTCCCCTTGAGTATAGTTTTCCCTAATTTCTTATTATATAGGTAAAGACCTTTTTCTCTTAGTAAACTAGCCAACATGAGATATTCGGTAACAGTTATTGCTTTTGCCCTCATATCATCATTTATTGGTGTTGATTCTGTGCTCTTCTCATCATATGTTTGCCCATCTATAGTATTAACAACCAATTGATAGTGTATTTTTCTAGTTGCATCAAAATTCCTTCTATCTAGGTTATCGATGAGAACCCAATGACTTGTTTTTCTAAAATAGGTCTTCGGTGGGTCAAAATCGTTTGCTGAGAATAATTCCATTTGTTTTGCTTCCATAAGGCAAAGATATACAAAATATATGTAAAAGCAAAATAACAAATGTTAAAAAAATAAAAAAATGGAGGCTCAATCGCCTCCATTGTAATATTTCATAACTTTCTTCAAGTAACCGTTTGTTCCTTTTATTGTGTATCCTAGGCCTCCGTTCCAGATTCGGATTGCCTTTTCAACGTCATTGGTCTTGTTGTAATAGCTTTGTACCATCACGAACATTTCCTTTGACTTCTTAACGTTATATCTGTCCGCTAGGGTATAACGTTTCTTAGATTTTTTGGCTTTGAGCCAAATGTTGCACTGTTTCACTAATCCTGGCGTTATCTGAAGTAACCCTGCACAATTACCATTTTTATTAAACGCTTTAGGATTTCCCTTACTTTCCACCATAGCGATTGCATCAATGAGTTTGCTCCAATCGTATGATTCAGTTTTACTTTGTGCGTTTACAGTCAATGAAACCATCAACATAGCGCACACTAAAATAGTTTTCTTAATTTTTCTCATCACTTAAAATTTATTGCGAGGCTCGAATCAATTCCAATTGACCGATGTTAACGATGATATGTGAGAGCGAGTTACACCGTTTTTCTCCTCTTAGTTAAAATTGTACTTTGACAGACTTCCATATTTACTAATTCCACCATTATACCAATCGTCTAGCAATTGGCTTATGAAGCCTTTTCTTTCTGTATCGTTTGTTATTCTATTATAAAATTCCTTATCTAGTGCATCAAGCACGTCTTGTTTCCAACATGTCATCTTGGTTGGTTGACCTTTGTCCAATTTCATGAACACACCAACAATCTTACCCTTACCATCGTCATAAGGTATTGCCTTATAGTTTGCGGTAAGGAACTGAGAACCATGATTCACATGGTCTTCATAACATGCTTCCTTTATTAAGTTCTTCTTGAGTGTGTCTAAACCACTTTCAGATAATATGAATGTTTTCATAATAATTCTTTTATTATTATAAATATTCATTAATCATCTTTTTGCTCAATGGTATGAGATAAAACACTGCTTCTGGTATCTCGAAAACGTCTACGAATCCAAGTCTTTTCCAATAACTATGCGTTTTTAAATTCCTTTCAACGCCTATCCAAATAAAGTCATAGTTGTCTCTTAAGAACTTAATGTTGAAGAACAACATTCTCTTATCGAGATTAGTTCCACGAAGCCTTTCATCAATAATGAAAGAATGCCCATTGACTTGGGTATATCTATCCAAATATTCTGAAAGTTCTTTCTCAATAAATGAGATTGGAGAACCAAACTTTATTGGGCACTCACAGAACATGAGTAAGCCATAAATCTCACCGCTTTCCTTGTCAACTAACTTAACTGAGTCTTCCAAAAGTGCCTTGGACTGACAAAGTTGTTGATATGCCTCTGCATCACTTGACAAATCAAATGCTTTAGCCAAAGTCTTGCAAATCTGGACTAAATCATCTATAGAGGTCTTCCTTATTTCAACCCTTTCCAACAAGTCTTTTTTGGTTAAATTGTTATCAACCAACTTGTTGCATAAATCTATTTGCATAAACGCATACGATTTACAAGTGCAAAGATACTAAAAATATTTGAGAAAACCAAATTTTTTAATATTTTTTTGCTTATTTTACAAAAAGGGGAGATTTATCAACATTTTTAACCTCCCCAATTACTTAACTATAAAATATTTGAAAAAATTATGAGCGTTATCTTATTACAATGTCACCATTTTCGCAAGAAGCACTGAATGTATAGTTTGGTTTATACTCATGTTCGAGCATCAATTCTGTGATTTTATCCTCAATATTGTTCTGGATAAGTCTTATGATTGGTCTTGCGCCAAATTCCTTTTTCTTTACAGCCTCTACATGTATATAATCTACTACATCATCAGTATATACTATATTATATTCTATATTATTTAATCTAGTATTAAATTTATTTATCTCTAATTTAACTATATTCTTAAGATTATCATCGGATAAACTATTAAAATATACTATTTGGTCTAATCTGTTAAGGAACTCTGGAGTAAACTTCTTCTTCAACTCCTTGTCAATGATTGACTTCTTATTTGATTCCTCACTGCTTACGAAACCAAGTCCATTACCAAGTTCAGCAGCCTTTCTAGCACCAATATTAGATGTCATAAGCACAATTACGTTCTTGAAGTTAACAACTTGTCCAGCACTATCTGTAAGTCTTCCTTCATCAAATAATTGCAAGAATATATTATAAACCTCTTGGTCTGCCTTTTCAATCTCATCAAGTAGAAGCACACAATGTTGTTTATGCTTAATCTGCTCTGTAAGTTGTCCTCCATTCTCATAACCAATGTAACCTGGAGCAGCACCAGTCAACTTAGCAACTGAGTTCTTCTCTGAATACTCAGACATATCGATTCTGATAAGTGCCTTTTCATCACCAAAGATTTCCTCTGCAAGCTTCTTTGCAATAAGGGTCTTACCACTACCAGTTGGACCGACCATTAGGATGTTAGCCATTGTCTTGTTTCTATCACCAAGTCCTACCTTGTTTCTCTTGATGACTCTACATACGCTGTCAACAGCCTCATCTTGTCCTACAATGCTCTGCTTCAATATCTCATCAATGTGGGCAATCTTAACCTTCTCATCTGATGATAATTTACTTACTGGAATCTTTGTTACCTCAGATACAACATCCGCAATATCTCCCTCTGTGATATCAATTCTAGCAAGATTGAGCTTATTAATGTCTCTCTTATAGTCTGCGAGGTCTGATGCAAGCACATTCTCTTCAATGGTTAGTGAGTCAATCTTCTCGAAATCGCCATTGTTAAGTGCCTCGTTCTTTTCCTCTTCAATTTGTCTCATTCTCTTCTTGGTATTCTGAATCTCGATAGGTTCTCTGTCAACAAGAGCTGTCTTTGCTCCAGCCAAGTCAATGAGGTCAAATGCAGAATCTGGCAAGCTTCTATCTGTAATGTATCTCTCAGCAAGCTTAACAGCTTTCTCAATAGCCTTGTCACTATAGTTTACATTATGATAATCCTCGTAGTATTTCTTATTCTCAGTTAAGACTTTAATTGATTCCTCAATTGATGTAGGTTCAATTACAATCTTCTGTAGTTTTCTAGAAATCTGGGCATTTGATTCAATTGTATTTCTGTATTCCTTGAAGGTTGTTGTAGCAATAACCTTAACAGTGCCCTCAGTCAATAGGTTTCCAATCATGCCACTGATGTCACCGTCCTTTTCCTTGCTAGTGCTTCTTAGAACTGTATGAATGTCATCAATGAATAGGATATATTTCTCAGATGATTGCAAAGTGTCAATCAAGTTCTTCATACGCTCTTCAAACATTCCTCTGAAGTGTGTTCCGCTGACAAGTGCCATTGGATTAAGCATTACAATCTCCTTGCCCTCAAGGACGGAAGGAACTTTGTTTTCCTCAATCATCTTTGCGATTCCATAGACGATGGCTGATTTACCACAACCACCTTTACCAACTAGTACCGCATTATTCTTCTTGCGTCTTGAAAGAACTTGTATGATTTCCTCAATCTCGTCCCTTCTTCCAATAATATCGTCAATCTTACCATTCTTGGCTAACTTATTGAGGCTAGTTGTAAACTGCTCGATTGCTGAATCAGACGAAGAATCTGTTGTAACAGTCTTTGTATTTACTTGACTCTTCAATGGTATATCTTTCTTAGCCTTGTTTATTTTCTTAGGTCTTAGTTTAGTAGGTTTCACAACCTTTTCTTGAGTTGGTGCGCTAACGTCACACTTGTTGTATATAAATTCATATTGGAGCATAAATCTACCAAAGATTGCTTCCTCCTTAAAGTCGTTCTCCTTATTTAATACTGCGAGTAAGACGTGCTCAGTACCAATCTGGCTGTTATTCAACTTTTCTGATTCAGTCTTAGCACAATCTAAGATTCTTACCAATTCATCATTAAATCTTACATTACCATCCTTCATTTGAGGATTGGTGTGTGAGTCTATCACCTCTACGTATACCTTCCTCAACTCATCTAGATTATTAGACATCAAACAATTATCCAAAATTAGGTTTGCATGACAGTCTCTCGTGTCTAGAATAGCAAGAATAAGGTATTCTGGTGTTAGTACATCTGTTGGAAACTCATTCAACAACACTGTTGACATGTAATCCAATACTCCATTTAATTCAATTGTGTAATTAGTCTCGTTCTTTTTACTCATAATTTTCAATTTTATATTTAAAAAATAACAATTTATCTGGGAAATTCAAGAGCAATAATTTGGAATTTTAACATTTTTTATATATCTTTGCAAAAAATAGTTAAATATGGTAATTGAATATGCAAAGGCTTGTTTAGGGTTTAAGCCCAAGAAAAAAGACCCAATTGATATTGCAAATGAATTTTGTGAGTGGGCTAAGAAAAATAGCCACGAACATTTAATAATAGATTTAACAAACGAAATAGGTTTTCATTAATTATGAGTAAAATATTTAATTTGTACACTAAAGATAGTAATGGAAACGACATTGACCGTACTTGGTATCAATCTAGTAATATTAAGTATAGCGAATGCGTTGACCACAACAATGATTTGAAAACATTGAGGGTTGTTTTTAGTAATGGTACGCAGTATGAGTACAAAAATGTTGAAGTCGCTCATTACTTGCTTTTTAGGGATGCTGCTTCACAAGGTAAGGCTCTCAATGAGTATATCAAGCCAAAGGGTTATGAATATGAGAAACTTGAGAATGCCGACCTTGCGACTCTAGATGGTGAACTCACATTCAGAATGGAAGATGGTATCTTTGTATTCTATGAGGGTGGTAAGCTAACAATGAAGGATAATAAGGATAATGTCATATGTGAAAGGGAAGTGAAATTGACACCAGAAGCATTTGACACGGTTTGCGCTGCTCTTGAGGCAGTTGGTAAACAACTTTACACTGAAGGAAAGGATTTTGCAGATGGAGAAGAATGATAGACTAACCCTATATAATGCAGCTATAGCCAAATGGGGTGTTGGGGCACAGAAGAACATGGCGTATGAGGAAATAGGAGAGTTGCTTACAGCCCTAGCGAGGGATGATAGAGGCAGGACTACTACTGAGGAACTATTAACTGAATTGGCTGATGTTACCATTATGTGTGAGCAAATAGCATATATTCTTGGTTTTGAGGATTATGAGAAAGAAATTAATAGGAAACTAATAAGACTAAGGGACGATAAACTTAAATTGTAATGGGTATAATAATCAGTAGTTTTATAGGCTGTGGAAGAGAATACCTTAAGAATACGCATGGTGATAAAATTAAGATATTCGATGCAGTCGAAGAAATACCATTGACTGATGTTGATGGGAAAACCAATCAAGATTTATTGGAAGAGTGCTATAATAAGGTAATGTCAATCGTTGATGAGTATGATGTTGTATTCATACCTTCAAACAAAGCCGTTAGAGACATATTCAATGACAACGGTGTTGACTATGACATATTCTATCCGTCTGCTGATAGGAGAAAGGAATTCATTGAGAATCAAGTTAGGAAGAGAACAAAGCCGAATATCATTAGGGCACTAGATAAGAACTTTGAGAAATGGGTCGATGAAATCGATGATGATGAATCACCAAATTGCTATAAGCACAAACTTAGCAACCAAGGTGAATTCATAGGCAATGAGCCAGCAATAATGCAATATATAAGCAGTATTAATCAAAATGAACATAACTAAAGAGTGGAAAAATCTTCATGAGGCTAGAACTATTATGAAGAGAATGAGAAGGGAAATGAAGGAACTAAATAAACTAATGGTAATTGCACAACAAGAGATTTGCCAACCTAAATATACTTAATTATGACAAATTGTGATAAAGTTTACCTCGATTTATTACGAGATATAATGGAAAATGGTGTTGAAAAGGACACTAGAGCTGGACGTGTTAAGTCCGTATTCGGAAGACAGATGAGGTTTGACCTTAAGCAAGCATTTCCTCTTCTCACAACCAAGAAGGTGTTTACTAAGGGAGTCATTCATGAGTTGCTTTGGTTCTTACAGAGACCATACAATTCTCATGGTAGTATGAACATTGAGTATCTTGTTAGAAATGGTGTTCATATTTGGGATGACGATGCTTATCGCTGGTTCAAGACAAATATTGCACCAACCTTCAATAGTAAAATGGATGGTAATTACCAAGTAAAGGGTATATTTCCAAAAGAATATCTTGTATGTACAAGTGATGATGAGAGGGATAAACAACCAGTGTTTGAATATTGGATTGAGAATGAACTTAGACAACACGATAACAAATGGCTTAATAACATTACAAAGGAAGAGTTCTTGGACTTAACCTTGCAGAAGGTTGAAATAAAGGGGCTATTCATGTCGAGATATAGATTTGGTGACTTGGGACCAGTTTATGGCAAACAATGGAGAGCATTCGGAAGAAACCAAAAAGACCAAATTAAGAATATTATTGATACACTGAAAAATAATCCAAATGACAGAAGGATGCTGTGTGTTGCATATAATCCAGATGAACTTGAGAATATGGCATTGCCTCCTTGTCACGTCATGTTCCAGTTCTACACAAGGGAATTGTCAAATAATGAGAGAATGAAAATCTTCAACAGAAGATACATGAAGGGTCAAATCCCTAAGAAATGGCATGATTGGTTCGAGGAATATTCCAAGAATACTGAGGAAGGAGCAGATGTCTCAATGCCTAGTGATGGAAGTGATTATGACTTGGCAGACATTCCTAAGTATGGTTTATCATGTATGTATACAATGAGGTCAAATGACTGGTTTTTGGGGAGTCCTTTCAATATAGCTTCTTATGCTCTTCTTACGCATATTATTGCAAAATTAGTAAACATGGTTCCAGATGAATTAATTGCATCAATTGGGGACTGTCATTTGTATATTGAACATTTAGAGGCAGCAAAAGAACAATTATCTAGAAAGGGTAATGACAAATTACCAAAATTATTAATTCACGGTAATCAAAAATCAATTGAAGATTTTAATTTTGAAGATTTTGAAATAATGGGTTATGAACCAGACCCACCGATTAAAGCACCACTGTTGGTAGGATAATGGCTGTATCAAGATTTGTTCAGAAAAGACAAGAGGAATATAGAAAGCTATATGGAAAAGTCGAACTTAAGGTGATGCAGATAACAAAGGACACTTTCGGAGGTGAGGTATATAAATCCACAGTGGATGAAGACAAGAAAGACCATGTTGATTTTTGGTGGGATTCACCCAAGAAAGGTAAAATAGGAATAGATGTAAAGGGTATTAGAAAGAATGATGATGGTGAACTTGATGATACAATATTTTGGATTGAGTTTAGAAACAACCCAGGACTTCCTGGTTGGATATATGGAAAGGAAGAATATATTGCCATAGAGAGGTTTACAGATATTGTTTACATCAAGAGGGATGTTCTTAGGAAATACGCTGAAGATAAGCTACCTAAGATGGAACCAGTTACAAAGAGACCAAGGGAATTCTTTGTGCCTTATACAAGAAGCTTTTGGGGTCACAGAGACCTTACAATGAAAGTTCCGATGTCTGACATAATACAATTGGTAAACGAGAAGGGAGAAGATGGAACTTCAAACGGATTTTTTGCTGTATTCTAATATTAAAAGGTGTTGCGAAAGTGACACCTTTTTTTATTGTGTAATATTTATAGAGAAAATAACTTATAAAAAAAAAATAAAGAATAATATGAAAGCAAATATGTTAGACTACATGTACGAGGGTTATGGCTATGATATGGATAACCAACTCCTTTACACTGATGTTGAAAAGTATAACGAGGCACTTACAAGCGGTAGCAGCATGTCTACTTATGGTATGGAGACACTTGCTCATCAAGGTATCATTACACATGACCCAGCAATTCCAACCGATAAGGACAACAAGTATATTGAGGTCGCTTCATTTATCTCAGAGAGTGGTGCTAAATATACTGACCTTAGAAAGCCTCTTTGCGGATGCTGCACTAGCGGTTCAACACAGTCAAGCCCAGTTACCAATCTTGGTGAGGGTGAGGTCATAGACAACGGTGACTAATTCTTAAATTAATGTTTCGATGGGAAAGACTATTACATTCGGAGAGAATAGACTATTAACTTTAAAGGATAGAATAAATGAAATTATGGTTGGCACAACTAGTGTCAGCCATAATCTTGTTTCCCATAACATTAATGAAGCATCAGCAGAGGTTGATGAATTTGAACTTGGACAAGAAACGAATAATCCTCCAGTTGGAGGAAACTATTGCCATGTTGAAGAGAATGTTGACCTTGAGGTAAATTCATCTGATATTGACCTTTCTTCATTTAAGAAGAGAAGCGAATTAGCTCCAATATGGTTGGATGGTGATACATTGGATTCTAGGGTTAGATTAAGACTATTGGATATTGCAGATGATTTTTGGGAGTTTGTTAATCTAACTTGGGTTGAACCAAGTGGAATTATTTTAACAGGTTCAATCTGTAATTTCAATTGGTCTAAGTATTCTGACATTGACCTTCATTTGATTGTAGATTTCGATGAGATTGATGAGAAGACAGAGTTTGTGCGTGATTATCTCGATGCCAAGAAGAACGAATGGAATAATGAGCATAGTGAATTGACGATATTGGGATTCCCAGTTGAATTGTATGTTCAGAATCTAGGAGAAATGCCTCAGAGTGGCGGTATATACGACCTTGAGGAAAATGATTGGGTTAAGAAACCAGATATGGGCAGCATAAAGCCAATTGGTCTTGATAAGTTCTCAATCAAGGATAAGGCAGCAGAAATCATGACAATCATTGATGACATGTATAATGCTCTTAATGCTACAGATGATTCACATAAGATTGAGACAATCGGTGATGATGCTCAGTACCTTTGGAAAAAGGTTAAGGCAATGCGCAAGGCAAGTCTTGAAAGCAATGGCGAGAGTGGAGCTGGAAATATCGTGTATAAGATTCTACGTAGAACACAATATCTTGATAAGTTGTTCAAGTTGTTCTCAACTGTTTATGATAGAAACAATTCAATATTTGAAGGAATTGGGAAATACAAGAATGCCATTACATTATTAAAAGAGGAATGGGTTGGTGATGGAAACAGTGAGCATAATCCTTATAAGAAACGCTGGGATGCTGAAAGAAAGGCATTGAAAGACTTTGTTTCTAATTATGGTAAACTAATGCAGTCAAAGGAGAATGGTAAACTTTACAAGTGCTATTATGATAAGGTATTATCCCAATTAATTGGATATAATTATTGTATATGCATACAATGGGATAATATTGAGATGAAACCTAAAAGTGTACTATATATAAGAGCATTGGATAAGTTCACACCGAATATTAAACAAGTCAATTTTGATACAAGGGGAAGAGATAATTTGGCCAACACAAGAGATGATTTTATTGTTACAGCACCACAACAATCTCAGTATCAATACCAATAATTAATATTTTTTAATTATATGAAATATTTATATTAAAAATAAGTTTGAAAAAAATTAATATATATTAATATGGATAACAAAATGAATACAAATGAGCAGATTGCTAGAATGAAGGCTTTGATGGGATACGGTCTTCAAACTGAGAGTAAGAAAGCTCCATACAGCTCAGTAGAGAACCAGAAGACTGGTGCTGACGGTAATGTATATGGTATTGTACGTGAGGGTACAAAGTACTACATCAAGTCTGCTCCTAACAAAAAGAATCTTGTAAAGGAAGATTTCAACTACATTGGTGGTTTCAGAAATAGAAAGGATTATCAGTATGATTCTTTCGCTGATGCACAGAAGAATTTTGACCTCAAGATGATGTCTCTTAGAGAGGCAGCTAACAGACAAGACTACAACATTAGTTCTTGGGACTTGGAAAAAAAAGAAAATGTTGTAATCGAGGCAACTGATAAGATGAGAAGTGAAATTAATCGTTCACGTCAAATCATGGAGAATGCAATGAAGATTGCAGAGGGCAAGAAGAAGGAATGCGCAAATGGTGTTTGTGACAATATCTCTAGCGAGGTTGAGGAGTGCGGTGACGCAACTGCTGCAAACGCTGGTTATACCGATGCATCACTTCCAAAGGAGTCTGGCATGATTGAGTCAGTTGTTAAGGAAGAGGAAGTTCTTGGTTGGAATCGTGGTAACGATGACTATATGGATAAGTCTCATGGCACTGAGATTGGTGATAGCGCACCTTTTGACGGTCCAGAGGCTCGTAACATTGACGATGGTGACAAGAAGGTAACTAACACTGGTGAAATGAAGAATGGTACTGTTGAAGAGGGTGCTTCAATGCACGATTCAGACAATCAGAATACTCCAACTCCAGGTGTTGGTGAAGGTCCATCTGATGATAACAACAAACCTTTCGATGGTGAAAAGGGTAAGAAGATTGACGAGGCTTTTGATGATTTCGGTGGTGAGGATGTTGACGGTGCTCCAGCTCCTGAAGATGGTGAGGGAGAACTTGGTGATGACCTTGGTGCTGAAGGTGAAGGTGAGCCAATTGGTGACGAACTTAGCGATGAAGGTGAACCAATGGGTGATGACCTCGGTGGTGAAGGCGAAGAAGACTTTGCAAGCGATGGAGAAGGTGAAGACGTATACGAGGATGATGTTGAGTCACGTCTTAGCGCAATGGAAGAGCTTCTTTCACAAATTGCTGACAAGTTGGGTATTAGCGAGCCAAGCGTAGACGCTAGTGAGTATTCAGACGATGATATCTTCGGTGATGAAGGTGAAGATGATGATTTCGGTGATGAAGAGCCAATCGATGACGAAATGCCAATGGAAAGCAGACGTAGAAATGGTGTTCAGATTTACGAGACCAAGGCATTCAAGGCTGCAATGCGCAAGCAGAGAATGAACGAGGATGGTATGAAGCCATTTAAGGATGCAGGACGTGTTCCAAGTGGTAACATGAACAAGTTGGATGACTTCGGTAAGCACCCAGCATATCAGAAGAAGGTTATGGAACTTCCTCCAAAGGATATGAAGGAATTCCCAGATTACTATGATATGAATGACGATTCAGTTAAGAACGATACACCTTACGGTGAGAAGATTGGTGACGGTGCTCCATTCGACATCGACCCACAAGCAATTGACAATGCAATTTCAGAGGCTTTCAATCGTTTAAAAAAAAACAGAAAGTAAACGAAATAGCTTTTGAGGAGAGACCAACAAAATTGGAAATACCAAACAGCAACCCTCTAGGTGGTAGTGTTGATGGCATGGGTGATTTAGATAATGCTCAAATACCACCAATGGGTGCTGACAATATGGGGATGGAAAACCTAGCAGATGGTGCTCAAGGCGATATGCCTCTAGGCGAAGCTCCAATGGATACACAACAAGCTCCAATTGGTGATGGTATGGAAGGTGAAGATTCAGAGAATGCTGAAATTAATAATGTGATTAATGGCATGAATTTGAACAATAAATTAAAGGTTCTTAACTATGCTAAGAGCATTGAAGATGATTCAAACGATATGCCTCAAGATGGTGGAATACCAATGGAATCAACCTTCAACTACAAGGGTATAATTGATGAGGTTATAAATGATGTTTTGGATGATTATGAAGGTACAAAGAGGCCTGAAGATACAATGCCAAAAGAGTATAGAAGTCAACCAATAACACCATTCCAATCTCCAAATTTTAAATAAGACAAAAAGGGATACTTTTGAGTGTCCCTTTTTTGTTTTGTGCAGATATTTATAAAGAAAATATGTACATATGAAAATATTCGTTAAAAAAGACAATAAACTAAAGCCACTTGGCGAAGGTAAAATCTATTCAAAGAGTCAGTTGAGGCTCAATGAAGATAAATTTTTAACTACTGGCAATGCAGATAATTTGCGCCAAGCAATGAACCAAGCTAAAAAAGTTGGTTCAGAAAATCCTAATAGTGGTGGTTATCAAGTTCAGTTTGACCAATTAAATGGGCAAACTGACTCTGGAGAGCATATTAACATAGATGCTTCAACAGAAATGACTGGAGACCAGCAAAGTGCATTAGAGAGGGTGTTTGATGACCCTAATATAGAGGATGCTAAGTTAACACTTAAGACTCCACAACAGATGAAATCTGATAGCAATAATATTAATGGAATGAGTGAATCTAGAATAACTGAAATGAGGAAGAATTCAATTCCATTTACTAAGAAAGAATTAAGCAACTTCTTAAGCTCTCTATAATGAAGAAGATATATCTTAAAGAGGATACAATTACCAATGTTTTGAATAAGAGACTTTTACCTCAATTCTTATTCAAAAGAGTTAAGGCGCATGAGACATCATTGGGGGACAATAGCATGTTCCCTAGTGGTGGTGACTACCCTTTTGACTATGCCGTACTAAAGGTTAGATTCGGTGAGGTGTGCGATGCAATTGAAGAATTGGGTTTGGAAAGCCTTGATGAAGATTATCTTATGAGTGAGTTAAGCAAATCTCTTAAGATTTGTAAGGAAATGGAAGCCCCTATTAGAGAAACACTTGAGAAGGTTTGTGAGAATGCTGTCAATAGATTGTTTGCAATTCCAGAGGAAATGTTGAATCTTAAATGCAAGCTCGTTGATAAGATAAAGTTCAAGAATGCAATAAGGTTGAAGCCAGAATCAGATGATAAGATTACATACACATTTAATGATGTTTCAGATATTGAATTGTTTGACAAGGCTGTAGAAAAAAGACGTTTCATTGACTCATTGATTCAAGGCGCAGCATATACCTATTCAAAGGTATTGGGATTATATATAGAGGATATTGATAAGATTAACAGAGACCTCATACCTTTGTATATGAAGATTATTACAATTAATGACTATCTTCTTTTCACCAAGAAAGAGGAAATGAGTGACGTTAAACCAATGCAAGGTTCATACGTTGAGGTGCATCTTGGAGGTGTTGGCGAGAGAACAACCATAAAGGCTCAAGGCATTATATTTCCATTGTTGCTTCAAGAGACCATTAAGGGCTTGTTTGAGCTATTCTCAGCGCATGGATTGCCAGAGGATAGGGAGAAAGCCATGTTCGTGGTTAAAAAGGCTGATTTCGTCCTTGCAGAGCCTTGGGACTTGAGATTTGGCGTTACGTTATGGAATAAGATATTTGGTAGGGTGGAAGACACCAATATGATACCATATATGTTTACAAGCCTTATTAAACAGCCAAATGAAGAGTTCAGTGCAAGCGTGAGGGAAATCCTTTCAAATACCAATAGGGGACGTAAAATAGTTGACAAGTTGATGAAGGATGCTGAATATGATAATGGCTATCAACAGTTCACCAATAGAATAAACGCAAAGAACATTGATAAATCATTAATCAAAGATTCTTATTTCACTGGAGCTGAGACAAATGGATATGAGATTGATTCAGATGAATCAGAGGGTGATGTGATTGAAGAGGGTGAAGATGCAGACGTAATGGGACAATATGAGGCAACACCTCAGAAGCCTATTGAATATTATCAACAGTTGGTACAATCTGCAACCGTAGAGAACATTGATTTCCTTGAGGGTAATGTTAATGGTGTTACTGAGGACTTAATTGTAACCATTAATGGCGAGATTATACCAAGACAGATGATTCTCCTTATGGCACAGAGCGTTAAGATTAGAATCAGTCCAGAGGAAAGAGTGCCAATGCTTCAGATACACATTATATTGAATGAAGGAATCCAACGTTTAGGTTTAGCACCAAAGATATATACAAAGCTTATCTATGAGTTCGGTGCAATCTATAGCGGAGAGGGAAGAAGAATAAATAAGGAACATATAGCAAAGGTTTATGCAAAACTAGCTCAAAACCCAAATATTTATGTATATCATGATGATATGTGCTATATGGCAATGCTAAGACAACAATAAATGAATCTTAAGAGACATTTATATAGAAATAAGCAAATAAATACGTATTTAAAATGGATAAGAAAATCATAAGACTAACTGAATCAGACCTTCATAATATTGTGAAGGAATCAGTGAATAAAATTTTGAAAGAATATACAGGAGATTTTGGCTACAGTGATGACCCAAACTATAACAAATTTGCACAGCAAAATAGACCTCAGCAAAAACAGACTCCACCACTTGCTAACTATCAGCCAAAGAGACTTGGTGGTAATTTGGTGTCTAATGATGGTGGGGAATCATATATGTGGGATGATTCTCAACAAAGGCAATTTGGAAACAATGGAACTGTAGAAGAATCTGCTGTAAACGAGGTAAAGTATGATGGCGTTTCATATCACGGAACAAACCCTTATGATTGGGTAGATGTTGCTAAAGAGAGACAATATAAGGCAAGAGGGGAAGAAGATAAAGTTTCCCAATATAATAGAGAACGTTTTAAAGCAAAAGACAATGGTGACTTTATGGGTGCAGAAAATGCATCCAATAATGCAGATACACATAGGCAACAGTGGAGGCTTCAAAATAAAAAAATGAATAGAAACTATGATAATGCGAAACAACTTGGATGGAAAGGTGTTGATTGGGAAGGAAATGGAGATACAAGATTAGGTAAAGCACAAGAATATTACAATATGGGTCAGAACGCTCAAACGCCACAAGACAGACAACGTTATAATAAAATGGCTCAAGATACATTGGGTGACGTAGAAGGTAGAGCACAAAAGAGTCTAAATATGCTAAGAGCCGCAAGAGGGCAAGCATAACAATAACGAGCAACCTAACCAACTTGGTTGCTCGTTATATTTTATCAAAAATTGGGGTCTAATTGTATATAGTTGCCAAATATAAAGAGCAATCAGCAATGGTTGCTCTTTTTTTGTTTGTAAATATTTATAAATGAATAACTTTTCGAAACACTGTTATATTTATTTAAATTTAGAATGTTACAATTATGATTTACGATAGGCAAGAAATGAGTCGAGACTATGCCATGTGCTATGCCGACAAATCAAGAATTACATTTATAGAAAAGTATTTCTCTACCTTTAATGCAACTAAGGGTAAGAAAACACAATTCCACTGTTTTCCACGTCAGAGAGCATTCCTCAAGGCTCTTGCGGAGAATAGAAACGTTGTTGCGATTAAACCAAGACAGTGTGGTATCACAACATTATCAAGTGCTTGGGCTGCTGCCCAGTGTGCATTTGCATCAGCAGAGGCACCTGAGACTGTGTTGTGTATTGCCAATAAGCTTGAGCAAGCGCAAGAAATTATCATCAAGGTAAGAGATTTCCTTGAGCAAGTTCCTAGATGGTATTGGGGTAACGATTATTTCTCAGTTGACCCTAATTCAGAAAAAAACACAAAATCAATTTTTTTAAAGGATGCAAAAGGTGAGTTGAAATTGTTCAATGGCTGTAGAATCATTGCACGTGCATCTGGTCCTAATGCTTCTCGTGGTATCTCTGCTGTATCCGTATTGATTCTTGACGAGGCAGCATTCATTGAGGAAGGTGTGGCTGCATTTACCACTGCTGCTGCAACTATGGCATCTAACCCTAATTCTAAGACTGTTATGGTATCTACCCCTAACGGTAGAGACGAGCTTTACTATAACACATATAGACAAGCATTAAGCCATGAGAATAACTTCGTGGCAGTACAGTTCCGTTGGTATCAAGACCCAAGATTCAACAAGTATCTTGTTTGGAAGAAGAAGAACGAGAATACTGGAGAATGGGAGTTTGACCAAGACCCAATAATCGATAGCGAGGGAAGTGTGAAGTATGATGAGGAAAGATGGGCTAGACTTGAACATAACGGTTGGAAGCCTACAGCACCTTGGTATGATGAAATGTGCAAGCAGTTCAACAATGACTCAATGAAGATTGCCCAAGAGCTTGATGTATCGTTCATGGGTTCTGCCGACAACGTTGTTGCCCCAGAGTTCATTGAAATGCAAGAGAAACTTAACACAAGAGAGCCACTTGATGATTTCCATGACCCATTAGTTGAGGAGACTTGGTTCTGGAAGCGTCCTCTTGAGGGACACCGTTACATTCTTGCGTGTGACCCATCAAGAGGTGTGTCTGCCGATAGAACAGCCATTGAGATTATTGATATGGATGGAAGGGACGAGAATGGTATACCTATCATTGAACAAGTTGCGGAATATGTCGGTAAAAAATTAGGTGATGACATCGGAGCATTGTGTTATCAATATGCCACAATGTATAATGATGCTTTCATTGTTGTGGACTGTACTGGTGGTCAAGGTGATGCTGCTATATTGGCACTTATTAATATGGGTTATAAGAACATGTACTATGAGGACTCTAACCAGAAGACATATACGGTTCAGAGGTCAACGAAGAACTATGATGGATACACGGATAAACTTCCAGGTTTCCACTTCCAAGGAAACCGTTATCCAGTACTTGCAAACTTCGCAGGACTTGTTCGTAACAATGAGTTCAAGATTCGTTCAGCTAGGGTAATCAATGAGCTTGAGACTTGGATATTCAAGGGTGAGGCAGCTAGAATTGACCACCAAGACGGTGCTCATGACGATACTCTTACAGCATTGGCTATGGGATTATTCGTTATGCAGTACACTGTCAATAGGATACAGAATACTGCCAATAAGGATAAGGCCATCCTTAATGCGTATATGATGAATCGTGCAATTAGTATGAATAAGCCTAAGATGAAGAGTGGAGAAACCATTGCTCCTAAGACTGGTTTACCTTTCTATAGTTCAAAGAAACGTATTGAGAAATATGATAAAATTGGTGGAAGTTGTATGTGGCTATTTGGGGGTATTCGTTAAGTAACAAATATTTATATTTATACTTAAAACAATTATATTTTATAATAAATGATTTAAAATGGCTAAAAATACAGTTTTCCAAGCCCTAGATAAAGCTATAAGCGGTAATTGGTCTTCTCCATCAACATCAATAGCAGAACCACATATAAATTCATATGATTTGAGTTCTAATGGTGGTAAAAATATACTCTACAAAACAACGGATAGAGAGGATTACTTACAGAAGAAACTAGAGCTTCAGCAAGATAAGTACTTGAAGGACAGATGGGTTAAAACAAATGTTAACCTAGCTGTAACTGCATATGCTGGACTTAACAACGTCAAGTTGATGTATCGTGATGGCGATTTGATGGATGCATTTCCAGAGATTAGTGCAGCACTTGATATTGTTTCTGAGGAAAGTACAATTGTTAATGACAAGGGAATGGTTGTTAATGTTTATTCAAAGTCAGATAGAATCAAGAGCATTCTTGAGGATTTGTTCGTGAATAGGCTTAACATCCAGTTAACTGGTCAAATGATTATTCGTGCAATGTGTAAGTATGGTAATCAGTTCATGTTATTGGATATTGACCATAAGAATGGTGTGAAGGGTTGGAAACAACTTCCAGTGTTTAACATGGAAAGAATTGAGAACGGAATTCAGAATCCTTATGGTGCTGGTGCATCAATCGCTGTTAACGGTATCACAAAGGATGACGCAGACCTTTCAACTCAGTTCATTTGGTTGGATGACAATAACTCTCAAGTACCATTTAGAGATTGGCAGATTGCACACTTCAGATTGCTCACCAACTCATTATATTTGCCTTACGGTGTAAGTTATCTTAATGGCGCACGTAGACATTGGAGAATGCTTTCACTTATGGAGGACATGATGCTTATTTATCGTCTTGAGCGTTCTGTTGAAAGACGTGTATATAAGATTTTCGTAGGAGCAATTGACGATGCTGATGTTGAGGCATATGTTGAGAGAATTGCTAATGAGTTCAAAAGAACACCAATTATTGACCCAGTAACAGGTCAAGTTGACCTTCGTAAGAATATTCTTGGAATTGATAATGATATATTCATTCCAGTTCGTGATGAGAATGCTCCAACTCCAATTGATACTCTTCAAGCAGGTCAGAACATGACAGCTCTTGATGACATCAAGTTCGTACAGAATAAGGTGTTGACCTCACTTAGAATACCTAAGTCATTCTTGAATTTCGAGGAAGGTGTTGGTGACGGTAAGAATCTTGCACTTATGGATATTCGTTTCACTAGAACAGTAAACAGAATACAGCAAGCATTCTTGATGGAACTTACAAAAGTGGCTTCAATCCACTTGTTCTTGTTGGGATTCAATGATGAATTAACTAATTTCTCATTGACAATGAATAATCCATCAACACAAGCTGAAGGATTGGAGATTGAGAATATGCAAAAGAAGATTGATGCTGTTAGAGACGCAGTATCAGACCCAGGAAATGGTCTTCCAGTTATGTCACAGACTCGTGCTCTTAAGCAGATTATGAAATGGTCTGAGAAGGAGATTAAAGAGAACCTTGAAGAGATACGTCTTGAGAAGGGTATTGCTGCTGAACTTGAGAAAACCACACAGATTATCAAGAAGACTGGTATTTTCGATACCGTTGATAGAATCTATGGTGAACCAGGAGCAGAATACATGGATGATATGCAAGGCGGTCAAGGCGGCATGGACGCTGGAGGAGGCGGTATGGGCGGTGGAATGGGAGCACCACCACCTCCAATGGGAGACGCACCTGATATGGGTGGAGATATGGGCACACAAGGTGATGATGGTAGTGGAATGACACCAGCCCAAGAGGGTTCAATGCCAACTGCCGATATGGGAACTGACCCAAATGCACCAATGGAGTCTAGATATTCAAGCAAGCCACTAATAAAGGAGCAGAACAACAAGCTTGATGAAATGTTTAATAAGTATCTCTCAACCTTGAATGGGCGTAATGAGAAACATAGGGAAACTGAATACAAGCGTGCAAATGTCTATGACGAGGACTCATTATTGATTAATGAGGAATTTGATAAGATGATTGACGAACTTGGTAAGTTTGTTGACAATGAATAAGATAAAAGGCGTGGCAATAACTGTCACGCTTTTTCTGTTAAACATGATATTTATAAGAAATAATGTTTGAATGAAAAGTAAAAGATTATTAGAATATTTTGAAGGTACTCCAGATACTGTATACGATACGACTAATCAAGTAACTTGGGAATGGGATAATGAAATGGCAATATCTTTTGGATACTTCCCTATTTCATTAGATAATGAGTACCTTTTTATGACTGGTACAACAACTCATCTTATGATTGGAGCACAAGCAGCAAAGAAATTGATGGGAAAGGCAATCAGTCATATAAAGGACACCTATATTCCTTGGATTGAAAGACAGTGTTATGGAAAGTCATATTGTCGTGGAAGGATATGGACATTTGATACTGATAAGTATCCTAGTATCATGGCATTTTGGTATCTTCCAAGTTCTAGAATGGTTAGAAAGATTGTAAATGAACTTAATATAGACCCATACAAATATATATTGGTAGTGGAAGACTCTAAGAATGCATTTGAGGAAAATCCAACAATAGCCGAATATATAGAGTCAAATTGTAATGGTGATGATGGATATGATGAAATTAGCGAACCATTTGCTATTGATAAGAGGGTTGTTGAAATTATAAGAAGATATAATGATACCCAGAAGACTTGGCAAACTAGCAAGGAAAAGGAAGGTTGGAAGTCGCTTGCCCAGAGAAATGCTGTGTTGTATCAAGAGAATAGACAGAGGATTGATGAATACTTTGCTGGAGACCCAGATACGATTGATGAGTTCGATGATGTTAGTGGTGAATGCATAAGAAGCATAAACTATAGGGATAAGAACGTAATATCATTCGGTTTCTTCCAGACAACACTTGATGGAGGTAAGGAATTCATATATAAGACTGACATCTGTCATCATGACATCTGTAGGGGAATTGCAGAGAAGATAGTTGGTAAAGCCATAGCTTCAGAGGACGTAGAAGAGGGTGAGATAAGAGAGATTGCCTCTTCAATATATTCTGCTACAGCATACAAGGGACGTATATTCTTGGATGCCAACATGATAACAACATGGAACAGGGTATCTTCAAGTACATTAGAGAATTTGCTTAATCTAATGGGTGGTGTTGAAAAGTGGAAGCACTTGAGTTACATTGTTCCAAGATGGTATGACCAGAATTGGGAAACTGATGATTTGTCACAGAAGAATATTAATGTTGTTGAATACATTGCAGATGGCATTACTGCTGATGAAACAAGAGATAAGTACTTGATGGAAAGGGATTTCAAACCATTGGTTGATGAGTGGCTTATCAACACCATAAGAGACTACAATAAACCTAACTCAACATTAGCAACTAAGACAGCAAAATTGGGTAATATGACAATTGCACAATACAATTCGTTGATACATCAAGAAGAGAAAGAACCTAAACAAACTATAAAAGAAAATAATATAAATATGAAAGATAATAAGTATCAAGACTATATTAACATAATGTCTGAGGCATTACAGAAGGATGACTTCAAGGCATACGAATATGTTAAAGAAATGCTAGATGAGACTATTGAAGAGAGCAAGCATGAGAAAGAACTTATGAACGAAATGAATACAACCAATTTCGGTGTGTTGAACCATATCTTCGAGAATGAACTTCCAACTCTCATCAAGACAAACAAAAAGGCTGTAAGGAATGTCATCAAGACCATTAAGGAGGATAAGAACCTTATCAACCAGTTCAACTTCTACAATGTCATCAAGGAGCAGTACAATGGAAGTCATGCTGACATGATTTCATCTAAGGAAGCTCTTGAGAACCTTGCAAAGATTGTTGGTGAAAACATTGACCTCAAGACCGTAAAGGCTTCAAACAAGAAGTTAAGAAACGTGATGATTGAGAGTGGTGTTAAGCCAAGTAACTTTGTTGATGAGGAATCAAGAAAGCTTTATGAAAATGGTGATGTAATCCTCACATCAAAGAGAAATACAAACAACATGATTTCTCTTGTCGAGAGTTATAACGCTGTTAGCAACTGGATGGATGCTCATAAGTCAGATAAGATTAATGAAGGTAAGACTCCAGATGAAATGATTAAGGAGTTTGAGGACAAACTTAAGGACAACCTTAATGAGTCTGAGATTTCATTCGTTCAGCAAATCACTGATTGGAGAAGTCCAATTGCAGAGCAGAGAAAAGAGAAACTTTTCAACAAGTTCAAGAATGAATGCATCAATAAGATTAACGAAATGTTGAAGGAAGATGCAGAGAATGTTGAGCTTAAGGGTTTGAGCGACCAGATTAATGAAATGAATTTTAATAAAGAGACAATTGTAAAGGATATTGCAAAGTTACTTGAAATAAGAGATATTTTAATGGATGATTAATGTTATAAAAGACGTTATAAGTGAGGTTATAAATAATTATCTAAATAGTAAGTGTATGATTAAAGAAAATTCTTATTGGGGGGACGATTTGCAGACATTACATGCTTGCGAAGAGTCCCTAAAGGGTGTATACGGAAGATTGATAGATAAAGGTCTAACAAAAAACGTTTACATCGTTCAACAGCTTGGGGAAATAATTGGTAAGCTAGAGAAATTAACAAAGTAAGTAAAGATGGGTAATCTACGCACGATTGCCCATTTTTTTTTGTGTTTGGGGCTTGATTTTTACTAAAATTTTTGTTATTTTTTAAAAGTAAAAGATATAACAAAATGAAACGACTTAATAAAGAATATAAATTAGACGTGTGTAATCATATTTCGTTAAAGTATGGTACGGTAAATAGAAACAACCCTCAAGTTGTTTATATCAGTGGGAAATGTTGGGTATCTCCACAAAGAGAAATGAATTATTCTGATGTTATTGATAACATTGAAAAAGGTATGAAGAGGAATATAAAATCATTTTTGATTGATGGTATAAACTTCGATAATCGCTTTATATTAGACTTTGACATCAACACTGAAGGGCTTATACCGAAGGAGAAGAAATTCCTCTCATTCGACTTCTATTTGCGTCAGAACGAGAAGAACAAAAAGCAGTTACAAGATTTGAATGATTTGTTTAAGAGAAAGATTAGTACTATTGCCAACAACCTAGTATATTCTTTTAAGGAAAATGATTTCACGATAAACAAAAAAAAATAAACTCTCAAGAATATTTATTATAAAAATTAAGTATCATGAAGAAGGTAATAAGACTAACAGAATCAGAATTGAAAAATATCATAAAGAATTCCGTTAATAGAATATTAAGGGAAGATGTATTGGGAAATGATTGGCGTGAGAACGACAATGTATTGAATAACTATGAACCATTTGAGGGTGAGGAACATTCTACCCCATTTGACGGTATGACAAATGACCATGACTTTGGAATAACTGGAGAACCTCTTGACCAAACTCATGATGACATTAATCAAGATGATATTGTAAATGGTGGAGACCCAGAGGAATGGGCACAAGATAGAATTGACCTTGAGGCCAATTACGATGATTTTCCACCAATGAGATAATTTTTTTGGATGGTGTTTTGGCAAAAAGAAAGCGAGACTAGATTTAGCCTCGCTTTTTTATTTTTAAATATTCTTTATTTTTACTGTGAAACTTTTAATGTATGAATTCCTTACACATACAAATTCTATGTTGTCTTTTATTGGAGCATATGCCTTGATTCTCTCCATGAATGTTTGTCTGTCCTTAGATGTGTAGTCACTCATTGGATAGCATATATATTCTGTATAACGTCCCATATCCTTTGAATTCATATGCCTCCATCCACATTCTCTTTCAGCTCTCAAGAGGGCTTCAATTGCTCTACCGTTTGCAGATGAACGATATTCGTCAACTTGGCCTTGGTCGAAGAATAGGTCAGTTTGTCCATTTGGATAAACACCAATCTCATTTATAATTCTAGTGACCGATTCGTTTATCAGACCATGCAAGTCACCTTCAGTTAATCTTATCACTTTTTTCATAACATTATGATTTTAGAATACTCTTAATTTTACTAATCTTTTCGTTAAGGCTTGGCTTCTCATTCTTTGTTGTATCTGTTTCAACATACTGCTGCAAGTCTTCTGCTGCGCCAACAAATGCACCTGGAGTTGAAGGGTCGCTAACTACGTCCCAGCAGATAAGCTCGAAGTCATCACCTACGATATATTGTCCAAGCTTCTGTTCAACTGAGCCGACACCTCTTGAAGATACACCAATCTTAATTCCGTTCATAAGTAGGTTAGCCATGTCATCACCACGTGTACTTACAATACCATATTTTCTAAAACCGTATGAGGTATTAATCTCAAGCTTTCCTACAAGTGTTCTTCCTTCCCAATGAAGTTCAACGATATTGATTGCAATTCTACCCAAATCAATTGTTGACTCTGCTGGGTGATTCAACTCACCAATTGCTCTTCTATCATTAATCTTCTCTTGGTATAGTTCAACTTGCTTCTTCAATACAGCCTCTGGATATATTCTACCATTTGCGTTCTTAACGCCAAACTTTTGAAATACAGCATCTACAACAAATGGATATGGAACATTCCACTCACCATTCTCAAGACCTTCTCTAATTGGTTTAGGATTCTTGATGTACATGTATCCATCGTTTTCGATAAGGATACCATGTCCAGTCTTACCTTCCTTTATTATCTCTAATTCAGCTTTTTTCATCACTAATATTTTTTTATTAATAAATATTTGTCCTTTTCTAAATATTTATATATTAGTCGATAAAACCAAATAGTAAAATGCCTATATTTCTACTAATTTTAAGGGTATATAGAATTTTTTTGGTATTTTTGGTATATTTATATAAAAAAATAATGTATTAAATCTATTTTCTAAATGAGCAAAAATATTAGAAGCAAAGTAGTTAGAGAATCTTTATTGGATTACAACACACTCGCAAATTCTTTGAAGGAAAATACGGAGAGTGCAGTTAAAGCTCTTTTGGGTGAGGCTGTACGTGATACATATGCCAAGTTATTGTCTGAGGACGATGACAAGGACTACGAAGAGGGTGAAGTGGAAGATACTAGTTCTGATATTACAAACGATGCAGAATCTAGCGATGTTGTTGACGATAGTCAAGCAGACGCAGACGCTGGTATGGAAGCTGAAGGTGGCGAAGCAGAAGGTGGAGAAATCGAAGGTGGCGAACCATCTGTTGATGGTGCTGCTGAAGGTGAACCTACTGAAGACGGTGCTGCTGAAGGCGAAGGAGGCGATGAATGGGCAGAGTTTGATAAATATAAGGTATCAGACGATGAGTATGACTTTACAAATGCGGAAGACGAAGAAATCGTAAAGGTTTACAAATTAATGAAGAATGATGACCAAATCCTTGTACATAAAGATGACAATGGAAACGTCAACATTCAAGACAATGAGACTGGAGCTGAGTACCTAATTAATCTTAGTGACAGTGGAGAGGCAACTGGTGTTGCAGCATCTGAACCAAGTGATGATGAAGTTATCACTGATGATGAAGGTGCTGATGATTTCGGTGCAGAAGATGATTTTCAAAATAACGAAGACGATATGAATGAATCAACAGAGAGAATGTTTGAGTTGGTACTAGAGTATGACTCAAATGTAGGCTACACTGACAATTATCAGAAGAAGGATGTAATGACAAATCCAGGTATGTCAGAGCCAGGTAAAAATGTAAACGATTGGGATGCAGGTGTACCAAAGGGCACAGAGAAACCTTGGTCTGGATACCCAGGAAAGAAAAATAAAGCAGATAAGCCATTCAACGCTGAGAAGGGCAAGCAACTTGAAGAGGAAGAGAACCTTGAGGAGTCTGCTGCTGAGTGCGGAGGTAGAATGGGTGCTCATGGAAGAATGATGGGAACAAAATCCCATAACCCTATTAAGGCAAAGAAGAATTCTCCAATGAATCAGCATCATGTTTCAACCGCAGGAGAGTATGACCAAGGTATCGCAAACGAGAGCTTTATGAAGAGAGCAAATGCAGCTCTTGAGGAGAATAAGGAACTTAAGTCAACATTGACAGACCTTATGGAGCAGTTGAAGAAGGTATCTGTAACTAACCACAATCTTGCACAGATTATTAAGTTGGTTTCTGAGAACACAACCTCTAAGGATGAGAAGAAGGAGATTATCAACAGATTCAAGAACGAGGGTAAGACCATTGAAGCTTCTCAAGCACTTTATGAGTCAATCAGCCGTGAGCTTCAGAAGACCAACAAGATGAACATCACTGAGGAGAAGAGTCTTACAGTTGAGGGTTCACAGAAAATCAACGAGACACCTATCTATAAGTCACAAGACTTGCTAGATTCTCTTGATTTGATGCACAGAATGATGAAATAAAGTGATTTTTCAGAATTCGTGTATATTTATTAAAAAAATAACTAAGTAAAATAAAACTTCATTTATCTATATGAAAGAATTTTTATCAAGTGGTGTAGTTGGAAATATTGAGTACAACGCACAGAAACAGATACGTGAGAGCATTCAGAACCGTTGGGACCAGCTTGGTTTCACTGATGGTTTGCCAGACGGTATTAAGGAGAATGTTGCTACATTGTATGAGAATGAGGCAAAGCACTTGATTTACGAGGCTACTGCTTCTGACAACAGTGGTTCATTTGAGACTGTTGTATTCCCTATCATTAGACGTGTATTCAGCAAGCTTCTTGCTAATGACATCGTATCAGTTCAGGCTATGAACCTTCCTGTTGGTAAGTTGTTCTTCATCCTTCCTGTTACTTCAGAGAGAGAATGGGAGCTTCCAGCAGATATGACAGGTGCTACCGAGCCTGGTGATATTTATGATGGTACAACTGGTCGCCATAAGGGTCTTATGGGTTATGACCGTGTAAACCGTAACAAGGAAGGACGTGTTGAACCACGTTATTATCTTCCAGACGAGACAATCAATGACCTTCAGAATGCATGGTACATCCCAGTTCTTAACGAGGAGAAAACCTATGACACATTCGAGGCAGCAAAGGCAGCAGCAGAGGCAGCAGGCCTTAATCCAACTGCTATCCGCAGAGTAGGTCCAGAAGTTACTCAGTACTTCCAGAAGAGTTTGTATGACTTGTTCTACAACGACTTCTTGTATGACAACTCAAAGGGTAAGGTAACTATCAAGGTTGGTAATGCAATTCCTGTATTCTTGACTCCTGGTGGTGTTCGCCCATTCGGTGCTGACAATTTGAATCAGTACTTCAAGAGTGGATTCGATGGTACTGTACGTAACGTCATCCTTGAGATTGATGGTTTCTCTTCATTTAACGCTTCTAAGTTGACTGGTCCTGACGGAAACGAAATGGACACTGAAGGATTCCTTGCTTCTCTTAAGGTTATCACTCAGAAGGAACTTCCAGCAGATAACGTTCCTGGTTCAGAGAGCGTTCAGACCGCAGCTTTCCGCAAGTTCGAGTCTGTTCCATTCAGAGTTGTTACTCAGAAGTATGGTAAGGGTATCGTAGAATACGGTGCAGCTTGCGATGCAGAGGGTAAGATGTATATCGAGTTGGATTTGGCTAAACCAGTAGTTCAGCAAGCAGGTACAATCGATGGTTATGTTGGTGTTGACGCAAAAGCTCTTGATGCAGCTATTGTTAAGACAACTGGTGGTACTATCGATTTCGATGCTACAAAGGAAAATATGGCTAAGTTGTTCAAGATTGCTTGGGCACAGTACGATTCACTTGAGCTTGAGACCGAGATTGGTGAGGTTAGCTTCAAGCTTGATTCAGTAACTGTATCAGTTGAGGAGAGAAAGCTTCGTGCAACATGGTCTCCAGAGCTTGCACAAGACGTTTCTGCATTCCACAACATTGACGCAGAGGCTGAGTTGACAGCTATCTTGTCAGAGCAGATTGCAGCAGAAATTGACCGTGAGATTCTTCGTGACTTGCGTAAGGGTGCTCCTTGGCAGGCTCGTTGGGATGTTAATGGTTGGAGACGTATGGCTGCATTCTCAACCAACTACACTCAGAAGGACTGGAATCAAGAGCTTATGACTAAGATTAACCAGATTTCTGCACAGATTCACAAGTCTACACTTCGTGGTGGCGCTAACTTCATTGTAGTATCTTCAGAGATTAGTGCATTGTTCGATAACCTTGAGTACTTCCACGTTTCTGACGCTAGCGCAGAGAGCGACCAGTACAACATGGGTATTGAGAAGATTGGTGCTCTTGGTGGACGTTACACCGTTTACCGTGACCCATATTCTCCACACTGGTCAATGATTATTGGTCATAAGGGTAAGTCACTTCTTGACACAGGTTACATCTATGCACCATACGTGCCAATGCAGTTGACTCCTACTATGTACAACCCATTCAACTTCGCACCAGTAAAGGGTATCATGACTCGTTACGCTAAGAAGATGGTGAATAATAGGTACTACGGCCATGTTCGCGTGGATGGACTTGTTCATTGGAGCATTAACGAATTCAGATAAATCGCTGAAAAAGAATAATAATCTAAATAAAAAAACCTTGGGTAGAGACTACTCAAGGTTTTTTTTATGTCCCAAATAAATTAATTAGATTAACTAAATATTTATAGTTAACATAAATGCAATAAGTTTTAAAGTTAAAATAATTAAAAAAATCATGGCAAAAAAGCGATATATTAGACATTTGGAGTATTATGGTTTTCCAGACCAAAATGGATACTCTAGTGAGATAAACGGTGTTGACTTGTCAGACATCCGTGAGAAAAACAAGGAGCAAGACGAAGAAATCCAAGACCTTGAGGGTGAAAAGGCTGACAAGAAAGACCTTCTTTCACTTAGTGGAACTGTTGAAAACTTTATCACACGTCAATCAGAAATCAACCAAGAATTCGCTGATGCCATTAGTGGAATGTCTGGTGACATTGAGGAGCTAAAGAAAATTGACACTGAGTTTGCTGAACAACTTAGTGCAATAACTAGTGGCGTAGATGAAGCGATGGATGCCATCGAGATTCTTGATGAGAGAGTTGATAATGTTGAGGACAATCTTAGCGGCTTAAGCGAGACTGTAAACGAGATAATCGAGGATTACGCTAAAAAAGATGATGTTTATTCCAAGGAAGAAATAGACGATATGATTTCTAGCGGTTTCAGTGGATATGCAACACAGGAATGGGTAGAGGAACAAGGTTATCTAACTGAGGAAAGCGGTGATACAAGATATGCTAAGATTGAAGACCTTCAAGATTTGGCTAATCAAGTTGAAAGTGCTGCAACAAATATTGACGAAATTAATGATAAGATTGATACACTGAATAATGACCTTAGTGCATTCAGTGATGATGTTTCTGATGCATTGTCTGACATTAACGATGCAGTTAGTGGTATTAACAATTCTATCAATGATATCAATGATAAGGTGGATGGCATCACCAGTGACATTGGAGAGCTTGCTGAAATTGTAAGTGGTAACACAAATGCAATTGGAGAGCTTAATGGACTTGTGGCTGAAAATGCTGAAGCCATAAATAATCTTGATGATAGAGTTGATGAACTTGAAGAAGCTGTAAGCGCATTGACTGCTGATGTAGAGGAACTTGATACTAAGAAAGCTGACAAATCTACAGTCTATGATTTGAGGGAAGAAATGTTACATGGTTTGAGTGAGCTTGAAAACAAGAAGGCTAACAAGACAGACCTTGAAGCTGTAAGTGGAGCTGTTGATGCCCTCGATGCTAAGATTGATGCTGAGATTGCAAGGTCAACAAGTGCTGATACTGCAATGCAGAACAAAATTGACGAACTTGATGCCGATGTACAGGAGGCTGTTGAGACAGTTGAATCTTATGGCGATAGGATAGATGAAGTTGAGAGGGGTCTCGCACAAGAGATAATCGACAGGAAGAACGGTGATATTGCACTCATTGGAACAAGTAGTGATGATACTGATGAGGATACAATTTGGGCAGCTAAGAACCTTGCTGAACAATACAAAGATGAGGCAATAGCAAGTGCTAAGACATATACCGATAACAAGATTTCAGTGGTTAATGGTGAAATTCAGAATATAGAAAATAGAATTGACCAGAAACTCACACATTATGCAACTGAGGCTTTCGTAATATCTGCTTGCAACGACACTGAGACTGAGGTAAGAAATGAATTTACAACAGCCATTAACAATGAGACCCAGAGAGCTGAACGTGCTGAATCAAATATTGAGGTTGAGATACAGTCATTGCTAGTACAGATTTTATCAAATAAGGACCATATCTCGAACAATTCATCAAGGCTTAACGCTATAACAAGATGGCAAGGAACTAATCCAGAAGAATATGATGACAGTGGAAATGGCATACTTGATGTCCTTCATAGAGAATTCCATGAATATGAGAAAACTCACGGTGCTATAAAAAATATAGAATTTGTTGATGGTAATCTTATAATTACATATGAAACTCCAGAAGGGGAGAAACAAGAAATTATTCCAATCAGTGAGTTAATAATTCTTGATGATTATTATAAAAAAGAAGAAACCGATGCACTTCTTGCTGAGAAACTTGATGCATCAGCATACACTGACATCAGTGAACAAGTAAGTGCAAATACTGACAACATAGAGGCATTAAGCGGTGATGTTGTCAACCTTGATTCAGCACTTGCAACACTAATAGAGAAACTTGGGTATAAGAATAATGATACACTTATAACCAATAATGAGCATGAAGTTGCATTTGGAGAATATAATGTAAGTCACGAAAGTGAAGAATCTTCTGGACAAACCATATTCAGTATAGGTAATGGAACAGATGGCGAGAACAGAAGCAACGCTGTTGAGGTAAGGAAAAATGGCGATGTGTATCTTTGGATTGAAGGAGAATTCATGAACATTAATAAGCTTCTAGGACAGATAGCGCATGAAGTTTATGATAATGATTCGACACATAACAGTCATTTCTTTGATGGCGACTAATATGAATAATAATTTTCTTACAAAAAAAACATTATAAGATGAAAAGAAAAACTAGAATGTATGAGCCTTGGGGCTATCAAGACGAGAATAATTACCAAGGAGCAGGAACTATCCTTGAAAATGATTTGGAATCATTCTTCGCTGATGCTAAGTATAATAAGGATGATAATAAAATCCATTTCCAGAACAAGGACGGTGAAGAAGTAGGCTCACTTGATGTGAACGAATTCGTCAAGTCTGATAGCATTGTCGAAGAGGCAAAATATGAAGATGGTAAAATCATAATCAAGTTTACCAATGGTGATGTTATTACAATTAACGTTGAGGAACTTATTGATGAAAATGAATTTGTTGATGGTCTTCAAGTTATAGAAGGACAAGTTTCTGTAAAAAGAAATGCTGAGTCTGATAATTATTTCACAGTTGATACTGACGGCATTAAGATTGCTGGTATAAAGGCTGATATTGATGCTGAAGAAGCAAGGGCAACGTCTGCTGAAACAGCACTTGACGAGAAGATTGATGCTGAAATCGCAAGGGCAAGTGGCGAGGAACAGAGAATTGACGAGAAGATTGATGACGAAGTTGCACGTGCTGAAGCAGCAGAACAAGCACTTGATGAGAAGGTTAGTGTTGAAAAGGGACGTGCTGAAACTGCTGAAGCGAATCTTAGCAGAAGGGCTGATACGCTTAATGATGAACTTGATGCCGAAAAAACTGTAAGGGAATCAGAAGATGTAAAACTCGACAGAAAGATTAACACTGAAATTGATGATAGAAAAGCAGATGTTGATGAGGAAGAGGCTCGTGCAAAAGCAGCAGAACAAGCATTGCAAGGCGCAATTAATGATGAGAAAACACGTGCAGAGGCAAAAGAAACGGCTCTACAAGATTCAATCGATGCTGAGAAAGCAAGGGCACTTTCTGCTGAGACTGATTTGCAAGATGCAATTGACTTGAAGGCAGACAAGGAGACAACCTACACCAAGGAAGAGGTTGATGCATTAATTGCTGAGAAAGAGGCTGAGATTGTTCAGATTAAGAAGGATTACACTGATTTGAAGGAAATTGTGGCTGAAATTGGTGGAAACGTAGAGTGGGGGGTTCCTGCTGACGGCACGTTCAACAATATGATGAAGAAGAGTGGTACTGTTAAATTAGGAGAGAACACAACAACATCAACATACGCTGGTGGAATTACGTCTAAGAATGATACAACATTGAATTTAAACGGAAAGAACCTTACATTTAGTGGACAAACTACAACTAACCCTGGTATTATGACAAGAGGAAAGCAAAAACTTACCATTATGGGCAAGGGTACTATTGATGCTGCTGGACGTATTGCTGTTGAGGCAAATGGTGCTGATACAGTAATCAACTTAAGTGGTACAACTGGATTCTTTGCTGCTGAACCTACTTATGTAACTGACAGAAGTGGTGGTGAACTTATCTATTGCTATCTTGGTACAATCAACATATATGCTGGTGTATTCAAGAACAACGGTGATGACAAGAAATTCTTATTGAACTGCTATGATGCTAATCGTGCAGATGGAACGGCTAAGATTGTTGTATATGGTGGCAAGTTCTATGACTTTGACCCAGGAAATAATACTGCTGAGGGACCTGGCACATCATTCCTTGCTGAAGGCTATCACACTGAGGCAAGCACTGTTATTGAAGAGGATGTTGAGCACACTGTATATACGGTTAAGAAGGATGCTTAATGAATGCATAATCTATAATAAATGGGATAATCTTTATTGGCTATCCCATTTTTGTTTATGTGTGAAATATTTATCTATAATGAAAATAACTTATTAAAAAATATTAAATAAAGAATTATGGCAGTTTATTTAAAAGAATTCAGTACCCACTCTGAGTACGAACAGTACATCAACGGTAGTGATGCAATACTACCTAATGTATCATTATGCGCAACAGAAGGTGATGTGTATTATAATCCTTATGTTGAACCACCTTTTTTCTGTAAACTTACATTAAATGATGGCAGTACAGTTGAACTTGAAGGTAGTGGAGTATTAACCTCTGATATGACAAGTGGCTATAAATCAACACTTATAAGTGCTGAAATTGGAGAATTATGTACAAGTATTGAGGGTTCTACTCTTATAAGAGATGCCACTTTCTCAAATTGTAGTGGTCTTACAAGTGTAACAATAGGTAATAGCGTTACAAGTATCGGTAATGGTACTTTTCGGAATTGTAGTGGCCTTACAAGTGTAACAATAGGTAATGGTGTTACAAGTATTGGTAATAATGATTTCAATGGATGTAGTAGTCTTAGAAGTTGTACTATAGGTACTAGTGTTACAAGTATTGGTGAAGGTGCTTTCAGTGGCTGTAGTAGTCTTACAAGTATAGATATACCAAACAGTGTTACAACTATTGGTCAGAATGCTTTCGAGAGATGTACTAGCCTTACAAGTGTGGTAATACCAGATAGTGTTACAAGTATTGGTAATGATGCTTTCTCATATTGTAGTAGTCTTACAAGTTGTACAATAGGTAGTGGCGTTACAAGTATTGGTACTTATGCTTTCTATGGTTGTAGCAGTCTTACAAGTATATCTATACCAAGTGGTGTTAAAACTATTAGTGGTAATACTTTCTATAATTGTAATGGTCTAACAAGTGTAACAATAGGTAATAGTGTTACAGAAATTGGACCTTTTGCTTTCAATGGATGTAGTAGTCTAACAAGTATAGACATACCAAATAGTGTTACAAGTATTGATAATGGTGCTTTCTATGATTGTAATGGTCTAACAAGTATAACCGTAAGAGCAACAACGCCACCAAAATTAAATGTTTTTTATCATGGTGCTCCTAGAGCATTCGATAACACTAATGACTGTTCAATCTATGTTCCAAGTGGAAGTGTAGAAACATATAAGTCAGCAAGTGATTGGAGTACCTATGTGGATAGAATCCAAGCAATACAATAATTTATACATTATAAACTATTCAGATATTTATTATTAACGTAAAATTAGAAAAATTAATAAATCAATAAACATTTAAAAAATTATGGCTATAACTCAAAACAATGTAGAGAACGTTAAGTTCTTAAGAAACCAAAATCCTTTTGAGTCACGTGAAGCTGCACGTACCGCTTTGGAGAACAATAAGGGTGTAGCAGCCGATGGTACTGCGTTGCTTGCTCGTTATACGACAAGTGGCGAGGTTAAGACAATCGTTGGTTTTGTTTATGTGACAGGCGAAACGCATAACATAACAATCTTCGATACTGAGGGCGCTAGTGGTGATGTTGAGGCATTAAGAAGAGAGATTAATGCTAAACTTGGCGATGGTGTTACATCAGCAAATACCGCAACAGCACAGCTCGCTGCATTAAGTGGTAATAACAGTTCAACAAGTGCTGAGACATCCGTTGAAGGTGCTAAGAGGTACGCTGATGAATTAAAGAATCAGATGGATTACACTGGTGTTACAACTGGTGATGGCGTTTATGTAACAAATGTAACGCAGTCTGATGGTATTGTATCTGCAACAACAGCAACCCTTCCAACCGTAACTGGCGAGGTTGAGTCTAAGAAGGTTGTAATGAGCGTATCTGAGGACAAGGGTGAAATTGCTGTCACTAAGGGCACTATTGAGTCTTCTGATAAGACTGTTGTAATAGGCGATTTAACTGAAGGTAATGGTATTGATTTCAAAGTTAATATTGATAATGATACTCTTGTTGCTGATGAGAGTACTGGTGTAATAAGTGTTGCTTCTACTGCACTTACACAGTATGTTGGCGATGAGGACACAATCCATATTTCTGCTGCTGATGCGCAGAACAACAAGACAGTTAGTTCACTATTGACAATTAAAGAAGTATCAACAGGTGTTCCAGATACCGTAGCACATAGATATATGCTAGCTGGTACTGGTACAACTAAAATTGGTGAATACATCGACATTCCAAAAGATAGTGCTCTTGTAAATTTCTATCTTGGTCATGTTGATGACCTTTTGGAAGGCACAACAGCCCAGACTGAAGAATCAACAACTTCAACTGTAGTTCCAGGTAGTGGTGACACTGCACTTGTATGGATTATGCAACTTGCTAATGGTAAGTACAAGCTTACAGCAGTAGACGTTCATTCATTTATTGATGAGGCTGAATTTGCAAGTGGTGTTACTTGGGATTCTACAGACAAGAAGGTTAAGGGCGTTGTTGACTCAACTTCAGAAAAGGATTCACAAAGCACTCCAGTTGATTTCTTGACAGTTGGAGAGAATGGCTTCAAGATTAGTGGAATTAAGGATGAAATTGATAGAAAGATTAATGTTCTTGATGCAACAGGTGGAACACAGACAATAGCAACTGACAAACATATTGCTGTTGAGGTTATTGAGGCTAATGGCTTGATTACAACCGTTACCGTAACTGAGGACAACATTGCTGATGCTGATGACCTTGCAGAACTTAGTGGTAAAACAATTACAGCTATAACATCTACAAATGGTAGTATTACAGCATCAATCAGTAATGAAGATGGTAACAAGACTGCTGATATTCAGACTGACGCTGACAAGATTCAGATGAGTGGCTTCTCTGCTGGTAACACTACTGCATTGAGTGGTATTGCTGAGTCTGATTCAATTGCAACCGCATTTGAGAAGACAAATACTGTTATCACAGAGAACGAGAGAGTTACTGCTGCTGCATTAACAGGACTTGATGGAAGACTTGATGTAGTTGAGGCTGAGTACATCAGTGGTGTATCTGTAAATGGTCATGATGTAACTGTTGCTAACAAGGTTGCTCCTATTTCAATCACTGCTGCGACTTCTGCTGCAACTGCTACAAGCACTGAGGCAATCGTTGTTGATACCGATGCAAATGGCAATATTACCCTTGGAATTGCAAATATTGATTGTGGCTACTATGCATAATCTAAGTTTCTTTAAATAACTCTTTATATTAAAATGGATAATCTGTATGGGTTATCCATTTTTTATTCTTGGGAAAATATTTATAGAGAAATGAATTTTATATATGAAATATTTTAGGATATTTAATTACACAAATGATTACATTGAATATATGGCACAAGAAGGTGCTGTAGTTCCAAATATATCATATTGTTCTGGAGATAGTAAGACGTATATAACAGCTGGTAAACCATCTCCAACATGCACTTTGGTTATAGAAGGAGCGTCAGAAATAATTGCTGAAACCTGTAAATATAACGCAATGTGCGGTGGTAATGATGTCACATCATCTGCCGTATGGAGCATTATAAGTGGTTCTGATTATGCAACGATAGATGCAACAAACGGTAAGATTACAATTTCATCTACAGCAAGTGAATCTCCTGTTACAATACAAGCGGCATATAATGGTCAAACTGCAACGAAGGAAATAACATTGACATATCAAAGTGGTTCTTCTGCTGAAACAACAACTGAGGTTGTAACTGATGAAAGCGGAAACACCACAACAGTTGTCACAACAGTGACAGAGAATGAAGACGGTTCTTCAACTGAGGTTGTAGAGTCAGTTGTGACAGACAGTGAAGGAAATGTCATTGGTAGCACAGAGAAAAGCAAGGAAACAAATTCAGATGGCTCATATACAAGTAATGAGACAAACTATGATGCCAATGGTAATGCAACTGATGGTACTAACATAACTGGAGATACTGATGGCAACGTAAGCACACAAGATGTTAAATATGATGAAAGTGGCAATACAATTGTCACTGGATATGATATTGACACAAGCGGAAATCCACATGGAGTGAAGGAGTTTAGAGCAGATGGTGTTAATACAGAATACTATGCTCTTGATGTTACACAAGGCTTTGTGATGGATATTCACTTTACAATAGATTTTACAAATCAGCCACCAAATCAAAGTGACAATCATCATAACATAATCAATTCAAAGAGGGCAACGCCAGCGCCTTGGTATGGTTTTCAAGTAAGGCAAACTCAAACAAACAAGTATATACAACTTGGTACACAGTTCTCAACTGGCAGTAATGCGAACACAACAATAACAACAACAAATGCAAACAAATATAATGGTTCATCAAACATATATGAATATAATTTGCATATAGTGTATAACCCAACTGCTAGTACAAATAAGTTTACTTGTGATGAACTAATCGGTAATGCATTCAACTATACATCAAACAATACATTCCCAGACATTGAGGATTTGAAATATATTAAGACAACAGTTGGCTGTGCATTGGATGAAAACGGAGACCCATTCAGATTCTCAAACATTGATGTGTTCAGTTTTTCAATTAAGAAACTTACCAACGTTAGTGAGCCAGTAATAGATTGTGACGGTCAGTATATTACAATAACTTGTGAAACTGTAGGTGCTGACATTCATTATAGGCTTAATGAGGTTGGCGTATATGCTAAGTATACAGAGCCAATAGCGATTACTGCTGACACACTTGTTCAAGCATATGCTGAACTTGAAGGTGACAAGAGTAATACTGTAAGCAAGAACTGCTTATATGATAATGGTATCGCAACACCAGTTATCACTTGTGATGGAGAATATGTGTCAATCGCTTGTGCAACAACTGATGCTGAACTTTATTACAGAATGAACGAAACTGGAACGTATAGTGTATATACTGATTCATTTGAGATAACTGCAACAACAGTTGTTGAGGCATATGCTCAAGTTGGAACTGAGGTTGGACATACTGCAAAGGAAACATGTACTTATAGCCCTGTTGTATTGGTAGCCCCAACTGTTATCTTCAACGGAGAGGAAATATCTTTGGCTTGTGAGACAGCAAGTGCAACCATAAACTATAGATTAAACCAAGAAGGAACTTATCAAGTTTATACTACTCCAATAGTAATTACTGCTGATACTCTTGTTGAAACATATTCATCATATAGAGGACGTGTAAGTTCTGTTGTAACGCAAAACTGTGAATATAGTCCAGTACACCATTATGAAAATGACTATTTGACATTTAGAATAACAAGTGCAGGAACAATTTGTTGGAAATCTGTTGGAAGCGGATATGCGAAAACAATTGAGTATAGCCTTAACGGTGGAGAATGGACTTCCATAACAGCAGCATCAACACCACCATCGATAAATGTGGCGGCTGGTGATGTTATAAGATTCAAGGGAACAAATACATCATACGCTGGAAGTAAATCAAATTATGCTTCATTCGGAAAAGATACTAGTGGGTCTACAGACATAGGTTCAACTGCTCATTTTGTGGCTGAAGGTAATGTAATGTCACTCATTTATGGAGATAATTTCATTGGAAATACAGCAATGACAGGAACATACAATTTCTGTTCATTATTTAAGCGTACAAATATAGAGTCTGCTGAGAATTTAGTATTACCGTCAACAACGTTGACAGAATATTGCTATCGTGCAATGTTCAGTTGGTGTACCGAATTAGCAGTTGCTCCTCAATTACCAGCCACAACATTGGCAAAAGGTGTTTATTGGTATATGTTTGAGAAGTGTGCAATAACTGAAGCACCAGAACTTCTTGCTGAACATTTAGTAGCAGAATGTTATGGGGATATGTTTATTAATTGCGCAAGCCTTAACTTTATTAAATGTATGGCAATTGATGGATTTAACACAACCAACTGTAAGCAGAATTGGGTTAGTGGTGTTACATCAAGCGGTACATTCGTAAAGGATAGTGGAGTTTCTGTAGATACTTGGAGTAGAGGAGCAAACGGTATTCCAACCAATTGGTTAGTGTATGATAACGTTCCAGTTGTTCCACCTACAATTACATATGATGGATTCAGTGTAATAACATTAACTTGTGATACACAAGGTGCTGACATATATTATAGATTGAATAATAGTGGGGAATATAGTGCATATACAACCGCTATAACGATAACAGCAGATACCATTATACAGACATATTCAGAATTAAACGGACAAGAGAGTAGAACTGTGTCTCAGACTTGTCAATATGTAAGTGATGTACCTATTGAATATTCAAACAGAGATTTGAAGAAGTGGAACTATGGTAATCAAGAAATTACCACGCCATATTCAGTCAATGCAATTGATGGCCATTCATCAAATTATGCAAAGGGAACATTTAACTTTGAGACAAGTTTTGCGCTGAGTGGGGCACAGCCAACGTATTTGTGGTTCCAGCATGCTGACCATTCGGCATCAATATATGTTGATGATACACTAGTTGAAAAACATTGGGGAGGATATGCGGCATTCTTCACTGATATAAGTGAATATGTACATAGTGGCTCAAATACTGTAAAGGTTGCAATCAAGAACAATGAAGGAAACTATGTTGCACCAGCAGCAGGTGACTTCAACTTCAATGCAACACTCGGTAATGTAAGACTGTTGACAAGTCCATATCTTCCAGCTATGAACTACGGATATGATGGTTTCCATATCACTTCAACAGTGTCTGACGCAGAGGCAACTATCAATATAAAGACAAGTGTTCCAACTGGTGCTACGTTGGTTTGTAAGATTGATGATGGTAATACCAATATTTATTCTGCAACAAGTGCAAGTACTGGTGAGGAAATGACATTTACAAAGGTTATTGCAAACCCTCATCTATGGAATGGTAAATCAGACCCATATCTATACACAGTAACACTTGAGATATATGGTGGAAACGATTTGTATCATAGGTTTGTAAGACCTTATGGATTGAGATACTATGAGTATGTAATCAATGATACTGAAAAGGTTGGTACTGATGAAAATCCGTATACTGGATTCTTGCTCAATGGTTCTCCATATCTTCTTAGAGGATGCTGTATGCATGATGATATAGAAGGAAGGGCAAATGCATTGACTGAAACCGATTATAACAATACATTTGCAACAATTCAAGAACTTGGACTTAACTTCTTACGTTTAGCTCATTATCCTCATCCGAAGGAGGTATATGACAGATGTGATGCATTAGGTATAGTTGTGCAGACTGAAGGCCCTTGTGTTAACAAGTTACAGTCAACAATGCCAGAAGACTATTATACACACTTAACTGGTCAGTATACAGATATGGTCAATCAGCATTATAATCATCCTTGTATCTTCTTCTGGGGTCTTAGCAATGAGACAACGACTGATGACAAGGCATTTGGTAAGCAGAAGGTAGAGGAATACACAGCATTAATCAAGAGACTTGATTCTGAGAGAATGGTAGGATATGTGCTTGCACAAAGTCCTGGAACAAGTCCAAGTGCATACTATAATGACCCATCCAATGTTGACTGGTTCGGATGTAACATATATGTTGGTTGGTACGACAGTCCAAATTCTAATACTCCTGTGTCACAGATTAACACACGTCTTAACAACACAATTAACAGGGTTGGAAAACCAATGGCATACTCAGAGTATGGTTGCGGTGGTACACAACGTTGTCACTCAGATGACTTTATGAATACAACCACAAGGGGTAATCACGAAAGACACGATATTGAATATATGATGTGGCTACATGAAGGACATATTGCGGCAATCAAGCAATATCCGCAGTTGATGTTCACATCTCAATGGCAGTTGTTCGACATTGCTGTGGCAAACAGAAATGAGGGATATACAGTATGCCTTGATGGTGAGAACACATCTATTGACGATGAATTGAGAAGACTCAATAACAAGGGTCTTGTTGAGAGAGACCACGTTACCAAGAAGGATACCTTCTATCTGTACAAGGCTTGGTGGAATCAGACAGACAAATTCGTGCATATATGCCAGAAGAACTATACAAAGATGGTTGATAGGGCTATCAAGTGTTATACAAACCAAACAACTGAGTTTGCATTAAAGGTAAACGGAACAACTGTTGAAACAAAAGCTGCAACTGATAATATTCTTACGTTTACAGCACATACATTCAGTAGTGGTGATGTAGTAACCGTTGAGAGTGGTAATATTAGTGATACATTTACTTTTGAATAAAAAAATATTAATGAGGGGTTGTTTAAATACAGTTCCTCATTTTTATTTCTCATCAGATATTTATATAGTAAATGTATATATTTTAATAGATTTTTAAACAAGCTGGTATTCTTACCCTTTTATGAAATCTATATTTCTAATAATAAAAACTATTAAAAAAGAAATTAAATTTATGGGCAAAAATGCTGATTTTGTCTCTCATAAGAAGAGCAAGCAAAAAAATCAAGATGGTAGTCCTAAACTACCAGTAGCATCTGCATTGGTGGAAGGTGAGATAGCCATCAACTTCGCTGAAAACGTTGAAACATTATCAATCAAGAATGAAAGCGGTGATGTCGTTACATTCTCAAGTGACAACTATTACACTGAGAAGAAACTTGGAAGCGGATTCACTGGTGAGAATAGTGGTGTAACCGTTACTGACACAATATTATGGGTTAGTGGAACAGGCGAAAATGCCATTGTGCAGAAAGGCGGTGGAAACACAGCAAGTGGAAAACTATCAGTAGCTATGGGTAGCGGCACTACAGCAAGTGGAGATTATTCTGTTACTGAAGGACGTATTACAACAGCAAGTGGCGATTACTCTCATGCTGAAGGGTATAATACAAAAGCAAATGGTATTTCTTCTCACGCTGAAGGTGCTAGTACAACAGCAAGTGGTCCTCAATCTCACGCTGAAGGAGGTAATACAAAAGCAAATGGTCAATATTCTCACGCTGAAGGAAATAGCACAAGTGCAACTAGTCAGTCATCTCACGCTGAAGGAAATTATACAAAAGCGAATGGGCAATATTCACACGCTGAAGGAAGTGGCACAGTAGCAAGTGGTCAGTCTTCTCACGCTGAAGGAGGTAATACAAAAGCAAATGGTCAATATTCTCACGCTGAAGGACAAAGTACTAGTGCAACTAGTCAATCATCCCACGCTGAAGGTAGTGGTACAACTGCAAATGGCACTTGTTCTCACTCAGAAGGATATAATACAACTGCAAATGGTGTCTTTTCTCATGCTGAAGGTGATAATACAACAGCAAATAATCAGTCAGAGCACGCAAGTGGACAATATAACGTAAGTAACAGTGCTTCAACTACGTTTGGTGATAGTGGCAATACACTATTCAGTGTCGGTAATGGTACTGCTAATAATGCAAGGCACAACGCTTTTGAGATTAGGCAGAATGGTGATATCTACATAACCAGTGGTAGTTCTGATATTAAGTTACAAGATTATATTGGAAGTCCAATAGATGTTGACCAAGTATTGGATGATACGACATCCGCAAGCACAAATCCTGTATCAAGCAAGGCTGTATATAAGGCAGCGACTGATAATGAACTTGTATGGACGAATGCATTTGTTGCAATGAGTGGTACTGTAAGTGCGCATACTGCAAATACTGAGATACACGTAACTGCTGCCGACAAGACGGCTTGGGTCAATAAGATTGGCTATGCTGAATACGATTCAAACGATAAGAAGATTAATTTCTATAAGAATGATACAGATACCGCAACATCGATTTGTTATATTGATGCAACCGATTTCATCAAGGATGGCATGGTACAGAATGTTGAAATAAAGGATGTAACAAGTGGTGGAAGTCAAGTTACTTGCCTTGTAATATCATTCAATACAGATGCTGGAAAGCAAGATATAAACGTGCCTATAAGTGACATATTTGATGCTTCAAATTATTATACAAAATCTCAGACAAGCGGTGCAACAGAAATATCAAATGCATTGAATGGCCTCGATGCAAGGAAACTTGATGCAAGTGCATATACACCAAGCGTTGAACTTTGGGTAAGAGGAACAGGATTGAACTCTGTTGTTCTTAAGGGTTCAAGTAGCACAGCAAGTGGTAACTTCTCTGTGGCAGAAGGCAGTCAAACACAAGCGATTGGTAACTATTCACATGCTGAAGGCTATTTTACAACTGCACGTGGTAGCGATTCTCATGCTGAAGGATGTAATACAAAAGCAAATGGCTATGCATCTCACGCTGAAGGTAGTGGTACAACAGCAAGTGGTGAACGTTCTCACGCTGAAGGATATAATACAAAGGCAAGTGGTTATTATTCTCACGCAGAAGGATATGATACAACTGCAAGTAATTATTCTCACGCAGAAGGATATAATACAAAGGCAAGTGGTGATTATTCTCATGCTGAAGGATATGGTACAACAGCAAGTGGTGAACGTTCTCACGCTGAAGGAAGAAGTACAAGTGCAACATCATATCAAGCACACGCAGAAGGATATTATACAAAAGCAAATGGCTATGCATCTCACGCTGAAGGTAGTGGTACAACAGCAAGTGGCATTTATTCTCACGCTGAAGGAAATAATACAACAGCAAATAATCAGTCAGAGCACGCAAGTGGACAATATAACGTAAGTAACAGTGCTTCAACTACGTTTGGTGATAGCGGTAACACATTATTCTCAGTTGGTAACGGTACATCAAGCTCAGCACGTCACAATGCGTTTGAGATTAGGCAGAATGGAGATATTTATATAACTAGTGGTAGTTCTGATATTAAGTTGCAGGATTACATTGGAGGAAGTGTAGAGACGGTAACAGCAATCACTCCTTCAAATAGTGGTTCAACAAGCCCAATTGCAACGAAGGTTGTTGCTGAGAATGAATTGGCAGTATCTGCTGCATTGAATGACCTCGATGCAAGGAAGCTTGATGCAAGTGCATATACGCCAACAGATTTAAGCAATTATTATACAAAATCTCAGACAAGCGGTGCAACAGAAATATCAAATGCATTGAATGGCCTCGATACAAGGAAACTTGATGTATCGGCATATACACCAAGCGTTGAACTTTGGGTAAGCGGAACAGGTTTAAACTCTGTTGTGGTTAAGGGTTCAAGTGGTACTGCAAGTGGAAACTACTCTGTGGCAGAAGGATTTAAAACAATAGCAAGTGGTGAATCTTCTCACGCTGAAGGATATGGTACAAAAGCAAGTTTTTATTACAGCCACGCTGAAGGTAGTGGTACAACAGCAAGTAACAATTCTAGCCACGCTGAAGGAAGTAATACAAAAGCAATGGGTGAGTCTTCTCACGCAGAAGGACATTATACAGAAGCACATAACAGTTCTAGCCACGCTGAAGGAGACCATACAACAGCAAATGGTCCTTATTCTCACGCAGAAGGTTCTTATACAAAAGCAAATGGTTCATATTCACACGCAGAAGGTGGTAATACAATAACAAATAATCAGTCAGAGCACGCAAGTGGTAGATATAATGTAAGTTCTAAGGCTAGCAATACTTTTGGCAACAGTGGAAATACTTTATTTAGTGTTGGCAATGGTACTGATAATAATGCAAGGCACAACGCTTTTGAAATACGTCAGAATGGTGATATCTACATAACAAGTGGTGGTACGACATCAAGTGAAAGTATTAAGTTACAAGACAGCATTGGAAGTAAGGCTGATAAGTCAACCACATATACAAAGTCTGAAATCGATGATATGATTGGTGACATTGAAACATTATTGGCTGCAATATAATAAGTAATATGTGTATAATAAAGTATATTAAGAAATTATTGAAATGTGATTGTGTATCCGTTTCAGAATTCGAATCAAATAAAGATAAGATTTCGGCAGCATTGAAAGACTTAAATGATAGAATCGGTGCTGCTGAAATAAAACTAAAAGGCTTATAAATTCTAAAATATAATATATTATGAGTATAGCAAGTGAAATATCAAGATTACAAACAGCAAAGGCTGATATAAAAACTGCACTTGAAAATAAAGGAATAACTGTACCAAGTAGTACCAAGATAGATGGATATGCACAATTGATTAACGGTATACCCACAGCAGACCCTATGATTGATAACCACTATTATCGTGACCTTGGACTTCCAAGTGGCACAAAGTGGGCTACAATGAACGTTGGTGCTTCATCAGAAACGGATTATGGTAACTTCTATCAATATGGTAAGGGTGCTGACCAATATGCTGCAACAAGTGGACAATCTGATTATAGTGGTACTGAAAACCCATTGGCGACAAGTGCTGATACAGCAGCTCAAGTATGGGGTGGTAATTGGCATATGCCAACAAAGGCTCAGTTTGAGGAATTGACCGCAAATACCACTTACACTTGGACTACCGTTAATGGAACTAATGGCGGTTTGTTTACCTCTAACATCAACGGCAACTCTATCTATTTTCCTGCCGCTGGTATCTGGTTCGGTGGTAGTCACTACGATGAGGGTTCGTACGGCTATGTTTGGAGTTCATCGCCTGATGCTAGTCGCCTCGCCTTCAGCTTGCACTTCCGCAGTGGAGACAAGGGCGTGTACAACGACAGCCGTGAGTGCGGCTTCTCGGTGCGCCCTGTGCTTGGTTGACGAGCCAAACTGACGTTTGCTTCAACACAGCTAACGCTGTATGGTAATTCATCTTAATAAAGCCAAAACAGGATTAAATTATAAAAAAAGTTTGCCCTAGGCTTGTGCTTGGGGCAAATTTTTATGTTATATAAAATATTTATATATTAGATAATAAGACAAATTAAATATTTAAAAAATATGGCAGTAAAAAATCTTTATTCATTGGGACTATTACGTAACGGTAAGGTGTACCCAAGCAAGCAACTTGCTTATCAAGCTTTTGAGCAAGGTACAAATGACGGTGTTGCAAAGTTGGCACGTTATCTTGACGCAAGTCTTGGTGGAGACCCAATCATCAGAACGTTGGTTGGCTTCTACGCAAATGCTGAAGAAATGGCAGATAATGGTGGTGGGCAGTCACATTATACCATTCTTGATATCGAAGGCAGTGCAGGAGAGATAGAGGAACTTAAGAAAGCGGTTGCTAAAATTAATGAGACAATCGGTGATGGTATTAGCGGCACTACTCTTACAGACGCAATCAACGACATCAATGACAGAATCGGTAGCGGTTTCTCTGAGCATTTTACAGTAGCAGACGCATTGGTTGCACTTGCTGAAGAGTTATCTGATGCATTAACAGTTTCTCTTGATGTTGCAGGAGAGCCTACAAGCGGTTTTCTTAAGACTTATATCCTTTCACAAGGTACAGGTACAGGAAAGACTGAAATAGGAAGAATCGACATTCCAAAGGACTTGGTGGTAACAGAAGGTAAGTTAGTACATGGTTATTGGAGTGGCGATACATTTGCAGAGGATGAGGAAGGACCTGACACGGCTATCAAACTTGTGATTGCAAACCAAGAAGAGCCTGTATATATCAATACTAAAGACCTTGTTGATTACTATACAGCAGGTAATGGTATTGATATTGATAACACCCACAATACAATTTCAATCAAGTACAATACTCACAGTGAGGAATTCCTTGTTGTAGATGAGGATGGTATCAGAGTTGAGGGCATACAGGCAGCAATCGACAAGAAGGCTGACGAAGAGAGACTTGAGGCAAGTGATGGCATTTCAATCGCTTCAAACAAGGTTAAGGCTGTTGCAGCAGGATATTCAGCTCCAGCAATCAAGAACCCAATTACCGTTGACAAGGACGGCATTAAGTTCGCAAATGTGTTGGATTGTGGATTCTTCGATGACGAGACAAAGGTTGCAGCAACAGCAGAGGAAATCAATGCAATCACAGACCCACAGAATACTGACGTGTTCATCAGTGGAAATGAGGCATTGAACGCACTTGCAGCAAAGAAGACATTCAAGAACCTTGAAATTGCAAACGTTGAGGCAGCACAGCAAGTTAACCTTGCAGCGGTTGAGTCAATAGCACTTGATGGTGTTGAGGTAACTGGTGACAAGGGTTCTTCAAACGGATATTTCTTGGTAGATGCTCCAAAGGTTGATGTTTCAAACATCACTATTGCAGATGGTGCAAAGCCATATAACGTATTTGAGGAAGTTGGTGCTGGTACTGATTCATTTAACGCTTCAAACGTGAAGGTTAATGACGTTGCACTTAAGCACAATGTATTTAACATCTACAGGCCAAATAACGATGCTGTAATCAACATTTCAGACGTTAATCTTAACTTGAATGTTAACAACTCAAACGCATTGAGACTTGCAAACTACAAGAACGCTACTGGTGTTACAGTTAACTTCGAGAATGTTTCTTGGACATATGAGAACACACCAAATATCGAGTCAGCAGACTTCGGATGGGCAGGTTTGATTATCTATCAGCCAGCCACTACTGACGTTGCACTTGGTGGTGACTTGTCAAAGGTTCAGACTTGGACATTCAACTTCAAGAACTGTAAGTACAATGGCGTTAAGGTAACTGAGAACAACTTCGGTAAGAAGAACCAAGTATTCTACCTTTATAACATTAACAAAACTGGTGCAATCACAGACCCTGTTGAAAATGGTTTGGTATTGAACTTTGCATAAGTTTTGTTGATACAAAATAACGTTCTTACATAATCATACAAAAGATGAGGGATTGTTTAAATACAGTTCCTCATTTTTATTTTACATAAGATATTTATTACTATATAAGAATAATAAGTTTAATAACAATATAACAATTATGAGTCTATTTCTAAAACTTTTTAATACAACAGCAGAATATAACGCTTATACAGCAGATACAAGCACTTTTATTAAACCAAATGTATCTGTATGCAAAGATGATTTATCTCTTGTGTATTATAATCCACTCAGATGCGATGAAACAAGTGTATATGAGATTATAGGAGAACCTTCATATCCTTCTACTGTAGATGGTGCTGATTCATCATTTGACATCGCTGTCAACTATAGAATAACCGATATTAATACAGCGTGTACAGAGACCGTTACAGAAGGAACTGATATAGTAACTGTAGAAATTGGTGTTAATCCAAGTGGAAGTGCAAGTAGGACTGTAAGCGGTACTGTTGATTATCACGGCACTGAGATTGAGTATAGTATTACTCAGAGCAAGTTTGAGGCAAAGATAACTGCTAAGTTCGATGTAACTGATACAAGTAATCCAACGCAAATTGGATATAATCAATATACAAGTGGTTTCAGTAAAATTGAGATTGACGGTGTTGCACAACCATCAGTCGTAAGTGCGTATACGTTTAGTACAACAGGTGAACATACAGTTAAGTATACATTAGCAGACCCAACAAGTATTGGTGCTTATGCTTTCACTAGTTGTAGTGGTCTTACAAGTATAGTTATACCAGATAGTGTTACAAGTATTAAAGGTAGTGCTTTCATGTATTGTAGTGGTCTTACAAGTATAGTTATACCAGATAGTGTTACAAGTATTGGTAATAGTGTTTTCCAAGGTTGTAAAAGTCTTACAAGTTGTACAATAGGTAGTGGAGTTACAACTATTGGTTCTCAAGCTTTCAATAATTGTACTAGTCTTACAAGTATAGTTATACCAGATAGTGTTACAAGTATTAATGGTAGTGCTTTCATGTATTGTAGGGGTCTTGAAAGTTGTACAATAGGTAGTGGTATTACAAGCATTGGTACTCAAGCTTTCAGAGACTGTAGAGTTCTTACGAGTATAACAATAGAAGCAACAACGCCACCAACTTTAGGAAGTGATGTATTTTTTGATGCCAATAAGTGTACAATCTATGTACCAAGTGGTAGCGTAGATGCATATAAGGCAGCAAGTGGTTGGAGTACTTATGCAAGTAGAATACAAGCGATACCTTAAATATAAGAAGGATAGTTCAAACGGACTATCCTTTTCTTATGCTACACTGTTTCTTGTGTACCACTCATAGTACACCTTGCTATGGAACTTCCTATACTCAATATCCACCACCGTAGATAATGACAGTACATCGTTGTAGTCAAAGTGCTTTACAGCCTTCTTAAACATATCGTGGAAACGATATGAACTCTTCTCTTCCCTTGTGTTCCAACGATACATCTGCTCGTCAATATAACGAGATAAGTAATCCTTACTTACCATATGGTAGGTAGAGAATACAACACGCTTAAAGTGTGCCCAAAAGCCCTCAATACCATTGGTGTGAATGTCATTGGACCTAACGAACTCACGCTTTCCGTGATTAACAAACAAGTGGTCATAACCCTTCTTGGTAAGGTTATTGTAGATTGATGCCTCATCGGTGTAGGTAACAGTACCTTCCTTCACAAACTGCTCCACAATGGGCATAAGTGTTGCACCCTTGGTATCTTCCACCTTCATTGCTACAACCTTACCGTCACGCTGCAACATACCGAAGATAGGAGTCTTCGTCTTGGTTGAACGACCTTGTGTACCTTCAGTACGCTTGTCGTTATGCTTGTTGGTCTCACGACCACCAAGGTACATCTCGTCCATCTCAACCTCGCCATCAAGTTCGATTTCGTCAGTGATACCATAGAGTCCACGAACCTTATGCAGAATGAACCAAGCAGTCTTCTGAGTAACTGCAAGGTCTCTTGCAAGCTGATGTGAAGATACGCCCTTCTTCGTAGAAGAAACAAGGTACATTGCCATAAACCACTTTCTAAGAGACAACTTGGTGTTCTCAAAGATAGTGCCAACGGTGACGTTGAACTTTCTCTTGCAGTTTGGACAGCTATAACGTCCATCCTTGCAAGAGTAGGTATGTGTGCAACCACAGTAGGGGCATACAGCCTCGCCATCACCCCAACGTTTCTGGGCGATAGCAGCCTTGCACTTGTCCTCAGTGTTGAAGTAGTCAACAAGTGCGATGAGTGAGTTGAACTGTGCGAAGTTGATGTGAAGTGTCTGTTCCATATGCCTTTTTTGCTTAAAATCTAATACAAATATAGGATTTTTCAACTATCGGAACAGTCTTCTCATACATATAAATGGACAAAATTTGCATTTTCATTTTACGTTGTAAAATGAGAGTTTTAGTTAATACACCAAAAACTAATACAAAAAAATCTGCAAGATTTGTGACAGTCTTGCAGATTAATGTATATTTATTCAAAAGGAGCGACTTGTGTCAACAAGTATATCGTTCCCTTTTATTTTTAATAAGCCTTATTAATTCTCCATATCTACCTTCAAACACAAGTTCATCATCGGCATATAGTTTAAGGTGTGATATATTATCCTCTGTTGGCTCTGATTCAATTCTCCATTTTTTATCGCCAAACGTCCAAGTTGTTATCATATTGTGCTATTTTTTTGATTATACTTATCTTCAGTTACAATAACAGGATATGTCTTTATCTTCTTGAATTTATACATCATGAATAGATTGGTACATCTTTCTCCGATATATCCACCAATTCTGTATTGGTATTCCACAGTATCGTTTGGATAGAAGTCTTTGATATACTTTTCATAGTTATCATATATTCTCTTATTAATATCCATTCCAACTATTTTAAGGTATTCGTCAAGAATTGAGAATATGAAATCTATGTATTCCTTGAAATCTTCCCTTTTCATAATGAACATATTATACGGAATCAATATATTGCCGTTTATGAAGTTCTTCCACATATTTGCTTGTTCTGGATATTTCTCAGCAATGATTCCACCGATGATGTACAAGTCCTCAATGTTATGGCAAGATAAATATTGTGATTTCACATTTGTCTTCAATATCTTTGGTTTTGCTACTATTGCATCATAATTAGAAAATATTTCATCCATATTTGGTACATCATCAAGGAATGAGAAATATCTTCTATAATGGCAGAAACCTACATATTTTGGAAGTTCCAAATTATCAGCAACGTATCTGAATGGGTACAGTTCTGAATAGAAATCATCCTTTAATGGTAGTTTCGGTTCTATTTCTCTTGCGTTAATTATTTTATACGTTTCATTGTGTACTATTGGTTCAAATTCCTTATGGGTGCATATGAAGATTTTAAGATTTATATTGAGTAGTTTATCAATATATTCTTCTTTTTCTTTAGTTTTTTCATTAATTTTAAAGAAATAACCAATTCTGTCAACATTTTTTTTATAACTTTCAATAGTTCTGTCACCAAGCCCTTTTTTATATTTACCGTTAATAAATTCATCAATTGTTTTGGTGGGAAAATGCTTAATATATGCTAATTCAAAATTATAGGGTTCAAATGGGCTATTGCTGCAATTATCACCAATAGAGTTGCAATATTTTATGTTTGAAACAGTATGTGGCGTTTGATTCCATTTTACATTTTCAATACCACACCTAATTATACTTTTGGTATGATTATTTTCTGGAAAGTTATATGTTACAGCCTTATCATATTCCATAGGTGTTGTAAAACGCTCCAAAACACCCCTTCCATCACTTTTTATGAGGTTATTGTCAGTGTATACCATCCAATTGATTTTAACACCCTGGAAGTCATCAAAACGGCTCAGATACGACTTGATATCCTTGTCCTTTACGAGTGTAAGGAACTCATCGAAGTCAAAGAACGCAATCCAATCATATTCCTTTCCATACCTTGAATAACAGTCGTTATAGGTAGATAGTTGCGCTACTTCTTTATTCCTATAGTCAATGACAGTTACAAAACCGTCATTAATATATGTTTGAAGTACATCCTCAAAATGTTCTTCCACATCGTGGTTGTTGTCGTATATGAATATCTTGTCGAAACCAATTGACTTGTAGTAATCAACATACTCAATGGCATATTGGTTCTCAAGCCTTCCAATACAGCATAATGCTACTTTCATAATTTTCTAATTAATATTTATATACAAATAATAATCTTTTATATGGATAATTCAACAGTTAATTGGGAAGAGGTGAGGATAAATGCATCCATCAATATTATGAATGCGATATTGTCAAGTAGCATAATGGTATTCATATTTCAGTTCATCTTCAAGAGACAAGTGGCAGACATTGCTGTGGAATATGCTGATAGACTGGTTGAGGAGTTAAAGAAAAAGGGGTAGGATATTTTGTGGGTGGATAAAGCCATCTTTTTTATTTTCATGAGGAATATTGGAAAACTATATAATATTTATTATTAATTAAAAATATATTATTATGAAAACTTTATCTACTAAATTAACCAATAAATATTATTATTTGAAAAATGGTGTAGTTTACGACATTTTATCAACAAAAAACGATGATTGCGGTAAGTTAGGAATCTCTGGAAATTCTCCTACTGCTGATGAGGTTAAGATACCTTATATAACAGTTAAGAAGGGCAATGAAACGCCATACAATTTATTCTTAGACACTTACATCGAGATAGGTGACACCTATGGAACTGAGTTTAAGAAGACTAGTTGTGGAGAAAGTGATAAGTCTTTATCTGCATATTACTATGATGAGTGTGTAAAGGAAATTAAAAGACAAATCAGAATAAATCCAACTGCTGAATTTAAGTTGTTCAATGATGTAAAGACTTTATTGGGTATTCCTCCATTTATGATAAAAAATAATGGTTATACTATCACTGGAACGACACAAATTGATTTTACTGAGGCTAATTTCAATACATATAAGAAGGCTGTTGTTGAAGAAGAGGCTTTAACTGCTGCTAATAATAAGGCTAATGAGTATAATTACAAAGCTACTGATGTTACAGTAGTTAAAAAATAGTGATTTGATGAATTAATCAAAGGCACTAAATATTTATATATAGGAAAAATAACTAATAAAATTAAAATATTTCAAGAATTATGGCAGATAATGCAAGAGGAATACATGTTTCACCAGGTATTTATACTCGTGAGATAGACATCAACTACGCTGTTCGTAGCCTTGGAATCACCACACTTGGTGTTGTTGGTGAGACCTTGAAAGGTCCAGCTTTTCAGCCAATGGACATTGCTAACTGGCGTGAGTTCCAAGAGGTGTTTGGTGGAACAAGTACAGAAAAATTCAAAGGAAGTCAATATCCTAAATACGAGTTGCCTTATATCGCTAAGTCTTATTTGAGCGAATCAGAGCAACTTAAGGTTGTTCGTGTTCTTGGTCTTAGTGGTTATAATGCAGGTCCTGCTTGGCTTGTTACAGCTTCATTAAATGGTACAAATCCAGTTGCTGTTGCTGTAATCCGTTCAAGAGGTACATATAACCCATATGCAACAGGTGATACAAGTGGTTGCACTTGTGAGGAGTCAAAGTATGACGTTCTTAAATATTATGTTGGTGAGAAACCAAATAGTGGTCAAGTTGGAAACATTTGCGATAAGAATGGTTATAATATGAATGCTCTTCAGATTAAGGCTTATGTCCCAATGGACAGTAGCGGTAATGAGTGTGACGGTTATGGAATGAGTAGCGGTACAACTGATTTCTATATCTCTCAGAACAATCATGGTAGATTCAAGTTTGTTGGTGTAAAGGGTGTATATAACGAGAGTGAAGTTAACAACATCATTGCTAGTGGAACAAGTGAAAACATTGACCAGAGGCAAGAGGCTATTAAGATGGGTTACTTTGAGTACCCAGTAACTCTTAACCCATACGATAAGGAGTACATTCTTAACGTTCTTGGTTCAAAACCTTACGATGGTGATGCTCCAATCTTCGTTGAGTCTTTATATGACGTTGCTCTTGACCAAGCAATTGTTGAGGACAGAGTTAATAAGATTGATGACAGCTTGAAGCAGTTTAACGTATATTACACTGCTGATTATTGTCACCATGAGCCAGTTGGCGGACTTTTGACAATACCTGAAACGACACTTAGAAGAAAGCACGTTGGTTTGAGATTCTTGGCTGATACCAATTCAGTTGAGCTTGGTATTAAGGCTGTTCCTTATGACTACAAGAAGAATAAACCAGTTGATACAACTGACAAAGACCTTGGTGCAGTTGCAGTTATTCCTGGTCAGATTTACACCGTAAGACAATATACAAAGGCTGATGGTAAGAGAGATTATCACTACGGATATTATACTCAAGGATTTGAGGAAGCAATCGCTAGTGGTATCGAAATGACCAACATCTACGGAAACCTTCAAAATGGTGGTACAAAGAAAAGCAATGGTAAGGAATCTAAGTTGGTTCTTAACACATATGATGGTCTTTACTACAGAATGAATGAGGCAAAGGATGACGTTGCATTTGTTGAGCTTGATATGAATGATTACAAGTCAGCATACAGATATGCTTCAACTCCTTGGATTGTGTCTAACTTGAAGGGTGACTTCAACCATGTTGAGGTTAACAAGTTGTTCAGATTCCATACCATTACAGACGGTAACAACGCTAACTACGAGGTTAAGGTATCAATTGAGAATATTAGACCAGATGAAGGTGTATTCGATGTTGTAGTTCGTAGAGTTGATGATGCTGATGAGCAGATTGTTCCACTTGAGAGATTTGGAAGATGTTCAATGATTCCTGGAAATAGCAACTACATTGCATTTAAGATTGGTTCATTCGATGGTGTATACGAGTCAAAGTCTAAGTACATTACAGTTGAGGTGAATGAGTCAACAGCAGCTAAGATGTCAGTACCAGCAGGTTTCTTGGGTTATCCAATACCTCAGTACAATGGTCTTCCAATTGACGGTAGCAGAAATAGTGTTGCATTCCCAACATTGAAATACAACAGATTCTTCGACCCAGACATCAAGAACAGAAAACAGTACTTCGGTCTTTCTTCATGGGTTGGAGTTGACATCGATAACTTCACCTTCAAGGGTAACAAGACATACATTGAGTTGCCTCAGTTCATGACAAGAGGTTTCCACCTTGATTCAAGACTTGACAGTCAAACTGGTGGTGCATACGTAAGTGGTATTACTGTTGATGGTGAAGCAGGATATGAGTTCGATGCAGTTTCTACAAACTCTAGAACATCTACATTGTCTGAACCACCAATCATCGGTACTGAAGACGATATGTATGGTTCAATCTATGAGTATGTAAATCTTCGTAAGTTCACCGTATTCTTCTATGGAGGTTTCGATGGATGGGATGATTACAGAGACCAGAGAACCAATACTGATGGTTACAAGATGTCTCAATATAGAGGCTTCATCAACCAAGGCAGTGGTGAGGGTTACTCATTCAACAGAATCAAGAACCCAGACCTTCTACAGTTGAATCAGAATGGTATTACCTCTGACTGGTATGCTTACCTAAGTGGTATCAGACAGTTCTCTAACCCAGAGGCGACAGATATTAACGTATTCGCAACCCCAGGTATCGACTACGTAAATCAGAAGCTTCTTGTGGAGGAGGCAATCGAAATGATTGAGGAAGAAAGAGCAGATAGCATCTACGTTGTAACAACCCCTGATAAACCAAGTGGCGCAGGTGACTACGTTGATGAAATGTTCACTCCAGATGAGGCAGTTGGTAATCTTGAGGATTCTGAGATTGATTCTAACTATACTTGTACATATTATCCTTGGGTTAAGTATCTTGACCAAGATAACAATCAGTACATCTATCTTCCAGCAACTAAGGATGCAGTTAGAAACTTCGCACAGACTGATAACACAGCTTACCCTTGGTTCGCACCAGCAGGTGTTGGACGTGGTAACGTTGACTGTGTAAGAGCACACTTCATCACTAAGCTTGGAGACGAGGATGTTCTTTACGAGGGCAGAATCAACCCAATTAAGACCTTCGCTCAAGACGGTCCAAAGATTTGGGGTCAGAAGAACTTGCAGATTAACGAGTCTCAGCTCAACAGAATCGCAGTTCGTAGATTGCTTCTTAGAATGAGAAAGTTGATTGCAATCTCTTGTATCGGTCTTATCTTCGAGCCAAACGATGCTACTGTTAAGCAGTCATTCTTGTCAACAGTTACTCCAATCATGGATAGCATCAGAAGCAACAGAGGTATCTCTGACTACAGAATAGAGATTAATGATACAATCGAGTCAAGGGAAAGAAGAGAGCTTCCAGTGAAGATTTACTTCAAGCCTTACAATGCACTTGAATATATAACAATCGACTTCATCATCACTCCAGAGGGAGTCTCGTTTGATGATATTTAATTAATAAACAGATGGTTACATAAAAATAGCAGTAATTCAGTTTACTGCTATTTTTTTTATTATAAATCAATCTTCATATTATATATTTCTCTATCGCCACTTTTAAAATACTCAAATCCGTGTCTTTTGTAAAAATATTCAAGTTCTTCTTGACAAAGGCAATTATCGTGTTTGGCTATTTCTTCGATATTATCTGTAAATATATTACCAACTGTATATTGTTTTGCCAATATTTTGAACTTGAATCCGCTAAAGTTTGTCTTGGCAAAAGAGACAGCATTTGAAACTAATACCGAGCCGCATCCCAAACCCCTGTATTCCTTGTATACTTTTATATCTTCTCCGATAACACACTTATCATATCTATCTACACAGTGATGTGTTACTCCAATTAATTTATTTGTGCCTATGTGTCTCAAGGAAATGCCAAAACTATTCCAGCAGCACCATATACGTAATACCATTGGGATTATTTCACCGTCTTTCTTGGTAAAATCAATATCTTCGGTGAATAAATATTCTTTTCCGTCATCACGAAGTTTCCAATTAATCTTGAAGTCTTCCTTATTCATATTTTTTTAAATATTTAGTATCTACATAATCTGTAAGCCAAACTCCATTGCTTGAAAGATAGAATTTTATACCATCCTTATACATTTGTTCAGAATCAATAACGAGGACATATGGCGTACCATGTCTAGAACCCACTTTTAAGGCTGTCTCTTCGTCTTTTGACAAGTGGACATATAATCTCTCACCCTTAACGATTCCTCGTTTGTAAATCGATTCTAATGCCTTTGTTGAAGTTCCATGATACAATGTATTTGGTGGTATTGTTTCAGTTAATCCAACATCAACATTAATTGAATGACCTTGCCTTGCCCTTATCTTTGTTTTGTCCCCATTATACTCATAACGTTGCTTATTGTTTGTCTCAACAATTCCATCAAGAAGTTCTTTTGTATAACCTTGACTCTTGATGAGTTCTGAAACACTTCTCCAGCCGTTATTGTCAATGAGGCCATTATTCAATGCTTCCTTATCGTGTCTTAGAAGGAAAGCAAGATGTTTACCTTTTGATATTAATTCCTTTTTGTTCATAATCCGTACTCAGAAAGGTCTATATTGACTTTCTTTGCCTCTTCCCTATCAATGTCCCTCACAACCAAATCTTTCATCTTGGAGAGCATTCTAATAGCTTCTATATTCTCACAGCGAATTGCTTGTGTTAAAGCTGAACAATCAATATCGTTAATTGCATTGATGTCAACATCTTTTTTAAGGAGTAGTTCTTTAGCAACCCAATTTAAGCGTTTCCAAGTGCAACAAACAATAAGAGCAGTATTTTCATTGAGGTCTTTGGCATTGAAGTCAAATTTATCAGATTCTAAAGTCATTTTAATCATCTTTTCAAACACCTCTTTCTCTTGCGGTAATTTACAGATTTCTTCAGAACCATACATATATAATAGTGATTCAAGAACACTTTCATCGCCAAAGACATCTTCAACAGCATAATCGAATGTTGGGTGATTCACAATCACCTCGAACAAATCATACATTTTAGAATTGATTGCCGAGAAGATAGGCACTCTCTGATTATACTCATAGGATACGTCAATGCCCTTTTCAGAGTTAATAAGATTAATTGCACCTTGTTCATCACCACTGTCAATCAGTTTGTGCAACTTAACGCAAGCATCGACATTTTTCTCAACTTTGCCAATACTTTTTAAACTAAATCCTTTTTTCATACTTAAAAATGTTTTTTGCAAATGTATGAAAAAAAAATGGATTAACCAAGTAAGTTAACCCAATTTAACATATATTTACCACATTTGGCATAACAACACCCATGTTACAATCACTTGTAGAAGGTGTATTGTTTGGTCTGCCATGAGATTTATATGGAGTTTGTTGCATTTCTCATTATCAATCCAATAGTGTATAATGGTGTTGATGATAAATGCGCCTAGCAAGAGATACGATGAGACTGTAGGCAATAATACCATGCTTGGGATAAGTATCATTATAGACCAAGACATTGAATGAATGAGCAGTGCCATCTTATAGTCATGTTTATATAGGGATTTATATTCAAAAAGCTTTTCCCACCACACTTTTTGCTTCATTTTTGCCAAGTTTCCTTGGAGGTAGAAATCATCCACGATGTGCGCAAGAATCATTAATAACAGTAGTTTTATCATAATGCTTATTTTTTATTAGTCCATTTATATCTTATTAAACCACAATCCCATATCTTGTAATATCCTAATTCGTTAGTTAACTCATTTTCTGTCTTTTTCTCATCTACCCCATAACGTTTTGATAAGAGTTTTTTCCTAAAATTGAATTTATGCATTCTTTCTGTTGGATGTGAAACACTTACATATTTGTAATCTGGTTTTAGTACCTCGTCTATTTCAAAACCTAATTTGGTATAGAGATTATCATTTCTGTTGACTGTCCATCTTAAGTCTGCAAATGATTTAACAATTAATGGATTATATTTTTTAACAAAGAATGAAAATAGTTTTCCCCCAACGCCTTGACATTTAAGTGTATTATCTGTAGCAAATCTATTTAATATCCATTCTTCACCATATTGTTCAAATGTCATTACGCCAATCAATACACCATTATTGAAACAGCCCACAGCAATGGAACAACCACCATATCCTTGTATATGATTTTTATCCAAGAAATCTTTTGCTGCATCCTTTGTTATAAAGTCAGCGATACATTTTCTAGCCATTACAGATGGAATACCATTATCTGCATATATTAATCTTCTTATTTTAGATAGAACAATTTCTTTATGAGATAGATACTCATCTTCAAATAGTTGAATTAATTTAATACCCTTTTCGTTTGCTAATTCAGTTTTCATTAGATGATAGTTTCTATCCCTAAATTTATCAGAATGCCATTTAAGTCCATTGTATTCTATTCCTATCCTTAATTTTGGAATATAGATATCAATCTCATATCCATTCAGCATTTCCCTATTTGAATGTTCCACATTCTCTTTTCCTATTAGAGAACAAATATATTCGTATAATTCAGTTTCTCCCTTAGACTCAATTAATCCACACTTAGGACATCCGTGTCCGTGAAGATGGTCGTAAGGCTTTTGCCAGAACTCACCGTGTTTTGGGCATATAATCTTGACCTTCTCTTCCATTTTATTGTAATTGGTTTCAGTGTAAATATACTTATCCCCATATATAGATTTACATCTTCTTATAAACTCTTCTTGTCCTATATTCTTTTCTTCAGCTCTTTTGTTTATGCTACATTTTGGACAACCTTGACCCAATAGGTGCTTAGAAGGTTCTTGCCAGAACTCACCGTGTTCCCTACAAATTATGCATACCTTATCGTGCATTCTAGTAAATGCAACCTTTGAATAATCGTATCTATCACCGTGTTTCTCTTTAAACAATTGTATAACCTCATCAGTATTCAAGCCCCTACCACTACATTTTGGACAGCCTTGACCCATAAGATGCGCCATTGGAGTCATCTGAAATTCACCGTGTTTTGGACATACTATTGTTACTTTGGTCATCGCATTTACATAGCTTATGTTATTGTAATTATATTTACCATTATGTATTATGTTTGCCTTTTCAATGAATGTATTTGCATCACCCCTAAACGTATCACCTCTTTTGATATTTGCGCATTTAGGACAACCATTACCTCTTGCGTGAGCTTGTGGTGTTTGCCAAAATTCACCGTGTTCTTTGCATATTATACATACTTTTGTCAAACTATTAACATAGTCTACTTTATCATAAATGTATTTTCCATTGTGTATTTTTGTTGATTTTTCTATAAATTTATCTTTTTTACTCATTTTATGTTTTATTCATAAATATTAGTTCTTATTGCAAAGATATACAAAAAATATGAAAAAAACAAGTTTTTACGAAAAAAAATATAATATTGTATATTTATATTAAAATTAATGGTAAAAGACAATAAAATAATCTAGATTAAAATATTTATTAAAAATGAGTGATTTACTTTTGAAAATGCCTCTAAATTACGAACCTCTCAGGAAAAATAGATGGTTGTTAAGATTTCCAGCTGACTTGGGTATTCAAGAGTGGTGGTGCAAGAGTGCAGCACGTCCACATATCCAGCAAGAAGGAAAGGCAATTGAGTTCTTAAATGCAGAGACATACGTTGTTGGAAGATACAAATGGGCTTCAATTCAAGTAACTTTGAGAGACCCAATTGGACCTTCTGCTTCGCAAGCAATAATGGAGTGGGTTCGTCTTCACTCTGAGTCTGTTACAGGACGTCAAGGCTATGCAGCTGGTTACAAGCGTGATGTTGAGCTTGAAATGCTTGACCCAACTGGTGTTGTTGTTTCTAAATGGATTCTTAAGAATGTAATGATAACCGAAGTAGACTTTGGTCAATTAGATTACAGTCAAGATGACCTTGCAGAAATTACAATGACATTACAGATGGATTATGCGATTTTGGCATATTAATCTGTTTATCAAGCAGTTATTGGGATTTAAAATAAAATGAGCAACCATGATTGGCTGCTCATTTTTTATTGATATATTCTGTTTCTTTTGACTCAATTATTTCACCATTGTTAAAATTAAATGTACTTCCTAATACATTTCCTAGTTTGAAACTAGTATTCGTTTCTGCTATTGATATTGCTGTTTCTTCTTTGTTATCGTTTGCGGCAACATAATATTCTACAGAATAATTTAAGCGAACTTTACAAAGTTTTATTTTTTTCATATTCTTTACTGTTTTAAATTGGTTTTATTTCAACATTTGTGATTGCTCATTTTTGTTTATCTATGCATATTCTCTAATGTAATCCTTCATACCATTTGGTTTTAGAAACGATTTCATTGTTCTTTTTAGTTAAAGAATCTATTTCTTGACTAATGTATTGGATTAATTTTATTTTATTTTCCTTCATGAACGATTCGACCATATCTTCAAATTCATCTTCATTAGTACACAAAAAAGCATAATCTTTAATTTTCAAATAATCCAAGTTTAAATCGTAATCATAACCGCCCAAATGTGCTAAAGAACCGCAGCGATAGCCTCTTAAGTGATTTCGTTCTATACGAAGTTTTTCATTCTGATATGTGACATATTCAAAATGTTCATCACAAATACGCATATGAATAATCCTAGCGTTAGGATTCACATGAATAAAATTTCTTATTTCACCAACTGACATAGATGAAATTCTTCTTTCGTTAGTATTAATCATAAATTTTTTAATTAATTTTAGTTTGTACCTTAATCATTATTTTGTTAATGTAAAGGTACGAAATTATTTTGATTTAGCCAAATATTATCTATAGTTTTAACTTTTATTATGCTTTATATTTGTTTCTTGCACTTATTTTTTTATTTTTTAAAGAAAAATAACAATTTAAAATAGTAAGAAATATGCCAACAAGTAGAAGTTATTCATTAAATGATTTAAAATCTGCACTAAAAACTAGAATGGCAGAGTTTGAAATGCTTAATAAGACACTCATAGAAGCAATCGAGAAAGGCTCTAGTGAGGTAACTATTGATGCAATTAAGGAAGCAATTAAGGATGCTGAAGAGAATATTAAGGCTTTAAGAGATTGGATTGAGGAAAAGACAAACGAAAAGGAAAGTTGTGAGAAGGTTAACTATTCATTCTATAATGAGATAAAGAAGCCTACTTTACCAAGGTCAGTTAAGGCTAAGAAATTATTCAACATTAAGAATGACCTAGATAAGCTTGAGAAAGAACTTAAGGACTTGAAACCAACCAACAATAATTTCTTTGACAATATTAAGAAGGATACAAACTCAAAGAAGTTGGATGAGGTGATTAAGAAAGACCTATCAAGCGACTATAAGCCTTACGATAGTCCTTACAACCATCTTAACTATGAGGATATATATAATGAGACTTGTAAGAAATTGCCAGTATGTAGTCCTTATGAAAATGTCATTCAATGCAATAGATTCTTGGTGAGATTTGGAACACCATTGGATATACCAGAGTATTATGTAAGAAGTGTTGACTTCAAGAGTAAGCATCTTGTGATTAGTATATTTAACTTTATCAAGGACGATGAACATCCAATTATTGCAGAGCTTTTGGCAAAAAAGTTTAATGGTGACATGACATCTGAATTCAGCATTTCGATTGATTATCTTGACCCAACTGGTGTTATTCTTTACACAGAGCGTTATCACCATTGTCATTTGCTAAATGTTGAAAGAGATAGCGTGGATTATACTAGAGACGATTTAAATAGAATATTATTGACGGTATCATATTCTGATATAACTTATGAAACAAGTCATTAAAAAAAGTAAAACTTCCATAATCAAGAATAAATCAAAGAAGCGTACAACCCCAAAGGCAAAAACGGCTAGAGGGGCTGTACGTCATCCTCATCACCAGAAATATGGAACATCTAAGCTTGAGGAAGACTTTGCAAGAGATTTTCTTGATAAACTTGGTGTAAAGTATATCTATCAATTTGAAGCAAAGGATATTGGAAGGTTTTACGATTTTGCAATTATTCTCAATGATGAAATGACAACTGGAAACATGATTCTAATTGAGATTGATGGTAGTTACTATCACTCAGACCCAAGACTTGTTAAGGAAGGTGAAATGAATCCGATGCAAAAACATAATAAAAGGGTTGATGAATTAAAAGATAAATGGGCATTATTGCATGGAATACCACTTATTAGGATTTGGGAGAAAGATATTCGTGAGAATCCAAAAATGGTGACGAAGGAACTCAAGGAAAGACTTTATATCGAGGATAAAAAGGTCACATTGACTGAAAAGAAAAATAAAAGACATATAAATAAGATAAAATAAGCATGTACAAAAGAATTTGGAAATACATATATGATTTTTTGGATGAAGCCAAAGCTAAAATGGATTCTGATTATAAAGAAAACCTCACTGAAAAGAATATAGATAATTTTTTGGAATATATTGAAAATGGCTTAAATGATATTATTACAAAAAATGTATATGTTGTGTCTAAAATTGAATAAAATAAAAAACAGTATATTTATTCTAAAATTAAAAAGTTATGGAAGTTACGTTATATTTACCTTACTATGATTACAATGACGGAAACTTTGACGTGAGCAATGATTATTACAATGAGAACGAATATTCAGATGCCATGTCTAAGGATTTCAATAAAAGTAAGGACATTGTTTATAATTCTGTCCTAGCTGCAAAAGAGGGCACAGGAAGCCTTATTCAAGGTACAGATGGGCACACATACAAGTTTGGACAGAAAACCTCTCAGAGCGAAGATAAAGTGGCTTTTTCGAGTTGTATTGGTGAATTGTTAGATATTGACGGTAATAGTGATACCGTTGATGGCTTCATAACCAAGTTTGCACAACAAAAACAATTCTTAGAGATTGTTGAATTCAATTTGGATACCTCTGAGGAAGAATTTGAAACCGAATTATCACTCTGGTCTAGAGAGCATACTAGTATTAACAAGTATAAAGACCAATTAGGTGAAGATTGGGTATTGGCAAAAGAACCAAAGAGGAATCTTAAAGTACAGTTTAAGAATAATGCAAACCAAGATACATATGCTATTTTAGAGGATTGTAGAATCATGGATATTATCGACAAGAATATGTTTGTATTATTTGTTGAAAGAATAACTTTAGTAGATAAATAAAATAGAAATGGCTAAGAAGAAATTAACACCAGAGCAAGAAAGTCAGATTAAGACACTTCTTGCAAACAACGAAATGCTTGAAAAGACAAAGAAGGAAGCTCAAGAGAGGGGAAACAAGGCATCTGTTCAGCAGATTGAAAGGGCACAAGAAGATGTTCTTGAACACATTAAGATGATTGACCCAAGTTCCACTCCTACTATTTCCAAGAAAACATCATTGTCTTCAAACAAAAAGGTAATTAATCAAGACAATTTGTTTGACACCGATATGTCTATATTCGACATTTTGGAAGAAAATGAGAAGAACAAGCAAGACTTTATTGAGGAAAAGATTAAGGAGGAAACACCAGATGTTCCTTGGAGTGATGACAATTTAACTCCTAGTGAGACAACGATTGCAACAGAAACTACATTCAATGATATTGACTCAACAGCTCAATATGATGTAATTCAGTTGCCAAGTAACGGTCAATGTTATAGAAACAAGATGGATAGATTGCCAGTTGCTTATTTGACTGCTTATGATGAAAATATTATTATGTCACCAAACTTGTATAAGGATGGCCTCGTAATTGATTTCTTGCTCAAGAATAAGATTATAAATAAGGAAATCAATGTCGATGACCTTGTAAGTGGTGATATTGATGCAATTGTATTGTTCTTGAGGGCAACTAGCTATGGTCCTGATTTCCCAATAGTAGTAGCTGACCCAGAGACTGGTGAACAGATTGAAACAACCGTTGACCTTACAACATTAAAGCCAAAGGAGTTTACACTTGTTGGTGATGAGAATGGATGGTTTGAATATATCACCCCAATAAAAAAGGATGTGATTAAGTTCCGTTATTTAACTAGAAAGCAAGAGAAACAACTTAAGAAAGTCACTGAGCTTGAGAGTCTTGGAACAAAGGCATTTATGCTCAACCAAGAGAAAGAAACTCTTCTTGCAGCATTGGTGGGTGATGAATATATTGCTGAGAATGATAAGAAGGTTATCAAGGCTGCAACATCTGTCATTGAAAGATGGACTGAAAAACTTAAGAAAGTTAATGAATCCAAATTCACTAGAATCATGACAAACGCAATGCAGTTACAGATTGTAGCTGTTAATGGTAACACTGATAGAGAGTTCATTAGAAAGTATATTAATAACATGCCAGCGAGGGATTCGTTGATGTTAAGAAAATATATAAATGATAACAGACCTGGAATTGACTTTAACATTGAGGTTGAGAGACCTGAGAGTCTTGGAGGTGGCTCATTTAAGACCTTTCTTAACTGGGACGATTCTGTTTTCCTCAATATCTCCGATGGCAGAGAGGAATCTTAAGGATGAACTATTTGCTTGCCACATGTATGTAAAGATTCCATATGAGGCATTGATGAAAATGCCAGTTATGGATAGAAAATACTACATACACAAGTATAACGAATATATGGAGGCTAGAAATGACGCAATGAATGGAAATGAGGGTGGCTCTTCATCACACGATATTTCAAAATTCACAAGCATGAGTCAAGGACTCAATGGGGATGACATTGCTGAAGAAATGGGATTATAAATAAAAAAAGCGAGACTCAGCTAAGAATCTCGCTTTTTGCATTTATTTTGCAGTAGCAAAAGCATAATCATGAGCTTTCTTGAGTTTTTCGGCAATCTCAATTCCGTATTCAGAAAGGTCAACTCCATATCTATCTGCTAGCTTCAAATCATTTACCGTAACGATTAAGTCCTTTCTCTTTGCGATAATCTTCAGAGCCTCAAGATTTTTATTGCGGATGCAATTACCAAGGGCTGCACAGTCAAAATCATTAACAATGTTGATGTCAACTTCTTTCTTCGATGCAAGAGCCTCAACAATCCACAACATTTTTGGGAATTCGCAAGCAATGTTGATTGCAGTGTCAGAGTTAAGGTCTTTTGTGTTGAAGTCGTATGTATCAGACTTCAAGATGGCATTAATCATCCTTTCGCATGTCTTTTCATTTTCCTTATCATTTGAGATTTCCTCACTGCCATAGATGTACATTAACGATATTAAAAGTGTCTCACCAAAACCATCTTTTATAGATGAATCAAATGTTGGATGATTTACGATTACTTCAAACAAATCATACATCTTATGGCTTATTGCAGAAAAAATTGGGATACGATGTTTGTATTTGTGATTAACGTTAATATCTTTGTAATGTTTTATGAGGTCAATTGCACCTTGTTCATCACCTTTGTTAATTAGTTTGTGCAATTTGATGCTAGCTTGAATGCTTGTCATCTTTTCACCAATGTTTTTAAAATTAAAGTTACCCATATATTCTTTGTATTTAAAAGTTATTTTTTGCAAAGATACTAAAAAAAACTGAGATAACCAAATTTGTTAACCCAAATTAACAAAAAAAACGCTCAAGGATTTGTACCTTGGGCGTTTTGTTGTATTGCCATATATTCTCTTTTCACTTGGTTTATGCTTTGTAAAGCATCGATTATGATATTGCTATGACTAGAAAGCTCATTTGGATATTTACTTGCTAACCCTTGGAATCTAAGTGATATCTGTGCATAGCTGTTGTTCACTAATTCTGATAATTTAACACTTGGGATATTATTTGGATTACTGTTGTATTGGGTTGTATTTTGATTGTTCTGTGCGTTTGTTTCATTGCCGTTATTGCCAATGTATCCTCTTTTATATAGTTGTTTTCTAGCCCAGTTTGCACCTTTATAGAGACCATTTTCGAAGTCATTCCATAGATTACCACCCAATTCACTTGGGTATTGTACACCATAATCACTCAGTCTGAAATCCTCATTCAAACTATTTGCTTTAACACATCTGTCTATAGCAAATATAACTTGAAATATATATGTACATAAATCATTAAGAAATGCGTCAATTTCCTTATTTTTGGTAAATCCCAAATTCTTTATATCTTCAGCATATTTCTTCAATGGCTGCATATATTTAGCTAATGGAGAAACATCAATTGCCTCAGATAATATCAGTCTGTTTATTTCTTCCCTTATTATTCTCTTATAATTAATATCCATAAACTGTTTTTGTTTATGTATAAATATCAAAATAAAATAAAAAAGAGCAACCGTTTATGATTGCTCTAATTTTAATATTTTCTTGGGGTAAGGTTGATATTGTAAACATTACATATGTGACCTAAGTAATTCTAGCTTTTCACTGAAATAAGATATTCTTTCTGTACAATGTTCTATCTCTTCATTAATTAACTTTTTTCTGTGTTTGATAGCATCACTTTCATTCCAAAATGCATTACAAATCCTAATTTCTCCCACTTTTTGGGAATTGGATGTTCTCTCATACAATACTTCATTATTATCATCCTTCACAGAATGAAGATATGCAATAGGAAAATGTTTTGTTATTACTCTACAATTTTCATGTTTTATTACTTGTGGAACACCATTCACTGTCCATACCGTGAAAATTGTATGTTTTTTCAATTTTCCATTTTTAATTATAACTACAGAATTATCCATAATATTTTTTAAAATAAAGTTGATAATGTAAACATTAATTTTGATTTTCCCTTTTTAATATTATATGGTGTGAGGTCAATTGTTGGAGTGATGTTCATGCCATACATCTTATTGAATTTCTCAGCCATTTCGGTGAATTCCTTGCCGTGATGACATTGTGGGTCAATTCCTTGATATGCAAGGTAATAGTGAATCATTTCGTGTACGATGATGTCTCTCAACTGAGACTCTGTATAATCGTAATTATCACTTACCTCAATCGTTTGATTAAACATACATCCATCCTCGTCATACTCGCAAGAGAAGTATCCCAATGTCTTGAAAGAATGCCTTACCTTGAAATTTGGCGCTGGCAAATAATTATCAAAATAATCAAAATTATAAAGATGGAATGAAAAATAGATTGTATCCCTAGTAATCTCCATAATCAACCACAATATTTACCAATCAAATATAATCCTCCAATCACGATTACAAGTCCAATGATAGTGCCAAGAACTCTTCCAATCAATGCTTGAATATATTCCCAAAAGGAGTTGTATTCCCAAATGAATCCTCCCCATTCTTCGTAAAATCTCATAACCTTTATTTTTTTTAATTCTGATGCAAAGATACGAAATAATTTTCATTTGGCAAAGAATAAATTGTTAAAAAATGATAAATATCATATTTATCTATAAATTAAATAGGTAATCGATTAGATGAATACATTATTAGCTAATACTTTAATAGCCGCAGCTGGCATCATACGTGGTACTCTTGCAAGTGCCTTCAACTACCTTAATACCCTCATAAAGAGTGGTACTCAAGGTGCTATGCAGTTCCATCAAGAAGGTATTGCATTTGCTCGTGAAATGGGTATGAATGCCAAAGAAGCGCAAGCATATACAGAGGTTTTGACTGACCGTACTGAGAAACTTGCGATGAAATATGGCGTTGCTGCTGAACAAGTAAAGGAACTACAGAGGAACATTTCTGTTGCAACTAGTAGACAGTTGATGCTCAATGAGTCGCAAGCTGAAGGTTTCCTACAGTTGAACAAACTTGTTGGTTCTAGCACTGTTACCAAGTTCACAGAGGAAATGATGAATGGCATGGGTGGACAACTCGATACCGTTCAAGGTGCTGTCTCAAAGGCTTATGCTACAGCAGCAAAGAGTGGTCTTAATGCCCAAAAGGTTACTGAAAAAATTGCTAATAACTTGAGTATGGCAAACAAGCTATCATTCCGTACAGGCATTGATGGACTTACTCGTATGGCAATGCAAGCTGAGAAGGTTGGAATGAGTCTTTCAACTGTTGAATCAGTTGCAAATAATTTCATGGAAATTGATTCAGCAATTGAACATTCAGCAATGCTTAATATGTTAGGTGGTGCTGCTGGTATCTTTGGTGGTAATCCTCTTGATATGGCATATGAGGCAAATAACGACCCTGAAGCATTACAGAAACGTATAACTTCAGCATTAGGAGGTTTAGCTAGTTTTGACTCAACAAAGGGTATTGCTTCGATGAATGGACTTAACATGGACTTTGCTAGAAATATAGCAAAGGCATTGGGAATGAGCCCAGATGAAGCAGTTAGAGTAGCAAAAAAGCAAGCTGAAGTTGGCTTTAAAGAACAAAACATAAGTTCATCTGTAATGGCTGGTCTTACTCAAGAACAGCGTGACTTCTTAATCAATAAATCAAATGTAGCAAATGGTAAGACAACATATACAGCTAACGTAAATGGTAAATCTCAAACATTTGATTTAACTAAAGAAGCAGTCCCTAAAGAGGTTCTTGAGGAAATGATGAAATATGAGGGCATGTCTGACCGTGACATCATGGAAGAAAACGCTAGAAGCCTTTCATCAATTAATGAGATATTGACTGGAATTAAGACTTCAATAACAGCTATGTTTGCAAAATTCATTGAAGGACTATTCCCTGAAATGCAAGGAGATGTTAAAAAAGCTGGTGAATGGCTCAAAAATAAATTAGAACCTATAGCTAAAGATATTAGAGAAAGTGCTAGAAGCGCATATAACTGGGTTAAAGAAAATAAAGAATTAATCAAAACAGCCGCTAGTGGCCTTATAGGATTTATCAAAGGTTTCACATCACTGATAACACCTATTTTGAACTTTGCAAAGGATTGGCCTAAGACAAGTGCTGCCATTATTGCAGCAATTTGGGGCGCTAAAGCTCTTGGTAAAATGGGACTTGGAAGAGGTATTGGACGAGGTGCTAGAGGAGCTGCTAGAAGTGGTGGAGGACGTTTACTAGGAAAAATTGGCAGAGGTTTAGCGAAAGCGTTCAAATCTGGAGGTTCAGCTTTAAAGAAGGCTGCAATCGCTGCTGGAAAGAGTCTAACTAAAGGCGCTATTGCTGGAGCACGTGGGCTTAATAACTTATTAACTAAAGGGAAACATTCTCATACTTTAAAACAAGCTTGGGGTACTGCCAAAGGAACTTTTAAAAGAACAAGTGGGTCAACTGCTAGACAATTGTTGCATGGTGGAAAAGCTTTATGGAATAACTCTGGATTAGTTAGAGGTTTAGTTAGAGGAGGAGGCATTGGAATCGCTGGTATGGTTGGAAACTATGCCACTGATAAAATGGCTGAAAGCGGCACTATATCAAAGGGTGGGGTAGCCCATTCAGCACTAAAAGCTGTATCAACTGGTGCAGAATATGCTGCTTTAGGGGCTACAATCGGAAGTATCATTCCTGGAATTGGTACTGGAATCGGTGCTGGTGCTGGTTTTATAGCAGGAGCAATAAAAGGACTTTATGATGCCCAGAAGAGCAAGGGAGAAGCTGCTGAGGCAGCAAATTCTTCATTAAATAAAACTAACTTTGATGGAGGAGGTGCAGTAGGTGGTGCTAAAGGTAAGCCATATCAAGTGACTGTACACGGTGGTGAAGGCGTAATTACTCCGCAGCAGTTCAACTCAGTATTTGGTGAAACTCCAGTTAAACCAAAGAAGTCTCTTGGCGAAGCTGAGTATATTTATAAGCCAAACAGAACTGAAACATCAAGTATAAATGGCAATACAATTACAGTTAAGGACTTTAATATTAATATAAATGGTACATTGAAGCTTGATGGCGGTAAATCATATAAGAATATTGATGTTAACGAATTATTAAGAGACCAAGCATTTATGACATCACTTAAGAATATGATTAAGACATCAATCAACCAAGATATTAATGGTGGTAGATTCATGAATGACTTGGCTACAATGAGTGGATTCCCAGCACAGACAAGTATATATGGAAAACACGCAAACCTTTAATTATTTTAAAAAATAAGTTATATTTTATATTATGAATGTTAAGGATGCTAGCTTAAAGAATATAGGTAATGCTATAAAGAATGCTGCTTCGGATTTATTGACAAATAACGATTTCATTTCTAGAACAATAGGAATGACTGCATCTTATGATGACATCATGTTCATTGTGCAATCACTTGGACGTGAGCCTATCAGTTTGTTGGGAAAAGACTATCCGTTCATTTTTGACCACGTGAGAAGGAATTTCCAACAAGGAGTTAGCATACCTAGCATGATGTATGGTGGTGGTGAATATGGCTGTCCAAAGTTCACATTCTATAAAGACCCACCAACAGTTAGATTCGCAGACCCATATCAAGACCCACTTAACCTTTTGGATAGGTGGACTCCTAATATGACCTTCGAAACCACCTTGTCTGAACAAGTTGGTAAGTTCTATGCTGAATCAAACGATGGGGAAAACAACAATAAAACAATCTCTCATGCAGTGTCTAACATGGGTGTTGGCCATGAGAGATATTCAACTAGTTTCGATAATGTTGCTACTTGCGATTTGATAAAGAAAACAAACGATAATTTCAAATATGGCAAGTATAAGACATTGGTTGCTAGATTCCACACAAACAGTATGGACTCAAGAGACCCAGAAGATACAACACAGACTGCCTTTACAAACAAATACGGTATGTCTCATGGTAGAAACTTGTTGAAGATTGAACCAGATAGCCCTAATGGTTATAACAACCCATATTGTCGTGTGTGGACTTATCACCATCAATACCATAGAATTGCAGATGCAATCAGGCCTTTTGGTGATATTAATTCAGAAGAAAGGTATGAGAAACGTGAACTTGGAAACAAATATGGTAAAGGGGGCTTCAGAACAGTTGGTGATGAACACTTTGATGGTGGCAGCAAAAGGTTAGATAAACATGGTGTTCTTAACTATGAAAATGGTTTTGTTAACATTGCACCAACAGCTAAGATTAAGGACTATTTTGATGGAAAGGCTGATGATGAAAAGGCTGTTTCAACAAAGAAATGTATGTTCTCAATCGAAAATCTTGCGTGGAGAGACACAAACGTAAATAATAAAGAATACGATGCGAATGGTCTTTCTCCAGAGCAAAGAGGCCCACTTGGAGGCAGAATTATGTGGTTTCCACCTTATGACCTTACATTCAGTGAAGATGTTTCGGTTGATTGGAACGGTAATAAATTCATAGGTAGAGGTGAACAAATCTATACTTATACAAATACTGATAGAAGAGGTAACTTATCATTTACCCTTATCATTGACCATCCATCTATATTAGATTATTGGACTGGACATCAACGTAATGACCAATCAAATATGGGTCAATCATTAATTGGCGGTAACGATGGTGGCGTTGATGAAATTTGGAATCAAGAGAACACGTTATTGCGTTTCTTCGCTGGTTGTCAAGTACTTACAGCAAAACCACAAGAGTTCTCTCATACAGCTATTCCTAAAGATGAGGAAGCAGATAAGGGAGACCCAACACCAGAACCAGATGTACCAGCTCCAGATGAAACTGTAACAAAAACTCATAAGAAGATACAAGTATTGTTGTTCTATCCTAACAACTATAGTGGTAAGGATGATGGTAGCAATTCAGTAAATCCAGTGTGGTATTTGATGAATGGTGTAGGTACACAGAAATATATTAATGATTCAACAAAATATGCTGAAGATATACCTACAACATTAAGTAGTAAACCAAAAGTCGTTTACGGAGAAACACCTATGGATTTCAATGGTGGCTATGAAACGTCTCCATCTGACCTAGCAATGGTTGGTGGTATATCACTTACGATTGCTAATCTTAATGAAGACCATTCAGATATTGTGAAGTCATATGCTGATACAACTTCTAAGGAAAGAAAAGGACAATATTTAACTGGTCCTAGTGGTACAATATTTAAAGCCACATACGGAAGCACAAATTATGATTTGGCTAAGATTGTAGGTTCTAAGGCTATGGGACTTGGTAGTGCTTATGACAATAACTTAAGTGGTAAAGACCATCTTTGGTATCGTAAACGTTACTACTACAGAGTTGATAAGGAATATGAGAATCAAGACTTCTCAAATACTGACAGCTATCTTGATGTTGGTTCTTGTGCATTGAACTCAACTGGCTACACTAGTGCTAGAAATGTTAAGGAGTTTGAGATTGAGAAAGAATCTGACACATTCAAATTGGTTAGCTTCAAAGATTTATTCGTTGCCTTGGAGGAATCTAACAAAGCCGTTGACGCTGCTAATGAAGATAAGGTAAAGGAAATCAAGAAGATTTTAACTGATAAAGATAGATACGAGATAACTAGTCTTAAGTACTTTGGTCATGCTTCTTATCAAGGTAGGAAAAATTCTAACAATGACCTAGCTAAGAACAGAGCCAATACTCTTAAGAAATGGCTTGAAGGATTTGATGTATTTAAGGGTGTTAAGGCTGAACAACCAATAATTAAGAATCAGAGTGAGAAACCTGTAATCAATGTTGGAGGTAACAGTGAAATTAACACTAAACTATGGAGAAGTGCCTCAGTAATCATTGAATATGATGAGTTGTCTGTTTCTAATGCAGTTGAAACAAAGTCAGTTGCTCAAACAGATGCGAATGGTAATGCTGTTAAGGATAAAAATACTCAACAAGTATTAAAGCAAGTTGATAAGGTTGAAATACCTAATGGAAAACAATCTCCTAATTGGTCTAATGTGAACAATCCATATATGGCTAATGACCCAACCAATTCTTTGCTATCGGATAATAGATTAGACCCATTAACTGGAAAGTTGATTTCTAAAGAAGAATACAATACAATGAATGGTAAAAGTAATGATACAACTTCTGAAGCCAAAGGAAAGGATGATAACAAACAAGAAAAAAATGAAACAGTAAAAAGATATGACAATGAAGGTGAATTCTTTGAATTACTTGATAGAGAAGCGCCATTCTTACATCACTTGATTACTGAGAAAATAAGATATTTTGACCCAGCTTATCATTCAATAAGCCCAGAGGGATTTAACTCAAGACTTACATTCTTGCATCAATGTACAAGACAAGGAGCAACTATTGAAGCTGGAAGTAGCAATGAGTATACTGCATATAACTTGGCATTTGGTAGACCTCCAATCTGTGTATTGAGACTTGGTGATTTCTATTATACAAAGATAATTATTAACACCTTAAGTATACAATATGAGAGTCCACAATGGGATTTGAACCCAGAGGGTATTGGCGTTATGCCAATGTTTGCTAAGATAAATATTGGCTTTACATTCCTTGGCGGTAGCGACCTTGCTGGTCCAATTGCACGTCTTCAGAATGCTGTTTCATTCAATTATTACGCTAATACTAGTGTATATGATGACCGTGCTGAAATGGTTGAATATGATGATGATGGCAGTGGAAAGGTTAAGAAATTCAAAGGATGGATATATCAACCTAAGAAAAAGAAGAGAAAGGGTTATGTTGATAAAGATGAAGATTTAAGATGGCTTGAAGGTTTCTACAATAATGTAAATGTTAGTAACTCTGAAAAAATGCAAAGTGATGACAGAATAAAGAATTATGATAATAACTTTAAATAATATATGAATTATAAGAGATATGATTCTTTTACATCGAATGGTAGCTATAAGAAAGTACCTTTTATTGAAATTCCAGTAAGAGGTACTGACTGCTACGCATTTTATGAAGTTGGTAAGACAAGATTAGATTTATTGTCTTACCAATATTATAATAACCCTAATTATGGTTGGCTTATATTGCAAGCAAACCCTCAATATGGTTCATTGGAATTTAAGATTGAGAATGGCTCTAAGATAAGAATCCCTTACCCACTTGAGCAAGTAATTCAAGGTTATGAAAATGACATTACAAAATATGTAAAATTATACGGTTTAAATTAAATAAAATATGGCAACACAAACAGGACCACATTCAAGTGTACAATATGTAGAGCCTAATCGTTATGATGATATTAGCACATTCAAAAAGGGCATTAGTGTTAATGGCGAACAATTCGAGAAGATAATTGACCCTGAAAATTATTGTATCGGAGTTTCACTCACAACATCATTGTGCAATAGAGGCTTTCAAGTTACTGATGATAAAACAGCAGTAACGCTTAATTGTGACATGACAAATAGTGGTTCAAAAGTTAGTTTCATGTCTGGCCGACTTATAAAGACTGTTAATTATGATAATGAAATACCATATTTAACAACCGATTATGCAGACATGTATATTACTGACTTGCAAGACTTTGGAACAACAGAAATGATTGGTATTAAGTCAATAAATATTGATTTTGAAAATGCAGTTTTACCTGTAATTACAATTCAGTTTACTGACGTAAGGGGTATGTCATTATTTACCCCAAAAGAATTATCAAGACTTAAAGATGTTCCTAGAGGTGGTGATGTAACTAAGGATAATGTTGCACAATTCTTTTTCCAATGTTTCTTCAAATTCCCTTATCCAAAGTTTAATATTACTGTTAAGGGATTCTATGGAAGACCAGTTTCTTATGAGGTAACATGCGATAAGTTTGAAACCAATTTCAATTCCGAAACTGGTAATTTCGATGTGACAGCACGTTTCATTGGTTATAAGTATTCTTTCTTAACTGATATATCATTGGAGCTGCTTGAGGCTGCTCCATATTGTGATTTCTTGGGTAAAGATTATTGGGAAGAGAAAAAACAGAAAGATTTCCAAGTAACAAATGTATATGGTGCTAAAGTACCTATGCCTACACTTGTCGAAATAAGAAACAAGATAAAGGATATACTGACAAATGGAGACCTAGAACAAACGGAAACAACCATAACTGAAGAAGACAATACCCATGACGAGGAAAGAAGAAGCCTAGAGGAAATCAAAAAAACATACTACTCTTGGTATGAGCAATTAATCCAAGAGGCTAACAAAAAATATGGCGAAAAACACGTTTTCATATATAAGAATGAGGATGGTGACTATCAAAGAGTTATTATCTTAATACCTAGCGATTACGCATCAAATGATATGTCGCAAGATTATCAACAGATGCTTGAAACGCAAAAGGTAAACAATGACTTGTGTGCATTGATTAAAAAGTATAATGAGGCTTACGGACAAGGTAATAAGTTGGATGAGATTTCTGAAGACTTCAAGGGATACGTTAAGGCCCCATTGTTCAACGATTTAACAACAAAAGACACATTTAATGGCTTGGTTGAAAATTGTAAGATACCAGAATATATTGTTGAGAGAATTATGTTGGGTAAGAATAAGGAAGCAACACTTGAGACGGTATTTAATAATGGTAATCCACCACAATATACTCATTGCTTTGATATTGATGTAGACTATTCTACAATACAATCAAGAATTAACAGTCTAACCGAAGATGCCAATAAGTCATACCTTCAAAAGAGAAAAGAAAAGGAAATACATAATAAAAACATAAAGTTGATAGGCGAATTAGGTTTCAATCCTACTGTATCTAATGTCACCAAAATTATCATGGCTCATCTTGAGACATTGATGCATATGATATACAATGTAACTGATGCTATCAAGAATGACTCAAGTAGAACACCTAGTGCTTGGGGTATAAGTTGTGGTAAAGATGGTACTTGTCCAGATATTGACTGTGATACAACTCGTATTCCACCGTTCCCAAGAGTTACTGAACAAGTGGAAGATAGCGGTACTAAAAAGCAACAAGATATGTGGATTGGAAAACTTGACAAGGATTCAATTAAAGAGGTTGACCTTGTTGAGACATTCTTTAATGCCATTGAGGAAATAGACAGACTTATTACTGAAACTGATAGAAAGATTGAAGAAACAAAGGAAGCAAGACAAGAGGCAGCTAAAGGTGAAGAACGTTGCGTGGTAAAATACCCAACAACTTCATTCGACTTCTTCTTGAATTCAAAATTGTATGGCAATGACGTTGTAGAAGATATTGATAAATTATCTGGGGCAATCTCATTACGTATGTTCAGCGTATTATGCCTAAACTTCTACGCTAATCAGTGCGGAAAGAATGTGTGGAAGAATAAGGCTGCTCAGTTGGGTAGAGTTGAAGCACACAACTTTGTTGATAGTGTTAACGTTGAAACTAATCCTAAATTGCGTGATTGGATTAGACTAGGAACTGGAGAATTAAATGCTGATAACATCATTAAGACAATACAATCAAAGGAAGGAAAATACCCTTGGTCATTTGATAGTGGAAATCCAACAGCAAAACCTTTGTTCGATTCATCAGCTTGGTTATCTAGATACCAATGTAATCCGTTGAATGTAACAGCAGAACATGGATATTCATACATGTATCCAGTTCAAAACATATCATTTGACAAGATTAAGGAAAATTATGGTATATTCTCTAATGGTGATTCTCAAGATAGTAAGGACGTTTTAATGTCTTGTCCATCTGTGGAAATAAACTCAATAGATATAACCTCATATAACTGTCATAACAGCCTTATAATTGAAAATAACGTCAATAAGGTGAAGGACATGCTCGATAAAGCCATGTCCGAGTCTGTTAGCTCATATACTGAGGTAACTAATGCATTGTCTGGAAAAACCACTTTAGAAGAGGCTATTGAAGGATACTATAGCAAGATTTTCAAGACTGAAGGACTTAGTTCTTTCTGTAAGAAGAATGGCGTTAAAAAGGGTGATGATATAGTTAATTATCGTAAGGATAGTGATGAAGCATTCTTTGTGTTCTTGAAAGATAAAAAGATTGTACTAACTGATAAGGATAGTAGTGTAACATATACAAGCACTCCAGAGGATTTGGAGCAATACTTTAATAATGAGGTAACTGCTAAAAGTATAAACAGTTGCTTCATATCTGAAATTTTCCCTTATAAGGGTAAGGAAATTAACCACCGTGATTCTCTACTTAACAAAGATGATTTCAGTGCAATAGAATTCTTGATGGGTATCGATTGTATCGATTATGACTATTTAAGACAGAATGGTGGTTTCAATAGAATATTGTATGGCACTAATGCATTTGTATATACACCTAGACTTGTTGTTCTTCAATTAGGAGCTATTCTAGCAACTGAGTGCGGAAATGACTTAAATCATGTAATAGATGTAAACGCCATTTCTTGTGGACTTCCTGGTAATTTGAAACAAATTGTATTACAGTATTTGAATACCATCAGCATATATTCAAGAATGGCGTTAATTAAGTATTACCGTGATTGGGAAAATACTGAGTTTAAAGATATTAAGGCTCAATTAACTGGAAATAATAAAAACGCTAATATTGCTGCAAGATACTATAAGAAAGAACAAAGTGCTCAACATACTAGAGTACTATTGTATGAAGGTTCTAGTTTTGTTACTAAGCTTACAAATGGGTTAATGTTGCCAGTATTAGTTGTACATGGTAATGTTAATCACTTTACTTGTGAAAAAGATACCCCAAAAGACTACGGTAGATTCACTCTTCCTAAGAGTGTTTACGCAGTAACCAACGATGTCTATAAGAACTATCTAAATGCCTTTGTGGATGAGCTTAACAGAATCCTAGAGGTTGACTATGAGAAGGATGAAAATGGAAACATGGTTAGAAGGGCAAGGAACGCTTGCAACACCTCTAACGAAATGAGAATGGAGCTATACCGTTACTTGAAGCAAGTATACGACAAGTGGATACCTTCGGCAAAAGAGAGTGATTGGAACTTCAAAAACTTCTTTGAAGATGAAGGAGGAAAAGGCGATTATAGGTTCTATTTCATCGATTCTTACTACAATAAGATTGGTGATAAGTTGTTGATAAATCCAAGAGAACTTACTAGAAGACTTGACACTGCTAGGGATAACTCAGATATTGGCTCTTCTGTATATTCATTGTTAGGATGGATATATGGAGATAATCGTTGTATGTTTAAGTGTATTCAGAATTTTGCTGATTTCTCAAATGGTGACGGAATCTATGATGTGTTTAATCCACTGCCTTATTCAACAGCTTTCTCAAACTTAAGACAAGGCTCTGACTTTGTTGTTGTATATACATACGAACCTTCAAAGTATCTTGATTTGAATAGTAGTGAATATACTGATGATGGATTCATGCTTAATGATGAACTTCAATGTCCAGTATCAATTACATCTAGAGGAAATGGGAATGGATATTATAAGATTCCAGCATTCGGTGTAACATATGGAAGACAATATCAAAGCTATTTCAAGAACATTTCATTGGACACTAAGAATGCAATTCAAACCCAGCAAGCTATATTTGCAAAACATGCAATCTTGAATGGTAAAACAAGTAATAACAAGTTTGGTGTAAGTGGACAAGATTTGTTCGACATCTATACAACGCAATCATACACTTGTACGGTTGACATGATGGGATGTGCATGGATACAGCCAATGATGTACTTTGTACTTCTTAATGTGCCAATGTTCAGAGGCTCTTATATGATTATGAAGGTTCATCATAAGATAGTACCAGGAGACATGACAACAACATTTACTGGTTGTCGTATGTCAAACTGTGCAAATAAGTTCGTACAAGACATATTCATCAGTTCTGAAGGTGATGAAACACAATTCACAACAGATGATAACAACTTTACACGTGAGAATGACCTTGCAAACGTTGACAATGATTGTCCATATGCAGTTTATCCTATATTTCAAGGTGATGGTACTTTATCTGGAGATATGCTACAAAAAGGTAAAGAATTGATGGATAAATTAATCGCAAGAGGGTTCAATAAGATTGCATCTGCTGGTATTGTTGGTAATATGCGACAAGAATGTGGTGGAAAATTTGATTACGCTTCTGCTGTGGTTGACTCTGATAATTTTATCGCAGGAGGCTTGTGTGGATGGAATGATAGATATGGTAATTTGACGCATTTATTAGAAAAGAATTCTACAAACTTTGGACAAGCACCAGTTGTGCAAATAGCAAGTAAGTTAGGAATTACTAGCGTTATAAATAAATTAAAGAATATTGGCGTTGATTATCAAATACAGTTCTTGGATGAAACTATTGGACAAGTAACTGAAAGAGCACCAAAATATAAAGGTGAACGAGTACCATTATATTCAAAAGCTAAAATAAATGCTTGTACAAGTCCAGAGCAAGCTGCTGAAAGCTTTAGGGCTGCATATGAACGTGGAAGTAATTCAAATGATAGGCAAAACTACGCTAAACAATTCTACGATGCATATGATACAACTACAGTACCGCAATCTGAAGAAGCAACAAAGGTGAACGAGGACATTTACCCATTGTTCTATAATGCGGTTAAGCAGACTTGTGAGAATACGGCATCAATGAGATTTACACCAAAGGAGGAATATTTCAAGAATACTGATGCCAAGGGTAATGAAACCAAGGTATTGATGATGTCTACGGATGCAAACAACACACCTAAGTTGGCAAAGTTATTCGACTGTATATTGAACACACCAGAGTACTTTAAGTACGTAACTAATTTGTATTGGGTTTATGAGAATGACCCTAAGACAATTGTACGTGTTGATGTTAAACTTTCAAATAAGGAAGTTGCAACAAATAATCAACATGTTTGGTGGTATAGAAAGGGTACAAGGGCTGAAAATAAAAATGCAAAGGCTGAGAGTGAACGACTATTGGTTGATAACTTAAGTGAAGATGCTAAGAGGTCACTTGGTAAACGTTATAATAGTGATGGTGGAAAGAATTTCAAGACTCTTGTTCCAGAACTCGAAGACCCACAGAATTTAACTGATTACAAACCAACCAATTGTGCAAGCGTCGGTAATAGTGGTACTGCTAATAGCTCTTCAGTAGCTGGACCATTTAACACAAAGTCATGGGCTGTTGATACATTTGTTCAAAACTTACATTATTGGCAAGATAGAATTTGTGAAAATAATGGTACTGGTGGAAGTAAAGCAAGAAAACCAGTTAAATCTTGGAATTTACCTAACTCTTATGGAAGAACCAAGAATGGATGTGATTGGTGTACGTCTGTTATTAACAGAGCCTTGAGAGACACTGGATATGGACAAAAGTATTGTGGTGAAGAACCTTGGGATGTTTACGCAAAGATGAAAGCAAGTAATTCTGATTTCGTTGAAGCAGCATCTGGACAATGTTCAAATAAGGTTGATGACTTTAATTTTGGAAGTGCTACAATATCAAAGGGTGACGTTTGCGTTATGTGGACTTTGCCACCAAATCCTAAGAAGTTGCATAGGCATACTTGCGCTTTTGATGGTAGCCATTGGATTTCAGACTTTGTACAGCAAAGATGTAACGTTTACCGTTCAGCAAGCGAATGCAGAATGGAGTATCATCTATTTAAACACAAATAATTTTGGAATTTTAACATTTTTTATATATCTTTGCATATATTGATAAAAATTGTTATGATTTTAGGTTATATTGTTACGGATAGAAAGCTTACAAACATAGATGGCTTTGTGGAGCAAGTTAATGACATTTCATTGGCAGACCCCACAAAGCCTATACTCATTGTGGGTTGGAAGAAAGCAAAGAAAGACCCAAGGTATAAGTCAATTTTGGACAAACAACTTGATGAGAACGTTTTTTGGACGTTCAGTAAGACCGAGAGCCGTTCTGATTTTGAGGACGATTTGAAAATTTTCTATAATATTATATATAATAATATATTAAATAATATAAATTATTATTATATTAATATATTTAAGTTAAAATATAATAATATAAAGAAATTATATAATATTATATTAAATTCTGAAGAAAATAAAGATATTTATTTAAGTAAGAATATTTTGTATATTCCACACAAGGGGAGAATCTTGGGGTTATCCCTCGCTGTGTTGGAATATTGTGGTATACCAATGAATAAGGTTCTTGATAAGATTAAATCGAAAGGAATCAACATCATTGAGGATAACAAGAAGTTTATATTCAAGTTATCAAAACAGCTTGGAAATAAGAAGTATGCAGTACCATACTTTATATCTAGATGAAACAATAAATAATGACAGGACGTGGAATAATAATAGGAACATTTGTAAAGAAAAACAAGATTTTATCATTTATAGAAACTCTCAAGAATGAATTTGGTATCAAGCTTGAGAAGTTATTTATTTATTCAATTGATACAAACAAACGTGAATACCTAGTTACTTTCAAGACTTTTGATAAAGAGAGATTTATCAAGAATCTTGGGAATGCTACTGTCATGCATGTTAAGAATGGTTGCCTATTTTCCATCAATGCCCTCAACAAGTTGATTGAGAAAGATAATGAAGGTTCTGACTTACCAAACAATGAATTCGTTGTCGATTGGAATAAATACAAAGACAAGCTTATAATCATAACAAATGGTGAACTTTCTATCTCAAATCTCTCCAAAATAGAGGATAAATCGTTATTTTTCAACTAATGAGATATTTATAGTAAATAAATTAATAGAGTATGGGAAAGTTTATTATAAAACATATAAACAGTGTAAAGCCTCAAAAAAAGGTTGAAAATAATATAAGAGAAAATAAGGAAGTTATGACTACAAGCGAGAAGATAGCAATGGCACAGAGCGTACTTAGTGGCGCAGACGTAGCAGCTCCAGTAAAGAGAGTTAAGAAGGACAAGGGTCTTATCGAGAGAACCGAGAGCTCAAAGACCATTTTAACTGAAGACAATAAAGAACTTTTGAACGATTAATATAACAATGGCAACTAACGTTAAGTATCTTAAGGAAAATAATTTATATGAGGCACATAAGCACTTTATGCGTCTTAGTGAAGCATATATACCAACATCGTTCCCAGAGGAAGAAATCGAGGAAGCTGGTGCTGACCAAAACCAAGACCCTAATGCAATGGGAGGTCAAGACCCTATGATGGGAGGAGACCCTAACGCAATGGGTGGTGGTGCTAGCCCTATGGGTGGTGGTATGCCTCAAGACCCAAATGCTATGGGTGGTGCTGACCCTAACGCTATGGGAGGAGACCCAAATGCAATGGGAGGCGCAGACCCTATGGCTAGTGCTGACCCAAATTCAGGGGCTGACCCAATGGCTGACCCTATGGGTGGTGATATGGGTGGTGAAGACCCTTTGGCTGACGCTAGTGGTGATATGAGTGAGGAAGATGGCGAGACAATTGACATCGATGGTTTGACCCAAGCACAAGATAAACTTAATGTTAAGCAGAACCATATCGGAAGAGATTTGTCAAAAGTCGATACAAGAATCACATCGTTGATTGATACTATCAATAACCTTTTGTCAAAGGTTGATAGCAACAACAGTGAGATTGAAGCATTAAAGGCTGAGTTTGAGAAGAGAAATCCAACCCAGACTGAGAAGCTTAACCTACGCTCACTCGATTCTTATCCATTTAATATCAAGCCAAATGAGTATTGGGATGAAAAGGCAAAGCAAGGTGGATATGAGGCATACTCAGACAATGCAGAGCCTACAACCAAGGAATATACAATCACCAATGATGACGTAGATAATCCATCTGATGACATCGCAAAGACATTCTTCAAGATTGATGATGATGATGTCCAGACACTTGACAAACTATTCAATTTCTAATGAAAACAGTTAATTTAAGCGAGGAAGCATACAAGAAACTCATCAATGAGATTGGCTATGGCAATGATGATTTGGGGAATTTACGCAATGAATTAAAATATAGTATTGGTGATGCCTCACAAGTCATCAGAGACCATTTTATAATGTGCGAAAGACTTAATCAAGAACCTAATCCATATGTGGCTGATATAGCCAAACATATACAAGAAATAGAACAATTACTTAATAATTTACAGTAGTATGAAAAAGATTATAAGACTTACAGAATCAGAACTTAGAAATATAGTTGAGGAGTCAACAAAGAGGATTATCAAAGAGGCTGAGAGTGGTGGTTGGGTAGTTGATTCATCCGAAGCTCAAGAGGCATATGATTTAGCTGTTCAAGAAATGGGTGAGGAAACCATTAACAGTGCAATTGTAAGAAGCCTTGGCGATGAAGTATTGGCACAATGTCTTGCTTATATCTTTAGGCAATATGATTTCAGACAATGGCAAAGTCGTTTTGACAGTCAAGATGAAATGATTTAAAAGAAATAGGATTCTCCAGTTATGAAAAAAAGTGAATATAACTGGAGAATTTATATCAATTTTCTTGTTTTTTTCGATTTTTTTTTATATCTTTGCAATATAATTTAAGCATGTGTTAGACATGCATTTTAAATAATTTTTTTAATAACAATTTTAATTATGGGTAACAAAAATTTTAGCGTTAACATTGATGATGACGCAGTTAGGAATCAGTATGAACAAGAACAGAAGCAACCTGTTAAGAAAACTCAGTTTGACACTAAGAATTATTTACAAGCTAGGCTTGGGTCAAACGAAGACACAAAGACACTTACAATCAGATTATTGCCATTCTCCCCAGAAGGTGGTAGTCCATTCAAGAAAGTTTTTATGCATACCGTTAAGGTAAACAAGGAGGTTTCACCTAGTGGGTGGAAGACTTTCGTGTGCCCAACACACAACAAGAAAGATGGCTCTGTAATGGGTGATAAATGTCCATTCTGTGAGACATCTGCAAAGGCACGTGAGCTTAAGTCTAAGTCACTTGATGAACCTACAAAGAAAAAGTACGGTGATGTGGAATTCCTTAATCGTGTTAAGGAAATGTGGATTGTGCGTTGTATAGAGCGTGACCACGAGGAAGATGGAGTTAAGTTTTGGCTCTTCAACAGCTCAAAGAAGAAGGACGGAGTTTATGACAAGATTATGAACTTGGCAAAGATTCGTTCTGAGGCAGCAGCAAAGAAGGGAAATACCTACAGCATATTCGACCTTAACAATGGACTTGATTTGGTTGTAACCCTCTCAAGAACCTCAGACAATAAGACAGCAGTTCAGATTATTGATGCTGGTCTTCCTTCGCCACTTTCAGAGAATTTCGACCTTGGCGAGAAGTGGATTCACGACAGCAAGAAGTGGGATGAGGTATACACTGTTAAGCCTTATGAGTACATGGCAATTATCGCAATGGGTGGTGTTCCAGTATTTAGTAAGGAAGAGAATAAGTATGTTGACAAGGAAGAGCTTGATAAACTTAAGGAAGAGGCTGAAAAGCAGAGAATTGACGAAGCTCTCACAGAACCAACAAAAGATTTCTCTGATATTGCAGAATCTAGCGGTGTGAATATAATTGATGGTAATGACGTTAAAGATGACGATGACGAAGACTTACCATTCTAAGTAGGCAATGTTACGATTAATATGAACAAACTATTTTATTACTATGGCTCAATGGCTTCAGCTAAAACACTGAGGCTATTGAGCACAGCTTACAACTTTGAGGAAAAAGGTGTACAAATAATGGTACTTAAGCCATCGTTGGATACAAGAGACGGTGAAGGAGTTATCCGTTCACGTGCTGGTCTTGAGCGTAAGTGTATCATGATTGACAACGAGATTAACTTATACAAGGCTATAAAGGCATATAAGAACGTTCTAAATGCACAATTTGAAACTCTTAAGTGGGTTATAATCGATGAGTGCCAATTCCTTACCGAAGAACAAGTAGACCAACTATCAGATGTTGTAGATTTTTTAGGAATTAATGTAATGTGCTTTGGACTTAGAACAGATTTCCAATCAAAGCTATTTCCAGGTTCTAAACGACTTTTTGAACTTGCAGATGACATAGAAGAGATTAAGTCAACTTGTGAGTGCGGAGACAGAAAAACCTCAATCAATGCTAGATTTGATGAAAATGGTGAAATTATCACTGAAGGTAGTCAAGTCATGATTGGTGGTAATGACAAGTACAGAGCCATTTGCAGAAAATGTTGGAAAGACAAAGTAAGAGATAAATTGTTGAAGGAAAATGAAACTAAAGCGTGATTTTAAGGTTGGGACACCCATTCAATTCAAGTGGTACGATAATTGGAAAGATGAGCTTGAAAATCCAACTAATTTTAAGGTTTTAGAAGGTACTGTTGATTCAAACACAGCAATGGATGAAGTGATAGTATATAACGAGCATGATAGAATGTTTTATGCTGTTAGAAATGAATATATTTTAAAAGAGTTTTAAGTTATGAAATTATTAAGAAAGTATGATATAGGAGATAATATTTCATATACATTTTATGGTGCTAAAAAAAAAGGCAAAATCAGAGAAATCCGACACCCATTTCAATACGAAATTGAAGAAGTTTTTGATGATATAACAGTTGATGATTTATTATATGTAATTGAAACAAATGAAAGGGATGAAGATGGTATAATAGTTGATAATATGATATTAGAATATAATATATTATGAATAATTTCGAAAATATTATTAAGTTATGAAGCAGCCAATTAAGAAAAAGGAGTTTAAGAAGCCAAGTATTGCTAGTTTTAAGGAAAAATATGGTTTAACGATGAAATCAAACAAGGATTTGGTAAAGTCTGTTGCAGATAAGCCTACAGATTTTATTCCACTTCCAGAAGCATTTGCAGATGCAATTAAACTTCCAGGTATACCAAAGGGTTATCTTACAATTGTGACTGGATGGTCAAACACTGGTAAATCAACCATTAAAAATTGTCTTATCGCAAGTTGTATTAATAATGGAATACTTCCAGTTATATATGAGACAGAGAACAACTTTGACTTTCAATATGCGATTGATTGTGGCATGAAAGCAACACCTATTTATGATGATGTAGAGGTTGAGGATGTTGATGAAGAAACTGGAGAGATTACAACCCATACAGAGAAAAGAATTATTAATTATGATGGAGAATTCTTATATTTTGATAATAAGATTCTAGCTGAAATGTATGGTAATCGTGATTATTCAACTGGAAAAGAATCTAAAACTAAACGTAAGGAAGCAGTTCTTGAGGACATTGCATACTCTATAAATGATTTGTTAGATGCACAAGATAGAGGTGAAATCCAACAGCCAATGTGCTTTATTTGGGACTCTATTGGTTCTATTCAGTCGTTTAAGTCACTTGAGAGCAAGAGTGGTAACAATATGTTTGATGCTGGTGCAATTTCGCAATCATTCAGCAACATTATCAACAATAGAATTCCATCTTCAAAGAAGGTTAGTGAAGAGTTTACAAACACATTCTTCTGTGTTAACAAGATTTGGAATGATTCAATGAATTCAATGGGTGGTGTACCTTCAATCGAGCTTAAGGGTGGTAAGACATTCTTCTATGGTGCAAGATTGATTATCCATCTTGGAGGTATCGGTAAGGCTGCTACAAAGAAACTTGATGCAACTGCAAAGGGTAGCAAGTATCAGTATGGTATCACAACCAAGATAAGAACAACTAAAAACCAGTTACCAACACCTTGGAATGTAACATACGAAGGTGAAATGTCTTGTGTACATAATGGTCTATTGAATCCAAAGGCACTAGAGGAATACAAGAAAACCTACATGAAGGATATTCTTGCAAAGATTGAAGAGACAAGTGGTAAGAAACTTGACTTAACAGAAAATGATGTACAATTCACTGAAGAAGATTCTGAAGAGTAATGAGTTTTGAATATACAGTTAAATATAGACCACATCGCATTGTAGATTATATTATTACAAATGTTAGGCATAATGAAGCTGACGATTCAGTTGTAATAGAATATAGCAATGGGGAATCAATAAAACTTAGTTTAGCAGATTTAATTGGACATGAAGCTTGAACATGTTGTAAAGAAAGTCTATGAACCTATACATAGAGGTGGATGGGAATTTACATTTACGCCACCACAATGGATTATAGATTGGTGTGAAGATAAGGCATTTATTGAAACAGTAGAATACATATGAGTTTAGAAACTGTAGATAGACTATTTGAAGATGATTGGTTGTGGGAATGGGTTGTGGTACATGACCGATATTAAATAAAGAATAGGGGAGAAAGAGATTTCTCCCTTATTTTTTGGAATTTTAACATTTTTTTTATATCTTTGCAAAAAGGTGTTAAAATGAAAGATATGATACGTGAATATAAAGGAGAAATGTTTAGAAAATTTGCGTTGAAGCTTAAAAAAGAAGGGCTTTGGCAAAAGTTTATTATTCTTGAATATTATTTTAGATTTTACAATAATCTAGATAATAACTTAATAACAATATATAAATATCTCAAAAACGAAAATAGTGATAACGTAATATTATTAGATTGGGTTAAAGGAAAAAAGAAAGGTAGATTTGGTTCATATTTGGATAGTATGCTGTTTTCTGAATATGACAGATACATATTGCTGAGTGATTTTTTTAAACATTATAAAGTATAAAATATGACAGACGAGCAAAGAGAAAAAAACCTAGAGCTTTATGTTAAGAAGCTAGGAAAACTTGGTATTGATACAAGTACCTTGATTGAAAAGTATGGAGAACTTTTAAAGAATGGTTCTTTCACACAAACAAATGAGTTTGGAAACGCTTACAACGGCTCACTGCTTGAGATTATTTTGAAGGTGCTTACACCTTATGCAGTGAAAGTAAATGAGTTGCTTCCAGAGGATAGAAGGGTTGATAAGCCTACTCTCGTAAAGGTATGTCTTCTTCACCAAATCGCAAAGGCAGTTAGATTGATTCCTAACGATAACCAATGGGAGGTTGAGAAGCGTGGCTTTGTTTACAAATACGATAATAACTTACCTTCAATCAGAACTGGTCTACACTCCGTTTCAATGTGTTTTGAGTGTGGTATACCTTTGACAACTGAAGATATTGAGGCAATGACAGTTAATGATAGAGACCTATCGGATGACCAAGCACGTTGGCACTCAAGTATCATGGCAACAATTGTAAGACAAGCAAGCGAACTAACATATCTTCAAATCAACGATAAGAAATGAAATTTTGGAGAAAAAAAGAAAAGGAAGTACACGTAAAGATTAAAAGGCTACGTGATGATGCAGTAATGCCTACATATGCCCATGAGGGTGATGTTGGTATGGATTTAACAGCAGTCAGTGTTGAATATGACCAAGAGCATGATATGTACATTTATCACACTGGTCTTGCTGTAGAAACTGATAAGGGATATGGAATACTTTTATTTCCAAGAAGTTCAAATAGGAAAACAGACGCATATCTTTGCAACCATGTTGGTATTGTGGATTCATTCATATATCGAGGTGAAATGATGCTATGCTTCAAGAATAGAGACTCACTTAGGACACTTGCTCTTGAGGCTAGATTCCTTGAATTCTTAAATAATCTCAAGTTTAAGGATATTGATAGGCTTACTCTTGATGAAGCTAAGAAGAATTCAAGTGTTACTTGGATGGATACAATGAGGAATCCAATGGCATTTGCCCCATATAAGGTTGGTGAAAGGATTGCACAAATGGTAGTAGTACCATACCCTAAAGTTAAGCTAACTGAGGTAAATCAGCTTTCAGTGACAGAAAGGGGTGAAGGAGGATTTGGTTCAACTGGTAAATAATTCAATGTTATGACAGACGTACAAGTTTTTAAATGGTTTTGTAAGGAACAAGGAATAATGGCTAATATAAGGGGAATGTACTATGTATCTACCCCTAAAAGATACATGCGAGAGAGAAACGGAGGTTTTTATAAATTATCTTTTGAAGAGTGGATTCATGAGTTGGTTTCTAGTCGTGGATTCTACAGTCTATTAACTAAGATAGGAGAGGCATATACTTGCAATATACTATACAGTCAATACGACCACATGATTCCTAGCATTGAGGGGCTATATACAGACGGATTTAAAAAAGCAATGCAGCGTTGGACATATTTTGTCAGTAAAAATATTATCGTTGATGACATATCTCTGAAGGTTGGTGATATTGTTTATTATAAGAATCCTTTCAAATGGGATGACCCAGACTGCGAAATGGTTGTTGTTGACCATATCAATATTAGGGACGGTTATGTAAGTGGGCATCTTAATGGTAAGAATCCTGATGTTTGGGAAAATAAAAGGGATTACATGAATTTATCTCAATTAAGGAAATTAGATAATCCACACGAGCAGTTAGAAATAAATTATTCCATTAAGCGTAATAGGAGGGTTTACAATGGGGTTAATAGATGATAGAATATGTTATACATATGAAGACCTAACAATTAAACCATGTGTTGTTAGCAATATAAACCATCGTGTAGAATGCAATCCTTTCGATAATGGGGGTATGCTACCATTATTCACAGCACCAATGGATACTGTGGTGAATGAGGATAATTTCAATCTATTCGAATTAAATAAGATTACTTCAATATTACCTAGAATAGAACAATATCCAATTGACGTTAGAGTAACGTATGCAACTGGAGGTAAGTGGGCAGCTTTTTCACTTGATGAGTTTATACATTATTTCTGTACACCAGTAATCCCAATGTTCAAGGGATTCCCAATGAAAGCATTAATTGATGTTGCCAACGGACACATGCAGAGACTATTCGATGCAGCCAAGAAAGCAAAGTCAATATGGGGTAGAAATCTAATACTTATGGGTGGTAATATTGCCAATGAGGAAACATACGAACTCTATGCTGATGCTGGATTTGATTACGTTAGAGTTGGAATCGGTGGTGGTAAGGGATGTCTTAGCACTTCCAATACTGGAGTTCATAAACCAATGGCATCATTGGTGAATGATACTTATCTTCTCAAGAAGAAACTAGAGGAAGTAAAGAAATATGAAAAACTACCATATATTATTGCAGATGGTGGTATAAGAGGCTACCGTGACATTATAAAGGCGATTGCGCTTGGTGCTGATTATGTTATGATTGGTAGTGTATTCGCTAAAATGTTTGAATCAGCGTCACAAAAAGTATATGGTACAATGCTTGGTATTGATATTAATTCTTTTAGAGATTTACATTATAATGGAAATAATGCTGGATGGGAAGGAACATATAGAGGAGAAAAATACAATATTGGGCCAGTTTATGCTACTTTTTATGGTATGGCTTCTAGGGAAGGACAAATTGCTATGAATGGAGCGAAGACAAAAACTAGTGAAGGTGTAAAGAAAACGCTTGAGGTAGAGTATACAATGGAAGGTTGGGTAAATAACTTTACTGATTATCTACGTTCAGCAATGTCATATCTTGGTGTTAACACGTTGGAAGAACTTAGAGAAAAGGCAATTTTGGTGGTAAATTCACAAAATGCAGTGAATGCAGTAAATAAATGATAAAAAAAGTGAATAAGAGTTTGTTTCTTATTCACTTTTTTGTATTTTTTAAATAAAACTATGGACAAAAATATAGCAGTTGTTGTTTGTTCTAGGAAAACAACGGAAGAAAACAAGGATTTCATCGAGCACATTAAGAATACTTGCGGTTGTGATACACATGTTTATTTGATACATAATCCAGACGGAGTATCGTTATCAAAGATATATGCTGACATGATTGTTAATAGCGAGATTGATAGTGATGTAATAGTTTTTATACATGATGATATTGAGTTCTTGAGAGAAGGATGGGGTAAAGAAGTGTTAAGACTATTCAATGAGCATACTGATTATGGAATTATCGGAGTAGCTGGTTCTGCTCAGTTTGATGAGAAGGGAGCTTGGTGGAATTATGATAAGAAGTTTGGACAAGTTCTTCATAGGTCAAACGGAAAGTCTTGGTTAACTGCATTCTCACCGTTACTTGATAAAGACTTACAAGAAGTTGTGGTTATTGATGGTTTGTTCATGGCGGTACACAGAAGAAGATTAGCAGAGAATTTCAGTAGGGAATTGGAAGGTTTTGATTTCTACGATATACATTTTTGTCTAGCTAATTTCTTTGAAAAGAAAAGTAAGATTGGCGTTACAACCAACATTAGATTAGCCCACAATTCAATCGGACAGCTTAAGGATAGTTGGTACAAGAATAGGGAGATAATCAATAAGAAATTTGGTAATAAGTTCCCAATCGATATTTTAAAATAATTTGGCATGATTTTTGCAATTAATATGGAACTAGATAAACTACTTACACTATATAGCGCAGTAAGTAATATTTGTCAAGATTATTCTAGGATGACAGACGGATATTCGCTCGCAACTGGAGATAAGAGATTTGAACATATTCCAGAAGATATAAGATTAATGATTAAAGAAAGACAAGAGTTTTTCTCATATAAAGATAAGGTTAGAAACCTTTTGAAAAGTAAAATAAGGGAGGAAATGACTAAACTATGAATGCAATAAAGAGATTACAGAAAGCATTGTTGAATTTATACTACGGTTTACCATTTGGCCTTAAGGCTGCTGGAGACGAAATCATGGGTGGTGGTGAAGCAGACCAAGCAGGAACCGAGATAAACCAACAAGTAACCGATAAGAGAGTGGCAAAGCACTTGTTGAAAGGTGAGGTTACTCAAGAAGTTGAGGAACTTAGATATAGGACATATCTAGTTGCCAATGAATCTGAGAAGTACAAGTACCTAGGCAATGGTGTTGCCGTGAAGGAGGAAAAAGAAAAACCAAAGGATAAGACAAGATTTAAGTTCTCACAAGACAATGAGAATATCTGTGAGTCTGTGTTAAGTACAATGAATCAAGTCGGAAACTATGGTGCTGAGAAATATCGTTTTGAGATTGACTATAATTCATTTGTAAGATTTAAGGTTGAGAAGTTCGCAAAGAAGGTTGATGTCGATATTGATGAGAAAATTGGTAAGATTGAAACAACATTGCACTTTAATACAGAACCAGACCCATATGATGCAGCCTCAATGCCATTTATCAATGAGCTTAAGAAGTTACTTGGTAACAAAAGCGAGTATTTCATTTCAAAGCATGAAATCGCATCATCAATCTATAATCTTTCATTCACAACATACAAGGCATATAATGAAGATGACTTAGTAAGTTATTCATTCATTAAGGGTGGTAAGTTTAAGGACTTTAGACAAGAAGGATATGAATATCTTTTAACACTTACTTGGGATGAGTATATGAGATTACCACTTGACCTTGAATCAAAGTACTACTCTAAGTCTATGGCTGAGAAGTATGCTAAGAAGGAGAGAAAGGATGTAGCACCAGAAATGGTCAATACAGAGAGAAAGAGATACTGTTCAGTATGTGGTAGAGAAATGTCAGTTTATGACGCAGATATACAAGAGGCAGACGGACATAAGCCAATTTGTAAAGATTGTCTTAATAAAGCCTTGAAAAATGAAGAAAAATGATTATTCTTTATATAAAGAAAAATTATGTTGACAATTGGAATTGAATTAAATCATGTTGTAAGAAATATCAACAGACAGATTCTTAAGAACTATTCAAAGGAATTTGACCCATCAATGGAATGGGAAGACCTAGACGATAAGGTGGACATCTTCAAGAAGTACCTTAAGTTCGAGAGCAAGTATGAGAAGAATAATTTCTTGTATATCGATTATCCTTTTGAAATATTCGGTGCTTGTCCAGCAATGGAGAAGAATCTTCCAAGGGACATCAATAACTGGCTTGCAGATATTGAGAATATGGAAGACGAGGACATTAGAATCATTTTCTACAGTTTGGATGAGGTTGCATTGACAATTCAATCTAGTTATTTCTTCTTAAGTAAAATTGGTTCTAGAGTTAGGAAGGTTATTTTCCCAACAAAGCTTGAAGAGGTTTGGGACGAATGCGATGCAGTGATTACAGCAAGGAATGAGTTCTTTGAGAAGAAGAAACCAGAAGGAAAGAAGATTGTTCTCATTAATCGTGAGTTTAACGAGGAACATAAGGATGAGGCAGACTTGAACTATAATAGTTTGAGCGAAATCATCACAGATAATAATTTTTTCAAAAAGGTTAAGGAATGACAAATTCACCATACATTTTTGACTTAAACAACATTACAAGCTTCATCTTTGGTAATCCGAATGAGAAGACCAATGAAGTAGAAATCACGGACAATTTCGTCTATGACAAAGATACAAAGTCAATGATTCCTAATACTAGGGAAGTTAAGGAGGTTAAGGTTAACGATTACACTGGTCAGAATACCATTCGTTACGACATGATTAGAATGTTTATTGACATCCTTGATTCAATCGAAGACCCAAAGGTGTTGACAATGGGACAGAATATTACACTTAATACACTAAAGGCGTATGAGCTAATAAAAGATATAAACGAGGAAAGCAATGAGTGAGAAAGATTTAAAGGTTATCGAGAATATCGAAAAAGAGATTTCAAAGATAGACAAGAAGGAAAATAGAATTTATTTCTTTGTGATTGATACAAAGGGAGTTCCTAGCGGTAGCTTGGAATACATCTATAATTTGGCTCTTATCCTTAAGAACGAAGGATATAACGTTAATATGCTTCACACTGAGGAAGAGTTTGTAGGTGTTGGTGCATGGCTAGGAGAGGAATACACAAGCCTCCCACATTTCAATGTTAACAAGGGTGAAGTTGGTACATCACCAAGTGATGTGTTGTTCATTCCTGAGATTTTCTCACAAGTTATGAACCAGACAAGAAATCTTCCTTGTAAGAGAGTGGTAATCTTGCAGAACTATGACTACGTTGTGGAGCAGATGCCATATGCAGCACAGTGGGGTGATTTTGGAATCATGGAAGGTATCACCAACTCTGATTACCAAGCAGCAGAACTTAATGAGGCATTCCCTTATGTGAAACTTAAGAAGGTTAGACCGTTTATCTCAAAGATATTCGGTACAACAATCGCACCAAAGAAGATGGTCATCAATGTTATCTCAAAAGACCAGAGTGACATCAAGAGAATCGTTAAGCCATTCTATTGGAAGTATCCATTCTTCAAGTGGGTGTCATTCAAGGAACTTAGAAACTTGTCAAAGGAAGAGTTCGCAAAGGAACTTAGAGAGGGCGCAATGACAATCGTTGTAGATGAGACTGCAAGCTTCATGTATTCTGCACTTGAAGCTATGAAGAGTGGTAGTATTACAATGGTTAAAGTTCCTACAACAACCGTAGATTGGGCTAATGGTGAAGAGCTTCCAAACTGTTGCGTATGGTTCAATGACTACGATACCCTTCACAAGCAGATTGCAAGTGTTGTACGCTCTTGGATTACAGACAAGATACCAACTGTACTCGCTGAAGAAGCAAAGAAGGTTACTGAGGAATACACAGAGGAAAACACTAAGGCTGACATCTTGGCTTACATTACAGACGTTCTCGATAGGAGAAAGAAGGAAATGCAAGACTTAGTAGTCCAGATTAAAGCTAAGAAGGAGGAAGAGTAAAATGAAAGAATTTCTAACAAGTGGCATTGTCGGAAACATTGAACTTGATAAGTCAATATGTGTGCATACATATGAACAAGCAAAGAAGAGTCCTAAAATGAAGGAAAAACTAGAGAAATATGTTGAAAGATGGAAGCAGCTAGGATTCACTGAGGGATTCCCAGAGGAACGTAAGGAAGAGTTATCATATGCTTATGAGCAACTTGCAGTTTTTTTAATTGCTTGTGCAACAGAACAAACGCATGCATTGTTCACTGACCAAGAGAGATATTTCGACACAGTTGGTTTTCCAATGACTAGAAGAGTTCTTGGTAATCTTGAACCAAATGAGTTTGATTTCCAAATGTACATAAAGTATTGTAAGGAGTTTAACGTCAATGACGTGATTAATTATGTCGAAGAGTTGAATCCAATAATAGAACCTTGGGGACCAGGAAGAGAGGTTGTAAGAAAGTATTTCAGCATGGATAGTGAAGCTGAAGCAGTCGCTATATGCTGCGATATGATAGAAGAAAAATTCAAAAATCCAGATAAAGATAGTAATACTATTAGAAAGGAACATTTTGATAAAGTTAAGAAACTAATTGAAACTAAGAAAGAAGAGTTAAAGAATGAAGGAACTAGTAGTGATAATACCAATGCATGAATTTGGTAAGGAAAATATAGAACTTTTGAACAAGGCTGTTGACAGCGTACCAGAGGAAATTAAGGTAGTATTGTCACACAGCAAGAATCTTGACAAGAGAAAGCTCAAGGGTATTAATGAGCGTGTCAGCTTCATTGCTGAGTCTGAGGGTGATTCATTCGCAGAACTTGTAAATGCTGCTGTGGATGCAGTTGCAAATGATTTCAAGTGGTTCTCAATCCTTGAATTCGATGATACATACACTGCAACATGGCTTACAAATGCAAAGAAGTATATTGACTTTATGCCAGACATGAGTGTGTTTATGACTCTTGAGGACATTACAGATTTTAATAATGGAAAGTATATCGGTTTCGGTAATGAGGCTGCTTGGGCATCTTCATTCTCAAATGAGATTGGATATATCGACCATGACTGTTTACAGAATTATTTTGATTTCTATCTCACAGGTTCAATCTTCAACATCGCAGATTGGCAAGAGGTGGGTGGACTTAAACCTTCAATCAAGATTACATTCTGGTATGAGTGGCTTCTTCGTGCAACCAATAAGGGCAAGAAGGTTTTTGTAATACCAAAGGTATGTTATAATCATACTCTCGATAGAAAGGGTTCTCTTGTAAACATCTACAAGGAATCTATTGACCAAGAGGAATCACAGTGGTGGTTCGACCTTGCAAAACGTGAGTACTTCTATAAGGAAGATAGAAAGAAAGAATACAAGAAAGAATTGCCAGATGCTGAAATACCAAATGAAGCATCAGCTAAAGAAGATTAAAAATTACCTATATAATGGTGCTAATTTTGGTGGTTAGCACCATTTTTTTTAGAATGTCATCAAAACGGTAACACGGAGATTTTCTCAATTGAGAAAATGTGAAAGAAAGTGTGTTGAAATTACGCAGATTTGCCTTTGATTTGATATTTAGTATTAAAAGTATACTAACAAGGGATATTCCCCATATATAAATATCTAGAGAAATGTCAGAAATTTGCGTAACTGAAGAAAAAGTTAAGAAGAAGAGAGGTAGAAAACCTTCCAAGGAGAGAAAAGGCTACTTCTATGAGGAGCAAGAACAAGCTGTAGTGGATTATATCTCAACAGACGATGAGAGGGAGAAGAACAGAATCTTTAACACTACACTTAAGCCAGCATTTACAAAGATGATTGAGTCAATTATAAGGAGATACAGTCTATATCCCCCAGACGAGGAATTCCAAGAGACATTTGATGATACCATGTCCTTCCTTATGACGAAACTATCATGCTTTGACCCTTCAACAAATTATAAGGCATATTCATATTGCGGTACAATTTGTAAAAACTATTTGATTTATAAGATTAACCAATTCGCAAAGAATCAGAAGCGTAATGAATCATACGACACCCCTACTGATTCAACTCAAGGTGACATCGATGATAACATAAGATTTTCATACGATGAAACAGACCCTAGAAGGACTTTTCTTTCTGAGTTGACTGGTAATACCGTTGAGAATATTCAGCGTATCCTAAACGACAAGGATAAGCTTAAATTGAATGAAAATGAGGTTAAGGTGGGTATGACACTCATCAATCTTATGACGAATTGGGATGAGATTTTTGCCCAAATGGGTAGTAATAAATTCAATAAGAGTTCAATACTTTTGTTCTTGAAAGAGACCACAATGTTGAACACAAAGGAGATAAGAGACGCACTTAAGGTATATAAGAAAAGATATTATGAAGTTAAGTGGAAACTTATCAATGAATAATATAAATTCTGATATTTATTACAAAAAACATGGCAAAGTTAAAAATTGAATTAAATGATATACAGAACATCCGTGACTTGTTGCAAGAGACATACAGATTAGCGGATGAGCAGATAGTTCAAGCCCAAAACGAAATAAACAAGCTCTCAGTGTCCACACAGCTCGAACAAGAGGCTATGGATGCTAAGAGCAAGTATGCAAAGGCTATCAATGACTATCTAGGCATGAAGGACAAGGCAATATCAAAGAAGTTGGATATTGCGAAGATTCTCACTGACATCTACCACCATAACGGTGACGTTAAGAGTGCAATGGAGAATGGTGAGAACATGAAGAACATGGACTTTAATTTTGATGACATCAAGAAGATGATTGATGAGTCATACGAAGAGAAGGACAAGGACAAAACTAAGACAATTGAACTTAACAAGAAGTAATGGCAAATATTAAGAATAAACAGCAAGACGCAATGGCAGCAATTGATACCGCCAAAGCGATGGTTGATAAAGTTCTTACAATCATGGAGATAATGATTTCAACTCCAAGTGTATCTTTGACATTTGCAACCAATCCAATCGGATTCATATTGCAGTTGTTGAAACACTTGGGCGTGACCTATGAAGAACTTAGGGACTATCTTGCCAATTTCTTAATATATATAATACCAGTATTGGAAATCAGTGTTAAAACAATATTGCTTACCAATCTAAAGAACATGATTTCTTGTTCTGTTGACCCTAGAATTCCAGAAAAATATAGAAAAAGATTTAATTGCGGTGACGCATATATCGAAAACTATGGAATTAACATTGGTGTAGAAGCAATTGATTTCTTGGATAAACTATCTGAAAACCCTTTAAGTGATTTCGGAAAGGACATGTATTTCGGTCTTGAGGGTGTGGACGATGTATATAAATTCGCAAGAGCAGAGGACATGGATGCTTTCTTATGGTTTGTAATGCATAAGGGTAAGTTTCCTAATGCTTCAGCAGTAAGTGATATGTCAACGTTTTCAGATGACGTACATGGTGCAGGAAGCTATACAGTTAAACCAACTGATGCATCTTTATTGGACGTTATTGAACTTACATCAAGTTCAGATTCTCCATCTAAGATAATGCTTGGTAATACCTTTAGTTATACTGGTTCTCCTAGCGTTATCTCAATGTGTATTGATAGACAATACGATAAGGATAACAATGTTGTAGCAAATACGTTGGTTCCAGTGTCTGATGATGTTTGCAGCGTGAATTGGTACATCAGACGTGCAGACCAATTGACCAAGAATCTTGGATTTGGCAAGAAGTCATTCGAAGGTAGGGATTTTTCAAAGGAAAGGGCAATATGTAATTTACAGTTTATTGATACAGCCTCAAGTAATTTATTCCCAGCTCAAGGTTTGGTGAACAATGCATTCAGATTCACAATATTACCAAAACCATATATACATATTCCTAATATTGAATTCGGAGAGAAGCCTTGGGGATTTGTACCTTTGCTATTCGATAGCGATGGTAGCTATAATCCAATGGGTAAATATACAATAAGAACTGATACCACACCAACAACTGGAGGTACATATACTAAGGAGAAAGTACCAGTTACGAATGATAAGGGTAAAACTGAGCAAAAACTTAAGATAACAGATACTAGGGAAACAATATACACTGTTGGAGAAGGAAAGGTAAAAGTAAATGCCAAGACTGGAAAAGTAACTGTAGATGATAAAGATAAAATTAAAAAAGGACTTATTGAGTGTTATAAGGGCTTGACTGTCTATGAGTTCAATTATGACTTTGTGATGGGCATGAAGCTCTTTGATGCAAAGGTAATGGCAACCACGCTGTTAGACACACTTGTTAACACTAGATTGGGTCTTAACTTGAATCTTGCTCAAAAGCATCAAGAGGCTACTGAAGAAATAAAGGAGATAATAAAGAACATTATCAATTCCGATGACTCAAATGTAGAAGATTGCTATTTCTCTTTCGATAATAGAAAGTATGATGAACTATTAAGAAAGAGTGAGGAAAAGAGGGCTAGACAATACAATTTCGGCAATAGCACCAATGCAAGTGCAACATTTGAGGAAGTATATAACATTCTAGAGGAATATGATACCGCTGGTACTCTTGAGGAACAAGTGGATGTTATAAGTCGTGCAATTACTCAAGCATCTGTTACAATCACAGATGGACTTGATGAACAAGACAAGTATGGTGTTGAGTTTAATTTTGTTTTTGACTTGATTGAGAATCTAGTTCTTGCTATTGTTAATGCAGTCCTTACACCGAAGGTACTATTATTGTTGGAGGTAAACCGCCAGATAATGGGTGGTGATTGGAAAGCATTCACGATAAAGGACTTGTTAAAGGCCATGCAAGGGCTTATAATTGGCTTAATTAAGGAAGTTAGGGACTTGGTAATCCAAGAGCTTCTTAAGTTCGTTTTAAAGCAATTAGAGCCACTTAAGGAAATGATTGAGTCAATAATACTCAGAGAGCAGATTGAGAACTACACAGAGGCAATCAATGATATAATTAGGAATTGTCCAGTTATATGGTTTAGTTTCGGTAATCAAAATCTTGAGACAAAACTTGACACGGTTGATTATGCTGATATTGATGTTAGTTCTAATAGAGCTGATGATAAGCCAACTAATAACTGTTAAAATATAATAATATGGGTATAGAGCAGATTTGTCAAACGATTACTAATTTCTTTAATAATGTTAGACCACCATTTCCACAGATAAGTAGGATATTGTTGGTGTGTTCAATGATACGCAGACCAGGACTTTCAACCATACAGTCAGTATCAAACATTGTTAAGGATTTGAACAGATTGGGTATACCTACTGGTCCGATGCCAGACGGTAGTGCCAATCTAACGGTAGGCGCTTTCTTTGCATCGACAAAGGAAACATATCGAGGAATTAAACACGATATGTCAATACAAGTTGGTATACAACCAGGAACACTTAATATACAAGCAGGACCTTATCCTGGAACTAATATAACCCCAGGAATGGGAATTGGTGGAGGTTTCTAAATATGAAAGAAAAAATAGATTTCACAAAGTTAAGTAACGCAGAAATCAATATTAAGATTATGGGTTACGAAAATGAATATAATGTAAAGAAAGATAAAATCATTAAATTAGTTGATGATTTAAAGGAACTTGATGCTTTATACATTGAGGCAAAAGGCGAATTAAATAAAAGAGGTGTGTTAGCTGATGAGTGAAATAGTTGTTAAAATTGGAAAGGTAAGAGAGGTAGAGAATGTCTATTCGAAAGGTGGCTCTGATGGCATGAGAGTTAGGGCTGAATTGACAGAGGATAAACCAAAGAAACTTGAGGATATTCCTTGGGCTATACCACTCATGCCTAAAGTTTTTCATATATTACCTAAAGTTGGTGAGGCTGTGTTGGTTATATCTGAATATACTAGCAGTAACCACTCACAGAGGTACTATATTGGACCGATTATTGCCCAGCCACAGTATATGAAATATAACAAGGATGATTCGGCATTGTCAATCTTTAAGAACTTCAAGTTTAAGCCTATAGAGAAAATATCGAACTTCGATATGTCTAGGGGCGCATTCCCAAATAATGACGATGTTGCAGTCATCGGTAGAGGCTCTGAAGATGTTACGTTAAAATACGATGAGTCAACTAGAAAAAGTGAGATAGATATACGTGCTGGTATTCGTACAGAACCTTCAATAGCGAAGGAAAGGGGCATAATGGGTAATATTATGTTTAATGACATTGACCCAGCTTATATACAGCTTAAGTATAAAGGTGGATTGGCTAGCAAACAGAATCACCAAGTATCTAGTATGATTAATATGGTGGCTGATAACATTAACCTAATCAGTAACCAAGACAAAAATGTGTCTGATAATATACATGATAAGGATTCATTGATTAAGGATGAGGACTCTGACCTTATAATGGATAGGCTTCATCAAGTACCAATGGGTGATAAGCTAGTAGAACTTCTTAAAATTATGAAGGGTGCAATTATGCACCATGTGCATCCTTGGGCTGGTATGGAACAATGTGGTGACTGGCCAGGTTATATTAATCAACTTGAAGGATATGATATTGATTCAATCCTTTCTGAATATGTTAGAATATCTTAATAACTATGTATAAACCGAATTATGGAGACCCAATTTTGGGCAAAAATGTTCAAATAATAGGTGGGGCTAATTTTGGCTCAGAACCATATTTAATTAAAATTGGTGATAATACTACTATTTCCTTTGATTGTGCATTTGTTACGCATGATGCTGCTACTAGGGTGGTTAGGAATCTCCCAGATGGAGATAAGGAAACTGTAATATATGCTCCTATAGTCATAGGTAAGAATTGTTTCATAGGATGTAGAACAGTTGTACTTCCTGGTGTTACAATTGGTGATAACTGTATTATTGGTGCTGGAAGTATCGTTAACAGTGATATACCAAGTAATACAGTAGCAGCTGGAGTACCTTGTAAACCGATTTGTACTTTAGAGGCTTATAGGAATAAGCATAAAGATGATTTTATGTACATTGTATCGAAACCATTCGAGGAAAAGAAACAGATTTTATTAGATAAATTTAAAGCGAGACTCCAATAAGAATCTCGCTTTATTATTTATTCACCTTCTAAGGGTAGGGAAACTACCACCATTTTGTTTCTTGTTAATCCCAATTGTCTAATATTTTTGTAATTAATGGATTTCTTACTATGTCTTCTCTTGTAAATTCTGTTATTCCAATCTCAGGTAGTTCTCTAAGATGATTTGCAGCGTATTCAAGTCCACATTCTGCCTTTTTGCTCACAATGTCACGTCTGTTAACTTGTTCGCAGTCTCCAGTTATAACAACCTTGCTGTTTTCTCCAATTCTAGTGAGCAATAACTTCATATTTTCCTTAGTATACTGCTCTGCCTCGTTTACGAGTATTAATGCATCATCAAATGTTTTACCCAAGACGTAGTTAATAAATTCGTACCTCACATAGCCACCTTCTATTAAGTTTTTTGCCATGTACTGTGGGTCATTATTACCACTGTTCTTCAGAATCTTAGTAATGGTTTCTTCGTCACATTCCTTAAATGGTCTAGTCTTGTCTTCAAAATCACCTTTAAGGTATCCAAGGTTTAAGTCCAAACCTCCAGCTGGTGCCGTAGGAACAATCATAACAATATGTGAATACCTACCTTCTTTAAGTTCCTTAAGAGCGTATGCAAGCGAAATGTAGGATTTTCCAGTACCAGGAGCACCCATACCAAAACAAACTTGATGGTTTTTATTTTTCAAAACATTTAAAAACTCCTTTTGCTTTTCGTTTTTACACTTGATGTCAAGTTTAAAACTTAATGCTTTGAGTTGTGTGGTGTAGCCACATGATGTAAGATAATTAAGAGCACTGTCTTTTTTCATCTTTTCTTCGATGAACTCAAGTTCAAGTTCATCCAAACCTTTCAAATTCTTTTTTTTTCCCATAAAAATTAAGTTAGAAAAAAAGCGCACTAGCCCTTCAAAGAACTAGTGCGCTTTTGATTATGTAGTATTTAATGATTTCATCCATGCCATCACATATTTTTATATAAATATCTTCAAAACGTTAATAAACGTTATATTTCATCTCAAAATTTGGTTATTTCGAAATTAATTCGTATCTTTGCAGCACGAAACGATAAAGAACAAATTTACAGATAAATGGATAATAATAAATCGGCTTATGTTAGTTCTAGTGTTGGAATCCCAGCAGTAGTTGTTGGTGCTCTAATTGCGCTTAAAAAAGTCGGCATGACAGCTATGACCTACAGTGACATTATTTGGTTTGGTGTTGAGGTGTGACTTGTCTGTGCCATTGTTGTTGTGGCCATTTGGCTCATCGTGTGTTGTATTTTAGTTCTATTTGAATCATGATGAATATATTTTTGAATGCTGCCCCACTTTGGGGAATAGAGTTTATGGATGCCACTTGGATAACGGTTGCGATTATCCTAATAGTGGTTGGGGAAATTGCAATGGGTGTTTTTGCTGCCATTACTGACGAGAGCCTTGATTGTGTATTTTTTGCCTCAATATTATGGGTTTTTGTCTGTATCTTCTGGGGAGCTACACTCTTAGTCCTTGTTGGTATCTTAGCCGTTACTATACCTTTATTTGTAGGATACTATGTGCCAAAGTGGATTGCTAAGTATGTGAACCACCTTAAGGAGAAGAAACGAAAAGGGGTGAATAAACTAATGTATAAAGACTAATATATGTTATATGCGAGAATTTTTGGCGGTGTATTTGCCATTATATATGTGCTGTACATCTTCCTTTGTTGCCTCGAAATGTGGGGTATCATAAAGTTTACCAAGAGAGGTGTTGAAATTTCATTTCCAAAGATGATGATTCCGTTCTACTATTTCTTCAAGTAAAAAAGTATTAACAATAAAAAAAATAGAAAAAAAATGAAGCAAGATTTTCAGAAAATGCCAACAAATGTTTCCAAGAAAGTGATTCTTGGTGTGGTCGCTATTGTTCTTTTAGTCGTAGGCATATATGCCTCTAGTTCAGCGTTTGAGGACTGTGACCGTTCAGAGATTTACGTGAATCAGTTCCCCCTCACAGGTGAGTTCGCTGTGTGGACTGATGGTGGCGTGCATGGACAGTGGTGGGGTACTATCCACGAGTATCATAAGACAACTCAAGTTGAGTTCACTGGTGTTGAGAAGAACGATGAGGGTTATGTGGCAAGTGGTAGCAATCCTGGTGCTGCTGTAACCTTTAATGATAGAGGTCGTGGCTATATCATCGGTTCGCTCCGTGTTGTTCTTCCTACAGACGAGAAACACATGACACGTATTCAGACTGACTTCGGTTCTGAGGAGTCGTTGATTGCGACACTGATTAAACCTACACTGTATAAGGTAGTTACCTCATGTGGACCGCTGATGTCATCACTTGAGTCTGTGTCTGAGACACGTACCGACTTGATTCAGTATATTACTGACCAACTGAATAACGGTGTATACAAGACCAAGAGTACCAAGACTGAGATTACCAATGAGCTGACTGGCGAACCAGAGGTTATTACAAAGGCTGAGATTATCTTTGATGCCAAAGCTCCAGGAGGTTATAAGCGTCAGGAGCTTTCACCTTTCTCACAGTACGGTATCACTTGTAACCTCGTATCAATTACTGACATCAAGTATGATAAGGCTACTCAAGACCAGATTGATGCGCAGAAGCAAGCTAACCTTGCAGTCGTAACCGCTAAGACCAAATCTCTTGAGGCTATTCAGAAGACAGTCTTGATTACTGAGCAAGGTAAGGCAGAGGCTGAGAAAGCTAAGTGGGAGCAAGAGAAGATTAAGGCAGTCGAGGTGACTAAGGCACAGCAAGAGTTTGAGGTTGCTAAGTTGGCTGCTGAGACAGCACAGCAAGAGGCACTTCGTATCAAGGCAGAGGGTGAGGCAGAAGCCGCAGCAGCCGCAGCAAAGGTACGTGCAGGTCTTACTCCAGAACGTGCTGCTGAGATTAAGAAAGAGACCCTTATCGGTATCGCACATGAGTTTGCAAACGCAAATGTTGACCTCGTTCCTAAGATTATTGTTGGTAATAGTGGTAACGGTGGTTCTGACCCCATGCAGACTGTCGGACTCAACATGCTTATGCAAGTGCTTGACCGCATGAATAAGATGGAGTGGAGCAAGTAGTCTTTACCTCTTAAATAAATCACAAGTGTGTTTAAGACAAAATAAAAGGGTAGGAATCCAATCCTACCCTTTCTTATTATGCGTATTTATTATTTAAATCATCCACGATGTCAAAAGAAAGAACGTCATGATGAATAATGCTATTCATACCGTAAGTGATTCTAACGTCAACGTAATATCTCTGAGGTATGAGAATACTCGTATCTAAGATATAGAAATTCTCTGAGAATGCCTTATTGATGCTGTCCCATTCGATTACATCTATTTCTCTAGTCCCATCCCTAACGTAAAGTCTAATATCAATGTTATCAACCAATTGTGTGGTATTTATTGTATAGTTAGGTTTTGCTGAGATAATCATCTTTCTTATATCACCACGTTTAATCTGTTCTTTTTCCTTTATACCAGTTATAGAAGGTGTGAAGGTTGTATTGGTCACACTTAAGGAGTTTCCTATGTTGAAGAAGTTAGGTGTGTCCTTAAGCACGAAATCAAGTTCTACATCGTCCAATTTTGTTCCTTGGTAGGAGATATTACTCCAAGTGTCATAAAGCATCGTATCAGCCTCAAAATCGCCCTTAGAGAGCTTCAAATTAACATAATAGACACCTCTAGTATGCTTTTGTGATTCAAGTTCCATGATAACCTCATCATCACCATTCTTAATTGTGACTGTAGGATTGTTATCTAGGTCTTGCAAGGTGTCACCAATCGTACAATATAGATAAAGCTTGTTATTCTTATTTAGAACGAAATTAGACCTATCATCAAGTATCACATCAGAGTATCTTGTCTCTACGAATGGCTCAAAGAATGTATTGGTCTTATCTGTAAGGAAACCGATGTAGTTCTCATATTCACTGTCTGAAACCTCAAGCAGTGGAGAATATGCCATTGCAATACCATAGTTCTCAAGTTCACCAGTTAGGAACTTATTAAAGGTGTCTGTAATGTCTATGCTGATATTCTCATTACCAACATCGAAATGTTGTCTGCATATAATTATTGAATCCTCATTGGCAGAGAATTTGTCATATTCCTTTGAAAGTGTATCGTTTGTATAGATACCTTCCTCATCCCAAGGTAATCCGTTCATTCTCTGGAACCAATTGCTACCATCTGTAGAAATCAATCTGTTAGGGTCAACTACAGTTCTTGAATAGAAGTCGGCATTGAAATAGCTTCTTGAGTAATCGAATCCCTTTCCTCTATCCCAAGGCTTTGGTATCAAGAAGAATATGATGTCAAATGAAGTTGCACGTATTTTCTTATTGTCATTAATAGAGCTAGTTTCCTTTTGGTGTAACTGTGTGAAGTCAATTGAACCAGCGTTGGTTATGTGCAATACATGCTTCATCTTTGACATATTAGGCATAATACCGTCATCCATGAGCTTCTTAACTTGAGTGTGGTCAAAGTATAATAAAGCCCTAGACACGATGTTATCATGTCCATAAACAAGCTCAGATATTGGATTAATACCAGTGTTTAGCTTACTATTGCTTATAATGGTATTAAACTTTGATATGTATGTTTTATAAACCATTTTATTTAATTTTCGTCATAATTTATCATTATATCTTCCTCATCAATTGGTTCATCCAAAGATGACTCTGCGATATTTGTCTTGTCAAATGTAACATTAGGGTCATAACCAATCAAATATAGTTCTGATTCAGCATGAAGGTCATCTCTAGTGATTCTAACTGTTATTTTATCATCCTTGTAGAATTTGACATCACTGTCTAAATTCATAAGTTCATCATTGACAAGAAGCTTGAAGTCATATACATTGCTTGTTTCGATTGTCTCAAGTACCATATCCTTATCGATTACGAATGACAATTCAGTTGTGCAGCCATCGAATTTCATCATTACCTTCATAATTTTGTGATAGTACTTATCTGTTTTCTCACAGCAGTTATCACTATCATCCAAAATCTCAAGTATGATATTAGGCTTATCCTTATCATCGATTGGAATTACCTCGCAATGGTCATCTTTAGCCAATGTTTCAGCCTTAATTCTCTCGTATGCCTCTGGGTTGTCATCGAATCCTTCCATGAATACTACCTTCTCATCCTCTCTTCTGTTTCTACCCTTTCTAGTGACAATACCGCTTGCATCTGAATCATGAGAAGATATTACAAATCTTGAAGGTATTCTCTCAACGCTATAGTCTTCCTTACGGATTATATAACCTCTAACCTTAATCTTGAACGTCTGTGAATAATATTTACGGTCATTAATCGTATATTCTGATTCATCAGATATATCATCAAGGGTCATTGACATTGGATGGTCGTTAGGTGAAAGATAACAGTTAATAGCACTGAATTCGTATTGCATTAACTCATTCATCTTATTGACAATCTCCATTTTATTTGATATGATTGCAACTGAATAAAGGAAGTTAACAGCAAATGGCTGTTTCATTGTATATTTGTCATATGCCTCAGTACCATTCTCTTGTAATACTGGAACATAGAACATTGCGAAGTCCTTATGACCTGGAATATTGAAGTAATTTCCTTGACTCTCACCCTTCTGTGGATTAAGCTCACGTGTCACGGTCTTGAAGTTGATGATTGGGTTACCAGTGTCATCTTGCTTATCCCATGTCTGTAAGTATTCACTTAATCTCTGTGTGCTATACAATTTATACGTTGGCAGTCTCTTACCGTCATAAGTGATTCTAATGCGCTCATCAACCCATTTGTACATAGCCTCATCTATGTCTGAGTATTCAATTGGTTTTGGTAATGGCGTACCGTTTTCCAATATCATCTTAGACATGTTTCTACGTCTTTCAATGCCATAGGCATGATGACGCAGCTTGAGCTTATCCATATATGGTTTTGGTTGTATTAACATATGTTATTATTTTATTTATAAATATTTGATTGATACTAATATTTATAGGAAATAATGAATTAAGAAATATGCAGTATTTTTACATAAAACAAGGTAGTACACTACCAACACTAAGAATGGAACTAATTGAAGATGGAAGACATGATTTCCATAAGTTTCATGAATGCATTCAAGCTGCTGACATTACATTTACAATGGTGAACATCGACACCAATGTAACAAAGGTGGCTAAGAACAAGGCTTACATAAAGTTACGTGAAAATGATGATTGCACGGAACAATACGTCATATGCTATGATTGGAAAGCGCATGACACCAAGGAAGCTGGTTCTTATAAGGGGACTTTTGAAATTACATTTAATGGAAACATTAAGAATGATTCATACACATACCCAAGTGGTATATTGAATATGCCAATAAGAGAGGAGTTATTAATTACGATTTTGCCAAAATAAAAGGAGAGAACCTATTTCCCTCCTTTTTCTTTTAATATTTCATCAAATTTTTTCTTTTCTTCATCGGTGCATAAATCATAAAATTTTTGATAGTTTATTTGCAAATCATAATTCTTATCATCCACATCCTTTAATTTATGGAACATACCGCCATAAAGAGCAGAGAATTGATAATAACCTTTTTTGGTGATTCCTTTTACTATTCCAATGTCGCTATTTTCAAAACTATTTTTTCTATTGATTATATAATCACCTTTTGCAAATTTTGACTCAATCATATTAATTTAACATTAGTACATTCTTTATTGCTAGTTTGCGTTCCACTTCATCAAGTGTCTCACCAAACCTAAAAAACAATCTTCCATCTTCTGGGTATTCTGAGTATGAATCAGTGTTTTCCCATGCTAGAGCAATTATTCCATCTGTGCAATCTTGGAAGCCAAAACAGCAGTTATTTTGTATAAGGTCTAATTTAATTTTCATTTTAACGATATGAATCTCATATACATATTCTTCATTTGGTTGTAAGCCATTAACAAGACACGCTGGTTTGTATTCAAAATTTTCTCCCCAGAATTCATCAATGTTGTTGGTGAATATAAATTCATATCTATAGTAGCCATCAGTCTCTTCCCCAATTAGTCTAATAAATCCTAGTTTTACTTCTTCTTCCATAACAATTAATGGTTTATTGCTTATTATTTTCTCTTCTTTTAGTGGCATCACGAAACATGGACTTATAGCCCTCATAGTCCCTAGGTAATGTATCTATCTCCCATAAACTTAGAAGACCCTTGATGCCATTGTTGTAAATTCCTTTATCAATAGACATGTTATTTGTTGTTTTCGCTGACAATGATATTGTCGATTATTTCTTGTTTTCCCCTAACTTTATCAAACATTTCCTTATAAAAAGTATCAGCAAATACTTGATAATAAATAGTTACGTCATTTTTTTGATTCAATCTGTGAATTCTGTCCTCTGCTTGTAGGTTATCACCACTAACCCAACTGAAGCTGTTGAAGATTGCCACACGAGAAGCAACAAGTGTAAGTCCAACTCCAGCGGATTGTATATTTCCTATAAATACTTTCACATTTGGGTTATTCTGGAATTCTTCAACCGATTTATCTTTCTTTTTTATGGTCATCTTACCATTATGAACAACACAGATGTCCTTAAATGCCTCCTTAATGGCATTAAGTTCCTCATCAAATGAGCAGAAGATAACAACCTTATGTCCCAAGTTAATACATTTTCTTGCAAGACTGATGGTTTTACTTGTCATAGAGTTAGCAAGCCACTGACGCATTATAATGCCCTCAGTAATCTTCTTATATTTCTCCATGTCCTCCTTATTTTTACCATCCTTCGCTTGAATATACTCATCCCAGACTCTTTCATAACTCTCTCTTTCCTTTTCAGTTAACTTATAATTCAAAACCTTAACAGTTTTCTTAACAATCTTACCAAAGTCGCTCTTCAACCTTCTAATGTAATAAGGCTTTATGATTTCTTGCAACTCATCTAGGTTTGAAGAACCGTCTGTTACCCATATCTTCTTCAATCTCTTCTCAAGAACCTTATCCAATTCCTCTTTCTCATCAGAAGTTAAGTCATACCATGTTTTCTTATCCCTCTCCTTACAGAATAGATACGTAATGGCATCACGCTCTTTCTTATTGTAGAAGCTCTTTCCATCACAATACCTCTCAACGTAGTATTTCCAATCGTCTGCAAGAGGACAACCGATAATCTTAAGGATATTGAAGAAGTTGATTGGCCGATTGGTGATTGGAGTACCAGTTATGGCGTATATACCCTTTGGGTTGCTTCTTTTAACCAAGTCAGACACAATCTTGAATATGCCACTAGTGGTATTAGACAATCTGTGTGCCTCATCAATTATCACCAAGTCGAAGTTTGATTGGAATAGTTGGCTGTTATCCATAGCTTCCTTGATAACCTTGTGCTTTCGAGATATTTTTTCTTTCTCCTTAGTCACCTTAGTAAGTTTTCCATCCTCATACTCAAGTGTGGTGGATTTAACAGTCTCAGTTGGTATCTCATAGAAGTTCTTCAATATATCATAGTTGATAATGGTAAATTTGTTCTCCTTCCACTTGCTACCTTCCACAATGGTTATCTCATCCTCAGATACGAGATTTTTCAATTCCTTGAACCATGTCAACTTAACTGAAGCTGGAGAAATAATCAATACCTTCTCGTATTTGTCTTCAAGAGCTGCCACAATTGCAGCTAGGGTCTTACCACTACCCATTTCGCTTGCGAGAATGCCCTTTTTACGGCTTGTGAGGAACTTTACAGCCTCTTCTTGGTAAGGATAAAGGTTGAATCCAATTCGCTCGTTGTAGGCGCTAAAATCTATTAATTTATTCTCCCAAGGCTCACTCAAGAAATCAGTCAATATTGCTTTCTTTGGGGTAAATAACTCCACAGCTTTTTCTTGTGACCTCCTATAGATTGCATAGAAGTGGTACAAGTTATCCATTTCTCCCAAGAACCATGTTATCTTAAGCACCTTTGGTACGAAATCAAGATTCAAGTTGCTGTGCAATGATTCGCCATACCAATCAGCAATCTTGACAATCTTGTTTATCTTCTTTGGCTCTCTATCACAATTTGACAAAACATATTCTGCCTCAAAATCATTCAATGTTCTCGTCTGGTAGGCGATTACAGTGTTCTTGAGTTTAATTATATAAGAATTATTACCTTTATAACTCTTAAGTAATTCATATGCCTTTTCAATTTTTGCTAGAGATAATGCCATATTTTTATATTTTATCTTTGATAAAATATAAAAATATTTTTGAAAAAATCAAGTGCTTTAAATGAAAAAATGTAAATATTTATAAGAAATATTGATATTTAACGATGAAATTAATTAAAATAAACGAATCTCAGCAAAAAAGACTGTTCGAAGCGTATCAAGAGGGATTTTCGTTTGACCATTTATCCATATTAGGTAACGATGCTTTTTCTGATGAGGAATCTAGCAGCAAACTACAGTTCGAATATTGTAGGAAGTGGCTAGGAGAACCAGTTGCGCAAGGTTCTTCTAGATGTATCTTTATGTTGAGTGACAATCTTGTTTTGAAGATTGCAAATGGCAAGTATGAAGCTGGCAAGGCTCAGAATCGTCTTGAGTGTCAACTATATGAGGAAACAAAATCACCATTGTTGGTTAGAATATTCGGAAACGATGATAATTATACGTATATAATCTGTGAAAATGTAATTCCAGCACAGCCAATAGACTTTGAAAAGATTATCGACATACCATTCTATAATAGGTACTATAACCAGAGGAATTCTGAATACAGTCAATATTTCGAGAATCCAAGGGCTAATTATGAGAAAGTACCATATGATGTGTATGACATAGTATGCTATCTTGAGGCCAACTATTCCGTTGGAGAAGGATATTACAGCAAGGATATAGAAATGTATCTTAGAAAGAATCCTTGGTTGAAGAAGCTTGAGGAATTTATAATGAACACACAGATTGGCGATTTAACTAAACCTGAGAATTACGGAGTTGTAAATAGAGACGGAAATCCAATGATTGTGGTTCTTGACGCAGGAATGAATTTAGAAAATTGGGAGGGATATTATCGTGGCTAATTTAAAGTTTAATACAAATAACATAAGACGTGTTCCGATTAACAGAAACAGTCTATTCTACGATGCAGAAACATTTGCATTGGAGAGGGAGATAGGTAAGGACTATATCGAGCAAGATATTGGTCAAACTGTCGTATTATATCAAGTTGATGCATCACAAACACAGACTGATGCAGTATATGGTGAGTCATCTTCAGATGAGGTTGCATTCAAGACACCAGTTGAAATACCATGTACATATAAGATTGAGGAACCAGAGTTGAAGTCATATGACAAGTCAAAGCAACTTGGTACTTATATGAAGACTGGTAAGCTCACCATTGGTGTATACCAAGAGACTCTTGTTGAACTTAACGTTGATATTAAGAAGGGTGATTATATTGGTGTGCAAATATCTCCAGAACACATGGAGTTCTTCGTAGTCAATAATGACGGTAAGAACAACTATGATAATGCTCATTCACTATGGGGTACTGTTCCATTGTATAGAACAATACAATGTTCTCCAGTTGATACTAGTGAGTTTAAGGCTTGAAAGAAAGAATGGAGACAGAACAAATCTGTCTCCATTTCTTTTTATTATTTCTTAGCTAATTGTTTATATAGTTCAACCCTTTGTTTGCAAATTGTATCAAGTGAATATCTATCCTTTACGAAGTTATACAAGTTGTCTTGAAGCTTCTTAAGCATATCTCTATCATTAGCAAGCTTGTTGATGTACTTAGCCCAATCCTTATGATTCTTTCTTGAATCAACTAGAAGTGCAGTACCTTCCTCATTAATCTTACCACCCTTTTCAATCATTGGAATCAAGTTAATGGTATATGCACCAAAGTTCTGTGCGATAAACGCTGTATGCGTGAATCCACACTCGATTTCCTTCAACTCAGACTTAACACTATTGAATTCGTTTTCCTTCAATGGTGCTATAAGTACATCTACATTTTGATAGTGTGTAGCATAGTTATTTATGTCCCTAGTCCACATTCTACGATATGGCTCATTTGTAAATGGGTCATCTGTGTTTGCAATGTACTTCATAAGGAATTCTTTATGCTCAGGAGAAACATTTTTATAATCATCAGTGAAAATCTTCTCATAATCACACCATACACTCTCATGTGGTAGAATTGGGCGAGTTGTCTTCTCACCAGTTTCTTGATTATAGATTGTTCTGTTTCCTCTTGTATCGAAACCACAAAGTACAAACTGCACCTTATCCTTATCAATCTGCTTTGCAATACCATCCAATAGTTGCAAATCCTTCAAGTGTGAAGAACCACAGATGATGCCAACTCTAAGTCTTCCGTCACCTTCAATCTTTGGAACTGCATACTGTTTTTCCTCTGGATTGATTGCATTTGGGAACACAGCCACATTCTTGTTATATTTCTTCAAAACATTTGCGAAGATAGGCGTGGTGGTTGTAACATAATCAGCTTTCTTAAGGTGATTGATGATTGGCTCATGCCACTTTTCCTTCTTTGCAGTCAATGACATTGGATGGTCATCACCAAGTTTAAAGTGGTCATCCACGTCAATGATTACTGGAATACCCAAGAACTTAATCATGTCGATAATCTTGCATTGCTTATCAAGCTGCTTGTGTATATGAATCAAGTCATATTGTTTCAAAAAAGCCTCAAGGTCTCCGTTAGGCATGCTATAAACAATATCTACATCAAATTCATCACCATAATGCTCTTGAATGTATAGATGTGGGTCTACTGAACGGAACTTACCGACACCAGTTCTATCACTAGGTATCACTAACATTTTAATTTTCTTATCCATATTTTAATATATTAAAACAATTTATTATCTTGTAAGTACATAACCCATAGAAACCTTTCCATCCATATTTCTGAACAATGTTGCCAACATGAATGGGAATTCACCAGCTGAGAACCAACGTCTGATTTCTTGTGCTGATTTTGGCATCATTTCCTCTGGACCGTTATAATACTTCTTGAAATATTCGAACACATAATTAGCAACATAATCACAATCACTTATCCTAACAACCTCTTGTTTAACCTCTTTTGTAATTGACATGAAAATGTCCTCATAATATCTTCTTTCGAAAATACCATACATAAACAAGGCATTTGGCATTGCATACATATGCTCATTGTGAATTGCCAACAACTTCCTTGAAAAGTCATTCAACATTATTGTCTTTACTTTCTCAAGGTCTGGGTTATCAAAGTCAATATCGACATTACAAGTTATTCCATAACCCTTTACACGCTTAACACGTCCATCATCAAAATATTCTATCATATTTTTTTCTATAAAAGATAAGGAAAATTGAGGGAAAATAAACAAATAAAAACAAAAAAAAAAGAGTGTTATCCGTTAACACTCTTTCTCTTATCGTTTACGTTACCAACTTTCTTCATAACGCATTCATATAAATCTCCGTTCTTTGCCAAGAATCTGAATGACTTACCAATTGATATTGTATTCACCTCATTGGTTTCTTGTCTTCCCTCAGATACAATCTTCTTATTTAGGGAAACAGCATACTTTCTTACGATTTCCTCAACAATTGTTCTAATCATTGGATAATCTACTTGAGGTGCTGCTGCATATTGCATCTGTGGTTGAGGCGCATACTGCTGTTGTACACCCTCATTAACAAGTTGTCTAACGTTCTGTGGAGGTGTATATGTTGGTTGCTGTGGTGCAGCATCCATTATTCCTTCGGTAAGGAATGAAAGGTCACGATTATCACCACCACCAAATGCAGCATATAGCTCTGACTCATCAATTGGGTTGGCCATAAATGCTTCTCTGATTGCGGCTGGTACGTTTGCAGCATTTTCTCCCATCTGTCCACCGAATGAAGGTGGTGCTTGGGTCTTTCTATTCCTAGCTGTTGTCATCAAGTCACTAGTTAGGGTTTCTCCATTAAGTGACTCATTAATACCGTCCTTATGTCCTGCTGCGATTTTATCAAGAGTGCCATTTGCTTCCAATTTCATGAGCTTTGCAGCCCTTGACATGGACTCATTTAACCTAGCCCTCTTTTGTTGTTCAGTCATATTTGCCATTATCTTCTGTTGTTATTTAAATAATCATTTTCATCGAAATCTACTTCGTCAGAATCATAACCCTTATCTGTTACTGGTCCCTTCTGTGGCTCTGTCAAAGCCTTTTCAGCATCGTTAAGGTCGAATAGACGCCAGAAATCTTCACCCTTCTTTGGAGTATTCTCTATATTCTGCCTAATCATGTCGTACTTCCTACTATTAGGTTGAGAGGTATAGACATTTTTCTTCCATTGCTGTGTGATTCTTGGCTGTTGTACTGGGCCTTTTGTTGCATTTTTTTGTTGACCAACTTTTACGTCATTTTGGAATTGCAATAGCTGTCTTTCCGCTGGGCTGATAAAGTCATCGAATTTGGCATTATCATAGAATGTGCCCATTGTCTTATCTCCAGTGAGATTGTATTCACCAAATGAACTTGGTGGTGCTTCAAAGAATTTCTTATTTTTCATTGGTGTCCAAGATGTGATTCTATCAAGTCTGAAGAACTTCCACTTCGGAGCACCCCTACGAGTTCCACCACCTTCTTGAAACGCTCTAACAACAGGATAACCTTTCTTTGTTGTACCTATTGCAAAAGGTTTAATGACACGACTACCCTTTGGATTTCCAGCACCATCACCTTGTCCATCATCATATCTGATACGGACTTGGTATTTGTTTCGGATTGCATCAAGAACAGCATCAAACGCTACTTCTTCATTTAAAAGGCAGTTTGCCATGTCTTAATATTAATCTTTTTCGTTATATGGGTTATAAGTAACCTTCATATTCATTTCATCCAAACGACTCTGAGGTGTGACATCCATATTTTGCTTTGCATATAGCTCATTGAGTTGGTTCTGATATGTATTATCGACAATCAATGATTTCAATGCTTCCAACTTTCTCTGCATCTTTCTGTCTGCGAAGAATGCGTTGGTCTCAGCAATTGCTTGTCTTGTCTCTTCCTCGTTTAGTTCCTTCTTTACATTAGCCTTTTTGATAGAATCTACCCTCTTGTCAACAAGTTCCATTCCGATTAGGATGTTCTTTGCTAGTTTATGTAGTCTATCGTTATCATAACTTCTCATAGATTAGTTTATTTAAATTGAATGTATTAAGTGGTAGTTTTCTGTCCAATCTGCTGGCCGAAGAAATACTGACCGTCATTTACATTCTGAGTTGTGTCTACAAGATTTGCACCGTAAGGCACTTCCTTGTTATACATTGAGATAGCCAATGCTCTCTCACGTCCACTGATTCCATTTCTACCTTTTATATCGTAGTAACCACCACCATTTTCAGTATCGAAATTACTGTAGTTAATCTGGGTTGTTGGTTTTGTACAATCTGGTAAGAAGTGAGTGTGACCACCGTGTCCTGTACCCTTACCTTGAGCATCACCATCGCTCATTGCATCTGGGTGAGTTGGACCGTATTGATTCTCGATGTTATAGTCACTACGAGTAATCTCTTGGTGTCTCTCTTCCATGCCTCTCTTTTCAAGACAAGTCTGTCCGTTCTGAACTGTATTTGCCATATTCTTTATAAAATTTAAGTAATTTATTTTCTATTATAAATAGTTATTCCTAATATTTTTAGCCCCATCTAGTTGCTTTTGGCATCATATCTGTCATTATGTCTGATACTGATTGCAATCGTTCTGTAATTTCCTTTGGGGCATTTCTTTCATTAATCACCTTTTGTTTCTCTACCTCTTTCTTGAATTTCTTTTCCTCTTTAGCCTTTCTCTTAGCCTCTGCCTTTGCTTCTTGTTTCTCTTGCTTTATCCTAGCAGTCTCGATTTGGTCTTGAACACTCTGGTCAGTGCTTCCAACTGGGAATTCAGTCTGTACCATATACTCAGCATCTACCAATGCCTTTGTGTATTGCAAGTCAACCTTCCATTCATTTCTATATAGATGTTCTTTCCTTGCTTCAATACCAAATTTTTCAAGACAAGTCTGTTTTCCACTTGAGTTAACATTTGAAGATGGCTGCTGTGGCTTTGTACCACCCATTATATTCTCAATAGTGTTACCAATCTTCTTTAAAGTATTATCTATAGTATTAGCCATTCTTCAATTTGATTAATTGCTTTTCAGTTATATACACCTTTTTGCCGTTTCTCTTAATTTCTTCAGCAATCTGATTTAATGCCTTACTTCCACCAACAACGAATATTGAAGCCATATCACCTCTCTGGTGGTAAACATCCAACGCTTTATTAACTATTACCAATACTTTTTCAGGTGGTAAATCCTCGTCATATTCTGAAAGTATTCTCTCCAATGGTTCTATACCAAAATCAGAGAATGCATCACTACCGTCAGGCATCATCATCCAATCATAAAATCCAATTAAGTCAAGGAAGTTCATAGAATCAACTACCCAATATAATTTATTAATGCTGTAATCTATTTCAATTTTTCCGTGTAATCTAGATTTTTTATTGAATTCTTCTATGTATCGCTCAACATCACCATATACTTGTTCGAACTTAGCTTTTTGTCTTGCAAGGTCTTGCTGTGCTACAGTCCTATTAACATCATCTTGAGACATCCAAGGGAAATATGTTTGTCCATATTTGTCAACAGCTTCGTTTAATGCGTTAAACTCATCATTATATAGTTTCATTACGTCATTTGGTGATAATTCTACCTTAATTTCATCACTGCTAACTGATTCTACCTCTCTAGAGTTATTGAAATATGACATTACAAAATCTTCAAATTCTTCCTCTGGAAACCATTGACTATGACCTGCAATACTAGTATTAGCCTTTAAAATTGCAGTATTTTTCATAATAATACCAATCCATTGATAAATGTATCTTGCTGGGAATTTAACCAATTTTCCATATTTAGTGAACTCGCTTAACGCTTTTGCATACATATCTGGATTTATCAGTACCCCCCAATTTTGTTTTCCTTCTGGATTATCAAGGAAACTATTAAATACATAAATGGGACTATATTCTTCTAAATAATCCCAAAATGCACTAGATTCAACATCTTCTTTTATTATCCTATTCTCAGTCTTTATTTTGGATGTAGGCACACTTTGCTTGGCTATATTGACGTTGCTAGGTTTAACACTTGCGGTAGGCTTTGGAGGCTCTATTGGAGATACCTCTGCTTGGCTTCTAGCCCTCTCTACAGTTTTCTTGTAGAAATTGTAAGCCTTTTGTCCACCTTGCGTTATGTCGTTAGGATTCATTCTCTGCATTCTCTTCTTTGCATCCTCAACGCTAACATAGCTTGTGTTCTGTTCCTTACCATTCACGCTGTCATCACCCTTCTTGTTGTAATTCTTGGTTGATGCAAGGCTCTTAAGGTTCTTGAGGCTATTCTTAGGCATAACCTTCTCTAGCGCATTGTACCATGCACTATAATACTGCCTATCCTTCAATGGAACAGGTGCTTTCCTTCTAGTTACCTTCTGTGAATCCTCTAAAAATAATGCCATTGTTAAATTGTATTTGATGATTTCCTACCGCCAACAGCACCCCATTGCTGTGGTGACTGTGCGTTTGCGAACTTTTCAGTATCCATTGGATTAGCCTTTTTAGGGCTTCTATCCTTATCAGTTATTGTTGGCTGAAGCTCTACCTTATCCAAACCATCATACTCTGGAATTGTACTTGTTCCAAAATCTTGGTCTGTAACGCTCTCAAACAGCCTACTATACTGAGATTCATTCAAATTAATTATTTTCATAATTCCATTCTTTTATTTGCTATAAATATTTATATAAGACAAATAATATAAAGGAATAATGGCAAATTTAAAAGTAAATAACTATCATAATCTGAAATTAAGGATTAACGGAGACGAATATTGGGACTTCTTTGTTAATAAGGATTCTTATGGTTCATTTAAGATTAATGGACTATATGATAATTGCCTTATATCCTATATAGACCTTTGTGACAGTGAATGTACTGATGGCTCAGAATGGGTTTACAGTAAAAGCGGTTACACATGGGACAAATCATTGGCACTTGGTTATACCTTATATAATATAACATATACTGGAGTTGATAATGGTCTTTTCACATTCCGTAAGGATAGAATTACCAACAAGGACTTCCTAGAGATATTCCAAAAGAACAAGCTTAAGATTGAGGAAAACGACTATAGATTAAAACTCCATGCAGTAAGTGGAAATACTTTACAATATGAGTATCCTCTACATATCGAAGAATGTTATACAAAGCTTAATGGTGGCTTCTTCCAAGGCTTCTTCAAAACAGAATGTGACAAGTACCAAATACTTCCTTCATCATTCGAGCATGGCGATACACTTAACTTCGAATTCACATTGAAAAAGTGTGACTTGGAGAAGGAATCTGATAAGACATTGAATGACAAGTATCCAGAGAATAAGGGTATATTCTTCTATATCGGTACAAGAGCAGAGAATAAGTGGATTTATATGTACGATGAGAAGGATGAGGATGGCCTTGAGGAATGTTATGAATTGGGTGTTGATGATTTCGTTGAAGATGGTGAGATAGACAAGAAAGACCATATCATTGGAAACTTCTATAATCCAAATCCTGATTTTGATGGATATGACCCATTTGAACTAGGTGATTACACCAATTACAATTACTATGATGAAGATTTGTATGCTGACGATTATTGTGATTGGGATGATATGTATGACTATCTTGAGATAGAAACTGAGAAGAAGCCTAAGACTATAGATGAAAATGCAAGACATTCAACCCTTACATGGTGCTGTGGGGAGATACAAGAAAAGGATTACATATTGAAGCCTTGGTTTCATGGCTGTGGGTGTCCAATATCATACAAGAGAATGCCAAAAACAGATAAAGACCCATTTGACCCAAATCCATTGAAAGGATGTACTGAATTTGGTGATGACTATATATTCGACAATGGAGAGGTAATCGGACTTGATGAAGCTATAGATTATATTGAGGCTGAACTTGATATTTCAGACTTCGAATATGAAACAGATAACGGTTTTAGACTTTCTGAAGGAAATCAATATTACTTCTATACCGATAACAAGTTCTTGTTCTTTGACAGAACCAAGACTGGTTTCACTGTTTCAAATTGGGTTGAAGGAACACAAATCATGTTCTCTGGACGTAGAAGCAAGTTTAAGGGGAATTTATTCATCCTAATGAATCGCACAAAGACTGGTTACACCGTTAATACTATTGATGAGCTTCGTGACCAATCAGCAAACGAATATAACCCTTATAATGACATCTATAATAACGCTCTAGCTTTTAGAATTACAGATAAGGGAGAAATAGGTTATAGAATGCTAACAATTGACTGTGAGAAGGAAGGTAGGGATAAGACAAACATCATCGAGGGTTATTCATTTGAGAATGTAATACTAGATTGCGAATGGACAACTGTTAATGTTAGAATTACGTTCACATTCGGAAAAATGAAAATCATGTTTTATGTTAATGGTAAGTTGGTTTACATAACAAAAGACCTTCCAATGCTTAACCTAAAGGCTCTTAATGAAATATATGACAAGCAAGAGGGTGTTCCTTATAATATTTCACTTGGTGGCGGTACACAAGGTCTTGCAGAGACAATACAACCAAACTATATGCTCAATCCAACAAGGGTTTATCCTCTTGAGAAGGCATTTGCTGGTAGTTTCATCGGTTATATCTCTTCATTCAAAATTTATAACTGCTTCATGGAACAGATGATAATAGAACATAATTACAAATACGAAAATAACAAATTAAAAATAGACAACTAATATGCCAAGCAAAAGTAAATCACAACAGAGATTCTTCGGTATGGTGGATGCGTACAAAAAAGGTGAACTGAAGAATCCAAGCAGCAAGATAAAGAAAGCTGCAAAGGGAATGTCAATGAGTGATGTCAAGGATTTTGCTGAAACAAAACATAAGGGACTTCCAGAGAAGGTTGAGGAAAATATCATAAGATTGACTGAATCAGACCTTCACAATATTGTAAATGAAGCTGTATATAAGATATTAAAAGAGAATAACTTCATAAGCAACAAATCGTTAGGTGCTATGGAGGATGCATTTCTTCCAAAGAAAGGTATTGACATTTTAAGTAAAGGTGTTAAGGTTTTACGTGGCGATATTCGTCCAGACGCTTATTATACTGAAGGTCATTACACAAACAGAAATACAGATTTGTTAGCCGATGCAATAATAGAATATCCTGATGGAAAAAGACATATACTTATGAGAAAAAGGAGAGCTTGATACTCTCCTTTTTATTGCACATAGTCATTCATAACGAAGAAGTCATCAATGACACCCATCTTCAATGCAGCACGATATGCTGTCTGATTCCCTTTGAAGAACTCAGTCTTGGTATCATACTTCAATGCCTCTTCCTCGATGTGCTTGTATGTCCAGTATCCTTTTTTGTGCTGTTTTTGTCTAACTAGCCAGTCCATTTTTTCATTGAAACCGTATCTATATGACATTAAAAATGCTGTTAAATTTTTTTCCTTGAACTCTTCTTTATTAGAATATTTTTTTGCTTCGTGCATAATATTTTTTTCATTTTTCCAGTATCCTTTGGGATGTTTTCCATTATCATTATTTAACCATATCATTTCATCAAGCCATTTGTTTTTTCTAGCTGACTCATATGCTCTTTGTGATAAAAATTTAAACTCACCTCTAGTTTTATATTTCTTTGATTCATTTATAACATTTTCTTTGTTTTGCCAATAGCCTCTTGGCTTTCTTTCTTTTGGCTTTTCGAACCAGTCCATTTCACCGAACCATTTATTTTTCCTAGCTGATTCATATGCCCCTACATTGTTTTTTTGAAACTCACCCCTAGTTTTATATTTTCTAGCTTCGTTTATAACATTTTCTTTGTTTTGCCAATGACCATTTGGCACATTCTTTTTTTTATTCAGCCAAGTTAATTCATTTATGTAGCCATGATTTATTGCAGCACGATATGCCCCACAAGACTTATTTCTAAATTCACCCCTAGTTTTATATTTTTTTGCTTCATTAATTATGTTATTTTTATCATTCCAATACTTATTTGGCACATTTTGTATTTTTGGTAACCAAGTCATCTTATCAATCCAGTTGTTTGTAATTGATAAATGATATGCTTGCGGTGCATTTTTTTGGAATTCGCTTCTTGTTTTATATTTTTTACCTTCTTCAAAACATTTTTCTTTACTCCACTTCTTGCACATGTGGCCAAGACTACCACAATGTTGCTTGTTAATTATTGTAAAGCCTTTATTTCTATAATATTTCTCCCAATAATCTTCTCTTTCAGCACCTTGTAATACAGTCAACCCTTCTTCCAATACTTCGATTTTAGGGATTTCCGTATTAAATTCTTTGGCAAATTTATAAACAGTATCTTTTTCTCTTGTTCTATGTTGATGGTCTCTTAATTCTAGATATATTGTTCTACCAACATACACAGCATTCTCATTTTCAAAATAATATCTGTATACAGTATCAACTGGGTCTTTACATACATTTTTTTTAGTCAACCAAGTCATCTCATCTAACCAACCGTTTTTAAGAGACCTTTTATATGCTCCGCAAGAACCTTTACAAAACTCTGCCCTTGATGAATATTTCTTTGATTCATTAATGGCATTTTCTTTTATTAACCAGTAATTTTTAGGCTTATAATTTTTTTTAGACATGTTATTGTTTTTTTTTTTACTTATTTTTCTAGTAAGAATATAAAAAATTGTTGTGTTTATAAACTTTTATACATATAAATAGTATTAAAAAACAAAATATAATCAAGTCTTTTTTATATTTATTTTTAAGAAAATAACAAAATAATATTTTGATAAATAATGAATGGACTTTATTACTACAAATTAGTGTCTGAATACCCAGAAGACGTAACGAAGAACTGCAAGCTAACAATCACAGAGATTGACAGTAACTTTAAAACTCTTAAGGACAATGACATTAAAACGGCTGAATTTGTAAGAGGTGAAGACTGCGATAAGTCAGATGGTACACTTGTTCTTACAAGGAACAATGGTGACAAGATTATCGTTCCTCTTGATGTTAGCCTTTGCAAGAATCTAGCATATGATTTAGATGTTAGTGTTGCTGATTGTGAGAAGAGTGGAGCAACTCTTACAATATCCTACAAGGATAATGCGAGGGATGATGAAGGTAATCCAATCGTTCACACTGTAAAACTTGAGAACGTCATTACAAAGGACAACCTTAGAGACGTACTTGGAAGTGATATTCTCACAAAAGTTATTACAGATGCTTCATTGAAGGGACTTGGCACTATGCGTTCTCCACTTGGTATTGCAGGTGTTGAGAAAACAGGTATGTTGGCTCCAGCTATCAAGTTGTTGGATTTGACCGAGGGTGACAAGTTACCAGAGGTTGCTAAATCTAGAACTAGATTCGTTACAAGAGAGTATGTTAATGACTATGGTTATCTTTACAGTGGCATTATTAGAGACAGAAATGGTAATCCTATTGGTGGAGGAGTATATAAGATTCAAGAGATTCTTGACGAACAGTATGAGAGAGACGAGATTTACAAGGAAGTAGAAAGTAGAGAATACTACTGGCACGTTCCTTCAAAGGCTGATTGGGATGCATTGCTTGACTCAATCGAACCTTGTGACTATCGTAACCACAAGTCAGCACAGTGTCACATTGAGCTTGGTAAACTTGCTGGTAAGTACCTTAAATCAGAGTGTGGATGGATAAATTCAGAATATGAATGCACATGTACAGGAAAGAGACCTTACACTAGCTGTAGTACTAATAACACATCAGTTAGCGAAGACATTGATTCAGATGATTACATCTTCGATAATACTGATACAATACCAAATGATAAGGAAATTAACCCAGTTGGTGTTGACAAATATGGAATGACAATTCTTCCAAGTGGTACTGCTGGTTTCAAGAAAAATACTGAAAAACCATATTACAATGGATTCAAAGAGACAACAGCATTTTGGACAACAACTGTTATTGCTCAAGGACAAGACACATATGTTAAGGTGTTCAATGATAATATGAGTGGTGTATACCAAGTTGCTGATTGTCCAGACCCATATTATTCAGTAAGACTTGTAAAAAAGTATGATGGTAACAACTATCGTGAGACTGAATATATTGATGGTGTTCTTTACAGATGCATCTTGTTCCCAGAAAGTGGCCAGATTTGGCTTGCTTCTAACTTCGCAGATAAGAACAGATTCTTGACACTTGATAACTACAAGACTGCTGGAGCAAAAGCACCAGAGGTATTAGACCCTAATGGTGGTTATCTTCCAAATGAGAAGAGAATTGAAATGTTCATCAACGAGTACAATGGACGTTACTGGGAGAAGAAGGTAATGGATGAGGGTGTTACAATCGTAATACAGAATCCTTGCTTTGATTCAAGAAGTGGAGATACAGTTGAATTCTGTTGGATTGACGGTGATGGATATGAGCGTTGTATCGAGGTTGAGATTCCAAAGGTTGCTCAGAGCAATATTGAGTACAGAGTATATTTGACTGAGGATGGATGTGACAAGGTTTTGAAAAACACTGATGACCTTGTTGTTGAGAGAGTTCTTAGTATATTAGTACCAATGATTGATGAGGAACGTTGGGAGCGTGAAAAGTCTGACGTTGTTCTTAGTGGAATGATTGAAGACCTTCGTGATGACCTTGATGAAGAGATTTCAGATAGAACTGCTGCTGACGAGGTTCTTTCAGGTGCAATCGACACTCTTCGTGAAGACCTTGATAATGAAATCGAAAGAGCAATCAGTGCTGAAACCGAACTTTGGGAAGCAATCGCAGAAGAGGCTTCGGCTAGAACTGCTGCCGATGAGGAACTTTGGGAGGCACTTTCTGCTGAGACTGAGGCTAGAATCGCTGAAGACAAGAGACTTGACCAGAGGATTGATGATGAGATTGAGAGAGCAACCGCAAGAGAAGATGAAATCGAACAAGAATTATTTGATGAGATTGAGAGAGCAACCGCAAGAGAAGATGAAATTGATGGCCAGTTAATCGACTGGGAGCAGAACCCATTCACAATGAGTGCTGCAACCGAGGGGGACTATAATATGGTTCTTCCTTCAAAGGATGGAATTGAAGAGCACTCTATAAAGATTAAGTTCGATGGAAACTTTGGTGAGATTTAATAATGTTGAAACAATATAAATTGACAATGGATACAATTAACAGATTACAATTTAGACATCACGAAGAGATATTCGAGACAAGAGAGGATGCTCTTAAGTATATTTGTAAGACTTTGCCAAGAGAAGGTGGTGAAGGATTGGCTGAACCAGGCTCTCCTTACACACGTTCACTCTTTGCAGAGCCAACCATTCTCAGATATAAAAACACTGAGGAAGAGGGTACTTGTAATGATGGATGCAGCAAAGGTCCACACATCATCATTGTTATCGGTTCTCAGACCAACGATGACGATAGAAAGCCAGAGGAGAATAAGTATTGTATCATAGATATCGACAAGACAGAGGATGAGATTAAGAATCTTGAGGAAGAGCTTGAGAAGGCTATCAAGAGCCTTACAATAATTGCACTTAATTCTGACACTCTTAACCTCTACGCTGAGAAGACAGAGGATGGTACACTTGTAAGTGGTGACGTTAAGACTGCTGAGACACACGTATTTGACGGTCTTGTTAAGGAGAACAACTTAATGATTGTTCCTACAGATGACCTAGCAGGTCCAGCAGGACTTTTCATCTATGTTGACCTTACATATGATGAGGCTACAGAGACCTTTACATTTATCGTTACAAATGCTGACGGTACTCTTAAGAAGCAAGCAGTTAAACTTCCTAGCAACTACCTTGTAAGTGGTGAGTATAAGAAGGAAGACGAATCTATCCATCTTCACATGAAGAATGGTGATGATATACTTATTAATTGTGAACAACTTATTGATGAGTGGAAAGTTGAGGGTGAGGCTTCAACTACTCCTATTGTCCTCAATAGGACAAACGTTGGTCCAGATGATGAGCAGCACACAGAGCATCACCACACAGAGCCTTGGCAAGATATTCTTCGTGCTGATGTTAGAGTTGCTGATTTTATCAACACTAACATTCTTGAGAAGACTACTGATGGTAGATACCTTTATGTTGATGGTAAGGCAACAAACATTGTTTACTACTACAATGGTGAGAAGAGTAATGTAAGTGAGCAGCTTGACAAACTTAACAAAATCAAGATTTCTGCCGATAATGACAATATTATCTGGAATAGAACTGATGGTTTCTTTGCAAGTGCAAAACTTGATTACATTTCAAACAAGAATAAACTTGTCTTCACTACTTCAACTGTAAGTGGTGGTACTATCACTAAGGAGATTCAGCTTAACTCAGTTGAGTTGTTCCAGAATGTCTATTATGACAGAAATACTGAGGAACTTGTTATTACCTATAAAGACAATGAAGGTAATTTGAAGGTTATCAGAATCCCTATTAGTGATATGTTTGATGAGTGGGATGTGTTAAATGATGCACATAGTGTTAAACTTGTCAAATCTCCACACCACGTTTCTGGTAAGGATATTCTTACTGCTGACGTTAATATTTCTTCTATGGAAAATAACATCCTTGAGGAAATTGGCGAGGGTAACGTTCACGCACTATTTGTTAAAGGTACTTCTGACAACATAAAGTATAATGATACCACAGTTGAGAGTGCTCTTGATGACCTTGCAGCAGAGGATGCAGCAATCAACGAGAAGATTGACCAAGAAATTTCACGTTCAACAGAAGAGGACGAGAAGATTGAGAATACAATCGGCTCTGGTTTCTCTACAGACGCTCATGAGACAGTTACCTACAAGTTCAACCAGTTGCAAGAGGAGGTTAACTCAGAGGCTGAGAAGCTTCAGAATGAGATTGACCGTTCAACTGCAAAGGACGATGAACACGATGCTAAGCTTGCTGAGCAGCAAGCTGAAATCGAGGCAATCAGTGCGGATTCAGCCAACAACATTAAGGATATTATCAACAACGACCATTCAATTGACGTTGATAAGACAGACCAAGTTAGACCTGTGATAAGCGTCAACTTGAGCGACCATGAGCCTTATAATATAATCAGACTTGAGGGTGATGGACTCTACAGTTTCATTGATTTGGGTTATGATTCAGATACAAACAAATTGATATTCACAAGGTCAGACAAGGATTCAAGAGAGAACAAGACCAAGGAGATACAGCTCAACAGTGTACCATTCGACATCAGATATGACAAAGACCGTGAGGTTCTTATTATTACTTATCACACAAGCGAAGGTGACAAGACTGTGGAGATTGACCTTCATGACTTAATACATGATGAATGGACGGTTCAAGACACTGAAACAGTTACATTAAATAAGAGTGTTGTAGTAAGCGGTGGACCAGATGTATTAACTGCAAAAGTTAAGATATGCCACCACGAAGACAACGCAATAGAAGAACACAATGACGGTATCTATGTACACAGTTATAGCGGTGAAATAGCCGACTTGGGTTCTAAGATTGATACGGTAAGCGGTGACGTTATCACAGAGAAGGCTCGTGCTGAAGCAGCAGATGACGAACTTGATAGAAAGATTAATGCTGAAGCATCAGCAAGAAGTGAGGCTGATGATGACATATATATTAAAATAAGAGAGTTCAGTGGTGATACTTCTCTTGAACTTCGTAGTATTAGGGGGGATGTTTCAAGGATAAGTGGTGACGTGTCTAGTTTAGAAAGTGACCTTGATGACGAAATCGAAAGAGCTAAAAATGCTGAGAGTGGGTTGACAGAAGCAATACGGAAAGCCAAAATCAAGTTTAGTCCTTCTAAAGATGGATTGGTATCAGATGGTACAATAGAATTTAATAATTATGAAGCCAACAATAACATTGTTGAAGCTAAAGTAATGCTTCAAGATGGTACTAACATCATTAAAGTAGGTAATGGACTTTATGCAACAGTTGATTTGGGCTATAGTGCTGCAACGAATACATTGGAATTAATAACTTCTAGTGGTTCAAAAACAATTCCATTAGCTGGAGTTACTTTTATAGATAGATGCTATTATGATTCAGTTAATAAAAACATCGTTATTGTTTATAAGGATGGACAAGGAATAGAACATACAACAACCATTGGTGTAACAGACTTGTTCAATGAGTGGGATGTTAATAATGCAACATCAGTTGGGGCAATACACCTAGTAAAAGAAACTGCTACGTCTGGTGGTACAGATAAATTAAGTGCATATGTCCTTCTTGACGATGAAATTATTGACCCTAATACTGGTATACCAACTGGTATAATGCAAGAAGGTACACCAAATGCTATTAGAAAAATAGGAAATGGTCTATTTGTCAAAGATAACACCGAAAATATAGAATGTATAAGCGGTAGAACTGATGCTATATATAAGGCAGCATTTGGCGAACTAGTTCCTAGTGGATGTGGAGAAGCGATTGAATATATCCCAGACACGTTATCTTGTGTTATAAGTGGGGCAACTTCATTGTATGATGCAGATAGGCTGATGGCACATCAGATTTGTGAAATCCTTGAGATGTGGGTGAGCGGTATGACGTGTACGTCTGTTTCAAATTGGGTAGATGACGGTGCTAATAAGAAAATGCTTGTTGATGTTAGACCTTCTCATGGTAATCTCATGAATGGTATGACAGATGATGATTTGTATATTACAGACTTAACTGGAGATACAATCGAGCACGGTGTGACTGAATTTACAGATACAAATGCACTTAGAATAGTTTGCCTAGAAGAAGGCGGTGGTGTTATACCAGACATATCAAGTCCTCAGAATGGCATATATTTGAGTAATGTTTGGGATTGTGGTAAGTATTATCAAGAGTCTACAGAGGCTGATGAAATGGAAGAAGTATCTGGTGACGGATATAATGTAAATTATTTCACTGATGAAGATACTAGTGCAAGGAACTTTAATTACATGAACAATGTAAGATAAAGTGATACATTATACTAAAATAAATAAAAAGAGGACTAGAGTAAATCTAGTCTTCTTTTTTTATTGTTATGTAATATTTATATAGAAAATAAACGTTTATTATGAGTAAGGATAAAGACATTAAGAATATTGTAGAAGAGTTGAAAGCATTAAAGGCACAACTCTCAGAAGACTATTTATTTAATGGTGACGATGGAGTTATGGAAGACCCTAACGCAATGGGACAGCAAATGCCACCTCAAGACCCAACAATGATGCAGCAGCAGCCACAGCAGATGATGGGTAACGGTGACTCTGAGGAAGAGATTGCAATGCATGCTCAAGAGGTCATCCAACATGAGCCAATCATCGGTAAGATTAGAGAAACAGCTATTGAGGGTTTGAAGAAGTATGCAGACCACCCAACTAGCTCATTATATGAGTTCTTCAAGAAGGTATTCTTGGAGAGCGATAAGGTATTGACAGATACTGGAAATAAGAAATAATATATAGTTATGGCAGTTTATACGAAATTAACACCTATTGTCCTTAAGTGGGAAGGAGGTTATGCTGGAAATATTGATGGTATGATTTGTACCATGAAGGGCGTTACATTGGCTACCTATAGAAAGTTCTTCGGAAAGGATAAGACTTGCAAGGATTTGAAGGAAATTACAAATGCTGAGTGGGACTTGATTTTCAAGGAAGGGTTTTGGGATAGATGGAAAGCCGATGACATTGAAAGTCAAGCAATTGCAAACTTGCTTGTAGATTGGTGCTGGGCTAGTGGTGTCTATGGCATTAAACTACCACAAAGGGTTCTTGGAGTTAAGGATGATGGAATTGTAGGTAGGAAGACTTTAGCAGCAATAAACGATTATCCAGACAAGAAAGAGCTTTTCCAAAAGTTGTGGAATAGAAGGAAAAAGCATTTCCAAGATATCGCAAAGAATGGTAAAGAGAAGTTCTTAAAGGGATGGTTAAACAGACTAAATGATTTTAAATACTTTGAATAATATGGGTAAATATAGTGAAGAAGATGTAACATGGTCATCTATAGAGAAATATATTGATTATAGTAATGTTGTTTGGTCATTCTCCAAAAATGGTATACCGAAGTATGCATTTATGGATGAAAATGGAAATAGAATTAAAATTGAATTTTAAATCTTAATAATAGTTAATAATTGGGGTGATATTTTGTCATCCCAATTTTTTTTCGTATCTTTACAGCAATTAATAAAAGATATGAGCAAAATAACATTTGACAAGCCGTTTGGAGTAGTGTTTGAGGGTGTTCTCACTAATCGCACTGTCTTAGTCTCTGAGATACGTGTTCTCAAGAGTGGCAAACCTTCTGCTGTGTATAATAAGGAGGGTGAGAGATTTAATTTTGAGTTCCTTGATTTTGAGTCAAAGGAGAGAGTTGAGAAAATAGTAGAAAGAAATAAGAAGTATCTATGATTTACGATGATTTTGTTAAATGGCTAGATGGTTTGGATTTATCCACAGTAGATGCCAATCCTATTACCTTCAATCTAACAGATTTCGAGAGTAATAAGGACTTTGCTAATTCAATGACATTGGCTGGAAGACATCTTGTGGATGAAGAGGACATTGTTGTCCGTTACTCAAAGCCATACACTGAGGACAAGAGCGACATTATCGTGCGCTTTCAGATTCTCAGAAGCAAGGCCAAGATGTTCTTTAACTACCTTAAGGGTAATGATACCAAGATTTCTTGTGTGCTTTGTTCCAACAAGGAGATTAAGGAGGCAATCAAGTTCTTCAACTCGCTTGGCGTTAAGGGTGAGGATATGACAAGTCTTTCCTCGAAGGAAATGGACTATACCGCAATGCTTAAGGAAGCTCTTGATGACTATAATAAGAACAAAGGAGAGGATGGCACATGTTCCCTCATCATTTCAATCTCGATTGAGCATGATGATAACACTGATATTGACTACCCAATGTTGTCTTATGATTTCATTGAGGGTAATAGCTTCAGCAACTTTGATGCCACAAAGGTATGGGTTAAGAGTGAAATTTTAAAGATTAAGGAATAATGAAAAGTATGTTGTTGGATATTTGTTTTGCATGGTTGATAATGGTAGTGATAAACTATGTGTATCTCTACATAGCAACTAAGTTTGGAATTTTCAAAGAGTTCACAAAGGAACTAATGACTGACCAAGACCACTGGTATAGTGAACCAAAAACTGTTCCATTCTGGTGGTTCTTCATGCCTCCACATTGTATGATGTTTTCGCTTGCGATAGTTGTATTTTTACTGTATAGGTTGATTCTTAAACCATTATATAGTATCACTATCTACCCCATATGCAAACTAGTGGTTTGGTTTTGTAATTTCCTTTTTAGTCCAATAAAAAGGAATATCTTCTACTCTGAACTAGAAAATTCTCATTGAAGATAAACCTCATCAATTTGCTGGGCATTACTTAAGTGCCTAGCAATTTCTTTATATCCACCTTTCTCATATAAAGATGATGGGTCTTCATCACCTTCAACTGGTATATATCTCACCTTGCCGTAAAGGTTTCCATGATTCAAGAACTTGTAAATTTCCTTTACAGTGCTAAAGGCATCAGCATCTAAGAAGATGTTCACATTGGCATTTGCCTTTGTGATTAAATCCCAATATAATTTATATTCCTTATTGAGTGCCTTACCCAATAATGGAATGGAATTCGGCACTACAATGTGGTCAAATGGGCCTTCTACAAGAGTAATGTCTGCATCCCATTGTACCTTATTTTCGTTAAATATGATTTCCTTTTTCTTCGCATCTGGATTATCATATTTAACCCTTGTAAACCCTTCCTTCTTAGGTAGATAGTCTCTACCAACCCAATAATTGAGTTCATCGTATTCGTTATATGATGGTATGATTATTCTGTATGAAGATTTCCTCCATTTATCATCATTCTCCTTTTCAGTGAATCCAATACCATAACGATTGATTATATCCCACCCAATACCTCTTTCGTTAAGGTATCTCATTGCACCCTTATTATAATACTTACCTTCCTTAAATGGTCTGAAACTGGGTGGGAGCTTGAGGTCTTCCTTCTCAATGATTGATGTATCGATGTTGAAGTCATTTGAGCTGAAGTTAAGATTGTATAGTTCACTGTCTCTAATGGTACGTATGATGTCCTTATACTCTTGTAGGAGCTTTTCATTTCCATACATTCTGATAAGCTTCACAATAGTACCACTCATGTGTTCATCAACCGAATCACATTTCCAACAACGGAATAGCTGTTTCTGTAGGTTTACCTCCAAGTTGAATTTCCTTGCTTCCATCCATCCGTCACGTTCTACACACTTAGGACATGGGAATTGATATTGGAATGCGTTTTCGTCAAAGCCATTCTTTGCTTCCCCAAGGAATACTGCTAGAATATTGTATAATTTCTCAAGTTCTTGTTTCATAATTGCAAAGATATGTTAAAATATTGAGAAAAACAAATTATTAGAGATATTTATAAGAAATAAAATTTAGGAAAGATGGCAAAGAAAATTAAAGATAGTGACATTTTAAAGGCTATGGCGATGCATCTTGACGAGGATTCAGTTGTATTCGGAGCAAATGGTCATTATGCTGTTGGAGCATACTATGACATCACCAAGGTAAGCAGTGTATTTGGTGATAAGGATTATAATAGCCAAGACGCAATAGATGCTGCTGATTCAACTGAGGCAGCAGAAAAATATCGTACAGATGATGATAAAATGATTGAAAACTTCCAGAAAGCTGAATGGTTAAAGGAATTTTAATGATGTGAATGTGAATCATTCAAAGATAATCAGAACTATTGACTGTGAAAAAAAACATTGTTATAATACATTACAATACTCCTCTCCTTACTGAGTGCTTGGTGAGGAGTATTAATTTATTTGTCAAAGATGCAAATGTCTATGTTTTCGATAATAGCGATAAATATCCATTTACAGCATCATTTGACAACGTTACGCTATTGGATAATACAAGAGGGGCGATAATAAATTTTGATAAGTGGCTTGAGAAGTACAAGAATAAGGGCAATTCTCATGGTAGAGTTAACAGATGGGGAAGTGCCAAGCACTGCTATAGTGTACAAAAATGTATGGAAATTATCAAGGAAAACTTTATTTTATTGGATTCCGATGTATTATTAAAGAAAGACATATCCGAATTATTCGATGAAACCGTTGCATATGCTGGTGAAATAATCACACAGCCACTTAGTAGTATAAAAAGGGTTTTGCCATTTATAACATACATAAACACTAAGTTGTGTCTTGAGAAGGGAATCCATTATTTCGATGATAACTACATGCATGGATTATACAAGAATTCAAATGCTGATAAGTATGACACTGGAGCTGGATTTTACGTTCATGCCTCAAAGTATCCCCACAAGTCAATAAACTATGCCGAGTATGTCACACATTATGGTCACGGTTCATGGAATAAGAAGGGATGCAAACCAGTATGTAATCCAAGTGAATGGTTAAGTGTGCATAAGAACCTTTGGTCAACTGAGAGAAACAAAAGGGTAATATACACATGCATAACTGGTGGCTATGATGCCATAATTGAGCCTAAAGTGATTACCAAGGGATTTGATTATGTTTGCTTTACCGACAATATGAAGATGGAAAGCACTGTGTGGGACATAAGGCCATTACCAAAGGAAACTGAAGGATTATCTCAAGTTAAGAAACAAAGATACGTTAAGATTAACCCACATCTTCTGTTAAGCGACTACGATGTTTCAATATGGGTTGATGGAAATGTTACCATAAAGAGCAATTTGAATGAATTCCTAAGTAAGTTCTTGAGAAACGATTATTCAATATATGTTCCAAAACATCCAGCTAGGGATTGTATATATTCTGAATCTAAGGCTGTGGTTGCAATGAAGAAGGATACCAAGGCAAATGTGACACCTCAGATTGAGAGATACAAGAAAGAAGGTTTTCCTAAGAACTATGGTCTATTGCAGAGCAACATAATGCTTAGAGTACATAACAATGAAGATTGTATAAAATTCATGGAACAATGGTTTGAGGAACTTAAGAATGGTTCTCATAGAGACCAATTATCTTTCAACTATGTTGCATGGAAAAACGAAGATATTAAGGTGTTCTATCTCGATAAGACAATATATAAGTCACAATGGTTTAGTTGGGGAGCTGGACATAGAAGGACTACTAAGACATCCTCAATGGAAATAAACTCATTGAAACGCAAGAAATCAAGTACTCAATTAAGGGAGGAATTCAGAGCAATAATGGAGAATCGAAGAAGAATACCAACTTATAAGATTAATATTTACTAATGTTATGATTACAGTTAAGAATTTAATGTCAATAGAGAGGATTCTATTGGAGATTTATACAAAGCACAAGTTTGAATTGGACTTTAACACCGTTTATAAGCTTTATGATTATCTTAGGGTGATTGGTAGAATAACAAACTACTCATTTCAGATTCAAGATGAATACTATCAAACAACCAAGGATGAAGAGAAAATGAAAGCCTTTCATGAGAAGGTGCTTAATGGTGAGGTTGATTATGATTGGGTAAAGACTGCATCGTTTATTGGTGAACTTATGGAAGAACTTAAGAACAATGAGGTTAATGAAATGGTTAACAAACTGAAGTTTTGGTAAATAAAGGTTAAAATTGGATTGATTATTTGGTCAGTCCAATTTTTTTTCGTACATTTGCAGCAAAAGTTTTAAAAATGAAATAATATGGATAAAAGTATTAAGGAATTTCTCTTGAAGGTATTGAATGTCATTGAAAGAGAAGCAGAGGGAGAAAATGTTCACATTTGTGAAGAGTTTTCATCAGAAGAGGTGAAAGACATTCTCAAGAAAGAGTTTGGTTGGAAAGAGCCTTCTTATGGTAAACTTTCAAAAAACCAAATCTTTGAAGCAGCAGATGAGTTCACCTACGGTGATGAATATGAGAACTTATGTAAAAACGGTTTGACAAAGGAAAACAAAGAAAAGGCTTTGAAATTTCTTTTTAACTACTGGAAGATTACTGAAGTAACCAAAGATGCCGAGAAAGAATTTTTTAAATGGATTAAAAACGAAATAAAATGATTGCATTAGTAATTACATTAATTATTTTAGTGGCAGTTCTCGTAGTAGTTGTTATCAATCGCATCTTCATCAAGGAAGAGGACTTGATTGTAAAGGCAGAGAAGAATTGGTTCTATCACACCTTGGCAAAGGTAACTTGCCCCAAGTATGATGGCTACATCATGGATGACAATGAGAAGAAAGCTATGGAAGAGTTTATATCGAAGCCATCTGAGTACGATAGTCATCCAGTAGGCAGTTACCTCAAGATGCGTAAGGAACTGAAGGACATTCTTGTCACCGCTGGGAATTTTCATGGTTACAAACTGAATTTCAACCTTGGTGAGATTGGAACTGGACTTGCTGTAATGGTTTTGTTTGGCATTGTCGTAACATTGGGAGTTGTATTATGTTAACAAATAGAATTCCAACAGAACGGCTATTCCATAACGATAGGATGTGGTATAGCTTCGAGGGATATGACAAAAAGAATCAGCCCATCATAAAGGAAGTGCCAAGTGGTTGCGAAAGTAGAGTTGGTGATGGTAAGCATTTTTATTATTCAGATGGCCGTGAGGAATTATATAACCATTGGGTTAATAACCTTAACAATCAAGATGAGTATGAGAAACTTACTAGTGAATACAGCACATTGATAAAGGGAATAAAGGATAAGAAGATTAAGAACAAACTTTATTACAACTATCCACCTTTCTTCCAATACCATATTGCTCTCTGTGATGCAAAACAGATAACGTTAGAGGAATTGTCTGACAGAATCGCACAACACATGGACAAGATAGTCAAACATTTCCGTGTTGGTATGGTAATGTCAGAATGGTCTCCAGATGCGCATTGGAATTTCATTGTCACTAAATTCAAATACAACAGAAAAACTAGGATTTTTACTGTTGGTATGCTCAGTTTTTTTAAGCAGTTTGGTAATGTTGGTGAAGAGAATGAGGAAACTTTTGACCTTAAAACACGTAAAGGCATTTCAGAACTTGCTAGGTTCATGGGCTATGATAGAGGATATTGGCAAGATTTGAATAAACTCATTGAAGCTTATCAAGAGAAGGTTGACAAACAAATCAAGTTCATTAATTCTGTTAAAAAGCTACTCTAAAAAATAAAAGCGAGATTCTTAATTGAGTCTCGCTTTATTTGTTCACATCTATGTATGTTGTTCTTTTATCTTCCTTATTCCAATATTTGATAACGTAGTTAATTTCCCTTGTTCCTTTTCCATCGTTGGTCTCTCCAATAATCTCACTTGTAAATTCTAGTTCCCCAAATCTTTTCTTGTTCATGAAGCCTAAAACAGCCACATAAGCATCGCAAGCATCGAAGTTTTCCTTCTTAAGTTCATCCTTCTTATTGTATAACCATTCAATATCAGGAAAAACGTCAGCAACCTTTCCTTGGATAACTGTTTTCTTATCAATAGTCCAAGGGTATCCTCCAAACAACACCAACTTACAGTCCTTAATCTCCTTATGAATCTTTGAGAATTCATATTGCTTTTCATCCTTACCATATTTCCTTATTGACATAAGTTCTGGGAATGAATACTCTCTAGCATCATAGGATGATATGTAGTTTGGAACAATCCCTAAGATGTTATAAACGCAGTCTGAGACCATTCCATTGAACCTAAGTAGTGTTGATACCGTATTGACGTTATTCGACCTCAGAAGAGGCTCTTCTATAACTACATGGTCAATTCCGAAGTCCTTATACTTGATAAGGAACTCTTCAAATATCTTTTTCTTCAAGAACAGTTGTTCTATACCCTTAATCTTGTTTGAAACCTTTGGGCTGATGTGGGTTAATTCTACAATCTTACCATAGTCAGAACCATCATCGATGATGATGCTGATACCGATACATGCAGTACTCACATCTAACCCTAAATATATTTCTTTTCCTTCTTTATTCATATTTCATTCTTCTATATCACGATATTCTTTTATAAAACTTTCTTCAAAATGCTTTTGCATATCATTAATCATTGAACGTCTGCCTTCATCGAACATTTTTCTTTCTTTTTTTTGGAATTTGTAATATTCGTCATAGGCTCGTTTTATATCAATTCCGTCATCCCAAAATGGAATTGGGTGATGTTCATCATACTTAGGTAAACCAAATTCTTTGCATTCCTCTATTAACTTATCAAACCCAAAAACTGGAGTAATAGTACATGCAATGGCATCACCTCTTCCATTGTCAGTTATATACCCTAGTTTTTGCTCTTTACCATCATTTGTTATTCTAAACAGTTTATTATCTTTTACAATATATTCCATATATAATATTAAATAATATATTAAAATAATATAATATATTCATATAGATTTAAATAAAATTTATTAAAAATAATTTGTTTTTTTAACATTTTTTATATATCTTTGCATTAAACATTGTACTATGGGAAGATTGTATGTAAACCAGACACTTGAAAAACAGATACGGCAATACTGCGAATACAATGAGATTGAAGACGTGAATGCTTTTGCAAATCGTTGTTTATCTCAGGGTTTCAATATTGTCAAGTTTGGTGTTTCCCCAAGTGATAATAAAGAAAGAGAAAATAACGGAATTAAAGATTTCAAGAAAAATGAAAGTAGAAAGGAAAAAGAACCTCCTACAAAAGATAAAGGAGAACAGAAGGAAAACAGTGGAGAAAGACTTGAAGAGCACAAAGAAGAAAGCAAACCAACTGAAGAAAGAAAAGAAGGTGTAACTATCAGAAAGATTCAAATTATTAAAAAACAATAAACATGATAGATATAAAGAGCAAGGGAAGAATTAATGTACACTGGAACGTTTCCCCTTATGACTATAATAAGGAAAAGGAGAAATCAATCATTGCAAAGTTCAGTAAGAAATACAATCTTCCAAAAGAGAAGATTAAGGTAATACCAGAGTTTTTAATGATTGATGACGAAGGTAAAGAGATTTCTCTCAATGCTGATGTGATACAGAATGTTCAAGACCCACAATTTCAAATCAAGTTATTTGAGTCATACCTTAAAACAAAGAATATAGCCAATTATGACTTTGAGTTGATAAAGAAGATTGATGCTGAGATTAATGGAAAGATTGACTACAAAGTTTATGATAAGTATAGAAGATACTCTATCAAATGGATACGCTGGAGCAATTTCCTAAGTTATGGTAAAGATAATTATTTTGATTTTACGAACATACATGGTCTTACTTCATTAAGTGGCGAAAACCAGAGTGGTAAAACGACACTATCAATTGATTTGATTCATTTTTTACTGTTTGGTAAAACTGAAAAGGTCGCAACTCAAGATAAGATATTCAATAAGCACTTACCAAATGAAATCAATGTTGTGGTAGAAGGGTGTATCAATATAGATGGTACTGATTATGTCATCAAGAGAACTCTAATGAGGCCAGCGTTGAATAGAAGAACCGATAAGAGCAAGACAACACAGAGGGTTGAATACTATAGGATAGTAGGAGATTCAAAGGAAGAACTTGAAGAGTATGATATTGAGAACCAGCAAGAGGAGAATGGTATTCAAACCAACAAGGCCAT